CGCAGCTCGACCTTTCTAATAAAACTTAAATAAAAAAAGGCCCGAAGGCCCTACCTTACCGACTAACGTCTCAAAGACGGTAGAGGTACATGCAAAATTGGGGCCGAAGCCCCTATTTACATTTTTTGAAATTTTGTTTTATATTTTTTTTGACATTTTTTTGAAAATTTGTTTTATATTTTGTCTTTCGTCGTAACCCTTACACAAATTGAAAGGTCTCATTTATTGAATACTTTTTGCAATTATATGTCTTACTCACTACCTCCAAACAATTATTTGTATACACTCTCAACTCATTCATCTCACTCTTTACACCACCAACACCACCCTCCAATACACGATACATTAAATCTGTCATCACACTCACATACATCCCTATTATATTACTTATCTCACCCCTCTTCATATTCTCTTTCTCTTTCTTCTGTAACACCTTCTTAAAATCTTCCTTATTTATCTTATTTCTCATATAATCAATTCTCATCTGCAAATTATCATTCAATCTGTCCAAGGCCCTGAATCTTGGCTGCTCAACATGCCTAATATGAATTGTTTGCCTACAAATATCAATTACATCATCCATCTTACATGGATGATTATGATGTACCTCACCCCTAGGAGAAACATAGGTGACAGTTCTCATCTCATTATTAAAATAACCTCTCGTAATTTTTACTTGTTTTTTCCATCCCTTTGGCAATGGTGGCTCCAACTCCTCCATCAATCGATTCACAAAATTCATATCCAACTCTCTACCACATTGAACATCTAACGGATTTCTTGGTACAACACCGTTATTAGCTCTACGTTGATACTCAAAATAATGCGGATTATGAATAACACCTGTCTCAATCTTCAATGTTCTCCAACTAAAAGCTGTATGACACTCAACACAATACATTTGGTCACATCCCTCAATCTTAAAGATTAACGCTGAACACTTAGGACACGGCTTAGAATCTTTATCCAACATTTTCACTGATTCCAAAATATTTTTATCACATACATGATTTTCTTTTTCTTCATTTGTAAAACCCTTTACCTCACGACAATCCGCACATGCCCAACAATCGCACAATTCACATTTTAACGCAGTTGACAAAAATCCATGACAATCACCATTCGGACACTTTCTTACAAATTTCTTTTTCTCAACTGTCACCTCTCCATTCTTCAATTGTCTAAGCTCTTCTTCCAACTTAAATAATTTTGAATAATACTCCTCTCTCAAAATTTTCAACTCTTCATTAATTTTCTCAATCTTAATCTCACGCTCAACATAAGGTTGTGTCGCTTGCAACATACCTATCTCACGTTCAATCAATACTTCTTCACGATGCTCCTTATACTGACGCGCCATAAAGGTTTTTTCAAAATTTTCTGACATAAACTTACGGTCCCATTGTACCTTACAAGACATACACGCAGGGTCTTCACTACGTCCAAGTAAATAAGTCTTTGCACACTCGCGACAGCACTCAAAATCACACAAACATTTAATAAGAGCACGCTTAGTCTTATTAAATGATTCAGCACAAACATTGCAGATACGGGATGAAGACATTTTCTTAACTTGATACAAAAATTTTTAGATTTAATTTAAATTCAATTTTTAATCTTAATGAAAATAAGGGCTAAGATAAGCATGTCTTAAGACATCTTACCTTAGCCCTTATTTTCTATATACATATTATTCACGTTTCCTTTTTAATCCATTTTGAATATTAGTTTCCCTTGGAAAACTAATGCTTACATCTCTCTTATGCGTTTTAATAAACTTAACATTTTCAATTGATTTAAAATATTTAATGGCTTCACTATCTGACATCATGGCTAAATACTTCATTTCTTGATTAGAAGACATCTCGTACACTTTTTTTTTTGTTTCATTTAAAATTCAATTTTTAATTTGAAGATACCTTTAGAATATCCTCTTTAAAATTATCATATTCAACTCGCATATAATCATCAATATATTTCAACTTCTTTTCAATAAATTCAAAAATCTCTGAACATAATTCATCAAAATGTTCCTTTGTTATAAATTCTCGAATAACTAACTTCCATAAATATTTTAAAATATCCATTCCTAATTCAACTCTTAAATGAATGTTATTTCTTTTACTTGACAATTTAAAATAACTATCTCTAACAGATTGAATTTTTTCTTTTGTAATATTTTTTAAACCTACCATTTTTCTTCTCAATGTCCAAATATCTTCTTCAATATCATCTTCATCTTCGCTCTCTAAATCATTATCATCAAAATCACCAACTTCACTAGAAGTACCGCAATCACAAATAATATCTTCTTCAAATTTAGTTTCATCTTCTGTTAAATTGACTTTGTCATTCTTACTCAAAGTAAGAACTGTATTTTCTATATGAATAGGATTATAACAAAATACTACTTCGTCATCCTCATATACTAATGTCAACATTTCTTCACTATCTGAAACAGCACAAATAATATCCTTTTTATCCCAATTATTACCTTTAATAATTGCTCTAAAATATGCACCTGAAAATAAGCTATTCATTATTTCATCCGGATTAATGAATAGTTTTGTAGAAGCGACTTGATTTCGTGTTTCGTTATGGAAAATATAAGTACTCATTTTAATACAAAAATTATATTATATAATAAAAATTCAATTTTTTAATTTATCCATCAATTTTCTTAGTCCATTTCATTAATGCCATTTCATACGACCACTCTGGTTTATTTAATTTTTTATTAACTTCATTATGTAAATCTACAGACCAATAAAATAATACCATACTTTTTGTTAAATCTAAACCATCTAACCTATCTAAATATTTTTTATATGTATCTTTACATTTTGGACAGGGTAAACATTCTCTCAATTCTTTTAAAATATTTTTTACATTATTATTATACATCTCATTATTTTCAAAATCAATAATTGTTATACTATGAATAAATCCCCATAAATATGGTCCCCAATGCTCCTTTGTCCTGAATCGCATTTTATTATTCCTCAATAAAAATAAATTCTGAAATAAATGAAGTTAAGGACCCGAAGGTCCTATTTTTTTTGATTTTTTATTTTTTTTATTTTTTTGATTGATTTAATTTGGTAAACATTTAATAATTTTTTCCTTAGCAAGTTGGACATTATATTCTCTTCCACAAATCTTAATTTTACGCTTTGTCCCAAAACGCTTATCAAATATTTTAATATTTGCCCCAGATTCCAATCTTATTTTTGTAATGACATCACCTCCTTTACCTATAACCTTTCCAATATCTTTGTTGCTAATCATCATTTCGATTTCAGAATCCTTTGATACATTTGATGTAATAGATTCAGTGTCATCTGTTTCGGAATAAGGCGAAGCCATACATTCAACAAATAATTCGTACCTCTTATTATCCTCGTCGGATAAATCCTTAGAGAAAAAGATAGGAGGAAAATAATATTCAAAAGGCGAAGACATTGTACTTGATTACAAAAACTCTTGTATTTAAAATAAATTCAATTTTTAATTTAATGACTTTTGGGCCCGAAGGCCCTATTTTTTTTTTTTAATTTGTTTTAGTTATACAATTTTTCAATACATATCACAACATTCATAACACTCATCCTCATATCCACCATCATATCCATAATCATCATCTCTTTCATCGTATCTATCATCGTAAATATCATAATCATCATCATAGTCATCGTAGTCATCGTAGTCATCGTAGTCCTCTTCAATTTCAACCTCGTTGGACTCAATCTCAATACAATCATATTTTGATTCTTTGCTAATCAAAATATCAAACTTATTGTTTTGATAAACATAAGTAGTCAAATTTTGAGAATTCATAAACATAATAATTACCTTATCATTAGAATCCCATTTCTTTGATTGACAGATTCGTGCAACCAATGACTTCACCTCCAACAAATATGTGCCTGTGTTTTTCACATACACATATTCATTCTTTGTCTCGTTACTGAAAAAATACGCGTTAGCCATTGTTAATAGTATTCACAAAAATATTATTAATCATTTAAAATTCAATTTTTTATCAAATATATATTTATCAAAAATTATTTTAAAAACTTATATTAATACTAATATGTTCATTAAAAGAAGTTTAATTGAGAGATTAATGACACAAAGTGGTAAATCAAAAGATGAAGTAATTGCTATGATTAAAGATGCAAAGAAACGTAAAGAAGCATCTAAAAGCTGGGCTGATTATGACCCTAATGAACCCTTTGACCCATCTGACTTAGATTTATTAGATTTTCTTCCTAAACGTAAAACTAATATTCCTCCACCTATTGATACAAATATTCATAAAGGTAGAATCGATAACCCCATTTTAAATAATAAAGATGAACTTTATAACATTATTACTAAACAATTATCTCAAAATAACTTGGAACAAATTTTAAACTATCTTCAAGAACTCAATAATAATGTACCATTACCAATATCCTTTAAAAATACGGTTAAAAGATTTGTAGAACAATCTAATATAATTGATGAACCAACAAAATCTTATGCTCCACAAATCAATGTATCTATTGATATAGATTTACCAGATATACAAGATAACCAAAAACAAAATATATCTGAGGATGTATTAGCTATTCATATCAAAGATATTATGAACGAGTATGCTGACGTTTTAGATATATTGACCACCCGTCATGTCATTAAATTATTGGAAGCTCGTTTTAACACTGATCTACAACAATTTAAACCTTTTATTAAGAAGACTATTTCAGAAAATATACCAAAAGAAAAATCCCAGCCACCTAAACCACCCCAAGAACCTAAGATTGATATAGAAGAATTATTTGGACCAGAAACTCCATCTCAAGATGAAATAGAAATCGAACCACCTAAAAAATCTCCAAAACGTAAATCAAAGAAAACTAAATCTCCAAAACCTAAGTCTGTTAAAAAGTCTAAATCTGTCAAAAAGTCTAAATCAAAGAAGGCTAAGTCTCCAAAACGCAAGTCTGTCAAAAAGTCTAAATCAAAGAAGGCTAAGTCTGTCAAACGCAAGTCTGTCAAAAAGTCTAAGTCTAAATCTAAGAAGTCTGTCAAAAAGTCTAAATCAAAGAAGTCTAAATCCGTTAAACGCAAGTCTGTCAAAAAGTCTAAATCAAAGAAGTCTAAATCCGTTAAACGCAAGTCTGTCAAAAAGTCTAAATCAAAGAAGTCTAAATCCGTCAAACGCAAGTCTGTCAAAAAGTCTAAATCAAAGAAGTCTAAATCCGTTAAACGCAAGTCTGTCAAAAAGTCTAAATCAAAGAAGTCTGTTAAACGCAAGTCTGTCAAAAAGTCTAAATCAAAGAAGTCTAAATCTGTTAAAAGTGTTAAAAAGTCTGTTAAGAAGTCTAAATCAGTTAAACGTAAGTCTGTTAAAAAATCGAAGAAGGTTAAAAAGAGTAAATCCAAAAAATCAAACTAAATTAAATTTTGGGCCCGAAGGCCCTATATTTTAATATTTTATTATTTTAAAACTTGAAATAATAATTACATAATCAATAACAGTCTTTCAATATCGTCACTGTTATTTTCATTTTTTTTTACTTCTTTTTTAACTTCTTTTTCAGAAATATTATTTTTAACCTTTTCTTTATTTTTATTATCCCTCTCCTTCCTTTCCTGCCTTTTTAGCTCTTGATTACGCATCCAAATAAGTGTGTACAAATGATTCATGTTTGGTTTCATTAATAATCTTAAAAATAATTATTTTTCAATTTTTTTAACGAACACTGTCTCACATGTCTCACATGTCTCATCAGAAATTATTTTATTTAACTTATCCAAATTATCAGTATCAACTATCTTATAATTATATTTACAAGTATTATTAATTAAATAATCTAATACTTTTGGTCTTACCCCATTTATATTCAAAACAAATATTAATGGATTACCACCATATTTATTTTCACGAATATTCTCAATGTAATATGGAAACTTCTGGTCTAAAGACCCTTTAACATTTTGATTCTTACATTCAATAAAAAAATTTGACTTGTTTGCTTCAACAAAGAAATCCATTCTCGCTCTTGCACCAAATATATCCCTATATTGATATTGAGGTACCACTCTCACATTCGATATTTGACTTAACTCTTTATATACAAGCTTCTCCAAAATACGACCTGACTTAATTGCATTCATCTTGACAATAATTTTACCTTTGATTTAAAATTCAATTTTTAAATGACCTAAATGCAGTTAAGCCCAATGACATCCTAAGACATCATTGGGCTTAACCTTTTTTTTTTTTTGATTATTTTTACATCATACAGGCTTCAGTAGAAGTGACAACTACATCAGCCCAACTCTTCACATCCTTCAGAGGAGACAACGTTGGCTTGAACTTAGGCTTTTGCTTGAAACGCTCACCTTGCACATTTTCAAATGGAGTATTTTCCAATGACAAGATAAACTTGAGTTCGGGTTCATCTTCAAAAATAAACTTGTTAAACTTTTTAAATTCTTCAACCTTAGTTTCAAACCACTTCATTTCATCCAACACTTCTTGAGGAATGAACGGCTTGGCGTGAATGTTGAAAGACATACTGCTAGGACTGCGAAGATTGTTAGGGGACATAGGAGCTAAAGACGAAGGCGACTCACACTTGTTTTGCATAATTTGACTTGATAGACGAAAATCTACTTTTTCAATAAAAATTCAATTTTTTGTGGATTACCCCTAGCCTCCATTTGACGTATCTTTTTAGTATTATATTTCCCATACAACTCCTTGTTGCGCTTTGCCTTATCACTCTTTTTCTTTCTTTTATAGTCTTCCATTTTATAATCCATTACTGTTCCATTTATCATAATTAATTCAATTTTAAATTAAGCGTCCCTCAACCTAAGCTGCTTATTTAATTCAGATACTACCGATATATCAGCCTTCTCTAATTGTTCTTGAATATTAGGATACTCTCTTCCAGCCTTCTCAAACGCAGACTGAATATCATCAAACTTATAAGTATAAATCTCTCGCCTGTAATGCAAGTGTTTTAATGACTCAAATATACTAACTTCCGCCTTGTGACAATTGCCTGTCCTCATAAACATAATAACCTCAAAATCAGGATAATACGTATTATATCTCCTAATCAGTTTATCTAAAACTTGTTGTTCGGTTTCATTCTTCTTCATACCTATCTTACCTATCTTCACTAATGGAACAAAATTCAATTCCAACACAGTATAAGACCGTATATTTAACCCAGTCATAATACAATATACATACCCATCATTATCATAACTATCTAATAACTCGTCAGTGTTCATTAAAGCAGAATCATGCATTGACATCTTATTTATAAAGTAAGCAAAAATTAATCAATTTTAAATTAATGAAGTTAAGTCCAAATGCTACATATGTAACATTTGGACTTAACTTTTTAAAGTCTTTTATTTACAGTTATCACAAATCCATCCATCTAGCTTATCTCCACATCCACACGCTTCTCCATTGCATCTTTCTTCAAGTTCTTCTTCTGTTAAATCGTTTGAACATAATTGCATGTATTCTCCGCATACTTCACATTCACCATGAATAGCAACTCCTGATTCTCCATTAATACAACAGCGATGACAACAATTGTTACAACTTCCACCCATTTACAAAAATTTCTGTTTTCTTTAATTATTCAGTTTTTAAAATTAATGAAGTTAAGCCCCATACCTGTTGCCAGATATGGGGCTTAACTTTTTTTTTTGATTTTATATTTTATACTTTTTTTGGATTTTTGTATTTGAGTTTATTCATCATCTTCAATATCGTCCAAGTCCAATTCCAACTCACCATCTTCGTCATCGCTTGGTCCGAATAGTTCATCCATATCAATCTTCTCTTCCTTAATTTCTTCTTTAATCTCCTCGATTTCTTTCACAATTTCCTTCTTTGCCTTGGACTTAGTCTTTGTTTCTTTCTTGGACTCAACCTTGACTTCAACTTCTTCCGGAGCATCAAACCAGCTTTCAATGTAGCTAATTAAGGATTTGATGTTCTTCTTATTATCAGAAGTTGCACCAAGATACCAAGTAGTATCATCAAATGATTCACCATTTTCATTCCAGTCGTAGATTGTAAATGGTTGACCGTTCACTTCAACCTTCCACTCCCATGTATGCTCGCTGTCTTTGCCACCAGTCTTCTTGGGCTTTCCAAATACTTGTGTAAGTTCGCTTGTCCAGAACTCCAAAGTATCGACATTATAACATTCAGTTGTGTCAAGAGACATATCCAACTTGATGTTAGATTCCTCTGGCTCAACTTCCTTAACTTCTTCAGATTTTTTTGTTTTCTTTTTTGGCTTTTCTTCAGTTTCAGACTCATCATCAATCTTAGCTTTCTTTGTTGTTTTCTTTTTTGGCTTTTCTTCAACTTCGTCAGATTTTTTTGTTGTTTTCTTTTTTGGCTTTTCAGTTTCAGAATCGTCAGCCTTCTTTGAGGCTTTCTTGGAGGTTTCACCCTTCTCTTTGAATTCCTTTGCCAATAACTTGGCATCTTCAATATCCATATCATTGATACTGATAGTGTACTTAGCAAACAATGACTTAATATAGGCCTCCAACTTATTACGACCAGGCTCTTCAAACTTGGTCAAAAGCTTAATAGACCATTCGTGTTGCTCATCATTAATATCCTTGATGATGTATTCAGAAGTAATAGCCCAAGAAAAGAACTTGTCAAGTTCCTTCTTAAACTTATCAGTAAGAACGACAGAGGTAGCGGTAGCGACTTTAGCAGACATGTTGATTGATTGTTTTGTTAATAGACGAAATTTCTCAGATTTTAAATAAAATTCAATTTTTTATTTTTTACTTAATTATACTTCCTCACCTAGACCAACATCTATGATTATATTATTTTCACAAAACTCAGTATAATACCTACTCGTTACACCCTTGAATAAACGAGAAAGTTCATCATACTGCTCTCTTATAAAATTATCTAATGTATTATTTAAACAATGTGTGTGTAATTCTTCAGATGTAACTAGTTCATATTTTATTAACCCTGCATATAAGCCAAATATAATTGTTAGATTCTCTTTCGACCTTATATTCGTAAATCCAAAGTAATCCGCCAATACACTTGGTGGTGGCAATACGTCTTCATATACACATTTTATTAAAATATCTGATGTTCTCATTTTTTGTTTAGATATCATTTCTTATTCATTTTTATTTAACTAGTTTTTTTTTATTATCATATATTATATGAATAATCTTTCACTCAAACCATTTACTCTTATTTTAACTGAAGCTATTATAGTTGGTATTTTCCTAGTAGGATTTGTTAAACTAACTAAAGAATATATATTACCACACATTCCTAATGTATCTGGTCAAAAAGAAAATATAGAACTCTTTTTAATATCAGGATTTATTTTCCATTTAGCATTCGAATACACTGGTGTTAATTTATGGTATTCAAAAGAATACTGCAAATTACTTTAATTTGCATATTAGAAAGATACTGCAAATTACTTTAATTTGCATATTAGAAAGATACTGCAAATTACTTTAATTAATTTAAAGATAGTTTTATTTTAAATACAAAAGACATGTTTTTGTATTTAATCTTATTAAGTAACTTTATACAAGCTGTGTTTTCATATCAGCTATGTATATCTGGACGTTACTATTTTAATACTACAGGTTCATCAACCTCAAATTGGATGATTGATTATGGTAGTCAGAATTTCATACCTCTTAGAAATGGCGGTGCTTATTTAGCATTATCTAAACCTATTATACCTAATACTCATGGACAAGGTATAAGGATATCAAGTAAAACATCTATTCTTCATGCCAAAATAACTGTAAGAGCAAGACCTATTGCTATACCAGGAGCTGTTACAACATTCATTACAATGTCAGATGAAAAGGATGAAATAGATGTAGAATGGATTGGTAAAGAACCTACTAGACCACAGAGTAATATATTCTACAAAGGTATTCCTGAATACGGCGTCCATTTTAAACGACTCAATTCTAAACCCGGTATCCAAAATATTACTATTGACTGGAAATCAACATCAATACAATTTTCCGTAGATGGAAAAATCCAAAGAACATATCTCAAAAATTCATCTGAAGCTATATCACCAATGACACCACCAAACCAAAGATGGTTCCCTAATACACCTTCTAAAATTCAAATTAGTGTTTGGGACACCACAGGTTCACCTAAAGGTACACAAGCATGGGCTGGTGGACCAATTCCATGGAATAAAATGCCTTCCAAACTTTATGCATATTATGAATATATAGACGTACAATGTTATAATGATAAAGACCAAGCAGTATATAAATGGCCGTAAATGAAGTTAAGGGCCCAAAGGCCCTATTTTTTTTTTTTTACTTTTTGTAACTTTGTAAACTTAAACTAATTTGTTAATCAATTTTCCTTTTCATTAACAAATTCGTGAATATTAAAACGCAACTTAGTCTTCTCTAAAGCAAGGACAATCATATTAAACTTTTTAATAAAGTCAATACGGTTAAACATTTCAGACTTGATTTCAGATTTAGTTTGCTGAACAACTTCAATAGACATTTTGAATAATTGATACAAACTTTTATTTTTTAGATTAAAATTCAATTTTTTGTGAATTTTAATATGAAATAATTAAAATCATGCAAAAAAGGACCCGAAGGTCCTAATTTGGATTTTTTTGATTTTTTGATTTTTTGATTTTATAGTATTTGAATTTAAGCTTGAGTAGCAGTTGCAGTGTAAGTCTCCATCTCAGACTCATAACGCTTCTTATCTTCCTCAGACTTCTTAGTATATACCTGCTTTTGCTTATCAGTCAATGCCTTCCATGCTTCACCAACCTTACGACCAATCTCTCCAAAAGAGAGGTCAGGATTCTCAGCCTTAATCTTATTACGTTGGTCATTAGAGAAGAGCATAAAAGCTGACATACCCTTCTTTGGTGCATTAGGGTCCTTCACCTTCTTTGCCTTAGCACCACCACTTGAAACTGGAAGCTCAAATGCAACAGTATTCATAAAGACACTCTTCTTTTCAGCATCCTTAGAATCTTCAACATACATTAGCTTCTTGGATTCTTCACTATCCTTCTTAACAAGCTTCTTCTTGAAGGAAAGACCTTCTTGCTTTTCAACAAACTCAGCAGCTGCAGCCTTTGCTGCCTTTTCACTTAGGTAAGCACCAACAACTTGAGAACCAGAAACACTTTCAACAGTAAGAACGAAGAGACTCATTTTATTTGTTTGATTTATAAAATCTTTTGTTTTTAAATTAAATTCAATTTTTTATTTTTTTCTCATATAAATTACATTAAAAATGTATTTTAGATTTTTGATGTAAATTACATTAAAAATGTATTTTAGATTTTTGATGTAAATTTTTAGATTTTACTTTCATCTTAAAAATATAAAGATTCCCATGGCAGATAACAGTAATAAACATAATATAACAATAACATAAATCATTGTATTTGAACTACTTTCATTTGAATTTGGATTTGGATTAACACTACATGTCCCATTAATACATATATTAGGACGTGCACATCCACCTCCATTTATACAGGGATTTCCTACTGGAATACCACATCTATCATCAGAACCACATACAGCCTTATCACCACAGTTTCCGCCAGGTAAACATTTCATACCTAAAATACTTGACATTTTTATATAATTATACCAATATAATTATTTTTTCAAATCATCCAAAAACATATCATATATTTTCTTATAATAATTTCGTATATTTACATCAATGGTAGTGTCATTTATAATTTGTTCACCTTTATCAAAATTATCTCTTAGATAAATATAATCCATTTTCGCTTTAGGTGATGCTTTAATAATTTTATTATCAAGTGCCTTTTTATATTTATTCACAATCCTAACTCTTTTAATTTCAAGAATATCTTGTGGCCACTCACATTCTGTAAGATACGCATACTCTTGTTTACACAAACTAGATGATATACGTTTAAATACAAAATACCTGTTTAAATAGGAAACACTTTTTTCAACATTATTGAGACGACTTTTATCTAAATCAATATCTTCAAACATTTTTGATTCCTCTAATTCGTAACCTCTTGACTTCATAATATCTACAAATTTATCAAAGTATACAACATACTCATCCATTGGTTCGTCTAATACAGTATCCTTCAAGTATACGCCAATTTTATTTCCAAAAGGATTATCATTCAATGGTTTGTATGCTTCAATATTAAACTTTATATCATCACCATCTTTCACTGTATAAAAACTATTCTGTAAAATATTCTTAATTGAATTACCGTCAAACATTGTTCCTATAAAATAACCTCCGTGTTTTAAATTATTATCAATACTTCTCATTATAGTATCAAAAGTGTCTTTACTCTCAAAAAAGTAATGAAATGCAAACATACTAGTTACAACATCACAATCACCATTACCCTCAATTACATTCCTAGATAAATCTTTAACATATAATTCAACTTTCGTCTTTTTCGGAAACCTATATTCATTTACACGCCTATTTGCCTCAATGATAGATTTCTCATTAATATCATAACCTATAACATGTCCAATATTATTCGATACCCATTTATCCAAATCACCACCTTTACCACATGCTAAATCCAATAACTTATCAATGTTTTTCGTATATTTATCATATAACTGTCTTTTCACAGTATTATGAAATCGCCTCATATTATAAAAATATGACTTTGCTCTCTCACCCTTACTTTGATACATCTTAATACTATACAATAAAATCAATAATCAAAATAAATTCAATTATTCATTTAAATCAAAACTTATTGGCCCCAACCAGGATTTGCAACTGTTACTTTATAATTTTTACCTTCATATGAAGCAAATGTAGAAAATTGATGTAAATTTAAAGAAGCCATATTATTAAAAATATTTTGAATCTGGCTAACTGTATCTTGAATTACTTGTTGACGACCACCTAATACATCTTGAATAGTGCAAGCATCATAGACAACTTGGTCAAAAACACCTGTTGAAAAAACGAATTCATAATCAAACGTTGTAGACATTTTATATAATATACTATTATAAAATAAAATTATAAAATTAACTCATCCTAAGCTATAATTAAATTTAAAATTTATCTTTTTAATTCTCGAATTACTTCTCTAGCAATACTCATACCCATATTTATAAATGGTATATTTGAAAACTCAAAATGAATACCACCATAAATTCTAGACCTACCAGCCTCATATGCTGCATCATAAAACGTAAGGTAACTTCTTGTCATATTTTTCATAGTTAATGAAAAAGCATGGTCGCCAAAAAAAGAAGTTAAAACCTCTGAACCAGCACCACTAAATGCACTATGACCACTACCGTATTCCGGGAATGGAGGTGTCTTTAATAAAGGCTCCCAATTCTTAAATACCATATCAGGCCTCCAAGCATTATGAATATATTTGTTATACCATACTGATATAGCTGTATCAAATAAAGCATCATTTAATGTACTAAAAATATATAATCTTTCTAGTAAATCATGCTTCTCTTCAACTAACTTCTGAGCAATTAAATTCCATACACCAGGAGGAGTACATGTCCCCTTACCAGCCTCCCAAAAATAAGCACTTGCAGTTTGGTCATTGGTTCGTTTCTTAGAAACTTTCTTTCCTACAAACCATGTCTCGTTATATGATTTCTTAAAATAATAACTTGAATGTTTTGGTGGAGGAGGCATTAAATATTTTTCAACTGATTTTATACCTACTGGTTTTAATTTACCAAATTCTGGTAATAAAGGATTACCATACCACATTCCGTAACCAGTTTTATTCACATATTTATTTGAATTTAATAATTTCATATCATCTTTACGCTTGTATAATATATATTGAGCCCTATTACCACCTATAGAATTATAATACTTGAATAACCTATATTCATTAAAACTATTTATTGTAGCATTTATCTTTATATTATATTTTGGAAATAATTCAGACACTACCTTATGTGCAGCACCATTTACAGCATACTCTCTATACATCTCATTATCTGTTATTTGACTTGTTTCTAAATAACTCTCCAACATACTCTTGTATAATAAAGATAAACTCCTAGCAACTATAGGCGGTGACAACTCTTCTTTCTCAATAATATTAATGATTTGTTTATTCCACTCTACATCTATCATAGCATAACTTCCTGTGCATAAAAATAATGCAAAAAATAAGTATATATTTAACCTCATCATATCTATAATATATCTTTGTTTTTAAATCAAGTGCGTTAAATAAAAAAAGCCCAAACAATCTTTTTAGACTGTTTGGGCTTAATTTATTTTTTTTCATTTTAATTTCAATTAATTATTCAATTCATCCAAATATTTCTCCAATTTATTTTTAAAACATAATATCTTTGGTTCATCTTTAAACTCTTGAATTTTATTTTTTACAGCTAACTTGAAATTTTCAGAATCACCAATCTTTCGAATATATTCCATACCATTTTCTATACATTCGATTGCATAGAAGTGACGAATATTAATAGGCGCATTATGTGCTAATGCTAGGTTATGACGTAATGTCATTATCAATTGTAACTTATATTTTTCACTATAAGCTTTTTTATCAATACGTTTAATCATCATTTCTTTAACTCCAATAGAATCAAAATAAGAGTTTTCATCATAGTTAATAGCCTTGCGAGGTCTGAGGTTGTACATTATAAAATTCACAAAAATCTAAAAATCTAGTAAAATTTCAATTTTTTATTTTACTCAATTTTACTCTTTTTTAATAGCAAACTATTCATAACAACAAATATACTACTTATAGACATAGCTAATCCAGCACACATTGGACTTATATGCAATGGATGAAATAACCCAGCAGCTAAAGGAATCCCTATAATATTATAACCCATAGCCCATATCAAGTTAGTATAAATTCTTCTCATAACCTTCTCACTTAATTTTTTTAAATAATATACATCATTTATACTAGAATTCATTAATACTACGGACGCAGAAGATAAAGCCAAATCTGACCCATGTCTCATAGATATACCTATATCTGCTTGTGCCAAAGCTATACTATCATTTCCACCATCACCTACCATAGCTACAATCTTTTTTTCCATTTTCTTATATCCATTCCACCCTACATTAGAACATCCACTTAACTGTATTGCTTCTATAATTTCTGACTTAGATTCTGGCATTACATTTGACATAACTTGTTCTTCACTTATCCCAACATCTTTTGATATCTTCAAGGCATTATATTTATTATCACCACTTACCATCCAGACATCTATATTCATATCTGTAAATTTTTTTATAACCGTTTTTGCATCCTGTCTAACTTTATCACTTAATGCATATATACCAACAACCTTATCGTGTATAACCTGTACAACTATACTATAACCGTTCTTATACCATTCTTCTAATCGTGATTTCATATTGTCAGTATATTCCTCATTATTTATCCAATTAATACTTCCTAATTTGTTTACAACACCATCTATTTCACATTCAACACCTTGACCATTATAAATTTTCTCCTTCTCTACTTTATAAGAATAAATCTCTACAGTACGTGTCATTTCTTTTAAACATTTTGAAATAGGATGGTTCGAAATAGACGCTAAAATATTTAAATTATTTAAAAATTTTTCATCTTCTAATACTTTATCGACTACATACATTTTACCTAGTGTTAAAGTACCAGTCTTATCAAATACAATAGCCTTTAATTTTGACATTTTTTCCAACGAATCTGCTCCATTTTTTATTAATATACCCTTATTCATTGCCATACCTGTACCAACCATTATAACCATAGGAGTAGCTAAACCCAATGCACATGGACATGCAACAACTATAACAGATATTGAAGAATATAATGCAAATGTAATATAGTTAAATCCATCTGGTATATCAACTAACATAAAATATCCAATTATACACCACACAATAAAATCTAATAATGCTATAATTAAAACAATTTTGACAAACCATTTACACACTAAATCTGTCGTTGACTGAAAACTCGTATTATTACTTTGAGCATTTTCTACTAAAGATATCATTCTATTTATTAACGTGTTATTACCAGTTTGTAATGCTTGTATATGAACCATATTAGATACATTAATACTGCCAGAATAAACACAGTCATTAATATCTTTATTTACTGGCATAAACTCACCTGTTATCATAGATTCATCAACCTGAGTTGAATTTAAAATAATTTTACCATCGCATGGTATTCTTTGATTTTGTTTTATCTGAACAACATCACCTATACAAATTAAATCTTCATCAACTTCAATAATTTCATTTTCTTTCATAATTAATACCTTATCTTTATTATTTAATATAACCTTTGTCATCTCCCTTGCAGCCCATATTTTACCTATTAATTCTAAATATTTTCCAATATACACAAACATAAAAATAAACACTGACGTTTCAAAAAATGTATTTTGAATTACACGTTTATTCATTATATTTAGAATTACTACCCATATACTTAGTATATATGCTAAAGTGGTACTTAAAATAATTAAAGTTTCCATATTAAAATTTCTTTTATGTCTTAATTGTTTCCACACTTTTTTATAAAAACGTAAAGCTATACCAAATTGTACAGGAGTTGATAATATAAACATATACATAGTAGATACACTTATACCTGGTAATATTTCTATCATATAAAATGGGACTTCTAATATCATTAATATCATTCCAATAAACCCCAACAAACCTAATATACTTAATATAACCACTTTATTAAACATTATAGACTTTTCTCTCATTAATTTATCAATAACTTTTTCTTCAGAATTTTCTTTTGTTATAAAAGCATCAAATCCCATATTTGTTATTTCATATAAAATATATCTTATATTTATCTTTGTAACATTATACTCAATACGTGCCTTACCTGTAACTAAATTCACATGCACTTCTTTAATACCATCTAACGACTTAATATGATTTTCTATACTTGATGAACATGAAGCGCATGTCATACCGTTGATTGTAATATCTGCCACATCATATATTTTATTTAATTCTATATCAATTATCATTTAATAATTATAATTGATACTAAATTCTCATTTTTTTTTAAGAACGTCCTCCACGATTACGGGTACGGGTTTTATGACTAGACATAAGAGTAGGAGAAGGAGTACTTTCTGACGAAGTAGATGTAGAAGTAGATGTAGATGTAGAAGTAGAAGTAGAAGTAGAGTGGTCCTTAAAATTAAGTTTTACACGAAAACGTCCGTGATGTACTTCAACTTGTTCTTGTCCTTCTGGAATTTCTACCCTATGAACTTCAGTTTCATTTCTGATTTCAACTGGTTCAATAAGTTCGACTTCTGGAACAAAGTCGTCTTTAGGAAAAGGTGAAGCAACAACAATTTGAGTTAGCATAAGAGCAGCAATCGTAAAAATAAAACTAGCCTTCATTTTTGTTTTAATATATATCAAAATTTATCTTTAAACTATTTTAATTAATTATTTCAACAAAATAATCAGATTCATGATGTTCATCTCCATCATTGTAAATTAATACTTTACCCAGTGGTATATTATCATCTGGTTCCATCATAATACAATAATGTTTGCCTCTAAATTCAATTTCATTACATCTATATAATTTATCATAATGATTATCATCATATGAATTAATAATATTTAATTTCGAAAAATCTATCCAAGCAATATTTATACCATTATAAGCCAAATTATCCCAATAATTTGGAGGAAATTCAGTAAATGCTAAAAATTCCTTTGAAACATGACCGTATTCATTAAATTCACTATCTAACCCAACTAAATTTTTACCATCAAATAAACATTTACCATCATTTCTATACCTAGGATAAATAGTATTAAATAATATATCTCCGCGTCTCATAAAATGTCTATAAGGCCAATTGTTAAATGCTTCTTCCAATGTATCTGAAACAATAAAATCCATATCTTGGTCGAATTCGCTTTCTGATAATTCTACACGTATTTCAAAAACATTAGCATGTTGTTGTGGTACTCTTTGCAAGTATTCATCAATCTTTTGATTAATAATATCTTTATTTCTTTCACAAAATACACCAGTTTCCATATCTTGTATACTATTAGATCCATGCTTTGTAATATATTTAAATAATTTTTCTAGTCGAGGTTTATCACTTTCTTTAATCAAAATATTTTTATTTAATGTACATAATTCACGTAAATATTGATTACTTTCACATATTCCCTTTATAGCAGATAAACCTTCACTTCTAGCTATAATTTTTAAAGCTTCTAATTGTAATTCAGGTGGTAAATTAATCAATGATTTTAACATGTTACTTATTACTTATTACTAATAAAAAAATTTAACGGCTAAAAGCCGTTAATTCTAATTTACATAAATTTAAGGCTGAGTATACCAAATAACCTCACCTCCTTGTTTTTCATATTCCTTAAAAATATTATTTGCATAAGAATGAATAACAATTACTAAATCTGTTTTCTTTAAAGATTCTTTTAATTCGTAATCATGAACAAATTGCATATCATCATAAGGATATACTGTTTCAACACATGGATCAAATACTTTTACATTTTTATTAATTAATTGTTTATATAAACTATATCCAGGTGAATTAGTCAACAAACTTTCACCCTTCTTAAATCCTAACCCACAAATTAAAATATTACTTTTATCTTTGTATTGTGTCATAATTTCATATGCTTTCTTTTTAGGTCTTGCATTCATCATTTCAGTTGCAAATTGTAAAACTGGTAACTTACCATTCTTAAATAAATAATAAGGATTTACAGGAATACAATGTCCACCAACACCTACACCTGGATAAAAAGGCATAAACCCAAATGGTTTTGTAGAGGATGCATTAATCATTTCATAAGAATTGATTCCGTGTTGACTACACATATCAGAAATCTCGTTCACATATGCAATATTAACCATTCTGAAACAATTCTCGTATAACTTACACATTTCAGCACACTCTGTACTAGAGACAGGTACTACATTCTTAATAACTTTCGAATAAACTGACTTAATTCTAGTTAAAGACTCTTTGTCAATACCAGAAATAATTTTTGGAATATCTTCCATTTTTGGCTCTACACGACCAGGGTCAACACGCTCAGGTGAAAATCCAACAAACACACCTTTATTACGAAACTCGCCAAAAATTTCTCGTGTAGCACCAACATATACAGAACTCTCAACAACTACTAATGAACCCTGCTTAACAATATTTTTAATTGAATCTTTTACACTGTACAAATATGACATATCAATATCTCCATCTTTTACTAAAGTTGGTACAGATACTAAAAACACATCACAGTCCTCTAAATTATCATATGTTGACTGTAATTTTATTTGCTTACATCCTTTAAAACTCTCTTTCAAAAATTCTACTCGTTTTTGATTAAGGTCAACACCTACGACCCTATAACCGTTCTTAAATGTATCAACTAAATGTTCCCCGACATATCCAACACCAATTACACAAATTTTTAAACTGTTTAAAGGCATAACTAAAACTATAAATTTATAGTTATAAATTGGTATTTCATTTTTTTTTAACTTATTCAAACTCGATGTTACTTAATTCTTGAATAAATCTCGTGCTCTCATATATATTACCTCGTCTATATAGAAATTTGACAAAAATAAAATTATATTTTTCGTCATTAATGTCACTATAATTGTCGTAATTTAACCCAGACCAATTTTCAAAAATTTCTTTAACAACTGGTTTAACTTTTACTAATATGAAATCTTTAACATTATTCATTTCATAAGAAATGGTATTCAAAATATACAATGTATCTTTAAACATTTGTTTGTGTTTTTCATAATCAATCATATCAGATAATGTATATGATAATTCAAAATAATTTAAATTGTTATTTATGATACTATTCATACATAACACTTGTAAAGAAGACACTTGTACAAACATTACTACATATATTTGTATATAAGCTTATTAAATTTTCAGTTTTTCTTAGTTTAAAAATATAATTATTAATAATTTCATTATGGATTCTAATATTCAAACCTCACTTTCTTTTGATGATATTCTAATTTGTCCACGATTTAGCAATGTCAAGTCAAGAAAAGATATTTCACTTAAATCGAGGCTTTCTGATAAAATAACTCTTAATATTCCTATCATTTCTAGCCCCATGGATACTGTCACAGAAGATAACATGGCTATAGCTATGGCATTAAGTGGCGGATTAGGAGTTATTCATCGTTTTCAAAGCATTGAAACACAAGCTGAAATGGTTAAAAAAGTTAAAAGACATCTTAGTTATATGATTGAAAATCCATATACTATTAGTGCTTGTTCAAGTATAGATGAACTCATTCAAATGCATAATACCTACAATGTAAGTGGAATTATCGTAGTTGATAACGATAACAAATTTGTTGGAATTGTTTCTAAAAAAGATGTTAACGTACATCAATTAACCGAAAGTACATCTACTTTAGTATCAGATATTATGACTCCATGGCATGATGTTATTTATGCGAAAGAATATGACTACAACACCATTCTAAACTTATATAAAAAACATAAAATAGAAAAGATTCCTATTCTTAATGAAGATAATACTATTAAAGGGTTAGTAGTTTTTAAAAATCTAATGTATTTCCACAATAATAAAAATATTGCATCTCTTGATTCTAATGGTCAATTAATAGTTGGTGCAGCAATTGGTGTAACAGATTACTTAGAAAGAGGTAGAGCTCTAGTAGAAGCAGGAGCAGATTTATTATGTATAGATGTAGCAAATGGATATAATCAAATGATGGCTGATGCTATTAGTTGTCTTAAAAAAGAATTCCCAAATACTACTATCATGGCTGGAAATGTATGTACAGCAGAAGGATATGAATTTCTATGTAAAGCAGGCGCTGATTGTATCCGTGTCGGTATTGGCAATGGGAGTATTTGTAGTACTCGATTACAAACAGGTATTGGAGTTTGTCAATTTTCTGCACTTTTAGAATGTAGTAAGATAGCAAAGAAATATAATGTTGCCATGATTAGTGATGGTGGGCATACAGGTAAAGTTGGAAATAAATTTAAAGCAATTGCTGTAGGATGTAATGCAGTATTACTTGGACGTTCTTTAGCTGGAACTACAGAAAGTCCTGGTAATATTATTTACAAAGGAGGTAAACGATTTAAATATTATAGAGGTATGGCTTCTGCTTATGCTAATTTATCAAAACAAGAGAAATTAGGAAATAAACTTAATACAAACTTTCATGTTGAAGGTGTAGAAGGTGAAATAGAATATAAAGGCAGTGTTCATGACCAATTACAACAAATATGCAACGGAATGCGTTCTGGTATGAGTTATCTTGGTGTCTATACAATTGAAGAATTACATAAAACAGATGTTATATTTAATCGTATTACTCCAAGTGGTTATAAAGAGACAATTACACGAGTTTAAATATCTATATCACATTTTTGATTATACATAGTAAAGTAATCACATTTCTTACACGTATAATAATAACCTGGTTTATGATAATCACCATCAGATTCCTTAATAAATTTATGTTGACATATATTTTGTAACTTCTTCTTTTCGATTTCTAATTCCTGTTGCATAGAACTATACATTATCCGTAATTTACTAACAGACTTTTTAAGTTCTTGTACTTTATCGAATTGTAGTTCAAAAGATGACATTTATAAATTTGAAATTTATTTATTTACTCATTTTTTCTTAAAATAAAAAAAGCCCTATGCTTGATAGCATAGGGCCTATTTTATTTACTCTTCAATTTAATGTATTTTTCAATATTTAATTTACTCTTCAATATTTTCGATAACAGATTTAAGTTGTTTGTCAATAATTCTCATCAACTTAAGTTTCTTTATTAAATTTGTTTCATTACTCGGAATAGTTAAATATTTCTTAATATTTTCACGTATATATTCATAAGACACACCATCAATCTCCCAAATATCAATTCCTCTTAAATAACGAGAATATCTCTCATCAGTTTTAATTATATCAGACATACCAGCCATCTTCAATTGCAGAAAGTCAAATAATTCATTGCGTTCATCATAATCGATACCAGCGTAAGACATTTTATTACAAATTGCATCAATGTCATTATCAGACATTGATGAAAGGGATTGCTTTTGAAAATCAGTTATAAGATTATTCATGGTTAAGACAATTTTCTTAACTTCCATTTAAAATTCAATTTTTTAACAGTTAAGTTAAAATTAATCTTTTAAATACTTTACTAATATTAATATGACACTTAATAAAAATATATTTATATGTTGGCTTCAAGGACAAGACCATTTAAATAGTCATACAAAATCTCCTTTATTCAATGAGAATCTTAAAAATTGGAAATTATTAAATCCAGATTGGAACGTACAATTAGTTACAGACTCTGACTTAAGAAATGCTTGTAAAATGTTTTCTAAAGAATGTTTAGAATTGTATGATTCATTTCAATTAATACATTTAAAAATTGACTTGGGCAGATATGTTCTATTATATCTTTATGGAGGAATGTATGTAGATATGGATATGTATGTTCTTAGAGGTTTGAATACATCTGTCAAATTTCAACAATTTATTGATAAGGCCAAAGAAGATACACATTTATTAGGTTTAAGTACACTCAACTTAGACTTGCAAGAAAGTTTTATGTTTATTGGTAGACCTCAAGTTATTAATAATGCTATGATGATAAGTACACAAAAAAATCCTTTGTTATTTTTAGCTATTCAAACAATTATTCATAAAGCTAAAAAATATCTTAATTCAAATGCATATAATAAAATTCAACAAACTACCGGTCCTGTGTTTATTAACAAGTTTTTTGCCAGATTTATTGATAACCCTTTAAACAACACTAAATTTCATATAGAAATATTTCCTCATTATTATTTTGAACCATCACCACCTAACGGACATTCAGATATAAGAGAAGAGACTATAGCAATACATAAAATGGAATTATCATGGATTCCTCAACATATTAAAGCTTCTATTAAATTTTATTATAAAATTAAACCATTAATATTACCAGTTGTAGTTCCTATTTTCATTATCTATATGTATAGATATATGAATTCTAAATAAGTATGTGAATTCTAAGTTTAAATATATAAACTAGACATCCTATCACTTAAATTTTTAATTTCTTGTTCTTCTTCAGCTCTAATTCTCTCTTGTTCTCTGTAAACTCTTTCTAATTCTTCTCTTTGTTTCATCTCATCTTCAAAATGTTTTTTTCTTAACTCTTCTTCAACCCTTTGGTCTTTATGAATTTCGTCGTATTGTTCATTCATCCAATCTTTGGCTTTTTTTGTTTCTACTTCTTCAAAATACTTACTTAAATTCTCACATAATTCTTCTTTTGTTCCTTTACTACTTATACCTAATATATTACAAAAATTTCGTAATTCATTTATTAACCATCCACCCCTACCGCCTTTACAATCTTTTTTTACAAAGGTTTCAAAATCTATATGCGTATATACATTGTGTTCTTTAGATTTACTCTTTTTAGATTTTTTACTTTTAGATTTCTTTGGAGATTTCTTCGGTGAATAGTCTTCATCAGCACTATTATCTCCGTCATCATAATAGGTATCATTAACTGATTCTTCATTATAATTATAAGATTTTTTGTTAATTACATCTTTAAAATAACCAAAATCATTATCTAATATATCTTTACATGATGATACAGACTGAAAAACTTCTTTTATACCACCTTTATCAGGATGATTTTTTAAAGCAAACATTTTAAAATTTTTACGTAATATATCATAATCATCATCCCATACATTATTTTGTTTTAATAAATCATAACATTTTTTTATATCCTGTTCTATCATATTTAATATTAGTAATTAAAATTTTTTTTTTGTTTACTAATAATATAAATAAAAATGATTGACGGTAAACTATTAGCTTTTACACTTTTACTTCTTTTAGCAGGTGCATTCCATATTGCTACAACCTCCATAGGTATTCAATGTGCAAACGAAAATCCTGGTTATAAAGAACAACACCCTAGTAACTCCAGTTTCTTAATCTCACAATTAGTATCAGCCATTCTTATTACAATCTTAGCTGTTGTTGGTATTTATCTTGCAGTAACCGATAAAGGTGTTGATATTAAGGGTAATATTAGAACTGAGTAAATAAATATATAATTTTCGATTCATTTTAAATAAAAATTTATGTTATTTAAAATTTTACTGCATAAAAAAATATTCTTTACCTAGAATTTACTACATTACTTTTATAAAAATTTTAATTTTTGTTAAATTATCGATTGAATTAATGTATTTTATTAAAAATACTTAAAAATGGCTAAGTAAAGGCAGGGGGCGTTTTTTTGTTTAATTTTTATTTTTGGACCTCTCGATCAGAAAAAAACAGTTTTGATCATACTTTTGTCAAAAAATTTTGATCCAGGGGGTCCAAAAATAAAAATTAAACAAAAAAACGCCCCCTGCCTTTACTTAGCCATTTTTAGGTATTTTTTAAAATCTTAGAAAATGAATCGAAGAAATACGAGTTTAAAACTTTTTTACTAAAATTACAATATAAAATTCAAGTAAAATTAAAAAGCTTTATCTAGAATTTAGTAGTAAATTTTGAAAATATATAATTTTATGATAAAATGAAAGGATAAATATGTATAAATTATAAAATATAAAAACACAATAAGTAAAGTTATTTATAAAATTTAATTTATAAATATATATTAAAATGTCATTTAAATGTTACTTATGTTCACATAATTTTACTCAAAAACATAATTTAGAAAAACACTTACATGATAAGAAATGTAAATCCTCTTTAACAAATGATTGGATAGAATTAAATAATTTGTTAAGAGAATTAGAATCTCTTAAAAACAGTCATAGTATAATCAATAGTCCTATAACTATAGGAAATAATAATCATAATAATATCAAAATAGAAATAAATATTAACCCTATAACTAAACTCGATATAAGCCACATACCTCCATCTGACATGAGAACTATTATTGAAAAATATGATGAAAATAATCAAAAGTTAAATCTGTTACTCGGAGACTATATAAAAAATATGTTATGCGACACTCAACACCCAGAAAATCAAGCTGTTAAATATATAACTAAAAAACCACCTACATACAATTCGACTATAGAAGACTCTGAAGGAAAGACTGTAAATGTCATTAAAGGATTGAAGGATACATGTGAACTTTTAACTGATCCGATATTAGACCAATTAAAACTTAAATTAAAAGAATGTCTTAAAACATATAAAAATGATTCAAGTGAATTTGATTATAGTTTATATGAAGATGCATTCAAAGAATTAAAAAAAGAATTAAATAAATCAAATGTTAAAAAAGCATTGAGCTCTGTTCTTAAAAATGATATACTTCAAAATATAGAAATGAAATTTAAACTAAATGAACATTAGTAATTAACAATTAACAATTCTTGTTTATCACCTCTATCAGCACCCTTTCCTCCTAATGAATATTTAATAGTTAAATTAATTTGTTTATAATCTTTATATAAATCTTTTATAAAGTCCGTTGCACTATTAGATAACATAACAAATACACCTTTTTTTGTTAATTCATCTACAAATAATTTTAATTCTACTTGTTCTTTTTCATTAAATTTATTATTTGTATAATCTGTAAATGTTTCATGATAGGGAGGGTCTAGATATACAAAATCTTCTTTTTCAACTAATTCTAATATACTAGTATATTCACAACAAGCTATATTAACATTTTTTAATCCACTATTATCTTTTCTAAGTACGACAGTATCACATATCTTTGGATTCTTCATTTTACCAAACGGAATATTGTATTTCCCTTTTGAATTTTCCCTATACATACCATTATAACCACATTTATTCAAATATATAAATAATGCAGCTTTTTCGATTAAATTATTTTCATCAAACTTTATGTTATTAAATTTATCTCTACACTTATAATAACTTTCTGAATTATTTTTATAAATATCCTTATTTAATTCTGTAATAAGCTCATCAATATTTGATTTTATTACTTCATAACAGTTTATTAAATTTTCATTTATATCTGAAATAGTATATTCTCTTTGACAATTGTATGTTAAATCTTTACTCAATAGTTCAAATAATACACTACCTCCTCCTACAAATGGTTCAAAGTAATTGTTAAATTTTGTTGTAGGTAGATTTTCTATAATATATGGCAATAGTCTTGTTTTTCCACCACAATATTTTATAAAGGGTTTAAATTTGTCATTCATATTAGTAATTAATATGAATAATTTTTAAATAGTTTTTTTTTAATCAATTACCTAGTTAACATCATAATAATTGTATTTCTTTATTTTATTACATATTCCTTGAATTTCTCTACCTACTTTTGTTTTACCAGAATAATAAATATTTGTACATTCGTTTTTAACTTTATTATATGTTAAAATATCATTAAAATTTGGTCTACCTATTATATACGGTATTTCGATATATTCTAAAATATAATGTGGTACATTTCCAGTAAAATATAATTTTATATTTACATTCTTATATTTATATATATCATTTAATATTGGTAGTAACCAATCAATCTCTTGCTCGTATCTCACAACTAAAATAACATGTAAATTATAAATATATTCATTATCTATCTCATTAAACATGTTTACAAAAGATGTTATACCAACACCTGTAGATATAAAAACTGTTTGTCTCTCTTTAATAATGTTATTTATATTTTTAGGAAGTGCATGATAAGGACCTTCTATTAAAAGTTTACGATTAATATCTTTTGATAATAAATTATAAAATGTTGTAGTCCAATCACCTCTAATTTTAAAGTAAACTGTACCATTTGTTGTAATTGTAAATGGATGCCATTCTAAATAACTGATATCTGGACAACATAACCAAATAGTTTTCCCATTATAATTATTTGGTAAGTTTAATTCTAATTTTACTATGTTATTACCCATATGTGCAACCTTTTTAATCGTAGTACTTCTTGTAAATTTATATAATGTACATACAAATAAGTAGATTAATGGTATAGTTAACCATATCCATGACGTTGCTTTTGGACACATACCTTTATCATTTTTAATAAAACAAAAGTTACCATGAAGTAATAATATAATACTATATATCACAAGAAATACATAATGAAAATATAAAAATGTCTGATATTTTAATCTACGTACAATCGGTAATGATAACCCAGATACTAATAATAATAATAATAACAATAAATTACCTGTTATACCTATACCACTCGTAAACAAAGGATATTTAAATTGAATAAATTTAACATAGTGAGATATACTATGAATTATACTCCATATAAATAAAGATACTGAAAAATATATATGCAAATATTTTAATTTAAACGGAATATATACAAATAACTTTGGTAATCTTACAATACTTATCAAGGATAAGGCTGAAGATAGATTAATTAAAGCAGCACTAGCCTTAGCTAAAGGAAAAGTTGTTTTATATTTTAAACACGTACATCTGTACTCTTTAAGAGTATTATAATAATAATACAATCCTATTATTAAACTCAGTTGTATAATTGTACATATTACTATAAATTTTTTTAACATGGGCGAAATTTATATAAACTACATATTTATATATATTTATCTTTAAATTAAATGTACTTATCAATATCATTCACATCAATCCAATCTAAAACACTATGATTTTTAGTAAACTCTACAAATTCCTTAACATATAAAGGTGTTTGTTTATTTTGATAATTGATAAGTTCTAATGTAGATTCTTCAAATAATTCTCCAGCGCAAAAAACTATTAGTACTTTTGCATCTTTATAATCATTTGTCATATTTAATTTAGTACTATATTTCCTAGCAGCATGGTCAATTTTCTCGGAACTTGTACCTCCACAATTGTATGTTCTACTTTTTACTTCTATAAATAAATTTTGACTAGGTACATAGAAATCAGGTTGTAAATATCTTTTACCTACACCATATTTGATAGTTGGTTGTTGTAAATAATCAATACCCTTTTCCCTTAATAAGTGTCCTACATACCATTCGCTAATTTTTCCAGAATTTTTTGACAGATTTACACCTGTATATGTATGTAAGTTAACATCTGATAAAAACTCTTTTTCTTGACTAGTATTAAGTCTAGATTTTCCAGAACAATACTTTTTAATTTTGTTAAGAATATCAGTTTGCATCTTATTTTATATAAAATAAGATTCATTTTCAATTTTATTTAATTAATAATATCCTTGCATTTGTTGTTGAGGATACCCTTGCATTTGTTGATTAGCATATTGGTCTAAAAATTGTCCAGCCATATGTTGCATATTAGGGTCTCTCATCATGTTCTTAATATTACCACTAGTTAACATTTGCATAGCTTGTGGGTTATTTAACATCCCGGAAGCAGTTTTTAATAAAGCTGGATTAGATAAAGCTTTAGCTAATAGTTGTGCAAAACCACCCTTTTGAGTCTTCTTAGATTTTCTACGCTTTGGCATAGATTTCTTAGACTTCTTAGATTTCTTAGACTTTCTTGACTTACGCTTTGGCATAGATTTCTTAGACTTTCTTGACTTTCTTGACTTACGCTTTGGCATAGATTTCTTAGACTTTCTTGACTTACGCTTTGGCATAGATTTCTTAGACTTCTTAGATTTCTTAGATTTCTTAGATTTCTTAGATTTCTTAGACTTTCTTGACTTACTCTTTGGCATAGACTTCTTAGACTTTCTTGACTTACGCTTTGGCATAGATTTCTTAGACTTCTTAGACTTTCTTGACTTACGCTTTGGCATAGACTTCTTAGACTTCTTAGACTTTCTTGACTTACGCTTTGGCATAGACTTCTTAGACTTTCTTGACTTACGCTTTGGCATAGATTTCTTAGACCTCTTCGGTGTAGATTTCTTGTGCGTCTGTCTCTTTGGTTGAGACTTTTTATAACTTCTTCGTGGCATGTTTTTATAATATAAGTTAACATTATAAAAATTTACAATTCAAGTAGAATTTGTCTAAAAATTTACAATTCAAGTAGAATTTGTCTAAAAATTTACAATTCAAGTAGAATTTGTCTGAAAATTTACAAAAGTTATAGTCTATACATAATAAGTTAATTGAGGTGTAGAGTCTGGTACACATTTATTGATTAAAAACACTATAAAAGTTCCAAATAACATACCTGGATAAAATGCTAATAAAATGCCTATACATATTAAGCCTATACCTAACTCATTTGATTTACGTTTGAATGGTTTAGAACCAATAAGAGATAATGTACCAAATGTAATAAATATTAATATAAATAATACAGCGAAAGTCATAGGAATAGCATATTTTATACGCTCAATAAGTCTCATAATTGTTTTAATTTAATTTTAAATCAATAATTTTTCAGTTGTTTCGAGTTCAAAAAATGTATTTAAAATTTTAAGATTATGTATAAATATACGAATGATAGTTTTAGTAACTGGGGGTTCTGGGTTAGTTGGTAAATCTATACAAGGGTTAGTAAAATCATTAGATTTTAATATAGATGATTATATATTTTTATCAAGTTCTCAATGTGATTTACGTAAAGATGAGCAAGTAGAAAAAGTTTTTAACGAATACAAACCCGATATTGTTATTCATTTAGCTAGTTTAGTAGCAGGCTTATATGGTAATATGGATAATAACTATAGATTTCTAATAGATAATATTAAGATTAACACTAATATATTAGAATGTTGTCATAAATATAATGTTAAAAGATTAATTAATGTTTTAAGTACATGTGTTTTTCCTGAACAAAGTGAACATAATAACTTAAGTTACCCGTTAACAAGTAGTCAAATTCTTAATGGTAGACCTCATCCAAGTAATTCAGGTTATGCTCATTCTAAACGAATTTTACATATTGGATCAAGATTATTAACAAATACGTCGGATATAGAAATTGTTAATTTAATTCCAACAAATTTATATGGAAAACATGATAATTATAATTTACAAAAAAGCCATGTTATTCCTGGATTAATTCATAAGATTTACTTGGCTAAACAAAATAATACAAACCTTATCATTAAAGGTACAGGTAAAGCAAAACGACAATTTGTTTATGTAGACGATTTTTCTAAAGTTATATTACATTTTGTATCCAGTCCATTAGATAAACCTTTTAATTCAGTAATTGTATGCCCATCGAAAGATAGAGAAATAACCATCAAAGAGTTAATTAATAGACTAGTGTCTATATTTGATTTTAAAGGTAAAATTATTTATGATAGTGATTACCCAGATGGTCAAGATATTAAAACAGCTGATTCTTCTGAATTATTAGCATTTCTTCCTGATTTTACTTTTGTTAAATTAGAAGATGGTTTACATAAAACAATTAATTATTTTGTTCAGAATTATGAAAGCATTAGAAAATAAGTAAGGTATATTATGAAAATTATTTTGCTTATACTATATAAATTATGTTTACAGATAAATTATATCTAGAAACTAAATCTTCCCATACAATAGTAGACAAACATCCATTTGTTTCCCTAATAAGAAAAAATAAATTAGCTGGAGAAATGTATATTAATTTTAATAAAATTTGTATACACGAAATTCAAAATGTTTTAACTTTAAAAGACGAAGATTTATCAGTGAGATTATACAGAGACTTTGATGTTCCTGATATATTTATAACGAAAAATTTAAGTTCTTTATTACAACATTGTAGAACATATCCACTTGAATCAGCATATCAATTTTACTTGGGATTGTTATTTGGAGGCAATATGTTGAAAAGAATGATTCCAGAACATGCTAACTTTTTAACATATGACAATAGTAAAGAATTAATTAACGACTTTAAATTATATTTAGATAATAATATAATAGACGAAGATATTTTTATTCAACATGTTAATGAAGCTTACACTATTATAAAATCAGTATTTGACGACTTTTATAATAAATTTAAATATGAACATTCTTATACTCCATTAGATGTTCAAGAAACTGGACCATTAGATGGTGGTCCAGGAACATATCCAGACCCTGATACAGGTCTATTTTGAAACTACAACTGATTCAATTATAGCATATACATACGCGCAACCTAATCCGATAGTGCCTCCAATTATAGCTGAACTACTTAATATTATTTTTGTTTGTTTATGGAAATTAAATCGTCTCATAATTAATATTGCAAATTAATATTAATTTTATTTATTTGTTAATAATAATATGTGCTATTCTGAAGAACAAAGCAGAAAGTCGTTTGTTATTAATATGATAACATGTTATGTTTTATTTACATATAATACATCTCCGACATTTAAAATTATTGCACTCTTTTTTGCTTTTGTAGGTATTATGCAATTTTTAGACATTATCTTCTGGAATAACCAAAATATCCAAGACCCTCGACAGGCACAAGTTAATTGGATAACCACTAAAGTAGCTATGGTTGTTAATCATCTCCAACCTATTATATTAGCTTATTTAATTTATATTTATAAAGGTTCACTAGGTAAACTCTCTAATATAATTTTACCAATATATATTATAGCTATATCCATATATAGTTTTAACTCTTATAATAAGATAAAATATACGTTACAAGAAGATGTTAGTATTAGAGATGTAAATGATTTATTATTTGTAAACCCTGAAGATGATTATACTAGAACATCTTTAAAATGGGACTGGAATATTCAAAGACATAGTTTAATAGTTTATATTATATTTTTATCAACTTTATTAATCTTAGCTTATGAAAACTTTTCATATCCATTTAATATTGTTTTAGCTTTTATAAATATATTTACATTTGTCTTATCTGCATATTATTATAAGGGGCGTTCTCTCGGAAGATTTTGGTGTAAATTTGCTGCCTGGGTTCCATTATTTTTTATTTTAATTCACAAGTTTATTGACACTTGATTAATTTATTTTCATTTTTAATAATATAAATGTGCGATATTGATATTGAATATTTTTATATTATAGAAAATGATGACGTACTTGTTTTCACACCAAAACAATTAATTCGAGATATTATTTGGGATTATAGTAATTCATTTATACCCTTCACAAATGGACAAAGATATTATGTTTATCAAGATTTAACATTCAAGTTGATTGATTATTATGAAGATAATTTTCCATATATTAATGTTCAAATACATAAAGTGGATGAAAATGATAAATTACTACCAAGTATAATTGTTAGTAAAATTAAAAAAGAAGATAAAGATATTATTATTAAAACAAGTAGTAAACTAATGACTGATTACATAAACAAAAAATTTTGTTTACTTAACTAAACTATTAATTAGAGTTATTTTAAAGTTCTTCACTGCATACACAATTTAATTTTTTTTGTTTAAATGTTACTTCTTTACGTGGTACTGAAGATGGTCGTGGTGTATATCTAGTTTTTCTTGGTCTAGATGTTATACTAGGTTGATTACAAATGTTATATAACTCATCCCTACTAGTATTACCACTTGGACAATTTCCTAAACATTGTAAACCCTTACCATCACTCACAGCTTTACATAAAGCAAAACAATCAGGTTGTTTATTAGTATTAACTTCACATGAAGAACCAGACCATATACATGTCCCCTGAGAATCTATACATTTAGCTTCCCCTGCGTCACTATGCAAGTTTAAATTACCTTTAGCCCTACAATAAGATTCTCTTGTCTCCCAACCAGTTCTTCCCATTCTTATCCAATAATCTCCTTGACCTTCATAATAATCATAAAGTAAATCATTTCTTCCATCAAAACCTAAAGATTCGTAAGGACAATAATACCCTTCACCTTTTACAAGAGCAATAAATGCTGAAAATAGGACAATGTGTTTAAACATAATTACTTTGTTATATAAAAATAATTATCTTTAAATTGAGTTCAATTTTTTAATTTGAATTCTAAATATTTAATTCTAGATATAAGTTCACAAATTTCTCTATAAGTTTTTATATCAGGATAATGTCTATAATAATCTTTTTTTAAATCTTTTGTAAATTTTAATTGTCTAAGCTTTGTTTCTAAAGATGTTATTGTTCTATATTCAATCATTCTATATGATGTTATATATAACATCATTAAAAAAATTTTCAATTTGTATTAACTAAGTTATTTATAAAAATATCTATAGAATATTTTTTAAATAAATATTCAGTATATATAACTAAGTTATATTGCAATTTATTAATATCATCTTGGATATCTTTTTCAGATGTTAATGCTATATAACTTCTTTTATTAGAGAAAAAATAGTATAGATATATTCTTTCTTCTAGTGTAATATATCCTTCCAACATGTAATCTATACCAGTAAAATTTCTACATTTAGACCATGAAAATACACTTTTAAATTTTGATTCATTATTGTCTTTTTCTTTTTTAATGTTACTTAATGAATTAATTATCTCTAGAAAACACAATTCAATCTTTTTCATTTTATTATATATCAAATTTATTTAAATTCAATTTAATTTTAAAACTGGTTATGATAATTTGACTGCCTCAAATGAGGTCTTCTCCAAGGTGGTTGATTGTCAAATATTTCACTAAGTGAATAATTATTATTTCTTTTTCTTATTCGATATCTTTTATATTTAATTGCACACCATATTACAGAACCTAATACTAAGGCTATCCCTATAATAATAGCCAAAGCATAAATTGGGGCTTTCCAATCTTCTGAACCATCTGAAGATGGCGGTGACGCCGGTGAAGACGGTGAAGATGGTGGTTGAGTTGGTTGTGGTTGTGGAGGAACAGGTGATTGTGGTGGCTGTGGAGCAGGTTGTGGTGGTTGAGAAGGTGGTTGAGACGGTGGTTGTGGAGAAGGAGGTAGTTGAGGTTGAGGAACCGGAACAAGTATAGGTGGTTCTGGTTGAACTGGTGGTTGAACTGGTGGTTGAACTGGTGGTTGTGGTGGTTCTGGTTGAACTGGTGGTGGTTGAACTGGTAGTTGAGGTTGTTCTGGTTCAGTCGGTACTTGTTGACATGAAACTAAAGGTATTAAAATAAATAAAAATAATGATAGACGCATGTTTTTAAAATTTGGATTTTAGCAAAATTCAATTTTTAAAAACTTATTTAAATATAATTGTTATTAATAAGAAAATAATGGACAAAGTAGTAGACCAAAAAACATTTATTTGCAAAAATTTTATGTATAATAAATGTGAACGTGGTAATAATTGTAAGTATATCCATAATACCAAAGTTTGCTTTCATTTTTGGAAACATGGAAATTGTAAATTTGGAGATGAATGTCGTAAATTACATACTTTTGAAAATTTAACTAATGATAATAATAGTAATAGTAATAACAAAAGACCATCTAAAAAGAAGAATACAGAATGTTTTGAACCTATGACTAAACCAGTTGATATGCGTATTGTATGTGACAATGCCAATGCATTTCAATGTTCATCTACACATCTTACATCTAGAGATGTTCTTTTAGCTCCAAATGCATTTAATGACTTTGCTCCAGGTGAATTATATACAAAATTAGTTGCGGAGTTAAATAATTGTACTATCCCACAAGATAAATTACTTAAAATGTGGCACGGAAATGATAAGATTGAAGGAACACATCTTATTGCTGATGATAAGACAAAATGGAAAGAAGAATGTCCCACATTTAAATTGGTAATTGACCGTATTCGTAATTTTTTTAACATGGATATTCAAGCGACTAGATTCAATTGGTATAAAGATACATCTCAGTGGAAACCATTCCATTTTGATGCTGCAGCAGTAAAACCAGAAAAAGCAGAAGTACAAAATTTTACAGTTGCTGTTTCTTTTGGTGCAACTAGAGATGCAGCCTTTGAACATGCTGACACTAAAACAGTCATCAGTTTACCTCAACCAGATGGATGGATTTATGCTTTTGCAAAAGATACAAACATTATCTGGAGACACGGAATTCTTCAAGATAAAGTTATTAGAGAAGAGGGTCGAATATCTGTTATTGCATGGGGATGGGTTAATCATATGGAAAAACTAGAATAAAGGTGTTTCTCTAAAAATATGTCTCCACGAATCTCCTTTATACGGTCCATGGCAATCTATTGGATATCCACAATCTTTACAAATATTTTTTGGAGATGTATATATATTTCCCTGCCATTTTTTACATGGGATTGTATGTTCTGTTTCAAAAGTATCCATGCTAATACTTAAATAAATGGATAATCCAATAGCTGTAATTAAAAGTATCATTTACTTTTATACTTAGAAAATTTTTTTATCTGTATATTATAATGAATATCAACATTATATTATTAGTTATTTTATCTATATTAGTGTACAATTATATGTATAATAAGGAACTATTTGTTGATGGTGTAGAATATAAAGATATACCTGATTATGACATAAAAGAGGTACCACATTTTTTAACACCAGAAGAATGCAATAAGATAATAGAATTATCTAATGGCAAATTATTCCCAAGTCGTGTTTATAGTCAGAATGAAGATTTATTATCTAATGATTCAAGAATAAGCCAACAATGTTGGTTAACAGATGATAATCCACTTATTAAAGACATATCAGATAGAGTAAAAACATATACTAATACACATGGAACACAGGAACAGCTACAAGTTGTTAATTACCCAGTTGGTGGATTTTTTTCACCACATTATGATGCATGTGAAGGCAATGAGTCTTATTGTTCTAGAATGAACGGTTCAGATGGACCAAGATTGTTAACAGTTCTTTTATATTTAAATGACAATTTTGATGGTGGAGAAACAGTTTTCCCAAAAATTAATAAAAGCGTTAAACCAGAAAAAGGTAAAGCTGTTATTTTCCAAAATGTAGACGAGAATGGTGTAATTATTAAACAAGCATTACATGGAGGAGAACCAATTAAATCCGGTGAAAAATGGATTGCCAATAAATGGATTCGTATAAAATAATTAAGATAAAGTAATTAGTTTAAGATAAAGTAATTAGTTTAAGATTAATCTAATTAATTTTAAGATAATGAGGTGGTAACATGTTTTGATAATCATTTGTCATATTAATCATAAGCTGAATAAAACTTCTTAGAGAATTATCTACTACACCACGACCAATAGTTTTTATATATTTATACTTTGATTTATATTTATCATGTTCGCATGTTATATCAAATCTTCTATTAACTACTAGACATGGTCCATAAAATAGAGATAAACAAGAATATTTTTTATCCGAATCATTTGTTTTTAAAAATGACATATAATTTAATTCATTTGATAATTTCTGAGAAACACAAAAAATATGATACATTTTAATATAAGTATCGTCTTTCATATCTGGATGTGATGTTTCATAAATATCAAAAACATGTTTATTAGACCTCTTATATAAAAATTCAAATTCTTTGATAACATCTTTTGTAACATGTATTAATAATATATCAGGTAGCCTTAATATATATGATTCCAATATAGTTTCTTTAATTAATTCATAAGTATTTGTAGACTTAATTACCATATTATTCATATAATCATCTATTATAACACAATCTGCATCTTCTGAATTATTTGAAATAGGCTCGTCCACGCAAAAATCAAACAAGTGATTTAAACCACTATGTTTGTATATATTGTACTTTTTATATCGTAACATCTCTAGTACATATAGTAAATATATTAATTTTAAATAAAGATTTAAAATTAAATGAATTTTAGGGCCCGAAGGCCCTAGTCTATGTCTATATTGTCTATTAATTTTATATTTATTCTGTAGTATCCATTTCGTTCCACCACTGTTCATTATTTTGAACCTTATTAATTAAATCTTTTGCCTCTTGTTCTTCCTTTTCTTCTTGGTCATTACTTACTCTTTGTTTTTTCATCATATAAGCGTTTCTATTAGCAGCACGGGTTGCTTTATCCAAAGCTCTCTTTGTTTCACGTTTTTGTTGTTCTTTTAAATAACTTTTTGTATGTTGTTGTTCGAACTCTTCGTCTTCATCTTCAACTGGTTTGTTAGAAACAATACGTGCACGGTTTACACGAATTTGTTCTTGTTCTTCTCTTTGACGTTTCTTACTTTTTTCTGCCTTAAGATTTTGTTTAATAATAGTTGCTAAGAGTGTTTTATAAATACCTTCAAAAGCTTTACGAACAGCTGGCTTCATAATATCATCTCTCAAGGCAAACGGTGCTCTTACTAAATTGTTTTTAATATAGATATAATCTTGTTTCAAAGATACTTGACTATCAGCCTTCTTTTGAACTTCCTGTTTAAATTTTTCAATTATAGGTTCATTAATTTTTGCCCATGTAATAACAATTTCTTGTTCTGGTAACTTACGGTCATTCAACAAGTCTTCAACAGTAACCATTTGACTTCTTAAACGGATAGATGCTTCACGTCCACGTTGTAATTCACGTTCTAATGCTTCGTCTTTGAAGCGTCTTCCAGTAACAGGATTGATACCAACTGGAATTAAATCTTCAAGTTTAACATGTGTTCTCTCCATGATATTAACGTGCAATCCTAATATACCTTGAAGAACAATATCTGCATTTGTAATAATTTCTTTAATAATTTTTGGATAGTCACTTTCATTTTGACGATATTCTCTTATTTTAGATATAGTTGCATCAATTCTTTCTTGAGAAAGATTATCTTCCCATTTCATTAAGAAAATATTCTCATTCATACTTTGAGCTTGAATATCTTTGATAGTAAAGTAAGATGGGAACAACATTGAAATAACAGTATTCATATTTTTATCAAAACCAGTTTTAATTAATTCATATAAGACAAGACAAACCATGATAAATTTAATATTGCTTGTGACAGTTAAATCCCCTGTAAAGTTAATAGTTTTTAATTTATTTGTTATCATTTTAACAATATTCATAACAGTATCCATAGTTGTATATACATCAATACTTTCATCATGTACACGGAGTAATTTTAAAATGCTTTGAATTTCGTCTTTAATACTCTTTTCTTGTTTAGTCAATTCACGTTGTTCAATTGTTGTACGCTGCGTATCTTTAAATGACGCCTTTTGGGGTTGTTCTTCTTCAACTTCAATATCATCAATAGGACTAGATGCATAATCAACTTCTTGTGAATCACTATCTTCTTCGTCATATGTCTGTTCTTGAAATTCTGTAGTATCTTGTTCTTCAGAAGGACCTTGAACAAACAACTCTTCTTGTACAATAGGTTTTTCTTTATCAGAAAATTTAAATCCTGGTTGAAGTTCTTGAATTTCATCTTGGGAAATTTCTCTTTGAGCAAGATAATTTCGAGAATCAGTATCCTTTTCAATTATAACAATGTTACCACTTGGAAGAATTTTATTAACTTGAGCATAGTTTTTATTCTTTAACAGTAAGTCAAGATAAAACACATGACTAGGCATAATCAAAGATGTTTCGAATACTGGATTATTAAACTCGTCAATAATATAATCACCATCCTTTGTACGCTTACGAATAACATGTGATGTGATTTTACGACCATTGCTAGAAAGTGTAACTGAAAGATGAGATGGCGTATAATCAAGTACTTGAAGACGTTGTCCAGAATATGGTCCTGATTTAACTACACCAAAATATTTGAAATTTGTTTTTTGTGCTTCTTGTTCAATTTCTTGTTTTGTCATTTTAACTTCTTTTTTTGTTCCGGTTATAAATTTTTCATGCTTAATTTGGAAAGCAGTTTCACCTGGTTGAAGGGGTTCTTTTTCGATTGTAACCATGCTTGGATTGAAAATAACAGCTCGAGTATAAGACACTAAGTAATGAGTTTTTGTGGGATTATAGATTTTAATATCACCCAAATTACCACTAACATTGATGTAGTATTGAGGACCAACAAGCTCTCTCTTGAAAACTACCTTTACCTGAATTTCATCTCCAAAATATTCAGGATGAACAATTTTATCCAAAAGAGATGAATTTGTTTTGACCTCTTGTGATAATTGTTCCAAAGGAGCTGGAGTCTCAGCATTGATTTGCATTTTAGTTAATTGGTCAGCTAAAATATCAGCAGCATTACCACTAATGTTAAGACCGCTCATATTGCTAATAAGAGAAGAATCAAATAATGTCAATTCAATAACAAAGTTATTGTTTGGATTATCCATCATCATCTGAATCTCTTGCATTCCTTTTCCTTGAGACATTAAAGAACGCATAATCATATTTTCATTGGACACAACACGACCTACACGTAATTCGTTGTCTTCACGATTTTTGAATAATTGAATAGGAGCATACTCGCCACCAGTTGCAGGTAGAACTTGCTCAACTAAAGAATTACCCACATCGGTAATAAGACTGGTACCAGGATTGACTAATGGACCATACTTTTGAGCTTCGATAAAAGCACGACCAGAAGTCATTAGACTAAGGCTAGCAGGAAAAAAATCTGAAACAAACCCATGATAACCTTTGTAGGTACCATGGTTGAAAATGACGTTAACACCATGAGTAAAGCTTTTCTTTTTAGCTTCACCCGATGGTTTAACTTTAGCTTGAACTTGAGTTGGTTTAGCGATGTTTGGAGTACCAGAGGTACCGGCGATAAGAGATGCAAGATTGAAAGACATGTTGATGCTTTTGTTACTATTGGACAATATTTTTGTATTTTCAATATAAATTCAATTTTTTATTTAATTGAATTTAGTTAAATTTAGTTAAATTTTTGATATATCAGACACATAGTTTTTCCATGCATAACTTCTACAATATACACAATTCTGATTAGTTTCTAACCAAATGTCCATACATTTCTTATGTATATAGTTTTTACATTGAGGACAGGCTACGTTTTGTTTAATGTCTCCATATGTTTCATAACATATAGGACAAGTATCATTCTCTTCAAAATTTACATTTGATTCAAATTCTTTATTAACGTCTTTGACAGAGAAAAATCTGTTTTTCCAAATAACATTATTGTCTAATATATTGACTAAACGGTCATATTGTTTTTGATTTAATCGTTTTGTTTTAAAATAATGTGGATCTAAAATATAACCAACTTTGCATACAAGAAATGTAATATGTTTGCATACAGTCCCATACTTATTAGACCTAAACAAAAAATCTTTACAATTACATGTTAATGACTTATATACAGGATTAATATGAACTGTATATGTTTCTCTTCCTTTAGAATTACGAGAACCTAAGATAGATACCTCTCCGCGTTCTTTCGAATAGTCTGATAAATATAAGGTTCCAGTATATCCACAAAATAACTTTAATACAATATCACTTTGATAATCATTATCTATTTCTGATAAAAACTTGGTTATGAGATTTTGGTCATCTCTTGTAACATCATTCATATCAATACCAGATAATCTATTTACTAATTCTTCCATATTTAAAATATTTATATTTACCTTATTATTAATTTGATTCAATTTTTAATTAAAACTGTTTTACATTTAACGAAGTATAAGGGGTCCCCAAATCCCAATACCCTATTCTATTAACAGCAGATTTTACCATATATTTTACCAATTCTTTGAATGTTACAGTCGGTTCCCATCCTAATTCTCTCTTAGCTTTTGAATAATCTCCAATTAGACATTCAATATCAATATCTCTATAATATTTAGGATTTACCTGGACTAGTATACGTTTTTTGTTATTTTTTTCTACACCAACTTCATCAATACCATTACCTATCCATTCCATTTCAATTCCAATTTCCTTAAATGCCAATTCAACAAATTCTCTAACACTATGAGTCTCACCTGTTGCAATAACATAATTTTGTGGTCGATTACTTAACAACATCATATGTACAGCTCTTATATAGTCTTTCGCATCTCCCCAATCGCGTCTAGCATTAAGATTACCTAACTGTAATGGTTGTAATGGAAATGGACTTTGGTTGTCCCCTTTGAATTTATTACATGTATCATAATATTTACCAACATAATCTGCAATTTTTTGAGTAACAAAAGTATGTCCACGTCTAGACCCTTCATGATTAAATAGCACACTTGATACAATAAACATACCATACGCATCTCTATACATATTACACACTTCTTGAGCTGCCTTTTTAGAAATTCCATAAATACTTACAGGATTCATTGGTGAATTTTCGTGAAGTAACTGACTACCATCTGTTTGATTGCCATACATTTCAGAAGTACTAGCATGATAAATTCGACATGTCTTTTCTAATCCTAAAGAACGTACACTTTGTAAAATATTTAAAATACCTAATGTATTGACTTGAAAGGTATAATTCTCAAGGTCATGGCTTACTTTAACATGACTTTGAGCAGCAAAATTAACTATATAATCCGGTTTAACTTTTGCAATAATATTATGAATATTCATTGGGTCAGTGAGGTCTCCATGGTATAATTTTAGTTTATGAAAAATATGATCAATATTTTGAGTATTAAAGGTTGCAGAACGTCGCATAATTCCATGAATATTAGTATATCCTAATTCAAGAAGATAATCAGCAAACCAACTACCATCTTGACCACAAATACCAGTAATTAACCATACTTTATTTAAATCTGTTGTACTCATAATAAATTATTAACGCTTTTGTTTTTAAATTAAATTATTTCTTAATCTTTCAATTAATTCATCCTTTTTACCAGTAGTTTTCAACCCAAATTCTTTTAAGTATTCTTTTAATTTTACAACAGTTATTTTACCACTATCTAGTTCTTCCTTTAATTTATTGATTTTGATATCGTGTTCACTTTGATGTTCACTTTGATGTTCACTTTGATGTTCACTTTGGTGTTCTTCTGTCTTTTTATTTATTGGAGGAGGAATAACTGTTAATAAATGTTTAATTTGATTGATTGATTCTTGTGTTTGTAATAAACTACCTTTGAACAAAATAATATAAAATTGGTTTACTATAACTGGTTCTGTTTCTGTGTCTTCTGAAGGTTCTTCAAAATAATAATTGTGAAAATACATCATAGGTTGTTTACTAAATGAAGAACCTTCAAAATATGGAACAATATTATCAACTATACTTAAAATATTTTTAATATCGTCAAATGATGATATCGTTAAGTTATCATGCATTTTTTTGAAAACTGTAAATTTGATACAGTTTAATAAGTTGTAAATATCATAACTATTATGAATTTTAACAAACTCAAGATTTTGATGTTCAATTACACTATTACTAGACATTATTATGTCACTTTTTTTAACAATAGTTGACATCACTTTAGATTCAATTTTTTCAAATACACAATATCTATAAAGATTAGATATATTTAATTCATATGAAAATAACTTGTTATCAGTTGATGTACCTTTAATAAACATTTCATATAAGTTATTATATGATTCGGTTTCTACTAATTTATATCCTTTATTACACATATATGCTTGTAATGCATCAAAATCAACTAGGTATTCTATAGGTTCATTTTCATTAGAAATACCATTAATAAAAATCTTTATAGCATTATTAAATGGTGTTTCTTTTACTTTATCAGTATAAGCTACACTATACATAATTTCATTATTATTTATAAAATCTAGTTCTTTCAAACATTGTACCTGCTTTAGGTCAATAAAAGATAGTATTAATTTTCCATTACTACTTATGTTATAATCTACAATATTCATAAAATTATTTAGCTCTTCAAGAGATTTTACAAAAGGATTAAATTTTAAACAAAAAATGTTACTTATGCTTGTATCAGTATTTGTGAGTTTTTGAATAGAATTCTTAATAATATGTGGAGAGTTTTCATGTTTCAAATCAAGTTTAAAATTTTTATAGTTAATATTAGACGATTTAATTGAATTACAAAATGTAAATGTATTATCCATTTTGACAACATTACATGTATTTAATTCCATGTTGTAAATTATGTCCTTATCACATTTCGATGTGGTAAGGTTATTTGAAACGTATTTATTAGTTAAAAATTGGTTTATTTTAGTATGAAAATTGGTCATACGTTCAAAAAAAAAATTCTTATCAGAACTAACTTGTTCTGTTGTAGTATTAGTCATTTGAAAAAGCTGAGATGGAGTAATTGGATTGTTAATATTATTCCAAATACTACAAGCAACAGATGAAAAGTTACCATGTTTACTTGGATTAGCTGTTTTATCCCAACGAGTTCGTAATGGAATAAATTTGTCATTATACCATTGATATTCAATTACTGTATTTGTTTGGAATGGTTCATTTGTAGTTGGGTCTACAAGAGAGTCTTCAAATGTCGTTTCAAATGTAATTTGAGTTGTTTCTGGAATACCGCATAATTTATGTACATCAAATAACACTAAATTTGTCTTTTTCTTTGTAAAAGAATCAGGTGCAGCTTGTTCAGGAACTGAATCTTGAACATATAATTTCCAAACACCATCTTCTTTAACTGAAAAGAAATCAATTGTATTGAGCTCTGCAGGTTTCCATTTTAATAACTTAATCCATTTTTTGCTTTTAGGATATGGTTCATTCATAGGAGTGAAAATAAGACCATCATTTTTATAAGGTTTTTTATCAATATTTTTCATTATAATATCTGAACCCATAAACACATTTCTATAAATAAACTTTTTCATTTGAATTTCATAATAACTATTAACTGGAAGGTCTTGGATTACTGAATTTAAAACTTCAAGACGTTGTTTCAACAAAAATTGCTCATCTCCTCTTAAATCTCTTCCATTAAAAAAGACAATATCAAATGCATAAAATGAAATTTTACTAGTTTGTCCATCTTGAGTTGTTCTAATAAGTTCACCATCAATTAAACAATTCACATACTTTTCACTCTTAACATCCGTTTTTAAAATGTTATTGATATTATTATCAATAAATGATACATATCCTTTAGCATCTACAAACATAAAATATCTTTCTCCATCTGCCTTATCTGTAACTGAATATAATTCCTTAAACAATTGAGATAATTGATCCTTTTGAAGGGTTTCTGGTTGTGCACCAATAAAATATGGATGACCCTTTTTATGAGGCATAACTAATGCACGATATTGGTTAATAATATTTCTCTTTTCACGTGTATTCATAACATATAAATTATCTTGACGTACACTCATAATAAATGAAATGATTTGTAAAACAGCATCATAATCTTGCTTTTTAATTTCAAATTCAACTTCATACTGAACATTTTGTTTCGATAAAGCCTCTTCTTCACTTTTACCTTGATAAACAATAGTCATATCTAATGTACCTGAATTAAACACATATGAAATACGATTTTTAAATCTGAAAAAAGTAGGTTCATTCATTGATACACCATCTACACGATTGAGAATCTTTTCAGAAGACAAACTGATTCTACAATTATAATCAAAAATATTATGTTGACGATGAGTATTTTTTACCATATACTCAGTTTTACCAATTGGATTAAATTTGTCATTTGTGTAAATAATTTCACGGAGTTTTCCCTTTTTGTCATCTGCATTTTTATAAGAAATTTCTTTTGTATAAACGTATTTTTTTTCAAGATTTTTTTGTTTGTTAAGAATTTGTTTTAAACGATAAAAAAAGTCAATTTCAACACTTGCAACAAAATCTGGTTTTTGATTACCTTCCGAATAGATAAAATTACCGAAACGAATTTCACATTCAGTTGAATTATTAAGAGATGTAAGATACGTAAGTAATGTATCTTTATTGATGTCGCCTAACATAATTAATTTGCTCATTTTGTTGTTATATATAATAGTAAAAGTTATTTAATTTTAAATATAATTCATTTTTTAATTAACACGTCTATATGACTGAGATATCTCAAAAGCTTCTTTCATCTCTGTATTTTTATATCTAAATAGCTCATTATAAATCTCATCTAATTCCTTTATAAATTGACCACCAAAATCTCTAGCATTTATTTTCAATAATAATGTAGGCAGTTCATCATTTGAACGGTCATATTCATCTAACGAGTATGTTGAACATATAATATCATACTCTGCAAAACTGACTCTTTTCATTTGTGATAGCCGTTACGAAATTGAAATTATTTATTAATTTCAACTTTTTTTAAATTTTCATAATTTTAAATTTTTCAACTGCATTTTCATTTAATCTATTAATCAAATCTTGTTTACTACTTAATTTTATCTCTAATAATTTTGGACAATTGTGGGCTTCTGGATATCTATGTTTTGAACAAAAACTCTTATCGCAATTTTTACAATAACCAATAATTTTAGAAATCTTACTCTTACATTCAAGATGTTTACAATTAACCATTCTTAATATACCTTATTATTTTAACTTTAAATAAATTAAACGCGAAATTGCGTCTGAATGTAAATTAAATTAAGCCCAATCAAACTGCTATATAGCAGCTCAATTGGGCTTAACATTTTTTTGATTTTATAATTTTATAATTTTATAATTTTGTTACTTAAATGTATTCTCTGCAATTAGACTCACCTTTGATATATTTAGCCTTGTTTCGAAATTCTTCAATAAAACGCTTCAATGTTTCACGCGAATTACATGTCACTCCAACATAACTCAAATAACCCACTTCTTTATCTTTCCCTTTATTATTCATATATTCACCTGTAATAGGATTATTTGCTGTCACTAACATCAACGCATTTTTATCTTCAGACCAATCATCATCATAATTAGTCCACGTATAAGCCGATTCAATACTAATATAATTTTTACTCTCATTCTTAATCTTCAATTTCAAGTTGAACATATCCAAAAGTTCTTGAAACTTTTCTGCTCCATTGTTTTCATCGTCTTCTGAATCTACATTTTCATAGTCGTTAAAATCGGTCAAGTCAAATCCCCACTCATACTTTCCATTATCTTGAACTTCAATTTCAAGTTCTTCATCTGATTCTTCATCGGAGTCATAATCAGATTCTGATTCAGAATCATAACTGTATTCAGGTTCAGGAATTTCAATCACAGTATACACATACTGGTCATACCCATCACCCTTTGTATAACCACCATGAGAAAGTACACTATCAACATAAACCCATCTTTCACTTACTCCTTCAATAACTTCTTCACCAAAATCATCCCGTGCACTTTTAAAAGCGTATTTATCTGCATTCTTAATACTGTCAAATGTTTTAAGAATGGTAAAAGAAACTTCCTTACGATAGTTAAAATAACGAATAACAGCAAATGAGTTCATACTAGACAATTTTTATAAAAAATCAGTTAAAATTCAATTTTTTATGATTAAATTACACTGCCATGGCATATTGAATTACACTGCCATGGCATATTGAATTACACTGCCATAGGAGCCTTAATAGCAGCATATGGGAAATATCCAACTAATTCAAAATCGTCAATTGTCATCTCACTCCAATCTTTGTGTTTAACCGAATCGCTTACAACTACTTTAGGAAATGGTCTAGGATTTCTTTCCAATTGCTCCTTAACTTGTTCAATATGATTTGAATAAATATGTGAATCTCCACATGTATAAATAATCTCTTTAGGCTTCATATTATGCCTCTTTGCTAAAATATGAGTAAGTACCGAGTAACTAACAACATTAAATACATTTGCTAAAAATACATCATTACTTCTCATATAAAATTGACAACTTAAATGTTTCTCTCCAGCAATTTCCTCTACATAAAACTGGATCAGAATATGACAAGGAACGAGAGACGTCTTATCAAAATCACTAGGATTCCATGCTGAAATAACAATTCTTCGAGAGAACGGGTCCTTCTCTAAAAGGTCCTCTACATATTTCAACTGGTCAAATCCACCAATCAAAGAAGTATCGATCTGTGAAGTATCTGCAAATGAATGACTGTATTTAGCACCCTGAAATCTCCATTGAAAACCATAACCAGCCCCTAATACACCTTCTGGATAATGAAATAAACCCTGATTATCTAAAAATTCTCTAGATGTATTTCCATCCCAAATTTTAACACCTTTCTTTTGTAAAACCTTGGCATCTGTATCACCTCGACAAAACCAAAGAAGTTCTTCCACAATTGTTTTAAAAGGAACACGTTTTGTAGTCATTAAAGGAATTGTTTGAGAAATATCAAATCTCATTTGATTACCATACAAAGATACTGTACCAGTACCTGTACGGTCACTTCTCTTATTTCCATTTGTTAAAATATTATTCATAAAATGAAGATACTTGTATTCTTCAGTCATTTTCTTAGATAAGTGATAATATAATACACGATAACTTAAAGGTGTTTGTTTATATTTACCAGTATATTTTTCAGACATACCAATTAGTTGGTAGTCTGCACTGAAATGATTCATAAATGTATCTGGCTCTTCACCTTGATCAAATTTTACATCCTTCCCATCTTCAGTTTGAACCTGTGTAATATAAAGACGTTCTGCCTGATTCAAAAATGTATTATATAATTCTGAACCACCTATAACAAATACATTCGGATTATACTTGTGATAAATCTTTTTAAAAGTATTCATATCTGTATAATATAATTCTTTTGTAAGAGACAAATTCTTTGGAACAGGGGACAATTTTACCAACTCTGGGTCTCTTGTTAAAACAATATTAATTCTATCTTTTAAAGGCCTGTATTCAATAGGAATTGAAAAAAATGTTTTACGACCCATTAAAACAATGTTTTTAGATAATTTCGAATCTGATGATAATTTATTAATGGTAGTATTCTTAAAAAAATTCATATCATCTTTTAGCTTAAATAATAATTGACCATGTCTACCAAGAGCCAATTTATTTTTGTAGTTAGTTACACACGCAATCAAATTTATCATATTGATATATTAACTATAATTATGATAAATTTAAATTCATTTTATTTTATTTTATCTTGTCATTTTATTTATTATCATATTTCTATTTTTATTATTCAAATAATCCAATAATTTCAAACATTCTTTATTCTTATAATCAAAATTATAAATAATTTCTTGAACATATCCATTTATATTAATTATATCTTTTAAATACAATTCTATAATTTTATGTAACATAACATATCCTTTATTCTTCATTAAATACCTGATTGATTCTTTTGTTATCATTACTCTTTGAGGAATACGACCACTGTTTATTAATAAGTCATTTTGTTCTATCATTTTAGAATGAACCAATTCCAAACATTCTGTATTCTTTTGTTGTATACAAGAAGTGATAATCATTTGATAGTTTAGTTTAAATTTATACATTTTCTGTTTATTATATAATTCCGTTATCAAGACTAAGTCATTATACTTGATTAGTTCGCATACAATTTCAGATATAATATCTTCAACATACTCAGAATATCTAAAGAAATGCTTAAACAATAAATATTTTAGTAAATATGATGTGTTTTTTCTATCCTTAATGCTAATTTTGTATTTGATAACATGCATTATAATAACAGCATCAACATATATATATGTTGTGATTTTTTGTACATCTTTTGTAAATGTTAGTATATACATTAAATCATCAGCTCTTATCGCATTGTATATATATTCACCAGTTTTGCTAAAATAACAATACGAAATAAGTAATTCAAATACATAAGAATTACTCATGTTATTATCACACAAGTATATCAGAAAATCTGATAGACATGCATGTTGATGTTTTTTAAAATAATTATATAATTTATTCAATGTATTATAAATTTCTCCTATGTTATCATATGGTAAATTTTTATATTCTATTTTAAGTTTAGCTAAGCTTGAAAAATAAGAAAAGAATTTTTTAATCATTATTATTTCATAATGTTTATTATGGCGATAAAGGTCATGTATATTCTTTGAAGATAATAGCAAATTTCTAGATGAATCAACATCTAAATATTGCATAATATCATCAATTATGTCATACGGAAGCCTGTTCATCTTATTAAGAATACTAAATAAAAATAATTATTCAATTTATGTTATCTTTGCGTGTCAAATAGATTAAAGATTTCTCTAATAATTATATATATGCAGCTATCAGATATAGTTGTTGGAATTGACTTTGGTACAACAAATAGTTGTATATCTTATTATAATATTCAAACTAAAAATGTACAAGTTATCCCAAATGAACAGGGAAATTATACTTCGCCATCTATGTTATTTTTTGATTCTGAATCACCTGAAATATTATTTTCAGATTCAGTTATGCAATTATTTCGCTCAAATAACAATCAAAGTTATTTACCTAATATTTTTAATAATATTAAAAGATTAATTGGTAAAAATACCATAGATGACAGTTTATTACCATTTTTTAAACATAATAAGTATAATACTAATTTAGAATTTGAAATAATTTATAATAAAGAACCTAAAACATTTACGATCCAAAACCTTATAATATTTTATTTAAAATATCTTAAAAACATCATATGTAGTCATTTTAGTATAGAGTTAGATACATTAATTGATATTGTTATAACTGTACCTGCTTATTTTGATGATAATCAACGTACCATTATAAAAAAATGTTGTGAAGCAATTGGTCTTATTGTTTTACGTATTATAAATGAACCAACTGCAGCTAGCTTAGCGTACGCATTAGATAAATATAAAAAAGGTGATATTGATGAAGAATTTATATTGACATTTGATTGTGGGGGTGGTACTACAGATATATCTTTATTACATCTTGATTATCTAAATTCTATATATGAAGTTAAAAATACTATTGGAGATAATATACTTGGTGGAGAAGACATAACAAATAACTTGGTTAATTATATAATAGATAAATTACACTTTAATAAGCTTGAACTAAGTAATAAAATATTAAATAGAATTTTTAAACAAGCTGAAGAAGCTAAAAAACAATTATCATACAATACACAAACTACTATTTATCTAGAATTAGGAGACAAAGATTATTCCTTATCCATTTCACAATCACAATTCAACGAAATTAACAGTGATTTTTATAGAAAAATTCGTAATTTAATTTATCACGTTTTAGATGATTATATTCAAAAAACAAATATATCAAACCATAATTTTGACTATTCAAAAATACATTCTATCATTTTTGTTGGTGGTACAAGTAAAATTCCGTATTTTAAAACAATGTTCCAAGATATCTTTCCAAAAGCTATTATCAATAATACTATTGACCCAGACCAAACTATAAGTATTGGTGCATCTATTCAAGGAGCATTACTTAAAGATTTAATTGATGAAGATAATGGTGGTGATACTCTACTAATGGATATAGTCCCTTTATCTATCGGAATAGAAACTATTGGTGGTATTATGACACCTATTATTTCGAGAAATACATTACTACCCGTATCAAGAACTCAAATATTTGCTAATAGTGAAGGATACGAGGATACAATTACGATAAATATATACCAAGGAGAACGTAAATTTGTTAAAGATAATATGTTCTTAGCCTCATTTACTCTTCAATCAGATACACTAGCTTTATATGATAAAGGTGAATTACAAATATCTATTATATTTGATATAGATTCTGATTCTATTATTACTGCTAAGGGTGTTATAAAAGTTAATGATACTAATATTGAATCAAGTATACAAGTTACTAAAACTTTTAGTAATAACAATTCAAATCAAAATCTTGATGATATTCTTTTTTCTGCAGAAATGAATAAATTAATAGATACAGAATTATCTAATAAAATATTAGCAAAAATGGAATTATATGATTCTTTTAAATATTTATTGTCAGTTTTTCATGAAAAAAGAACTGAACAACAAAATGAAGATAATGCCTTGTTATTTGAATTGAATGAACTATTTAATCATACCTTTAACGTAATTAATAATTATACAGATTATACATCGAAAGAATTACAGGAAATTAAAGAACTTTTTGAAAAGAAATGGCATACACTATTATTTGGAGGTAATATTGTATTAAAAGATGATAGTGGTCATATTATTGAATTCGGGGGGACAGTATTAGATTTATAATTTTTAAATTATTAATAATAATTATTTTATATAAATATATTATATAAAACCTTATGGATAAAAAGATTATAATAATTCTTGTTGTTGTAGCTTTTGTTATTTTAATATCTAGTTCAATTAGTTCATATTTTATGTTGAGTGGAAGCAGTGAAGCTGCATCTGTTTCTCAAGAACAAACTGAATCTCAAACTGATTCAACTCCACCTTCAAGTCCAAGCCCTCCTCCTCCAAGTCCTCCTCCTCCAAGTCCTCCTCCTCCAAGTCCTCCTCCTCCACCACCTAAAGTATTTAAGAGAAGTGGTGAATCTGATGCTAACTGCTGCGGTGGAGGTGGCGGTAGTCCCCATGAATTACTATGCCCAGAAGGTTCATTTGTTAAAGAATTTTATGGTGGCTCTGGTGCATTAATTGATAGAATCGGTGTTAAATGTTCTAATGGTTCTGACCTAGGTGTTCGTGGTGGAGGAGGAGGTTCTCCATTCAGTGTTGTATCCGACGCTGGATTCAACAAACTTCATGTTAAATCAGGAAGTTTAGTTGATAATCTCAAATTCTTCGCTAATAATGCAGAAAAGGCTGCTGTTGGCGGTGGGGGTGGTGGTGGCCCCCATGACCTCAACTGTAATGATGGTAAAATTATGGGTCTAAAATTACGTACAGGCGGTCTCGTAGATAGAATTCAAGTTATTTGTGGAAAAGACCAATAAAATTTTAACATTAAATGTATATAACTCTAACATTAAATATATATAACTCTAACATTATAACCAAGACGTAATTTCGTATCATCTTTTAATATTTGTTTTTTAATAAAATTATGCTTTAGTAAAAGACACGGATGTTCCATAGGATTCCACATTATACTTAATTTATCTCCACATTTACCAGTTGAACTAACTAATGTATTAATATCTCCTGATTTGGATTTGTCAGACCGCGATAAACAAAATATAGCATTCGGGCCTTCAGGAATTTGTGAACTAATCATAACTATTAAGGTTCCAGTATCTTTTATGTTTTGTACATATTTTGAAGATATATATCCTATATTTATAGTATAATACAGAGAATCAACTGTTTTACTGAAAGATGGATTATCATAATAAGAATAATCTCTAGTATACATTTCTTGCTCTGTAATATATTTTATTATTTCAAATGTATTTTCTGAATTATTTTGTTTTGATGAAAACGGATTTTGAATACTAGATAAACTAAGATTATTAAAAGGTAAAAAAGACATTATATAATAATTACTTATATAATATTTTAATTTTATACCCATCTCAATTTATTTACCATAGAAATAACACTACACGCTTTTAATATTTGAATATCTATTAACTGTTTTCCATCTTTATGATTATATTTTATTTGTGAAACACGTTTTGATTTTGAATCATACGGAATTCTTTGTAATCCTGGACATGCATCTTCTACTTTACTCATAATTAATACTGAAAATAATTTACTAAGTTCTCGAATGGCTACATTACCTCTTGTCTCTATCTCAGTTCTATTAAGGATACCCTTTTTAGGATACGAATAAGTATCTATAATTGTTGAATCTTTTGTCATACAATGAACTTGAAATATACCTTTTTTAATAGGTGTAAGTTGAATCATACCATTATTTGTTTCTCTTTCACCTATAACAGCTATTTCTGGTAAATTTTCTACTATTAAACATGAACTTATAATCCACGAAGACTTAAATTCATACTGTTCTTTACATGATGTATCAAATATATTATACCCGCTAGCATTAATAATAACATTATACTTATCTGCGTCATCCATTGTAAATGATGTATTAGTGCATATAGTTACATTATTACATTTTTTAATGTCGTTTAATAATCTTGCTTCAACTTTTGCTTGATTAATACCTGGCTCGCATACACTAACAAATGGGTACTTTATACTATTTATATCATCCAATAATTTACAAAAATGTACTACATAAGAATCATGATATTTACGACCAATATCATCAGATAAAGGTAATATCCCGTATATCTTATAATGTATCATATCCTCTTTTGTATAAACTGCATAAAAATTATCAACTTTACCGAATACTTTACTCTTGCTAAAATGATAATTTATTTTATTAACTTTACATTTGAATAATAAGTCTGAAGGTGAATATTTACAATTTGACCTGTATGCCACTATAGTGGGTCTATATTCCAAACAATCACTAAAATAATTTGCAAAATCAATAGAATTACTTAATAATTCTTGCGCGTCTTCAATTGAAATTTCTGGATATAATATTCCACCAGCATGTAAATGACAGTATGGTGGACCTTGCAATAAACAATCTCTTTTTTCATATAAATAAATTTCATTATTTTTATTTTTAGAAAGTTTGATAGCTGAAGTTACACCCGATATTCCTCCACCTATTATAGCGATTTGTCTATTCATTTTATTGTATAAAATACATATTGTTAAAATTTCATTTTTATTTAAGATATGTTCATAGATGTTAAATTTTGATATATCTTAAATTTGATAAATTCATGAAATTTATTTATATAGTTATAATAATAACGTCTAATGTCAGCTAATCCAAATCTTAAATTGAATGTATTAAATGACGGTGGGGATCAAATTTTCTTTGTTAACCAGACAACTGGGGTTAATTCCACTCTTATATCAACATATTCTAATACAACCACATCTACAAATAGTAGTTCAGCGAGTTTTGTTTTATCTGGTGGTTTAAGTGTAGCGAATACAAGTAACTCTATTAGTTATACAGCTGGTGGTTCAGTTACAGTTGCCGGTGGCATAGCAGTTGAAAAAGATACATTCATTGGTGGGACTATTTATACACCACGTATTTCATCTGGAAGTATTGCAACACCAGGTCTTACAGTTGGGACAGTTCATGTGACAACTATTACTGGAGGAACCATTCAAGTATCTGGTAATACAAGTATCGGTAGTAATTTAGCAGTAACTGGTTTAGTACAATTTAATTCCACGGCAATTTCTACAAATAGTTCAACTGGTAGTACTGTACTACAAGGTGGATTAAGTATTAATAGAAATACTAATGCTACCAGTTATACACAAGGAGGGGCGTTAACAGTTTTAGGAGGAGCATCTGTTGCACAAGATACATATGTAGGAGGAACAATTTATACACCACGAGTTTCATCTGGAAGTATTGCCACACCTGGTATAACAGCAGGTGTTTTATATGTTACTAGTATTACGGGTGGGAGTATTCAAGTATCTGGTGATGTTACTATAGGAGGTAGTTTAACAGTTTTAGGTTCAACTACAGTATTAAATGTAACAACATCTAATCAAGTAGAAAGTAATGTTACATCATCTAATATATATTTAATAGGTAATTTAATTGCTGGATATGACTCTCATACTCTAGGTAATATTTACACAACAGGAGGAAATGTAGGAATAGGAACAACAAGTCCTGGTGCTACATTAGATGTATCTGGAACAGCTAGGTTTACAACAAGTATTACAACTGCTGCTTTATACTCTACTAACCAAACTACTACAAATGGTGTGTTCACTAATATTAGCGCTAGTGGATTAAGATTAACAAATAATTTTATTAGTACATCCACAATAACTATTCCAAATACTACAAATACTTATAGTGCAACTTCAGGAGCCGTAGGTTTATCAGGAGATTTAGTAATAGCTGGTAAAGAACTAATGTTTACTACAACTGGGGTAAACCAACCAACTGTAAACGGAAGAAGTAGTGGAACAAAAATAGTTTTATTCCCATCAACTAATACAACAGTGGGTGATTATTCTTTAGGTATTGAAAACCGTAATATGTGGCTGCAAGTTGCAACTCCCCAAGATGGATTTAAATTTTATCAAGGTACAGCTGCTAATGTAGTTATTGCTACAGAAGGAAACCTAGGTATCAATACCACAAACCCCATCAGTAAACTACATGTAATTGGGTCTAATGACATTATTAGTGTAGAATCATTGAATACTGGTGATAGATCAACAATAAAATTTATAACAAACGGAAACGATTGGGAGCTTGGGGCTAGAGGAAGTACGGGAAACCCGGATAATGTATTTTATCTATATAATAATGGAACAAGTAAATATGTTATGGCTGTTTCATCAACTGGAAATATTGGAATTGGAGAAAATGTAACTCCTGGAGCCACGCTTGATGTTAATGGTACGGCACGGTTTACTACAAGTGTTACAACAGGTGTATTATACAGTACTAACCAAACAACTACAAACGGTGTATTTACAAATTTGAGTGTTGGTACAACTAGTCTAACAACTCTCACTGCGGCTAATGTTTATAGTTCTCTTGGTACATTTAGTAATTTAGTAGGTGTTAATTTAAGTTCAAGTAATTTAATAGCAACTGTTGCTACAATTCCTAATAGTATACTTTCTAATATTACATCAAATACTATTGTTATTACAGGTGGGGTGTTATCTGCAACATTTAATTCAAATACTATTGGTAGTATATTTACAACAGGTGGTAATATTGGTATTAACACTGCATCACCTACTGCAAAATTAGAAGTAGTGGGTTCTGTGTTAACAAATCATAGTTCTGGTATTCAACAATCAAGTCATATAGGTCCTGTTATTGTAGATAAAAGTTATACATTAAGTTCTGGTAATTATTCAGGTTATGGAGCATATGGGTTATATAAAGCAAGTTCTACACAAATTGCTCTAACATGCCCTCTGAATGAAAACGGAGCAGAGGTATGTTTAGGTTATTATGCAGATAATAGTACTTTTACAAAAGCTTTTCATATGGACAGATTTGGTGATTTATTTGTTAATACAAACCAAATCATATTTAGTCGTTTTGGACATATTACAGCAAATGGTAACATAAGTAGTTCAAATCTTTATTCGACAAATCAGACAACTACAAACGGAGTTTTTACTAATTTGAGTGCTGGAACTACAAGTCTTACAACTCTTACAGCCGCTAATATATATAGTTCTCTTGGTACATTCACTAATTTAGTATCAACTAATAGTACTTTAACAAACTTAATTGTAGCAAGTGAAACTGTTACCAACTTATCAGCTACAAATATTAGTTCAGGAAACATTAGCGCAGCTAATTTATATACATCACTAGCTACTGTAAGTAATTTAGTTGGTGTAAACTTGAGTTCAACTAATTTAATTGCTACAGTTTCTACAATTCCAAACATTGTTCATACAAATATTAGCACAAGTACTCTTGTTGCCTCCACTGTTGCTTCTAATATTGTTGCATCTACAACATACACTGGTGGTAATATGAGTTTAAGTGGTAACTTAAATGTTGCTGGAACTCTTACCGTTGTTAATATTACTGCTACAAACTTGGTTGACACAAATGTGAGTGCGGGTGTAGTGTTATCAAGTACAGCTTTATCAGCAACTGGTAATTCAAATACTTTAGGTAACCTGTTTACAACTAGTGGTAATATAGGTATTGCCATGACATCACCATCTGTTAGATTAGATGTGAATGGAACAATTCGTGCAAGTACTGGAATATTAATACCTGGAACTCAGTCTATAGAATTTGGTCATGGTGTATCAGGTAAAGAAGTTAACGCTGGTAAAATAGGCTACAATTCTTTTGTGGCAACTGGTCTTACACTTGTTGGTGCAGGTACAGCTGCAGGTGAACGACTTGTTTATATTTATGATAATTTACAAGTTCATACAGGTCTTACAACTGGAACAATTAACGCGACTACATTAATAACATGTTCTAATATTGCAACAAATTTATTTACAAGTGGAACAGCTCGAATTACATCTAGTTTATTAGCATTAGGAAATTCAAATACTATTGGTAATATCTTTACAACAGGTGGTAATGTAGGTATTCAAAATACATCACCTAACCAGCGTCTTGAACTTGGGGTAATCCCATATTCAGCTAATCAAGATGGTGGTTTACGTATTGGAACAAGAAATTATATAGGTCTAAATGATGCAAGTTATAGATATATTGATATCCGTTTAAAAAGTGATGCGTCTTCAAATTTTAGAGGGTCTATTATGGGTACATTAGCTGGTGGTGTTCCAACAGAATATGAATACATGTCTTTTGCAGATGATGGTTATATGAATGTCTACGCACCTTCATTGTTTACAGATATTACAAGTTGTAGTAATAGCTCTACTGGTAGTGTTGTTCTTCAAGGTGGTTTATCTATAGATTGTCCTACCAATGCTGTTAATGTTTCTAATGGTGGTGCTTTAACAATTGCTGGTGGTGCATCTATTGCTGGAGACCTTATTGTTGGTGGAAGTATCAGTTATTCTAATGCAGCTGCAGCCAGTAGTACATTTGCTTATTTAACTTTAACTGCGTCTGATTGGTCAACTGATGTGGCCAATGGTGCATTGGTTGTATTTGGAGGTATAAGTGTACAAAACACTGCAAATGCTTTTAGTGCAACAGAAGGAAATGGTTTAACAATTTCTGGAGGTGCAGGTATTGGACTAGATTTATATGTCGGACAAGTTGGATATATACCCAGAGTGATATCAACAAATAATACAACAACTAATATCGTAGTAACTAATACTTCTAGTACAAACTTGTATGTAAGTAGTGCTTTACGTGCTCAATTTAATGCGAATACACTTGGTAATTTATACACAACAGGTGGTAATGTAGGTATTGGAGCAACTAGTCCTTCTACAAATCTACATATCCTTAATACAACAGCTAACGGTAGTAATGCTGCTGGTATTTTCATAGATAAAAATCTTGCACGAGGTAGTATACAAACATGGAATTATGGCTCAACATCTAATTTATTAATTGGTTCAAATGCACATTGGGATAGTGCTGGTAACCAAGTATTATTTACAGCTGGAGCTGGATGGTATCAATTAATGGGTAACGGTAATGATACTGTAAGTATTGGAAGGTCTACAAGCACAAATGTAGCATCCATATTATTCGAATTAAATAGTGCTGGGAGGTTATTTGTACCATCTGTTTCCAGTGGTGCTTTATATACAACGAACCAAACAACAACAAATGGTGTGTTTACAAATTTAAGTGCTTCTAACTTGGTTGCTACAGTTTCTACTATTCCAAATATTGTTCATACAAATATTACAGCCACTAACTATGTTGGTACAACTATAAGTACTACAAATATGTATAGTTCATTAGGTACTGTTAGCAACTTAGTGGGTACAAACTTAAGTTCAACTAATCTGATTGCTACTGTTTCAACTATTCCAAATATTGTTCATACAAATATTAGTACAAGTACAATTATTTCTTCCACAGTTGCATCAAATGTTGTTTCATCAACTAATTATACAGGTGGTAATATGAGTTTATCAGGAAATTTAAGTGTAGCTGGTACTTTAACAGTAGTTAATATTACTTCTACAAATTTAGTCGATACTAATGTATCAGCAGGTATTGTTTTAGTAAGCACTAACTTAGCAGCTACTGGAACTTCAAATACAATTGGTAGTATATTCACTACAAGTGGAAATGTTGGTATTGGTACAACAAGTCCCGGAGCCACATTGGATGTTTCTGGTACAGCTAGATTTACAACTAGTGTTACATCTGCTGCTTTATATAGTACAAATTTAACCACAACTAATATTGTTGGAACAAATGTTACAGTCGGTGGCGTAAATGCAACTGGTGTTCAAAAGTTGTTAAATGCAACTAGTATTCAAGCAACCACGAACAATTACTCTCTTACATCTGGTGCATTAAATGTAAGTGGTGATATAGTTTTATCTGGTAGTGAAATTTTGTTTACTACAACAGGATTTAATACTCCAACATTAAATGGTAGAAATACCGGAACTAAAATTGTTCTATTCCCTCAAACTAATACGACTCAAGGAGATTTCTCTATCGGTATTGAAGCTAATAATACATGGTTTCAAGTTCCATCTCTTGTTCAAGGATATAAATTTTACCAAGGTACAACAGCTAGTGTTGTTATAACACCTGGAGGTCATGTTAATATTATTAGTACAGCCAATATTACAACAGTAAGTGCTGGTGCTTTATATTCTACAAATCAAACAAGTACAAATATTGTTGCAACAAACTTAAGTTCAGGTACAATGTCTTTAACTACTTTGAGTTCAGCAAATGTTTATAGTTCACTCGGTACATTTAGTAATTTAGTAAGTACTGTAGCAACTGTACCTAATATAGTTCATACTAATATTACAACTACATCTATCATAGTAACTGGTGGTGGTTTATTAGCAACATTTAATAGTAATACAATTGGTAATATCTTTACAACTTCTGGAAATGTTGGTATAGGAACAACTAGCCCTGGTGCAAACAATCAAGTAGATATATATAATACAGGAACTGCTACATTTCCAAATTTTGTAAATGCATTATATCCTAATTTACCAACTGGTGGTGGTCTAAATCTTACATTTGGTGTAAATACAAGTACATATAATCTAGCACAAATTGGATTTGGGTATGTTGGAAGTGGAAATACCAGTAATAATATTAGTTTTAATATTCAAGGTCGTGGTATTTTAAATATGCAATGGCCACTTGGTGTTATACCAGCAAATGATAACAATATTGGATTAGGTACATCTACTTATAGATTTAATAATATATACGGTGTTACAATGTATTCTACATCAATGACAACTGGTGCACTTTACAGTACAAACCAAACAACTACTAATATAGTAGCTACAAACTTAAGTTCAGGTACCATTTCTTTAACGACTTTGACTTCTGCAAATGTTTATAGTTCACTTGGTACATTTAGTAACTTTGTTACTACTAACCTAAGTACTTCTAATATTGTTACAACTAATTTAACTTCAGGAACTATAAGTCTTACGACCCTTTCATCAGCTAATGTATATAGTTCACTTGGTACATTTAGTAATTTAGTTGGAGTTAATTTGAGTTCAAGTAATTTAATAAGCACTGTAGCAACTATTCCTAATATTATTCATACAAATATGACTGTTAATTCTATAATGGTTACAAGTGCAGGATTATTAGCAACTTTTAATAGTAATACTTTAGGTAATATATTCACTACAGGTGGTAATGTAGGTATAGGAACAACCAGTCCTGGACAAACATTGGAAGTATCTGGTGGAGTTAAAATTTCAACAAACGTTAATATTACAAATGACCAACAAGCTGCATATTTCTGGAATCAATCAGGTATAGGACCAACACTTGCTGGAAATTCTTTCCAAGTTAGAACTGGCGGTGACACACCACGTTTACATATTACTCAATCTGGAAATGTAGGTATCGGAACAACAACTCCAGGAACTAATTTAGATGTCGTGGGTACTGGGCGTATCAGTACATCTATTACAACTGCTGCCTTGTATAGTACAAATATCACAAGTACCAATGCAGTTTTTACAAATTTAAGTATTGGAACACTTATCGGTACAAATATAAGTGCAACATCATTAAATGCTGGAACTGGTGTCTTCTCTACAGGTATAACTTCAGGTATTGGTTGGTTTACAAATTCATTAACTGCTGGTAACTTATTTGCTAATAACTTTACAATTGGAAGTATCTTTGCAACCACAATGACATTAGGTACTTTACTTCTAAGTACCGGTATTACATCACCAAATATATTTGTTACTAACTTAACATCTACAAACTCACAATTAACAAATGCCACAGTGTCTGGAGCTGCTATTACAAACCAAGTATCTACAAATATCAGTTCATCCACTTTAAATGCAGGAGGAATAACTGCAGGAAATATTAATTTCACTGGTTCATTATACCAAAACGGTAGCTTATATATTTCAAGTCAATGGACAACATTTGGAACAAATCTTGCTTATACAACTGGCAATGTTGGTATTAATACAACTTCACCAACATTTAATCTTGATGTAAATGGTACTGGACGATTTAGAAGTACAGCATTTAGCACAAATTCTACAAGTGGAGCACTTGTTATGGCAGGTGGTGTATCTATTACAGGAACCAATGCTGCAAGTAACACAGTGGGTGGTGGATTAACAGTTGCTGGTGGTGTAGGAATTTCTCAAGATTTATATGTAGGTGGTAATATTTATTTCAAGGGTATTGACGCAACAGTTATAACAGGTACACAAACTATTGGAAATAATACATCTACTGGAACATATCAAGCAAGTATTACTTTATCCAGAACAATGGCTAATACATCATACAAAATTGTGGGTGCATTAAAATCTACTACTAATAATACGAATGTATATAATGTATCGTTTACAAATGTTACAACTACAGGGTTTACTGCAAATATTTATAGATTAGATGCTCTAGGGTCTGGATGGACTGATACAAATCTTACATTATCATACGTAGTTTACCCATAATTGACTCGTGTATTCAGGAATTTATTTTATTATCTTATTATAATAATAAAATAATGTTTAGCGAAGACGCTTTAGTTTCTATGGCTAATGGAACATTTAAATCTATTAAATTACTTGTAAGAGGTGATATTATTTTAAATAAATTTGGTAAAAAAACAACTGTTTTATCAGTAAAAACACATCAAGTAGAAAATTCTATTAGAGTACAATTAGATAATGGCACAGGTACTTTTTATATGTCACCTGATACTATTGTTCTCGGATATTATAGAACACCAGAATTAACTTTAAAATCAGAATATGCACCTATTTCTCAAATTAAAGCTAACAACGGCTTCCTTAAATCAGATTTAAAAATTTTTAGCCCTGATAGCGATTGTAAAATTGAACTATATGAAATCGCTCAACAACAAACTTTATATTCTTTAACAACATCTGATAATTCAAAAAGCTATAAAGTTAACAAAATAATTGTATCTAATCAACCAAGTCATTGGTAAAATAAATAATTGTGTCTTTAATACCCTCTTCAAATGATGTGTACTCAATTTCTCCTAAAACTTGTTTATTAAACTTTAAACAAGGTTTTCTTTGTAACGGGTCGTTTTGAGTTAATTCTTTATATTCCCGTTTAACTATAGTATTAGAATTAAACATAACATTCCATGTTTTTTCAATTAAATCTACTGTTTCATTAATTGTTCTTTCTTCATTGTTACCAATATTAACTGGTTCATTAATTTGACTATTCATTAATTTAATTAACATTTGAATAGTATCTTTTACATAACAACAACTTCGTGTTTGATTACCATCGCCAAAAATTGTTAACGTTGTATCATTTTTTAAATGTCTAATAACTTCTGTAATAATACGTCCATCATTTAATAACATATGAGGACCATATGTATTAAAAATTCTAGCAATTTTAACATCTACACCATACTGTTTTAAATATGTATAACATAAAGCTTCTGCTACACGTTTCGACTCGTCGTAACAGTTACCACAAAATAAAGCTTTTCCATTTCTTCTTACGAAAATAACATGATTTTTAACATTTACACAATATACATATCCATTATATTGGTTAATTATAGGTGTTGAGTAAGTATAATTTCTATCTGATCTAGAATTAATATGTATATAATACATTTCTCTGTTACGTACATTTTCTTTTAAAATATTACCAAAAGTCCCTACTTTCAATAATATTTCTTGTACTCCAGAAATAAGCTTATACGATGACGAATAATATGTTTTTAAATTAATATTATTTTTATTAATAGTACCATCTCCTAGCATAAGAGCATCTAATAAAATTGTAAGTTGTCGTTTTGATAGAGATAATAACTCATTTGGTATAAATTTATCTTTAGATTTTCCAAATTGTTTTAAATAATAAGCTAATTGTTTGTTTGATATGACAAAATAACTATTACCTGCTCTGCTTATATTATAATGAAATGGCATTTTATCTAAACAGTTTTTAATTTTTTCAAAATGAAGAGGTTTAACTATTTCACTCTGTGAAATTTGAACTTTAAATATTCCTGAGTCATATAGTTTTCCGTTTGGCCCTTTTTTCTTTTGTACTGAAATACGAGTATGTCCTTCTGATAAATAATATCCCATAAATTCCAACCATAAATCCATATTAACTTTTTCTACAAATGGAGTTTTCTGATTGGCTAGTCCTTTAACATAATCTGGGAAATAAAACCATTCTTGTTCTTTGCCTGTATAATCACATGTTTTCTTTAAAACTGCTCTATCCCATGAAAATTTCGAATCAGCTGTTAATAATTCAAACTCATTATAATCTCTCTTTTTAACATACATTTTATGGTTAGGTGTAACATTTAAATCAATATTCCAGTTCTTAAATTTATACATTTCACCTACATATTTTTCTTTAATAATTTCATTGGGGATATGGTACTCTAATTCATTATTTGAATTTAAAGTAGCAACTTTGTCGTTATTATCTAATTCTGAAAACAACTTGTAACCACTTTCTGTTAAAATTTCTGTATCATCTGAATAACAACTTCTAGCTCCAAATGAATTAACATTGCCATAATAATTCTCATGTTGTGGGCTTATCAGTGCATCTCCATATACCTCTGATGTACTTGCAAACAATAACTTGGCATTATATCTTTTAGCTAATTCTAACATGTTTTTAGTACCAATATAACCAACATCTAATGTTTCTAAAGGATATTTTTTATAAAATGGTGGACTTGCTAAAGACGCCAAATGATAAATCTCATCAACATGTTTAATATCTTCTAGTATATATTCTAAAACTCTGTAATTAGTGATATCATATGCATAAAAACTTAGTCTATCTTCATATTGTCTATAAAATTTAACAAATTCTTGTTTATTACTTGTAATGAAATTATCAATTACTATAATTTTATGTGTAGTTTTAAATTTAACTAATTGTTCTATTAAGTTTCTTCCAATAAATCCTCCTCCGCCTGTAATTAATATAGTTTTCATGCTCTTATTTTTATAGATTTTAAACTTTAAATTAAAGTCAATTAATTTTAAGTTTAATTTATATAGAATTTAGATAGTACATTAATAGTATAACAAATATTGTATATGTAGCTGGACCAAAAAATCTAGTCCATTTAATATCATTTTTATCCACGCACATTTGTGCTATAGCATCAATAGTTTCTTCTTCTTTTTTATTTGTTTCTAAATAATATTTTTGATAACATCCAACATGTGTTTGCATAAATAATGTCATAATACCAATTATAATAATCAACGGTAATGTTATCTTATGCTTGAATTTTGTATATGCTACATATGCTAAAGATAACCCAACTGTTACATCAGTAATGTGGTCGTATAAATCTCCAAATTTAGATGTCATTTTATAAGTGCGTGCCATATATCCATCCCAGCAATCAAATACAAAAGATAAGGCAAAACAAATTGCGAAATTGTTTAAATTGTTTTTATATAAAAAATATACTGATGCCAAGCCAAGTACAAAGGAATACGTTGTCAACATGTTTGGTGTATGACCAGTTTCTTTTAAATATGGTAATAAATAATCACCTATATCTAATATTATATTTTCAATTGGGTTATCTAGTTCTCTATCAACTTTTCTCATCTTAATATACGTCAATAAATTAATTTTGTTCAAAATTAGCTAAGTAATGAATTACATTTGGGTATTTAAAATCCGAGTATTCATTTATATGACATGTATATTGACATGTTGTTAATCCATTAGTTTCTTGGACATCATTTTCACCTTTTTTTTGATTTATAGAGTTATACGAACTATCTCTAACATGAGATTCTTCATTAATACCTATGTTATATAATGGTCTTTTAATATAAATACTATTTTTTTCACATCTTTTGTATAATGTTGTATCTTCAGCACCCCAATTAAAATAATCATTTGGAAACCCATTAATTTGTTTAAATGTTAATCTATTAAAGACTGCTATTCCACCTATACCAGAATAATAGCCAAAAATATCTCTAACCTCATTTATTGGTGTAAAAGAATAATCTATAGGTGGTTTTTGGTCTATTTCAGGAAATAAATCACAATTATGATGCACATAATACTTAATTTTATAATCAATCATTTTTTCCCTCTCTAAATATCCAATATTTAATAATAAACCTCTATTAAACATATAGTCATTATCTTGTTCTACAATTATTAATTTATATTTTAAAGAAGGATGTACAATGCAAAAATAATCGTTCATGTGTTTTAAAAATTTATGTAACTGTGATTTTCTAAATAAGTTATTACCCCTAGCTCTATAAGGAATTAGTATTTGGGCTTCAAAAATACCATTTTGTTCATTATTATTCTTCAAAATATCTATTAAATTCTGTTCTGTTGATGTTAAATTTTCTTTTTCTATTATAATATCTTTTATACATATTTTACTATTTTTTGAATATTTTTCTATCACATCTATTAATGTCATATACGCTATTGAATCAGTGTTTAAAAAACGTATTCTGACCGATAAATCACGTTGGATAGTTAATTCAATATCATCCATAATATAATAATCGAATAAATTAATAAATCACAATTGAGTAGTGTGATTAAAATTTATTTTTAATTTCCTTATATATTTATATACAATACGTATGAAGGTAGGTAAATTTTTTAAAAGACTATTTCCTTGCTTAAATATAAAAGAGGAACAAACCCCCCCACTAATTTATACAGAACCAGAAGTGGATGATAAAAGACAATTTTTCGAAGACGAATTATGTAAAGAACGACAAAGAAAATTAGAAGAATTGCGTTTAGAAGAATTAAGACAACAACAAGAACGAGAACTAGAACAAAAACGTCTAGAAAACGAACAAAAAGCAAAAGATGAATTCGAAAGAATTTTAAAAGAAGCCGAAGAAAAACAAAGACTACAAGAGGAAGAACAAAGACTACAAGAAGAACAAAGACTACAGGAAGAAGAACAAAGACTACAAGAAGAACAACAAAGACTACAAGAAGAACAACAAACACTGCAAGAAGAGCAAGAAAAATCGCGTCAAGTGGTTGTCAATACCGTTTTTTCTAAATACAAAGAACATTATCATGAATTTTTTTCTACAAGACCACAACCTATTCATTCTAACTTTAATGAGAAAATGTTCAAAGAATTATGTGCAACATTTACATTTAATAGCGAAGAAGAATTAGAAATATGTTTAAAAGACTATAATTTAATGCAAAAACAAAATAAAACAGCCTATAATCAGTTATCTAGAAAAAGACGTCTTAAATGTGACGTCTTTAACTTTTATTTATTTATTGATTGTAATCATTCATAAGTGAATAAATTAACTATAATTACATGTAACTACAAAACAATTATTATTTACATTAATACTCGAAGCACACCCCACTTCATTAAGAGAATTACTTATTATAATTAAATAGTGACCTATCTCATTAAATGTAACATTTGGTTTATTCAATATATTTTTCTCATCAAGCCACATTTGAACTGCTCTTGACATATCTGGTTCTATCCAACCATAACCAGCATACAAATTCTGTGCAGACGAAAATAATTTATGTTCTAAAATACACCCCATCTTTGCTAATTCATTTGACCAAATTTGTGATGAGTCTTTTAAATTATCATTCCATATCATATTGGTTAAATTATTTAATTGACGTTCTACATTATGTAAAGTTATAATATCACTTATATCATTTGGTTTAAATATATATTCTATAATGTTTTGAATTTCAGGTGTTGGTTCAACATTAATAGTAGTTGTTTTAGATGTTGGTTCGGGTTCAAGTGTTGGTTCAATAATGGTTGTTGGTTCTGGTTCAAGTGTTTGTTCAATAGTGGTTGTTTTAGATGTTGGTTCTGGTTCAAGCGTTGATTCGGTAGTTGTTGTTTTAGATGTTGGTTCAGATTCAAACGTAAACGTAAGGCTTTGTGATGGTGTAGGTATACTTGATAATCTACGTGTAGTTAATTTATTAGATAGTGTTGTAGATATAATTGGTTGTTTGCTGAATATAGGAATTGGTAAAGGTGTTATTTTAGGGGGTTGTGAAACCCATGGTAAAGATATTATAGATGAGTCGTCACAAGACTCAGCGAAGATGATATTCGCCACAAATAATACGTTTAAGATGATGTTTTTCATTCTTTAAATATAAATTCTTTAATGTACTTGATGTTTTCTTGTTTTTAAACTAACGTACAATTACGTTAATTTAAATTCAAATAAATGGTTAATTTCGAATCAATTTTTGAGTTCAAAATTGAATATAATTTTGTTTAATTATACTAATCAGAATGAAAATACTAGTTATAGGCGGTACAGGATACATCGGAACACACTTGATAGATTATATTAAAACACAAACTGATATGTCTATTGTCGCAGTAGATTCAGAAAATTATAATGGTTCTTTGCAGAAAAGAAAAGATGTTCATTATATTACTGCTAAATTCCAAGATTTACCAAAATCATTTTATAATGAGTTTTCAGATATAGTCCTTTTAGCAGGACAGGGTAGTGTTAGTAATAGTAAAAATGTATTAAATGTGATTGATAATAATGTTAGAAATTTTGCATGGTTATTAGAAGTTGTTACATCAGAACAAAAGTTAATTTATGCAAGTTCCTCAAGTGTTTATGGTCGTACTAATAATAAAGAAGTAGATGAAGAGTTTAGTAAAAGGTCGGGGTACGAACCATATAACTATTATGATTGGTCTAAACAAACAATAGACCAATTGGCTGAACTATCTGGAAAACAATATTATTCTTTACGATTTGGTACAGTGAATGGTTTTAGTAGAAATTTACGTAATGATGTTATGATTAATAGTATGAGTTTTAATGCTCAAAAAAATGGTAAAATTTTTGTATCTAATAATAATGTAAATAGACCAATTTTAGGAATTGATGATTTATCAAGAGCAATTTGGACAATTATTCAAAATGGTCATAAAGATTTATCTGGCGTCTATAATTTAAACTCCTTTAATGCAACTGTTGGAGAAATAGCAAATAGAGTTTCTGAAATATGGAATGTTCCTTGTGAAAATTTAGATACTACGAAAACTACACAAATAGTCAATTTTAAACTTCAAACTAAAAGTTATGATTTTAAAATTCATTCTACAAAATTTATTAATGCTTTTAATTTTAACTTTAAGGATACATTAGATAGTATTACACAAGAATTAGTTGAAAAGTGGAGCAAAATTGAACATTATCAAAATAGATTGGAAGATAATTTTATTTCTTATAAAATAATTGACAAATGTAGAGTTTGTGGTACTTCTACAAAAAGTTTGTTAGATTTAGGTAGTCAACCTTTAGCTAATAATTATACAAAATATCACGAAACTCTTGATTATAATCCTTTACATTTAAATGCAGAGGAAAAATATCCATTACATCTTCACTATTGTACAAATTGTTATCATACACAATTAAACTGTGTAGTTCACCCTAATAAATTATTTAAAAACTATTTATATGTTAGTGGTACGAGTAAAACTCTTCAAAAATTTTTTAATGAATTTGCTGTAGCTACTCTATTTTATCATTGCGGACGTATAGACAATTCAAATTTAACAGAAATTAAAGTACTAGATATAGCATGCAATGACGGTTCTCAATTAGATGCATTTCATAATTTTATGAATAAAATCGAATCACATCTTAAAATTACAACTGTTGGAGTTGACCCGGCTGAAAATATTTATAAAGATATTAGTTCACATAAGTCAGAACATGATATTTACTGTGAATTCTTCAGTCAATCTACTGTAGATAAATTAAAAGAAAAGTATGGTCACTTTGATATTATTATTGCTCAAAATGTATTTGCTCATATTGACTACCCTAGTGATTTTTTAAATTTTGCTAGTCAATTAATGCATGATGATACTTCATTATATATTCAAACTAGTCAAAAAAATATGATTTTAGAAAACCAATTTGATACTGCGTATCATGAACATTTAAGCTTTTTTAATACTAATAGCATGAATATCTTATGTCATAAAAATGATTTAACATTATCTAATGTTAATGAACATCCCATTCATGGCACAAGTTATATTTTCGAAATAAGTAAAACACCAAGAGACAATACCAATATCCAAGAAATTTTACAAGAAGAATATCATTCTGGTTTATATTCAGATATTACCTATCAATTTTATAATCTACAATGTCTTCAATATAGAAATAATTTTTGTAATAAAGTATTACAATACAAGTTAGATGATAAGCAAGTTATTGCATTTGGTAGTACTGCGAAATCAATGACTGTTTTTAATTTTTGTAATCTGTCAAATTCACATGTAGATTTTATGATTGACGAAAACACATTAAAACAAGGATTATTTACACCAGGTTCTAATATTTTAGTATGTCCATTGTCTGATTTAAAAGATATTTCAAAAGATTGCGTTATCCTTATTACAGCTTGGAATTTTTATAATGAAATAAAGGATAAAATTAAAGATAAAATTAAAGAACTAAATATTAAATATAAGGTCACCTTACTAAATATTGATTCTTTAAAAGAAGAAGATATTAATTAAATTGTTACGTTTAATTTTTTGATATTTTATATAGATTTATTTTATAACTATACTATATAAAAGTATGAAGATTGATTATAGCAAGTCAGAGTTTACTCAAGATGAACGCCGTTATATGTTTAGTGAAGCTCAACGTCTTCAAGAGACTAATCCTAACCATATTCCCGTACTCATTCAATTAGATTCTAATGTATTAAAAATGGAAAAACAAAAATTCTTAGTATCTAACGATATTAATTTTAATGATTTTGTCAATAATACACTTAAAAAGAAACTTATTAATCTATATAGTAATGATGTATTAGTTTTACATGTGGTTAAATTCTCTGGTCCTAATAAATTTACAGATATTAAACCTCATCCAAAAACTATGCGAGAAATTTACGATGAACATAAAGACCCTGAAACTAATCTTCTTATTTTTAAAGTATCACGTATGACAACTTATAAATGGGCTAAGGGTTATGTAAACTACTTTTTAGGATACTAAATTTCTTTTAGAAAATAATTAATAACTATTTTCTAAAACAATCAGATTAAGCGTAAAATGGTCTTATAATAAGATATATCTTTTCAACATTATCTATATCTAAATACGCATAGTTCTCGTAATCGGATAATATATTATCACTTAATATATGTTTAACATCTTTTGGTATATTAACATTTAATACATCGTAAAATTTATATTTTTGTAATGGGAATAAATCATCTTTTTTATATCTAAAATTACATCTAATACTCTCATTTCTTATAAATCTTGGATCTATATTGACATATATATTAGATTCAATTTCTTTAAACGGAAATATATCGATATGTATATCATTTGTCTTTGTATTATCTATTATGTCTCTTATAAAGTCTACCTGATAATAACATAATGTTCTATTTAGCTTTAGTCTTAATCCCACCTTGGTAAATTCATCCTCTAATATTAATAAATCTTCTATATGTTTATCTAAAATCCCAATATCAATATCATTATCCCACGGAATAATACCTTTATGACGTTGTATTCCTAACAAGGAACCTCCATCTAACCAAAATTTATCTTTTAAATAGGAATTATTTAATACCTCGATACACTTTTTAAATAATAATTTTAACTTCCAAATAATTGTTTTGGACGTGTAATGTTTAATCAAGGGTTCAAACTCAAACATATGTAAATTATCTAAAATAATCTGTTTTAAAACATCCATATGTTCTTTTTTACCAATAGTTACTCTTACAAAACCATACATGTCTATTTGTGTTGTTCTATTTCTGATATATACATTATTATTCTCTAATAAATTCAAAAAATATTCTACATTTTTACCGATATAAAATGAAATAAAATTTGATTGTGATTTGACATAAAAAATCTTTAATGAACTTAAAAATTCTTGAAAATTTTCTCTTGTGTCATTCACTTGTTTAATTATGTTTTCGTAATATTGAATATGTGTAAAAACTGCTGCTCCAGCTGATTTTGCTAAATTCGTTGTATTTTTCTCATTATACAATATTTTTACATATTTAATAGTTTCTTCATTTGCCATCATATAACCCAATCTTATACCAGCTAAACCATATGCTTTAGAAAATGTTCTTGTAACAACGATGTTTTCATAATGATGAATAAGATTTACACACGTATTTGAAAAAGTAAATTCTATATATGCTTCATCAATAATAAATAAAGTATCATTATATTTCTTAATACAAAGTTCTATACTATCTTTTGATATTAATGTACCTAAGGGATTGTTTGGATTAACAATATATACCACAGCATTTTGTAAAATATCTTCATAAAATTCCAAACAATCTTGAATATCTAATGGTTCTGTATTATTAAAATCTAAAGTAATATAATGAATATTCTCTGTTTTTCTTTTAATAACATATTCAAAATAACTATAAGATGGAGCTAATACTAAAACATGTGTTTCAGTATTTATATATCTATTAATTAAATATTCTAAAGAATCATCAGAACCTGCTGATAACAAAATTTGAGAATGATTTATATTATTATACGTACATAACTTGTCTATTAATGTTTTTGTAGTTTGATTGTAAATATTTGAATAATGTGTTATACTCTTAGGTTGTAATATAGATTCTTGAATCGATTCTATAACATTAGGATGGTGTTCAAAATCAAATTCATTTAAATCTAATTTAATAGCACAATCATAATCTGCTATTTCTTTACAAATTTGATATTGATTCATATTAGTATTAACTTACAAAATAAATAATTATATTGTAAGTTAAATGAATTAGTTAATCGATAAATTAATTTAAATTATCAAATATGGTCTAACTCCACTCCTATTCAACTTATACAAACTATAAAAACACGGAATTAATACACTACCATATGCAATTAATTGTACTGTTTTTTGATTAGATGCTAATCCTAACTTTTCAAGAAGATGTTTAGTATACCCATTAGGTTCTGTTTTATCATAATCCATTTCTGATATAAAACATTGTCCGTTATTTGTTAACCAATGAATAACTGTAAAAAATGTCACATAAAAATGTATATTTATATAGTATAAATTATTAGTTAAAATCCCCCCAAAGAGTAAATATATAGTAATAATATAATGCAAATAATGTCTAATATCTTTACCGTTCATTTGTATAATACAATAAATTAATTCTTTTTTATTTTAATTAAATCATCATATAAATAATCTCCATTAATATGTTGAACATATCTAAAATCTCCTGGTGCTAAACATTCATGATCAAAATTATTTGGTACTATACCTAACTGTTTTAAACAATATGCTATAAACTCGCTACAAAACATTCCAGCTTTTTTTTCTATATCAAAACAATCTTTACAAACTCTTTTTGTTAAACAATTTCTTGTAAAATATTCAGTATACTCATCATGAAAAGGTATTTCATCTTGGAATTTTTCTACATTTGATAAAAATTTGTTAACATCCATTTTATTTGGTTTATATTTCAGTTTTGTTAAAAATGTATGACCTTCATATGATTCTAAACGCTCTTTTAATGGGTATACATTCACTCCTCCTTTGTAAACACCTAACTTTTTACCATCCCCTGCTAAATGTGTTTCAATTATATATCTTTTATTAGTATTCGGTTCTATTACAATTAAACCTATATGTGTAAATGGACTGATTAAATCATGTGTAAATGCTACATCCTTCCATCTAAAATATACTATATCACCTGTGTCAACTAAATTATAATAAATGTCGTGCAATGTTTTACTAGGTGTATAATAAGTAATGTATCGAGCTTGCAAAATAATAAACACACTACATAATATTAAAAATATAACAATCATTAATATTAGACAACAAATTAATTTGTTACATAAAATGGATTAAATATTAAAAACGGTTGTCCTGTATATTTACCTACAATATCACTAGCTTGGTCACCAATATTTAAAATAATATTTAAACCAGATTCTGTTATTTTTGTTCTACATGATTCTTTGAAATTCTTTATGTAATCTATATAATCATTTGGACAGGTAAAAAGATATGTATATTTATTTAAACCTACAATATCTAAATTTCTAATAGTTACATCTCTAATATAATCTCGTCTACCTGTGATAAATGAATAACCTATATTATGTTCATGAATATAATCAAACAATTCTTGACATTCTTCATTTAATGGAATAATACCTGTTTCGTAATTATAAATACCTTTATTAAATTCTTTAATTTCAATATTATGATACATTAAATTGTTTAGACATACTTCATCAATATCAAAAATAATATGGTCTTTTTTATTTATTTTTAAATTTTTCAAATAAGACAAAATAGTATCAAACTGATTTTGTAATATATGCCTGTAAATATCTATAGATATACTTGTATCTGTTTTTTTAACTATTTTGTTTTTATAATTATTAATATCAAAGTTGTTTAAAAAATTATATTTAAATGACTCAATATACTTTATATAATTATCAAAGTTAGAATCTATTATCCCATCACACATATTTGTATTTATTAAAATACATTCTTCATACTTATCAATTAAATCAGTGTATATAAAAACTTTATCTATTAGTTTTAATCCTAATAATGTTATAGCAATTTCGTTTTTATTGAAAATATCATATGAATTATCATCAGATAATAAATCCACATAAATTAAATGATTTGGATATTTATTTTTAATATTTTCTAATAAATCTAAATGTAATAAATTTAATAAATCCCAATTACATTTAATTATCACAATCTTTTTATTATTAGATTTAATTATACTTGAATCAATTTTATTAAAAATATATTTTAAATAAATTAAATCAACATTCTTATCTACTTTTTCATGATTTTTAAATTGCATAAAACGTAATAACATGTCAGATGTTGAAATACCATGAGTTCTGTTATAAATATCTAATTTATTTAATGACTTTAATTCATTTAATGGATATTTATCTATTCCATCTGAACCATGAAAAAATATGTCACATCCAAAACCATTAATAACAGATATAGAAGTATTATAAGGTACATGGTCAAAGCATTTATCAATAAAACGACAATGTTGCAAAAATTTAATTCGTTCTTTATAAGAAAAAATAGGTAAATTATTTTTTGCTTTTAAAATTTCTTCATCACAATGTGATGCAGCATATAATTCCTTACATTTATTTCTTGCTTGAAATAATGCGTGTACATGGCCATAATGAAATCCATCAAAACATCCATCAATTAAACCTTTACTGTACATTCTAATAATATGTATCCATTAAATTAATTCAATTTAAATTAATTTAATAAATTACTCGTTATTTTTAGATTCTTGTGGCGGATTAGCCTTTTTACTTGACACAGGATTTCTTTCAGGATTTGGCATAATAAATCTTTTGTATCTAATATCTTCATAACGTAAACAATAATCCTGATCTTCTTTACATGTTTTAGGAGCTAAATATAACCATCTAGAAAATTCGTCTTGTTTATTTGGAATAGTTGTCCATGGCATAGTAAAATAATTTCTTTGAGAACTTTGTTTACCAAAAACATCAGAAACATCTCTATATAAATTATTTGAGAATGTTTCGTCCATCATTTTCTTAATTTCAGGATCATTAGGGTCGCATGCAGGTGGTCTGTCAACAATAAATCCATTTTCGTCAAAATTCATATAATCTTTCATTGTTACATTCATAAAAGGATTATCTATAGTTGGTTTAGTACACTTTCCATCTGTATCGTCTGGTCTTTTTTCATTTTCAAGTTGTTCTTTAGTTCGTAATCCAAGTGAAGGTGTAAAATTATTTAATTTAGGATGAAATTTCTCCTTCACAGCCTCATTCTCAACTTCTTTTTGAACTTTTTCTTGAATACTAGGAGCTTTTTCATTTTTGGGTTTTAATTCAGGGTGATGTCTATAAATTACAAAAGTAAATCCTAAGAAAAATGCAAAAATTGCAAAATATTTAGCATTTGAATAATAAACAGCTAAAGCAATAGATACGTATAAAGATAATCGTACAATAGCATTAACACGTTCTTCATTAGTTTGGTCCTTAACTGGAAAAAATTCCATTAGACGTTCCTGTTTTAATAAAATGTTAAAATCATGAATCCAAAGTGGGTCTGACATACTGTTTATATATATTAATATATAAATAGATAATAAAATTTTTAGAAATAAGATAAATTCGATAAATTTTAATTTAAACTTGATTAATACTAGAAACAACACTGTTTTTATAATATCTAAATTGATATAATACAACAAAATCCATAAGAACTGTAATAACAATCATAAAAATCCATGGAAGATTAGTATAAATATAATCTGGTTCCAATGAAAATGCTAAAACAGATAGTAAATAGAAAGTATTACCTAAAATAGTAAAAATATACATTAACATAGATAATCCTTCTGTAGTTTTACGCCTATAATTTAAATATAATTGAGGTAAACGTCCAATAATATAAAATATAGATGACACCCACCCTAATACTGTGCCTACTTCATAATTATATAAAAAAGCAATAGTTAAATAAAGAGACACTGTTATATTAATACCATAATATAATCCGACTGCTGTATATTTTATAACCTTATTTTCCTTTTCATAATAGAGTGTATAAATGGTCATAAGAAATCCAACAAACGCATGATACCATCCTATAATTATTAAACTTAATTCTAAATTAAGTACTACAACACCTAATAAACTTAAAAAATCTGCTTGACCCCACACCAGTAACATCCAAATAGAAATACCCTCTGTCTTTTTAGTTTTATAAATAACATAAAATTGCGGGTAGTAAACAACACTATAAAAAATAATACTTAAAACACCTAATGCAAAACTTGCAATACTATTAGGACTTGATTCGTCAATCATCTTGTGTACTTCACAGTAAAAATTACTGTGATTGTTTATATATCATTTTTTTCTTATTATGTCTTAATATATAAATTATTTTAATGTTATATACTATTATAAGAAGAAATGTCTCAATCAATTAGAGTTTATGATGAATATGGTAGTGTTACCATAGACGATTATTTGCGATTGAATGGAGGTGTTCTTGAAGTTTCCGGAGGAAATTTATTACTGGACGGTATCCGAATTGCTTCAATTAGCTCTAATTTCAATGCAAATGTTCTAACAAGTGGTACAGGGGCTAGTGTCAAAACAACATTAGGTAGCATTTATAGTAATAATATAACAACTGGAGGTTTATATATATCTAATGTCCTAGTTATGAATACTAGCAGTAGTTTAGTAAGTGTAGGTAGTATTGACGCTGTTAACACTATCTCTGCAAGTCAGTTTTTAAGTAATAATTTAACAGTTTCTGGTTATATTTCTGGGTCAAATCTTCAAACAACTTATGCAACTGCATCTAATCTGTATTCTCCTAATATTATTTCAAGTAATATATCGACCAATCTTTTAACTACTGGAAATTTGTATATATCTAACGCCTTTTCAGCTCAAAATTCAAGTATCACCAATTTGGTCGGTACTAATATATCATCAAATAATTTATATTCATCATTAATCAATACTCAAACACTTTTATCTACAAATATCACGTCAAGTAATATTTTTGTAACCAACAATTCTTCAATAAATCTTATCACATCAAATCTATCAGCTGGAACAACTCATCTAACAACAGCATATGTTCAAAATCTTACTAACGCTAATACATATAGTACTTCTATTTCAGCTGCGAATATTCATAGTGATTCTTTAAAATCACTCAACACTATTTTAACTAATTCAAGTTTGACAAATTCATTAATAACTAATTCTTGTATGTCTAACTTGCATGTATCAAATGTAACTGGATATAATATCATTACTACCAATTTAGAAACAGTTAATTTAACAACATCCAACGCATTAATTGATAACATCACAAATAACAATTTAACAACTACGAATATTCGTACTACAAACATTTCAACAAATAATCTTAATGTTATCAATCAATTGGCCACGAATGTTACAACTACCACATTACTCAGTTCTACTATTTCATCTGCTAATGCTAAATTCACAAATACGACAAGTTCTAATATTTTAGCTCTAAATGTCCAAACTACAACCTTGGGTTCTAATGTTATTAATACAGATATTCTTAATGTTATTGACTTAACATCTATTAATTCACACCTAACAAACTCAAGTTTGACAAATTTAATTAATACAAATTCTAGTATCTCAAACTCAATTATTACTAGTTTAACAGCAGGAAACATCAATATTAATTCCTTGACTACAGGAAATTTTGTCGCCTTAAATACTACTTTAACCAACTTAGTTAATACTAACTTAACAGCATCCTCCATTAGAACATCTAATTTAACTACTTCTAATTTATATTTAACATACAGTACCCTAGCTAATGCTAATATTACACAACTAAATGTCCAAAACTTATCGGTTACAGATATTACTATTGGTAATGTTGCATTAAACGATTTAGATATTCCATCTAGTACTATACAAAACGCACTCTTTACTAATATAACATCTAGTACCTTATATGTAGTAGATAATGTTTCAACAAATATCTCCGCTACAAATGAAACTGTTACAAATCTATTAGCTATAAATCTAAATTCAACTAATATGTCTTCTGATAATATTCATGTTACTACATTGACACCACTAAACACTATCAGTACAAATATCACCAGTTCTAATATTAAAACAACTAATTTAACAGCAACAAATAGTTCATTTGCTAATGAAATAGTTACAAACTTAACAGCTAGTTCAATCATTAATAATACTTTATTAAATACATATGCTACTTCTCAAAATCTCTATGCTCCAAATATCACAACAACATCTATTTTAGCAACCCAACTATCAACATCTAATTTAATTGTCACTAACGCCACTGTTGAAAATTTACATAATACTGATATTTTTAACACCTTTATTAGTACATCTAACTTAAGTGTGTCTGGTAATATTACAGTAGGTGGAGATGTTTTGGTAGCTGGTTCTTTAGTTGCAGTAAATATCACATCTGTAAATATTATAGATAATAATATCACCTCAGGAAACTTTACATCTACATATGCAACTCTATCTAATTTAATAGGCACTAATCAAACTGTAACAAATTTACATGCAACTGAAACTAAATTAACAAATATTAATAACACTAACTTTACATCTTCTAATGCATTGGTAACTAATATTTCATCCTCACAAGGTATTATTACATCTTTGACAAGCTCAAATATAAAAACAACAACTCTAGAATCTCAAGATTTAATTTCAACAAATGTAACCATTAACTCTGCGTTAATTAATGATATAAACTCTATAAACATTATCACTGAAAATGCAAGTAGTAATAATCTAAAGTTTGTTGATGCAACTGGTCAAAACTTGATTATCACCAATCTAACAACAGCTACTTTATCAGGATTAACAAATTTAAGTTTAACAAACATTTCTACAACCAATATCTTATCCACAAATACTAAATTAACTAATTTATCATCATCTAATATTATCGCTTCCAATCTTACATCCAATAATTCTGTATTAACAAATCTTACATCGACAAATATAAAGACATCTACATTAGAAGTATCAAATATTACTGGTCAAAACTTGATTATATCTAATATTACCTCTAGTTCTATAAAAACTAGTGATATCCAAACAATAGATATTATTGCAACTAATATAACAGGTGATAATTTATTGATAACATCGTCAACAATTTCAAATATCTATAATACTGACTTTGTATCTACTAATATTACATCTTCTAATATTGTCTCTGATTACATAACTGTAAATAATACTATTATCACACCATATTTATCAACTACTGATTTATATACAATAAATCTAACAAGCTCTAATATTCTCACATCAAATCTTACTACAGATAATTTAATAGCATTAAATGTTACGTCATCAAATCTCTCCGTTGAAATAGCTAATATTCAAGATTTAACATCAGACTTTATTTCAACTGCATCTATTCAATCTGATAATGTTACAATCGGCTCTGCTATCATTTCTGGAGATGGTCTTTTTATTAACAACTTTTTAAACGCTACAAGCATTACAGATGGCGGGGCTCTAACAATTTTTGGTGGTGCATCCATTTCAGGAGACCTTATAGTTGGTGGTACAATTACATATTCTAATGCAGCAGCCGCTAGTAGCACATTCACATATTTAACATTGTCCGGAACAGATGAAGCTATTGATTCAGGAAGTGGAGCATTAGTTGTCTTTGGTGGTATTGGTATACAAAGTACTTCTGAAGCTACAAGCCCATCTAGTGGAGGTGCTTTAACTGTAGGAGGTGGTGTAGGTATTGGAGGTAGTTTAATGGTAGGTGGCATTGGGTACATGGACCTTGATTCAACTAACTCAACCATTATTAATTTATATACAAGTGATGTTACAGCGGATAACACATTTATTACTAATGCTACAATTGATAGTTTAAATGTCACAAATTCAAGTATTAGTACCTTATACGTATCAGATATATTTGGTGATACAACTACAATTACAAATGCTGTATTTACTAACACTAGTACAGGAACCCTAAAAGCAGATGATGTAGTAGTTTCTACAATTTCTATCACTCACGCTACAGCTGCTAATTTATTAACAGATAGTGTGACAAGTAGTAATATTTTAGTGAGTAATGTAACTTCTAGTTCTTTAATTGCCACAAATATTCTATCAACTAATACAACAAGTGAAAATTTAAATGCATTAAACAGCAATATCAGTAATTTAACTATTGGAAGTTTATTATCCAGCACAGATTCGAGATTAACAAATATTAGCACAACAAATATTATTGGTTCAAATATTGATATAACAAATATAAAATCAACTAATACTACTTTTAATAATTTATTAGCAACTAATGCAACGATTACATCTTTACTTAATTCTAATATTGATTCTGCAAATATTACTGCAACTAATGTATATATAACTAATACAGAAATAACAATTGCTACAGCTGGTACTATTTTAGCTACAAATGTCAGCAGTTCTAATTTAACAACATCTAATTTCTATACAGATAATCTATATTCTATTTCTGCTACAACAACAAATCTAATAGCAACAAATCAAACCGTTGATAATTTATTTGTTTCAAGTACCACACTTTTCAATGGAGACTTGAATGTTGGTAATAATGATATCTACAACGTTACTCGTCTAGAAGTTGAAGGTTCCAGTATACAAAATCTATATGTATCATCTATCACAACTGGTAATTTATTAGCCACATCAAATCTTAAAATTCTCGGAAATGTTGACGCCACTGGAGCTAATGTACATGTAAATACTTTAACTACTTCCAATTTATACGTTAACAACAGTTTTACTGTCTTAAATGCTACAATTGGTACAGTTATTTCAGATTTATTAAAAGTTGTTAATCAGTCAACTTTAGGTGCTGTTACATTTACAGGTGATATTAAAACATCATCAAATGCTACTATTGGTAATATTAATACATCAAAATTAATTAGTGCAAATCTAGTAGCTACTTCATCTACTATTGAGAACTCTATTTTATCTAATATTACATCTAATAACTTATATAGTAATTTAATTTCAGCTGGTAATTCTTATGTGTACACTGAAACTATATCTAATTTAGTTGTTGATAATCAATCAGATTTATATGGAGATACAACAATTTATGGAACAACATCGTTTAATGGAAAAACTATCATTGATAGTAGTGGCAATGCTACATTTGGAAACGGATATGTTACATTAGATAATTCGGGTAACAGTACATTTGGAAATATGTTTTTAACTAATATTCAATTAACAAATGCATCTATACAGAATATTAAATTTACAGATATTTCTGGAACATATGCAAATATCACGCATCTTACAACTTCTTCCATTCTCAGTACAGATATTACTACAAGTAATTTAGATACTACATTAGCAACAATTTCATCATTACAAGTTGGAGACATTACTGCTTCTACAATTCATTCTACAAATGTATCAAGTGCTTCAATTATTGCAACAGATACAGAATTAACTAACATTACATCTACAAATATCGTTTCTCAATTAGTATCAACTGGAAACTTCTTATCAAGTAACAGTACATTATCAAATACTTATGCATTTAATTTAAATACAAGCCAAGTAACAGCATCTAACGTCTTAGCCACAACAATCTCAAGTTCAAACTTGTATGTTCCAAATATATCAACTGATAATTTACAATTAACACAATCAAGTATTACTAATTTAACCACAACAAATGTCACAGCTGGAACAATCTTAGTTGACTTAATTACATCAGCAAATATTCAAGTCACAAGTTTAACAGGTGGCGTGGTTATTGCAGATACAGTAACTACAAGTAATTTATTAGCTACAAATGTCACATTGGCTAATATGAAGTTTACAAATGTCAACTTATCAAATGCTACCGCATCATCTATTTTAGCAACAACAATTTCAACTTCTAATCTAGAAGGTACCAACGCAACCATTTCGCAATTAATAACAACAGACTTGACTTCTACAACTAGTACAATTGGAAATATTGTATCTGCATCTATTGGTTCTACAAATATTTCATTTGGAAGTCTTATAGGTTTAGACTCAACTATAGGTTCATTACATAGTACTAATATTCAAACTGTTAATTTTACATCTTCAAATATAATAACAGAAAACTCTACAGTCAATAATTTAAAGGGTACTAATGCAACTGTATCTTCAATTGTTGCAACTGATGTACAATCTACAAATGGAACAATAACTAATTTAGTAAATACTAATCTGTTATCAGAACATTTATCAACATTAAACGTCACATCTACAAATGTGTTAACAAGTTCTTTAACTTCATCTACAGCTAAAATTACTGATTTACACGTTTCATTAAGTACTATTTCTAATTTACGCGCCTCAAACATTACAGTTTCTAATATAAAGAGTTATGACATTAATTCTACCAACTTATCTGGTACAAATGTTACAATCAATAACTTGCTATCAGATTACTCTACTGTAGCAAATACATTACATATTAATATTACAACCACAAGTTTATTAAATACATATGCAACTATATCTAATATAATCGGTACAAATGCAACTCTAGCAAATATTCTAAACACAGATTTAGTTAATATTAATTTAACAACTTCAAATATATTAGCAACTAATGTAACAAATGAAAATTCTTTAGTAAATAACTTAAACGTCACAAGTTTAACTGGAAGTAGTGCTTTAATATCGGATATTTCAACAGGAAATCTAAAAGCTACGAGAGCAACTATTAACAACTTACTAACACAAAATATTACAAATAGTAATTTAGTTTCATCTAATGCTACCATTGCATCTCTTTTTAATATCAATTTAGACTCTACTACGATTACATCAGGTGCTATTTTAGCAAGTATTGCATCATTTGGTAATTTACAAAGTACAAATGGAACAATCAGTAATTTAAATGCAACAACAGCTGCTATTACAAACGGATTATTAACAAACTTGACTAGTTCTAATTTAGTATCATCTATCTCAACATTAGGTTCTACTTTTATAAATAATCTAGATGTGACAAATGTTACAGCATCAACTATTTTAGCATCTACAATTTCAACTTCTAATTTAGCAAGTAATCAAGCAACAATCTCTACTTTACTAAGTACAAATGCAACTTTAACAAATATTACATCATCGAATATTCTAACAACTCTTATTGCATCAAGTAATTCTATTTCAACAAATTCAAGTGTCGTTAATTTATCTGTATCAAGTGGTAACTTCAGTATATTAAATACAACTGATTTAACAAGTACATCAATTAGTACTTCTAATTTAGTAGCTGGTTCTTCTACAATTGCATCATTAGTAAATACAAATCTGAATACTACAAATATTTCAAGTGCAAACATTATATCAAATAATCTACAAACTACTCTTATTTCGACAAGTAATTTAGTATCAGATAATAATACTATTAATAATCTTTTATCTACAAACCTTACATCTAGCAATTTAGTAGCAAGTGTATTTTCAGGAAGTAATGTTATTATTGGTGTTGCGAGTGTTGGAACATTAATTTTAGCAGGTGCAAGTTTAAATGATTCTTCTAGTGATAACTTTACAGCTATTAATTTGGTAGCATCTTTCTCTACATTTGGTAATGTACTTAATACAAATTTAAATTCAACCAATATTACAACTAGTTCAATTAGAGCGTCAAATGCCACTATAGCTAATATTGAATCATCTAATATTTACACTAATACTTTAGTTGGTCAAGATGCCTCACTAACCAATTTAACATCCACTAATATTCTATCATCTAATAATACAATAACAAATCTTAATGCCACTAATAATACATCCACAAATATATACAATACTAACTTACATAGTACTAATGCTACATTATCTACATTATTAGCTTCACAAATAACGACTAGCAATTTAGAATCCTTAAATTCAACTATATCTAACATAATTAATACTAATTTAAATACAACAACTATCAGTACATCTACATTATTAGCTGATGCAATTACAACTAATAACATTAAATTTACAAATGCATCTGGTGTCAATTTATTACTTACATCTGGAACAATAACAAATATAATATCTACATATAATACTACTGCAAATGATTATGTTACAAACAGTAATATTACAAATGCAAGTGTTAGTAATTTGATTTCTACAACTATTTCATCTGATTTCCTAGTGTCAAGCAATTCCACATTAGCTTCTTTAAAATCAAACTCTATAACTACGAACTCTATCGGTTCAACGTATGCATCTCTTGGAAATGTGGGAATTAATACAGCAACAATTGGAAGTTTAACATTAATTAATACATTAATTGGTAATGTTACAGTTGATAATACCTTAGTGACAAATTCTACCATAACAAGTTTGAATGTAACAAACATTGATGCTTCAAATATTTATACTTACAACTTAGGAGCTAGTCAATTAACAACAGCATCATTATTAACTTCAACTGGTACATTAACACTGTTACAGTCAACTTATTCTACAATCTCTAACTTATTAAACACGAATCTTAATACTGGTAATGCTACAGTAAATAATTTACAAGTAACATCATCTAGTATAGCTAATTCACAAATAACAAACATTACATCATCTAATCTTATCTCTACCTATGTAGATACTACATATCTTTTCACATCAAATTCTACTATAAGCAACTTAAGGGGTGTCAATAGTAATTTTACAAATATTAGTTCGAGCACACTCTTAGTATCAGATGCAAGTATTTCAAACTTAAAAGCAACCAACAATACATTAACTAATATTATTAATACAAACTTAACTACCGCCTCATTATATTCTAACAGTTCAAATATAGATAATTTAACATCGCTTAACACTTCTATTACAAATATTACATCTAGTAATATTAAATCAACTTCTATTACAACTTCTAATTTACTTTCAACTTACAGCACCTTATCTAATTTAAGAGTATCATCTATTACAGCGACAGACTTAAGTTCTACAAATATTGATGTTACAACTATTTCAAGTGGTTCATTATTATCTAATACGATTTCCTCTGGTAATGCTTATTTGATTAATTCAAGTGTAGGTACATTAAGTGTAAATAATGTTATTAATACAAATGCAAGTATTGCTTCTTTGAAAAATACAAACTTAGCTACAACCAATATATCTGCAGTTTCACTTGTATTAACAAATGCATTAATTGATAATAGTACATTAGCGTCTTTAATATCTACATCTATTACAAGTGCGTCAGCTGTTATAACAGATATTGGTATTACAAATGCAAGTATCAATAATCTTGTATTAACAAATTCAAGTATTTCAAATATTAATACATCATCTATTAAAGCTACAACTAGTACTCTAACAAATATTCTTAATACATCTATAACATCTTCATCTATTAAAGTGTCATCTTTAGATGTTAATAATTTAGTAACATTAAACGCAACAGTGGGTAGTTTATACGGAACAATGGGGACATTGGATAATCTGATTTCTACAAATGCAAGTATCACTAACAGTATTTTAACTTCAACAAGCATTTCTAATGCATTTATGGATATGTCTACAGTTGGTACAATGATTGGACTAAATTATATTGGAACTAATGCTACAGTTACAAACTTAAATGGTACAAATAGTCAGTTAACTAATTTAACTAGTACAAATGGTAATATATTAAATTTAACATCTTCCAATCTGCAAGTAACAAATGCTCGTTTAACAAACAGTACTATAAATAGTTTAGCATCGGATAACTTTACAGCTACCGCATCTACACTTCCAAATATTGTTTTTACTAATATTACAGGTACTAATCTATCTATTACAAATGCTACAGTTGCATCATTATATGCAGACACATCTGTTTTAACAAATATGAGTGCTACAAATTCTACTATGAGTGGATTAAGTGTAACTGATATCACAACAACAAATATTACATCTACAAATCTTGTATCTGAATTAGTGTCTTCTGGTAATTTATTATCTAGTAATTCTACATTGTCTAATTTAGTTGGTCAAAATATTAAATATACAACTGGAACTATATCTAATTTAGCATCTACATCTATTACAACATCTAGTTTATATTCAAACACTGCTACTATCTCATCATTAGTTGCTACTAACTCTTTATTAACAAATGCAACAACTTCTAAATTAGCTGCTACAACAATTAGTGCTGGAAATTTATCTGCATTAAATGCATCTGCTGCAAGTTTATATGCTAGTAACCTACATTCATCCAATATTACGACAAATTCTTTGGTATCAACAAACTTATTTTCTGAGAATGCAGATGTTACAAATATGTCATCAGATACTTTATTAGCCCAAACAGCCTCCATCTCTCAATTAACATCAGATTTTATTTCTTCTGGAACGTTGAATGTAAATATCTCAACAATTGGTTCACTGTTCATAGGTTCATCATCAAATTCTACGAGTATGACTGATGGTGGTGCTTTAACAATTGCTGGTGGGACATATATTGCTGGTAATCTTATCGTTGGGGGAACTATAAGTTACTCTGGTGCAGCAGCTGGTACTGGTTCATATTCTACAATTACAATTACATCAACACAAAATGCAAGTAGTGCAACAAACGGTGGTGCTTTAAGTATTGCAGGAGGTATGTCTGTCGAAAAAGATATTTATGTTGGTGGTACAGGGTACTTTTCAGAGATTAGTAGTGGTAATATAGTAGCGGCAAATTTAAGTAGTTCTAACATTATTACGTCAAATATTACAACAAATAACTTAGTATCAGGATTTATTACAACATCAAACTTAAAAGTCACAAACCTAACTGTATCTAATATTATCAATACAGATATAACTACAGGAACATTAAGTTCTACAAATATCAAAACAACAAATATTACAACAAGTACACTTGTATCAACTCTTATCACATCCAATAATTTACAAACAACAAATGCTACAATTTCATCTCTTATTGTTTCTCAAGGAGCATCATTTAGTGGTTCATTGGATATGATTAACAATTCGATTGTTAACATTCCAAATCCAATCAATCCATTAGATGTTGTAAATAAACAGTATGTTGATTACTTAGTAGGGGTAGCGTATGGTGGTATTCCAGAATTAACATTTGTTCTAAGTAATAATGTAGTCACACCAACAGATATAATTGATTTCAAGTTTGCAGACTCATCTGTTAGTTCTTTTGAAGCAATGGTTTATTTACAAATTCCAGAATTAAATATTTATGATCAATGGATTTTAAATGGTGTTTTAAAGGGTTCTACATGGATTATGAATCAACAATTTATTGGTGATTATCCAAGTAATGTCAAATTTAATATTGTCACAAGTGGTGGATATGGCCAAATTCAGTACACTAATAGTAATACAACAGGTACAGCTACATTAAGATTCAGAGCTAATACAACTTCTCAAGGTACTGTAACAAATATTACAATTGGTAATATCGGTGGTGGTGGAGGTGGTAGCGGCAATACAGGAGTAGGATTAACTACATTTTATACACAAGGAACTCTCCTTTTAGGTAATGATGGTAATGAAATAACATCTAGTTCATATCTCAAATTCTTGAATAATACACTTACCATAGGTACTACAATACAATCTATTAATACTAGCTCTGGGGCTTTAATTGTCAATGGAGGTGTTGGAATTCAGAAAAACTTACATGTAGGTGGTGATATATTCGGTATTAATGGCATATTTACAAATATTTCTACAAGTACACTTACAGCAAATACAATTAATTCTTCATTCATTAGTACAAGCAGTTTACAAGCTACAGATGCATCATTAACAAATATTTCTACAAGTACACTTACAGCAAATACAATTAATTCTTCATTCATTAGTACAAGCAGTTTACAAGCTACAAATTCATCATTAACAAATATTTCTACAAGTACACTTACAGCAAATACAATTAATTCTTCATTCATTAGTACAAGTAACATGGTTGTATCTGGAAATATTACTGTAGGTGGTAACTTAACTGTATCTGGTATAGCAACTTATCAAACAATTAGTAATACCGTGCTTGTTAACTTAACTACTACGAATTTAGTTACGACATCAGATGCAACTTTACAAAATCTCTTATCTACAGATATTACAACTGGTTCAATCAACTCTTCTAATTTAAATTTTGTAAATGCAACTGGTACAAATGCTTTACTAACAAATATTACATCTACATCTTTATTAGCAACTGATATTACAACGACTAATCTTAAGACGACAAATATAACAGCTACAAATGCTTTACTAACAAATATTACATCTACATCTTTATTAGCAACTGATATTACAACGACTAATCTTAAGACTACAAATATAACAGCTACAAATGCTTTACTAACAAATATTACATCAACATCAATTTTATCAAGTGATATTACATCCACATCTTTATTAGCAACTGACATCACAACGACTAATCTTAAGACTACAAATATAACAGCTACAAATGCTTTACTAACAAATATTACATCAACATCAATTTTATCAACTGACATTACAACGACTAATCTTAAAACAACTACTTTAACAGCTGGTAATATTATTACAACAAATATTTCATGTAATAGCATTGCCCTAGCTGAATTAGCCTTTACGAATATTTCATCAGCTGGTTTAGTTTCTAGTGGTGGTAAGACAATTATTAAATTCCCGATGTTATTAGCCACAGTTAGAACTGACGTAACTAGTTCAGCTGGTACATCATTAACAGCTTCAGCATTCTTGAATGGTTATATTCATCGCAGTAACATTTTAAATAATGCACAAACAGATACATTACCTACAGCCTCTGCTATTATAACAGAGTTAAACACATTTACTGCTGCAACAACTGGTATGACATTAGATTGTTTCTATTACAACGCATCTGGTAATAATATCAATATAGTTGCTGGTAGCGGCGGAAGTTTATCTGGAACTATTCAAATTTCAGGTGGTAGATTACATAGAATTACAATGTTACTAACAAGCACAACAACTTATGTTGCTATGGTCGCTCCATAAATAATTATGACCATGGTCGCTCCATAAACCAATTTATCTAAAATTAAATTAAATTCCTTATTTAAAATTTCTAAGTAATAAATAAGGAATGGAAACAGCTGAGTTAATTAAACAGTTATATCCAACTGTATATGAAAATGCGCGTAAATTATATACATTTGAAAGAAAAGTTCACGAACTTATTGATGATACGTACGGCAAAGATACATTTAACAGTATTTTAAAGTTAAATGAATTTCATCAGGAAATAGATAATGTACAACAAAAGAAATTATCAGATACACAAATGAATAAATTAGCTCAAAAATTCTCAAAATATTTTGATGAATATTCATTAGCTACATATGAATTAAAAACACAAATCGGTGCAAAAGATACATTATCTATTATGGAATTTTTAAGAGATTATTTTAAATCCACAGTTTAAATATACAGTTTTCTTTATCTTAGATATCTTACTTCTTTTTTAATGATACTCAAAAGCATATCATTACCAATTTCGTCACGAATAGAATCTTCGTATCTTTTTTGTACACGTTCATTTTTCCATTTACCATTTTCAAATAAAACCCTTGGTACATACGTAACATTAAGATACTTTCCGTATTTTCTTTCATAACGCATATCTGAATCTTCACTACCTGAAGAGTCATCACTATCTCGTGAATCAACTTCGTCAAAAAAATACCCTCTTTCTCTATCTAACTCGACAGTAGTAATGATTTCATCATCGTCATCATTTATATGTCTAACTTCGAGTTGTTTTACAATATAATAATCACACCCCATATTCTCGTCTTATTACTAAAAGAAATTATTTTAAAATCATTTTTAAATTAGTACTTTCTTAATAAGTAAGGATTATTTGGTGGTCTAGGTGGAAAGTTAGATAAAATATAAATTATAGCTAATGTACCAGCTGTATATCTTAACGTATGCTTATTTGTATTCTTTGTTATGTAATCAAAAATTTTATCAAACATTTAAAATTAAGTTATTTTAATTTTAAATTAAATATAATTTATCAGATTCAGATGGTGGGAATAAAATAACACGCTTTGAACCCATTAATTGACAAAAAATGTTATTAGCATTATCACAATGTAACATTGAATGAACATTATTTCCATGATTAATCCACCAATGTGATGATAATAAAGGTGTATTTATATTAAAGGCATCTGCTATACCTCTTAATCTAGGGTCACGTTCTTCTAAAATATAAGACGATTTATTTTCGTAAAAGTCTTGAAAATTTCCAAATACTTTACACATATATTTTTCATATAAGTCTTTAATTCTTGGAGATATAAAGCATTTTATCTTACTTTCTTCAAATAACATTGGTTTACTAAAAATATTTTTAATATCATCAAATGTAGGTTGTATACTATGCCTAGAAAGAAACGGTAATGAATGACTAGAATGATACATAAATGTATCGTTATTTATTATAGAATGTTTGATTTGTATGTCTTCAGTATTATTTTCAGTATTATTTTCATTTACTGTAATTTCTTTTTTAACATTGTCATACCAAAAATTTATTGCAACATTTAATTTACTATTTTCATTGACACCTTCAGAAAATACATAATGAAACCATCCTTGAGGAATAAATAATATATCACCTTCTTTCAATAGTACTTCATATTTTTTAGCTGTATAATACAAATTATACTTTTCTTTATCTGGAAATTCAGTTATAATTTCTGAATATTTGTTCATTATTATATAATTATATCGATATATTTATATATTTTATTAAACGTAATTCACTATACAATTTAGTCTTAGAAGTCGTCGTCATCAAAAGCAATAGTTCTATCAACTTCAGATTGACCAATTCCTGCCTTTTGATATTGGGAAACACGAGTTTCAAAGAAATTTTCTTTAGTATTTACTGAAATCATTTCCATAAATCCAAATGGATTTTCAGACTTATATAGCTTATTATAACCAAGCATTACTAACCATCTATCTGCCACAAATTGAATATATTGGCTCATCAAATCACTATTCATTCCTAATAGAGATACTGGTAAAGATTCTGTAACAAATTCCTTTTCAATATCAACAGCTTCTTTGAAAATTTCATGAACTGTATTTTCGTCAAGTTGATTATCTAACATTTTATATAATTCTATAGCAAACTCTGCGTGAAGACCCTCATCCCGACTTATAAATTCATTAGCTGTTGCCAAGCCAGGCATTAATCCTCTATTTTTAAGCCAATAAATAGCACAAAAACTACCAGAGAAGAAAATACCTTCTACACAAACAAAAGCAAGTAAACGCTGAGCAAATGAAGGTTTTTCTTTAGTTAAAAATTTCAAAGCCTCTATTATGTTAGAATTAAGTTGCTCATCTTGATATTGGTCAGACTCCTCTAAAAATCTTAACCATTCCATATGTTTTTCAGGAATCATTTGTTGAAGAGTACTACCTTCTTCAATCCATTTCATAGCCCATTCAGCTTTACGTTTAACAGCAGGTATAGTTTCAACAGCATTAAATAATTTTTCTTTTTCTTTTGAATCTTGAATATAGGTATCGATAAGAAGACTATATTGTTCTCCATGAACTGCTTCAATCATCATTTGAACTGCATAAAATTGTCTAGCTTCAGGTATCTGAACTTCATTATAGAAATTTAAAACTAAATTTTCATTAACAATTCCATCACTTGCAGCAAAAAATGCCAAGACATTCTTTACAAAATACTGTTCATTATCATTTAATTTTTTCCAGTCTGAGAGGTCGTCACTCAATAAGACTTCCTCAACAGTCCAAAATGTACTGATATGTTTCTTATAAAAGTCCCATAAGTTATGATGTTTAATTGGAAATACACAAAATCTATCAGCACCAGGGTTTTTAATAATTGATTCAGACATTGTTTAATAAAAGCTTTTAAAAAAAGTTTCTGTTAGTAAATTTTAAATAAATAATTAATTAATCATTTTTTTTAATTAATTAAAATTTACGCTCTAAATAAGAAAATAAAAAGCTTGTGTATTATATATGGCTGAATATATATTGGACAAACAAACGCGAATTTTTGTCATAGGTTATTTTGGCCACACAAATACAGGTGACGAACAATACCTTCATACCTTTGACTACATTTTCAAAACATTTTTAATTAATCATGAAAATTACTCCATAAACTATCTTGATTGTGATCATATTAAAACAAAAGAATTTAGAGATTCTGATATTATTATTCTTGGTGGTGGAGATGTACTTAACAACTACTTTTTAGACCAAATTATAGCTAAATTTATTAATAAGCCAAATAAAATATTAGCTGTATCTGTAGGATTGCCATATACAGACATTATTACAACTACAAACAAACTAAATATTATTGATTATATGTTTGTTCGAAGTAATCAAGATATGGATTTATTCAGAAAATACTTTCATCCACATAGAGTATTTTTCTTACCAGACCTTTCATTTTTCCTCCTTAACTTAATTGAGGATAAATCCAAATCTATTCTACCTAGAAGAAAAGCTGATGTACAACTCTATTATAAAAATGATTCTCTTATACATCGCCATTTACAACAAATTCGAAAGGATGGTAAAAAAATTATAGCTATTACTCTTTCTCGACACATTTATGACCCAAATACCCCTGAGCATTACTATAATATCCTCAACTCTTTAATAAAATTTGTTAAATATCTTTTAACTTTTGGATATTATATTGTTCTTTTACCATTTAATACTAATGAATCTTCCTCAAATGAAAATGATATTTTAATTCATAATGACCTAATCAAAATACTTAATGATAATCCTACAATTAGTCGAAATGTGATGAATTTGACAACACATTTAAATCCTATAGAAATTCTTGAATTATACCAATATTTCTATATCACGATTCCAATGAGATTCCATGCTGTATTATTTTCAATTTATGCTAAAGTCCCTACATTACCTATTTTTACAACACGAAAAATTAAAAATTTATTATTAGATATAGGGTGGCATCATGGTTATGAGCTTGAATGTAATGAAAAAGATATACCTATTAAGTTAGATGAATTATTGTTAATAAATAGGTTTAGAACAATGATTGAAGTATATGATAATTTACAAGAACGATTATTAGAGGTTAATAGGGATTTGTTTACTAACAATCTTGGTAATATGAAAAGATTGATGAATTTAATTACATGTGATTATTCAAAAACATCCTTTTCTTTAGATACTAATGTTGTTGAAACAAAAGTAAAAGATGTTTATACTAAAGTTCAAGATTTAGCTAATAAAAAAGGTTATTCTGATTTTAGATTAATAAAAGATGAATCACATCAAAAATTAATGACACAGGTAGTTAGTTATTATTTAACAAATGGAACTATAGAATCACCATATAATTATGGATTATCAACTAAAATGTTTAATAAAGACTATAATTACAAAGATGAGTGGGCATGGATTATTAAAGACAATAATAAAAAATATCTAGAACGTTCTAAGAGAATTTATAATAATCCATATGGCTTATTTAACATCAATTATATTGACCAAGTAGATTATTCTGGTGTACATAGAAGTGGTTGGCAATTCGTATATGAGAATATTAAATATTTACATAATGATGCAAGTGATTTGTATCTTGACTTGTATTTAGATAGAACATTCCATTGGAATAAAGAAATTAATAAAGAATTAGGTCTTATTCCGTATAAAACTAACTGGGTAGGTTTTGTTCATCATACATTTGATACATCTTTTAGTGAATATAATAACTATAATCTCTTAAATAATCCAGATTTTATTGAAAGTTTAAAGTTTTGTAAAGGTATTTTTGTGCTAAGTAAACACCTCAGAAATCAATTTATGGAAGAATTTCATAAAAGAAACATTTTTGTTCCAGTTTATGAACTCATACATCCAACTGAAGTCAATGTTCCCCAATTTACTTATAGAAAATTCCTTAATAATACTGATAAAAAATTAGTACACATCGGTGGATGGTTACGTAATATTTATTCATTTTATAATCTAAGTATTCCTTCAAAATATAGATTTCCATATCCACATTCAAGTATATGTGATATGATTTCAAAAAATCGAATAGAAGAAACTGTACGTAAGGTTGCTCTTAAAGGCGCTTACATGAATAATTATTATCCATCCTTTGATTTTCCAAATAAATTACAAACATTTCTAACAACGTTAGATGTATTACCAGAACCAAATTGTCAAAACTCATGTAAGAATATTTCTCAAAATTCATCTCAAAACTGTTGTCAAAACTGTTGTCAAAATTGTTGTCAAAATGTGTCACAAAATACTTCACAAAATACATCTCATAATTGTTGTCAAAATACATCTCAAAACTGTTCTCAAAATTCACAGGAATTGCGAAACAACTGGTATAAGCATTTCCATGGCCATATTAAACATATGTGTAATGGAGTTGATTTTATTGATAAATTATCAAATGATGATTATGACCAATTATTAACAGAAAATATTGTATTTATTAATTTAGTAGATGCTTCTGCTGTTAATACTATTATAGAATGTATCGTTAGAAATACTCCTATTATTGTAAATGACCATCCAGCGGTCATTGAATTATTAGGACCAAATTATCCATTATATTTTAGCAATAACTATCAAACTTATTTTGACATGAACAAACAAGTATCTGATTTATTATCTAATACAGGTAATATTAAAAAGGCTTATCAATATTTAATAAATTTAGATAAATCTAGATTTAATATAAAGAATTTTGTAAATAAATTTACAAGTTTTTTAAAACACATTAATGAATAAATTATATCAATTATGACAATTATATCAATTTACTTCCAATGTTTTAATGGTTTTTTAATAAAAGAAGGTGTAAATGTATAATCTATTGTTAGCTCAGTTCCGTTTTTTATAGGTTTATTGGAATAAACATCATATGTTCTATTAATAGAATCATATATCAACTTTGTATTTGGCGTCCATGAATGATTTATTTTAGAACCAAAAAATGTTATTGTATTATCTGATTGAATTGCTGTATCAATATATTGATTTACATCAATATTTTGTGTCATATAAACACCAACGCCCTCTATAGGTGACTTTGCTATAATCCATTTCATTTTATATTATACCTTAATTTAAAAATTTTTTTAAATTCTTAGCATATATTAAGATGACATCAAAGTATTTATTAGTAATTTCAAAAGATTATTGGGGTACATATACATCCGAACAAATTGCTAAGTCATTTTCTGAACAATTATCTACATTACTAAATATACCACAATCACATATTACACATTTAATTGGTAACGACGTATCTCTTAATAAAGTAAAAGATACTATTTATACATTTGTTAATCAAGCTTTATTAGATAATCCTCATGAGCCTAAATTATATATTTATATTAATGGTCATGGTAATCAAACAATGGATGCTAATGGTGATGAATTACAAACTAATAATAACTCTGTAGAAACATGTATAGATGGTCAAGATGAATTATATCAATTACCTGATGGTAATTTAATAGATGATGAATTGACACGTATTATTGACCAGGGTGTCTTAAATAGTAATGCATTTAGTAGACCATTTGTTTGTATCATATCTGACCATTGTTCATCAGGTTCTATGATTGACAAAACGCAGTTATATTATGATTGGATATCTATCGGTTCATCTTTAGACAACCAAGATTCTTTTGTTAGTGGTGATGGGAATGTAATGACGTTTTGTTTAATGAATGTTATAGAATCAAATAAAGATAAATTATCAGAATTAACAGCATTAAATGTATTCGCATTATTATCAGAAGAAATGAAGAATTCTTTTATAGGAGACCTACAATCACCTACATTTCATGTATCTCATTCGAGTATGATGAATTTTAATTTATTTAACTAGTTTAAAGTTATCATATTTATTAAATATAAATATGAGAACATATTATCTTTTTCTCGATAAGGAATTTTGTATACGAAATGTATTTGAAAATTTACAGATGGCTTTATTAGAACCAGGGATAGTATATAAACAAATTAAAGAACATGTTATCTTACCACCTTATATAGTTGTAGAAAGTATATATAAAGATGAATATTTAAAAACTAAAATAGATGAAGAATTACGAGATATGGGGTACGATAAATCATTTAAAATACTTAAACCACTTATTAAAGAACAAGTTATGGTACCTGCAGAACTTTAAAATATTCATAGTCGTTTCTCTGTAACAGAACAAGATAATTTCATTTCTATATTATTAAGAATATCATTTCTTAGAACAGAACTTAATGCTTTCTTAACATTGTCTTTATTAAGTTCTTTTCTTAATTGGTTAATAGCATCTTCATATAATGAATAATCAAATTCTGTTTCATCTCCTTCATTTTTATATTTATTAATAAATTCTTTCATTTTAGTTTTTAATTGATTAAGGATAGGGTCTGATAGTAATTCACATGTATCTTTTAAACCTTTAATGACACTAACAGTGTTACCGTCTGTATCTTCTACTAAAGAATTATATGTAGGAGGTTTTTTTTTAGTGTATTTAACTGCATGATTTTCTGGATGTTCTTGGTCACAAATAACATCTTTTATGTATCCTGATAACAATAAATTTAACTTGTCAGGATTTTTAGTACTATCATCATATTGTTCTATTAATGTTTTCATCTTGTCAGGTGCTATATAATTAACATTTAGTTTTGTTATAGGATTTATATTAATTTCAATTGTCATATTTATATCATTATTAGAATTAGTAATAGTATTATTATTACCATTAATTGTTAATTGTTTACTTAATTGTTTTATTTTTTCTTCTTGTTGAAACAAGAGTTCATTTAACTTGAATAAATCTGTTAATAAAGGCGATTTGCATCTAAACTCTCTTAAATGTCTCTGTAAATTAATTTTTTGTACAAATGTATTAGAGCATATATGACAAGTAAAGGCCATTTTATTATTGATAAATAAATAAAATTTCCATATTTACCTTTTTGGCAAAATATTCTAAAAATGACAAAATTAAAATTTATATGTACTAAATATCCTTTCAAACTTTACAAAAAAATTTTATAAAATCATTGTTTTGACAAAGATTTTGACAAAGAGGGCGCCTTTTTTTGTTTAATTTTTATTTTTGGACCTCTCGATCAGAAAAAAACAGTTTTGATCATACTTTTGTCAAAAAATTTTTGAATCAGGGGTCCAAAAATAAAAATTAAACAAAAAAAGGCGCCCTCTTTGTCAAAATCTTTGCCAAGACTACTAAAATTTTGTAAATGTTTTACAATAATAGTTAAATTTCAAAGGATAAATTTATGTAAATTAAAATTTTTTGTCAAAACTTTGTCAATAATATTTTGATTTAAAGATAAAAATATATAGAGATTATGAAAATGCAAGGATTTTTTAAACGTACGCCTAGCAACGCCTCAAGTGAGATTAGTAATATCTTCAAGAGTTTTGGAAAGAAGAAAGATTATTTAAGCTATTTAAATCTATTATACAATGACATGTTTTATGAAAAAACTAAAGATGGAACAATTATGAAAATGTTTTTTGATAATCACAAATTTGACTGGGAGTTATATATTATGTTAACTCTTGAATCTCTTAATTTAAATATAGTTCCAAAAGTTTTAGATATTGATTATAATAAAACAGGGTCATTTATTGAATTTGATACACGCAATTTGACACCATTACGAGAAGTATTTGAAAATAGTGGATCTAATTTTCATCTAATTATCAATGAATTGTTATCATTTATTAGAAGAATCAGAATTAAAAAGGTTCTTATTGGTAATTTACACATAGATAGTATGTATATTGATTTACAAACTATGAAATTTTATATATTAGATTTATCTAATACTACATTTACAGATTCCTGTGAAACAGATATTAATTTACAATCTTTATATATAAGTTTACGTGAAACAGAAATAAAAGACAAGGTTATTAAATATTTTGACCAAGAAATGGAATTATTTAATAACAAATTATCAAAACATAGTTATACAACTAATTTAATTGATTTGTATAACAAATAATATAAGTAATTTGTATGTAATTACGGATATAAGTCTATTAAAGAATGTTTTAAACCATCTTTACCAGGTATAAGTGAACGATTTACAAGAGGGTCATATGGTTTAGATGAATTAATATCTATAAAGCTTGTATTAATATCAATTCCATTTTTTTGAATATAATCTAAATGATAATTATGCATTTGTTTAATATTTCTTGTGATTAAGACATTGTATGTCATAATTACATTATCTATATATGTATACATTTTATTTTGTTTTGGTACAGTATATATAAAATTTTGTAAATTATTTAGACAGTTACTTTTCAATTGTATTGCTATTTGAAGCATTTCATGGATATTTTCTGGATATACGCCTTCTGCTTCGTAAAACCTTTCAATATCATGTTTTAATTTTAAGATATTATTTGTACCCTTTACTAATAAATAATATTCTTGTGGATTATATTCTGATAATTTTAATATACTGTGTAAAAATACAATCATATTCGCATCTATGTATAAAGAATCTAGCTTATTTTTTTCATATAATTTTTGAGCATCAGCAGGTGGTAGCTTCAACCCACCACTTGTAGCTGTAGCAATTTTATAATTAACATATTCGTATACTTTTGATTGAATGGTTTCTAATTTAAGATAAATAATCTTGTTATTATCACTTAAATCATTCTGATTTGTTTTAACATACATATTTGTTATATATAATGCTAAAACAAATGCTATTAATATATATATTGAATTCCCAAAAATTCCAAGCTTAGTGAAAAATAATAATAATATAGTAAAAAATACGATTACATTAAATTTAAACAGTTGTTTATAAACACCATGTTCTTTTGTGAAGAGATTTATAATATCATCCATATTAAAATATATAGAGAAATTAATTTAACTAAATTGATAAATTAATTACTTAATTACTTAAGCACTTTTAGCCTTAGATTTCTTGCTCTTTTTGCTCTTTCGAGGAGCTTTGGATTTCTTTGACTTTCTTGACTTTCTTGATTTCTTTGATTTCTTTGACTTTCTTGATTTCTTTGACTTTCTTGATTTCTTAGATTTCTTTGATTTTCTTGATTTCTTAGATTTCTTTGACTTTCTTGATTTCTTGGACTTGCGAGATTTCTTTGATTTCTTGGACTTGCGAGATTTCTTTGATTTCTTGGACTTGCGAGATTTCTTTGATTTCTTGGACTTGCGAGATTTCTTAGATTTCTTGGACTTGCGAGATTTCTTAGATTTCTTTGACTTGCGAGATTTCTTAGATTTCTTTGACTTGCGAGATTTCTTAGATTTCTTTGACTTGCGAGATTTCTTAGATTTCTTTGATTTGCGAGATTTCTTAGATTTCTTTGATTTGCGAGATTTCTTAGATTTCTTTGACTTTCTTGATTTCTTTGACTTGCGAGATTTTCTAGGTTTATGAACTTTGGATTTCTTAGATTTCTTAGGAGATTTAGATTTCTTGTGAGACTTCTTATGAGAACGTTTCTTACCTGCACCGAATTTAGTTTGTAATCTTTGATATTCTGCCCACTTTTTAGCATCTTGATTATCTTTGTATTGGTTATAAGCACCTTGAGCTGATGCAGCAACTGATTTGATACCACTGCTTAATTTTGAACCAAAAGACATAATTCCACTGCTTAGTTTGGAACCAACACCTGAAACAAAGGCCTTAGCTTGGTCCATTTTGGCTTTTGCAGATTCCATAACCTGTCTTAATTGTTCACGTCTACGTTCATCTTTAGCATTGTCGAATTCTGCTTTAGCAGCTAAAAATGCTGCTTGTTTATCTTCGAATTCACCCCATCCTCTCATACTACGATGAGATTTAACACGTCTTTTAGCACCACCTGAAGGTACTGAAATATCAGCTTGAGCTCCTCTACGAGCTACACTATATCTTCCTTTAGGAGAGGGACCAGCTTGAACCTTTCCCTTTCCAGAGCATCTACTTTTAACACATCTTTCCCAAACGTATCTGTTACCTTTCATGCTAACTTGATACATTTTACCATCTCTACCCTTTCTCTTAGTTCCTAATGGAAAGGTTGATGCGGAACTCTTAGGAACGTTAACTCGTCTAAGAGATTTAGATTTTGATTTTCTTGCTCCACCAGCTTGAGGTGCTGTAAACATGTGACCTAAAAAGCTTTCAATAGACATTTTGTTTTTTATAATATAAATAAATAATTTAAATTTTTAAAATTCAATATGAAATACAATCAAAATTATTAAGAGAGATATATATTTATTTAATTTAAATAAAATAATATATGTTAATATATTAATGTATACGTTTCCCAAATGAGATTTTATTATTGGTATATAAATTTGCGGACATATCTACTAGACTTAATATGAATAAAGTATTTAAATGGTCGTATAGAGTGGCAAATCCATTTATGTCTAAATTTTAAAATTTTTAATATATTATTATATATTAGAAATGTCACATTGGACTGAATGTAGAAGAGATGAAGATTGGGGTAGCCGCTGGGGAGGTGGAGGAAAAACAGCTAAAATGAAAGCTGCACAAGAATGCAGTGATAGAGGATTTTATTCACATAGAATACATGATTGTGGTGGTTGGCGTTTTAGAGCCGAATGTTGGGAAGGACTTCCGCATGACTGGAGTAGAGCCTATTCTGATGAAGCAGCAAGAGAATATGGACATGGTAACAGAAATGATGCTGCTCGTGCAGATTGTAGAAATAGAGGATACTTGGGTATTGATGGAGGTCAATGGCGAGATAGAGGAGAATGGAGATTTTCTTTAAAATGTGTAAATCCAGATTGGCACGGAGATTGGAGAGACGAAGGTTGTAAAGATGACGGTAATCAACAAGTAACACGACATGTTAATGCAAATGGTATGTCATGGGAAGAATCAGCAGACTGGTTAAAAGATAGGATGCCAGGAGATATATGGGGTCGTCGTGTACTTAATAAATGGCGTGACCATAGAGGTGCAGCTGGTATGTATGTCACAGCACGTATAGAAAATAATGATTGTAAAGGGGGTTGGGCATCTGGATGGTATGATGATGGATGCCAGGCAGATGGCAGGCATAAATTTGCAGCTAAAGTTGATGCAAAAGGTAGAAGTTGGGAGAGTGCGGCTGACCATATGTTAAATACTATAGGTGATAATCTTAATGGGCGTAAGGTTATTTCTAAATCTAGAGACCATCGTGGTGTAGGAGGTATGTGGGTTGATGTACGTACAGATAATTGGGATTGTTGGGGGAATTGGTTAGATCCAAATTGGAATAAAGAAGGGTGTCAAACTGACCAAACACGTAGGTATTCACGAAAAGTTCAAGCACATAAACGTGATTGGGATACAGCTGGTGACCATGTAATAACACATTTAGTTCCACAAACCGTTGATAATAAACCTGTTGTCGGTAAATGGAAAGAAAAAAATGCATTTGGTGTATGGGGTGTAGTTAAAACAACAGATACTGATTGTCAACCTGATTTTCATGGTAATGATTGGAATGATGATGGTTGCCAAGCTGATGGTTCTAGACGATTTGCTAGACAAGTTAATGATAAAGGTATGGGTAATTGGGAATTAGCAGCAGACATACTTATATCTGGTAATAAAACTCCTAAAGTAGGAAGTTCTTTTAAAGGAGGTAAAGTAAAAAATGTATTTAGAGAACATAAAGGTACTGCAGGGATGTGGGTTATAGTTATAGTTGAAGACAATAAATGTTTTGGCGAATGGTTAGACCCAAATTGGAATAAAGAAGGTTGTCAAAAAGACCAAACACGTAGGTATTCACGAAAAGTTCAAGCACATAAACGTGACTGGGATACAGCAGGTGACCACGTGATAACACACTTAGTTCCACAAACCGTTGATAATAAACCTGTTGTAGGTAAATGGAAAGAAAAAAATGCACTAGGTGTATGGGGTGTAGTTAAAACAACAGATACTGATTGTCAACCTGATTTTCACGGTAATGATTGGAATAACGACGGATGCCAAGCTGATGGTTCTAGACGATTTGCTAGAAAAGTAAATGATAAAGGTATGGGCAATTGGGAAATGGCAGCTGATATTCTTATTGCTAGTGATAAAACCCCTAAAGTAGGAAGTTCTTTTAAGGATGGTAAAGTAACAAATGTATTTAGGGAACATAAGGGTACTGCAGGTATGTGGGTTATTGTTATAGTTGAAGATACCAAATGTTTTGGTGAATGGTTAGATCCAAATTGGAAAGATGATGGTTGTCAAAAAGACCAAACACGTAGGTATTCGCGAAAAGTTCAAGCACATAAACGTGATTGGGATACCGCAGGTGACTATGTTGTTAAAAACTTAATTAGTGATAAAGTTGAAAATAAATTAGTTAAAGAAAAATTCAAAGATAAAAATGCTTTAGGAGTATGGGGTATAGCAAAGGTTGAAGACACTGGTTGTCAACCGGATTTTCACGGTAATGATTGGAATGATGATGGTTGTTTAGCTGATGGGTCCAGGAGATTTGCTAGACAAGTAAATGATAAAGGTATGGGTAATTGGGAAATGGCAGCTGATATTCTTATTGTTAGTGATAAAACCCCTAAAGTTGGTCAAGAATGGAATGGAGGTAAGGTAACTAATGTATTTAGAGAACATAAAGGGACTGCAGGTATGTGGATAATTGTTATAGTTGAAGATACCAAATGTTTTGGTGAATGGTTAGATTCTAATTGGAAAGACGATGGATGTCAAAAAGACCAAACACGTAGGTATTCGCGAAAAGTTCAAGCACATAAACGTGATTGGGATACCGCAGGTGACTATGTTGTTAAAAACTTAATTAGTGATAAAGTTGAAAATAAATTAGTTAAAGAAAAATTCAAAGATAAAAATGCTTTAGGAGTATGGGGTATAGCAAAGGTTGAAGACACTGGTTGTCAACCGGATTTTCACGGTAATGATTGGAATGATGATGGTTGTTTAGCTGATGGTTCTAGACGATTTGCTAGACAAGTAAATGATAAAGGTATGGGTAATTGGGAAATGGCAGCTGATATTCTTATTTCTAGTGATAAAACCCCTAAAGTAGGAAGTTCTTTTAAGGATGGTAAAGTAACAAATGTATTTAGAGAACATAAAGGTACTGCAGGTATGTGGATAATTGTTATAGTTGAAGACACCAAGTGTTTTGGTGAATGGCTAGACCCAAATTGGAAAGACGATGGTTGTCAAAGAGACCAAACACGTAGGTATTCGCGAAAGGTTCAAGCACATAAACGTGATTGGGATACAGCAGGTGACTATGTTGTTAAAAACTTAATTAGTGATAAAGTTGAAAACAAATTAGTTAAAGAAAAATTCAAGGATAAAAATGCATTTGGAGTATGGGGTATAGCAAAGGTTGAAGACACTGGTTGTCAACCGGATTATCATGGAAATAACTGGAATGATGATGGGTGTTTAGCTGATGGGTCTAGACGATATGCTCGTCAAGTAAATGATAAAGGTATGAGTAATTGGGAATTAGCAGCAGACATACTGATTGCTAGTGATAAAACTCCTAAAGTTGGTCAAGAATGGAATGGAGGTAAGGTAACTAATGTATTTAGAGAACATAAGGGTACTGCAGGTATGTGGATAATTGTTATAGTTGAAGACAACAAGTGTTTTGGAGAATGGTTTGACAATGCATGGAAAGACGATGGTTGTCAAAGAGACCAAACACGTAGGTATTCACGAAAAGTTCAAGCACATAAACGTGATTGGGATACAGCAGGTGACTATGTTGTTAAAAACTTAATTAGTGATAAAGTTGAAAATAAATTAGTTAAAGAAAAATTCAAAGATAAAAATGCATTTGGAGTATGGGGTGTGGCAAAGGTTGAATATACCGGTTGTCAACCGGATTATCATGGCAATAATTGGAATGATGATGGATGTCAAGCTGATGGTTCTAAGCGATATGCCAGACAAGTAAATGATAAAGGTATGAGTAATTGGGAATTAGCAGCAGATATACTTATTGCTAGTGATAAAACTCCTAAAGTAGGAAGTTCTTTTAAGGATGGTAAAGTAACAAATGTATTTAGAGAACATAAAGGCACTGCAGGTATGTGGATAATTGTTATAGTTGAAGACAATAAATGTTTAGGAGAATGGTTAGACCAGAATTGGAAAGATGATGGGTGTATTAATGAAAAAAGGCGTTATTCAAGGAAAGTTCAAGCACATAAACGTGAATGGGAAGATACAGTTAACCATTTAAATTCTAAAATAGGTGATAATTTAAATAATAAAAAAGTATTAGAAAAAACTTACGATAAACCAGCAGGAGGAACACAAGGAATTTGGAGTTGGGTATACGTAGATGACCTTGAATGCAAACCTAAATTACCTACACCTGTAAGTCCTGTGTCTCCGCCTGTAACTGCACCTGTGCAACCAACACCTGTAAGTCCTGCACCAGCACCTGAACCTACATCTATAAGTCCTGTACCCGTAACTGAACCTACATCTATAAGTCCTGCACCCGTAACTGAACCTACATCTATAAGTCCTGCACCAGTATCTGAACCTACATCTATAAGTCCTGCACCCGTAACTGAACCTGCACAAGATGCAATGGCTCTTAACTCAGATAATATAGATTCTGATGTTGATTCTGATGTTGATTCTACAAATAAAAAGACTTTTATTATTATTTTTGTTATATTATGTATTTTATTAATTGGAAGTAGTAGTATATTTATGCTTATCAAGTGAATTTAACATATAAAATTTAAACATTTATATGTTAATATATTTAACCAACTTTATTTATCATTAATTTTGATTTTGTCAAGTTATTGTCAATTGTAAAGTTACTAGAATGACCATTATTAATTGTAAATTTAATATGTTCATTAGCTTGGATATCAATCATAAATTGACTAACAATATCAGTATTTGATTCAAATGTAATTTTTTGTGAACACGTTTGATATACTTGCCAATTACCACCAGCAAACTTGTTTATGTGTGTCTGAATTAATGTCGGGGCAGTGGTTGTTGTATTACTATTCAGACGTAAGCTAACATTATATATACCAGCATGTTGAAATGTAATAACATTATCTAATACAATTCCTGCTCCAATAGTAAATGGTTGGACATTACTACTAATACCTGATGCGAAATTACCACTAGTAAAATCTATGTCTGTTGTACCTGTAGCATGACTTGTAGTGATTAAACTAAATACACCATATCCAGTTTGAGTTAATGTACCATTTGTCATTGTTATATTACCATTAACTTGGAGATTTCCTGTTGTAACATCTCCGTATGTTTCTAATGTTTGTGTTTTAATACTTTCTGATGAAATATTTTTAGCTACACCTAAGCCACCATTAATAACTAAAGCACCTGATGTAATTGATTCTGATTCTTCTGTAGAATAAAATGTACTTGTTGTCCCAAGGAATCTAGCATATTGAACTTGGTCTCTGCTTGTAGAACTTTGAATATGACTAAAGACGATAGGTGTGTTATTAACAGTGTTTATACCTATACCAGAACCTCCTACCAAACTACCATTCATAATAATTAATTTATTTGTAAAGTTTTCTGTATAAATACCACTAATAGGTAACCCATCAGAACGTTCGAAACTTAATTGTGTATTTAAGTTACCAGATGTAATATTTGATACGTATCCTAATGTTAATCCTGAATTGTAATTAACTGTTTGACTACCAGCTACTAAAACATTAGATTTAATATATAAATTAGCTACTTTGTTTGTTGTAATAGAGTCATTGACAGCTGATAGGGTTGAAACGTTAATGTAGTTAGGGAACCAACTGTTAACATTACCACCAGATGCTGTAACACTATTAATGAATGTAGATGGTAGTACTGTAAAGAATGAACCAGATGTTAATTGAGGAGTTCCTTGATAACTACCTTGAATAACTAGTTGTTTTGATATTAAAGCATTAGATATTGTAGTATTAGTAGAATTATTATTAAGTGTAAAAGCATTAGATGTTGTGGAATTAGTAATAACAGTATTGGTCGTGGTATTTGATGTTACACGTAAATTACTAACTGTTTCATTTGTAATAAATATGTTAGTTTGTGTTGAATTAGTGTTTCTAAAATTAGGTACTGTTAGAGAGGAACTAATATTGACAGTACCACTACTGATATTACTTGATAAAACTGTACTATTAATCGATATATCTGTAGAGACTGATTGAGCATTAATATTTGTAGAAATTAAATTGAATGTATGCATTAAGCTACTAGCATACATATTGCTACTTGTAATATTATTTGTAATAATAGTTCCTGCAGAATTATTAATATTGTTAGCAACATTTAAAGTTCCAACGGAACTAGTTACATTTTGAGAAATATTACTAAATAGTGTACCTGTAGACATACTAGAACTATTTGTTGTTGAAAATATAGATAATCCACTTACATTTAAAGTACCAATTGTAGTAGAGGTTTGATTATTTAAGTTAGACGTAAATAAATTAGTAAGTTGAATATTAGAAGTTGTAATAGTTGTTAAATTAATAGTATTCATATTAGCATGACCTGTTACTCTTAAAGTCCCTATACTAGTATTTGTGAATGTTGTACTTGTTGCAGTCAAGTTAGTTGCAATAATATTACTTACAGTTGCATTCGCAAATGTTAACGTATCACTGCCATGTATATTTCCACTACTGATTGTATTAATGTATCCTGAATTACTTGTAATATTGGTATGAATAATGTTAGTAATTGTTGAGTTTGTACTAATTAAATTAGTATTTGTAATATTTGTTAATGAACCGTGCGTATTTGTCATAGTAAATATATTTGCATTTTGAGCAGTTAATAATATAGGTACAAGTAAATTTTGGTTGGTTGTATTTGTAATATTGAGATTTGTTATAATGGCTGAGCCGACACGTAAATTACTTATTGTTGTATTTGCTGAACTTGTATTAGTTGTGTAACTTGAAAAAGTGATTAAACTACCATTGGATATATAAGAACTATTAATACTACCAAAAATACCTAAATTAGGTACTGAAAGAGTATTAGTAATAAGTTCGTTACCTGTAGTATTTGAAATAATAACAGCATTGGCGAGGGTTGTATTTGTAGAATAAAGTGCAAGTGAGTTACTTGAATTAGATGTAAAATAACTTGTTACAACAAGTCCACCAGATGTGATATTAAAATATTCTGCATTATTTGCTGCTACAGCATTGAGACCTAAACTACCATTAATATGCAGATTGCCCACTGTAAGATTAGAGTGAAGGACAGTATTTCCATGGACATAGAGATTTTTTGCAATATTAGTACCGCCTTGAACAATTAAACTACCAGTGCTTGATAATTCACTTCCAGTATCAGTTTGATTTGAACAAACAATGGGTATAGAACTGTTTATAGTGGATGAATCGTATGTAAATTCTGGTACAGATGCTAATTTATTAGCGCTATTGTGAAAAATAAGTTTATTGACGGTAAAGTTAGTTTGTCCGGTACCACCATAAGGAATTTGGATAGTATTTGCTGTCCATGTTCCAGTTTGAATAGTTCCAAGGGCTACAACTTGTGTTTGACTAGGGTTAGCATTAATAGTGTTACTTACAGTATTAACAGTTATACCTACACCTCCTGTTAAATTACTAGCAACAACTGTATTATCGACATAATCTTTATTAGCAGCGTCATTTTGGTTTATAGGCGTTGCAAGACCTGTAATACGTTTATTATTAAGGTCAGCAAAGTGCATAATATCAATTGCACCAAAAACATGACTTGTACTTTTAGATTGAGACATCTATACTTATTAATATAAGTAAAGAAATAAAAAAGAAAGAAAACTTGTAAGAAATTAAATGAAACTTGTTAAATTAATGACATTTTCTTTAATATGAATGAACAGTTGAATATGTTCCTGAAACAGTACCACTACTGCAAGTAAATGTAATAAATTGTAAGGGTGAACCACCTACTGAAGCATTATCAATATGCCCTTGACCATATCCACGTGCTGTTCCTACACCAGCCCAACAATAAGTATGGTCATAACTGTAATGATTTCTGAGACCTGCTGTAGTTCCACCAGATGATCTAACAATTCTAAATATTATATTATTATCAATTCCAGCTGATTCGACACTTACTGCAAAAACCCCAGATGTTGTAGATGTAAATGTTTGGTAATCTGGTGTACTTTGAGCATTCCATTTAACTGTAGTCAATGCACATTCACTGAACGCCATGGCTACACTGGCATAACTTGTAGCACTTAGATTCATAGTAATATTTGTTGTACCGACCACATATCTTACTTTAATTTCACAATAATTATAGTTTGTATCATTAAACAGAATAGGGATACTGAAGGAGCTTGAACCTGAAAAACTTCCATTATCAAAACGTGGCAAACGAACACCGCTTCTAGCTATTGTACCATTAACATCGAGTGTATATGCTGGTCCTGTTGTCATGATACCCACATTATTACCTGAAAAAGTCATTTTAGTTAAAGATAATGTATCCCATCCACCAGATATTTTTAACTTATCTCCATCACTGTTATCTATACCCATAGACCAGCCAGATACACCATCAATATCCCAAGAGACATAAGGATTACCGGAAGCTGCTCCCCCCGTTCTAACAGATACAACAGCATGTTGATTAGCAGAATTAGTAGGATTATAACAATAAATACCGTTATTTGCAGGAGATATATTAGATGTAGCCTTTACATGTAAAGGAGCTGAAGGAGATGTTGTACCAATACCGACGTTACCGCCATTTGGTTGTAACGCAGTAGTTAGTGTAGAAGTAGTGTTTATTTGTAATAGAGTATTAGATGATACGATATTATTATTATTAAAATTTATAAATGATACATATCCTCCACCAGTATTTGAATTAATTTGAATTCCATTATTGACTGCTTTGCTACTACCGTCTAACCAAAGTGGGAATGGACTTGAAGTATTATCTACAATATGTAGTTTGTAAGCAGGCGCAGTTGTGCCGATGCCAACATTTCCACTTCCTTTTAAAACAAAACTTGTAGATGCACCATGACCTGCTTCAATTAAATTATAATCTGTAGTTCCTGTATTACTTGTATGTAATCCTAATACATTTTGATTTTGCGTTATACCATTAAAGTCCACTGATAATTTAGCACCAGGTGCATTTGTACCGATACCTACATTACCGATAGACGTTATAGTAACACGTGTATTCATAGTACTACCACCTGTTCCATTTTGTATACTTAATTTATAATCGCCTGTAGATAATTGCCAGGCTGCACCTGGGATATCCCATAGGGTTATAGCTTCTGCATTAGTCCCATCACCGATAAAAATATCACCAGTAGAGCGAAGACTACCTCTAACATCTAATGTATACACAGGACCAGTTGTACCAATACCTACATTTCCATTTCCTAATAACGACATGTTATAAGTTGGTTGGCCATAAAAGCCTAAACGCATAGAATTTTGCGTTGAACCAGTACCTACATAGGCGTATTGAACATCGCATGCATTATAATTAGATAGCGCTCGACCTGTAAAAAAATTAGTAGTACCAGATGTTGGCATATTAGGTGCGAGCAATGCTAATACAGATGGATTATTAATACTTGCAGTATTTTGAAGAGTGTTAGGTGCAGAAAAATTAGTATTAAGGGAAGTAATACCTTCTATGGTACCAAAAACGTCTAATTTAGCTGATGGAGCTGTTGTACCAATACCTACATTCCCTGCACTCGATAATCTCATTATTTCTGTACCGTTAGTAACAAATCCAAGTGTATCTGTTAATGGTCTGTACATACCAGTATTTGTATCTCCTGTCCAACTAAAGGATGGTGAAGTTGCACCGTCGTTAGGTTGTCCTAGAAATTGTGAACCAGCGTCGATACTACCTAAACTACCAATACTACCTGAAACCATAATATTACTTCCAGTGTATGTAGTTGCATCTATAGTACCATTAACATCTAATTTATGTGCTGGAGCTGTTGTACCAATACCTACATTCCCAGATGTTTGTATAAATAATACTCCGTTTGTATTAATTCCATTTACTGTAAATACTGTGTCAGTTGGAGACTGTAAAAATAATCTATTTCTAAATAATGTTAAGGAATTACTTGTACTACTAATACCAATAAAGGCAGAATTTCCATTTGCATTTTCTAATTGTATGGCAGTTGTACCATTTGTATTAGAATTTTTAAAATATACTAAATTATTATTATTCATACTACCAACAACTGAAAAAGGCAAGCTTGGACTAGTAGTACCAATACCTACATTACCCCCAGTTGTAAAAATGTTACCAATAGTATTAGAATTACCAGTAATAGTTAATCCACTTGATGTAGGTAAAGTAATTTGAGGATTAAATATATATTGTATATCTTTATTAAACGTTTTAGACATTTCTATATTAATATAACTATAGAAATTAAATGAACAGAAATTAAATGAAAAGTAAAAAATTTAACTAAGTCTAGTTAAAATATCATTAATTTGTTGTTGTTGCGAAGAAATTTGTGATTGAAGTTGAGATATTATCATTGCTTGACTTTGAATTGTTTGTTGCGAAGTTTCTAATTCAGATATTGTTTCTTGAAGAGCTTTAGTAAGATATGGTGTAAATCTACCATAATCAAGACCATAATATAACGGATTACCATCTTTATCAAGTGGTTCATCGTGGTTATGTTCTTCGCAACTACATAAAATACCATTAGAGATGTCTGTGGTATCGCATTCACAATGCGAATAACTAGAGAAATTAGGGCGCATTCTAGGGAAGAGTTCGTAAATTTCTTGAGCAATAAATCCAAAATCAACTTTATTATCAGAAATCCAGGTAAACTCAATAGGACGCATTTGTTTAATCAAATTTATAGCACTACTCATGTTGATTACATCTTTCTTTAAACGTCTATCAGAACTAGTATTATAAGTGACAGCACCTGAACCGCTACCATAAATAGTTCCTCTACTAGTACCAGCACTGTTATAAAAATCAATAATGATATTTCCATCATTCCATGCTCTAAATGATGCACCGTCTTGACTTCTACCACTATTAATAGTATTTGATATAGATACGACTTGTAATACGCCATTACCTACAGCATTACCATTAAGGCAAAGTGTACTTACTTGACCATTTGTACCGATACCTACACCAGTTGAATTAAGTGTCATTCTTTCTGTACCTGGTGTTGAACCACTTGAACCAGTATAAAAACGCATATTATCATCTGTACAAATACGTAAATCTCCGTCGTCATAAATACGTGAAACTCCACTACTCCCAGTTTGCCAATGAATACCATAACCTCCTGTTGGCATATTGATACCATAATTATTATTGGCTGCACCGGCCATTAATAGATTACCATTTGATGCTAATCTAAATCTGTCTACACCACTTGTAACAAACCCAATTGTATCTGCTAATGGTCTGTATATTCCTGTATTAGTATCTCCAGTCCAACTGAAAGATGCACTCGTAACAGTATCGTTAGCTTGACCTAAAAATTGTCCACTAGCGTCTACATTACCTGATATTAATATATTGGTGGCAGTCATACTAGTTAATCGTAAAGTACCTGTAGTAATACTAGTAACTGAAATACTACCACCAGTATATATAGATGCATCTATAGTCCCGTTAACGTCAAGAGCATATGCTGGAGCTGTTACATTAATACCTACCCTACCATCACCTCTTAATGCTAACACAGGTGTAATTGAAGTGGATGTAACTGCATCATGTAAATTAAATATCATAGTATTTAAACTTGCTGTAGTACCATTATTACAATTTATCATATGCCATCTAGCATTAAAATCTTGACGTCCAATCTTAATTGAACCTACAGAATTAATACCTGGCATAACATTTAATGCTACATTTCCATCGACTTGTAAACTATATAAGGGGTCAGTGGTACCAATACCAACACCCGTTGCTGTAACTGACATTCCAATTACATTGCCAACATTTGGACTAGAACTTGCATTTGCAGATGTACTATCATTTAACCAAAAATCTAGTGCATTTTGATTACTAGATGTTGTATTTTTATGCCTTGAAGTAATATAATGATTATACCCACCAGCCCAATATGAAAAAGCAATGTTAGCTGTAGTAACACTTAGAGCAGGATTTCCATTTCCGATATTTAAAATTGCGTTAGGAGTTGTTGTGTCAATACATACATTTCCACTAGTTGTTATAAACATATTTGTAGATACACTACCACCACTTGGTCCAGTTTGGAAAGCTAATCCACCATGACCTCCTATAGCCATACCAAGTGGACTATTACTATAAATCCAATTTCTAAAAGGTCCAGGTGCAGGATTAAATGATATTTCAGTTACTGTGTGTCCAGATAATGGGGTTAAAATAAGATTATCATAATTTTGAAGAGAATTAGAGGCAGAGTTACCTATTCGTGTACTACCATTGATATCTAAGTTAAATGATGGTGCAGTAGTATTGATACCTACATCTCCAGTGGTTGCTACAGTTAAATATTCAATACTATTTATACCTAAAGATAATGGATAAAATGGAGGAGTACCACTTTTTTCTGTAGTAATTAGATACATGCCTTTAGTTTGTGAACTAATATCTAGTGAACTTTGATTTGAATCACCTGGTTTACCATACATATATAATTGCATACGATTCGTTGTATTTGTGGTAGTTTGAATATTAGTAATAGCTGTGCGAGAAGAACCACTTAATTTTGTAAAATTTAAAGATGTACTAGTAAAATTAACACTTTCTAATCTGCTACTACCATTAACATCTAATGTATAAGATGGTGAAGTTGTTCCGATACCAATATTACCAGTTGTACTAATAGTAAATCCTGTAGTTGGCAAGTATGTATTTGTTGACGCTTGATGTAAAAATAATGATAATCCTAAATCTTCATTTTGTGAGAAAATCCAACTACATCCAGTTGTTCCAATACCAGAAGTACTACCTGATACTCTTATACCAAAGGCATTATTAGGAGTAACTGAACCATTCATAGGGTGAAGAGTGTTATGATTAACTTGTAAAGCTGCACCCAAAGAAGAACCACTCGATGATATAATTCTTAAAGGGCGATAACTTATGAGGTCATCAAAAAGTGCAAATAAAGTTCCTATAGTAGTTGATATACCCTCTTGTATTAAAAATTGACCTCCACTATTGGTTAATCTATAATCTCTATTGGGGTCACTTCCAAATATATTAGTATTTCTATTTAATTCTATACTACACATACTAGTACCAGTTGTAGCTGCATGTAAAGATAATGTAGTAGAATTAAGTGTAGATATTTCTAAATTAGCTAAAGGAGAAATTGTACCAATACCTACATTTCCACCTGTAGTGAATAATGAACCAAGTGTATTAGAATTATGTGTAGCAGATAAAGCAGCACTACTTAAACTAATTGGTGTGTTAAATTGTCGTAATGTAGACATCTTTATTTATTAATATAACTAAAGAAATTAAATGATAGAAATTAAAAGTATAGAAATTAAATGATAGAAATTAAAAGTATAGAAATTAAATTATCCTGAAACTGTCTTAATTTTAAAGAGTATACTAACCAATCATATATCCCATAAAATACATATTATCATTAAAATGTAATGATGCTCCATTTCCTAAATTTGTTACAAAAACATCTAAATAATCATTTACAACCATTTCAACTAAAACTCGAATAGTTAAACTAGGACCCCATTGATTAGCTACTTTACTATCATCCCATGCTCTAGCTACATTGGTTCCATTTTTTCGTAGCCATATTTCTATTGTCGTTGCTGAATTATTATCAGCGAAAGCAGAAAATGTCACAAAATAACGCCCAGCTACAGTACATGTTACTCTACCGGTACCAGAATTAACCGTAATATTTTGAGACGTAACTGTAGTTGCATTATATGTTACAACAGACCCAGAACCTATAGCAGTCCCATTAGACATATAGAGAGACCAACTTGGTATTGTACTTTTGATTACACCATTTACTTGTAAAGCAGTTGCTGGAGTACCAGTTCCAATACCTACATTACCACCTGTGGTAAATAAGTTTCCTACTGTATTGGAATTAAAACTCCCTACAAATGCTGCAATCGAATCAACATAATCTATTCCGCTACTTGTACCTTTAGACCCAACCCTAAATGGTAGATTTCTGTCACTAACATTATTATATATTTGAAGTCTATCTTCTTGCGTTGAAGATTTAGGTGTATTATATCCAAAAATAAATTGACTATTTCCTACACTGGAATCTATATATATATTTCCACCAACCATATTATATAAATTATTACTCTGGAATCTCCACCATTCTGTTACTGTACTTCCATTTGTAGCTGCTGATGCAAATCGTATAGAATTGTTGAAACCACCCCCAATTTGATTAATAAACCAAGTTTCTCCTCCACTACCAGTTCTATTCCAGTGAATATAAGCGCCTTGGTCAACAATAGGATTATTTGAAGAAATCATCAATCCACCTCCTCCAACATGTAAAGCATGTTTTGGTGCACCTACTGTACCTATACCCATATTTCCTCCACTAACAAATAACGTTCCTACTGTATTAACAATACCTCTTGTTACAAAACTTCCATTTACATCTAATCTGGCTGACGGTGATGTTGTTCCTATACCTATATTACCCGAAAAATCTATATTTAATCTAGGTGCACCTTGTGTAAAAACCCGTAGTCCACCATATCCAGACATATATCCTACAGGTCCTTGTGGAACACCTGCTTCTGAATTATATGTAATAGAGTAATGACCAACAGTACCTGCATTGTAAATAAAATTATCTGTTCCACTATAAAATGCTAGTCTTCCAGTTGTATTTGATATTAAAAGATTTCCACCACTCATTTCTAAACTTGTTCTTGGAGCAGTTGTATTGATACCAATATTACCATCATACCTAATTATCATTCTATTATCTGTTCCAGAAGTACCAATACGTAACATATTTTGATTTGAACCATCTGAAACATGAAAATGACGTAATTCTACTACGTTATTAGCAGTATTTGCCTTTCCTATAACTATACCATTTTGCTGTCCGGAGGTTAATCCAGTAGAAATAAAATTACCAGTATAAACATAGGAACTACTTATTGATGTACGTACATCAAGACTATACGATTGCGTTAAAGTCCCTATACCTACGTTTCCATTATTAAAATATAAATTTGAACCTGTATTTGACCATGGTGTAATACCAGTATAAATGCTACCATTTTGAAAAAAACTACCTCTTAAATTAACATCTCCAAAAATTTGTAATTTTTGAATAGGAGCAGTTGTACCAATACCGATATTACCACCTGTCGTAAATAAATTACCGAAAGTATTTGTGTTTGATACAGAATTAATTCCACCAGATGTTAAAATTTGTTTAGTTACATTTATCCCACCTAATGTAGATAAAGTACCATTTGTATTTGAAGAAGCTTCACTTGAAGAGGTAATACGAATATCTTTACTAATAATTCTAGTAGACATTTATACCTATAATTAATATAAGTATAGAAATTAATTGATAGAAATTAATGATAGAAATTAATTGTCAGAAATCTAACCAATCATATAACCCATGAAATACATATTATCATTACCATGAATTGTACCTAAACTTAGAGATGCTTCTAAATAATCATTTACTGCTAAATCTACTAATACACTTATAGAGGTACTTGGTCCATATTGACCAGCAACCTTACTACTATTATAAAATCTAGCAACGTTTGAACCATTTTTTTGTATATATACTTGTGTAGCTGTAGTAGAATCATTGTGTGCAAAAGCCGTAAATGAAACATAATAACGTCCAGCTACAGTACATGTAATACGACCGGTTCCAGCATTTACAGTAATATTTTGAGCAGATACATTTGTTGCATTATATGTTAATATAACAGTTGCTGTTGGACTCGTACTACCGAAAATATAAACAGACCAACTTGGAATTGTACTTTTAATAGAACCATTTACTTGTAAAGCAGTTACTGGAGTCCCAGTTCCAATACCTACATTACCACCTGTTGTAAATAAGTTTCCTACTGTATTGGAATTAAAGGTTGCTCTAAAAGGTACAGTAGATTCAACGAAATCAGTACCACTACTTGTACCTTTAGATGTAACTCTGAATGCTAAATTTCTATCTGTTACATTGTTATAAACAGCTAATCTATCTTCTTGCGTTGAAGATTTAGGTGTATTATATCCAAAAATAAATTGACTACTAGCTACAGCACTGTCAATAAAAATATTACCTCCTACCATATTATACAAATTATTACTCTGGAACCTCCACCATTCTGTTACTGTACTTCCATTTGTGGCTGCTGATGCAAGACGAATAGAATCATTCGTACCAGCTCCACGTTGATTAATCAACCATGTCTCCCCTGCACCACTAGTTCTATTCCATTGAATATAAGCACCTTGTTCAACTATAGGATTAAATGTAGAAACCATTAATCCACCTAAAACTTGTAAAGCTTGTTTCGGTGAAGTAGTACCTATACCAACATTACCTCCACTAATAAACAGAGAACCGATAGTATGTAAGCTACCAGTTGCTTCAAAACTTCCATTTACATCTAATTTTGCTGAAGGTGATGTTGTTCCTATACCTATATTACCAGAAAAATCAACATTTAATCTAGGTGTACCTTGTGTAAAAAATCGTAGTCCACCATATCCAGTCATATATCCGACAGGTCCATTTATATTACCTGCTTCAGAATTATATGTAATGGAGTAATGACCAACAGTACCTGCATTGTAAATAAAATTATCTGTTGGACTAAGAAATGCCAATCTACTTTGAGTTAGTTGCGACAAAGAATTAGATAAAGTTATCGTCCCATTGACATCTAATGTAGAATTTGGAGCAGTTGTACCAATACCGACATTTCCATCGTATCTTACAACCATCATATTATCTCTACCTACAGATCCAATACGTAACATATTTTGATTTGAACCATCTGAAACATGAAAATGACGTAATTCTACTGCATTATTAGCAGTATTTGTTTTACCTATAACTATACCATTTTGCTGTCCAGAGGTTAATCCAGTAGAAATAAAATTACCAGTATATCCATAAGTACTACTTGTTGATGTACGTACATCTAAATTAAAACTTGGAGCAGTTGTACCAATACCTACGTATCCAGTATTAAAATAAATATTAGCACCTGTGGAACCCCATTGGGTACTTCCACTAAAAACTGAACCATTTTGATATAAATTACCTGTAAAATTTAAATTACCGTTAATTTCAAGTGCTTGACTAGGAGCAGTAGTACCGATGCCTATATTACCACCGGTAGTGAATAAGCTTCCTAAAGTATTGGTGTTTGAAATTGAGTTAATCCCTCCAGCAGTAAGAATAGTTTTAGTTACATTAATACCACCAAGAGTAGAGAAAGCACCAACAGTATTAGACGTTGCTTCTGTTGTTGAAGTGATAAGAATATTTTTACCAAAAAGTTTAGAAGTAGACATCTATACTTAATTATTAATATAAGTATAGAAATTAAATGACCGAAAAACATGTCAAAAATTTAAGAGAAATTAACTAAATTTTGATATAAACTTGGAATTTCCAATTATATGCTCCATTTTCAGCAGCAGTCCACATCTAATGTAGAAACAGGAGATGTTGTACCAATACCTACATTACCACCAGTTGTGAATATATTGGCTACAGTATTAGAATTATGAGTTGCAGATAAAGCCGCACTACTTAAACTAATAGGCGTGTTAAATTGTCGTAATGTAGACATCTATAATACTATAACTATAGAAATTAAATGATAGAAATTAAATTAAAATTAAACAGAAATCATATAAATTGACATATCTACATTACCTAAATTTAAAGTATTAACACTATTATTACTATTTGTAACAAATACTAAATCTCCAGCAATCATATTTATTATTCTACTGAATGATGCATTACGTCTATTGTTTGGGTCTCTTGGTATCCAAACATCAGAGCTAGAAGTAGTACTACCTGAACGTGTAAACGCCCAAACAATAGCTTGGTCTATTGTAGAGTCGTTAGCTCGTACGTTATAACTAATACAATAAACACCAGTTCTTGGTATTGTGTATTTGCCTGTAGTAGAGTTAAATCCTGAAGCATTATCTACTACAACGCTACCACCAGTTAATGCAGTGTTTGGATATGCAACATTCTGTGCAGCACTAGTGAAATAATTAAAATGAGGGATACCTGTAATACCATTTGAAAATCTAGCCGTACCATTGACATCTAACGTGTAAGCTGGTGCAGTATTTCCAATACCAACATTACCAGATGCTGTAATACGCATTCTCTCTGTTGTACTACTACCAATAAATACAGCATCTTGGTTATTATGATACAAAAATAATTTATTACCAAATTGAGTTCCACTCGAACTCGATGTGTTACCAAACCCAACTGAACCAATATAAGAGCCGCCATGATTAAAGAAGTCAATACTAGAGTTACCTGTACTAGATCTATTTTGAATAGACATACTTGCTGTTCCACCAGATTGACTGACATGTAATGATGTTGCAGGAGCAGTTGTACCTATACCAACATTACCAGTAGATGTTAATGCCATAACAGGAGCATTAAATGAACTGTTCCAAAAACCAAAGTTACCAATACCAACAGTTACGTTATGCCCGGCAACCCATCTAGTAGTATTACCAGAGGCTATATTATTGTTATAAAAAGACATAGATGTTTCACCACCATTTGACTGTGGGTACATTGCTACTTGTGGACCAGCACCATTAGTAGATATAGTCAAGTTACTACTGGGTGCCGTGGTACCAATACCAACATTACCACCAGTTGCTATTACCATACTACTCGTTGTTCCTTGGTAGAATTTATAACCACTATTAGAATTCGGTACTTGAAACCACGTATTATTTGTTTCTATACCGATGGCATAATCACCAGTACTAGCACTACTTCCTGGATAAAGTACCATTTTTGTTCCAGCACTTCTACCATTCATTGTAGGTACAGCTACACCAGTCTGGGTAAACATAAGTTCACTTCCAGAAAGAACAATATCACCTGTGACATTTAGTGCACCTGAAGTAAGAGAATAGGTATTAACTGTATTAAAAATACTTGTTGTTGATGTTAAAAATGCATTACCTATTGCTCTTAGATTTCCATTTATATCTAATGTATATGCAGGTGCTGTAGTTGCGATACCAACATTTCCACTTTGAAGTGCGGATAAAATTGTAGAACCATTTGTATTTTGAATAAATACACCTTCATCTACCCAATTACCTTGAGACTTTAAAATTAAACTTCCAGAATTTTTACCTAATATCGTCATAGCCGAATTATCGACAAAAAATTCACCATAACTAGCTCCACTGCCACTACTTAGCCTCATAAATTGACCAGCTACGTGTAATGACCTTTGAGGACTACTTGTACCAATACCTACATTACCAGCAGATGTAACAAAGAAATTATCGGCTACAATTAAATTCTTTTGCACATTAACACCACCACTAACACTTAATGCTCCAGAACTCGTGGAACTTGCTTCATCTGTACCTTGAATAACAAGTGAACCAGCGACTGATGAACTACCACCGGTTGGCATTGGAATAGGAGTGTAACTACTTGAAATATTATATGCAACAGCGTTGTAATGCATTGTTGTACTTGTCCAAGTTGTAAATGTTGGGGAAGTATATGTGATTTGTCCAGCTGAATTAATTGCAAAAGTAATTCCTGAAGCATCTCCAATTTGAGAGTCACTTATTTGCCATCCACCAGTAGCTGTTTGAATACCATCGATTGTATGCTGTGTATTATAGTTAACGTTGCTTACTACCCTAATACTGATTGTGCAAGTAAATGAACGAATAGTTGCATTAGGGAAAGATAAACCTGTAAATGTTGCTCCAGATACACCATTAGCTGCACTAAATGTTCCGGCAAATTGCGTTGTAACACCTCCAATATTAAAGTTTCCACCAACAAGTAAACTCTTATTAATACCAGCTCCACCAGCCAAAACAAGAGAGGCAGAACTTGTTGAGCTTGAGTCGGTTGTACTATCAATTGTTAAATTACCTGAAATAGTTACACTTCCACTTGTTGGTAGAACAGCTGTAAAACCTGTACTAATACTGATTGCTGTGACCGAATAGTTAATTGTAGTGCTTTGCCAGTTAGCCACATTTGTTGATGTATATTGAATTTGACCAGCTGATGTAATTGTAAATGTGAGACCAACTGAGTCACCTAGAGAGGTGTCATTAAGTAACCATCCTGATGTTGTTTGTGTTGCTTCAAATAGGTATTGTGCATTTAGTGTTGTAGTTGTTGTAAGAAGACGGACGTTAACACTTGCTGTAAATGAACTGAATGTAGCAGTTGGTACTAAGAATCCTGTAACATTTGTTGCTGCAGCAACATTATTTGCAGCTGCAAAACTTCCTGTAAAGGTATTTGACACACCTCCAACATTTAAGTTTTGACCAACTAGTAAACTCTTGGATACACCAGCTCCACCCAAAACAGTTAAGGCTCCTGAACTTGTATTTGTTGCGTCTTTTGTTGAAGAAATACTTAGGTCTCCTGTAATTGATACATTTCCTGTTGTAGGTAATGCAGTAGGTATATAAGTTCCAGCAAGAGTGTAGTAGTGTCCCTCAAATCGAATAGTTGTAGAAGTCCATGATATGTGATTTATAGATGTATATTGAACTTGACCAGTTGAATCTATTGTAAATACTAAGCCTGTATCTTCTCCTAAACTGGAGTCAAATAATATCCAACCAGAATCTCCTTGAACACCTTCAAGTGTTACCATTTCATTCAAGTTACCACCGGCTTTTGATACATTAATATTAAGAGTTGCTACAAAGGAACGGACACTTGCTGAAGGGAATAATAAACCAGTTACGTTGCTTGCAGACGCTACATTATTGTTAGCTGAGAAACTACCAGTAAAGAAAGAACTAATACCGCCGATACTTAGGGAATCATTAGCAATCATCGTACCAGCTGTTGCCGATGTAATGGCAAGGTTAGCACCAGTATATGTGATAGCATCTATTGTACCATTAACATCAAGATCAAACCCAGGATTTGTTGTATTAATACCAACTCGTTGATTACCCGTTAAAGTTAGTAAATTACCAAGAGTTCTATTATTAGCAGTTTGGATAATTATTAAACCATTATATTCTCCAACCGGTCCATATAAACTATCTATTGACCCCCAGACAATTTTACCTGCATTATATGTAGTAACATTTCCACCAGATTCACCTACTTCTAAATTAACTGAACCACCTCCAAGTGCCGGTCCAATATCTGTACCAGTTAAGGCTGTTAAGGTTATTAAAGGATTTACAGAACCAAATCCAACGTTTCTTGTAATATGTAAAGGAGCACTTGGTGTTAATGTATTAATACCCACATTTCCTCCTGTAGTAAAGATACTACCGATGGTATTTGAGTTAAAGGTAGCATTTAATGAACCGCCAGTAACGATAATTGTTGCTGCTGTGATATTAGTTTCAACCAAGTTAGTAGATGTGATATTTACTACTGTAAGAGTACCAGGAATACTTAAGTTGGTGATTGTAGATGCTGTAGCAACAATATTAGTTGTTGTTTGATTTGTACTATACAACGCACCTGTAGTAACATAAGTACTTGCATCAATTGTTCCATTAACATCAAGTGTAAATGATGGGTTTGTAGTTCCAATACCTATATTACCATTTGTATTTTTAATATATAATGTATTTGAATTAGTTCCAGACATCCATATAGCAAAATCATCCGTATTACTGGGTCTCCAAATTACGCTTTTTTCTACCCCTCCACTACGTAATGAAAATCCTGAATTTGCAGATGACGGAGCATCAATATTTATTCTTGTATTTGAATTACTAAATAAATGAAGCAACGATGAGGGAGAAGTTGTACCAATACCTACATTGCCATTAGTTGTAAAAATATTTCCTAACGTATTTGAATTTCCAATTGCTACTAAACTCGTTGTTATTCTAGATGTACCAGCTGTAATTATGTTCGTTGATAAGTTAGATGTAGATATAAGAGTAGATGCTCTAATAGTGCCAGATGTAATATTTGTACCAGTTAAATCAGTAACAGTTGTTAAACCAGTGGATAAATCAGCATTACCAGTAACACGTATAGTACCTGTAGTAATAGATGTAACAGAAACAATACCTCCTGTATATGTTGTAGCAGTGATAGTTCCACTAGAAATATTAGTTGAAATCGTATCAGTATTAAGAAGTGCACCTACAGTAGCATTTGTAACATTTAAGTTAGTTATTTGTGCGCTTGCGGAAGTTATACCTGTTGAAAGTGTTAGTGTACCGCTAGAAATATTTGTTGAAACTGCGTTTGTATTAAGAAGTGTAGCAATCGTAGATATTGTAGCATTTAAATTAGTAATTTGAGCACTTGCAGAGGTTATTCCTGTTGAAAGATTTAAAGTTCCACTAGAAATATTTGTTGAAACTGAATTTGTATTAAGAAGTGTAGCGATTGTACTGGTATTCGTAGATAAGTTAGAAGTAGTTATTAAGGTAGTTGCACGAATAGTACCAGCACTAAAATTATTAGTTGATAAGTTAGATGTAGATATAAGAGTAGATGCTCTAATAGTCCCAGATGTAATATTTGTACCAGTTAAATCAGTAACAGTTGTTAACCCAGTTGATAAATCAGCGTTACCAGTAACACGTATAGTACCTGTAGTAATAGATGTAACAGAAACAATACCTCCTGTATATGTTGTAGCAGTGATAGTTCCACTAGAAATATTAGTTGAAATCGTATCAGTATTAAGAAGTGTAGCAATTGTAGATGTTGTAGTATTTATATTTGTACTCAATAAAGCACTCGTTGTAATATTAGTTTCAACTAAATTAGTTGATGTAATATTGACTACAGTAAGAGTACCAGGAATATTTAAATTGGTGATTGTAGATGAAGTTGCTACAATATTAGTTGTAGTTTGGTTTGTAGAATATAATGCACCTGTAGTAAGAGAAGTTGTTATACGACCAGTTCCAGACACATCAAGTGTTGTTACAGGAGATGTTGTACCAATACCTAAATTACCAGATGATACCAATGTCATTTTAGTTTGGGGAGAGCCACTTACACCATTTATATATTCCCAAGATGTATATCTTGAAAATCTGTAAACTATTCTACCACCAGCATCAGTATAATTATCACCAACAACTAACATATGTGTTTTATATACTTGGTCAGCACCAACACGAATAAAACTATTATCAGGAATATTGATATAATTATTATTAGTACTATAGGTAATATCTCCAGTCAAGTATATATTATTACTTGTAATTCCTGTCGATACGTTTAGAGTCCCACTACTAATATTACTAGAAACAACATTTGGTATATTCGCCTTTCCTCCAACATATAAATCAGCACCTATACCTGCACCACCAGCAATAGTTAAACCATTTCCTTCCGTTGCACTTACAGCATTTGCAGTGTTTTGTACACTAATACCACCATAAACAACTAATGAACCATTGGCAATATCGGTTGACCAATCTGACGCAGTTAATGTAAGATAAGCGAATGTACTACTTGCTGCTGCTGCATTAGAATATAAAATGCTACCACCAACAATAAGGTCGCCACCCACAGCAGCACCCCCAACAACTGTAAGTGCACCTCCATTGGAAACACTTGTAGCATTTGTGGGACTACTTATATTTAGAGTGCTTGATGAAATATTTGTAGCAACAATATTTGTAGTTGTTTGATTTGTACTGTATAAAGCCCCAGTAGTTAAAGATGTAGTAATTCTACCTGTACTAGAAATATTAAGGGTAGAACCACTTAAATTTGTTCCAACAAAATTACTAATTGTACCTGTTGAGCCATACATATTGGTTGTACTAATGGTTGTACCAACAAAGTTGCCTGCACTAATACGAGTACCAACAACATTAGTTGTAGTTAAATTAGTACTATAAAGTGCTCCTGATGTTAAACTAGTAGTAATTCTACCTGTACCAGACACATCAAGTGTTGTACCAGGAGCAGTTGTATTAATACCGACTGTACTTGACCCAGCTGTTCCATAATAAATACTACCAGATGTACCAACCCATTGACTTCCAATATATGCAGAACCATTTTGGAATAAACTTCCTGTAAAGTTAATATTACCAGTAGATAAATTGCTAAATTGTGAATCGCCAGCTGAAACAGTTGTAAATGTACTTGAACCAGCTGTAATACCACTAATAATTCTTGCACCACCACTTACATCTAATGTATATACAGGTGTAACTTGACCCCCAAGACCAACATTACCTCCACTTCCTATGCAAATACTAGTTGACATTGGCGCTGCGGCTCCTGCACTAAAACCGCTTGAATTATAATTCCATTTTAATGTTGAACCATCTTTTAACATTGCAAAAGCAGTACTTGTTCCGCTATTTCTAAATGAACTTCCATCAAAATACATATCATACATTGTCCATGATGAATCATGCCCATATGTTAAGAAATTGTATGTGGGAAATGAATCTTGAGATGTTGTAATAAGAATATTTGGTCCAGCAGTCACAGAATTTTGTGCTCCAGTAATAAATAATCTACCTAATGTGTTACCACTGTAAATTGGTTGATTTCCTCCAATATCTAATCTTAATCCACTTCTAATAGAACCAGCAACATCTAAATTGTAAGATGTATTAGGATTGGTTGTTCCTATACCTAAACCACCTGAAACAAATGAATTAGCAAGAGTACTAGAAGAAGCTGATAAACTAGCTACACTAACTGATGTACCTACTAATGTTCCTGCACTTATATTTGTATCAATTAAATTTGTAGATGTAATATTTACAACTGTTAGTGTTCCCGAAACATTAATATTAGACGCTGTAATACTTGTACCCACAATATTTGTTGTCGTTAAATTAGTACTATATAAGGCTCCAGTCGTTAAACTAGTTGTAATATTTCCTGTTCCAGTCACATCTAAATTAAAGGATGGAGATGTATTTCCAATACCTACATTTCCCCTTGATGTAAATGTAGCTACACTAGTATATGCTGTATTTCCATAAGTATATCCAGAACCAGAAGCTACATCTATAAATAACCCAGATTCTGCTCCGCCAGAACGAATAGATGCACTTGATGAAGAAATTAAAAAATATAAATGGTCCCACGGCGATGTATCTGATTGTCTAATACCAAATGACGATCCGCGAATATCGAAATTTAAAAGAGGTGATGTTGTATTAATACCAACTCGAGAATTATTAGCGTATAATATTCCGGCTGTAATTCCACCAGCATATAGTGTTCCATTACTAATACGAACATTACCAGAAGTATAAGTTAATAAATTACCTGATGTTGTTGTCCATTGACTTCCTACATACGGGGCTCCATTTTGATATAATGTTCCTGTAAAATTAATATTACCAGTTGTTAACTCCGACACTAATAAAGCCCCACTTGAAATAATGACATTGCCTGACGTATAACTAAGAGCATTTCCTGAAGTAGATGTCCATTGACTAGCTATATACGGATTGTTGTTTTGATAGATATTACCAGTGATATTGATATTACCTACCGTTATACCGGATAGTGCTTCTAATGAATAATTAACTTTTGATGATAACGACATCTTATATTAATATAAGTGAAGAAATAAAATTAACAAAAACGTTAATTTTATTGAATCTCTAAAATTAACAGTTTTATTAATTTTATTGAAGATGTAAATTAAACTATTTTAGTTAATGTCATTATATAAGTATCTCCATATATACCTGAATTAGGGTTAAATGTAAAATTGGTAGTAGTACAGGAAATAAATGCCATACCACTAGAGCTTCCTATAGTTGAATTATACGCATTATTATTAAGACTATTTATATATAAAATACCACTTAAATTCCAAGCATAATTTCTATCGTTTCTGGTTATAGTATATAAATATGCTCCACTTTCTACAGATAATGTTATACTAGAGGATGTAGTATTATTAGGTACGACTACAGAATACGTATATGTATATGTTTTACCTCGTATAATAGCATCTTTTTCAACAGTTATACCACCTAATGCGTGTATAGCACCTACATTTGAACCATAGACAGCATTTTGTGTACTAGTTACTTGTATACTATCCATAAGGTAACTACCAGATGTCCCACTTGATACTGCTGAATAAGTGCCTGTTTTAGTATATTGCTGTGCACTGTATCTAAAGATACTACTTGAAAAGCTTGCAACATTAGTTGATGTATATTGTACTTGGCCACCGCTTGTAATTGTAAATACAACACCTGAAGTATCTCCTATATTTTCTGTAAATAATTGCCAACCACTATCATTATTATTGCCACGTAAGCTTATAATTTCATCAAGTGTAGTTGTATCTGTTTTTGTAATTGTAATAACAACCTTAGCTTCAAAATATCTAATATCTGCTGTTGTAAATGATAATCCAGTAACATTTGTGGCACTACTTACATTGTTTGCTGCAATAAATGAACCAGAGAACATACTTGAGATACCTAAATTTACATTTGGTGTATTAAGACCAGTTCCTACATTTACTGTTCCTGCAATTCCTACACCACCGTCAACAATTAATGCACCTGTGCTATTACTATCAGAAGCGGTTGAATTACTAATACTAAGAGCTTGAGTAATATCTGTTGTACCACCAGGTAATGTAAATGTATTAAACCCACCAGTCACATAAATAGCTGTAACTTGATAATTGAGTTTTGTAGATAACCAATTACTATGAGTAGTAGATGTAGAGTATTGTAATTGACCAGCAGCAGTAATATTAAATGTAATATCTATAGTATCACCTAAACTTGATACATAAATATACCATCCAGCATCTCTTTGAATACCTTCTATAGTAAATTGTGCATTATAATTACCGCCAGAACTTCGAGTTACACTTACACTCATTAAAATACTAAATGAACGATAAACAGTTGTTGAAAATGTTAATCCAGTAATATTAGACAGTGTAACAGGACCATTAGCTGCATCAAACGTTCCACTACTTGTTGTACATACATTATTCAGAATAACACTACCACCAACGTTCACACTCTTACCTACACCTATACCACCAGCTGTTACGACACTACCATAACTTGCTGAATTTGCGTCAGTTGTACCTTGAATTGTAAGATTCTGTGTTACTAAGAAGTTACCTGATGTTGCTGGAGCAGGTTGGATATAATTACCAGAAATAGAATAACTAGTTGCTTTATAACTGAGTGTACAACTAATCCAATTTGCAACGTTTGTAGATGTATAATATATTTGACCAGTATTATCTATGCTGAAACTTAATCCTGTGACATCTCCAATAAATGTATCATCTATAGCCCAACCAGATGTATTTTGTATACCATCGATTGTGTAGTAAGCATATAAATTATTACTTCCACTACCAGCTAATAATTGAATTTGAATATTAAGACTGAATGCACGAATATTTGCTGTTGGGAAAATTAAACCTGTTATAGCAGTTGGAGTTGACACATTATTACTTGCTGCAAATGTAGCAGCTATATCATTAGAAATACCACCTAAACTAATAGATTGTCCTACAGCCATACTTTTACCAACAGCAACACCTCCAGCAACTGTTAATGCGCCACCTTGAGTAAACGAACTTACATTTTCAGTGCTTGTTAAAGACATACTGGTGTAAACATATTGACCAGTTGTAGAGTTAAGAGAGTTGGTTGTTCCTAAAATAGAAATACCAGTTGCTCTAATAATACCATTTACATCAAGTGTATATTCTGGATTTGTTGTATTAATACCTACCATACTTGAACCTGCTGTACCATAATAAAGTGTACCAGTTGTTCCAGACCATTGACTTCCTATATAAGGAGCTCCATTTTGTGATAAATTCCCTGTAAAGTTAATATTACCAGCTGTTAAATTTGATATATTAGCTATTCCAGAACTTAAATTAGTAAATACACCGTTTGTTGTTGTTTGATTTGTACTTAATAATCTACCTGTTGTTAATGATGTAGTTATTCTTGTCGTACCAGCCACATCAAGATTAAATGTTGGGTTGCTTGTTCCAATACCTACTAGATATCCACTGCCAGTTGTTCCATAATACAGAATGTTACCATTTGTTCCAAGCCACTGACTAGATACATACAAGGTTCCATTTTTATATAATTCTCCTGTAAAGTTAATATTAGCTGCCGTGATACCTGTTGATGCATTAAGAACACCAACTGTCATGTTAGTTCCATAAAAGTTGGCTGCACTTACAGCAGTTGTTGATGTACTACCAGCAATTACTACATTGCCAAGACCTGTAATTCTCATTAATTCATTTGAACTTGAAGCACCTGCTCCAGCATAAAATATGTGTGCATCACCTGTATTAAAAATTTGATATCTAAGAATTGATGAATTTACACCGAAACCATAGAACTGATGTGTGTTACCACCACTCTGCCATAATACTAGTTTTCTATTTTGAACTGAATCACCAAGATATAATTGCCCAAAGGTGTTTGATGTATTAATTTCTAAAGATGCACTTGGAGCTGTAGTTTCAATACCAACATTACCGCCTGTAGTAAAAATATTACCAATTGTGTGAGAATTAGCACCAGCAATTAAATTGCTGCCAGTAGGTATGGTTACATTAGAACTGTTAATTGTTAATTTTGGATTAGCTTGGTCATTCCAACCAGAAAAAGCTATAGGTGTGAATGAAGTCGCGTCTCTAGTTGCATTACCTGATTGGATAACCGTACTTGCACCATTGTTATAATTACTTGAAATTTGTAATGATTGTAATCTAATTGGGTTCATATTATTTGAACCACCTCGTATGTCTAAAATACCACCTAAAAATGTATCTTGCGCAACAGCTAAACCACCATTAAGAGTTATACCACCACCAGCTGTATAACTTGTTGCATTTGAATTTGTTGTATCTTTAACATCAATACTAATACCCCCAACTAATTGCATAGCACCTGTACTAGAATTGGAACTGTATCTTGTATTGTTGATAGTGACATTCATCGGAGAATTAACATATACTTCACCTCCAACATATAAGTCCCCTACTATACCTACACCACCAGACACTTTGAGGGCTCCAGTACTTGTATCTGATGCATCTGTTGTAGCAGTAATAGATACGGAGTTGTCACTTGCATTAAAAATAACTGGATTACTTGTTTTATTACCTGCAGCGATATTAATAGGAACAGAAGCTATACTACGTAAATATACGCTATTTTGAAAAACATTTGCATTAGCATTATTAAAACCGAATGAAGCTTGAGAAGTTCCAGAATTATTTAAAAATCTCACAGTTGAACCACCTGATGCATTTGTATTTTGGATTTCTATGACTTCAGAAGTATTATTACCAATAATATCATGAAATGTTCCTGATGTAGCATTTGCACGAAGTGTTCCATTAATATCTAAACGGAAACCAGCTGATGGACTTGTTGTTCCGAGACCAACATTTCCCCCAGTTGTAAAAATACTTCCTAAAGTATTTGATGTACCAGTTGCACGCAAACCTCCTGTAATAATAGCTGTTGTGCTAGTAATATTTGTAGCAACAAAGTTAGGAATGGTTGAACTAGTTGCTGAGAGTGTTGTTGTAGTAATATTTGTGGCTACAATATCACTTACACTAACATTATCCACAGTAACATTTGTAGCAATGACATCCTGTAAATTGCTTGTTCCACCAACATACATAGAACTATAGACAGCTAACCCACCAGCTAAAGTTAATGCTCCACCACTCGTTATACTTGTTGCGTCAGCACTTGTTTGAACACTGATACCACCAAATACAACTAAAGCACCATTTGCAATATCAATAGATTGGTCAGTTGCTGTTAATGTTAAATAAGCAAAAGTGCTACTAGCTGCAGCTGCATTAGAATAACTGATACTTCCACCAACAATAAGGTCTCCAGCAATAGATGCACCACCAGCAACTGTAAGAGCTCCACCATTAGACACACTTGTTGCATTTGTCAAAGCATTAATACTGAGACCTCCGTTTTGTAATACTAAAGCTCCTACAGAACTATTCTGACTTTGAGTAGTGTTAAAAATAGTTAGTAAACCACCACTATCAACAGTTAATCTATTACTAGCGGCAGTTAAACCGACATTATTGTAATCACTTACAAAATTTAAAGTATTATAAATATCAATAACTTTTGTTGACATACTTGTCCTTAATTAATAAAGGTAAATAAATTAAAATAATACTTTGAGCTATTAAAAATAAAAAAAATATTACATAATATTATAGCTAATATGATAACTAAAGATTACTTGACAAAATGTTATGCAGATTTACAAAAAGAAGGTATTTGGAATGATGATGTAGACATTTTTAAAAAGAATTTTTTAAGATGGTCTCTTAAAAATCACCCAGATAAAAATCTAGGAAATGAAGATATTACAAAGTTATACCAAATAATTTCTGGATGTCGTAATGATTTCTTGGAAAATTTTCAACAATATTCTTCTATCGCTAAAAATCAACATGTAGATAGACCTGCTTTTTATAATCCATTAGAAGAAATACCATGCCCAGTTTGTCAAAAAAAGGTGCAAAGATGGAGAATGGGTGACCACATACGTTCTGCTCATCCATCTGGACCTAAATCAGCACCCAAAAAGTCTAAGGCTAAGAAGTCCAAATCTAACACAAAACGTAAATCAGCACCCAAAAAGTCTAAGGCTAAGAAGTCTAAGAAGTCTAAGAAGTCTAAATCTAAAAAATCAGCACCTAAAAAGTCTAAGAAAACTAAGAAGTCTAAAAAGTCTAAGAAAACTAAGAAGTCTAAAAAGTCAGTACCTAAGAAAACTAAGAAGTCTAAAAAGTCAGCACCTAAGAAAACTAAGAAAACTAAGAAGTCTAAAAAGTCAGTACCTAAGAAAACTAAGAAGTCTAAAAAGTCAGCACCTAAGAAGTCTGCACCTAAAAAGTCTAAGGCAGTCCCAAAAAAATCTAAGAAATCTAAAACTAAGAAATCTAAGTCTAAGGGTAAAAAACAAAAGGGTGGAGTTGGTAAAAAGGCTACTAATCCGCACGAATTTAAAAAAAAGATGGAGAAGAGAGTTAAAAAACCTAGCCCTTTAAGAAATGAACTTAAGGTTGAAAGACCCCAAAGCCCTAAATTAAAACGTAAAAGAACAAAATCTGAGCCTGTTCAAGAAGTTCCAGAATGGGACTTTTAATTAACGTATACAATTATAGTAAATTATATACGTTGACATTATTTTATAACAATTTTGGTAAATTATTTATAACAATTTTGGTAAATTATTTATAACAATTTTGGTAAATTATTTATAACAATTTTGGTAAATTATTTATAACAATTTTTGTAGTATCTACAACTAGATTTTTGTGAAAATCCCATTTTTTTACATGGAGTTTTTTTACAATACTCTTTACTCCATTTTCTTGGATACTTGGCTGTTTTTTTATCAAAACCACTACCTTCTTGTTTACATTTTTGTTGAATACATAAATATTCCATACCACCAGGTGTAGAAGATGTATATAATTTTTCCTTGATAATAATTCTAGGGTTAATATAATTAAAAATCAAGAAATCATCATAATTTGGCTTTACAGAAAAGAGTTGCTGAGCTAAAATCTCATCACGAGTTGTAATCATCTTTTTTTGAATAAATGAAAAAGTTTTAATCTTGTTTTCTGTTTCTTGAGCTGTAATAAAAGCTTTATTAATAGAATCTGGATCAACTAAATATGTAAATTTTTTATAATCTTTCAAAGCACCTGGTGATAATGGTAAATGAATATTGTATTCATCTAAAAATTGATGAATTTTCTTATGTTTACAAACCTGGAATCTACCTATAAGACTTATTACAATTTGGGCTAAGGGTGTATTGCCAACATCTAAAAAATATTTCGTTAATATAATAAAAACGTCGGCTAATAAAGAAAATTGATTTGACTCGCAAAACAATTCAATTTCACTCTCTAATTTACGATAAAGATTATTATAAAAATTAGAGAATTCTTGAGCATATCTATCAACCTCGCGTGTTGATACTCTAGAATAAAATTGATATTCTCGCATTTCTGTTACAAAATAATATGCTAAATACATGCGATGACATTTTAATGCAAATTCAGTGGGTTCTATTTGGTGAAATATAGACAATATAGGATATGTTTTACCAAATAACCCACTAAATCTAGATTTTATTGAACTTTTTGATGGACTTGACAACGTAGAACTTGGTGTGGATGGTGTCTGTGGTGTACGAGGAGACGGTTGCGTTGAAAGTCTAGACCCTGGCGTGGACGGACTTAATGTTGAATATAAATTTAAACTTTCTAGAAATGTTGTAATATCCGCAAAAACTGTACGGTATCTTATATAATTGTCTAAAAATAACTTATTTCTAATGATATTTTGAAATTTATTTTGATTTTTGACGAATAAGTCAAGGTGGTTAAGATAAAATGTTTTCATTTTTGTCATATCATTACTATCTTTTAATTTAGTTATAATAGAATCTTCTAATTCTTTAAGTGTATGTTTTTTATCATCATACAAAAATGCAAAATTAATAATTTCATCATTTGAAATAGTTTCAGAAGAATCTTCGAATTTAATTATATCTGAAATTTCACTCATTAATATAACCTAACAAAATAAAATTTTAAAGATTGCATTTTTTAATAATAAATTGATGGTCAGGTAGTTTAGGATAAAATTCTGTTGTATGTATTACTTCATGACCATAAGATTGATGATTCCATTTATCTGCTGTTGTTGTCCAATTCTTATAAGCTCTATTTAAAAAATTTTCATAATCATTTGGGCCTCTTAAAATCAATGGTCCAAATTTATAATCTTTTAATGGATACAATTCATGTTCATAAAACCATTCATTTGGGTATTGAATATTATATGGGAATAAATACCTATATGTTTCTTGATTATCAGTTAAATTTTTAGATTTTTTCATCATAAATAAATCTACAGAAACATCTGAATTTTTATATTTAACAACAACTATATTACCTTTAATAGTTTCATATGCTATTATATTAAATTTCTCTAATGGTTTCATCATATTTATAACTTCTTGTGGTGTTTTATTTAATACACCTAAATCAGCATCGTCATCCCATGGAATTAAACCCCCATGTCTTACAGCACCCAACAAGGTACCACCAGACATTATGTATTCAGTATGTTGTTTATCTAATTCACAGGTGATTAATTGCAATAAATCATAAAGTTCGTTAACTTGTTGTGATAATGGCTCTTTAATATCAAAGAATCCAGTTGTACACAAACAAATAGCTATAAGTACAACTATAATTATTAATACATTCATTAATATTAAGCAATATTTTTTGTTTTTTTCTTTAAAATTGAATTTTATGATATTTTTCATCATTTTAAGAGACAGAACAATGACTGCTAAATATATTGCATTTGATTGTGAAACTACTGGTGTTAATAACGATTGTCATTTATTGACTGTATCGTTTTTAATTTTAACTTCAAACTTAAAAGAAATCGACTGTTTGAATATAGCTTTACGACAACCCAATGGGTATCATATTTATCCTGAATCTTTAGAAGTTAATAAAATAGATATTGTTAAACATCATCAACAATCTATAGATTTAATAGATGCTCGTAGAAAATTGTTGCAATTTTTACAAAAATATAAAGAACAATATAGTTTAATTCCTATTGGTCATAATATACAATTTGATATTAAATTTATTAAACAAAGTGGGTTATTAACTGAAGAAGAATATAGTAAATATATTAGTTATAATGCTCTTGATACTGTAACTATATCTCAATTTTTGAAATTATCTGGAAAACTACATGAAAAACAAAGTTTATCATTAGTTAATTTATGTAAAAGTTGTAATTTAAAACGTAATGAAGATTTAGAACACTCTGCGGAATATGATATCAAAATGACTGTCAAATTATTGAAGTATTTTAAGAAATTAGTTCATGACCCAACAGAAATAGAAGAAGTTGAAGAACAAAAGAATGAAACATTCTTTGGAAAAAAACGTAAGTTAAGTTCAATTTAAAAATATTTAAACATTTGTAATTATAATTAAATGGATTATACATCAATTTTAAATAATATAGCGCTTCATTTTACTAAACTTTTAGTAGAATGTAAAGATGGTTCAACTTTTATTCCTCCAGTTTTTAATACAACATCCGATATTGATAGTTTAATTGTATTATATCAACTACTCGATATAATGTGTGCTAGACATTTAAATCCTACTGTATCTAATTTAATTGCGTACCAAACTCTAGTACAAATTATCAACATAAAATGTAAAGAATATGTTGAAATTAAATGGAATAAAAATTTAGACATGTTTATTATAACCTTTGAAACGTATATTAATACAATGGTTGATAATATTTTAAGCAGTAAATAATAAATCAAATGAATCTTTAATTTTTTTATCAACAAGAGTTGATAAATTAAGAGTACATTCAGATGTTTCAACAAATACTCTATTATTCTCTTTTTGATTAATGAGTTTAAATGACATGTAAACGAATGGTAAAAACAAGACTTCTTTTGTTCTATAAGATATCCACTTGTAAACTAAATCTGAATTAATTGTAAAGTTATGTGATGCTTCTTCAAATGAACACTTTGTCCAAAAGTCTTTTGTATATAAACAATTTGCTAAATCCGGTAGTTTAGTATAAGAATTAGTATTTTGATTATATAACCCCGTATCAATTGACATAATACATTCTTTTTTACTTAAAATAAAATGGGTAACTACTTGACGTAAATTTAGATTGTAATGATTTGTATCAAAAAAGTGTAAAATTAATTCGTTAGAAGCATGTTTCACACCTGTATTAATTTTATATCCTAAAGGAAGTGGATTTTCACCTTGTGTATTATTGATATTAATAAGTCTAAAACGTTTATCTTCTGGTAAATTTAATTCTTTCTCAGATTTAGTATCATCTATAATAACTAATTCTAATAAATGTTGTGGATAATCTAATTTCAAAAAGGTTAACATAGTATGAAAGAATCTATTTTTATCTGTAAATGGACAAATCAATGATATTTTAGGTAAAAATTCATCTTTAATTTTGACAGACTTAATTTTTTCTATTGTTAAATTTAATTGTGAAAACTTGTTATAAAATTCTTCAGCTAATTTTGAATCATAGGATAAAATATCTTGTTCATTTAGTTTTTTATTGATAATTAAAGGGTCGTGTATGTAATGTTCATCTTTTTCTGATAAATGAGTTTGTGTTATACTAAATATATTAAGTTTGTTTAAATTTTTATAAAATTCATTCATAGATTTTGAATCACTAATGATAGACAAAACTTTATCAATACTTCCTCCATTAATTATAAAGTTACCAGAACTTAGAATATTCGTCGCTGTCCAATAAAGTGATTTTTCATTCGTCTTTTGATAAGATTCTAATTCGCTCTCTAAACACAAAACATCATATTTATTTGGAAATACAGGAACGTATGTAATATCATGAATCATAATATTCGAATCTAATATAACTCCACATTCAGATACATGTTTTTTCTTTGCTTGAAATAATGCTTTTGATAATGTTTGGAGTAATTGTGAATTATCATTATATTTTACAAATTCAAAGTTGACACGTTTTAAAATATGTCTTTTAGACAATTTTTTCTTATTTCTTTTATGATTAAGACTGTCATCATTTTTAAATAACATAAGATAATGTTTAATTTGTACTCCTGACATATTTTTATCCTTTTTATCATTATATATGAAATTAAAAAGTAAAATGTAACGTAAATATTATGTTCATAAAAATTGAAAAGTTGTTATAAAAATGGTATTTTATAAATGAATTCAACAATATTTTATCTATATACATCCAATGTTATATTTAGTTTATGTGCTATAATTTGCATTTTTAACTATTATACAATTGATTATTCTTTATTGAAATTAAAGGATACATATTATTTTTATTGGTTTACAACATTCTTATCTTTTGTATATGGCTTTTTAGAAACCTGTTTTTTACACCAATATAATTCAATAGAGACTTTACGAGAAAGGTATATGTATTTCCCATATTTCTTATTTGTTTCAAGTCTTTTTTTAAATATAAGTTGGTTAATATCATATATATTTTCAGCTCTTTTATTACAAGATTGTACCTTAAATTATGAAGACTGTGATACAGTTATTGCCTTAACAGTTTTTGGGTTTTTGGAATTAATTGTATGGACTAGTGTAGTATTTTTAATTTTATATTATCTTAAAAATTCTCTAATATCGTCACAAAGTACAATGCAACAAAGTACATTTCCAGAAATTACTATGCGGGAAGTAGACAGAATGGAGACACAAATTCATCATCCCCCCAGCGTTGAAAGTCAACGTGCAGAAGTCCTCGAGATGGAAGAAGTTACATTATAATAAAAATTGAATAAATTATATAAAATTTATTCAATTGAATAAAAATGCCTGAAGGACCTGAAGTACTTGAGTATTATAATTTCATTAAAGAATTTTTCTATGATAACACCTTATGTAACATAGAAATTGTGTCTGGTAAATATATTAAAAAAGAATTACCTAATTTTGATATATTTAAACAATCTTTACCATGTAAAATTAATGATATTACTATCAAGGGTAAAACTATTTTTATTAAATTTGATAATAAATACGGATTAGTTATAACTCATGGTATGAGTGGTTATTGGTCTGATGAAAATGAAAAACATTCAAGAATTAAATTTGAGTTAAAGAATGATAATTTATATTATGTTGACCCACGAAATTTTGGAAGTATAATTGTTTGTTTAAATGATGAAGAGTTTTATTTCAGGGAGAACAAATTAGGACCTTATATATTTGATAAGAATATGTCATATGAGTTATTTTATTCTAGACTTGATAAAAAACCAAAAACTAAAATCGCCATAGCCTTATTAGACCAAAATTTACTAAGTGGTATAGGTAATTATTTAAGGTGTGATATTCTATGGTATTCTAAAATAAATGGAGAAAAACGTATAGAAGATTTGAGTGATTTTGAAAAAATGGTACTATATAAATCAGCAATTAATATTTGTAAATACCATGCTGGAATGAAACATTTTTTAAAAATAACACCAAATGATTATAATAGAGATTTTTTTATTTATATGGAAGATGAAGATATTTATGGAAAGAAGGTACACACAAAAAAATTAAATGGAAGAACTTTTCATTACACATGTTAATTAATTTAATTAAAATTAAGCCCTTAAATGGGCTTATTTTTCATTTAAATTTGAAGTGTTTTTTTAATAAATTTTCGTTGATAAAATAAAATGTATGCATCTTTAGTAATCAATTGAGATTCTAAATTGGAAGAATTATATTTGGAAACATTACCATCATTAAAATTATACCAATTACCATCCAAATTTTTACAAGCACTCCAATAATGTCCTCCATTTAAGTCACCTCCATGATAATTAACTGCATATAAATCATACATATAATTGTTAAGGTCATTTTTATCTTTTGAGATATATTTTGTCAAATTTAAATCTTTAAGAGGAAACGTAATCATATTATTATTTTTTGAAACTCCTTCAGATTGTTTAAATCTTTTCAAATTAATTATGACATAGTTTGGTAATGTCCATAAAATGGATGATTTATGACATCCTTGATTATTACATTGTTCACATTTCCATGTATCTATAACATGGTCATTGTTAAAATAATTATCTAAACAATCTGTTAAGGAAGAAGTTGTATCTTGTATACTAATACTTAGATTGTTATATGGTTCAAATACTTCTTCTGAAAAATTACAATTATTGCATTTGATATTATTAACTAAATTTCCATAAAATGTTTCAATAATGAAAGAATATTCCTTTTCATAAAATGCTTTCCATGTTTCTAATGACTTTTTCATTAATTCATCAGTACGAGTTTTAACCTCACCTTTAATATCTACTTCAATTTCATAAGATAAAGCTTTATGTAAAATATCTAAAATATATAATAAACACTCGTGGGAATCTTGTTGTTGTAAACTATAATATTTTCTATGAAATTTACTTAAATTTTCTATAAAAGTTTTTGGTTTAATTAACTGATTAGATTCCCATACATGATTTAAGAGAGTCACATAACTATGTAATACATAATGTTCATTTTTTCTACTTTTTGTATCCATATCATCTTTATAATCAGTAGATAATATATAATCTGTTAGTTTCAAACTATTAAATAAACATTGTAAAATAGAATTCATATAACATTTATTTCCTAAATTAAGTAATCCACATAATCCTTTGCCTATATAACTAGTCTTTTTTAATTTTAATTCATAATGTTTATGAACATCATATTCATATTCGAGAGATTCCATTTTCTACTTTTAAATATATAAATATCATATATTTTAATCAATTTTTTTAAACCTATCGAATATCAATAATTTATTTTGTTCGTTTATATTAAAATGGACAGAATATGTTTTGAAAGACCAACATTTAATATGTATTTATTCATATTAGTATGTGTTATATTTTACTTGGTTTATTTCAAATTTTCAGAAAATTATATAGGAACTAATTTTGATCCATATGTCAACATGACAAAAGAAAAATTATACGATAAGGTATTAGAATTAAAGGATTCTTTACATGATGTACAACTTAAAGAACAAAAATGCCAGATTCAATTAGATGCACTTAAAAATAATGTTACACAAATTAGTCAAGGTAGTGAACATTTACAAAGTAAATTTTTAAACAAAATTTATAATCCATTAGCACCTCCTGAAAATGTTTATCCTGGCGGTAACTTAAATTCTCGTGGATATGATGGGTACCAGCAATATCAAATGCTAGGTTATTTGTCTGGGTCTCAAGGTCAATTTCCTGTATTTGGAAGATACAAATATCCAGGAAAAACCGATAAACTAGAGTACTATACTATTAATGATAGTCGAGGCCGTATTAAAATTCCATTTAAAACAAAAAATTACAATGAATTATATGATGGAGATTCTATAACGATTAATGAATTAGGAGGTGATTATACTTTTACTAAATATGAAGATGAAGGTTTACGCTATAATCCTAATCTTTAAGATTGATGGTTAGTTTGAGCTGAAAATTCTTTTTTATTAAAAATGAAAATACCACAAATCATAATACAGAAACCTATAACTTGTAACCATTGAAATGTTTCCCAACGTAAACTCAATGAAATTATCCAAATAATTAATGTTCTACATATATCTATTGTTGAACGTGAAGTAGATGAAATATTTTTTGTAATACATAAGCCAAACCAATTAAATAATGATATAGAAACAACTATTCCTAAACTAGGTAAATATAATGACGGGTAACTAATTAACTGTTGTAATCCCTTCCATGTGTCTATTGTATGTGTTAATTGGAATGATATAGAAATAATTATCATTAATATCATTCCAAAAATTCCTTCTAATCCTACTGCTAATAAAGGTTCGACGTTATATTGAACTAAAATCTTTTCTTCCAGAACATATTGAGAAGCACTAAAAATTTGTGCAGATATAATTAAAATAATACCAACTAAAGTGTTATCTCCAGTTGTATTAAAATGTGAAGTTCCTACAACAGTAATACCTAAAAATATTATCATCAAGGATAACCATTGATTAAAATTATATTTTACATTTAAGAATATAGTAGATACTATCCCTGTAAATATAACTATACTACCTCGTAACATTTGAAAAATAGAAGCTGAAGTAAACATTAAGCCTACATTCATTAATGTAGATGACATAGAATCACATGCCGCTGGGAAAAATAAAAGTAAAGATGATATAAGTGAATTACGTGAATTAGTGTCTTCTGTTACAATAAGTTCATATTGATTATTTGATTTATAAAATAATAACCAGAATAAACACATAATTTCACCCACAAACATATTTAATGTTTGAATCATAGGTTGTTCAAAATAAACAGGTTTATCTGTATCACATTTATCAACGCATACTGAATCTTGTAATTTTGTTAAAATAGTATTTAAACTACCTGTCAATAACATACCTACAATTAAAAACCACGTGGAGTGGCGACTAATAAATTCTATAATCTGCATTAATAGATTATAGAACTATACCTTTAAACTAACTTTTATTTTAACTTACATAACCACCATTTCCACCGGTTAAAATCCAAGCTCCTGTTGTAGAATTTATTTGTGTAGAATTCCACATAAGTTCACAACTTTGGCCTTGTCTTTTAAATATAATTCTAGTAGGTGGAGGCCCACCTAATGGGTTTGGTGCAATTAATCTACCTGATGCAAAATTTAATTGATATTGACTATTAACACTTAAACTAACACATACTATACGTTTTAACTGTCCGTTAGCTAAACCTGTAACTGGCATAGTACCCGTACCCATAAATCCAACACCAGATACAGTTACATAACTAATAACTCTGTTGCCAACAGGACTTCTATTAGGTAATAAAGAACTAACTGTATAACTTTCCGCACTATAATTAATATTACTTTGAAATGTTACGTTTTCTAAACTGGTAGAAGTAGTACTTGCCAAAGCTGTAAATCGACCAGCTTGAGCAGTGTTTTGACCAATAGGGGTGCTATCTATTTGACCACCAGTTATCTGGAAATTACTTCCAACGATTGCATTGTTACCAGCCGTTACACTACCAGTTAAAATGAATGCATTTATCTTATTGGGGAATAATTCATTTGCACGTATATCTCCTAATACACCTTGTGTAACAATAGAATTATCTATAGTTGCATTACTATAATATGTCCATTGTTGTGTATTATTCAACCACCCAAAAAATGCTCTTTTATAATTAACAGACCCAGCAGTAATACTTGTATTACCCATAGTAGACCAATAATCAACTTCGATACCTACATCTTTACCTTGATACGTTTTTAATACACCATACATAGTACCTTTATCACCAGGTGTACCAATATATGGTCCAGCTACTGAAAAAGTATTGTCACTAATGATTTGATTAACTATGTAATCTCCATTTACTTTAGGTACAGAGGTTGTATTAGCTAATTTGACTTGGTCTCCTACAACTAAATAGTGAGGTTGACTAGTAGTAACAAATATATTACCAGCAATTGGTGAATTATCTATATAAGTAATATTAAGTAATTGTTTAGTTCCTAGTTGATATATATATGTACCTGGGTCAATTGTAGTTAATGTTCCAGCAATATCTACATTATTAGTTACTGTAATATTTGAACTTGAATTAATACTAACACTTGTACCATATAATTGTAATTCTGTGCCATCACTTTCTATTCTGGTATTCGATTCACCAAAGACTAATTTATCATTTTGCGGAATAATAACACTTCCATAACTTTGTGATGTAATATCAGTCAAAGGTGTTAGATAAATATTACCAGTATAATTAACAATATTAAAGTTACCAGATGTATCTCTTACTAATAAATTCCCTGATGTTCTGGACCCAAAATACATTGGTGAATTGTGATTAAATTGTATAAAGCCATTTCCAGATGTATTTGTATTTACTATTACACCACTAGAGTTATTGCTATTATTGATTAAAAAGTTTCCAACAGAATCACTTGATATAGTATTACTTGTTGTTCCGAATATAAGTTTAGTATTTGTAGGTAGTATAACATTAGAACTACTAACATTTATATTACCAGAAGAACTAACAAGTGATAATCCTTGAGATGGACAAGCATTTATAACAGCTAAATTAGATACTGTACCACAGCTTACATCTAAATTTTTAAAATAACCGTTTGTAAATTCAACATCACCAGGAGTTCCTGTCATGATTTCGCTTGCATTTGTTGCATTTGGAATGTATGTAAATCTTTGTGAACTATTATCAAACCCAAAAAACCCAACTTTACTATTTGTACTTCCATCTCTTGTACCATACCATTTAAATTCGATACCTCTGTCTTTCCCGTCATTTGTTACTGGACCAGTTACCCCACCTAATGAGAAAATGGGGTCCTGGACGTTTGTTACTGTACTATAGACATTTTCTGTTGTTCCATTAATTTGAACATTAGCATTAAGAATAATTGTACCTGAACCATTATTTGATGTAATAGTAATATTACCAATAGAATCTGTATTAATATTGTTACTTGTAGTTCCAAATGATAAAGGGACAGATATTGGTATTAATACGCGTCCTGTTGTATTTGAAATTAAGTTAATATTAGCTGAACTTATGTTAACATTTGCGTTACCAACTAAATTAACAGCTGTATTACCAACAACATTTATAACTCCATTACAACCTAACAATGTATTTGTATTAGATATTGTACCACAATTAAGATTAATATTACCAGTATTAAGGAAAGAAACACTATTTTCTACAACAACACTTCCAAGAGCAAATTGACCGAGAGTACCAGTAATAACTTCATTATTGTTAACCGCATCAGAATAATATGCAAATTCGCTTGTATCTGTTTTAACACCAAACCATCCTAATTTATTAGCACCAGAAGAATTAGTATATTTATATTCTATACCACGGTCTTTACCGTCCATTGAACCTGTTGTATAATTTGCTAATGTCAAGATAGGGTCGTATAATTTAACATGTTGTGTATTAATACTTGTTATACTATTTGTAGTATTACCACTTAATGTAAAATTTTGTGCTGTAATATTTACACGAGAACTTAAAACATTACTTGTACTATTTGAAATAGTAGTTGTACCGCTTGTATTTATAATATTTAAATTAAGTGTACTTATATTAATATTTCCATTCGAATTATTTGTAATATTAAAGTTATTATTTGTATCTGCAACAATAAATCGAGTACTAGAATTATCAAAATTAGTCTGAACACTTGTTGGAATATTAACTGTTGTTCCGGCACGTAAATTAATCACAGCTGCATTACTTAATTCAATTAAATTACCAATTGTACCAGTTGTTGGAGACAAACTCGGTCCATTAATCATTAAATTTCCACTAGAATTACTTCTGATACTATTTGATGTACCACTGATACCAAAAATAACTCTTGAACCTTGATATAATCTTACATTGCCACCAGTAGTTATATTTCCGCTTGTTGCAAATAGTTGGATATCACCATTATAGGTATTAACTAAAAAGTTACCTAAACTACTACTAATATTTACACTACTTGTAGCAATATTGTTAATATTACCAGTACTACTATTGGAAATAAAGAATAATCCTCGAGTACTTCCAGAAATAGTTTCAGTTGCTGTAGTACTTGTAGTAATAGAATCTCCACCAAACTGGATTGAAGGAAATCCAGATGCATTTCCTGAAGTATTTTGAGGAATAATTATATTTCCACCAGTTGTAGTGAAATTAATATTCTTGTTTGAAATTAAGTTTAAGTTACCATAACTGTCAGATGAAATATTTTGATTACCTACAGATGTACCATCAAATGACATTTTTATATTTGGTTGAATAATAACAGAGCCATTTGTTTGTGTATTTAACATAATATTTTTTGAACCAGCTAACCATAAACTGCCTATAACATTCTCTTTGATGTATGTTCCAGATGTACCAAATGTTATGGGAATATTATGTGGTGTATAAATATCTCCAGAAGATTGAAGAGCAATTCTAGATGCAGTTGAAATGTTAACGGTGTTAGATGCATCTATATCTAATATATTACCACAGCCTGTAATTTTACTTACATTTAATAAGGACCCACAGTTAACATTAATGGTGCTTCCTGCGGAAATCATAAGTGAACCGATTGTTGTAACACCAATCTCAAATTCACCAAGACTTCCAGTAAAAACTTCATTTGTATTAGTTGCATCTTTAAGAAAGGTGAATTTACCCGTGCTTTTTCTCCAACCAAACCATCCTAATTTTGCAGAGCCAGTTGAAACATTTCCTTCAAAATAGTTAAATTCTATACCTCTGTCACTAATATCAGATGCATTTTGTGTAAAATTAGCAATCATAGGGTTAGCATCTTTAAGATATATGTCTGGTGAGTTAACAAATGTTTCATTAGAGTTAATATTAAGAATATTGGCTGCTGTGATATTTATATTGTTATAAGATTGAATATTTGTACTTGTTCCATTAAAGTTTATATAATTATTACCTGAACTACCTAGTTGAAATTTAGTATTTTGAGGAATATTAAAAATATCAGACCCAGATAATTTAAATATCATATCACCTTCACTATTAAAATAAAGCCCACTAGTATTTCCGTAAATGGAGTTATCTGTATTACCAAATGTCAAGTCAATGTTTTCTGGTATTTTAACATGCACAGATGCATTTAAGTTAATATTATTAGTAGGTGGTTTATATAAAATACCAGATGTAGCATCACTAGTAAGTGCAGTTCCACTGGATATAGAAAAACGATTACTGTTTATAATTTCTGTAACTAAGTAAGTCCCATTCATAGATGGAACAGAGGTTGTTTGTGATAATGTAATAATATCCCCAACTTTAACACTACTAGGAGTAGCTGTAGCAACAACCATACTTCCAGATGTAACTAAAATTGATGTAATTAATTTATCACCTACGGCTGTATCTGTATTAAACGTAATGTCACCATTTCCTGTATTAAAGGTTTGTCCAGAAAAAGCAGATATAGTACTAGCACTACTCTTAGATGTGATATCTATATAGTCACTTGATGCAAATGTAATATTACCGTTATTTACTGATGTTAAATAATTACCAAAGGAATTAACAATATTTGTTACAGGACCACTTAAATAAATACCACCTAATTGACGTGAAACAATCACAACATCACCATTTTGATTTACTGCCCTGATAGTATTCTCACAAATACTTAGATTACCTAACGTACTGCAACCGTCTACTACAAATGAACCATAAATGGAGAATACACCATTAATAGAGTCCCATGCTGCACTTTTTGTTCCATCTACTGTACGAAATGTAATATCACCACGTGATGTTAACAGTGTAAAGTGACCTTCATTCGGACCGTTTGCTCCAACGATTGTATTAATAATTTCTGAATCGGTAATTGTAACACCAACAATTTGAGACCCATCGATTAAACCATCAATACTTTCAGCTGGTAAAATAATATTATTTGCTTGCAGTGTATCGAAAACACCAGAATTTGCTGATAAAGATGTACCTTTTAATGGTTTATTAGTTAAATCTTTAGACATATTCTAAAACTCTTACTATACATAATTAAAATTTAATTATCAAAATAACGACATCAAGATTATTTTTTTCTAAGTATATATTAGAATGGAGTCTATTATTAATGGATTAGTACAAAAGAACTCTGACAAGTTAAATATAATACTTTCAAATAAATTACCCAAATCTAACTATACAGATTTATGGATTAGAATAGTAAATAAATCAAATATTGATGTGCGAAAAATTAAGGAGTATAATCCTTCAACAAAGACTGTTATATTAGAATCTGAGCTTAGAGATACTCCAACAAAAACTACAAAATATGATATAGGTGATTTTGCTGCAATTGATAAAAAGAAATATATAGAAATCGGGATTGTTAGTGGTGGTGCAAATCAAATTAAACTAGCAAACAATGCTAAAAAAATGGACAAAATATATAATACGTATTGGGTTAAAATTATTTCAGGAGATGCTATAAATAATGTAAGACAGGTTAAGAATTATATTAATAATACATTGACACTAGATTATGACTTACCAAAATCCGTTAAAGATGGTGATAAGATACTTTTATTACCGCATTATTTTAATGATTACATTATGTTCGGTATAATTGATTTTACAAATTTTTTAGGTATGGACTTCTCAGGTTTAATTGACGGGGTGGGTGGTTTGTTTAATTTTCAGTTAACCACAGCAGGTATATGTATACTTTCGTCCATAATATTAGTTGTGATAGTTTTATTAATTATTAAAAAATCTAAAAAACCTCAAGGTAAGAAAAATACTGGAGGTTTGTTTGTACCTGGATTAGGACGGATGGGAGCTCAACAACCTTTAGTTATTCAAATGCCTATGCAAACACAACCATACCCATTTAGAAATTCACCTTTCCCTAGAGATACGTAAAATAATTAGTTAAATTTTATTTTATATTATAATAATAAACATGTATTTATTATTATTCGCAAGATTATTAGTTATCATTGGTGCTATTAATTACTTCTTTATGGCAACAGTAAATGTCGATATATTTCGATATATAACAAATCCTCTTATTCTTAGAGTCTTATTTTTAATGATTGGTTTAGCAGCAGCTTACTTTATTTTTAATAGAGATTATTATTTACCATTTTTAGGTCATACTGTTATTCCTGTTGGACCTGGTAAACCAACTGAAAATTTAAAACAAATAAAATTGTCTGGTTTACCTGCAAATACAATAGTTATGGCATGGGGGTCTCAAGGTACAGAAAAGACATTTGATAATCCTTTTGATGCATACGGTGATTATGCTAATACAGAAATTAAGAAAACAAATGATAAAGGTGAAGTAATTATTGAATTACCTTGCCCAGCAGAATATTACGTTAATAAATTTGGTGTTATGAAGCGTAAATTAGATAGACATATTCATTATAGATATCAATTACCAGAATATAAAGGATTATTTTCAAGAGTTTATACAAAATATCTTGATGAAAAATGTCAATAAAAAAGTGCCCAACAGGACACTTAATGGTTTTATATTAAGTTATTTAGTTATATTATTTCATCTCTAATATAACTAGAGACATCTGTAGTTTTTGTTGTAGGAAATCTTAAATTATTATCACTTGTATATTCAAAAAATTTTGTCCATAGTTTTCTACCTTTGAACTTAGAAAAATCTTGCATACATTGTTCGTAAAGGTCTTGCCGTTGCTCTTTAGTACCCTTTGGTCTAACTTTACATATAATATCATCTTTAATTTTGATAATCCAAACTATAAGATTTTTATCTGCACCGCTAGTATCTTTTTCAAATGTATAATCAACTATTTCAAATTCACTATCCATAAAATCTTTAAATTTGAGTAAATCATATGAACGATATTTTTCTTTATACATACCATTATAATTTCGAATCATTGTACCTTCGTAGTTTTGAATATTTACAAATTTTTCATGATAATGTTGAATTTCTTCATCGGAATTTACTTGAAATGTCATTACATTTTTTATCATTGTAAAATTCTTATCATCAATTAATTTAGATAATTGTGTTTTACGATTGTGATATTGAAGTTTTGTATCGATAATATCATATACATGATATTGAATTTTATTAAGATTAAGTATATCTTGTTTAGTTAAATTTTTTGTTTTTCTTAAAACACCAAGTGTTTCAAAAGATACTTTATTTGAATCTTCTGGAGAATTATGTACATATAATTCTCCATCTAAAATAAACCCTTCTGGTAAAGAACATAATTCTTTATATAACAAATTTGATTCTTTAACGATTGAGAATTCTTTACCTTGTCTAGTTGTTATACTTTTCGAGGTTGTGTTATAAATCATCCTATAACCATCTAATTTAGGTTGAATAAAACATGGGAATAAAACTTTTTTTTTGTGTCTCGAATAATCCTGTGCTAACATTGGAAAGGCAATTTGTTCTTTAAGAGTAAGATTTTCTAAAGATATAACCGGTTCTTGTGTTTGTTGTTGTGTTTGTTCAGGATATATAACAGAATAATTTTCGATAGTTTTCTTTTTAGTCCATTTACTATTAGCTTCAAGCATGGCTTGTTGAAAGTGAGTTGTAGCGTTTGATTTGTTTAAATTTTTACCACTATTAATTCGACGTCGAGTTTCAATTTTACGATTATATCCATGTAAAATTATAATTTCAGAGTAATCATCATACCGTTCTACAGAAATTTTCCAAGATTTAATTTTTGAATCTTTGCTCTTACCGTACAATACATCGAAATTATAAGTTTCAGTTGGGTTAGACATTTTGTAAATACTACATACTTCGATAAATTTTCAATTTTTAAATACATCCTTATTTAAAAGTAAACTAATAATAACTTATTATGAGTGAATTATCACAGAAATTTATCGATGTTTTACAAGAAATTATTAGTTATAATTTTAGTGAAAATGAAAAGCTAGATAATGCAAAAAATTACAAATCGGTTTATGACAAAGCTAATCAATTTTTATCACAATCGATTAATTGTAAGAGTTTTATTAAGGAGACTGAGAATAGAATTTTAGCATGTCAGCAGTATAATAAAATAGCTGGTGCAGTTGAAATAACAGAATATCTATTATTAGATGCAAAGCCACGTATTCCAAGAAATATATTTATAGACTCGTTGCTTAATTTAGGAAATTATTTGAAAACTATTGCTGAAGGAATGATTATACAAAAAAAATTGGAACTAGATAAAAATAATGCAACTAGAACTGATAATAAACCACTTGTATTAACACAATTTGAATATAATTTATTTAACAGAGCATTAAATATTTTCATAACTATTTTACAAGTTGAGTTTGAGCATAAAGATGCAATTACTCAAATTGTTAGTGTTTATACTCAGTTAACATATTTCTCACAATCTAATTATGAAATGTGTTTAAAACATTTAAATGATGCATTATTATTTTCACCTGAGAATCCTACATTACATTATAATTTGGGTCATATTTATCAACGTCTCAATAAATTAGAATTGTCACTTATTCATTATAAATTATCTATTAAATTAACATCAAGCGAGACAGAAGTTGATAAGAGGTTAATGATTAATAATTATAATGGTATTGCTTCTATTTACAGAGGTATTAAGAAATGGCCTGAAAGTTTACATTTCTTATTAAAAGCATTTAAATTAGATAAAGAAGACCCTGATATTAATAATCAGTTAGGTGTTGTTTATACTGAAATGCGACGTACAGATTTAGCAGAAGTGCATTATAAATTAGCTATCACTTTTTATAAAAAAACCTTTGTATCAACTGACCCTACATTTTTATTATCAGAAGTGTATTTAAATTATGGGCATATGCATAGTTATAATGGTGATAATGAAAAGTCAATTGAAGCGTATAACCAGGCTTTAAAAATTGTACCTAGATTTGCATTACCGTTTCAGAATAAAATTATGAATTTATCTTATATCTTTGACCAATTAGAGGATAAAATGTATATTACTCAACAACATAAACAAATTAATAAATTATATGCTAAAAACCCCAACCCTTATAAATTTAGTTCTGACTTTTTTAAAACAAATGATGGTAAAATTAATATTGGTATTATATCAGGAGATTTTGTTGACCATCCAGTTAGTTTTTTTATAAGTACGTTTTTAAAAAATTTTGATACGAAGAGATTCAATGTGACGTGTTATTCTGAATGTTTGATTGACACGGGTTTATTTAATTCTAATTTAAATTTCAAGTTTATTAAAAATATGTCTCAAGAAAATGCAGCTAATTTAATTTATAATGACCGTATTCATATTCTATTTGATTTAGCTGGTCATACTGCTTTTAATCGTATGGATGTATTTTCATATAAGCCATCTCCTATACAGATTACATACATAGGTTATCCATTTTCTACAGGTTTAAATGAGATGGATTATCGTATAACTGATTCTATTTGTGACAATTATGTAGTTTCACAACCATATTATTCTGAAAAATTATTGTTTATGAAGAATTGCTTTTTATGTTATGACCCAAGAGTTATTAAAAGAACTGACAAAAATCAAATGTCTTCCTTTGTTTTTCCAAAAATGACATTAAACCCATTTGTATCTAATAAATATATTACGATAGGGTGTTATAATAGAATTAATAAAATTACAGATTCCATGATTAGTGTATTTAATAAAATTTTAAGAACAAATAAAAAGGTAAGATTTGTATTTAAGACTAAAGCATTAATTAATAAGAATATTTCAAAGAAATTCTTGGATAAATTTGATAAAGATGTTGTTAAAAGAATTAAAATTTTAGATTGTACATTAAGTCATGAACAACATTTAGAAACATATAATGAGGTTGATATTGCAATTGATACATTCCCTTATTCTGGTACAACTACGAGTTGTGAAGCATTAATGATGGGCGTTCCTGTATTTTCTGTGTATGATTCAGAATTTTACTTTCATCCTCAAAATGTAACATGTAGTATATTGAAAAATTCAGATATGGAATATTATGTATGTCAAAATATAAACGAAATGATAGACAAAATTAAAGAGTTGGAGGATAAATCTCTTGAATTTTGGAAAGAATTAAAAATTAAAACTAGAGAACAATTTTTAAATGGTAAAGTTTGTAATAAAAATGATTATATGAAAAATCTAGAAGACATGTTTTTAGAATTATTTAATAAACACAAACAAAATTAATTCTCTGGGTCAAAAACAGTAATGTCACCCATACCATGATTTCTCAATACATTAACTGCTATAGCTTTTTGATAAAACATATTCACAGTATCGTTAATAAGGAAACGTTGACCAGCAGGTAAATCCATAATAAGTTGGTTATATTTAATTTTATGAAATCGTAAAGTTCTCTCCGTTAATTCTTTAAATTCACTTCCTCTTGCGGTTGTAAAGATTACAACATCGTATTTATGAAGATGGTTAAAAAACTCTTTAACACCTGGGAGCAAATCTTGAATAAAATTAGGAACTTGATTATATTTTTCAAGGTCTTCTAACGTTAGATTAGGCACTATTGTACCGTCAATATCAATAAAATATGTTTTGGGATAAGAGTCCAACATTGTTTTATTATTTAAAATTGGATAAAATTTAAATTCAATTTTAAATAAATATTTGAATGTTTCTGTGATTAAATATCTAATGTTTCTGTGATTAAATATCTAATGTTTCTGTGATTAAATATCTAATGTTTCTGTGATTAAATATCTAATGTTTCTAATATAAAAGGATCAGATGTTAAAATATATTCTTCATTGCATATATAACCAACTTTGATATTATTTGAATCATATATAAATTTATCATCTACAAAATAAAAAGAATCTTCAATAAATTTCTTTTGCAGATTATGTACATCAGTAGGTTTACTTGTACAATTAAATTCAATTGGTGGAATATATGAATCATGCGTAGTATCATCAATATCATGTCTACTTAGACACATTTTATATAAATGTATTTTACAGTAATCATAATTATCAATTGCATTTTTAGAACATTGACTAACAGGATTAGTATTTGTTGTACCAATGCAACGTCGCAATACTTTTGGAAATAAGAATTGTTTTTGAAGAGTATCGATATCAACTTCATTGTCGTTTGTGTCGTAAATAAAATATTGTTTACATAAAGTTTTCAATACATCTTTGATAATTTTTTTTTTATATTGTTCTAAAAATTTTTGTTCATTACTAATATCAATGTTCATGTTTCTTTTTAATTTGAAAGTTAATATTTGTATTACCTGTATTTAATTCATTTTTTATTTGAGGTTTAATTTCTATAGTCGGATTTACTACGTCATTTGGACGTAATAATTTAATTATTCCACTACCAAGTGAGTCAAATATTTCAGGGGACATACCTGTTGAACCATGCGGTTTCAACAATACAGATAAATTGTCTATAGTATCTTTTATGTCTTTATCTGAAAGATTTTCTTTATCAGATTCTTTAAATTTTTCTGAGTCTTCTTCTTTATTTTCTTGTTTAAGTTCACTTAAAAATAATTCAATTAAATGATGCGATTTAACTTTATGAATACATAAACTTTTACACTCTTTGATATAAGATGACAAGTCATTTTCTTCAAAGTTTTCATTAATATACTGAAGAATATCTGATAACTTTGAAATGAGTGTAAGATAATGAATTAAGTGGTCTTCCATATTAATATAACAATTTATATTAATTTTAAATAAGTTGGGGTTTAATATGTTAATTAATTTAAACATCAAAAAGACGTACATGAGATGTACAAAACTTGCATCTTCCATAATAGATATCTCTATAAGAATTCATTAAATCTTTTATTTCACGATATTTTTGTTTATGTATCATAATAGTTTCAAGTAATGTTTCATCTTCCAGTAAAAATTTATAAGCATCTTGGTGATTAGTTTTTAAGACTAGTTTTTTCATTTGAAATCTAAATGTTAACCAATAGCTATCATTTTGCAATCTATTAATTTCTTTTTTAATTAACTTATACTTTTGTTTATATTTTTGATAATAATTATATATAAGAGTATTGCTATCTTTACAAGATATAAATCTTCTACAAAGTGGACATTTAAATTGTCTACAGCAAAGTTCTTCAATTTGGTTTTGTTTGCGATATTTATTAAATTCTGTTTCAATATATTTCATTATACATTCTGAATGAAATGTATGATTACATGACAATTTTATATTATTTTTGTTATAAAAATCTTCAATACAAATAGAACATTCATCGTTAAAAGATAGTGTCTCCATGATTGTAATTTAAATAATATCAAAATTATTCAATTATTTAAATTTTAAAGAATGGTAAATTTACCTTGTAAAACAGTTGTTTCTTTTTGTGGGGATTTATGAACAATCTCTATTTCATTATAAGGGACATATTCGTTTAACTCTTCTGATTTAAACTTTAGTTTATACATACCATCTCCATCACGTAAAACTTGTCCAATGTTTTCTTTTTTACCAGTTTTAGTATTCTTCAAGTAAGCGATATATTTATGTTTAAAAGATGTATCATCGATACCTAATTTTTCAACACCAAATGGATTACCGTTGAGAATATACAGGTTAGCTAAAATTTCAAGCATATAAGTTGGTTTAGATGACTTTAAATCTGGGTGAACAAAACGTTTAGCTTGACCAAAAATGAGATTGTTTGTTTTTGAAGTCAATGCAGCATTTTGATAAATAAAATACCCAGGATTAATTGTATCTTTATACGAAAAGAATTCGTCATTAGCAAAGTGTTCTGGTCCGCATCTATACATTTGTTGGTCTTCCATGGGTGAAAACATAGAATTTAAGCAACTAGACAGACAGCTTATACATATAATAATCATTAGAACAAATAAAAACATTTTAAGATTAAAAATACTACATCCAATTAATTCATTTGGAGTAAATAGAGGTCCATTCATAGACAATGTTGTAGAGATATCACTCATTATATATATTTTACTATTAAAATAAATTTCTTGAAATTATAGATTTATTACTTTTTTTTAAGAATTAATTCGGTTAAAGTCTAAATTAATAAATTTAAATCTTTTTATATAGTAATAAAAAATGACAAGAGTTCTGATTTTCGGATATTATCATCGTCAAAACTGGGGTGATGATGTGTTTGAATATGTTTTTCGACACCACATCTTTAAAGATTCATCAAAATATGAACTAATTTTTAAAAATTTAGATAGTTTAAATACAGAGACTAGTTTGTATAAGACTGTAGATAAGGTAATTATAGGTGGGGGTGATTTAATTAATGATTATTTTTTTGACGATAGTAAGATTGTCTTGTTTAGACAATTCTTTTCAAATAAGCCTATTTATTTTGTAGGTATCGGATTAACATATCCTAATTTAATAAGTGTAATGGATATTGGTGATTACTTCTTTATGAGAAATAAAACTGATGGTATCTTAACTAAAAACAGATATACAGATACATATGCTAAGGCTATTCCAGATATTGCTTTTAATTTATTAAATGAATCAAATTTAGTTAATTTTAACAAACCATATCGGGCTAAGAAAGATATTAACAAAATTGGTATAGCATTACCAGCACCATGGTTAGATAATAAAGGAAAGCGTGGTGAGAGATTTATTGATAAAATATGTGAGTTGGCATTAGATTTATCTAGGAATCATGAGGTTCATTTTATTCCATTTGATACAAGTATTGGAACATCTAATTCTGATATTCAAATGATTATGGATATTCAGGAAGAATTAAATGGTCAGTCGGATAATATATATTACTTGATTCCAAATCAACGAGATGATGGTACTTATAATCCTATAAGTACAAATGAGATGATTGAATATTTTAAGACATTAGATTTAGTTGTATGTGGTCGTTTTCATGCAACTATTTTAAGTATTATAACTCATACACCATTTGTATGTGTTCATGCTAGTAAAAAATTAAATAATTTGAAGAAAGATATGAAGGATGTTCATAGTTATTTTATTGAATTAGAAACTGATGATAAAAATAGACCAACTAGATTTCCTAAGAAACAAGTAATGGACACTATTAGAGATGTTAAGAATAATTATATCCCAACTCTTAATAAGTTAAAGAATTATGCATCTCAGATGAAAGATGATACTGATATTTTTAACACACAATTATTAGAATTAGTTGATAATAATGATGCATTAACAACCTTTAGACAGTCTCCACCACAATATATCACTGGCGAACAAAAGAAAGTATTACTTAAAACAACTATTTCAAATGTATTAAAGAAAGTATCTAATAAAATTTCTATTAATGATATAGATGCAGTTTTAAATGGTAGAACATTACTTAGTGTTTTACCTAAATCAAGATTTAGAAATTTAGAATCTTTTAAGAAATTATTAACAGAAGAAATTTTGTGGTCATTAACTGGAGACCCGTATGCCCCATATTATTATGGTTTATATGAAAATGTTTTAAATTCGAATTTTGCAAATCAAATTAGATGGATTATTGATGATTATTATGAAAATTATGCATATAAACAAGCACACAAAAATAATATTACAATCGTTAATAAAAATTTTCAACGATTACATAGAAGTGGATGGCAATATATTGTAAATAACATTGTTATGCAATTAAATAATAATGATAATATAAATGAACCATTGATAATTGATACGTATATTGATAAGACATTCCATTGGAACAGAGAATTTTATATGAGTAAAGGTGTTATTCCGTATAATAGAAAATGGATTGGATTTATTCATCATACATATTCAAATTATAACAATAATTATAACTGTCTTGAATTATTTAAGAATGATACTTTTATTCAAAGTTTAATGTCATGTAAAGCATTAATTGTAATGACACAATATTTAAGTGATCAAGTTTCAAGTAATTTAAGAAAGCTAGGTTTCAACAATGTAAATGTTCATACTATTTTACATCCAACAGAAGCTACAGAAGTCAAGTTTACATGGGATAATTTCATGAATAATGAAAATAAACAGTTGGTACAGGTTGGTAATTGGTTACGAGATGTATTTGGAATTTATAGAGTAACTTTACCAGATGGTTCTATTATTAACCAAAAGTCTATATTAAAGAATAAAAATAGTGAAAATTATTTTCCACCAAATAACTTTTTAGATGATTTATACTGTGAACTAAATGATGATAATAATAAAAATGAAGAGCATAATGTTGTAGATATTTGTAGAAACGATTTTAAGAATATGCATATTAAGGGATTATATCATTATATTGTAGAAATGGAAGAATCTGTTAATGTTATTGAATTTTTAGATAATAGCGAATATGATGATTTACTTTCGAAAAATATTGTGTTTTTAAAATTAATGGATGCGTCTGCATGTAATACTTTAATTGAGTGTGTTGTTAGAAATACACCTATTATTGTCAATCCTATTCCTCCTGTAGTTGAAATTTTAGGAGAGGACTACCCACTTTATTATAACAATTTTTATGATGTATCTAAAATTCTTGATAACCCAAGTTTACTTAAACAGGGTCATGATTACTTAGTAAATATGCCAAAAGACCAATTAGATATTTCAAATTTTATTAAAGAATTAACAGAAATTGTTACTAATTACACAAATTGAAAATTAAAATTCATTATATAAAAATTCATTATATAAAAATTCATTATATAAAAATTCATTATATAAAATTGAAAATTAAAATTCATTATACAAGTTTATTAAAAGTATAATGAATTCATTGCAATTCGAAGAAATTTTTGAAAGTTCAAAAGACTTGGCTTGGGATTATGATTTTTTATCTAGTTGTAATTATATTACATGGAATATTGTAAGAAATAATTTAAATAAACCATGGAATTTAGATAAAATTTCACGTAATAAAATTGTAACTATTGAAATTGTTTTAGATAATCCATTCTTAAGATGGAATTGGTCTGAATTAACACTGAATGATAATATGACATTTGAAGTAATTAAAAATTATCCCCGACAACCATGGGATATGGATGTTTTAACTAATAAACTAACAAGTGAACAATTAACTGAGTTCTACAATATTAGAGATTCGTTTATTGATAATAATTCTGTTGATAGTTATGATAGCTATGACAGTTACGATGAAGATATTGTTTTATATAAACTTTAACTAAAAATTGATTTAAAAGATTTCTTATTTAAAAAAATAAGAAATTATTAAGTAAATGACTTCGAGAATTAAAGTTGATATTCCAAAAGATAATAATTCATTGTTTGCTTCTATAGGATGGTATACAAAGGAATCGCATGAAGTAGTAAGACACAATATTGTTACAGAAATATCTACGTATAAAGATGAATATATAGATTTTTTAAATGAAAATATATCTTTTGAAGAATATATCACTAAAATGTCTAATGTAAATGTTCAAGGGGATAACACTACATTAATTGCTGCTGCTCAATATTATCAATTAAATATAAACGTTAATAATGATATAGTTATTCTGGTTAAGGATGACGAAACTCCTGACTTATTTTTATTTAAAGAAAATAATTATTATTACGTTGAAACACCAATTGTAACAGTATTTGATGACCCAAAAAATTTTAATGTTAAACATCCGTTAAATACAGAATGGAGCTTATGGACATCTGTTAAAACAGATACTAATAAAAAAGTAGAAAATTGGATGGATACAGTTAAAAATATTATTACTGTAAATAGTATAGAAGATTTTTGGGGAGTATTTAACAATATTCCAAAAGCATCTGAATTAAATTACCCATTTGATTATTATTTTTTTAGAAAAGATATTCAACCTATGTGGGAAGACCCTGCTAATATACACGGAGGAAAGATGACTCTAATGTTTAAGAAAACATGTGATGCAGAATTTATAGATAAAGTTTGGTTATATACAGTATTAGGATGTATTGGGGAACAATTTGAAGATAATATATGTGGTATAGCTTTGAATATAAGAAAACATCAAGACCGTATTAATGTTTGGATTAATACTGATAAAGAAGAAAATATTAAAAAATTAGGATTACAATGGAAAGAACTAATTGAAGTTAAAAATATGCACGTTTCGTATATAAAACATGATAATAAAGATATTAATTATTTAATTTAATTATTCATTCTTTTCCATATCTTTAACCATGTTATTAATTAAATCAGACATTCCAGGCATTGAATTTAATGCACTAGGATTACTTGTAATTGAACCCATAATGCTCTTAGCTTGGTCTTCAAGTTTTGACTTATCTATTTCACCTGTATTAATTTTATCTTCTACTTTTTGCTGAATTTCCTCTACTAATCCTTGTAAAGGTGTATTTTCAATATTACCAGTCATTAGACTTGATAACATTGACATTGGGTTGATTTGTTGAGATTGCATTTTTTGTGAAATATCTGTAGCAATATTTAAAATTTCTTTATTTCCTAAAATAGATTCCATGATATCACCCATACCACCACCTAAACCACCACCTAAACCAGCTAAAATAGATGGGTCTGGATGTGGTAAATTAGAACGACCAACTGATATTGCATTTCTTCTTTTATGCTTAGATGAACTAGACCCAGCTTTACTTTGTTTAATATCACCAGCTTGTAAAGCTGTTTCTGCTTCTTGTTGAATCTTTGAAACGAATTCACTGAGTTTGTTCTGTAAAACATCTGTTTCATTAGATGTGTCTTTTGTTTGATTTAAAAATACACTAGACATATAAATAGAATATAAGTATTTAATTAATCCCTTTTTAGTATTTTTGGATTCATTTTCAAAAACTCTAAAATTTAGAATATTACTGAAAAGAGTAACTCCATTTAGAAAATTATAAAAATCAGATTTGATTTTCTTGTTTGAAAATAAGACAGCTGAAATCTTAGACTCAAATGTCCCTAAATGTTGAGTTGTATAATCTAAAAATTTATTAAATTCTTCCTTATCTGTATCTATTTTCTCTATATACTTTCTAATACTTGGAATTATTTGTGGATCGAGATATTCCATAGTTAATTCTAGTTCATTTAAAAAAGAATCAACATTCTTAAATAACTCCTTCTTAATTAATTCTTCCATTATTTATATTTATGTATATATTTGTTTTCTTTATTTAACGAAGTTGAATTAATTTATAAAGGAAATTTAATTTAAATATATAAATATAAGTAATAATATAAATGGACAGATATATTTTAAGAATTTTTAATATTCCAGATTATAAATCAAGAGAAGATTTAGAACTAGAGTTTAGTTTAAAAGGAACTTATAAAGTTTTTGTATTAGGTGTACGAGGTAATAGACCTGATAATTCTTATGGATTAATTGAGTTTAATTCACAAGAAGAAATGGACCAATTTGCTTCACATTTTCATAAATTAAGAAAAGATGTTATTATTTATTCACAGTAAACCTGCAAAATCAGCATCATCACCTGTAAACACTTGTGGTGGAGGAGGAGGTGGTGCTACAACTACAGGAGGTGGTGGAGGTGGTGCAACAACAACTGGTGGTGGTGCAACAGGAGCTTGTGCTTTTGAACTTATTCCTCTTGAAGAACGTGAAATTCCACGCTGAGCTCTGAATCCTTCTTTATAATCCGAAAAGAAATAATAAGCTAAAAAGGCGACTACTATAATAAGAACGATAGTATTGTTGTCTAATTGAAAATTCATTGTTGTATATTATAAATAAATAAAAAAATTTTAAGTAATTAATAACCGCCTTCTTTTGATAAAAATGCTAAAAATTTATTTTTAGGCTGTCCTTCCGGACAAATGTCTATTAACTTTTTAATAGAATTATCCATAATTTGTGTGATATTTTCTTCTAATTTACGTATATTTATATGGGATAATCTAGAAATCTCATCATCACCATAAATTTCACGAAGGGCCATAAGATATCCTACAGCATATGTTGCATGTAAGTTAGCTATGTACGCGTTTGTATCTTGGTCAGCTGCTGTAGCCCAACGTGCTGTTTGTCTAATTAATTTATTTACTTTTTGCGAGTCTGATAAACCGCTATATATGTTCATGGACCATATACATGATATCATTATAATAAAAAATATATAACATAAAGTCATGTTATGTATTATACAAAAGATTATAATAACTCAATTTGTACATAACTTATAATAAAACTTTCGATGCACATTTAAGTAACTTTTGGAAATAAAAAAAGATGGTTGCCTTTTGTCTTAATGTTTTTTCTGAATCTTGATTAGCATTTGCTAACCAAATGCTTTTTAATTTTAAACCGTATAAGAGATTTTCTTTATCTAAACCCATATTATGTTCAAAATTCATAAAAAAATCTTCATCACATTCCATAATTTGTTTAGAATACGGGGATATATATTGTATAAATTGTTCAACTACTAATCTTGGATTACTTCTTCTAATTAAGTCTATAGAACTCTTTGTTAATACGATATCTGACCGAAAATACGGAAATTCATTTTCCATATATTCAAAAAATTGATCCATAACATCATTAAAAACTTTAATTTGAACTATTTTATTCATGATATTATGATTATTATTAATTGATTAATCATTATATTTAAATTAAATTTTTTATACGTATAATTTGCGTTGAAATTAATTTAATATTTTACTAAATAACATTAAACAAATGAGTGATATTCCATCTGTACCTAAAACACTTAAATTTGAACTCGCTAATAAGATAAAATTATTAAAAGATATTCGCCATGAAATTAAAAAGAAAAGATTTATATTAGATGAAACTCGCGAACGTTTTGGTTTTGATGATATGACTCAGTTAACTAAAGTTAAAAATACATCTGAAGTTAAAGGTTATCCATTTGTCGCCTCTAAAGTAGAAAGTAAGGTTTTAAAGGGTTTAAAAGTTGGATTAAAGGTTGTTCCTGTGGAAACAAAGTTTGAAAAACACGAGCATCCTACCAATTTAGAATTTCTAGCGTTAAAAGAATTAACTGATAATATTGTTTGTAAAAATATTAGTCCACATATCGTATTTTATTTAGCTAGTCAAAAGATATCTAATAAAAGTAGAGCTTTAAAATTCCTAAATTTAAAAAGGTTGGAAGTCGAAGAACTTATTCGTACAAGTTCAAATATGTTAGTATCGGAATATATTGAAGGTGGTAGTTTAGATTCTTGGATTTATGATATTTATGAAAATGATGAAGACATTTCAGATAAAGATTGGAGAATTATTGTTTTTCAACTTATTTATACTATAGCTGTTATTCAACATTACTACCGTATGATGCATAATGATTTTCATTATGGGAATATTTTAATGGATACTTCTATTAAAAAGGTTGATGGTCAATATTTTGTTTATGAAATAGATGGACAAACATATTATGTTCCTAATAATGGAGTCATTCCTAAATTATGGGATTTTGAATTTTCAATGGTTTATTCTGATAAAGTTCCAGATTTTTACCCTAATAAATTTATTATAGGTAATTGTCAATATGATAGAAAACGTCATATTACAAAGGAGCCTATTCCTGGAGATGACAACTCATTTGAGAGTGATGATTTAAATGTACCGTATAATTATAACGAAGTATATGATTTACATTATTTTCTGACATCTTTACTTGACCTTTATATTTCTCAAGAACTATTTGATTGGATTTTAGAAGTGTATCCAGATGAACTGATTCCTAGAGAGGAATCAGATTCCTCTAGTGATTCGTCATCTAGTACTTCTAATAGTTCAGACGATGATTTACAAGATAAATTAGATAATATTACATTATCGGATGACGATGACGATAAAGATAATGATGAGTCTAGTTCAAACTCTGATAGTTCTAGTAGTTCTGGTAGTTCAAGTGAATCTGATAATACTGATTCTAATTCTGATAACTCTTCTGAATCTAGTAGTAGTTCTTCTGGGTTATATAACAGATATTTATCAGAAGGTAGATTAAAGAATGGTATAGAAAAAGATTTTGATTTACCTACACCATTAACGATTTTAAGAAATAAGTTATTTGATGAATTTAGAAATAAACCAAGTGACTTTGATGAATCAAAAGCTATTTATTTTAAGTCTGGAATTTAAATAAATTACGTATTTTTATAAAATATATTATATAAGAAATATAATATATAAATAATAATGAGTATGTCAACAAATATCGCCGATTTACCAGGTCCAAAACCTGAAGAGTTTGAGGATGAGGGATACGAATATGAAGAAGAAGTCATGGAGGAGGAAGAGGAATATCCTCAACAACAATTACCAAAAGAAGTCTATTATGAACAACCTAGTTCAATTAAAATGGATATTAAAAAGGTTAAACGTAAGATACAAGAGGATGAATCTATGTTTAGTTTAATACAAAAAGAAGTTAATGAAGAAAATTTACTGATACTCGTTATTTTATACATTGCATCAACATCTTTAGTTGATGACTATGCTAAAAAGGTACTATCATTAATGTCTATGAATAATTCAAGTAGTATGATAATAAATATTGTCAAATGTGTTATACTACTTTTAGCTTTTATTCTTGTTAAAAATTACTTATTACCATATCTTAAGTTATAATACTTCGTGCGTTTTATATATTTTTAAAGTAATTTAACATTTAATTAGTTTAAAGAAAAATATAGATACATTATAATGAGTTTAGAAGAATTTAATCAGAATTTTATTAGATTGTGTGAAACCGAAATTCTTTTACATGACACACTTGATGATAATGATATATTTATGTATTTATTAGATAATTCAACTGTTTATATTTTTAGTTTAAAGGATGTTTATGAAAATAATAGATTAAAGCATCGCTTTATATACGATACAAATATTAAAAAGACTATTCATACTACTGAATGTTTAAGATATTCTAAATACTATTGTGATTCAATTGTATTTCCATTTTTAAATTGGAATCATCAATATAGGTCTAATAATACATTTCAAGAGCATTCATTTTCGTTTGCATCTAATGACTTTTTTAGAGCTAATTTTATAACTAAATTAGAAAAAATCGATGATAAATATTACATTGTAAATTATGGTAATAAAAAGTTATTACAAAAAATTATAAGTACATCTCAAAATAAACGACAAGATTATAAAGCCCAATTGTTTATGGACGTTGTATATCATAGTATAAAATTGGATATTATAAAAGAATGTGAGCGTAAGATGTTAGATATTTTAAACAATCTTCCTAATAATACAGATTTAGATACGATAGAAGTAGGTGTAGAAAAATTATTAAAAGATGATATTAAGTTATATAATTATCAAAAGAATGATATTAGATGGATGAATAAATTAAAAGAAAATATAGATAATCATGAAAATATACTAAGTATTGAACAATCAGTATTTTACAATAAAAAATTAGATGGAAATGATTATTTATTATATAATGGTACTATTTTACCTAATTTAAATAATCAAATAACGACTAAAAATATAAATTTAAAATATTATGGTGGTAATATTGTAAGTGAAGTAGGTTTAGGTAAAACACTAGTTGTTTTAGGACATATTTTTAACAATCATCAAAATAATTATGATAATTTTATAGAATACGATAATATAAAATGTAACTATTTTTTTAAGAGAGGAAAGAATAAAACAACAAATTGTATAAAAGATAAAAAGGATGAATTATATTGTAAAGAGCATTCAAAAACTTTATTTATAGATAAAAGAAATACACATTTTAAAAATTTAGACAATTTTAATTTGCGAGATTATATAGTTAATGTAGTTGATAAAAACGGTGATAATAGACAATTATTTAAAACAAATGCGAGTTTAATTATTTGTCCAAACCAATTATGCGACCAATGGGTGAGAGAATATTATGATAAATTTAAACAAGATTCTCAATTTGCCAAAAGAGTGTTATTAATTGTGACATATGACCAATATAAAAATTTAAGTTTTGGTGATATTCTTTTTGCAGATTTAATTGTTGTATCTTATAACTTTTTATTAAATACTAATTATTTTAACAAAACAGGTTTTAATAGTAATTCTGTGTGGAAAAGATATAAAAATTATAAAAAAGGAATAAGTCAAATTTTAGATGAATTAGATAGTGATGAAAATATTAATACTATAGGAGATTTATTAAATATTCATCATGAAGAATTAAATGTATTAGATAATTATTACTTTAAAGGGGTTTATTTAGATGAAAACCATGAAATTATTACAAAACCAAAAACTGATACTTTACAAAGAATGATTAAAACTTTTCAATCAGATTATAAATGGAATATATCAGCAACACCATTTGCTAACGGTGTTAATTCATTTATTTATAATACAAACTATACTACAAACTCAACATTTGATTGTAACGATATTTATAATTTAAATTCAAAAATTATTCATGAATTAAGTGTATTATATAGACGTAATACTAGAGAATCTGTTCAAGACGAATTTGCAGGTAATATTATTTCTGATAAAATTAAACTATTAGAATTTACAGGTCAAGAACGTTCTATATATGATGCCCATATGGCTGGTAATTCTAAAAACAATAGAGATTTTCTTATTAAATTATGCTGCGATACATCTATAGATGTAGAAACAAGAAATTTAGTTAAAAATTGCAAGACATTAGACGAGATTCAGAAAGTTATATTGGACCATAACAAAAAGAAATTAGTTCAATTATCGAAGAGTATGCAATCTCATAAAAATAAAATAGAAGAATTATTAGTTATTGTTAATCGTGGTCATGTATTAGATGAGAGAGACAATGAAGGAGATATATTTGAAAATATAGAAAGGGTTAAACTAGAAATAGGTATATTTAGACGTAAATTAACTAATGATAAAAAAGAATTTGATACAGTGAATAGAACTTATACATTCTTAAAAAATGCTGTTGACAATATAAAAGAATTAGATACATGTCCTATTTGTTTAGATGACATTCCTACAGACCAAATAGCAATTACAAAATGCGGACATAAGTTTTGTAAAGATTGTATCCATGAATTTATAGAAGAATTAAATATAAGATATGATGATATAAAATGTCCAAAATGTAATATTGTTATTAATAAAGATGATATTTACTTATTAAAGGATATAGAAATACAAGAAATACTTCATGATAGTTGTAATGAATTAGATACATTAGTGCAAAAAATTAAATCTACTAAAATAGGTAATATAATTTATTATTTGAAACACGAAATGAAAGATAATGATAAATGTATTATATTTTCTCAATGGGATAATATGTTAACAAAAATAGGTAACATATTAAAACAAGAGAAAGTGGATGTATTATATTGTTCCGGAACAGTATATCAAAGAAAGCGTGCTATTAATAAGTTTCAAACTGATTCTAAATCTAATATTATTTGTTTAAGTTCTGAAAATTGTGCATCTGGTATTAATTTAACATCTGCTAATAAGATTATTCTTATTGAACCTATATATGGTACAAAAGAATATAGAAAAGATATTGAAAATCAAGCAATTGGAAGAGCTGATAGAATAGGTCAGAAACGTCCTATTGAAATTATTAGATTTATTATTAAAAATACTATTGAGGAAGATATTTTACATGATAATAATCAATTAGATAATGATAATGAAAATAATATAAATGAAAATAATGTGTTGGTTGTATAATTTCGTTTATTATTGTTTGTATTAAAAATTTTTTTTATTTTTCGTGATTATAAGTTAAACTTCTAATGAATTCAGTGCACGATGACTTAATTTCTTATATTAGATTAGAATCTGATAATTGTGATATTATAAATATTTTTATTTATACAAATCCATGCAATAAAAAAACGAATAATAATAATAGAAGAAATTTGAAAAATCTGGATATCAAAAATTATCGCCTGTGTAAGCAGCAAGACATAGAATGTTGTATTTGTTGTGAACATGTTAAAAAGAATGAATATATTAGAGAACTAAGTTGTGACCATATGTTTCATAAAAAATGTATTGATAAATGGTTATTGACGTCAATGAAAGAGAAAGAAAATATTAGTTGTCCAATGTGTAGAACAACTATAAATTTAATTTAAATATATTTAATCATATTCTTTATAAGATGATTAAAAATATAGATGTTGTTTTAGGATGTAGCTATGGAGATGAAGGCAAAGGCAAAGTTGTACATGACCTCTTGACTAAGAACAATTATGATTTGTGTATTAGATTTAACGGGTCAGGAAACGCTGGACACACAATATATTATAAAGGTAAAGAAAAAGTAGTACTTCATCAAATTCCTATAGGTATTCTTCATGACAATGTTACGAATTTAATTTCAAGTGACTGTCTTGTTAATATACCTAAATTAAAGGAAGAATTGGACTCTGTAAAGAAATTAGGTATTAATATTACTAATAAGTTATTTATAAGTAAAGGATGTCATATTATAACTCAAGAAGCTATTGAATATGATAGACAAAATAATACAATAGGCACTACTAACTCCGGTATTGGACCTACATATGCTAATAAAATGTTAAGAATAGGTAGACGAGTGGAAGATTTTAAAAAAGAGTTAACAGATTTAGGTGTTACGATTATAGATATGCGTAATTTTTGGTCATCTCCATACACAGAAAATGTTGAAAACATTTTATTAGAAGGTGCACAGGGGTTTGAATTAGACATAAATTGGACTAATAATTATCCATATTGTACATCATCTACTTGTACTTTAGCAGGGGGTTTAAATACAGGTATTCCAATTAAAAAGATTAGAAATATATATGGTATATCTAAAATATATGATACATATGTTGGAACTAGACAATTTCAACCTGAAAATGATAAAATCTTACATTTAATAGGTTCAACTGGAAGAGAGTTTGGTGCAACAACTGGTCGTAAAAGACAATGTAATTATTTAAATTTAGATAATTTAATTGAAGCATTAAAAATTAACCAAGCTAATATTTGTATAATTAATAAAGTTGATATTTTAGAAGAGGTATCAAAACACAATGAAACGTCAGATGTTTTTAAGTTGTATCATCTAGGTACATTAATTAAATTTCAATCTTTAGAGGATATGAAAACATATATATCTAATGCACTTAAATTTATTCAAGTTATATATTCATCAAATCCATATTCTATTTAAATTTAAATGTCTAATAAGTATAGATATGTTTGATACACCTATCGGGTTGAGATATTCACATAAACATCTAGAGCAAATATGGTCAAATATATATAAAATTCAAACAATGAGAGATTTATGGATAAAGTTAGCAACATTTCAAAAACAATTAGGTATCCATTATATTAGTCAAGATGGTATTGATGAGATGATACAGAATAAAAATATTATTGAAATTGAATGTATACAAAAGTTTGAAGATATGTTTAAACACGATATTGTTGCAAATATACACGCTTTTGGAGAAATATGTCCAAAGGCTAAATCATTTATTCATTTAGGAGCAACAAGTAATTTTATAAATGATAATTTAGATTTAATAAGAATGAAGATGTCTCTTTGTATTATAAAAGAAGAATTATATATATTATTTTTAACTTTAAAAGAATTATCATTAAAATATAAAACTACTCCTACACTTGCGTACACGCATTTTCAAAAAGCGCAATTAACAACTGTGGGTAAAAGATTTACAATGTGGAATAGTGATATTTTGGTAGATTTAAAAGAACTAAAATATATTATAGATAAATTACCATTTAAGGGTATAAAGGGAACTGTAGGAAGTGAAGATTCTATTTTACAATTGTTAGGTACATCTGATAAATGTAATCAATTGAATAAGATGTTAATGGAAAGTTATGATTTTAATAAAATTATAGGTATTTGTGGACAAACATACTCTAGAAAATATGATGTAAGAGTGTTACAATGTTTATCAAATATTGCTCAAACTTTATACAAAATTATGAATGATTTTAGATTACTATCGTCTAAGACAGAAATTATGGAGGATTTTGGAAACCAACAAGTTGGGTCATCTGCAATGCCATATAAGAAAAATCCTATAACATGTGAAAAGATATGTTCTTTGAGTAGATATATAATAAATAATCAGAATAATATAACACATACATATATGAATCAATGGTTGGAGAGAAGTTTAGATGATTCAGCAATTAAAAGAATTATAATACCAGAATCATTTGTTTTATTAGGTTATATTATTAATGAATCTAAAGTGTGTTTAGAAAATTGTATTATCAATGAAGAAGCAATTAAAAATAATGTCAAAGAACATATGAATCATATAATTTCTGAGAAAGTTATTATTGAAGGTGTTAAATTAGGGTATAATAGACAAGATTTACATGAAAAATTACGAAGTTGTCAGACTACTAATTGTTCTATTTATGATGATGCGATAATTAAATTTATTATAGAAAAATCATTTATTATAAAGGACCCAAAACAATATATTGGATTATGTTCAGACCAAATTAGTAAATTTTATAAAGAAACTTTCGATTAAAATTTAAATATTTTTTAAAGATAATTATATATATGAACTATATACGATTAGCTAAAGATAAGATTGTTGGTCAAGTAAATGATTATGTCGTCACACCTGTTAATGATTATGTCGTCACACCTGTCAATGATTATGTAGTGAATCCTGTGATTACACAACCAATAAATAATTATGTAGTTAGTCCTATACAAAACTTAGTTAGACCAAAACAATATGAGGAAGACGATGATATTTATGTAAGAGAAACATATACAACATTTGGTTCGTTTAAATCTGAGGAAAGTTCGTTATTGACTAATAAATCTGAGAATGATATAATTGAAATTAGTTACATAGAACATTTAAAAGATAGAATGTATTGTTCAGGGATATCTTTGAAAGCATCTTTATATTTTTTTATAAATGCAATATTTCCTAATACATTAAAAGATGATGGATATAATGCACTAGAATATCTAAAAAAAAATGATTAAAAATATATTTCTAAACATATTAGTTAATTTAAATAAAATGTTTAAAAAGAGCGTGTATATCTTTTTAGTCTGCATGACTTCTCAAGTATATGGTCATTTGATTTTGAATATTCCAGAAGTATGGGGTATAGATGATGGTACATCTTTAGAACAACCATTAGATACAACTACTGTTAACCCAATTTGTGCTGGTCGCAGTCCAGAAAATAATGGTATTGTTAATTTCGAAGCTGGACAAACATATGAATTTGATGTAAGTTGTGGAGAGAAAGATATTAATAGTGGTGGGTGTTTAATTGGTGATTGGCATAGTGGAGAACCAGCAACAGATTATTCTGGATGTGCATTAGGTGTAAATTATGACGGTTATGAATCTCAAGATAACTATAAATATATTAGTTATTCAAAGGATTGTGGTAAAAGAGGTGAACCTAGCTCTTTTACAATTACAACAAATATTCAAGATTGTGAACGATGTGTATGCTCATGGTCATGGGCACCAAGTCGACAGTATAGTTCACCTGGACAATTTTATCATAATTGTTTTTACTGCTCTATTTCTGGTGGCAAAATGAATGCCACTATGAGACCATTAGATTTTATTAATGTTAGAGGTGCACAATATCAAGATGCTACTTATAATTCTATTAATCCTTCAGATATTTATGATGATTCACCTGAACAAGAACCAGTTGAACAAGAACCAGTTGAACAAGAACCAGTTGAACAAGAACCAGTTGAACAAGAGCCAGTTGAACAAGAACCAGTTGAACAAGAACCAGTTGAACAAGAACCAGCTGAACAAGAGCCAGTTGAACAAGAACCAGTTGAACAAGAGCCAGTTGAACAACCTGAATATGAATTACCTGAAGAAGATGATGAGTATGATATTTACAAACAATTTAAAGAATATCAACAATATAAGAAAATGAAGGAATCATTAGATAAAGATTGTGACCATGATAATAATCATAGTAATTATACAAAAACAACAACTAAGTATAATAATAAAGCTTACATGAAGAAAGATACTAAAGCTTATATGACAAAAAAACTATATAAAAGACATTTAGGTGAAGAATCTGTATATGAAGAATCCATGATAATGCCAACACAAACAAGTATGCCTGTACAAACTTATGATACATTTATTAAGGATGGAAAGGTATGTAGATATAAAACAATAACTAAAACTATTTGTAAACCAACAAATTTTGTATTGTAAATAAAATGAATTTATTTTAAACATGTTATAAAATAAGATGTTTAAAAGTAATCAGTTGCAAGTAGAAACTCAATTGAATCAAACGATTCAAGACATGTTAAGAGAAGCTAATATTAATATGGATGTACATGATAATTTAAGTAATAGTCAAAAACATGCTTTAGATTTATTTAAAGAAGGTAAAAATCTATTAATTCTTGGAGCTGGAGGTGTTGGTAAAAGTTTTTTAATTAAAACAATGGAAGAGTATATTAAGACAAGTCAAAAAACTAAAAAAATGTATATCTGTTCAACAACAGGAATTTCAGCATATAATATTGGAGGTATGACAATTCATAGTTTTATGGGAATAGGTACAGGAGACTTATCTGTAGACCTTTTAATTAAACGTGTTAAAAGGAGAAAAATGTATAGAGACCGTTTATTCAAAACTGATATTTTAGTAATTGATGAGGTTAGTATGCTATCAGGTGAATTATTTGAAAAGTTAGATTTAATTTGCCAAAATATCAGAAAAAACAAAATGTTTTTTGGAGGAATTCAAATAGTATTTACAGGAGATTTTCTTCAGTTGTTACCTGTTTTTAATAAAAATAAAGAAATTTACAAAGATATTGACGAAAGATTAATAATTGAAAGCCCGATATTTGAACAAGTATTTAATACAAATAATATCATAGTTTTAAAAGAAAATTTTAGACAAAAAAATGATACGACATTTATTAATTTGTTAATGAGAATTCGAAATAATACTTTTACAAGTGAAGATATTCAATTGTTAAAAACACGACACGCACTTCCGGATAATGTTCAACAACATGTTCATTTAGTATCTAGTAATAAAAAAGCGCAAATGATTAATGATACACAGTTAAATAAGTTAAAAACACCAAAGATTAAGTACGTAAGTTCTTATACAAGTACAGGAAAAGAACAAGATGTGAAGGAACTATTAGTTAAAGAATTACAATTCCAGTTAAATCAAAAGGGTATAAATGAACTTATACTTAAAAAGGGTGTTCGTGTTATGTTAATTAAAAATTTAGATATAGAATTAGGATTAGTAAATGGTGCTTTAGGAACTATTATAGATTTTATTCCTGACCCAAGTACTGGGCATGATATACCTATAGTAAAATTTGATAATTCAAATACAAAACATCCTATATCAGTTGTTTCGTGGGAATTAGAAATTGATGGTTGTAAAGGAATGGCTCATCAAATTCCATTAATGCTAGCATATTCTGTAACAATACATAAATCTCAATCATTAACATTAGATTCAGCTATATTAGATTTGGAGGATTGTTTTTGTGACCATCAAATTTATGTAGCTTTATCTAGATTAAAAAGTTTAGATGGGTTATATCTTAAAAGTTTTAATCCATCTAAAATTAAAACAAATGATAAAATGGTAGAGTTTTTAGAAAAACTGAAATTAAACTCTAATTCTCTATAAATAGAGATAATATAATGGAAAATGGACTTACCAAATGAAATATGGATTGACATTATTAAAAATTTAGATATTGTTGATATAATAAATCTTTGTAAGTGTAATAAACGCCTAAATTCTTTATGTGAAACGAATTCGACGTTTATATTCAAAGAAATATTAAGAGTTAAAAAGTTTTATAATTTTGATAAATTTAATGTAAATATGTTTACTAACTTTGTACAGTTAGATAAATCTTTAAGACTAAATTCATCGAACTTACTACTAGCTTATGAAATGGGGTTAATGGATGTTGTAGAATTTTTACTAGATAATTTACCTGTGTTTATAGACTATAAACTTATGCACACTCAGAGAATAACACAACATATTCATGCATATTGGTGTTTTTATATGAGAGATTTAGATGTATATCATGAAGAAACAGATATACTTCCTATACAAGAGAATCTAATTATATCAATTATTAGATTCAATATAAAAGAAGCAAAAAACACAACAATACCAGATAATATTACGACTATAAGAAGTCATATATTATCAAAACTCTATTATAAGATAGATTTTCAATCTATGGCTAATTTGTATTTTCATATTTCAATTATGAAGTCTGATTGGAATTATATTCAAGATTCAATCGATATTATAGGATTGCAATATTATGAAGATGCGTATTAATTAGGTCTGAATAAAAAGTCTCTATAATCAGTCATAAATTTGTCAGGTATTAATTTTTGTGTAATTTCTTCAAAACTTTTACCTTCGAGACGTTGAATTATAAAAAAACAACTATATACACCGCAATTACTACCACCTTTTTGATGAGCTTTTTTATTAAATGTAAATTTATATTTTTTAAAGTGTTTTAAAAACGACGTTATATTCTTATTGGGAAGTTTACCTAACGAATCAAAATAATCTACTGTTTGATGTTCATTATCGATGAACACAGATAACCAATGTTTACCTGGTTGATTATGAGGGTCTGTATTGAAAATTATAGCAATACATGGAATTTGTTTTAATTTTTTCCAGTTAATATGAGTTATTTTACTATAATCACTTGGTTGAGCACCAAGAAAACAGAATTTGTTTTTATATAAATCTTGATATTGTTCAATAATTTGATTTATATTATGTGTATTAAACCATGTTCTTTTGGATTTTAATCCTTTTGGTTTAAATGTGAAATATAATAGAGAATCTCTTAGATTTTTATCATCAATATATCTTATAAATTCTAAATCTATCCAACAAAAGTCATTTTCACATAAAGTATGTAATTCTTTTTTAAGTTGATTATATAATTCTATATCTGATTGATTAATATCAATTGGTTTAGGATTAATACAAGTATTTTCTTTGCATATATTTGAAGTTTTAATATATTTATTAAATGCTACAACCATTGATTTTATATCTTGTGAATCATAACATGTATTTATATGTTTATGTACTATTTTAGATGGCGAACAATATTGAGGCATCGACTTAATATATATAAATATTTTATATTTGTTTAAATTTTTGAATTAAAATACTTTGTATTATTATTATGACTTATACATTATATGATAATGGTAATAATGTTATCGCCCAGATATTACTATATCTAGATTTCCTAAACTACGACTTAGAACCTGAATTTCTAGAAAAGGATATATTAAATTTTCCAGAATATATAACATGTATTCCAAGTATTGTTACATGTGACGGTACTATATTTTCTGGTGAAAGAGAATGTGTATTATTTTATTATAATTCAACAAATATACTTCACTTACGTGAAAAAGCTGAAAATTTTGTTAATACAACACCACGCTATTATAAAAATTTAAAAAAAATTAAAATCGACTAATGTAATTCAAGTGTACATACATAAAACATAACAGGTTTTCTCGCAGTATGTTGAAAAAATTTAACACAATGTTCTTTAAAATACTCATATTGTTCATAAATATTACCATTTTTCATTTGATATAATGTATATATTACTTGTGCACCAACTGGTAATATATGATTTTCTGAATTTTCTTTATAGTCTTTGTCTATTATATTCAATAAAGTTGATATTTTATTGATGGCGTATTGGTATGCTTTTAATTTTGACTTGTATGCTTTTTTCAGTATAGTCACTCCATTTTCATCTTTACAATATACTGCATAAACATGTGTCACTTCTTCCATACTTAATCATTGTAAAAAAATAAAAAAATGAATAAAAACAAATAGTTAAATAAATTGCCGAAGATGTCAAATAAAATTCAATTAACAACCTCTCTTAAAGATTTTCAAGTTAAAACTGTTAAATGGATGAAGGACCATGAAAATAAATATGATGGAGGAATGTTATTAAATGAAGCTGGGTTAGGTAAAAGTATTTGTATTTTATCTATAATTATTCATAATCCTATAAAAACCATTATTATTTGTCCAGCTGGGTTAGTTGATAATTGGATGAATGAAATTAAAAAACATACTAATATTTCAAGATTACGTGTAGTAAAATATTATGGTAATAATCGTGATACAATTGATGTTAATGATAAACATATCATTTATGTAACATCTTATTCTATTGTTTCACGTGAATTTAACGGTAAAGAATTTGATAAAACAAGTATTTTCAGAAAAGTCAAGTTTGAAAGAATAGTACTAGATGAAGCTCATTATATAAGAAATGCATATTCTAATATTAGTAAAAGTATTATGTTTTTAGGAGAGTCTTATACTGCAAATATTAAAAAATGGGTTGTTACAGCCACTCCAATTTTTAATGAACCTAATGATGCATTTGCTTATTTTAAGTTTTTAGGGTATGAAGCTATTGATTCAAAGAGAGAATGGACTAATACTATTTCAAAAAGTTTAAATGGTTTGCAAATATTAAATAACTGGATTGCAAAATATGGACTATCACTTAAAAAATCAGATGTATTGAAGGAATTGAAATCAAAAGATGAAATAAAATTAAAATTAGAATTTAGTGATATTGAAAAAGAATTTTACGATGCTTTAAAGGAATATTCGCAAGTGCGTATGAAAACATTAGTTCGTCGCATTGACAGACTTAATAGACAGGTATTTGAAGATATCGATGGTTCTATGAGAAAAATATTACATAGTAATGTTATGGTGTATATTTTACGTCTAAAGCAAGCATGTAATAGTCCATGGTTAATACTACAGTGCATGGAAAGGTTAAAGACAGTTTCTAATATGAGAGAAGCAATTGAACGTCTTAAATTTTTTAATGAATCAAAGAATATTGAAGAAGAATGCCCTATTTGCTATGATACTATAGCTGATTATATCGCAGAACCATGTGGGCATAAATGTTGTAGAGGATGTTGGAACAGAATGATAAATGCAGGAATTGTTAATTGTCCTAAATGTCGAAGTTACGTTGATGATATTCATCCAATTAATGAAACTAAAAACAAAGAAGTTTTAAAAGATATTATTAATATTGAGGAGTTTAAATATTCATCTAAAATTCAAAAACTTATAGAAATCACTAAGAAAGTTATTAACAAAAATGAAAAAATTGTTGTAGTTAGTCAATGGGTAAGTATGTTAAAGATTATTAAACATGTTTTTGAAAATGATGAAAACTTAAAACAAATCAAGTTTGTATCATTACAAGGAAATATGTCTCTAAAACATAGGACAGAGGCTATTAAGACATTTCAGACTAACAATGATATTAAAATATGTTTTGTATCATTGATGTCTAGTGCAGAAGGAATTAATTTGATAGCTTCAAATCATCTAGTTTTGATGGATTCTTGGTGGAATAATGCAAAAATGATTCAAGTTATGGATAGAATTCATCGTATAGGACAAACAAAAGATGTAACTATTTATAATTTACAAATTCAAAATAGTATAGAGGAACAAATTGAACAATTAGTTGATAAAAAATACAAAATGTCAAACTTAGTTTTAAGTAAATGGAATATTCATGATATTAAAAACTATGATGACTCTTGGATGAAAAATATTATTAAATTAATTGATAAACCAGCTGACGTAGAATAAATACTTGTCTTATTTTTATTATTTATTATCTTAATAAGACCTCCGGGTCTTATTTTTAATCAAAGTTCAAACCGACATTGTGGACATTTCTTATTTTCTACAAACCATTTATCAATACAATCTACATGAAAGTGATGTGAACAATCTAATTTTCTGATAATATCCATATAAATATCTTGTTGACAAATCGAACAAAAAGATACCCCCTTACTAGAATCTATTTTTGATTTTTTAATCAAGTCATTAGAAATAAGTCCTATTTTAACTGTTGGTAATTCAGATAATACTTCATATTCATAGAATGGTGAAATTTGTAGATTATTCAGTCTTTCTAATCTTGTACGACTTGCTCTTATTGAACCAAATACAATATCTTGTGACATTCTAAAAGGTGAACGTGTTCTTCTTATTTCTGTTAATACACTTGCTACAGCTTCAGATGTAGATATATTTTGTGATCTATTTCGAATGTCTATTTCTCTAGCATAAGCTAACATACGCTCGCGTCCAGCTGGTAAATCTCTGTAAGACATAATAATAAAAATGTTTAATTAATTTTAAATAAAATCTTTTTTATTGTTATTTAATAAAACATGTCTACTATTAATGATGTTGTATTAACTTCGCCAAAAAGCATTTTTATATTATATTTGATTATTTCTGGTAACTTTTTAGCCAACTTATTTGGATGTAGAACACAAGAGGCTCTAAATACTAATATGTGGCTTAAACATTTGCTTGGCTTTATGACTATGTACTTTTTTGTTGTACTTGTAGATAGTAAATCTAAGTGGAGTGATAGTCCAAGAACACAAATGTTATTTACATTATTGTTTTATATAATATTTATTATTACAACTAGAATGGATTATAAATGGTGGTTAGCATTTATTATTGGATTATCTATCATTTATATTTTACAGGTTTATAAAGACCATGATAAAACTGAAGAGCAAGAAAGACAACAACTTGAAACTTATCAAAAATATTTAAGTTATACTGTTGGAATTATTATAATATTAGGTTTTATGATTTATTTTGGAAGAAAAAAGGCTGAATACGGTGATAACTTTAATTATTTAACATTTTTATTAGGAAAAACAAGTTGTTCTTTTAACAAAGAACCAGTAGAATTAAGTGATTATCAGGCATTTTTAAATGCTATTAAATTTTAATATTTGTAATTTTTTTATTGTATATTATTAATGGAATCATTAAGTGCTAAAATAAAAAAATGGATGGAGGAATCTGTTATAGATGAGATTCTTTTTATTGTTATAGGTCTAGCTATAGTAGAAGCAGTTGCTCAGAATACTATTAAACAAAGCGATTCTGAATCTCTGAATTTAATGTTTGGACTTTCAGCCTATGTAATGGTAGGTTATTTATTACATTATGCATATCATAAATTCCCATTAAGTAAAGTAAATGTTATGTGGTCTGCTTTAAGTATTGTTTTAGCTACAGCCTTTGGTTATTTAGTATATGACGAACCTTTAAACAATAAATTAATAGTAGCTGTGGTATTAGCACTTGGTGCTATTTATTTTGCTTATGATGCATAAAGTTAATAGTATGTTTAATTTAAATTAATTTAAATTAAATAATTTCTAGGATTATATTATAATAAAATGCAATTTACTTACAACCAGTTTAGAATTGGTATTCATCTTTTAGTCGCTTTTGTATTTTTGTCTGATTTATTGATGAATCAATTACCAGTCAAGGTATATGAATTTTTAAAGAAAAACAAAGACACCGTTCTAGGTATGTATTACTTATACTTAGCTTATGAAATTTATAACAACATTGTTATAATTACACCTTTAAATAGTCCAATAGGTTCACCTAGAGGTTCTTTTAGTTCACAATAAAGTTATTTAAAAACAAATTGAGTTTTAATTTAAATAGTTAATATTTAGATTAACAATGATTTTCGATATTAAAATCAAAAACGAGGATAAAGAAGAAATTTTATCATCTATAAGTTTTAAAACTAAAGATAGTGATGCACCTGAAAAACCATTGGAATTATATGGTTTTGATGAGACATTAAATACACATCGTAACAAAATTGATAAAATTAATACAGATATTTGGAAAAAAGTGAGATGGTATATTAATGAATATGACTTTTTAGTAAAGGACCCTATAATTAATAGGGCTTTTTATAAATATTGGGAAATTATTAATGTGTTTAACATTTTTGATAAATATTCTGATATTGATACAATTTTTCATTGTGCTGAAGCACCTGGTGGATTTATCCAAGGTTCCAATATTTACTTACAATTAGAGAATTTTAAACCTATTGTTCCGGAACCAGAACCATTGATGGATGAGAATGGTTGGATTAAGGTAGGTAAAAAGAAACGTAAAAATGAAAAACAATATAAAATTTATACTATTTCATTAAATAAAGATTTACCACAATATAAATCATATAATTTACCAAGTTATAATAAAAGAGTTGTTAATAAAAATATTTGTGTTACATATGGTAAAGATAATACAGGAGATATAAATAATTTAGATAATATTCACCACATTAAAAATTTAGTTGGTAATAATGGAAGTTATTTAGTAACAGCAGATGGTGGTTTTGATGAAGGAACTGATTTTAATAATAAGGAACAATTACATTATTTTCTTATTTTAAATGAAATTTATTCGGCATTATGTTTACAAAAGATTGAGGGTAATTTTATTTTAAAGGTATTTGATATTTTTACAACAACAAGTATTCATTTATTGTATTTGTTAAATTTAGTATACGAAGATGTTTATATATATAAACCAAAAACGAGTCGACCAACCAATTCTGAAAAGTATATTGTTTGTAAAAATTTTCAATTAAAGGATAAATCTCGTCTTTTATATGTATTGAGACAATTATCTGAAAAATTTAAAATACAAACAAAATGTTCATATACTTCATTTACATTATTTGAATCTATTCCCGAGGAATTTATTAGTAAAATTAAAGATATGAATCAGGTTTTATTAAATAAACAATGTGAATATTTACAGAAAGCTATTGGGTTATGTGAAAATAATGAATTTATTAAAAATTACGAATCAGAACTTGAATCGTCATTAGACAAAAGACGTCAAATATTCAAACAATGGGAAGAGAAATATAATTTAAGTTGTTACATTCCTAGTTAAGCAATTAGTTTATTTTAGCTTAAAATTTCTATATTTTTTTTATCGTATTAAAGTAAGATAAAAATGACTAATGTAAAATTTTCAACAGATTTAAGTATTGTTATACAACTAATAACTGGTGTAATCGGTTTACAGGGTATATTTTTATATTTATCTGATAAACATAAAATTCTCAAAGAAGTATTGACATTAGAAATGATAGTACAATTTGTAGAATTATTCTTCTATATTTATGTCCTGAGAACAATGGCTATTACAGCTTTGCCTCAAATGGCTGCGATGCGTTATTTTGATTGGATTATAACAACACCTACAATGTTATTAACTACAATTATATTTTATAAATATGAGGAACATTTAGAAAAGGATATTGACTCAACATTAGAATTTTGGGATTTTGTTAAAACACATAGAGATAACATTATAACTATTTTTGTTTGTAACTTTTTGATGTTATTATTTGGTTATTTAGGAGAAATAGAGGCTATAGATATGACATCATCTTTATCTTTAGGATTTCTTTTCTTTGGAATGACTTTTTACACTATATATACGAAATACGCAATGCATTCTAAAAATGCTATGAAACTATTCTATTTTGTATTTATAGTATGGGGTATATATGGTATTGCAGCATTAATGTCTCCATACACTAAAAACAATATGTTTAATATTTTAGATATATTTGCTAAAAATTTCTTTGGTCTATACTTGTACTATAGAATTAAAAATGTTAGTCAAGAGAGCTCATATTAAAATGAGGATTCGACTTGGCAAATAATTTTATATAGTAGTAAAAGTTAAAACAATTCATTAAAAACATTAGAATAAGAATGGCTAAAATTGTATATAAATACGGTTTGACATCTCCAAAGGCGATAGTAGTTAAAGTATCGATAATGTACTTGATTTTTTTTTTATTCTTCTTTTTATGTGTCTGAATATATATATAATCAATAATTTCATTTGTTACATCACCTAGTAGAGGATTTATTCTCATTTGTTAATTAATATATATTAATAATTAATAATTTTTGAATTGACGTGATGTGAGTTTAAAAATAAAAACTATTTTATAAATAAAAATTATAAAATATGGCTGATCAACAACAACAACCACAACCACAAGTTATTACTTTAGATTCTCGTAATTCAGTTGAAATTCTAGCTCAATATATTGAGGTAGCTCAAAAGGCTGGTGCTTTCCTTTTACCTGAATCTGACCTTCTTAAGCGTTGCCGTGATGTACTCCTTCGAGGTGCTGAAGACCCTGAAGTTAACGTTCCAACTGCACGTAATCTCTTTATCCAAGCTGTTAATAAAGGACAAAGTCGTGGAGCATATTCCTTAGAAGATGCTAGTATTTTACATAAGGTATGTCAATTTGTAGCTCAAAATCTTTCAGCAGAAGCTCCAGCAGTATCTGCTGCCCCAGCATCTTCACCTGAACAAACTGATGATTTGAATAGTTTATCCGACCCTGTTCCTCTTCGTTCTGGACCCAAGACTGTTTAATATAGTTAAAAATTGAATTTAAACTTAAATTTTAAATTGATAAAAAATGAATTTAAAATTTTTGGAAGATATATATCAAACATTTGAATTAATGAAAAGTGGATTATATTATATAGGAGTTTTAGCAGGTGTACATACAATTACATTTGCATTATATTTAGCTTATCAATATATACAAGACAATTCTACAAAAAAGATTCAAGATGATTCTACACAAAATAAAGAAGAACAACAATTAGATGAAACACTTAATAAGGAGATTGAGTTACCTCCTCCTATTACAAAAGATGAACCAGTAATTCAAATGGAAGAAATTACTGATTTAACTGAACAAAAAAAAGCTTATAAATCTCTTCTAGAAAAGAAACGTGATGAATTGAATAATTTAGTTTTGCAATTAGATAATGTTTATGATAGTATTGGAAATATCCGTGAGCGATTAGAAGAGTTGAATAATAAACCAGTTGTATAAATAGTATGTAATTTTTAATAAATTTTTTATGTAATTGATAATTACATAATTTTAACTTTATAACTACCATCATAACTATCATCTGTTTTAGTTAAAATTGGTCCAGAAAAGGCTGGCCAAGATATATTTAATGCTGTTAAAGATGTTATCCCAGGTGATAATGTGTGTCTAATTACATGACCACATACACTTGGGGTATTTTTCGTTATATGAAATGTTGCACTTGGCCCATTCATGATTAAATTGGTAACAGTAACTACAAAACTACCAGACAAGTCAGTTGTTATGACAGTACCAGTTGTATTACTTAATGTATGATTAATAATACGAATATTTAAATCATCAACATACTGTTTTATTGCTACATCATGGGGGTTAATTGGCATAGCTGCATTAGTTATATTTTGATAATTCCCAGCAGAGTTCAGCATATCAATACTTGAGGTTGATATACCACTGTTAAGAATTAAAGTATTTGTTACAGTAGAATTTGTTAAATAACTATCTGCAAAGAAACCATTTCCTTCAAAAAAAAATGACATTCTTATTCCCTTATATTCACCAATTAAAAATATTTTTAAAAGTATACTTACTTTTAAAATTAAAAATCATAAAATTTCGTTAAAATTCTGGTTCATTTCCATACCTACGCTCACGCCTTGATTGGGGTAATGAAGTTGTTCTTGGTAAAATGATAGGTCTTATTCTAATATTTGCATTGATTAATTCATTAATTACGTTTGATATAAACATAGCAATAGGAGTTTCACCTAATATATCAAATAATGGTTTCATTGAATCATACTGAAAAGTGTGTGGAAAATCAGTTGAATCTTCTCTTACACTCATATTAGTTTTGATTTCAGCTTCTGTAAATAATTTATAAATTTGGAATCCTGGAACTTGGCCATGATTCATACTAGAACCATACATACCAGCTATATTTCCAACACGTCTTCTCTTTCCTCCGTATAATGGTAATGCGTACCATTTAATTGTGGGATTTGTTAAAACTCTTTTCATTGACCCAAATGTAATGTAAATTTGGTTTGTTGGCATTCGAATAATTATTTTACCTGTTGGTTTTCCTGTTAAACCAGTAAGTAAATCATCTTTATATTTAGATGATGGTGTTGTATAAATAGACATAACATAATTTGGATAATTACCTAAATCACTACTTAATATATTTCTCATCTCGTCTCTACGTAAACAGCTACCTTTTATAAATTTACCTTCTTGATTTAACATGTGAATTATAAATAAATCACTTAAATCAGTATCTTCATAATTTGTAAGTGTAATTGGACTTTCATTTAAACAATTATCTAATATATTTGTTTTATTATTACTAATACTCGTAGTATCTGAAGATATATCAGTATATTCATCGGAGTCTTCATCAAAAGTAGACGAAATATCTTCTTCTTCGATATTATCAGATTCTTGTCCAGCATATACACTATCTCTAGTATCTGAATCATCTGTACTAAAGCTCATATAGCTTATTTCATCGTCATCATTATATCTAATAGTTCTAGGTTGTGCTTGGGGTTCGTTTGACATAGGTGGTAAAAATTCAGAATCATCACTTAAATTTGTCATAGCAAAACTTCTTGTTAATGTTCTAGGACGCTCTTCTGGTCCTTGAGGTAGTTGATTATTATTACTTAATAAATTATAGGTAGCTCTACTCCGTCTCATTGGTGGTGGATTATTTAACATCTCCATCAATTGCGAATGAACTGGTCTTGGTGTAGGTAAATGCTCACGTGGTGTAGGTGGTAGTTCTGTTACTGGAGCATTAGGTGTGAATGACCCAATATCTGAGTCTAAAGATACACGTGGACCCATGTATGAATCTATTAAATCTTCTTCAGAATTATGCGTTAATTCATTTATTTCAGGAGGTGTTGATAAACGTCTACGCTGACTACTCATTAATATTATCATAGAAAATAAAAACTGAATAAATTAGCAAAAAAGACAATTTAACAACATGTCTAAGTTTATTGCAACATCAGTTAATTACTCTGAAACTAATGTATTAAAATCAAAATATTTATCAAATATTTTGGAATTATATAATAAAGAAATTATTTCAGAATCGAAAACTCTTGTAAATAACGATAAAAAATATATAATTCCAAATAATAACAATAAGTATTATCTCTTGATTGTTAATAAAAATGACATTACACCTAATCATATAAATGGTAAATACAAAATTTGTTATTTTTTTCCTCACGAAGATTCAACAGACAACTTGATTATTAAAAATTCTAAAACAGATTTTTATGTAGAAATTGATAATTATAAAACGACATTTAGTCATAATAATTATTTATTTGAAGGGTATCTTTATAATTCTAATGACCAAAAAACCTTTTTAATTACTGATATTTTAGCCATAGATTCTTCACTTGTAAAATGTGATTATTCTTTGAGATATTCTTTAATTTATAAATTAATTAGTCAACAAAAATTAAATAACTTAAATGGTCATTTGACGATTGGTATACATAGTATTTTTGAGTTAGATTCCGAATTGTATGATACTAATGTACAAATTTCTCAACTTTTTAAAATGTTTAAAAATAACTTTATATATAAAGAGGAAATTTCAGCTATAGAACATATTAGTGAAATTTCTCTTAAAAAACACATCGACGTGGCTAAAATTTCTTTGCAGAATGAAGTCAAAATTATTACAAAGGGTAAATATATCGATGTGTATAATGTTTATAATAATTTATCTAATAATCATGAAGGAATTTTATACATAAAAGGATTAAAAGAATCTAAATTAATAAGACAACTATTTGATAAAAATGATTCTATAGAATTAGATTGTTCATTTAATAATAATTTCAAGAAATGGCAACCAAATTTTTAAATTTATTAGGTGGAAATAGCTTTGAAAATTTATTTAAAAACAAAATTATTTAAATAACAGAGAGAGAATGTCTGATTCCGCAAATGATTATACTGTACAAATAACAATGTCTGTATTAGGAGGGCTAATTTTATTAATTAGCGAGATTCTTCCTTTTGTGAAAAGTGTTAAATCAAATGGTTTATTAGAATTAATAGTTAATGTGACAAAACATTTTTTTAAAAAAACATACCATCTAAATGAAGATGAAGAGTCTTTATTAAATGAACATCAAAATGATGAAAACCAAGATGATACATCCTTTAGAGTAAGGGTAAATAATTCATCAGTATCCTTGTCAAATAAAATCGACTCCTTAAATACAAGTGTTATGAATATTTCGTATGCGTTAAACAATTATATGAATGAAGCCCAAAACTCAAGACAATTAAAGTTACAATCCGTGGAATTATACGAATTGAATTATATCATTAATTATATTAAAGTGAATTATCCAAAAAAGACTTTTCAAACAAGATTTCTATCCAAATCAAATAAACAATTATTAATTTCACAAGGATATATCGTTGATTATGATTCTCAAAATGACACTTATATAATTAAGTGGTAAATGTTATTTAAAATAAAACTGAATTTTAGTTTAAATAACATTATATTAAACATGACAAAGGTTTTGTGTTGGGAAGAACGTCCAAATGGACGATATTGTAAAAATTATAGATTGACTGGTAAAGATAAATGTAATAATCACTATATTCACACTAATGAAAATGTATGGAATTTTTTAATGTTTATAATCACAAGTTATCTTGTATTTTTATGTGTAATATATTATGGAGATAATTCAGATATGATTGATAACTATATTTACTCTATGAAAACTTTTATTTTAGAAAATGTAAAAGAACCTGTTAAATTAGGTTTGATTGAATTTTATAAAAATTCTCCTTTATATAAATATATGTCACTAAAATATTAAATTAATAAAATAATTATAATTATTTTATTTTCTAGTTATATTATATATGTCTCATTCTAATACAGCGCAGTTATATCCAGCAAATTTTGATGATTCAGAATTCTCTAAGCGTAGAAATAACGAATTCAATAGACTAAATGAAGATTTATGCTATAATCAACAAAAAGACAAAGCAAATAATAAAAAACTAAAGTTTGTAACAACAAACCATATTGATTTATTAGAAGCAAAAGAAAAGCTTAACTTTTTTGGTATTGGTATCCGTGACCAATTATTTGTTCCAGGTGACCGTATAGATACTTATTCATCTTTATTAAATGGTCAAGGTGGTCAAATTTTAACAAATTGCAATGTAAGAACTGGTTTTGGACAATTACCAGTACCTACAACTCCTTACAGAGGACAAGTAGCCCATGGTGATGTATTAGTAGAAGATTCAATTAGAAATAACATTGAGGTAAGAAAAAATTCCTGTTTACCAAGAGAAAGTGAATTTCATAATCGTTCATTTGCTATTTTTGATGATAAGCTTGATATCCATACACCACAAGCAATTAAATCAGTTGAAACACCACAAATTGGATTTGAATTAGGTCGAAATGGCGTTCCATCTAGATTCGTAGAAAAATTCAGTATTAAGACTAAGTATACATCCTCTGGAACTAATTTTAAACCAGTAGAAACAGTTCACTTCTTAAATGTTAATAATCATCCTTAAATTTATTGTTTTAATTTTAGTCTTTTCATTTAATTAAATTATAAATTAAATGAAACAACATTTAGTATATATCTTAAACTCGTTGTTTAAGAGTCTCGACTTCATCTTTGAGTTCCTTTATAGCATTAATTAAAACGGGAACAAGCTCTTGATATTTAACACCATATACAGTTTCTTCTCTTAGATTTTCTGGTAACGTTTCTCTGAAACTATTAGTTTTATTTTGGTCTAATTCGACAACTAGTTCTGGCATAATATTTCTTAAATCTTGTGCCATCACACCAATATGACGTGTAGTCTCGTCCTTTTCATTAATATAATTGTATGATTTAGGTTCAAGTTGTGATAATTCCTTAAGACCGTATGTTACTTGTTTAACATTTTTCTTAAGGCGAGAGTCTGAGGCCATAGCAGCCATTTGAATTAATTCAGGATTGTCTCCTACAGTTTTAATAGCTGTACCACCTAAATACCCAATCATGATTGAGTATACAATGGATAAACATACACATAAACACAAACTGACTAATGAGCTTGATTTGTTATTTCCTTTCTTTTCTGACTTTTGTTCATTTTTACCTGACTTTTGACCAGCTTTGTCGCCTTTACCGCTTTTACCAGCTTTTTGGCCCTTACCGCCACCTTTTCCACCTTTTGGTTGTCCCATGTTTATATAATATGTTAAAATATTTTTTTTTTTTTAAATGTATTAATTAATGATTAATAATATAGATAAATTCACCTTAGCGGTTTCTATATTGATAGTAGCAAGTGTATATGTATTAGATTGTTTATATATTGATACAGAAATGTTACAAACACCTCTAGTGAGTTATGAAAAATTAGAAGGTATCGCAAATACAGGTGACCTAGTTATTTTTAGATGGAGTATTATAGATGCTGGATTTAGAATGTTTAGTAAATTTTCGCATGTGGGAATGATTGTGAAACATAAAGGTAAATTATATTTATTAGAAACTCATCCAAAAGAAAATTTAAAATCAGAAATCGATGATTCAGGTGTTCATTTATATTGTTTAAAAAAACGATTAGAAGAGTATAATGGTACATATTATTTTACACAGTTGAAAACATCAAATAATAACAGAGAATACATGAGAAATCATATATTAAAAAATTTAAAAAAATATAAAAAAAATATACCCTTTGATACTAATTTTAGAAATATTTTTGTATTAAACTTTTTTTGTAATTTATTAGGTATCACACTACCTAAGAGAGAAGCCATGTTTTGTTCAGAATTTATTGCAACAGTATTACAAGAATGTAATATATATAAACATCATAAAAATTTATCATCTATTAATCCTGGGACGTTCTTAGAATTTAAAAAAAATGACACACAACTCTACTCGCCATTGTATTATATTGTTATATCATAATCTATATTTACGTAATCTGATACCTAAAATATATTTATAAAAATAAGTATAAGTATAAATATATATTATTATTAATACACGTTTCTATTATTCAATAAATTTCTATTACTATCTGATGTTGTAATTTTAAATACGAATAAACATTGGTTAGCTTTTGTTGTTGTCCCACTACCACCAAAGTCAAAAATATTACCCTCTGCATCGCTAATTTGAATAGTAACTTTAGACAAATTAGCTCTAGGAGTTCTATAATTTAAAGTAACATTTTCAAATATACGTTTATCAATTTGTAAAAAACTATTAGATATAGTAGGTTGACATACCTGAAGAATTGCAAATGAATTATAAATTTGTTTGTTATTTGAATCCATCGTATTTTCAAATTCTCGAACTTTCAAGAGTAAATAAGGTTCTGAAGTTACATTATTTTTATCTGGAACAATAGCTTGAATTAGCTCTACACTAGTAATATTTTTGTATTCCTTTTCTAATTGAATTACAAAATTACTGGAACTAGGATAAACACTTGTATCTCTATCTGCTGATGATATAACTAAGTAATTATCTCGTGTTTCATATTTAATATCAGGCTCTCCAGCAATACTAAGTTGTTGATTAAAATTATCAGAAAAAACATTTTTGAAATCGTTAGATGTATAATGATTTTTGTTATATTCATCAGTATTGATTCTTTGGTAACGGTTGTAATGCTGACCTAAACGTTCTTGATCTGACTGCATATTACTCATATACTTATACCATTTAAAAAAAAGTTTCCATAAAAACGTTATTTTAAGAAATAAATTGATTTAAATTTTGAAATCAAATTATTTTAAGGATGCCGTGTGACACTTTATGTTGTATATGCCTAGAATCAGGCTGTACATTCTTAACAGATTGTTGTAAGAATAAAATGCATACAAAATGTATTATTAATTGGTTAGTTTATAAAGGCGAGTTTAATTGTCCTTTATGTAGAAGTACTACGATGCGAGTTCCATTAAATGATTTGCTAACAACACCTATATTAGAATACGGTCTTAAACCTTCAGAAATTTCGACTAATTTAAATAATTTAATAAAAAGTTATAATACACAATACCATATCATTATAAACATACCAGAAGAGACTAATACGTGTATATACTGTTTGCCTAGAAGTTATTTTAGATATAGAATAAGAAATATAGGATGCGGATTAACATTAAAAAATATATTATATATATTATGTATACCCTTATTTTATGGTATTTTATTCACATTAATGCAAAATTTTTACATAGCTAAAAATAACCAATACGTTGAAACTGATTAATATAAAAATGAATTAAAACAAGAATAAATGTATAAAAAACTCGCTTATGTCAGAAATTAAACAGGAATTTATAGAAATTGATATATTGAAAGACGAATGTTTTTTATGCTTTGACGCATCAGATTGTCATTTCATAGAGTTAAAATGTTGTCATAAAAAAAATAGTATACATTTACAATGCTTATTTCAAATTTTTCTAAATTATCTTTCTATACAAAACGATAAAATGCCATGTCCTCTTTGTAGACAAGAGATATCTATTAAAGAGTATTTTACATTAGATGATGCTATAGAAGCTTTTTCAAATCTAAATGAAGCAACAAAAAAGAAATTTTTTACTAAATTTAATAATGTTATTTCACATAATTATATTGAATCTGATCATGTACTTCAAATAGATGAAACAACATCCACTGTAACCGTGAGAGAAAAATCTATTTTTAAAAAATATATGTTTACATTTATATTATTTATTATTTTAGTCCTGGGAGTTATTGCATTTAAATTGATACCATCTTGATTACGTTTAATTCTTTTTAATAAAAAATTAAATATTATTAAATAGAAGCATTGAAATAACAATGTCAGCAGGAACTGGTTTTTCTTATGTATTGATTTTATTTTTAGGATGTATTGATTATTATTTTCATTATAAATTTATCAATTACATAAAAAAAGATTTGACAAAAAAACAAAAGGCCTATATTTTAAGTATTAAATCGTCATTAACATTATTTCTTGTCGGTGTTTACTTAAATTATTATTATTTATCTAGTGGATTTAGTCAAGAAAAGTTTTTGAATATTTTGGAAGAAAAGGATACATTAAATTTTGGCAAACTGATTGTTCTTTACTTTGCTTCTTATCTTTTAATGGATATTTGGGTGGGTAATAAAGAATACCCCGAATATATGAAAAGTTTATCTGGTAATATTCATCATACTATTTATATAGGTATTAATTTAATTTCACTGTATACAGGATTATATCCATTATATTTATTACATATGATGTCAGAGTTACCGACATTTTTACTAAGCATTGGTTCATTTGATTCTAGTTTGAGAAATAATAATTTGTTTGGTACAACATTTTTTATGACTAGAATATTATATCACACTATATTAACATTTATTTTTAGAGAAAATAAAATCATCTTAGGTTTTAGTATAGCTGCTTTATGTTTACATATTTATTGGTTTTATGGATGGTATAAAAAATATGGTAAAGATTTATTTAACAAAGGTAATATAAAAGATTGTTCAAATTATTATCAAAAAAAAGAAAAGAAAACTAAAATAAAATTGAAAAAGAAAAGAGAGTAATTAATTTAAAAACAAGAATATTTAGATGTTATCTAAAATGCAACTTTTACTAGTTTTTAGCATCCTTTTACCTTTTGTATACTGTGATACTATTAAGGTAAATAGTCCTACACCTAATCAAGTAATTAACAATTCATCATTTTTAATTGATTATATTATTGAGAGAAATGATGAAAATAATAAATTATTTGTTACAAATACTACAACTGAACTTCTAGATGTTAGAGGAAATAGTTTAGTAGCTTTTCCTAAGAATTTAACAAATACTACCATGGTAAGATTAGATATGAGAACGTTTGTTCAACCAAACACTGTAACTAATTTTACAGTAAAAATTACTGCTTTTGGAAACTATTCAACTCCAGTTAATGGTAGATTATTTGGAGAAATTCAAACGGAAGTTCCATTACAATTAAATCTATCTAATGTAACTAATTCTACACGTCCATCTACAACATCTACTAGTTCTGCTTCTTCTACCTCTACATCGACCTCTACATCTACAACTACTTCAAATTCAGCATCTGTGACTTCAACACCAACTTCGGAAGCACCAAAGACAAACGATGCCTTTTTGAAAAATCCTCATATGATGTTAAGTTTAACTTCTATTTTAATGTTATGTTTACTATAAAATTAATCAAAAATATTTAATTTATATTTTCTTTTACTTATTTTATTAAGTTCTTCAGCTTTTATATTATAAGCCTTTGCCGCTTCTATTTCTGATTCATAAAACCCTAAATGAATCTGTTTTTTATTATAAACAAGTAGTGCTTTATATTTATTAGATTGTTTAGTAAATGTTACACCATAATATTTACTACTATATTTGTCTAATGCTTTGGTTTTATCAAAATCAATTAAATTAGTTTCTTGTGTAATATAATTAGAAATATTATTTAACATATATTTTGTACCATGTTTATTATTGAAATATAAGGCTTGTTGATTATATAATTTAGCACACTCAACCTCATTTTTATTATTACCTAAATTATATGTTTTTGTTTTATACTTAATTGAAACTACGTAGTATTTTCTCTTTGAATCATAACTTACACCGTGAAATTTAGATGTTTTCTTTTCTAATTGTAATTCTTGATTTAAATTAGGAATATCTTTAGGAGTTGATATATAATTAGGAATATCATTTAAAGTATAATTTTTATTGTCTTTCTTGTTTACAAATAATGCATAATCATTATATGCCTTGGCTGCATCTAATTCTGTAGAATAATATCCTAAAAAACTAATTTTATAATCTCTTTTCAACTCTGCTTTATACTTTTGTTTTTCTTTACAAAAACATACACCTTTATAGTTTCCAGTTTTATTCTTCATTTGTTGCCCACATAATTTGTATGAGTTTTTCTCGTTTATCTCTACATTTTGATTGATTTCCTCCTTATTTGGTAACTTAATATTTGTTAATTTATTAGTTAAATATACATTAAAGTCTTCATATGATTGGAAATTAAAGTCGTCTAAAAATTTTTTAACATTATTCATAATATGAATAGCATACTTTACTTGATTATCATCCGAAAAGTAAAACCATTCCTTACTACCTTTGATATTAAATGGTTGCAAAATAGATTGAATAGTTCTTTCGCATAATTCAATGTCATATGTTTCTATTTCATAATATAATTTTAATGACCTTTCACTTGATCCTGTATTTAGATTTCTTACTCGCTTTTCTGGATCAGTTGCCATACCAATTTTATAATGACCTGGTTTTAAAATATCATTAATTAAATAAATATAACCCTTTTTCCAACAATTAAACCCATATGTATGAGGTTTATGCTCTAATAGCTCAATCTTTTTAGTCTGTTCTAATAACTGCGTTCTCAATTCGTCTGATTCTTCTTTTAAAGTATCTTGCATTAACTCCTCTAAATTTATGTAGTAATCATGTATCTCATCTGCCTTTTTAGTTCCAGATTTTAAACAAAACTTTTTAAATGTGTTGATTGTCATCAAAATAGTTTCTTTGTTTAATCCTGCTCCACCTAAATTACGTGTAGATGGACCTGGCGCGGAAGTCTCCGTAGCAGCTTTCTGTATTTTATAGTCTTCATATAATGTAAAATTTCTTTCAATAACTCTTTTAGCATCATTTTTTCGCCCAAATCCACACCACTTCCATACATCATCTAAATTAATAACAAAGTCTGTTTTGGAATTGTAGTTAAGATAACTGTAAAAACTAGCTACAAATAACTGTTGTTGGTCATCTGTAAATGAGTCTTGTATTTTATTAAGTAATTTGGTGTGAAATTCTGTAGATAATTTTGTAAGAGGGCTGTTATTTATAAGCTGCACAATGTCAAGTCTTTGAAATTCCATTTTTATATTTTTATTATTTTATGTTTAAATGAGTTGTTGTAATTTTACGCAAAGTTTGTTAAAAATTACAAAAATTGTTAGATTGAAATTAACGTTTTTTACATTTCTTAGTTAAATCCTTATAATATTTGTTAAGAGAATCTTCGAAGTTAAGAGACAAACCAAAGTGGAATGCTTCCTTTCTCTTATCCATAATATATTTGCAAGCATCAGCTGGTGTCATGCCCATTTTAGCTACTAAATAAGCTGCAACAGATATAGCGCTTCTTTGTCTCCCTGCATAACAATGGATAAGAATATTTTGTTTTTGTAGGACAACGTGTTTATGAATAAATTCTACAATAACTGGGAAAAATTCATACATTTTCTTAAAGTCTGGTTCGCGTAGAGAGTCATCTACTGGTATACGCATATATTCTATATCTTTTTTACAAGCAAAATGATTTGGAATGTCTTTTGTGCAATTTAAGACAGCCTTAATCTTTTTTTCTTTAAAAAATTCTGGGTCTTTTGCAGCTTGATAATTACCTAAATATAATTTAGATATAATTTTTGTATATGGTTCAAGAGGTTTGTCTTCATTCTTAATTTTAAGACCATTTTTAATGGGAGAATGTTTTCTTAAAAGGTCTGCAGCACTAATACGATGCGTTGTTTTACGAGTTCTAGGTTTTGTTTCAGGCATTGGATACTTATTATATGCTCAGAAATAAAATTTATGAATTAATTCAATAAATACAAATCGACAAATATATCACATTAGTTTAAAATTAATTAATTATATCTAGTTAATTAATAATATGGAAAATAACAAGAGTAAACGTCTATCTGTATTATTTGAAGGATGGAGACTCTTACAACATTCATACGGACAAGTTACAGCTTTCCAATTGATTCACCTTTGGAAATTATATGGACCTAATGGGACATATGGACATAAAATTGATTTTTATGTTACAGAAGCACCTTATTACAATCCTAACTGGAAAAATACACAAAAACTTGTATATTCAGAAGAATATAATAATATTCTTAAAAATATGAAAGTATATAATGATGAAAAAGTTGATATTATCTATCGTCAAACTTATCCTTACAATATAAATATTACAGAAGATAATAAAGACATACCTAAATGTGTCTTTTATACTAGTGAGTTTTCTAAAATAAATCATGGATATTTTCAGATAGAAAAACCTAGTGAATTAAATGATACTCATTATGATGAATATATTAGAGTATTTTTAGAACAATTTGATAATATTTATTTCACATCACCTAGTGTATGGTCATCTCGAGGTATGATTTCATATCTTAATAATAATGAAGATAGTCCACGTAATAAAATAATTACACATGGTGTAGATACTAGTATTTTTTATAAACATTCAAATAATTCTAAGCGTGATGAAGTTAGAAAAATGTATAATGTTAAGGATTCAGATATATTACTGATTAATATTGGTGCTATGACCACAAATAAAGGTATTTTATTAATATTAGAAGCACTTCATAATTTAGTTAATAAGTTGAAAAAGACTAATTATAAATTATTACTTAAAGGTTCAGGTGACCTTTATATGTGTAAAGAATTCTTAGAAGCATATTTTGTTCAGTTTAAACAAAAAGGAGTTATGAATCAAGAGCAAATTGATAATTTATACAAACATATTATCTTTACTAATAAAACTTTAAGCTATTCTGCTATTAATGATTTATTTAATGCAGCTGATTTATATATATCACCATATTTAGCAGAAGGGTTCGGATTAACAATGTTAGAAGCTTTAGCATCTGGATTGAATGTACTAGTTCCTAAAACTGGTAGCACAAAAGAATATATGAATGATATATATAATAATGGTGGAGAAGAATATATTTATTATGTAGACTCAGTAGTTGTTCAAGATCCGAATGGTCTTTGTCAAAATAATATAACCATGAATAATTTAATGAGTACATTATTAAACAATGAAATCAAGTTTAAACAAGATAAATCAAAAGATAGTTATAGTAAAATAAAATCATATATACAAAAAGATTACAGTTGGTTTAAAGTAGCTGAATTATTATATGATTATTTATATAGAATTGCTAATAAACAAATTTATTGAGGTAGTGGAAATTGAGAACAAAATCTACCAACATTATGTCTTATAATATGAAGCTCCATAATATAAGATTCTGCTGTTTTCATAAAATCTACCAATTTAGGACTAGGTGAATCCTGCTGAATTCTTATAGCTAAATTTGTTATTTCATTAATAATATCAGCAACATATTGAAAATCTTTTTCAACAAATCCTCTTGTTGTCATAGCTGGGGTTCCTAAACGTATACCAGACGGATTTAAAGCTGACTTATCTGTTGCAATAGTATTTTTATTAACTGAAACATTACATATCTCTGCTAATTTTTCAAATTTACTACCAGTTATTCCCTTACTTTTTAAATTAACCAATACAATATGATTATCGGTACCACCTGTAATAATATCAAAACCATACTTCTCAAGTGCATTTGATAAAAATTTAGCATTTTTAATAACCTGTTTAGAATAATTAACAAATTCTGGAGTATTAACTTGATATAACGCTGATGCAACTGCAGCTATTGTATTGTTATGAGGACCACCTTGACTACTAGGAAATACGGCAAAATCTATCCTATCTTTTAAATGTTTTTTGTAAAAAATAAGTGCAGCTCTTGGTCCTCTTAATGTTTTATGCGTTGTAGTTGTAACAACATCGCAATAATCAAAAGGATTATTTAATAATCTTGAAGCTACTAAACCACTAATATGGGCTATATCAGCCATTAAATAAGAATTGTGTTTATCAGCTATATCTCTAAATTTACTATAATCAAAATCTCGTGGATACGCACTTGCACCAACAATTAATAAATGAGGTTTAAATTCGTCTGCACGTTTATTTAATTCTTCAAAATCAATATAGAAATCTTTCCCAACAATATATGGTTTAGATTCAAAATAAATTGCACTATTAGAAATCTTTTTAGTTGGTGTAGCATATCCGTGTGTTAAATGTCCACCTGATGGTAAGTCTAACCCCATTAATCTATCACCTGGTTTTAATAATCCAGTATAAACAGCAAAATTTGCTGTACTTCCACTATAACTTTGAACATTGACACCCCATTCTTTATTATCTAACCCAAAAGCTTCTAAAGCTCGCTCTTGACAAAGTTCTTCTAATTCGTCTATAAATTCATTTCCACCGTAATATCTTTTATGTGGATACCCTTCAGAATATTTATTTGTAAAAATAGTACCATTTGCTTGTAAAACAGATGTAGATGTGAAATTTTCTGAAGCAATTAATTCTAAACTCGTTGCTTGACGATGAGTTTCATTTCTTAAAATCTTTTGTAATTGATTGTCATTTTCAAGATTATAAGTAAGTAATGTGTTTAATTTCTTAGTATGAAACGTACGTTTTAAACACCTAAGTAGATGACTGAACCCTTTCATTATGTTAATATATTATAAAAAAAATTGAGATAGATAACTCATTTTTTATAAAAATTTTTTTTAATTGATTATATTAATGGAACTATCAGATTTTATAGTAATTGTTCTTCTAATTTCTTGTGTATCTATATGGTTTGCAAATTTTGTAGGGAAATGTCCTGTACCACCCCCACCACCTCCACCTGAAATAATTTACAGATATAAACCAGAATTAGATTTACAATTTGATGAAAATAATATGCCATCTAAGATATATGATTATGTATTTAAAGGACCTAATGTATATCAGGGTGGTTATCATATGGATCAGGGACGAGTAGTAGGTTCAACCAAACCAAAAAAGACATAATTTAGTGTTTAGATTTAAAATTAATTATCTCTTATATAATTAAGTAAGATGCTTAAATATATAGCGACAAACATTACATCTTTTTTAAATAATACATTAGTATATACATTAAATATTGTAAATCATGTTATACCTGTTGAAAATTATTATACTTTAATAGAAGAAACTAATAATTACTACCAAATTACAAACACGATTTTAAATTATAAAAATACTTTAAATAGTGTTTTAACATCACAAACGCTTGTAAGTCTATATAATAGATTTACATTAATGGAATCCTTGTTATTAGTTGATAGTGTAGTGTGTAGTATACATTTTTTAAGAGATTTTTTGATACTGAAATTAAGCTCGCGTAAATTAAGTAGAAGAGCTATCATGGTTTATAATGAAGAAATAGTAGATAAATATAATTCTCTATACAAATTAACAACGTTAGATAGATATCTATTCTATCTAATGATTTATATTGGTTATAATAGTATTAACTATTTTTATAAAGAAAACCAATATAGTTATTTATTGATATTACCAATAGTTTTACCTTCTATACAAAACACCTTACTTAATTTTAGGTTTATAGGTAAACATGTGGATAAATACATAGAACATAAGGATATTTTTTTAAGATATAGTATATCAAAAATGTCAGTTCATTTTGTTCAACATTTACATCCGCAAATAGAAAAAATTCAAAATTATCATATCTTTATTATTTATAAATTACTTTCCTTGGACTTTGTATTGAAAATTATTAATAACTGTTTATTTATTTCATTATTAAATATTTTACGTAGTTATGATACGACATATTACTACTATAAAGGAATTAAGATGGCATATTATTATAATGTTGGATATTTATACAATGTAATTCCATTAGGTGATGCGATATATCTAGCTAACATTATTATAAAAGAAAAAAGATGGAGAGAATTGGAGAAATTAGAGGTGGTAAATGCTTTTTTTGTGTTAGTTGTTAATAAATATGAAATATTCTCTTCATTTTCTGGTTCATTTTGGGTTAATAGTCAAATGATATTATTCCAATTTTTTTCATTATATTCAATAGTGTCTGTACTTAAACTAATTACAATTTATTTGTCTGGTATTTGGGTATGTATATTACTTATGAGTGTAGCTGTATATTTATCAAAATTAAATTTAAAAAATATCATTACTAGTTTATTAGTCTATTTCTTAATTATATTTAATATCAATGATTTAATAATAACTTTAGCTATAGTAACTCATAAAATTATATATTACTGGTTAGAGGAAATTTACTTTTTCATTAAAAATACTGAAAATGTTAAAAAAGTTATTAAAATGTATGAAACTCCATCTAGAGAAGCTATGGTATCAAAAATTAGAGACGAATACATCGTGTGTTAAACGATGAAATGTAGTGTTAAAACTTCCTTTTCGTTAAATCAAAGTAAATTAATTCTTTGCTTTAATTAGAATAAATGAAAACAGTAGTATATACTTTACCTGATGCTACTAAGGATGTTAGTAGTAATAATTATTTAGATATAAATAAAATTAGATTTAGCGATACCCCTTATAAAAAAATATGTAAAGAGGCTACTTTAGAGTTTAAGAAAGATACATTTACACATTTTATAGACATGTATTATAAAAATAATCCATTAGTTATTCAATTACCTAAAACAAAAATTAAGAACCTTGATTCTAATAAAATATTAATAGAAATTAATGAAGAAATGGTCACTTATTTAATCAAACCTCTTGAAGAATATATTATTAACACAGTCCATGAAAACTCAGAAAAATGGTTTAGTGGAAAAAAATTTACTATGAATAAAATTATGAATAGTTTGGTGTCTCCACTTACAAAAGATACATCCAATTCATTGAAATTAACATTAACTAAAAATACAATGTATTTCAATCGATATAAAACAATGATTCAATATGATGATATTAAACTTTCAAATGATGATATTGATATCATTTGTTTAGTTAAAATAGCAAATATACAATTTTTACAAAATAAATTTAGTTATAATCTAGTTTTAGAACAAGCCAAAGTTTTTATGGATGATAGACTTATTGAATATTCTATTATTGATGACCTAGATGGTAGAATAAGTGAAAGTGTTAGCGAAAATAATTCATGTGAAAAAGAATATTATCAAGAAAGTATTGACTCTGATAATAGAGAATTCTTTTAAACAATTTCTATGTCATCATCTAAGTGTTCTTTATTTTCTTCTTCAATCTGTTCTTTATGTTCATTTTTATATTTTTCTAATAATAAGTCATATTCAGCTTTGATTCTGTTCGCCATTTGTAACATAGCTTTAACGTCTTGTTTTAAACTTTTAGGTATAAGAGATTTATAAGCAACTAATGAGTCAATCATTCTTTTAACAAGTTCTTTTTCACTGTCTTCCCAATTGCTTGCTAATAGTTTATTAGCTTCTTCAATTAGTTCTTTAGTACTCATATATAAATATAAAGATTAGATTAATTTTTTAAATTAATCTAATTAAACGAGTAATTAATTAATAATTAAACACTTAATGTTTGTGCTTCAAATTTCATAGTATTAGACACGAAACTTGGAATGTTTGTGCTTGTATATAGTAAGCTACCAGCAGTATTGATACTAAATGTAACTCCAGTATTGTCACCAATGAAACTACTGTTAATTAACCATCCAGTTGAATTTTGTACACCTCTAATATTGTATAGAGCATACTTGTTACCAGCAGTTGCAAGTAAAGTAACTGATAAATCAGCACTGAAACCTCTAACAGAAGCATTAGCAAATGAAAGTCCAGTAACTGCAGATGCAGCAGTAACATTATTACCAGCAGTGAATGTAACTTCTTTGACAATATCACCTGTATTTGGAGTACAGTCAATTCCATTAACAATAAGACTAGATGAACTGATATTTGTAGTTAATAGGTTAGGGATTGTAGCAAGTACAGCTGACAGATTTCCAGAAGTTACAGCAGATAATGTTGCAGTTCCGGTCACATTTAGTGCAGCTGCAGTAGCTCCAGTTGTTGCGATTAATATGCTTGTGGTTACATTAGTAGCAGTAACATTATTAAGTTCGGATAATCCAGTAACCTTGGCACTTCCAGATGTAACCCCAGATGCAATAATAGTTCCTGTACTGATTGTAGTACTTGCTAATGTACCGACAGTGGCAGCAGTAATGACAGCGCTAGATGAGGTTAATGCAGTATTAACAACATTAGTTAAGGTGTTATTTGTTTGTAATCCGTTAGTTAATACTAAGTTTGTAAGAGTAGCGTTAGTATTTAATAGATTAGTTGTTGTAATGTTTGCACCAGCTAAGTTAGCCGCACTTACTAATGTAGTAGCTACCAAAGTACCAGAGCTAATAGTTGTACCTACAATATTGGTAGATGTAAGATTGGTTGAGTATAGGGCACCAGTTGTAACGCTTGTTGTTGCACGTAAAGTTCCAGTAACATCAAGAGTTGCACCTGGAGAAGTTGTAGCAATACCAACATTACCATTAGTTGTAAATAGATTAGCCAAAGTATTTGACCCACCAACTGCAGAGAAAGCAGTGCTTACTAATACAACACCAGCTGATACATTAGTATCAACTAAGTTAGTTGAAGTAATGTTAACAACTGTTAAAGTACCAGCTACATTTAAATCACCAGAGAGACTAATACTTCCTCCACTGATAGTGGTGGCTGTAAGTAATGATGTATTAACAGTATTGAAAGTACCAAGGTTAGCATTAGCAGTTGCAGTGCTAATACTTGTTGTAGCAAGTAAACTTGAAGCAGTTACAGTTGTAGCAGTTACAGTTTGAAGAGTTGAAGCTCCTGTTACATTAAGAGAAGCTGTAGTAATACCTGTAGTTGCAATAAGAACTGCAAGAGTCTCGTTTGTAGCAGTTACATTTTGGAGAGTTGATAACCCAGTTACATTAAGGGCAGCAGTTGTAGCACCAGTTGAGAGATCAAGAGTTGTTGCAGATACATTAGTTGCAGTTGCAGTGGCAAGAGTTGAAGCTCCAGTTACCTTAAGAGTTGCTGTTGTAGCACCAGTAGTTGCAATAAGAACTGCAAGAGTCTCATTCGTAGCAGTTACATTTTGAAGAGTAGATAAGCCAGTTACGTTGAGTGCAGCAGTTGTAGCCCCAGTTGAGAGGTCAAGAGTGGTTGCAGATACATTAGTTGCTGTAGCTGTAGCAAGAGTTGACAGACCAGTGACACGAAGAGTAGCGGTTGTAGCACCAGTTGTGGCAATTAAGACACCAGTAGTTTCACTAGATGAAGTGACTGTGCCTAGTGCTGAAAGTCCAGTAACAGTCAATGTAGAACTTGTAACATTAGTTGCTACTGAATTAGATAATGTAGATGATGTAATCACCGCATTAGCTAGAGTACTTGTAACAGCTACACTTAATGCATTCAAGTTCAATTGATTAGATAAAGACAAACTGGAGACAGATAAGTTAGTAGCATTTAAATCAGTTACAAATGAACTACCAAGGGTACCTGTAGTTAAAAGTAAATTAGTGATTGTTGTATTAGTAGTTTTGGCATTAGTGATGTTTGCAAAATCTGCGTACAGATTTCCACTTACACCCATACCAAACACTTGGAATGAACCATTTGTTGCACTAGTAGTGGGAGTTGAGTCGAGAACGACAACACCTTGATTAAAGTATAATGGACTACTCATAGTTTTTTTATATTATTAATTAATATAAAAAGTTTTTGGAATTGACAAAATAATTCAAGAAAATATCTTTTCACTACTCATACTTAGTTTCATTTCTATGTTATTTATCAAGTCATTTTTCAAAAAATTTGATAATACCTTTTTAATATTATCCTTTTTTAATTCTTTACGTAATTCTTTAATAGCATCTTCATATAAAGAATAATCATAATTAGTATCATCATCCTTTTTGTATTTTTTAATACATTCTGCTAACTTTGTTTTTAATACATCTAATACAGGGTCTGAAAGTAATTCACATGTATCTTTTAAACCTTTTATAACACTTATTGTATTACCATCTGAATCTTCAGTAATAGAATTGAATGTTGGGGGATATTTTTTAGTATACTTAACAGCTTGATTCTCAGGGTGTTCTTGATCACATAAAACACCATTTAAATATTCTGTTAACAAATAATTAAGTTTAGTTTTATCAGTATCATACGATTCTATCACTTGTTTCATACGGTCAGGAGAAATATGTTCAAGAGATAATCTAGTAATAGGTTGAATTTGAATATTGAAATTTATATTATTTGTTATATTATTATTACTATTAACTGATATATGATGATTATTATTACCATTAATAATAAAACTTTTCTTAATTTCTTCTATTTTATAATGATAATCTAAAGGTGTCATAGTTTTCGCTGTTTCACATCTATTTTCTCTTAAATGCTTTATTAAACTATCCTTTCTACTAAAAGATAGTGCACAAAAGTTACAGACATTCATACTAGAAGCCATTTATAATATTATATTATATTTTTATTTTTAATATTTAACAAAATCTTCTTATCCGCCAGACAATTTTTTAATAAAATGTCATTTTGAATCGATAAAATGTTAAAATTTATAAAATTAACGTAAATATACTACTTGTGTTTGGCGGAGAGGACTCTCATTTTTTTGTTTAATTTTTATTTTTCGGACCTCCGATCAGAAAAAAATAGTTTTGATCATACTTTTGTCAAAAAATTTTTGAATCAGGGGTCCGAAAAATAAAAATTAAACAAAAAAATGAGAGTCCCCGCCAGAAAATTACCGCCAGACCATTTTAACTAAAATGCATTTTTAAAGGAGAAAATTTTAGATTTATGATATATTTTAAAAAATATCGACTTAATTGTTGGCGGAGGTGGACTTAGTTTTTAGTCGAGAAATCTAATTTTCTCTGGCGGAGGTGAAATTTATTAAAATTATCCTTTCATTTTAATAAATTTAAATTTTCCAAACAGACCATATATCTTCATCTAGATAATATGTATCATGTGTAATCATAATAACAGTTTTATTACAAGAGAGTCTCATAATTAAATTATATAAATTTGTTCTTAACGATTGATTTAAAGCTGAAAATGGTTCATCTAATAGTAATATTGGTGTTTTTGATAAAAGTGCTCTAGCAATAGAGAGTCTTTGTTTTTGACCACCTGATAAATTAACAATTTTATTATCTAAATGAGGAATTAACCCAGATAATTCAACCCTTGTTAACATTTGTTTTATTTCTTTATCAGATAAGCTAGGTTTATAAGTAAATAATTCTATATTTTCTCGTAATGTTTTATCAAATAGAATTACAGGTTCTTGAGGTATAACAGATATCAATTTATTTAACTTAAATGTATCCATTGTTGTAACATCTTTATTATTAATTAAAACATATCCATCTTGAGGAGTATATAATCCTTTTAATAATTTAAATAATGTACTTTTACCTTTACCTGAGCTTCCAATTACCGCTATTTTATCCTTAAAATGAATTGTTTTATGTAAATTTTTAAAAATATATTCGCCTCTAGATTTGTATTTAAATGTTACATTTTTAAAGTCAATTCTAGGTTCAAGATGTATTTTAGATAACGTAGTATAATGAGGTTGAATATCATAATTGTTAGGTGCTAATTTGATATACTTTAATACATTATTAATGCTTCTTTTATTTCTTGTAAAATCCTTATGAACATCTGCTATATTTTGTATTGCGTCTGACAATATTTTGAAATAAGATATGATAATTTGTATATGTAATAATGACTCATTTTTTTCTCGTATCAAATAAAACCCTATATCGATAAATTTCACAACACCATTAAATAATAACATGAATAAACTATACATGTATGATTCTTGTTTTCCATTATAATTATAATCTCTTAAAATTGTATCTATTAGATGCATATAGGTTCTGTTTACTCCACATAATTGAAAACTATTGTTATTTTTAATAAAATCTGTAATATGTGATTCCAATTCACGTTTAACAACATTAACCTTGTCATTCCTATTTTCCCAATCTCTAGCAAAATATTCTAATAAATATGACCGTGACACACAAAGTACAATACCAAATAAAAAATAATAAAAATTAATGTTTAATAATGTAAACCCTATAAATAGAGATGTTAACATAGATTTTAAAATTAGACTAAAAGCTCGACTTAAAACATTTACAAAAATTGTTACATCAGAAACCATACATGTTAATAATTCATTGCGATGAATATAACTATCCCAGTAATCTAGATTTTGTAGACAAATATTTTTAAATAAAAATCTCACTGTATTAATGTACATAGTATGTCGTATATAGTTGTATAAACCAGAACGCGTTCCAAACATTAAAGTTGATGCAGTTATAAAAAATAAATTTATCAAAGGAATCTTATTCTTATCAAATAATGTTAATGTATATTCATTTTCATATGCTATAAAATAAGATGATATTACAGCTATTAAAATACTATAAATATATATTCTTATAAAAGGTAAAAATAGAATTTTGTAACTAAAGTCTTTAAATAGCATTCTATAAAGGATATACATATATGTTTAAATAAGTTTTAATATCGGATGTGTCCAGAATCTATAAATAAATTCTTAAATATTAATAGATTAGTGTAATGTCAAACACAGGTAATAGATTTTTACATGGAACTGAATTCACAAATATCACAGTAGTGGCCAACTGTGATAATACTGAAGACGGTTCTATTCAAGCATCAGGAATTTTATTTGTAAATACTATAAAAGAATATGATATTGCGTCTCCTGGTGTTATTCTTGAAGATAGTATTTTTTCATCTGGTAGAGCCATTATAACATCCACAGAACCAAGTTTAAATATCAGTACAGCCGCCTTAATAGTTAATGGAGGTATATCAGTATTAAAAGATTCAAATTATTATGGTTCTTTCTATATTCATAATACAGATAATAGTAATAATTTAAGTTTTGGGAGTCTTATTGTCGATGGAAGTGCTAGTATTTTTAAAAATGTAAATATTGGTGGGATTTTAACCTTATATAATACATCTAATAGCGTTGATAATAGCCATGGGGCGTTAATAACATTGGGTGGATTATCAATTCAAAATACAACAGATGCTGTAAGTATTACTTCAGGAGGAGCACTAACCGTAGCTGGTGGAGCTAGCATTGAAAAAACTATATTTGCTAATTTAGCTAATATAAATAATGCCACAATAGGTTCAGGTAATATAAGTAACATCACAAGTAATAATTTATATGCACAAAACGGTAATATTCCTAGTTTAACATCTAGTAATTTTATAACAAGTAATATTTCTTCATCTTCGTTAATAACAACAGATTTAAAGTCGACATCGGTATCTATTTCTAACTTAAATTTATTAAATGGAACATTATCTAATGTTTTAATTACAAATGAACAAGTTACAAATTCATCTATTAATAATCTATATTCAAGTTTAGCTAGCATTAGTTTTTTATCATCTAGTCAAGGAAGCATAGATGTATTAACTGTTGGTAACTTAAGTGTCATTAATAATTTCCAATTTAACAATGTAGTTACTAATTTAAGTACATCTAACGTTCTTAGTGGATTTGCTACCATTACAAACTTACTATTAACAAATGGTACATATGGTAATATTACAGGTACAAATATACTTAGTACTAATTTGACAACTTCAAACTTAGACTCAACTAATTTAACTAGTACAAATGTAAATTCTACATATATTAGTACTTCAAGTCTTGTTACTTATAATTTAAGAAGTATTAATCAAACAAGTACTAATAGTTTTATTACAAATGCGACAATAGCATCAGTTAATGTTAGTAATGGTAATATTATAAATTTAACATCAAGTAATATTTTAACAACAGATTTATCAACATCTAATCTTAAAGTTACAAATGTAACTTCTGCAAATATAGATACTATTAATGCTTTAGCTAGTAATATTACAGCTGGTATTTTAAATATTACAGGAACAATTCCTTCATTCAATTCATCAACTGGTACAGTTATAAGTTATGGTGGTGTTTCTATTGACATTATACAAAACGCTACTAGTATTACTAGTGGCGGTGGATTAACAGTGGCTGGCGGTGCTAGTATAGCAAAAGATGTTTATATAGGTTATACTTTATATGTTCCTAATATATCATCATCAAATATTTCAAGTATTTATGGGACGATGAGTCATTTAGTTGGTAGCGATATAACGTATACAAGTGGTTCACTTCGTTATTTAAATATATATGATACTACCCCGTCTTTAACGTCTACAGTAGGTAGTTTAATAAATTATGGTGGTATATCTATTAATTGTAGTGAAGATGTAACTAGTGTAACATCTGGTGGAGCGTTAACTGTAAATGGTGGTAGTAGTATTAAAAAGAGTCTTTTAGTTGGTAATACTATAGCTACGTCTACAATTACCTCAGGAGCTATTTATATAGTTGATTCAACTATAGCTAATATTTTTAATACATATATAACAAGTTCAAATGCTTTATTAACAAATTTATCTAACACTAATATAACATCAAATTCTATTTTATCTTCAAATATAAGCTGTAGTAATTCAACACTAACTAATTTACTTTCAATAAATATAACTGCATCGAGTTTAAACTGTCCAAATATTAATTATACAACTTTAAATGGTAACACTATACATGTAACAACATTAAATGCTGTGACTTTAAATAATACTAATTTGTCATCTGTTACAAGTACAATAGATAATTTGTTATCTAGTAATATTACAGCAACTAATTGTAAATTAACAAATGTGACATTTGGTAGTATGACTGGTTCTTATTTTAATGTTAGTACATCTTCTATTGGTACATTAAATGTATCCAATTTAAATGGAACAACGGCAAATTTATTAGTAAGTACTATTGGTAATTTATTTAGTACATACTCTACTGTATCAAATCTTAAAGTATCGTATAATTCTGTAGATAATTTACAAAGTAATTTTAATACATTAGGTTCATTAACTATTACAAATACAACACCTAGCATTAATTCTACCAACGCTTCTGTAATTTTATACGGTGGTATATCAATTGATAATACAAGCGATGCTGTGTCTAGTACTTCTGGTGGAGGGTTAACAGTAAATGGAGGTGTTGCTATAAAAAAGTCTTTATATCTTGGTGGAGATTTATATGTTCAAAATGTAAATATGACTCCGTCATCTGGTGATATATTTAAGGAACAAACTTTTGTAGCAAATAATAATCAAAGTGTAAGAACAGATATTACTGGATTTTATTTTGATAATACTGTTGTTAGATATTTTCACGCATTTGTATCTGTGTGTATTACAACACTTACAAGTGAGTTAAATTCCGGGTATGAAATTAAAGGTATAAAAAATAGTACAGATGGCTGGGTTATAAATACTGGATTTATAGGTGATAATTCAAAATTTAAATTTTATATTACAAATACTGGACAAATACAATATACATCCTTTAATACACCTGATTGGGTATCAACTACTATTAAATTCAGAGCATTAACTACTAGTGTTTAAATAAACATAATATTTATTTAAATTCTTACAATAAAGATTTATTTATAAAAATGGAGTTTTAATGTAGGTATACTTAAAATACTTGATTGATGATTTAACATGATTTTTCTATAAAGTTCTTCATTGAAAAAATCATCTGAATATTTATCTAATGTATCTTCTTTAATTTCATAAAATGGTATACCTAGTTCTTTTAAGTACTTAACATATGTATTAGTGTTAGTAAATTGATTATTAATTATAACTGGTATAACACCTAAGTATAAACTTTCCCATTCACGGTGACATGCTATCCCGTTACCACGTACACATAAACAAAATCTGTGTTGTGCAAGCTCTTCCAAGTATTCCTTATATGGTTTACCTTGAGATATGATAAAATCATTAGGTCTTTGCTTCACTTCTTGTAATACAGTATGTCTATATGCATATGTATTAGGATTTATATTAATATATAAACCTTTATGTTTAATTTTGTAATATGTTTCTGACATTGTTTTATAAATTGATATTAAATCTCCGTGTTTAAACATTGAATTAGCTATACCTATAGGTAATAATTGCACTTTCTCATGGTAAAATGATATATTTTGTGCATATATTTTTTCTATATAATCATATTTTGTTAAGATTTCAATGTGTTTTTGTGTTAATTCATGGTCGGAATTATGTAAATAAAGTATATAAGAAATAGTTTTGTCTAATTTAGGTAATATATATTTAATAAAATAGTCTAATATATGAGTGTATACAAATATTTTGATTGTTTTCTTTTTAAGTTCTTTAAAATATTTATTTAAACTATTTGTGTCAACAGTTTGAAAGTTTTTTACTATAATAATTTTATTAATATCAATAAAATGTTCAAGGTTTTGATGATAATGATATATATCCTGTGTTAATAATACAAAATCACATAAAGATACAATTCTATCTCCTGAAATGAGTTCATTATATTTTAAGTTATTAATACTACTGAATTGATATAATTGTTTAGAATGAATGTGTAAATTATTAATCTGTTTTAAATCAATTATGTTACCAGACTCAACTTGTCCATAATATAAATTAATAGGGATGTTGATATTATTAATATGTAATCCCTTTTTAAATATTTGAATAGTATTTGGTTTAAAAGTAGAGGTTTCGTTAACAAAACCAATCGTAGGATTATCAAGTGTTAGTAAATCTTGTTCTATTTCTGGTTTGTTCTTGAAATTTGGAATATTTCTTGGGTCAATACCACCTACATATTGACCTATAGCAGCACCATCCATAATAAATTGACTAGTTGTAGAAAAGTCAAAAGGAAAAAATTCAATATGATTTGATGAATATGTACCTAATAGTTCCATATCATTTACTAAAGATGTAGAAGTTTTAAGTACATTAATCATATGATTATTTAACCTATTTAAATGAGAACAGTCTGGTATGTATAAAATGGATGGAATAACACGATTAGGTGCATCCTTAACCATATACATAACATTTTTATTAACAGGAATATCATTTAAATTTTCATAAATCATGATATCATTTTCAATATGATAAACATTTTTTAACTTGAACAATTCCATTAATGATTCTATATAAAAAAATCGAGCAGTTGTAGATATCCAAAATGAATCTCTAAATTTTTTAGTTTCTTCAGGTAAATTATTTATAAAGTTTGTATATGCCGTCGGAATTTGTAATATACTTAAAGGAATACATTCAATATGCATACTAAAATTTATTGATTGTTGTAGATATAAGTTAAGATTAAATGATTTAATTATTTCTCGGAAAGAGTAAATAAGAGAATCATCTAGTATAACATAAATTTTTGTATTAGGTGACACTAATAATGTTTGGTAAATTGAATCGTATATATATTTAGGTAAGGTTTTACCTATATGAATATAGATTAAATTCGTCATAGATAAAATAATAATATATCTTTACTTAGTTTTAAATTCAATTGTTTAAAAATGAATTTAAATATAAATTAAATAGATATACCAAAATGTGTGGTATATTTTGTTGTGTTCAAAATACACAAGACTGCACTGATGAATATATTGAAGAGATTACTGGTAAAGTTTCAAAATTATTATATCATAGAGGTCCAGATAGTACAAATTATAAAGTTATAAATTGTCCAAATAATAAAACACTTATTTTATTGCATACCAGATTACGTATTGTAGGAGATGGGACTCCTCAACCATTAAGTGATGATGAAAATACTATTCATTTGATAATTAATGGAGAAATTTTTAATTGGAGAGAGTTATCTAAAGAATTAGAATACGAGTGTACAAAATCAGATTGTGAAATTATTATTCCATTATATAAAAAATACATACAAAAATACCAAGACTTTGATACATTTTTTAGTAAAATTAATGGTCAATTTTCGTTTGTCTTATATGATTCTACAATTAATTATTTGTTTATTTCTCGAGACCATATTGGAATAACACCTTTATATTGCGGATATGATGAAAATAAGATAGCTTTTAGTTCAGAATTAAAATGTTTAACAATGTGCACTTCATATGATAAGATATCGTTTGCCTCAAGTATTAAATTATTTTATCCTAGAACTTATATTTATACAAATGTAGAGAACTGTACTAATAGTGTATTAACAGAAAAAAGTAAGTATTATTTGAACTATTATGATTTGGAACCGATAGGGAACGAATATAACGATTTACAATCTGTTCACAAAGAATTAAAAGATAAATTAGAAAGAAGTGTTAAATTACAATTAGAAGACCTTACACATGAAAATTCTCCTGATTTTGGTGTATTATTATCTGGTGGACTAGATAGTAGTTTAGTAGCAAGTATAGTGAGTAAGTTTGGTAGTAAATGTAAAAAGGTAAAAACATTTAGTATAGGTATGACACCTAATTCAACAGATTTAATTGCATCAAGAAAAGTAGCTAAATTTTTAGGTACTGAACATTACGAATTTTATTTTACAGTAGAAGAAGGTTTAAAATCTATTAAGGATGTTATTTGGTATACTGAAACTTATGATACAACAACTGTAAGAGCTAGTACAGCAATGTATTTATTAATTAAAAAAGTAAAAGAAAGATTTCCTTCAATTAAAGTTGTTTTTTCTGGAGAACTGAGTGATGAAATGTTAAGTTATTTATACGGTGGTAATGCTCCATCTGAAAGTGATTTTCAAAAGGAAACAATTAAATTAGTGAGTGATGTTCATATATTTGATTGTCTAAGAGCGAATAAAACTTGCATGGCTAATTCAGTTGAAGTAAGAGTACCCTTTACCGACCCAGATTTTGTAAAATATATGTTGCGAATGCCACCTAAATATAAAGTTTTTGGAAAGTTAAATAACCATAAGACAATGGAAAAACAAATTTTAAGAGATGCTTTTGATGTAAAAGATGAGACTGGTAAAAGATATTTACCAAAAGATATTTTATATAGAAAAAAAGAAGCTTTTTCAGATGGAGTAAGTAATCATGAAAATGTTAAGGAGAATTGGATTGATAGTATTATTGATTATTGTAATAAAATGTATAGTAATTTAACATTTTTAATAAAAAAAGATAAATATTCATTGAATAAGCCTATGACAAAAGAGCAATTATATTATAGAGAGACGTTTTGTGAACTATTTAATAGAAATTCTTATACAAATACTAGTGAGTTTACTGTAAAATTTTGGGCACCTAAATGGTGTGGTGATTGTCCTGACCCTTCTGCGAGAAAACATATAAATGAACAGTTTGAAACAGGTAGTTTTGAGAGAATTGATATAGCATCATCATCCTCTGGGTCTAAATTAAAAAAAGATAAGAAAAAACATTTAAATTTATCTCAATTTATGTAAAATGTCACCAAGATGGATTTTCGAAATTTTTTTAGAATCTCAGATTTTTATTTTGTCAAGTAATTATATAAAATCACAAAATTATGCAAATAATAATCAAAAAGGATTTAGTAACTAATTCAGAAGAGGTATTGAATGTTTTCTATGGAGAAAATGACACATACATTGAGAATTGGGTAAACGCATATTTCGAACAAGAAATTGAAGGGTTAAAAATGACACCTTATGAAGGAAACATGAGACCTGATACGTTAGATTTCTTTGTAGAGATAGAAGATAATGTATATTATTTAGTAAAGAAATATAAGGTGATTTTAAAGGGTTATCTCTATAACTCTTCAGAAAGAATTTCTGAGAAAATCTTTTCTATCCGTTGTTTATCTTATGATAACATCGATCCACTTTTAAATAAGATTCAAAGTCAACCTCTTTGGAATGGTATTAATTCAGAAGTGACACATCGAGTTATGAAACAAGTAGACAAGGATACTTTATACCAAATTAATATGAAATTTGAATCAGCTATTAAAACAAAAGAAACGTGGTCTTCAACTGAACTAGTTATGTTACAAAATGAGGTAACAAAAACTCATAAAAAGGAATTGTATAGTTCTATAGTAAAAAAGATGAAAAAGTTTGAAAAAAAACAAAACAAGAAAGGATTATCACCACAACCACAAATTAGCACAATTCCTTGTAAAACTATAATGGCAGAAGGAAACAAGTTAAGAGGTGTGGGTGGAGTTATGCCCGATTTGTCTTATCATTCTGGTTCATCATGTGCTTTAGAATATATGATTGTTAGTAACAAAAAAGAAAAATTTGATTAATTGTTTCAATTAATTTAAGTTTATTAAATTAATTAAAGTTGTTTGTTGTTTGTGAAATTAAACTTGTTTGTGAAATTAAACTTGTTTCATAAATCTATTAAATTCATATTGTGTTTGTAAGTCAAGTGCATTTTTTCTGAAATTATTGACATCTGAAACTGTAATATTATCATTTTCAGAAAGTTCACCATCTATTCTAAAACATTCATGAATTTGTTCCAAGTTTTGCATGTTATTGATTTTAAATTTATTAACTGTATTTTGTTTAGGACTATTTTTAACATTAAAAGTATTTAATTCAAAACTATCACTAGGTGTTTCGTTTTTATCAATAATGACCTCTATTTCTCTTAATTGATTGGTTGGCATAGTGATATCTTTAAATTTATATGTATCATCTGTTTTAAGTTTTGTTTCCATTTTTTTAATTAATCTTTGTGGAATTTCAGGGGATTCAATTTCAAGTTGGTCATATTCTTTAAGAGTTTGTTGAATATATTTAACGGCATTCATTCTATCTTTTCTATAAATGCACATCATATTTCTGATATCATTGTAAACTAAATTAAATGCGTTTGCTGCTTGTAAATGTTGTTCAGACAGTTCTCCATATTTTAAAAAATTATTCATAATAGATATAATTGCAACAATAAAAATTATGACTTTTTGAACAATTAAAAGAATATCATCTTTTAATAAATTAATTACTGAATCAGTTGTTAAAAATACACTAAAAACGAGTAAAGACAAATTGATGATTTTATTTAATTGTTTATAAAATCTAGAAGATTGTTCATGTAATTGTTTATAAATACCACAATTGTATCCTATATTTACTATTAATTTTTCATTTTTATCATTCCAACCGTTATTTAAAGCCAATATTTCTAATTTATTTAAAACATGATTATCATCTGTTTCTGTAGCGACATCTGAATGGGATGAATTTTGTGAATTTTTCTTTTTAATTGACAAGTCCATAAATGTAAATAATTCTTGTTTTTAAATATAATTTATCCTTTGAATTCTTATAGTTCTGAAATGGTGACATTTGTTAATTTAAAAAAAAATCGAAAAAAAAATTATTATAGAATATTATAACGTTCAAATAAATATGAAAATTAAAAAGCGTGATGGTCGTTTAGAAAATTTAAGTTTTGACAAAATTGTTTATCGATTGAAAAAGTTACAAAATGACAAATTATTAGGGCAATTAAAGACTATTGATACCGATGTTATTGCACAAAAAGTTGTGTCAACAATTTATGATGGTGTTAGTTCGATAGAGTTAGATGAAGAAGCTGCTCGAATTGCTATTAGTATGACAGAAAACTTGGAATTTGGTAAATTAGCCTCACGTATTGTTATCAGTAATATGCATAAAAATACCACAGAATGTTTTAGTGAAGTTATGGAGAAATTATATAATAATCTTGATAAAAATGGAAACCCTGCACCAATTTTGGCAGATGATATTATTGCACTAGTTAGAAAATACAAAGATGTTCTTAATGATACTATTGACTATACTCGTGATTACCAGTTTGATTATTTTGGATTTAAAACCCTTGAGAAAAGTTATTTAATGAAGATAGATGGAAAGGTTGTTGAACGACCTCAACATTTATACATGAGAGTAGCTATTCAAGTTCATAAAGATGATATTGATAATATTATTAAAACATATCATTTAATTTCTCAACATTACTTCACATTTGCTAGTCCTACAATGTTTAATGCTGGTAGTCGTTTACAGAATCTTAGCTCGTGTTTCCTTATTGGTACACATGATTCTATAGGTGGAATTTATAAAACAATAAGCGATTGTGCTCAAATTAGTAAAGTAGGTGGTGGTATTGGTGTTCACATTAATAATATCCGTAGTAAAGGTTCTGTTATTCGTGGAACTAATGGGAATAGTGATGGTATTATTCCTATGTTAAAAGTATATAATAGTACTTGTCTCTACGTAAATCAGAGTGGCAAGCGCAAGGGTTCTTTTGCAATGTATTTATCACCAGAGCATCCTGATATTTTTGAATTCTTAGATTTAAGAAAGAATCAAGGTAGTGAAGATATGCGTGCTCGTGACTTGTTTTTAGCTATGTGGATTTCTGATTTATTTATGAAGCAAGTTGAAAAAGATGGTGATTGGTACTTGATGGACCCAGATGAATGTCCCAGACTTTCAGATTGTTATGGTGAAGAGTATGAAGAATTATATTGGAAATATGTTGAACAAGGTAAATTTAAGAGAAAGGTTAAAGCACAAGAAATTTGGATGAAAATCTTGGAATCACAAATTGAGACTGGTACACCTTATATACTTTACAAAGATCAGGCCAATAAAAAGTCAAATCAATCTAATATTGGTACTATTAAATCGAGTAATCTTTGTGCGGAAATTTTGTTGTATTCTGACAACCAAGAATATGCTGTCTGTAATTTAGCTAGTATTGCATTACCTAAATATGTAGAAATTGATCCAGAAACAAAAGCACCGGTTTATAATCACCAGCGATTATTTGAAATTGCAAAACATATAGTTCTTCCAATGAATAATATAATTGATTTTAACCATTATCCTGTACCTGAAACTAAAAAAAGTAATTTAGCACATAGACCAATTGGTATTGGTATCCAAGGTCTTTCCGATACATATATTAAAATGAGATTACCATTTGAAAGCGAACAGGCTAAAAAATTAAACAAAGAAATTTTTGAAACAATTTATTTTGCATTATTAACTGGTTCTATGGAATTATCCAAAATAGATGGTCCATACAGTACATTTAAAGGTAGTCCTATGAGTGAAGGTAAATTTCAGTTTGATTTATGGGCTGAACATAATGGTATTGATTTAAGTGAATATTTATCTGGCAGATGGGATTGGGAAAGTTTACGTCAAGACATTAAACAATACGGTGTTAGAAATAGTACATTAACGACATGTATGCCAACAGCCTCTAGTGCTCAAATTATGGGTAATACAGAATCTTTTGAACAATTTGATAGTTGTATTTTTAAGAGACGTGTGTTATCTGGTGAATATATTGTAGCTAATAAACATTTAGTAGAGGACTTAACTAGATTAAAGTTATGGGATAAGGATTTAAAAGACTTGATTATTGCAAACAATGGTAGTATTCAAAATATTGATATTATTCCAGATGACATTAAAGAATTATATAAAACAGTTTGGGAAATTACCATGAAGAATTTTATTGAACAAAGTGCAGGAAGAGGTCCATTTATTGACATGACCCAAAGTCTTAATTTATTTATGGCTTCACCAACTATTAAAAAATTAACAAGCATGCATTTTTATGCATGGAAACAAGGTTTAAAAACTGGTATTTATTATCTTCGTAGCAAAGCATCAGCTGGAGCATCGAAATTTACGATTGACCCTGCTATGGAGAAACGAATTAAGGAAAAACAAAAGAAAGGTAAATCACTTACTAAAAAAGAAGAAGAAGCTGTTTTAATGTGTTCTATAGAGAATAAGGAAGCATGTATGATGTGTACTAGTTAAATTTAATTAGAATTTTAATTAATTTTATAATTAAAATTTATTGATGTATATTAAGATGACAAAAGTTTACGAATTTCATGACACGTTTATAAAAACATGTGATTATAAAAACGGTGAAGGTAGTTGTACTAAAACTAGAAAATCAAAAAAATGTATAGATGGTATATGCGAAGATGTACGTATTCCAGAAACAAAATTAGATGTTTTAGATGACTATTACAATCAAATTAAAAACGAACAAGAAGGCGCTGGGAATGATTCTCCAATTCCAACAAATAAAGCTTTATATAATTATGTTAAACAATTAGCTACAAAAAAGTTTAAATCTAAATCTGGTATTTATAGGTCTAGTTGGATAGTTAGAGAATATAAAAAAAGAGGTGGTAAATATTCTGGTAAAAAAACATCAAAAAGTGGATTAAAAAGATGGTATAAAGAAAAATGGGTTGACTTAAATCGTCCAATTCGTAATTCTAAAGGTAAAATAATAGGTTATAAATCATGTGGTAGAAAATCAGTTAAGGGTTCAAAGGATAAATATCCATTATGTAGACCATCTAGACGTGTAAATAAAGGCACACCTAGAACATATCATTCTATATCTAAAGGTAGTATTAAAAAAGCTAAACGTGAAAAATCTAGGATTAAGCATAAAGGTAATATTAAGTTTGGGGGTGGTGAACAAGAAGGTGGGTATTATGGAGATCCAAAACTTAAAAAGCAATTATTGCGTAACTTATTGCTTAAAAAAACATGTCCAATTTGTTTAAAAATAGTTGATACAGATATGTTAGAACATCTCAAACAACATGAATCAAATTTACCTCCTAAAAAAAGAAGAGTTTCTTTAGAACATGCTATAAAAATTGTTAAAAAACAAAGAGGTGGAAGTGACGGTTCTTGTGAAATGTGCCAAATTGGGAGTGGTAAAACTAGAAGTCAATATCATGGTCGTAAAAGTAAAATTATGATTAAGGTTCCAGAAAATGTTAGAAAAGTGGCTTTGTATTCCTTTAAATTAAAGAAAATGGGTTTCGGTGGAGGTATAGAGACTGGTTGGAAAAGGGCTAAACAATTATCAACTAAAGATTCAATTCCTATTGAAGACCTGAAATATATGCGAGCATGGTTTGCTCGTCATTTATATGCAAGTTATCCTTCATATAAAGATTGGAAAAAAGCAGGTAGACCTAAAGAAACAAAATGGCATAGAAAGCATGGTATTATAAGTTGGTTAATTTGGGGTGGCGATCCAGCCTTTAAATGGGTTAATTCTCAAAGAAATATTAATTTATTAAACAGTCATTATAATAAGACATATAAACCATTAAAATTAAAATAATGTCATTTTTATTTCAAAAATGTGTCCAGAAATTGAAATTAAAATAAAAATGAAATGTAAGTATAAATTGTATACATATACAAAGATGGTAGAAACACGTAGTCAAAAGAGAAAGTTAGAAGACGTTGATTCGTCTGACTTAGAATTAAATGAATCTAACATTAATTGTAATATTACAAAAAAGAAAAAAAATAGTTCTTCGCACAAAAAATCCCAAGATAGTAATAGTACAGAAGAAACAAGTGACAATGAAAGTGAGGCTATTATGACAAACGAGGATTCTGAAACTACATCTGTAACTAATATAAGTGAATTAAATAGTGAACGCGATGACCACGACGACATCGACGATGATTTTATAGATGACGACCAAATAAATGAGGACACTCGATTAGAACGCAAAATTTTAAACATGAAATTTGACCCAAAGCAAACGCAAGAAATTATTAAAGATTCAATTAAAACATTGATTAAAAGATATGCTAGAGAAGGTAAAGAATTTTTAAAGAGTGATTCTGAATCAGACTATGAACAATTTCATGATTTAATTGATTCTATTTATGGTGGTGAATTTTTTGAGAGAGTTCCGTTAGAAGACCGTAAAAAGAAATTAAAAGAATCTTTATCTAAAGATGAAGTTAAAAGTTTAACTGAACAATTACAGAATATTAAATCTCAATATAATAACAATTCACCTAGTATAATAGATATTCTAAGAATGAATGTTTCTGTTGAACAAAAACAAAAACTATTAGAGAAAGTACATTGTTTAGTTAATTCTGAGGTATTAACACCTGAATATAATTCAAATTTAAAATTTTTAACATCAAATATTTCAAGCGGGAATGACCCAGAGTTAATGAAATTAGAAGAAAAAATATTAAAAAGTTCCTTGAATAATGGTTTTGCAGATTCATATAGAACTAAAATTCTAAAATCAAAAATGTCTTTTGATAATAAGGTTATTGCTTATAAAAAATTAGAAATTATGGAAACGTATGAAGAAACAGATACATCTGAATATGCTAAATATAAAGCATGGATGGATGCATTGTTATCAGTCCCATTTGGTGTATATAATGACATCAATGTTACTGAAAATTCATCGTTAGAAGATATTCAACACTATATTAAGACTGTTAGGGGTACGTTAGATAGAAAGTTATCATTTTTAGAAAAACCAAAAGACCAAATTATTAATATTGTAACACAAATGATTAGAAATCCTAATGTAAATATAAATGCTATAGGTCTTCATGGAGGACCAGGTACTGGTAAAACAAGTATAGTTGCAAGTATAGCTGAAGCATTAGGTAGACCTTATGCTACAATTTCATTAGGAGGTGAATCAGATGCATCTAGTTTAACTGGACATGGATTTACATATGTTGGTTCAGGAAATGGTAGATTGATTGATATTTTACGTCATACTAAGACAATGAATCCTATTGTATTAATTGATGAACTTGACAAAGTATCTGAAACACAACATGGTAAGGAAATTATAGGAACATTAATTCATTTAACAGATTCTACTACGAATAACAAATATAATTATGATAAATATTTTTCTGGTATTGAGTTCGATTTATCAAAGGTATTATTTGTATTTACGTATAACGACCCTAGTAAGGTTGATAGAATTTTAGCAGACCGTTTATTCAAAATTAAAGTTGATAATTACAATTTCAAGGAAAAGATGGAAATTACAACTAAGCATATCATTCCTTATATGTTAAGTAAATTTAATTTTAAGAGAGAAGATATTAATTTTAGTGAAGATGCCATTAAATATTTAGTGAATTCTTCAAATAAGTCAGAGGGTATGAGAGACATTAAAACAAAGATTAAGATTATTTTATCACGAATTAATACTTTAATTTTAACAAATGAAGAAGATAATATAGTAAATTTAAAATATAAGAAGCTTTATCCCTATTACAAAAGTTTACCTGTTATTATTCCAGATAAACATATTGATACATTTTTAGATGAGAGTATCACAACAGAAAAAAATGATGAACCACCACCTCATATGTATATCTAATTTTATGTATCTTTATTAATTTAATTTTAATAAAGATTTAAATATTTAAAGCTCCATTGGAGAGGCTACAGGAGATTTCTTTTTTTGATTTCTTTTTGTTGGTTTTTTCTTTGCAACTACTTCATCAATAATACTTTCTATTTGTTGACTAACAGTGTCGTCTTTAGAATCATTATCATCTAAAGTTTCTTGATGTGTTGAAACTAACTCTGGTGCTTCTAATTGTTCTTCTTTTTCTTGTTCATCTTCGTCTTCGTTTTCGTGTTTTTGCATAAAAGCTGACATACGTTGTTGATCAGATAATCTAGCCTGAGCTATTAAATTATCAATATATTTTTGAGAATCTGAATCTAGTTGAGGCTCTTCTTCGTCTTCTTCTTCTTCACTACCAATATATTCAACTTCAGATTCTTCGTCGTCTTCATCTTCTTCATCTTCTTCATCTTCTTCTCCATCTTCTGTATCATTAATATCTAATCGAGGTGGTTCATCTTTTTCTTGAAGATTGAAATAATAAAATGCAGATAGTAATAAATCAACAACTACGATATAAATAATAAATTTATTAAAAATGCTTAGATATTCGTTATTGTAAAACAAAAGATATAGATATATAGAACTATATAAAATTAAACCTAACGCAATAGAATAAGATAAAATCTGTTGCGTTTTACACATTCCAGATGCATTAAGCAAATATTGCGATAGGACAAACATTTGATTTTTATTATTAAGAAATAAAAATTAAATTCAATTCAAACGTAATTAATGTTTTGTAACACAATGATGATAGACTTTGCAAATATTATCTAATAAGGTATTCATGTCACGGCTACCATTATAATCTCCGACAATCTTACCATGTTGGTCAAAAAACTTGATAGTAGGGTAACCCTGAACACCTAATGCTTTAGCTAACTTTCCTCCATCTTTATCTAATTCTTCGCTTTCGATAGCCACACATGGAAAGTCATCTCCACGTCGATTTAGACGCCTACACATTGCGCGATATGTTGGTATAAAGTTTTTGCAATGTCCGCACCAATGTGCATGAATAAGTAAGATACCTGGATTTCCGTTAGTTTTAACAAATACATCAGGGTTTGTTATTTTAAAGTCTCTAGTAGTTAAATTATCAGTTATTCCTGCAATTGACATTTTTTAATATATACCTTTAAAATAAAAATCTATAAAAGGAATATAAATTCAAATAAATTCTTAAATTTATTTTATTTTATTATATTATAATATTCTACTATGAACAGACAAATAGAGCAAGCAGCAGCAGCAGCTCAAGCATCTGCGATTAATAATTTAAAAGATAAAACTCAAGGTTTATCTTACGACAGTAATGTCGCTGGTCTAACAGGGCCATCCGGAGGTTTCTTATCTGGAAAGAAAAAAGCTTTAGCTTGGGATGCTCAAGGCAATTTAGTTGTTGAAGGGAAGATGAGCCTAGGTGGAGCTGATTTACAAACTACTTTAGATGGTAAACAACCTAAAGGTGATTACGTACTTAATCCTGATTATTCTCAATACAAAAGAAATATTGTAGAGGCACTTAAACGTTTTCAACCAAAAGGAGATTACCTTGTGAAACCAGAATTCAACCAATTTCAAACAAAAGTTGATAATGATATGAAAGGATTACAACCAAAAGGAGATTATGCACTTAAAGGTGACCTCAATAAATATGCTCAAGCTACTGAATTAGCCAAGTTTGCTCTCAAAGGCGACCTTAATAATCTTCAAGCAAAGGGAGATTATGCTCTTAAGGGTGACCTTACTAAATATGCTCAAGCTACTGAATTAGCAAAGTTTGCTCTTAAAGGTGAATTAAGTAATCTTCAAGCAAAGGGAGATTACGCCCTTAAGGCAGAATTGGCTAATTTACAAGCAAAGGGAGACTATGCACTTAAAGGTGATTTAACTGGATATGCACCAGTTGGTGAATTAGCTAAGTTCCAACTAAAGGGTGATTATGCTCTTAAGGGAGATTTAGCTAATCTTCAACCCAAAGGTGATTATGCCTTAGTGTCTCAAATACCAGCCAATCAAGATTTAAGTAAATATGCATTAGTTGAAGATTTAAAGAAATATGCGTCTGCTGACGAATTAAAGAAATATGTACCAGTTGATGAACTTAAGAAATTTGCTTCTCTAGAGGAATTAAAGAAATATGCACCTGTAACTGAACTTAAGAAATTTGCATCTATTGATGAACTAAAGAAATATGCCTTAGCTGATGATGTTAAGAAGTTTGCTTCTTTAGATGAATTAAAGAAATATGCATTGGTTGGTGATTTAGGTAAATACGCATTAGCTGATGAACTTAAGAAGTATGCTACTCTTGATTCTGTCAAAGATTTAAGTAATCTTAAGGCTAGTATGGATGCTATTAGTAAAGTAAATCTTCAAGAATTAGCTAGTAAGATTAATGCTCAAGATTTAAGCAAATATGCAACTAAAGAAGACCTTAAGAAGTATAGAGAATTAGGATTCCCTATGGATTTTGTTTTAGGCGCTGGTGATAATTCTCGTGGTGACACAGGACCATCTCGAGCCTTAGTTAAAGATGGTGGTGGTGTATTAGCCATCAACTACGCTAATGATTTTAAGGGAGGAGTTCGTATTGATTCACAAGCTACAGTTAAAGGTAACATGAATGTAGGAGATAATGTTGTTATGGAAGGTGATAATTCATGGATTTTACATACACCAGATGATGGGCGTAAAACTATGTATGTTGCACCTCGTACAGCTGATAAAAAAGATTGGGATTGGGGTAAACAAACCAAGTTTAATGCCGATGGTAGTGTTGAATTTAGTGGACCCGTTACAGTTCAAGGTAAACCTGTCGGTGCTGCTGCTGCCGGAGCAGGACCTGTAAAACTCAGTGACAAGTGGGTTCTTCAAGATGAAAATGGTGTAGTTGTTTTAAGAAATACAAATGCACCAAAAGATTCTCGATATGCTTTCTTCCCTAACGAATATGTAGATGTTCGTAATCAACCAGCTGGTGGTATGGATTACAATAAACAAGTTGATTTTGTTCTTGGTAAAGATGCAGCTCCAGAACGAGGAGCTGTTGGTGCTGCACGTGCATTAGTTAGAGATGGAGGTTCTGCATTAACTATTAATTACGATAATGATTTTACAGGAGGTGTAAACGTTAACGCTAAGGGTGGATTTAGAGTTAGAGGTAATATGGATGTGGGTGGTACATTTACTGTCGGTGGTAAACCTATTGGAGCAGCTGGAGCTCCTCAAACTGTATTCCCCAAACCTGATGGATTTGAAAACCCAGCTGTCCAAATTGGTGCTAACAATGATGCTAAGGATACAAACATTTACAGTTTATCATTTGGTAAAGCAGAAGGTGGTACGTATACTGGTATGGGTCTTGTTCCAAATGACAAGAAATCATTTGGTGATAGTAAAGGACCAGTTCTTGGTACTCATATCAAAGCTCAGAATGAATTCGGTATTTTCTCTGATGGTTGGGATAAATTATTTGCTGTTCAAGGAGGTACTGGTAATGTTAAAGTTAAGGGTACTTTAGATGCCGGTAATGTTACTGTTGGTGGTAAACCTATCAGTGCAGGAGGAGCAGGATTTGATGGCGCTATGAATGATAAACAACTTAGACTTCGTGGAGTTGGTGATGGTAACCACTTTGTTGCTTATACAAACAATAATAACGTTGATGGTGCTCGTGTTCAAGGTCATGGAGGTGGTCAACTTGGAACTAACCAAGGGGGTGACAAAACTGCTTTACAGTGGGACAAGGATAATAACGTATTTGTTAATATGTCAACTAATCCTCTTAAATTTAGTGCAAACTGGTCAGGATTCCCAGATGATAAGAAAAATGGTTCTGAAATTTCCAATGATACTGGTAACTATAAGAAACTTATGATTGTTGGTAACAAATCAGCAGGAGCTGAACGTCGTGTTGGTGTTTGGGACCGTCTCGATGTACATGGTAATTTAGGGGTTGATGGTAGCGCTACTGTAGCTGGTAGAAACATCTTGTCTGAAATTGACGAACTTAAGAAACGTCCAGCTGGAAGCGGGGGAGCATTTGATGGTGCTATGAATGATAAACAACTTCGTCTTCGTGGAGTTGGTGACGGTAACCACTTTGTAGCTTATACAGGTGCAGTTGATGGTGCCCGTGTTCAAGGTCATGCTGGTGGTCAATTAGGTACTAACAAGGGAGGAGATAAGACTGCGTTAACATGGAATGCTGATGGAGATGTTACTGTAGCACGAAATGCTTTTGTTGGTGATAATGTTATTATGAGTGGTAAGAATTCTTGGATTCTACATACTCCAGATGATGGTCGTAAACAACTTTACATTGCACCTGGTACTGATGGTGGTAACTGGGACTGGGGTAAACAAACACAATTTATGGCCGATGGTAGTGTTGTAATTCCTTCAACAGGGCTTAAAGTTTCAGATGCTAATGATTGGATGCGTATCGTTGGTAGCGATAAGAATGGTGTTGCATTATACAATGGTCTTTCAGTTAGAGATAATGGTGGTGTGAATGTAGGTGACTGGGGTCGTGTTCCTCAAGGTGTTACTCGTTCACATAAATTTAAGATTGGTGACAAGTGGACCTTATCCGGTGTAGGTGACGCCCATGGAAATGATGATTGGTTACGAGTCTTTGGTGGTGATGAAAAGGGATATCATGGTGGTATTGCTATGAATAAACTTTGGGTAGGAACTGCTGATGCTACAATTGCTGGAAGAAATGTTCTTGGTGAAATTGATGCACTTAAGAATAGACCTGCTGGTGGTGTTGGTGGTCATCAAGATAGATTAGACGTTAAGGGTGCTGGTCCACTTCAATTTGGTCAAGGTTTTGATAGAGAAGCAAATGCTGGTCAAATTAGTTATGGTATGCACGACGGTGGTGTAAATGGTACCCTTAATATTGTTGGTGCTGGTAAAAACGGACAATCACGTATGGTTAATGTTTGGGAGAGTTTAAGAACAACTCAAGCTCTTGGTGTTGGTGATATGCCTCGTGACTGGACTGGTGCTAATTTCAAGAGACGTGATGGACGATGGACTCACTTTGACTGGAAAGATGATCAACGAAATTATATTCGAGGTAATACATTACACGATGGTGTTTTCAGTTTACAAGATAATCAACTTCGTTTCCGTGATAATGGTGATGGTAATCATTATATTGGCTTCTCTGGAGCCGTTGACGGACCACGTATTCAAGGTCATCAAGGTGGTCAATTAGGTACTAACGCTGGAGGTGATAGAACTGCTTTACAATGGAATAAAGATGGAGTAAATATACCTGGTAAATTATGTGTTGGACCACCTGACAATAACTGGTGTCTTGTACCAGATGCTAATAAAAATCATATTAACTTTGTTAGAAATAATGATCCAGATACTGATAATAAAGGATTCTTTAGATTTACACAGGATGGAAATCTCTTCCTTAATAGAAACTTCGGTAAAGGTAGAAGTGGATGGATTGCTGAAGGTATGAAGCATCATTAATTAAAAAAAATTGAATCTAATTAATTATTTAAAGGTAATAAATAATTAACTTTAAGATGTCTCACGTTAATCTTTTTGATTTAGATCTAACCAAGCTCAAAGTTGCAAAGAGTGGTCGTAACATTAAAATTATGTACGGTAAGGAACCACTTCAACTTGTAACTGGTAAATTATACACTCCATTTGGTGCAAAGTCGAATCAAAATAGTTATTCATCATTTACTACTTGTCATATTGATTGTTCACTTAATCAAAGTAAGTCAGAAGCAAGTGTTAAGTATCGTGAATCTTTAGAAGCACTTGACCGTAAAATCATTGAATTGATTCAAGATAATCTTGGGTCTTTTAATACAGGTAATATGACTTTTGAAGCAGAAGATATTCCAAATATCTATTCACCAATGTTAAGAGAAAATAAGAGTTATCCAAAACTTATGAAGATTAGTCTTCCTCGTGATTCGAAGGGAAATTTTGAATGTGTTATTTTTGACGAAAATAAGCAGAAGATTCTAATTGATGAAAATAATGTAGAAGAGGTATTGTGTAAAGGTAAAATTTTCAAAGGTATTGTAGAATGTGCTAAAATTTGGTATTATAATGGTCGTTTCGGAACTACGTGGAATTTAAAACAGTTAAAATTTATTGAAAATGTACCAGTTGATGTTGAGAAGGAAGACCGTTCTCAAGTTTATCAAAATATTATGATTCTTGATGACTAATTCATCAGAGAACAAGGTGATTCTTGATGACTAATTCATCAGAGAACAAGGTGATTCTTGATAACTAATTAAAATCAAAAACTTTTATAAAAATTAATTTAAATCATTTGAATTGATTTAAATTTTAAACATACATATGATAAGGTGGTTCGTCTGTTTCTGTAAATATAAATTGGTTCTTGAGTTTATCAAAATATTTTTTGAATTGTGTACTATTAATTATGATATTTGTTGTATCAAATAAATTCAGTAAAATCTCTTTATTTATTTCGAGAACAACCTTTTCTAATATTCTGATAGATTCTCTTATACCACTTGATATTCGTGAGTCTATGTGTTTTTCTGTATAATCAATTACTGTATTATAACATTCATCTTCAAATTCTATATTTATAGGAATTCCAATATTTTCACGTATATCATGAAGGCAGTAATTTTTAAGAATTGTTACTTTTTCTTTTTTATTAGGATTTTGCACATAAATAACATTTAAACGGTCAAGTAAAACTTTATTGATTTTAGAAATATCATTAAATGTAAATACATAAAATACTTTTGATAAATCAATTGATAAATTACTAAAATATCTATCTTTGAAATTTGCATTTATTGTAGGGTCGGTTAAATTAGATAAAACGGAATATATGTCTTGACCATATTCGCTACTAGAAACTTTATCAAGTTCATCGAAATATAAAATAGGATTCATTACTTTACTTTCAATTACACTTTGAATAATGATACCACATTTTGAATCTTGATAAGTCTGACTGTGTCCTAAAAGATAACTTGAATCTTTCATACCACCCAAAGAGATAATTTTTAATGGTAGGCTTAACGCTTTAGATAAAATCTTTATAAATTTAGTTTTACATACACCAGCACTACCATAAAGTGCTATATTATTTTTTTGACTATGAGGGTTAGTTATAAATTTACAGACATAATTAATTATTTCATTTTTCACATTATCCATACCAAATATCGATTCATCTAATTCCTTTTTGAGATTTTCAATAAAATTTTTAATAAGGATACGGTCACGGATATGTTCATCCAATGTAAAATAATGTCCTGATACACCTATTTGGTCTCTTATGTTATAATACTTATTCCATGGGATTAACATAGCTTGGTCTATGTAGAGTTGATTTTTATAATACTCTGTAGTATTAATATCTAGTTTTTTTATATTAAGAAATTGTTTCATGATACTTGTTTTATTATCAATAGACGTATCTAAGTCTAAAATTTTTTGTTTTACATTTTCCTCATTAATTATACGTTTCTTAACAGATTTTTCTATTTCAGCTTTTTTCTCTGCTAATTTTTCTAATTCTTGTTTATGATTATTAGACTGTTCATTTTGAGGAATAGTCACGCTAACTGTAACAACTTTAGTTTGATTAGATGTTTGAGTATTTTGCGTATTTTGAAGATTTTGCGGAGGTTGTACATGTAAAGAACAGTTCTTTTCTCCACACTTTTGGCCTTTACGAGACCCCTTCTTAAATATATATTGGCATTCCATATCTATTATTATATTAGATATTAATAAATCACAAATCAAAATTTATAAGATTTAACAATTAATCAAAAAATGAAGTTTTATCATATAATTGTTTTATTATAGTAAGATGGATGATATTGACGTGGATAAGATATGGTCTATTTTAGATGGACAAAATAAAGTATCTGATGTATCAAGTAGTCCACCTAAAAATTATCAAAGCTGTCCTGAGTGCACTGCTTTAATATACGATTCAGTTTGTAATCATTGTGGGTTAATGTTAAATAATAATCAAGAATTTTCAAGTTATAGTTATGAAGAACCTATTCAGTATAAATCATCATATAATGGTGCTGGTAATTCTAGATTAAAAAAAATGCAAGAATGGATGATGTGGACAAATGAAGAAAAAACAGAATATAAACTTAACAAATATACAAAAGAATTATGTGATAAATTACAAATTCATGAACAATTTGTAGATGCTGTATGTAATTTAGTTTCACAAGTTATGAATGCTATTAAAAATAGTTGTGATGGACCTAAAAGGTCTCGAGTTAAAGATGGTATCATTATAGTATGTATTTATTATATATCAAAGGGATCAACAAATGTGTATTCATATATTGATTTAGCTAAAAAGATTGATTTAAATATGAAATATATATCCAAGGCTGATAAAGTATTAATGGAATTAATTAATAGTAATAAGTTGAATTTATCTGCAGATTTTATGGATAATTTTTATAAAACAGAAAATCCAATTGATTATGTAACAAAGATTATTGATAAATATCAATTAAATATTAATAAACAAATTCTTGAACAAGTAATTGAACTTATTAATATATGCGAAGATAATGATATATTACTAGACCACACACCTCTTTCTGTAGGTGTCAGTTGTTTTTATTATGTTTTAGATATCAATAATATTGAAATAAATGTTAAAATGTTTTCTGAACTATACGATTTATCTATGGTAACAGTTCTTAAAACATTTAATAAATTAAAGTTGCATAAATCTAATTTTGAAAAGTTGGGTATTGTATCATTAAATTTAGAATAATTTTTTAATCAAATTTGAGTAATTATCGTACCAAATTTTAATCAAATTTGAGTAATTATCGTACCAAATTTTAATCAAATTTGAGTAATTATCGTACCAAATTTTAATCAAATTTGAGTAATTATCGTACCAAATTTTAATCAAATTTGAGTACGTACTTTGTATTAGTTTTAGAAATACTTCTTGATGCCGGTATAGATAGTGGTTGACGTTTCTTAGTATTAGGTGACATTGGTTCACCTTTTTTTTGTTTAAGTGAATTTTTCATATCCTGTTCAATTGTATTAAGATTGTCTTTAACATATTGTAAAATTTCATTTTCAAAACACCATCTAAAGAAACATAATTGTCCACAACTTGTTTCAATAAATTTGTCTTCATCATAATAAAAGTAAATTTTGTTTTTTCTACAAAATGGATCAAATGCCTTTTTACTGAATGACTTAAGCATAAGTTTATAATTCATATAGACATCCATACTTTCTCCATTTTTTTTATCAATTAAAGTACGAAATTTTTTAGAATAATTAGTAATAAACCAATCTAGAATTCGTAATGATATTACACTATTTTGGTCAACAATATTTTTAATCTCATCAATATATTTTTGTTCTTTATAGAACTCTGTTAAACTTTGCATTAATAAACTTAACTTAGTATCTTGATTCATGATAATAATGTTTATTATATTAAAACTTTAAATAAATAAAGAAGGCATTTTTTAAAAATAAACGCACACCTTAAATAAGACTTAAATATAATTTTTATTATTTAATTCTAAATTATAATAAAAATATTTTATTTGTAGATATTATAAAAAGACATGAACGCTTTAAAGGATTTCAGAATCGAAAGTCAAACTGTGTTTGAAACTATTTGGAATAAGCTCACTATTAATAACCTTGTTAAATATTTAATTCAAGGTATCGCAGTTGCAGTTGCTGCATATGTTATCCCTAACAGACGTACCAATTATAAAGAAGTTATGATTATTGCAACCGTTGCTGCTCTAACATTCTTTACTTTAGATATTTTTACTGATGACGTATCAAAGGGTGCTCGATTTGGTGCTGGTTTAGGTATTGGTCTTAGTCTTGTCACTCAAACTCCTCTACCTCAATATCTTGCAGGATTAATGGGTTAAATTATTTTAAAATTTTAATTTTCACTAAAAAAAAAATGAAAATTAATTTAAACATAAAAAATATAACAAAGTATAACATACTAACAACCAAGAAAATGCCAGTTATTAAAGCTACTAATCTCGACCTTTCTAAAATCACTTTCTCTGACGTGAAGACTGATAATCATGGACGTAAAATGGTCTTTGTAAATTATGATGGAGGCAAAATTATGGTGCAAACACCTAAGATGTATGTTCCAAATGGACTTAAGCGTTGGCGTAAGAAGGATGCAACTGATAACAAGGATGATAGTTTTGAAATGGAACTTTCATTCTCAGGAGAAGACAAGAATGCTGATATTCGTGAGTTCCATACCAAAATGGAACAATTTGATGAGCTTGTGAAGAAGCAGATTATGGCTCATTCCAAAGAGTGGTTGGGTAAGCCAAAGGTTAGCATGGAACTTATCGAGAATGCTTTCTACTCTCCATCTGTCCGTGTTCCAATGGACAAAGAAGGAAATGTACTTGACTATCCTTCTCGAGTTCGTGCAAAGCTTGACCGTGAACGTAAGGGAGATGATTTCACTGGACGTTTCTTGTCCTATAAGAAGCCACCTACTCCAGTTCTTATGTTCGATGACTCCAAGACTCTTCTTGAAATGAATGAAGACAATTTTGAATCTGTTGTTCCAAAGGGTAGTCAAGTTGTAGCTGTTCTTGAACTTGTCTACTTGACTATTACTACTAAGGTTTCAGCTAAGTGGAAGCTTGTTCAAGCTAAGGTTTCTCGTAATCAACAGACTATTACTGGTTATGCAATGATTGACGATGAAGAATCTCAAGCTCAAGAAGACCTTGAATCTGAACCTGTTAAGGAAACTTCTGAACATCAAGCGGTTGAAGAGGTTGAAGAAGAAGAAGAAGAAGAAGAAGAAGTTGAAGATGAACTTGAAGAGGAACCAGTTGTTGTTGCGAAGCCTAAGCCTCGTGGCCGACGTGCAGTTGCATAAACAAATAATTAAAATAATATAAAAGATAATAAAATATAGTTTATCAAATTTATCATATGATAAATCTTAATAAATGAAAAATAATTTATCAAAAAAAAACTATTTAAAAATAAAAATAATATAAAAATATAATAAAACTAAAACTAAAACTAAAAATTATAAAAATTCGCAGCTTCTGTGGCGCAATTGGTTAGCGCGTTCGGCTGTTAACCGAAAGGTTGGTGGTTCAAGCCCACCCAGGAGCGATTCGCTGGTAGTGTACCCAAGTGGTCAAAGGGGAACGGTTTAAGCCCGTTTGCATAATGCTTCGTGGGTTCGAATCCCACCGCTACCACAAACTATAATTATCTAGGCTATCAAACTTTTAATTTGATAGCCCGGCTAACTCAATCGGTAGAGTATCAGACTCTTAATCTGAAGGTTGTGGGTTCGAACCCCACGTCGGGCTTAAAATGTATATATGTAGATATCAATGTAATTTATACTGATATCTCCAGTAGCTCAATTGGAAGAGCAACGTGCTTCTAACGCGTAGGTTGCAGGTTCGAGCCCTGCCTGGGGAGACATTTATTCGAGCTATCAAATTTAAATTATTTGATAGCTCGGTTGGTGAAACAGTTATCACACCGTTCTTATAAAGCGGAGTCCCGGGGGCGGCACCCGGATCGAGTACTACTTAATAAATTAGGTCCAATTTATCTGGAAACAGGTGAATTGGACTTTTTTTATTTTAATGAACTACAACATGTTTTAATTCATCTGGTATATTTTTAATCTTTAGTTTTTTATCCATGTCAAAAGTACCTAGATTTTTAGATGTCATTTTTTTAGGTAATCCTGAACTACTATCATAAACATATCTTTCTTCCCATAATTCTTCAATTATATCTTCAAACTCATCATTTTTACGTAACTTACGAATCAGATAATTTACGTCTTTTTTAAATTTTTTAGGTGCGGTATCGAATGATAGTGTCGATTTGAATAATTTATAAATATCAAATGCTTTATGAATCTGTTTCTTTTTATATTTTTGAGAAAGAACCCAGCTTTTAAATTCATTAGGAATCCAAGCGTGTCCAAAGTCAGATACATAAAATTGATAACCTAAATTTGGTACTTTATATTCTTTACCGTTTATTGTATACGACCAATACCCTCCTTTTTTAATTTTTTTTACAAGTATATTATCAGAATGTAAATCTAAATGTGTCATATTAAAATATTTCTGAAGTGCATAAATAGAAGCAGTTATTTGAAAAAAGGCATTATACCATAAATGAATTGAATGCTCTTTTGTTACCCATTCTGTGTATGTTTCCGAATCATTAATAAATTCGTTATAAAAATAACTTTTATAAGGATAGGTCTCGGCACAAATACTCCATCGTTCTTCAAATTCATGCGTATAATGTAAAATAAAGTTTGGGCATATTTCTTGTAACACAAGTTCATTAATTAAATGATTTGATGCTAATTCAATGAACGCACCATATTTTAATGCTTTCGGATTATAAATGTCATCTACATATTTACCTTCTTTCCAATCAAGATACATCTTCTTAACAGCTATACCGACATTATTACAATGAGTTTTTTTACAATATTGATACACTTTACCCTGATATCCCTCGCCTAATACCTTTTCTTTATGAAATAAACTCTTCTTATCATCTGCATTATCAAGAAGTTTTTTATAATATTTATATAACTTAATTCTTGACTTAAGGTTCATATTAATATTATTAAAGAATTAAATTTTGTAATAATACATGATAAATTTTATTTAAACGCGAAGATAATCTTTAAACTTTTTAATTACAGTTGTTCTTTTACGAGAGCTTAATACTGTTTTAACATACTTCTTAATATCTTTATTTGTTGTCAATAATCTAGCATTATTGATAATCCCATCTAATTTTGCCTTTCCTAATTTTCTAAAATCAAAATCGTGTTCTAATTTTCGTAAATTTAATTTCTTACTTTCAGACATTTTTTGTAATCCACATGATTCTCTAACCTTGCCTAAATAATCTTTTTGAGCACCTGTAACTTTGGATAAATTTTTAGCCAGATTTTTCTTCCAGGGCATAATCTGATAATAAATTGTATAATCTTTACAACAACTAATAATATCAGTAACAGATTGGTCCCCTGTAATTAAGACATCTGGTAAACAATAATTAAACATAGATACGTATTTATCATAAGGCATAGGTGTCAATTCGCTTCTAAATCTTATTACTCTTTTACTAGCATCATGGGATGGATATTCCTTTTTAGTAATAACATCTACTTCATCGTAATATCCTTGTTGTTTAATATATTGAATGAGTTTTCTAATACCTTTTGTATCTCCTAAAACATGTGATGGTAAAATAACGTCTAATTGTGGATGCTGCTTGGAATATTTTTTACACATTAATTGTATAAATTTACTAAAACATCTAGTTACATTTACACGGTCATCTTGAGTTAAATGTACCATTAAATATGGATTGTCAACAATTCTAGGTCCAGTAATTTTCCAATCAGTTATAAGTAACCCAAATAATCCACGTCCAATACCTGTAGGAAAATCATATTTATGAGGTTCTGGGGCATTGTATTCTGAAAATAAAAATGTATTAAAACGATTTGCATATGGAAATAAAGGTTTCATAGAACTATGCTTAGGTTCATAATCTGTACCTATCCAAGGCGTAACAAAAATTAAATCATATTTAACTGGTGGATTAACACGTTTTACAGCATCACCCTTATCATTAATACTATAAATTTTCATATCCTTAATGTTTGCACATTCAACATATGATTTCTTAGGTACTTTTGCTAAAAAAATTTTTTTAACCCCATTATCAATAAATGGTTTAGGTTTTGTAGTAAATAATGTACATTCAATACCATACCATTCTTTAATATAATTGTACATTTTAAGACAGAAGATAATATCACCAAAACCATAACATGGGTTACAAAATAGAGCAATTTGTAAATCACTAGGCATTTCTCCATTTAATTTAAATGGAACATCATATAATTGTTTATAACGAGATGTTTCTTTTAATTTTGATAAAATATCCATATATATTATATCCAAATAAAAAAATATTTCATAAGTTTGCCTTTAAATTTTATTCTATAATGTAATTATAAGATATGTTAACATACATAGTTATCGCTATAATTATAACAATTGTATGCTTGTATTTAGGATATGCGTATTATCTCATTGATTATGAAAATAGAATTGATAATCATATTACATATGAAAATAATATTATACCTTCGGAAAATTTAGCAGATTTTTGTATGGAAAAAGTCTTAACAGAGAATGAAGCAAGATTATTTGCCAAACAAGTTAAATCTCATAAGAAAAAATGGAAAACAAAAAATATATTAATGTATATCCTAGGTACAGCAAGTTATTTAGAAGGTACGAAGGGTTTCGATTATTATGAATCTGAATATATCAAAACAAACAAATTTTTATATAAACATTACAAATATCTTTATGATAAAGTATTAAATTACTTTCAGAAAAGAGCACCAAATAGTAAAGTTAAGTATCGTTTTGCTTATCCAGGCTTTCATATTTTTAAATGTAACCGATTATTTAGTTTACCAGTAGCATCTGTTCATAAAGATTACCAATATAAACACGTTAAAATTAAAGATGATGAAGATATTGATTATACAAAAACTTTATCTTTTACATTATGTTTAGAATTACCGCCAACTGGTGGTGGATTGTATAAATTTGAAAATGATAAAAAAACCAAGGTTAATTATAAACCAGGATATATAGTATGTCATAATGGGAAAACTACACATATGATTGCTCCATCACCTACACCTGAAGATGATAAAACTTATTATCGTATAACACTTCAAGGACATGGTTTATATGATAAAAAGAGAAATATTTGGTGGTTATATTGGTAATTTATGGTAAAGACCATGTTGTTGTATCACTGAGTGTTTCATCAGAATCACGTCTTCGTAAATTTTCCATAAAAGCATCTATTTCATCTGATGTATCTAAGTCACTTTCACTTTGACTTTCACTTTCACTTTCACTTTCACTTTCACTTGGTTCACTAGAAGAGTCTGAATCTACATCTCTGTACCCTCTATTTTCATAACGTTCTATATCTGTCACCATGATAATATTATCATTAAAGCCATTCCATCCAGCGTCTGCAATTATATCAGTAATATTCTCACCTTCAGCTTCTCCTGCATAAACATATTCTCTCTTTGAATTATTAACAAAATAAATCATCATAAGTTATTATATAGTTATTAATTAAAAAAATTTTTTAATTAATTACCCGATTAATTATATGTTGTATTAATTATTTCTCCTGTATCTAAATCTATTTCTAACGTTATCTTCATTATTCTTTTAGCTTCAGGTTGAGGTTCTGGTTGAGGTTCTGGTTGAGGTTCTGGTTGAGGTTCAGGTTGAGGAGGTTCAGGTTGAGGTTCAGGTTGAGGTTCTGGTTGAGGTTCTGGTTGAGGTTCTGGTTCTGGTTCTGGTTGAGGTATTGCCTTCCATAAACTTTGTGTCCATCTACTTGGTGCCCAAGTTTCTATACTAGTATGACCGTTTACACATTGATATGTTTTTCCATTATACATCACAATATCTCCGACATTGTATTTAGTATTATTTGTCCAAAACTTTATTTGAGGTCGTGGGGGTTGAGGTTGAGGCTCAGGTTGAGGTTGAGGTCGTGGGGGTTGAGGTTGAGGCTCAGGTTGAGGTTGAGGTTGAGGTTCAGGTTGAGGTTCAGGTTGAGGTTGAGGTTGAGGCTCAGGTTGAGGTTGAGGTGGTTGTATATTATTTGGTTTACCATGTGTTAGATTATCTCGTAACACAGCTACTAAACTTCGTGGGTCAGTTATTGGTTTATCTGCGCTGTTTTCCCATATTAAAATGCCACCCAGATTTTTTTCATAAACTATTTTACATTTTTCAATAATAGATTCTTTGTTGTCATATGTATTTAGAACACGTTTAATAGGGTCATAACTATAAGCTCCTTTAGATTCTGGATCAACATATTCGATAGCACCTGCTAGAGGTAATGCTTTATAATCTACAACGCCTTTTTCCCATGACATGTCCGGAGAACCTCCTGATGCCGATTTACCTAAACCATCAGTATTTGCAAAACCTCTGCTATAAAAAGCAGCTCCAATGAATATTTTTGTGCTAGGAACTCCTCTAGACAAATAATAATTAGCAGCCTCCTCACAACTAAATTTACCAGCACTTGATTTTCTAGGATTAGTATGATGAGCGGCCTTAGTTTCACCCCAATTTCCATCATGAAAATCATATGTCATAACATGTAATTCATTAAAATATGGGTGCATTTTTTCTACGTCAAATTTAGCTTTATCTGGGTCTGCTACGCAACACATAGCAATTGTATAATTTTTCATACCATTTGAATCAAATGTATTTCTTAATTGTTTTAAAAATAGAGTAAAGTTATCTGAATCTTGTGGTGATGCAAGATTTCCATCATTTCCATAATTAACACCGTTATTTGATACATATTCCCAGTCAAGTGATACACCGGTGAATATGGGGTATTTTTTGAAAATATTAAGAATACTATTAACTAAATTTGTTCTAGTAGCGTTTGTAGACATAGCTGGTGAAAAGTTCTTACTCCATGTCCAACCACCTATAGATAATGTAACATTTATTTGTCTACCAGAATCACGTAATTTTTTAAGTTGTCCAAAATTACCATAAAAACTAGATGTATTGGTATCATTCCATGTATCCGAGGGTTGAACACTGTCGTTTCCTGTATATCTTTTGTCATAATCAGCCCATGAATCACCTGTTGCAATACTTCCATCTGATTTAATATCCCAGAATGCATAAGATATGTCCATAACACTATCTGGAATATCTTTAATTTGAAAGTTTCTTCCATAACAACTCCAATTAGTATGATAGTAGATAGCTCTTTTTCCAGTAGGTGTATTAAATACTTGAAGACTACTCATAAATGTTATATTATATAGTCGAGAAATAAAAAAAATAATTGAAAACAATAAGGATTTTTTTCAAAATTAAAATACTAAAATATATATAAAATGTATTTAACAGAAGAATTATTAACCGAATGGACTGGTTTAAAAGGGCGAGAATTATCTATATTTTATTTGACATATAAACAGAACTCCTCTAATGGATTATTACATACAGATTTAGAATATATTAAACAAGATATTTTGAAATTCAAGGAAACAATTTATAAACAGAGAAAAACTGTTAAGTGCGGGACACCCTTAATATATGCAAAGATAAAACAACGTGAAGAAGAAAAAAAGAAACCGTCAAATGTTAAGAATATGATTCAATTATGGGAATCAAAAATCAAAAGGGACATGTAATCCTATCTTAGAACACATTTCATGTAATTTTAAAGTATCATATGCTCTTACTAATTCTGAATAACCCCCTATAAGTTTATTATCAATAACGATTATTGGATAACTTCTATGATTATAATAATTAAATAATCTATTTCTCTTATATTCATAATTTGGGTCAGATGGAGTCAATATAATTTCTTCAAATGGTAAATGCAGTGATGATAATAAACTTTTTGCATTTTTACAGTATGGGCATCCTGGTTTTGTAAACACTACAATTTTATTATCCATTAATTTAATTTATATAAATAAATTAAAAAAATCAAAATAAATAATAAGATGGATCAAGCTATTAATCCAAAAACAGGGGAAATCAATTGGAATTGTCCATGTATGGGAAATAATCCAAAAGGACCTTGTGGAGAATTATTTAAAAAAGCTTTTAGATGTTTTGTTAAAAATCAGAATAATCCTGAAATATGTAGAAACTTGATGTTAAACATGCAAGTTTGTCAATCTAAATATCCAATGTATAATGAAAATACTGAAGAACTTAGAGATAAATAATTTTTTGTAACTTTTAAATAATTGAATTAATTTTGTAATTGTAAAGTAATTACAAAATGGAAAGACTTGATTCATTATATTATTCAGTTTCTACTTCGCATAGTCGTAGTAGTTCTAACAAGAGAAAAATATGGAAATATTATGATACAAATGGTAAGTTAATGAATTTAGAATACGATTATAGTGTATATAATGTTTCTATGTATGTTAAAAATACTATGAAGAAAGAAGATGTGCAACAAACTCATGAAAAATTTACTATATCTAGCATGGATACTAGAAATCAATCTGAACTCATTAAAGATATTAATGTATGGTTAAATACAAATTTTGATTTATTAAAAACATCTTACGATAATTGTATGAAATCATTTGAGATTATTGACTTTTTAAAGAATGAATTAGGAGATTATAATTATTGTACAACTTATGAAGTGGGTTGGTCTGTTAAAGATTTTTATAAACTATATATTGATTTATATAGTAAAAAAATTACTTTAAATTATAAAGGAAAAGAAACTATTTTATCAGAAGAAAAATTAAAAATATTTATTAAAAAAAATAAGAAATTAATTAATCAAGCTAAAGAAAATGAACATAAAAAATATTTGGAACGTCTTGAAAAGTCTCGTGAAGAAGAGCGTATTAAAAAGTTAAGTGAAGAAACTGATAAATTATCAATCGATAAATCAATGTATGATGCTACTAAAAAGGTAGGTTATAATAGTAAATCAAGTTCCTTTTCCGTACCTAGAACTTTGAAACAACGTTATGAAGCACAAGCTTGTAAACCATTTCCAGAAAAATATCCATGGGAAAGAAAACGTAAAAACTAAACTTCATTGTAATCCGAACTAAGTAAAGCTTTTTCTAATTCATCTTTATTATCATTATCTTTATCATTGTTATCGTTATTTTTATCTGTTTCTTCAGATGAAAAAGGATGTAATATTTTAGTTAAAAAATGTGAATTAAATAACATGTTACTGTCATCAACATCAAAAGGTTTTTGTGGTGTAGGGTGAACTAAAGTAGGAGTTGAAGTTTGAATAGAAACGTGAGAAACACGAGAATCTCTAGAAACATGAGAATAAGATGGTGAAGACTCTCTTCCTCTAGATGAAGGTTGTGATTGTGTTCTTCTATGTTGTGGTGGTGGATAAATTGAACTGTTTCTTAAATTTTTGTTTATATAAAACTCTGATGATTCATATTGAGAAGAATTCATCATATTTTGTTCAAAATCTAAATCTGGTCGTGAACTTCGAGGACTCATTGCATCAAAATCTATTGTTGATTCTCCCATATTATGAACAAAAGATGTTCTCGTCTCATATAATGGGATATTACTACGTCGTGGATTACCAAAAATCCACGACTTTATTTTATCATACCAACTTGTATTTCTCCTATGTAAACCATTAAGTTCTTCTTCACTTAAATAAGAATATCCACGTTTTTTAGCTATATATCGAGATATTTGGTCTTTAACGTAAAAAACACCCTTTAGTAATTTACCTAAAAATAAGACAAAATTATACATCATGCTAAAAAATGATGTAAATCTATATAAGACAAATAATATTGTAAAAATTTGCCAAAACATATTCACAAGTGATGTGAGAAAGTAAAAATCCATATTTGAAAATATTAATATTTAACCTAATTTATCTTTAAATTAATATATATATTTTATTGGGTATTAGTAATGAACAATTTAATAAAATATTTCGAAACCCTGTATCAATTATCCGACTTACTGTATATTTATAGCCCACCTGTATATAAAGAATATTCTGAATTGGAAAAATTAAGTACCTCAGAAGAAAAAAGTTTAATTTCAAATGTAGAAAAAAAATACTCATTAGCAGACGATGAGAAGGTTATTACTTTCTTTGAAACAGTTCTTGAATATTATTATCGCCAATCAGATATACCTTTAAATCATATAGCTACAAATATATCAGATGAAGTAAAGGCATCTTTAATTAAAAAAATACCAGAATATTCATTAAATTATACTTATAAAGCCAGTAAAATGTATGATTTGGTAGATTTTATATTTTTAACTTTAAAAAAAGTATTAGTGAATACTAAAAAAGGTTATAATGAAGCTTTAAAAGTTATGAATAAAAGTAGTCACTTAGATTTTAGAAAGGAGATTTATAATATTTCTATGTATCTATATATAACTTTTATTCATGTGTTTCCACCAGAGTTAAGAGAACGTTTACGAAAGGCACTTAAGATAAGTGATTTAGATCAGAAGATTTTAGATAAATGTCATGGAATTATAATTAGACATAATCAACAACGTGTATGTAATATTAAGTTAGCGGATTCACCAACATCTCCATTAAAATCTAGTTTCTTAGATGCAGAACAAGAAGGTGAATTATTTGATTTTCTTATGGATTTACCTGGAAAGTCTATGGATGATAAACCTGATATACCTTTAAAGTCAAAATATAGTATAGGAATGTTAATTAATATCTTTTCAATTCTTCAAGGTAGGAAACGTCTTTAAAAAAAAAATGGTTTAAAATCAAAATTTAAATTATATTAGAAGATTAAGGAAACTTAATGTATTATATATGGACTCTAAAATATCAGAAGACATTAAAAGGGACCGTGACAAGGATGAACAAACAAATATTTACAAACCAAATTTTAAAAACGTTTATTGTGTAAATTGTGGTGAACGTGGTCATGTATTAAAAGAATGTACAGGACCAATTACTAGTTTTGGTATAATTGCTTTTAAAACATGTAAAGACGAAAGTGATTGTTTAAACGATACAAATAAAAGTTTAAAGGATATTTTAACAAATGTTAATACGGATAATGACAAAGAATATCCTAAAATTAAATTTTTAATGATACAGAGGAAAGATACTATGGGGTATATTGATTTTATTAGAGGTAAATATGATATTAGACATGGTTATGAAGATGAGAAAGATAAAAAAATAAAAACATGTTTAGATGAAATGACTCAAAAAGAAAAAGAAAATTTATTAACCAAAGATTTTGATACTATTTGGAGTGATTTATGGGTAAATCATGATAGTAAATGTTTTAAGAATGAATATGATTTAGCTAAAAAGAAATATTTGAGTTTAGATATTCCTGAATTAGTAAGAAAGTCAAGTACTACATATGTATTTCAAGAGTTTGGATTTCCAAAGGGGAGGAGAAATATGAAAGAAACAAATATTGCGTGTGCTGAAAGAGAATTTTATGAAGAAACAGGATATGATAAAGATTGTTATGATTTTATTAAAAATTACCCTATTATCAAAGAAGAATTTGTAGGGACTAATAATGTAGAATATAGACATATATATTATTTAGTAAAAATTAAGGATAGAGTTCCTCCACCAAAGATTGATATTTATAATAAAGTACAAACAGGAGAAGTTAGAAATATAGGATGGTTTACATTAAACGAATGCTTACAGTTAATTAGACCATATGACATTGCTAAAAAAAATATGATTAAAAGTGTAGCTACAGATATTGAAAATATGAATGCTCAATATAGTTGTTCCAAGATATTTTTTGCATCTTCATCAAGGCGTGAAGAGATTTTTTCTTCAGTTGATATCTATAATACTTTGTGCGAAGAATATTTGAATGGTGAAAATTATTTAATTGATACAAATTACTAAGAGGTTTTTACCTCTTTTTTTTATTAAACTTGACTTTTCGGTAAAATATTATAATTAAAAACTTTCTTCATTATAATACGATGACACAATATCTAATTGTTATTTGCGTTATAACAATTTTACTTTGGTATTATTATATAAAATCAAAAGAACAAGATGATAAATATCTTCCTGTTATGATAAGACAATCAGAATTGATGCATGAAAATACCAAATTAAAACAAGATAATAAGAAACTTAAAATGCGTATAAAATACTTGGAAAATTATAAAAATGACGTGTCAAAAACATTTAAAATTTTAGATAATGAATTAGGATTAATAAATGACCATATAAAACAAAGAAATACTATTCCACCTAATGAACAAGTTAATGAGCAGATTAATGAACAAACATTCAGAACATCTGTTACTCCAACTGTTTTGAATTCGTTACTAAGAACATCTCAAGAGCCAAGTTATCCTTCTGATGGTTTATTCAATAATATTTTTAATAGATTTTTAACAGGAGATATGAATTTTACACAAGTTCCACATCAATCTCCAAATAATTTTGAATCTCCTCAAAATTCAACTACAGAAGCACCTCAAGACTTACCTCTGCCTCAATCGTCTGAATCAACTCAAGAACAACTTCAAGATGCAACGAATGATTCTCACGAGAATAACGAGAATACAGCACAAGTACAGTCATCTGTTAGTTTTTCTGTTAATTATCTACCATTAAATTCTAATTATAGGCAATATTTAATAAGACGGGATGGTCCTGAACAAAGAGGTAATGAATAATTTATTTTAATTAAGTGTTTAATTAAAAAAATATTTTATGTAGATATATTATATAAATATAAAAATGAAATATACTATGGCTGATGGTCGTGCATTCACCTCTTACCTTCCTAATTGCGATTTAAATGCTGCTTTACAAAAGGAATATGGAACTAATAATATTCATGCATATCGTTATTTTTTACAACAAAATGCTGAGAAAGTTATGACTGATACTAAGATTGGAACTGATGATTGTAAATTATGCCCTGTATGTGAAGCTAGTTTAGCTTATAGACCAAAGGGTGATATTTTAATACATCAACAACAAAGTAAACAATAAATTTCTTATTATTCAAAAAAATTTTATTTGATAATAATAAGAAATGACTACCATTATTATAATTTTAGGTATATTTTTAGTCGTATACTTTTTATATCATATGATATATACGTATGCAGAAATAAAATATGTTACATCAGATATAGATGGTAAAGTATATTTAATTAGAAGAGGGAACAATAAAAGTGAAAAATTTTTAAAGGATTCAGCCAATACCCTGGCTCTAATTAATAAAAATATAATGTTATTAATTGAACATTTACATGACAAATACAAAAATGATGAAGAAAAATCTTATTTCATTGAAAAACTCAAAGATAATTATATGCCATATATTATATCAGAAGCTGCAGTCGACCCACGATATACAACATATACTATAGATAAACGTGATATGCATATATGTTTACGAACAAGAGATACTAATGAAAAAATATATGATATAAATATTTTAATGTATGTAGTCTTGCATGAATTGGCTCATTTATGTAATTATGATAAAAATGGTAGACCTATATTAGGACATGGTTCGGAATTTAAATTTATTTTTAGATTTTTAGTAGAAGAGGCCATGAAATTGAATATTTATGAACATACTAATTATACATTAAAACCACAAGAATACTGTGGAATTATGATAACGACATCAATAATTTAGTTTAAAAAAAATGAATTAATATACATAATCATATATATTAATGGATATGATAAAGTTTCTAAATAAACGTAAAAAAGAGAACAGGCAATCTCTAATTATCGATAATTTCAATGTAGATGTACTTAAAGAACAACTCGCTCAACGAAGAAATTCTATTTCTTCAGAGACTACAAATTCGAATGAATCGCCAGCTAAATATAATGATATTTCGAGTTTAACTTCCAATGAACAGACTGAAGATATTATAAAACGTGATATAAATCAAGATATAAAATATGTAAACCGAACTTATAAGATTCACGAAAAAGAAAATGAAATTTTAAAAGAAAATGTATCAATTAGCAAGCCTCCTAAAATGGATAGATTTGAAAAACCAATAGTTTCAGGGGTTCCTGAAAGTAATTATTATAATTCAACTATAAATTCATATGATAGTATGCCGCAACCAACAAAAAAAACAAATGAGCATACATGTAACTTATGTCATAATCAACATAATATCAAAGATAGTTTTATGATTCTAACATGCGGGCATATTTTTCATATAAGATGTTTAGTTGATAATCATTATACAGATGCAAATAGATATGGTGTTATAGATGAAGAATATTTAAATTCAAGAATATGTTCTGTTTGTACTAAGCAAATGGAAATGGAAGATATTCTTTATATTCATAACAAATTTTATAAAAATACAAAAGAATATATTAATAAACAAGATGATATTATCGAACAACTAGATAAACAAATGACTAAACTTAAGGAAGAATTACGAGTTTGTTATGAATACAAACAAAAATTAGAACATCAACGTGAAAAATCTAGACAAATTACAGTTACAATTAATACGATGATGTAAAAATTAATTATATGGATGAAATCATATAATTATATTAAATTTATAAAGATACATGTATAATTTTGATTTATTTTTTTATATACTAATGATAAATATGACTTTATCATTACAAGACTTTACTGATAATTTTACTGTAACAACTGTTCATTTTGATAATTCAACAACTAATGTATCAGTTCATTTTAAGGTGCATTGCAGGCCTAATAATAGAATTTCTATTCATACTAAATCTGTAGATACTACACAGTTACAGCAAGGATATACAAGTCAAGATGTTATTGCAGAAGCTTGGAACGCAGTTAAAAATGTAGTAAACACCTGGGCTGAATTTAACTTAAGCCAAGATAGGTTAACTGAATTAACAGTAACTTCAACATCAAATGCTATAGATGTTAATACATTTAATACCCATTTTCTAGTTAAAATTATACGATTCGACTTAGTACCACAAGTTAATCCTACAGATTGGTGTATAGGATTCTCATTATGTATAAGAGATAATGAATCAATGTCTCAAAATTTTGAGGGTTTAATTTCTTTAACACAAGAATATTGTAATAATACATTATGCACAGATATTGCTAATGCAGCATGGGATTTAGTTAAAAATAATGCATCGGATTGGGCTGCTAGTAAATTACCAAATCATGATATTTTAAATATAATATTTGTTCCAACGAATATTTAAAAATAATTAAATTAAGAATTGATAAATTGAATATAATTCATAAAATTATTATATAATACTCTTTGTTCATTTAATATATGTTTTAGTTCTTTATTAAGTCTAGTATATTCTGTTTTATTAACAAATGTATAAGAGTATTTATTTTTATCAATAGTATAATTATTCTCCATATGTTTAAATGTTTTCATTAACTCAGAATATTTCATTAAATTTTCTTGTGTTTTAGACATATATTCTGTTTTATATTGAATATAAAACTCGTTAGAATTAACGAATTCATTATTATTTTCGAATAGAAATTTATCGAAATTAACGTTTAAAAATTGGTTTTTAAATGATTCTTCACTTTCCATAGTTATCATTACTTAATAAAATGAAAACTATAATTTCACGCATATTATATAATAAATAATGGTTTAAAGCATTCTAATGTATTAGATAACTTTCCATAAAGTGTTGGTGCAGATTCCATTTCAGAATAACATTTCCATGCTTCTTTAAACTTATCTGTATGGTATAATTTGTATATTGATATACACATGACAATAAATGTTATAAACCATACAAAATTGCTCCATTCAGTAGAAGATATATCATATATAGGTGCTATAAATTTATGAGTAAATGTATCTTCTCTATTGTTTATTCCTCGTAAATGAGATTCTAGTATACTTAAGCTACATATATTTGAATTGGCATGCCAGTGAACCATTAGACATAGAGCAAATGTTATATGTAATATTAAAATAGCTGGAATATTAGTTAATGGGGCTATAAGAACAAATAAAATTATGATACAATGAAATATAAATATAAAGTCGGCTAATAGTAAACTTAGGGGAGAGGGTTTACATTCTTGTGTATCAACCTTCGCTTGTTGAGAAATCTTTTTCTGTTTGCTCATATTAATATATATCTATATTTTAAAATTTTGAAAAAATATGAATTCAGAAATAATTTTAGAAATAGACTATCGTGAAAATGCAATAATTAAATATTTTACAGATAATAACACCTCAATTTCTTATAAAATTGTGAATTTACCTATAGGTGATTTTGTTTTTAAAAATTCAAATGATAATTCTATTATTTATATTATAGAACGTAAAACTATTTTAGATTTAGCATCTAGTATAACTGATGGTAGGTTCCGTGAACAAAAACAAAGACTTTTAGAGTCAATCGGTGTACCAGATAAAATTATTTATTTACTTGAAGGTAATAAAAATTTAAAAAAGTATGGTAGTATTTCTAAATCAATTATAGATAGCTCTATTCTTAATCTTATATTTAAACATCAATATAAAGTTCTTCATACATTAAATGATTTAGAAACATATGAAATGTTAATGTCTTTATATTCAAAATTATCGTTAAAGGATTTTGGTAAAATAAATCCTGTATCTGTTAAATTAATAAAGAAAAGTGATAGTGCTTCTCAAAATATTTTTATAAATATGCTATCAGTTATACCAGGTATATCAACAAATATAGCTTCTAAAATTGCATCACAATATACAACTTTACCTCAACTCATTGATAAATATAACACTTTAAAAGATATAAAAGAAAAAGAAGAACTATTATGTAATATTCAAATAGGTAAAAGAAAATTAGGTTGTGTACTATCCAAAAAAATATATAATTCTTTATTTATTGATAAAGAAGAATATAAAGAAGAAAAATGTTTGTTAGATTAACTAACGTAAGATAATATTCTTTTTACTCATGTGTTTTTCAACAATATCTACTAATTGTTCAATTCCTAATTTTTTAACATCAATCGAATCACTTGGATATCCCAAGTATTTTTGTAATTCTTTATTTGTAATTTCTAGATATTGAATGATATCTATAAGTTTCTTTTTATTATAACTTGTAGCGGCCATACCTGATATACTTTTTCTTTTATCTTCACCGTCATCCTTAATACTTCTTATATCAATAATTCTAAATTTACCATCATATGGTCCAAACAATCCACCAGACTCTTTAGTTGCACGTTCTCTATATGAACCATAAATTTTATTTTTCATAACCTTTTTATTAAATTTGAGGTCTTCGTCTGATAATTCGACTTTTTCTTGAGTCTTTTTAGTTTTCTTTTTCTCCTTAAGTTCAGACGCTATTTCAATATTCTCATTAAACTTATGCTTTACATATTCATTTAACGTATATTCATTAGAATTAACTGTAAAGTCTAGTGTTTTAGCATAAATACTTGAATTAATATCAATATCCATAGGATTAAAGACTATGTAATCTCCCTTTTCTATAAGAAAACCTTCTCTATCATATTGATCTAATAATATAGTTTTATTATCAATCATTTGTTTAAGTGCATTAAATATACTTTCATTTGATATCATAGGTTCTAATCCCTTAATTCTATTAATGATATCTTGAATGCTATATATAAAATACTTTTTAAACATATCTTTCACAAATGATATAATAATTTCAATATCGAATTCATCAAAAAAGTTAATGTACATGTTATAAGTATATTTATCTAATGTTCTATTAGTTGGTTTTAATAAACAACTATATTTACAATCTGTATAATCGCAATCAGCAGAACCAGCTTCTCCTTTTATAGTTCTAGAATTAATATTACAATCAAATGCTACTTGTTTAAGAAGTCTTTCAACTACTTTATTTGACCTATCTTTTTCCTCTGCTAAAATATATTTTTCCTTATCTATAAAATACATAGGTGTTTTTGTCTTAAATACTGAGCAATATTTGTATATTTCAACATTTCTTTGGTCTTCTCGTAAAGCATCATGTGAATGATGACGAACAGCTCTACCAATAATTTGATTAATTCGACTCATATTCCATGCTGGTTCTAATAAATGAACTTGTCTAACATTTTTGAGAGTGATACCTTCCGAAATTACAGGAGAACCAATTACAATTTTAATATATTTACCATCTTTATTATCTTCGCTATTAAAAATTTTTCTTTGAGCTTCACGAGTTTCAACATTAGTTGAATCATCGTACAAAATAAATGATTTGTAATGTCCAGAAGAGTCTTTACTCTTACTCTTAAATTGAGTGTAACCATTTGCTAATAAAACTTGTTTTAATAATGATGTACCTCCATAATTCACATAATTTGAATAAATAAATACATTACCTGGACTTTTATTAACATTTTCTATTAACTGAGCTAATTTAGCAGAATATTTATGTAATTGACCATCTAATTTTAAAATATCCATATTTTCTGTAGATATTTTGTATTCGGAACTACCCTTTACTTCATTAAATATCGATAAAAAGCCATCTTTTCCAAACATACCACTAGGATATGTCATTGTAGACGCATCACTACTATTTTTGTAAAGGGAACTTGATTTTGACATGGATACGTATTCCTCAGTATTATCTTCAGCATCTAATATTTCAGCATCAATTTCAATATGTTCCTTAGAGTCAAGTTTTAAAGCTTTTTGATATATTTCATTTTGATACGAGCTCATATAACAATAAACCACATTTATACTACCTGTTTTACGTAGAAGTGATTCACCCATATCAATTTTATCTGGGAATGTTTCCGTATTTGATTGCAAGTAACTAATTTTTCCTTTAAGACTACGAGCTAATAAATCTTTACCCTTTTCAGAAATAGATGTTAACCCACTTTTTAAAATACCATCACTTAAATATGAACTATTTAATTTTGTCATAATAGGGTCACCATTTTCATATGGTTTGAATAATTCATTCCTTATAGGTAATATATTATCTGGATTATTCATATTGAGTAAATTTGATAACTCAATAATTTCTTTAGGGTTATCGTACATAGGCGTAGCTGTCAATAACACTAATCTGTAATTATATGATTTTTGTAGTACCTTAGATAATGCAGTGTATACATCATTGTTTGTAATATTATGAGCTTCATCAACAATAATTACTGTATTATTTAAATTTTCTATGGCATTTGTTGGTTTTTTACGAGATAATGTACCATCTATATTACGTTTCTGTTTAGTTGTGTTCTTACCTAAATTATCCTTTTCAAATTCCTTCATACCTAAGATTTGATTAACAAATGTACCATATGTCATAAAATTATATACTTTATTTATTTTTCTAGTTATTCTATTCATTAATTCCTTCTTTGTAATCTGGTCCTTGGATGAACGTAAAAATTGTTCTTGTAATTCAGTTAAATAAGCGTTATGACTACATTTTGATAACAATTCGTTTTTAAAGTTCTTTTCAATATTACCATTTTTAACTAATACCAGAATTTTTCTACCCATATTATTAACATATTCTTTAAACCCCTCCGCAATAGTAATTGCCGCACAACTTTTACCTACTCCCACATTCCAGTAAAGTAATATACTATCATAAATTGTATTCTTGGAAACTAGATTCCTTAAAACTAATTGTCGAGGGTCTTGATATGTAAAATTTCTTTTCTCTTGTTCCTGAAATTCATATTTATCTAAAATACGATTAAAATCTGGATCATCATAATCTGGATAGTATTTGTCTTCCATCAATTCTTATATTATAACTAGATTTTTAATTTCTTAAAAATCTAAATATCTAAAATAATTACATTTCTATAAATTTACATTTCTATACATTTACATTTCTATACATTTACATGTCTATAAATTCATTTATCATATTATACATATTACTATCAAATCCACAGACATCCATCATATTAGAATCATCTGGATTAGCAATAGAAAATCCATTTGATGTTAAGGCTACAACTATAAGTTTAGTATTTTTATTCATTTGATTTCTATATAATTGTAAAGCCATAGATGGTTCTATTGTATTTGAATTAGTTTCATTATCTGTAAATACAATTATAGCATCATATTCTTTATTATTTTCTCCAGCCCATACAAATGGTAAGGCACAATCTGTGCTACCAAATGTATTATCTTTAACATGTTCTAAATTTTCTTCTAAACAATATTTACTTGATATATCTAATTTTTTAAATGTTGAACTAAATCCCATAATATCAACGTTTGAACTAATATAATCAAACATCATAGCCATAGCACAACTTACTTCAGATGCTGATAAACAATCTATTCCGCAAACAGTATTCCAAGACATACTAGCTGATACATCTAAAGCTAATAATATCTTTTTATCTGATTTTTTCAAGTTATTAAATGTTGAATAAAAAGCTCCATTGAGTGCATTAACAATATCTTTATTAGGTTCCCATTTTAATCCACCTTTCATGCCCTTACCACTTTTATACATTTTAATAGTCATCAGGAGCTGTAGAGGATTAACTTGTATATTAGTAATTTTATCAATAATATTTTGTAAAATATTTGGATAAGTATCCAATATCTGTAATGATGTTATTTTGTTTAAATTTCTAAGAAGAGCAATAATTGGCATATTGGGTATTAAATTTACCCACACTTTATCAGAAGTAAGTAAATGAGTAGGGATATGTTCTCTAACAAAGTTATATTTTACTATATTTTGTACAACATTATCTAAGTTGTCATCTGTTTTCAAATTTTCGTAAGCTCTCAGATACTCAAGATAACTCTTCGATGTATCTAAATTATTGTATAAAATATACTTGAAAATATCATTAGTAATATCATCTTTTGGTTTAATATGTGCTAGTTTTAAAACATCTTTATGACTCCAACTATATCTTGATGGATATTTGGTCACGTGATACATAAGTTCTTGAGAAGTTTTTAACAGGTACCATTGACTAATCATATTTTTAAGTTGTGAATTCCATCCAGTACTATTATATAAACGCTGGTTAATTTTTTCATAAAAATGAATGAACATAAATAAATAACTTGGTATATGACATACATCTAAAACTATTTTAAAACAATCTGTTCGAAAATCTTTCTTCCAAAACAATGGGTCATCATCTAGATGTACTGAACAACATCTGGCTAACACATAAATTAAATAATCCTTTTTAAAAGTATTATTTTTGTATGTATTTATAACTTCTAAAATATCATCATATTTACAATCTTCAAGTAACTTTTCTAAACATAATATATTTTCTAATGTCAATGTATCTTTATTCATATACATACTCCCATTATCACTTCCTAAAAATATAAATCTCTTGAGTCGCTCTATATCAGATAATTTATATACTGGTTCATAGCAATTATTCACTGTTTGATTCTGTTTAAGATTAAAGAAATTAAGAAGATTATTCATTTAGTAGTAAATATAATATAATTTTAAATACTTTTAAATTAATATTGCGGTTATTTTATAAAAAAAATATATATACTATAACTGTAGTCCGGAGAAGTAAGGTTATTAAAATAAAATGCTTTAATTATCATCCTTATTTCAAATTTTGACTACCAATTTGTATATATATTTATACCCATAGATTTTAGACTTTATATACCCAATATATTAGTTTATAGATAATTAAGAGATAAAGACGTCGTAAATATGTGCACTAAATTAGGGTGGGTTCCATGGAAAGTAGATTATTTTATTATTGAAATTGAGATTTCCGTTAAAAATAATCTATAAAAGCTTGTTAAAAATTTTAACATTGAAAATTAAAATTTTTAATTAAATTGTAGATGAGTCGGATGTTACAGGGTAAGGGATGCTTAATAAGTCTTCTGATGCATGAGAACTAATTTCTGTCATCTGAGAATTATTACTTATTATTTGTTTATCTTTGTAAAAGAAGTAATGTCCGCCATATAAAATAATAGGTACAGCTAAGACATAAATTAAATTACTTGTTTTTTTGTGTTCCGGTTCCTTTTTTTTATAACTACGTAATATAATGTAAAACACTATAGTCGTAATAAATACAAAAGCATGAAAATTTGTATCCATAATTCCTTAATATATATAGTTAAAAAAAGTTTATTTAAATAACGTGTTATCAATTTATTTCGTTAAATAATGTGTTATCAATTTATTTCGTTATTTAAGTAAACTTTTTTTAACTGTTAATAGTAGATATGCCTAGAGAAAGGGTTCAAGATTTGATAGAAACTAAGAAAGAATACCAAAAAAAATTAGTAGAGGTTCTTAAAAAGTACTTTTTAAAATTTATGGAAAAGTTGTTTGATAAATCTTTAAGAGAATTTCAAGAAAAATTATTAAAGATACCATCTTGGTCTGATGATAAATTAGATAAAGAATATAGTAAATTTTTAAAATTTGTAAATGATAAATATGAATTATCAGAAGAAGATTTAACAAAAACTTTACATATAGTATACGGATTAAATATTAAAATTATGACATCTATTTGTGATGAACTTGAGGTGAAAGCGCCCAAATTAGTTAAATTTTGGTATAAATGTCTAAAGAAAGTTAGTAAATATTTTTATGAACATCCTAAAGTAATGTTATCTGAATCTGATTTTAAAAAAACAAAAACACAAATAGAAGAATCTATTAATAATACTTTACAAAAATTCATCCCTTTAAAAGAAATTATTAATTCAAAGCAAAAAGAACCACAAGATAAATATAATTTTGATAATGGTTTAGGTGATACAGATGAATCTTCTACACCAAAACATAATGATTCAAATAATAAATTAGAAGTCACATTAGAAAGTCAAAGTGATTCAAATGGTTTAAAATATATTTCTTCAGAGGAATTTGAAAATGAATATTATATAAGTGATAAAGAAGATAAAGAAGATAATGTTAAAAAAGATAACAATGTAAATAAATCAGAAGAAAAACATATAAAATTACCAAAATATCTTTTTCCAAATAAAAAAAATTATAAAAATGCCAAGTTGTTCAAAACACAACAAAATAAGAATGAATTAGATGAACATTTTTTCGATGATATGTAATTATCGCCTTGATATTTTAACACCTCTTTGCGTTGTAATTTTAATAGGTCTAGAATTCAGTATTGGCTCAGTAGCAATCGTCTCGGATTCATCTATTGTAGTAGCATTGTTTTCTGATTCCTCTTTTTGTATGTTATCGAGTTCATTAAGTTTACCTGTAATTCTATATCTTTCTAAACATAATTTTTTATGTAACTCACCTAGAGAAACATCCTTTTCAAATAACTGTGTTTTTAAAATAGATAATTCGTTATGATATTGGAATATTTCTTGTTTCAATGTATCTATCTCTTTTTCTTGAGTTAAATTTATATCTCTAACTAAATTTAATTCGTCTAATGTATTTTTATAAGTTTCTTCTAAAGAAGTGTAGTCTGTGCTTTTCTTTTCTAATAAATCTAATGTTGTTTGATATTTGACTTTTAAGTCTTGATATTTTTCGTTCATTTGATGGTTTGTTTTATGTAGATTATTGATTGTACTAACCAATTCCATATTTTCATTATACAATTTTGTTTGTTCTTCTTGCGTACAATTTTCATGACTCTTTTTTTCGAATTGTAACTTATTTAAATCAAAGGTAATTGTTTCCAAGTTGGTTTTATATTGATTTAATTCGTTATTTAAATTAGAAATTTCTATATTTTTATCTTGAAGTTGTAAGTGAAATGTTCGCATACTATTTTTAAATAATTCTAATTCATTTGTCTTTTCATCAATAACAGATTGTAATTCTTCTATTTTACTATTAGCTTCTTGTAATTGAATTTGAAATTTATTATGACCATATGACCTAGGCTTTGAACTAGCATTTGCAACAAAAGATGCACTATCTTCCATTTCTATATAATATATAGAAATAAATAAATGTAATAAAAATACCGAAGTTATTTGTATTGAGGTATAAATTGTTTTGCTAACAGTTTACCTATATTTTCAGATGCTTCGTTTTGTGTTAATTCGTCATTTTGAATTTTCAATATATGCTTAAGCATTTGTTCTAAATTTTTATCAAATTGTTGTTTATCAAAATTATCTTTTTTCCCTTCCTTTAAAACTAAATTGAATAATGTCTTTGATGTATTGAATAGATAATGATACTTATCTTGTAAGAGTTCCGTATCTCTTTCACCATTCTTTATATCGTTCATTAAACTATAAACTTGAGTTTTAATTTTATCAACTTTTGTATCGTGAATATTGTTACTCATTATGAAGTAAGTAATTAAAAAAAAAATACTTTTTAACCATATTTTGTTTATTAACAAAATGATTAATGATAAACAAAAATATTTAAGAGAACTAATCTCCAAAATTAAACGATTGACTTCTAAAGAAAAGCATCATATTCTAAGTATATTTAAAAAGTATGACGTAGAATTTACAAAGAATTCAAATGGTTATTTCTTTAATCTAGATAAAGTTGATGAATCGATCTTAGATAAAGTATCTAAATGCGTTGATTTAATTGAACAAAAGCGAGAACTTATTACATCTTTAGATAAAAAACGAGATTCATATTTAGAATACTACAAAAATTTAATCGAGAATAAATTGAAAGAGACAATTAATAAACGTAGAGAACAATATATAAATCAACTTGTATTAATCCCAGATAACATTCCTATAAAAAAAAAGATTAAGAAATCAGTTAGAATTATTAGTAATGTAGACCCCGATATATTAATGAGAGAACATAATAAATCTAAAAAGTATAATAAAAATTCAGTATACTTTAGGATAAATCAACGTATAGTAGCTTTATCACGTAAATCAAATCGTCACAAGGTATCTGATAAAAAAGATGACGGAGATGATACAAGCTTTAATTATGGCGGTGAAGGTGAAGATAATGTAGATGGAGGTGCTGGTATTTCAGGAGACCCTGAATATGAAAGTGGTGATATGGAAGGTCTAGGTGATGAATTAGAAGAAAGTATCGGTGAAGAATATTTGGAAGACGGAGAAGTTGTTGATGACGATGCATCTGATGCATCTGGATATGGCGGAAATGATACTGATGATGATGTTGATGATGACGAATATTATAAAGACACAAATAGTGATTCAGAAGATGATACAAATACAGAACATAAAACAGAAAAAACTGAACGTACAGATAATAGAACCAAGACTACTAAAACAAAAGGAAAGAAAAAGAAAAAAGATGTAGAAGCTAGTTCTAATGAAATAGATTATTATAAATCTCTATTAAAACAAAGTGGATTTAAGTTTGATGATGATAAATGTGTTCAAATTAGAGTAGAGTCGTATATTGAATAAACATTAAATAATTGAATTTTATTTAATGTTATACCTTTTTAACAAGATGGGAATCCCTTATGCATTTCAATATTATTATAATAAATATAATTGTCAAAATGAGTTGATGATTGATTTTGAAAAATTAGCTAATTTAAATATTAACTATCTTTTTTTTGATTATAACTCCTTAATCCATCCATGTGCGCAACAAATATTATCAGCAAATCATGATAAATATATATTAATTGAAAATAATCAAGACAGAACCCGTATTATTGAAAAAGATATTATTGATAATTGTTTAAATTATACACGTTTGCTAATTAATCAAGTCTTGAATACGAAACAAAGAGGTCAAATTAAGAATGTTTATATAACAATAGATGGTGTTGCACCAAGAAGTAAAATGAACCAACAAAGAGAACGTAGATATAAGTCTGAATTTTTTAAATCAGGAGAAAGTAATAAATCTAGTTTATGGGATTCTAATAAGATTACACCAGGTACATCTTTTATGACAAAAATTAGAGAAAGCTTAGATAAATTTAAACAAAACTTGATGGATGTTGATATAAACTGTACAATATCTGACTCAAATGATATAGGTGAAGGCGAACATAAAATTATGAAAATTATTTCAAAATTATCAAACAATGCGAGAGTATGTATATACGGTTTAGATGCTGATTTAATTATGTTATCTTTAATGAATTGTAATTATGATAAAATTATCTTAATTAGAGATAACTCGTTTAATAATAATTTATCAGATGCTAAGAAAGTTATTGATTATTTAAATATTAATCAGTTGCGTAGATATATTTGTAATGATATTTTAGAATTATTAGAGAAATATAAGGGTGTCAAACCAAATACAATTAATTTAACTAATTTAATTTACGACTATGTTCTTATTTGCTTTTTATTAGGGAATGATTTTTTAGAACATATTCCATCATTATCAATTAAAAAGAACGGTATTGATATAATTATGAGGGCATACATTAATTCATGGAAGGGATATCATTTAATTAACATAGAAAGTGTAAACAATTTGTCTAATGTCATTAATCTTTATTATTTAAAAGATATCATGTATCATCTCAAAAATAGTGAGGTCTATTTTTTCAATAACTTCAAACTAGATTCTTTAGCTCTTGGCGAACATGCAAATTATGAAATTTTAGAGAAAAAAGAGGATTTATCATTTTATAAAGATGATTTTATAAAATTTACAGATGATAATTACAAGTCTAGATATTATATGTATTATGATATTAAAAATGAAGATATTGATAATGCATGTATAAATTATATAGAAGGTTTGTATTGGGTATTTGGTTATTATATTGGACATGTACATAATAATTGGACTTGGTATTATAGGTATAATAATGTTCCTTTTTGCAGTGATATATTTGAATATTTAAGAAGAACGCATTTCAATACTATAATTTCATATATATCAAATTCTGAGTATTTAAAGTCATCATATGTGTATACTCCTATTAAACAATTATTTATGGTTTTACCAAAAACATCTTTAATTAATATTTTAAAAGAAATGGAATATCCAGTAGAGAATCTTGAACATACATTATTGTTATATAATAAGTTTTATCCTACAAAGATATGTATTGACTTGTATAATAAAAAATTTTTATGGCAATCTAAAGTATTTTTTGAAAATATTGATGAACAAATTTTAGATTTATTTCTTGTATAATTATCATAAATTATTTTATTGTTAGATATTATAACCAAAATGAAACTTGATATTAATACTATTGTTATGATTCTTATGATTGCAGGAGCAATTAACTGGGGTTTAGTAGCCTATAATGGAACAGATTTAGTTGCTTATACCGGACCTAAAATAGAGAAATATGTTAAATACGCAGTTGGAGCAGCTGGTGCTTATGCTCTATACCAATTTGTTCAACACAATGTTTAAATCCAAACTGATGTTTAAGTAATTCGTTAATTATATATATTAGATAAGTATATATAATTTAGTTTAACAATTTAAAATAGTTTTTCACCATTATAATAATAATATGCTGCTAAAAGAGCAACACATCCAATAATTTGACGAGTAGATGTTTCTAAGGTTACGGGGAGATATGCTTGATATTGTGCTGGTGCAAATAGGAGGAATAAACCTACAGCTAGAAGAACATAGATTAGAATTTGAATTTGAGATGGGTCCATTTGTGTTTATAATATATACAATTAAAAAAATTTTAGATTAATTGTAAATATAATTGTAAATATAATTGTTTTATTTATGGATAAAATCTATTTTTAAGAATTGCAATTCTAGCTTGGAAGTTTTTCTGAACTCCAACGAAAATAATAGCCATGGCTAATCCTGCACCAGCCATGTTTTCTCCATGACTAGATGGAATATATTTATCACTTAAACTAAAGAAGAAGGGAATAACTTTTGCAACCTTAGTGATATAATAAGCACTGATTACGATTAAACACAATTGTAAGAATAAATCTTTGTAAAGATCAAAATCACTGATATTTTCTACATCTTTTTGAACTGGGAATAATTTATCAGTCATTGAACCGATAAAGAAGGCGATAATGAAAACAATTACAGCGAATTGAATTTGTTCTAAAAGTTTAGAAACACGAACAGTATCAAAACGTAAGAGACGTTCAACGTCAGAGGCGCGTCTTTCCATGGTAGACATTTTTGTTTTTATAATATAGTAAAATATTTTAATTTTACATAAATTATATAAAACAAATTTATAAAATAAATAGTTATTTAATCGATAGGTGCGTATAAATTTATAAATTATTTCCTTGACAAATATTAAAAAAAATCAAATGAACAAAGCATCTCTCTCCACTAAAACTGCTACTTCTCGTGCCACTCCTAAGGTTAAGGCTGTTCGTAAGGCAGCTCCTAAGGCTGCTGAACCAGAACCAACTCCAGTTGTAGAAGCAACTCCAGTTGCAGAACCAGCTCCAGTTGAAACACCAGCTGCTCAAGAAAGTGAATCTCCTTCTTTCCGTCAACGTCTTGAGACTTTAATTCAAGCTCAACAATCTCATATGCTTGTTCTTAAGGCACAAGTTCAAGAGCTTCGTAAGCTTCAACGTGAACACGAGCAACTTGTTAAGGATGCTTCTCGTAAGAATAAAAAAAAAAAGCTTCCACGTGATTTCACTAAACCCCGTCGTTCAACTGGGTTTGCTGAACCAGTAGTTGTTAGTGATGAACTTTATTCATTCCTTGTTAAGACTAAGGCTACTATGAAAGATTCTAGCTTTACTCCTAGTAACCAAGAAGAACATGATAACTGGCCACGTGTTCCAGTTAAGGCTGGTTCTCCCGTTGCCCGTACAGATGTGACTAGTCATATTTCTAGATATATTAAGGAACATAATCTTCAAAATCCTAATGAGCGTCGAGAGATTGTTCCAGATGCTGCTCTTAAGAAGATTTTCTCTGAACCTGTTGAGCCAAGTAAGAGTGATGCATCTAAGAAGGTTTATACTTATTTAAAGCTTCAAAAGTATGTTAATCATCACTTCCCTTCTCGTAAGACTGAAGCTTCTGCTTAAATTATTAAAATTAATTGAAAACTAAATATATCTAATTATTATTAGATATATTATGAAGTATATTACAATAGATAATATAAAACCATTTTTAGTATATAATCAATGTAGAATATGTAAGTATAAGAGTGATTTACATGAATGTAATAATTGTTTAGAGTTATACTGTACGGCATGTGATTTATTATTATATAACTGGTGTAATTTTTGCAAATATCGACATAGGAGAAGGAAATATTATTTTAATTAAGAATAACTATTTTATTTATATTTATTATACAAATGGCACAGTCACGCAAATCAATTAAAGATTACGGAGCCTTTTATTTAGACGGTTTACGACTAGATACAAATTCCGCAGGTAATTTAACTCTTGGTGGTCAAGAAATAGGTACAGGAGGAGGAGGTGATGTCGGCGACCATCTAGCTCTTCAGACAGCTACAGTTGGAAATTTGATAGTTCCAGTAAACGAAGGAAATCCTTCATATATTAATGATACTGGGTTGGCCTCTTTTAGAACTTTATATGTAGATAATTCAGCTACATTCGGTAGTTTAGCTGTTGGTACAGTTGAAGGGATTGCGGCAACGATTTCTGATACTGGAATAATTACATGTTCACATATTACACCAGGAGTATTTGCACCGCAACTTGCCTTGGCTACTCAAGGTACATCAATAACAACTGATGTTACTGGTAATTATAGTCAATTCGGTAGTGTTTTAACTGTATCAACTAATCTTGCTACTCAAGGTTCTGCATCGTTTTCAATAATGAATGCTTTCATAAATTCTAATAGTAAAATTATTTCAAATATTGTTAATTATGTCGGAACTGGTCTTCCTTCTGTATATGTGTCTAGTGCTTCAACTGGTATATTTAATATGACATTACAAAATAATTCTATTTCAGACCCTCTTAACGGTACTGTTGAAATTGGTTATATGGCCCTATTACAATAGAACTTAAATTTATTATTTTTATATTTATAATTATAAATATGAATAAAGAGGTGAATATAAAGTTTAAATTTGATGATATTCCATATAATTCTATTTATTTTATTCAAAATTATATAGATATAAATACACTATTAAACGAAATAATAAACAAACCACGTATTAAATGGCATACTCACACAATCGTTGATAATCCAGAATCGATAGAACTGTTTAACGAATTAATTTCTAAAATATCAAAAGATTTTAATATAACACCTATTAAAGCTCGTATTAATCATTTTGACAAAAATACTATAAAAGAATATCATAAAGATTTTTATAAACAAGACTTTACCATCGTTTTAAACCTTCATCATGGACGTGTTTTATTTAAACAAGATAAAACCGAGTCTATTATAGACTTTCATTTAGAACCTGGTACACTTTATATTTTTGACAAAACGGTTAATAACTATTGGACACATCGTGTAGAAATGGGTGATACAGATAGAATTAGTATTGTTGTATGGGGTAAAATTAATTATTAAAAATTGAAAAATAAATTAATATTATTTAATTATAAGATAGCAAACATGAATAATCCGCATAATAAATTGATAACAAAAAGCGAAGTTGAAAATATTCTAAATTATTTTGGTGGTATCGCTAATAATGGTGATAGATTATCTATTAATAATTTAGAATATTATCAAAGAGCATTTGTACATGAATCCTATCATCAGTATCAAATACAATCACAATCGCAAAGCATACAAGGTTCTTTAGATGAACAACCTGTTTATATTAACTATTTATCTAAAGAATCTAATGAAAGACTTGAGTATTTAGGCGACCATATTTTAAAAGCTGTTTTAGGTAGGTATTTGTATCAACGTTTTGGAACAGAACGTGAAGGATTCTTAACAAGATTAAAGATTAAGATTGAAAAATGTAGTATGTTACATAAGTTTGCTGTAACTTTAGGATTTAAAAAGTTTTTGTTGCTTTCTCTTCAAATTGAAAATCAAACATTATTAGATTTAGACCGCGGACGTAATACACCAAGTTATTATGAAGATGCATTTGAAAGTTTTTTAGGAGCTATTATGGAAGATTTTGAAGAACAAGGATATATTTATGCAGAACGATTTTTAAGAAATATTATTGAAAATATTATTGATTTTGCAGAACTTATATCAAAGAATGATAACTTTAAAGATTCCTTACAAAGATTTTTCCAATCTTTAAAATGGAAAACACCTGTATATCAAAATATTAACGAAGAAGGTCCTTTATATAGAAAGATTTTTACTAGAATGTTGACGATTTCACATGAACAATTTAACGTACTCGATACATTTCAACAAAATAATATTATTCAATATACAGAAGAAAGTTTATCACATTATAAAAAAGTATCTACTCAAATTTATTCAAATTTATTCACTATAGTTTCACAAGGTAATTATATATTATGTATCGGAACAGGTAGAAAAGTAGTAAATGCAGAGCAAGAAGCTGCTAAAAAAGGCCTTGAAATTCTTAATTTAGACCAAAATTACTAGATATTAACTTAAAAATGTGTTTATATATTAAAAAAATATTATTATTTTATTGTAAGAAAATGTCCACTGAACATCTTGTACGTCGTCATACTTTACCACGACCTTTTCGTAATATCTCTTCCAATATGTCATCTTTATTTAGAGATAAATTAACTTGTATACTTTGTAATGTTTCCTTAGATTCAAATGTACAAGAACATAGATGTACACTTCGTCCTGATGACAAAGATATAATTATATCTAAGCATCTTACGTTCTGAATTCTTTATTTTTTTATGTTAAAATTATAAAACAATAAAGATGGATATTCAAGAGAAATTTAAATTATATCTCGAATTAAACAAGGAAATTGTTGAGTTTAGAAAAAAACAAAAAGAACAAAAAAAAATACTGGATCAACTTGAAAAAGAGATTCATGAATATATGAGTGATAATAATATGGATAGTATTAGCTTAAAAGACGGAGAAATTCTATTATATGATAGAAAGGTAAGTCAATCATTTAAACGTCCAGCTATAGTTGAAAAATTAACCGAAAAATTAAGATGTGATGAAAAAAAGGCTGAAGATATAGCAGAATCTATTTTAACTAACAAAGTTTATACAGTTGAAAAGAAAATTAAGGTAAATATTAAAAAGCAAAAATAATAATACGACGCATTTAAATTTTTTAATTTATTAGTCTATATTAATGAATTCAACCATTGATATAGTTATGGAAGATAATGTTTTGGAAGAAATTTCTTGTTGTGTATGTTTTAGTGAAAACCTAAATCCACAAGAAGAAATTTTTACATTAACTGATATTCCATTAGATAAGATTACATCAGATATATTAGTTAAAAGTACATGTGGAATTCATTACATTTGTATAAAATGTTTACATACAATTGTAACAGATTACACAAATCATCCAATTAATGAATTAAATTCTCATGTATATTGTCCTTATCCATTTAAAGAATGTTTAACACCTGCTGGTACAAAAAATATTTTCGAACATAATTCTATATTGAAAATATTAGATGATTTTGAGCAAACAAATTTTATAGCACATTCTGAAAGATTTGCATTTCCAGGTTATACAGTTATAACCTGTCCATGTAATTATTTCTCGTCCACACTTATTCAATCAATATGTCAATATCCTATTTTAATTGAAAATGAATTAATTAAATCAGCTGATATTGGAGATTTAATTGTTCAATGTCATCAAAATGAGAAATGCTGTAAAACATTTTGTTATCATTGTCGACAAGAAGTTTCTCGTTATGATAGAGAATGTAGATTTTGTAAATTAACATCTGAAAATGAAAATCCTAATATTTTTAATAGATATTTCATAAAAGAACATCATCAATTTGAAGATGTTGTTTACAATGATAATATTTTTGATCAAACACGATATTTTGATGAAGACCAATATCTTTTTCTAAATAAAGAAATAACATTCGAAATAGCTATAGATTATATAATTAAATTGATAGAACATAATGTACATTGTATATGTCCAATTTGTAAAATTCACTTACATAAAACAGAAAGATGTAATGGTATGCGACATCATAATATAGAAAGATGTTATGCTTGTGGTAGAATAGGTACTAGAACTGGTGGAATTCCAAATAATCATTGGAATCCTGATGGTATAGGTGGATGTTTTCGTTTTGATTATGATAGATTTATTAACAAATATATTCCTGATTATAAATGTAATCAAAATTGTCAAAATCATGAACAAGGCGATTGTACTATAGATAATCATAAATTAGGTATCCAACTTCTTAATAAATTAAGACAGAAATCTATCATATACCATTGTATTAATTCATTGTTACCATCTATTAGATACCAAACTTTAGATTATTTATACGATAAATATATGAATATACCTTCAGCTTATGAATTATTACCATATAAACAAACTTTTATCTTTACAGATTACTATAAAGAATTAATATTAGATTATTCTGAAGACACTGTATATGAACATTTGAATACACAACATCCAGAAAATATTACAGACTTTATATCTAAAAATACAGTTATGGATATGGAAACTTACATTAACACATACCCATTACCAGAACCAATTGTAGAAGAGATACAAGAGATACCAGAAATACAAGAATTTAATATACCTATTCCACCTCCAAATATAAATGTAGAACAACCTATTCAAACTACTATTACGGAAATAGAAGAATTATTGAATAGAATGATAAATGATAATTTAAATGACGTTCTAAATGAAAGTCTAAATGAAACTTTGAATGAAACTCTAAATGCTCTAAATAATATAAATGAAGAAATGCAACCATTGATAAATACATCATCTGATGATACACTGACTGATATTTTAGAATCATACATTCCATTAGATAACAATGAAACTGATATAGAACCAGATTCAGAAGAAGTAGATAATATAAGAATATATTATAATGTATCGGATATATATACTTTAGGGAGTGATTCAGATTCTGAGTTAGATATAACTGACATGACAACAAATGATTAAACTATTTACATATATTAAATTTTAATGTGAACTTGAGACGGTCGTTAATTCTATAAAATTTTCTATGGGTAATATGCCTATAATATAATTCTATAGATAAATTATCAATATCCATATTATGTATAACATTATTAATATCAGTAATTTTCACAACATTTCCAAAAGAATTTATATGGTCAAAATCCAATCTATCATAAAATTTGAAATCTTGACATACATGATTATTTAAATTATCCAAAGTTAATATTTTGATATATATGCTATCATATATATTTAATGCCGGTTCTTTTTTAGAACAATAATTATTATTATTCATATATTCTTTTTTGTCAAAACCTAACATAAATCTTAATGGAATAAATACATTATCATTTTCAATAAAATGAAAAGAAAATGGTATTTCGCTAGTTATATAAATTCTATTTTTATGTTTATTATATGTTAATTTAATTTTAGAATCTTTGAGCTTTTCTAATATACATTTTTCCATTATTTCTAATAAATCTATTAAATTATAACATCCTATAGGGATGCTTATTTTTTTTGTTATAGCCTTCTCTGTAACCTCAAATGTATTATTATATTCAGTAATATTATATAAATCATTCAATAATTCAAAAGAATCAAAGCAAATTTTACTGACATTACTTTGATGAAATTGTAATTTATAAATACCATTGTTATATTCTGAATCTTCTGAAAAAATATACAGAGACTCAGACATCACATTCATTGAACTATTTAAAGATTTAGGTGTTAGGTCCATATAATTTACAATTTCCTTATCTGTATTATCAACTATAATATCCTTTTCTATTTGATTATTTCCATCTATTTTATCGTTTTGATTATCCCTTATATAACTATACCCTGTATCGGTATCTGTATCTTTATCTGTATCGATATGAATATCTTTTATACTGGTGTCTGTATCTATTCGACTATTCCTTGTATCGTCACGTTCAGGTAGATTTTTATTATTATCTAAAATTAAATCAATAACCATTTTATTTAATGTAATCAATAAATCTTCTATTTTATTTGGATTGACAAGTTTTTTTTGAGTGTAAACTGTGTGCATAAAATTGTTAAATATTTGATTAGATGCATTAAAAAGAATTTGATGTGATGTCGTAATATTAATATTTTTACTGGAGACTATTTTCATTATAAAATTCATGTTATCTTGTGAAAAAAACTGATTCTTGATGACTTCAATAGAATCAGTCATAGTATATTACAATTAAAGTTCAAATTAAAATCACATTTTTAACTTGTTCGTTAAAAATCAAACTTAAATCTATTTTTTATTTATATACTAATATTAAATGTCAAAAATATTATCTCAATTATTTGTTGAGTCTTTTGTACGAGGACTTGGAAAAACCTCAGGAACTTTAATAACAATGTTTGTTGGATGGCAAATGTTCAAAATTACAAATGGTCATGATGATTTCCTTTCTTTTTTACTAGGAAAACGACCAGAAAAACGACGTCTAGTTAATAAGTCTGATAATAATAATGATAAAGATACAGAGTCTTTAGAAGAAATAGACCATGAAGAAGTTAATCTTGAAGATATGCAAGAAGAACAAAAATTTAAATCCTTATTTGATAAATTTTAAACTAAAATTAACTTAGTTAATTTTAATTTTACATTTGTAACTTATAACTTTTATAATTTGTAAGGTTGTGGATTAAATAGAGGAACAGAACCAGAACGTTTAGGTTGTTCCTGTCTAGCCTTATTAAAAGCATCCTTAACTTGAAGACGAGTACTAGTTCCGATATAACTATTAGATTGAATCTTATTAGTATCTTGTAAATCTTCGCATAATGGATGGAAACGATTAATAGAAATTCCACTAAAAATATTACATGGTTTATTAATTCGTGTATATTCAGGAACTAGATTACTGGTTTTACAATCAGCTAGTTTATATAATTGTTTAGTATCTTGACAATGTGAACATCCACATGGAAGTCCTTGATTGCAGTTTTGACAATCCTTACAATTTTCTAGACGAGTAGGGTCAAAACGAGTACCTGGACATCTAGATAATAGACGTGTTTGGTTACGTAAATCATTTTCTATTTCAATAGCATTGGATGGAATACTACGGAATTGATTATGCATAAATGGACTTATTCCTACATGACAACTGTCTTTATGTTCGTAAACAGGTTCTGTTATCCAATTAAAAGCACCAGTGCTTTCTTGATGTTTTTTTTCAAGATTGCACTCGTCATATAAACTGTTTGTAAATGAAAAATGCGCAGACATTATATTGTTTATTAATATAATAAAAGAAAAAAACTTAATCAAAAAAAATGAAAATTAACATTTAATTAAATAATTACAATCATGTTTGGAGCAAGCTCTATTAATTGGTGCGAATTAGATTATGTGAAATCTGAAATTATTGCAGAGTACTGGAATACTTTGACAGGTATTTTCTTATGTATAAGTTCTATATACGCTCTTTACAATAATTATAGACATAATATAACTAGTCTTGAATATTCAAATGTTTTATTATTTTTCGTAGGTATTGGTACTATGTTATTTCATGGAACCTTAATTTATTTTTGGCAATTGTGGGATGAAATCCCTATGATGTTAATTGTAATTGAATATTATAGAATTATAACTAAAGAAATTCACTTAATTAATCATATTAATTTAGTTAAATTAAACTATCAATGGATGTTTTACAGTATACCTATTATTATTTTAAGTTATTATATAAATCCGAAATTACAAGTATTCACATTCCAAGGTTCTCTTGTTTGTTTCATAATGCTTCTTATTTATACGTGCTATAAATTAAATAGTATATTAAATAGGATATTCTACCAAATGAATCGTTTTAATTATGTAGAAGTTAAACCTATTAAATATACTAATGTAGAATCAGAAACAGAATTAAGTCATGTTAAATATAGAAAAAAGCGAAATGTAGTTAAAACTAGTAATTCTTTAGTTGATTTAATAGATATCAATAACTCTTTAGAAAAATTTAAAATTTATTCTAAAATTAGGAAACATTTAAAATATCATAATTATCAAGGTATTTCTTTATTAATTTTTAGTTTAGTTATTTGGAATATTGATAATCATTTTTGTCAACATAATATTGAATTACATGCAATTTGGCATATAACAACAAGTATAGGAATGTATAGTTGTAATGAAATTTTAAAATCGTATATTTTACTTAATAAAGAATTAATTTAACTTAAATATAAGTAATTTTTAATATGTAAGTTATGGATAAAGATATTATGTATACTTTGAGTGTATACAATAAAAGTATTGATAAAATAGAACAGATAGAAAATAAAATAAAATATACATTTGATGTAAAATTTATAGCATATGACCAATACGAATTAAAAGTGTCATTTATAACTGAATTAACAGAAGAAGAAGAACAGATATTATTTGGTATTTTAGATGAGTTTTAATTATCTTAGATGAGTTTTAATTTAACGTTTAATAAAAATTGAAAATTGATTTAAATAATTTTATTTTTATGATTATAAAAAATGCCTAAAAATAAAATTGGTGGTTCAGGAGCTAAAAAAGCAGCAGCAAAAAACAGTCAACAAGCTGCTCGACATATACCTTTTAAAGAAGAATTACAAGACTACGGAATAGTACAAAATTTACTTGGAAGTGGTCGTCTTAAAGTATTATGTTTGACAGATAAAATTGAACGTCTTGGTACTATTCGTGGTAATATGTACAAAAAAGTATGGATTAATAAAGATGATATTATTTTAGTTTCTCTAAGAGAATATCAAGATGATAAATGTGATGTTATTTTTAAATATAATTCAGATGAAGTTAAAATTCTCAAAAAACAAGGTCAAATTCCTAAAGATTTAGAAACTATTAAGGAAGAAAATGAAGATGAATTAATTGAATTCGGAAATGATTCAAGTTCTGATAAAGATATCGATATAGATGATATTTAACAAGTTGGTTTTCCACACATATCACAGTTAGATTGACATGTTTTTAAATCCATACCCTTTGGTCTATTTCTTAAACAAATTTTATTTTTACAATCTGAAATTTGGAATGCACCTGGTTTTTCTCCTGGAGCAGGTGCAGCATTAGCTGGTGGTCTTTTCCAAAGGGTACTCTTGGTTTGTGGAGGTGGTGGAATTTCAGGAGGTGTTAAATTTTTCCAACTATCTCTGAATGTTTGCAAAGTTCCACTACATTCTGGAACAGACGATTTACTTAATTGGTCTGGTGTACCATCTGGATTAACAAATGAATTGCACATTTTATCTACACTATTATAAACTTGATTACACCAATGGTTAGGGTCGTTTAATCCATTTAAAGTACATTCAATGGTATAATAACCGTTCTCATCTAAATCCTTAAAGATATTTCTTGTATTTGGCTTATTTGCTGGTCCAGCCTTTTGTCGAATACCATCTTTTGCAAGATATGTATTAACATCATCCGCCTTTTTCCAGAATCTGGAAGCATCTCTATGAGTTGGTTGGAGTTGTGTTTTGTCAGCTGGAATATTATTAATAACTAAATATTTTACACCTTGGTAAGTAACATTATCACCAATATTATATGGTGTACCTGCTACCCACGTAGTAACAGTACGGTTATCTCTGTTTCTACAGAAAATAGTTGATTGAACTAGTTTTCCATTGACTACTTCAGTTTTATTGGGGATTAAAAGTTCATCTCTTGTTAAACATTTTTGACCATCTTTACTAATACATGTAAAGGTATTAGCATCTACACTAACAATAGGAAGAGCTTCATCATAACATCTTAATCCAGTGAATGCATTACGTACTCCAAAAATAGTTTGAGTTTGTTCTGCAGGTGGCGTAGCTGGTGAAGTTTGTGTAAATGCTTCAATAATAGATGCTGGTGGTGCTGTACCAGTTTGAGTTGGAGCAGGTGCTGGTACAATTGGTACAGACTGTACAATTTGAGTCTCTGGTATATCCATAGGTGGTACTGGTGGTAATGTACTTTGTACTGGTGCATTCTGACTTAACCATAATTTACGGTATTCATCTAATTCTTTTTGAGATGGACCTGGTATAGCATTCATGGCTGTAGCGACAGCTTGTTGCACCTGTGGTTGAGGCGCTGGCACTGGTGATAAAGCTTGTTGAGCTAATACTTGAACAGCAGCAACGCCATTTTGATTTGTCATTGGGGCGATGGCTGCATTGGCTATAGGAATTACTTCAGCTGGAGAAGCAGCTGCTGGGGCCATAGCAGTTGAAGCTAATACTTGAACCGCATCAGCTGCTTGTGAAACAGGTGAAACAATAGGTTGAGTTATAGGAGGTGTAACCATAGGTGCTGTTACATTTTCCATTTTTTCTGTGTTATGTATAAAGACAAAGTAAAGAATTGCCAAAACAAGAATACCTAAAAGGAGTTGTTGTTGTTGTTCCATTATATATAATTAATATATAAAAAAATTATTGATATAAAAAACTTTAATATACAAAAAATTATTTGAATAAAATTGAATAATTTTTTGACAATCTTTAAATTTAAATTATAAGAAGATGTCTTCATATAAAGTATCAACTATTACAATGTCATTACAGATTCCTAACTGTAATTTAAATTTAATGAATATCGGTAAATATTTGAATATAGATGACCATATAATTGGTATTAAATATAATTTTGGGAAATCGAGTATCTTAAAAGGAAAATATTCAACAGCAATTTATAAAAAATCTAAAGTTAAAAATCAAAATAAAATCAACAAAACTTTATTTTATAATCAGGTATCAATCATTGTTAATTTAGATCCATCTTCAGAAGATAAAATAATAAATGTAAAATTATTTGGAAATGGTAGTTTACATTTAACAGGTGTTAAACATCCTTCAGAAGGTAAAAAAGTTATAGTATTGTTATATTCTAAACTAATTGATTTATGTAAAGAGTTTGATACAATTTTACTTACATCAGATATAAACAATGTATATTTAGATAATGCTAATAATGTATATTCTCAAGATAATGCAAATAGAACTATTATAGGATTTAAATATACTAATGATAAAAATGAAACATTATATAATATTCATAAAAAAGATTATACCATAGATAAAAATACTGGACTATTTATAGCTAAAAAATTCGAAAGTAAAAGGAGTAAAACTCTCTTAAATTTAAATGGGGAAAGGGTTGGTATATCTAGAATTGAACTTTTAAAAAATAAAAGTAAATTATATAAAAATAATTCAAATGTTAATTTTGATTATACCACTGGATTTATTTATTATGACGGTGATGGGAAATCTAATATTATTGGTAAAATAGTTTATGATTATCTACATTCGGATTATGAACAAAACAATCAAGAAATAGAACCAATTGTAGAATATAAATACAATTGTAATCCGTTCTTGCAAGACACTAAAATTTATTCTATAAATGAATTAAAAAATTTTAAAGATAAAAAATTACAATGTGACATAAATTGCATCAATATTTATTCTAAATTACAGTTTGAATTAAATAGACAAAGATTATTTAACGAATTAATAAAAAAGGGTTATATAACAGAATATAAACCAGAAAAATATTCAGGTGTGAAATTAAGATATAAAATTTCTAAACAACCCACAGAAACATTAGGAATATGCGAATGTATGAGTAAATGTACGTGTAATAATATTACTTTTCTTATTTTTCAAAGTGGAAATATTATAGTAACAGGTTTTAAATCTTTAGAGGAGATTGATTCTATCGTAGATAATTTTAATAGTCTTATTTCATCAATTGAAAAAACAGTTAGAATGAAGGTATTTGCTAAGTAACTAATTGTATTATTTATTGAAACAACCATGTATTATTTATTGAAACAACCATGTATTATTTATTGAAACAACCATGTATTATTTATTTGAAACAAACTATGTATTATTTGAAACAATACATAGTTTATTTAGAAATTTTCATAAATATTTTATCTAAGATAAATATAAGTATGTCAGCTAGCAGTTGGAATTTTAAAGATAATTTAACTGTAGATAATAACAAATTTCTTAAATTTCTTGACCCTACAGGGGTAACGAAGAATAATATTATAGGTTTAAACACCTCTTCAAATCTATATATGCATTCTGCTATAGGAGGTGATATATATATAAATAGTGGTACTAATACAAAAAGTAATACTTTTTTCCATACAAATAGCATAGGTAATACATACATTACTACAAAATTAGCAGTTGGTATAAGCTCAACTGCTAATATATATAGTAATATTTCTTTACCTATTAATAGTTTTGTTGGATTAAATACTACACAAGGTGCTCATACTGGTTATTTAGGTCTAGCTGCTAGTAGTTCTTTATTAAACACCACAGGAAGTAGAATTATAATGTATGGCATAGATACAGGAGTTAACTCCGGTCAGATTAATCTATATGCTGGTAATAATACAGCAGGTCATATCCAACTTCATACAGAAAATGACAGTATGAAAATGCAAATTTTACATAGTGGAACTACTAATTTTCAACCAGATGGTTCTACTATTCGATTATCCGTATCTGATGCCACAACTACAGTAACAAATCCAGTATACTTAACATCCACTGCTGAAAGTACAAGTTCTAATGATGGTGCTTTAGTAGTATATGGAGGAGTTGGTATAAAGGGTGATACATATGTTGATGGTGAGTTAAATGTAAATTCTGTAACAGGTAATATCAGCTTTGTAAGTTCAGAAGTATCAACCAGTTATTCGTCTGGATGTACTTACTTTTTAGGAGGCGTTGGTATCATATGCAGTGTTGGAGCATCTAGCGAAACAGCTGGTGGTGCTTTATCCATAGCTGGAGGCTTAGCTTTAGGTAAAAATGCTATGTTGGGAGGAAATATAACTGTTTATAGTACTAATAACAGTACTTCTGCATTAACGGGTAGTGGTATATTTTATGGCGGACTTGGTATTAATGGTCAAGTAAATATTAGAAATAATATGAGTTCACAGATTAAATTAACACCTGTTACAACAGGTAATGAAACAAGTATTTATTTTGGAGAGCAGAATAATTATACTACAGTTGGTAGTTGGATAGTTGGTCAAAATGCCTTTAATGTTGGTAGTGGTAATTTTGCAATAGGAAGTGCTGACGATGGTACTTATATCAGATTACTTAATGATGTTATTTATTTGGATAATTACACTAGTTTACTCAATACACTTGATATTTATAATAATACTATTGAAGATTATATAACATTTAGAAATACATCTAATACTATTGCTTGGAGTTTAGGTAGATTATTACCTTCTAATGATTTGCATATATCACGATTCTCTTCCGGAACCTTATTAAATAATCTAATTACTGCTGATATCAAAACAGGTAATGTTAATATATTAGGTACAGAGAATAGTCAAGCATTTGATAGTGGTGGCTCATTAACAGTTGCCGGAGGTGCTAGTTTTGCCAAAGATGTTTATATTGGAGGTAATGTTTATGGTGGCACTATCACTTTTAGTGGAAACTTACAATCAGGAACAGGTAGTGATATAAACACATTTAGTTATTTAACCTTAACAGGAACAGATGAAGCTGTTAATTTATCAAGTGGTGCATTAGTTACATTTGGAGGTATTACTATTCAATGTAGTACAGATTCAGAATCTGTAACAAATGGTGGCGGGTTGTTGGTTGCTGGTGGGGCGTCAGTTATTAAGAATGTATATATTGGTAATACAGTTGCTAGTAATACAGTTACTAGTAGCAACGCACATATTACTAATTCTACAATGACTAATTTATTTTCAACACATATTACTACAACTAACTTACTTTCTACTAATGTAACTACATCTAATATTACAACTACTAATATTATACTTACAAATCAAAGTTTTGGTACTATTACAGGTATAAATACAACGACAACTAATTTAGTATCTACTAATACAAGCATAGGAACACTAAATAACACAGATACAATCAATACTAATTTATCTAGTTCTAACAGTGTTTTAACTAATATTACATCCACTAATACAATACTTACAAATATTAGTACAACAAATACAACTATCACTAATTCTGTTCTTTCAAGTGGAACAATGACTAATACTATAACTAATAATTGTACTATTGGTACAGTTTTAGTTACATCAACTGCGAATTTACGATTCAATTCTAATACAGTTGGAAGTTTATTCACAACGGGAGGTAATGTAGGTATCAATACAACTAGTCCTGAAACAGCATTAGATGTAAGAGTTGCAGGTGACGGTGGTAATTTAATTGCGCAATTTGGTTCAAACACTGGTAGTGCCATACCAAGAATTAAATTATATGACCAAATATTCCCAGGTACACAAGGACCTAAAATTCAGTTTGATGCAGGAAATATAGGTATTATAGAAAGTACGTTAGGTAGAATAGCTTTAATTGGGGGTTCTGTAGGTATTAATACCACAACTCCTGGATATATATTAGATGTTAATGGTACAATACGAAGTAATAGTACTATATCTATTGCTGATACTGTAGTAAATATTACAAGCTCAATGGGTGCTATTAATCTCTCAGGTGATATAGCCTTATCAAATTCAACAAGAAATACTATTGTATTTAGTAAAGCTGGAGTCAGCCCACCAACGATGTCAACACGTTCTGTAGGGACAAAAATGGTATTATTCCCAGATATTTCGTCAACACGTGTAGATTATGCCATGGGAATTGAAACTAATACAGTGTGGTTTAGTTCAGCTGGTGGACAGTTTAAATGGTATTCTAACAAAACATCTGCTAATATGTTTTTAACCCCAGATTCATTAGGTATTAATACAAATAATGTAGCGCCAGTTTATAATTTAGATGTTACTGGTACTGGTAGATTTACAAGTAATTTACTTGCACAATTTAACTCAAATACGTTAGGTAATTTATATACAACAGGTGGTAATGTAGGTATTAATAATGTATCTCCTGACTATCGATTAGATGTAACTGGTACTGCGCGTGTTACAGCTGGTAGTTTTGCCGCCACTTTTAATAGTAATACTATTGGTAATTTATGGACTACTGGTGGTAACGTAGGTATTCAAAACACATCTCCTAATCAACGTCTGGAAATCAGTTCTATACCATATGCAGCCAATCAAGATGGCGGGTTCCGGCTTAGCACTAAAGATTACATTGGGTTAAATGATGCCAGTTATAGATATTTCGATATTCGTCTCAAAAGTGACCCATCCACGAATTTCAGAACAGCTTTTATTGGTACTTTAGGTGGTGGTGTCCCAACGGAATATGAATATATGTCTGTTTCTCAAGATGGATATATGAACGTATATGCATTAAGTCGTTTTGATAATATTACAAGCTGTAGTAATAGCTCTACTGGTAGTGTTGTTCTTCAAGGTGGTCTTTCTATTGACTGTCCAACAAATGCAACGAATGTATCTAATGGCGGTGCTTTAACTATTGCCGGTGGTGCGTCTATTGCTGGTGACCTTATTGTTGGTGGAAGTATTAGTTATTCTAATGCTGCTGCAGCTAGTAGTACCTTTGCATATCTTACACTTACAGCGTCCGACTGGTCTACTGATGTAGCAAATGGTGCTTTAGTTGTATTTGGCGGTATTAGTGTCCAAAATACAGCAAATGCTTATAGTGCAACAGAAGGAAATGGTTTAACAGTAGCGGGAGGAGTAGGTATAGGTGCAGATTTATATGTAGGTGATACTGCTTATATACCTAGAGTAATATCAACAGATAATACGACGACTAATTTAGTTACAACAAACACATCGTCAGCAAATGTATATATTAGTAATGGTTTGCGTGCTGAATTTAATTCAAATACTTTAGGTAATTTATATACAACAGGTGGTAATGTTGGTATAGGTAGAAATAATCCAACATATTTATTGGATGTTAATGGTACAATTAGGTCAACAAATACTATTGGTAGTGTTGTATTAGGAAATAGCACTGATACTGGGAGATTTATATCTGCATTAAATAGCTCTATGACAGAAAATAATACAGTGTATTTTACATTAGGTCAAGCTAACTCTACTAGAAATCAGGCAGAATTTGCTTTTACATATATTACTACTGGTTCAACTTCTAATAGAGCAAGTATTGGTGTACATGGAAACCCTAATATATTAAATGTTCTGGCATCAAATAATGTAGGTATTAATACAACATCTCCTTTAGCTACACTAGATGTTAACGGAACATCTCTAATTAGAAGTTTAAATAGTAGCGATAATAGTACAACAGCAGCTCTTGTAGTTTCAGGTGGGGTAAGTATATCAAAAACTACTAATGCTACATCTACTACTAACGGTGGTGCTATTACAATTGCGGGTGGTATGGGTGTATTAAAGGATGTGTATGTAGGAGGTACTGTTACATCAAGTTCAGATACACGATTAAAGAAAAATTTAAGACCATTAACTTCAATTCTTGATAAGATAGATAATATTAATCCATTAAAATATAATTCAATACATACATTTGACCATAATGACCATATTGGGTTTATTGCTCAAGATTTTGAAGAACACTTCCCTGAATTATTAATGAGAAATAGTCAAGATGCATATTATAGTTTAGCATATGATAGAATCACGGCATTAAATATGGCCTGTATTAAGGAATTAAAACAAGAAAATAAAATGTTAAAAGAAAGATTAGATAAACTTGAAAAACAATTCAATCACTAAATTCAATAAATTATAAAATTTTAATTTATTGATTAATATTATACAATGTCACGTTCTTTTACAATTGAAAGTATTTATCGTACTCGAGGAGGTCGAGTGAATTATAGTGATGGAAGATTTATTTCAGAAACTCCAGCTGGAGCTGCTAAAAAAGCTTTTAGCAAGGCATACCATTCAATAAATGCAACTGGACCACTTAGTCTTAAGATTAAAATTAGAGAAACTACTCAAGGTTCCTTACATAAAATTTATGAATACAGAGTAACACGTAAAGCCGAAAAAGTTCAAGTTGAACGAAATGGTGAAGTAATTACATACAACTTTACTACTAAAATTAAATCTATATAAAGAGTTTTTAATATCAAAAAATAATATTAAAAATAATTATTGCCACATTTTGCAACAACGACCGTTTAATCTTGCAGTACCATCACCTCGTCTTTCATATGCAAAACGAGTTAAATATTCACTATCATCGCAAACTAAATTATGTTTATTAAAATATGCTATACTACCATCTCCCTCATCACTCCAATTTGTATTAATATCTCTACATACAGGCTTACCTTTTAAATGTAAATTTCCAGATACAGTAACATCTCTAGATGTTATTAAATTTCCTTTTTTATCTAAACTTATTTGACTTCCCCAATCCCAATTTGAACCGTTTGTTCCAGGTGCAATAAATAAGCCGTTCCTATTATCTCCTGGTGCATGAAAAATCCATGAATTAGGTTGATTTCCACCAATCCATACTCCATCATGTTTTGTAGTAAAATAACCATTTGGAGTACTACATAATAAACCATCTGCGCACCATAAAGTTTTAGTTTTATCGAAATTTTTACCAGCAGGTCCTGCAGGACCTTGTGGTCCTGTATCTCCTTTTACACCTTGAGGTCCTTGTGTACCTTGTGGCCCAACAGGCCCTAATGGCCCTTGTGGACCTTGAACACCTTGTTGTCCTTGAACACCTTGGGGTCCTATCGGACCAGGTAGTCCATCAATACCGTCTTTTCCTGGTTTACCTTGTCCCATTATATATATTATAATCTTTTAAAAAAAATATTTATAAATAAATTAATTAAGATATTTATGGATATTCCGTTTCAATATAAATGTAGTAAATTCTGGATTACGTACATAATCTGTTTTATCAGTTAAATCAAAACCTGTCTTTGTATATGCATCACCTGTTTTCCAATTATATAATACACACGTTATATTTGGGTCTTTAGATAAACTAATAAGAAGTGTTTCTATATCTCTAGACCATGATGTTTTATAAGAGAATTTTTTTGATTCACCTAAAATAACACCACTAATTTTAATCCAATCAGGGTTAATGTCTTCTATAAACTGTGCTCCTAATAAATACGTACCACTTAACATTTAATCAAAAAAACCTATTATTTTTAAATTAATTTAAATTAAAAATAATTCTAAAAAGTCTTTTAAACTGTAATAAATTTGAGAGTATAATCTGTTGTACTTGCACTACCTGGAGCTGGTCTATACATTAAACGAGGATATGAATCAGCTGGCCAATCCATATCTAACATTTCACCATTTGTTCCTTTAACGGAAATAATACGAGCAACTTGTCCACATGAAGTCATATCATTACGTCTACCCATTACAAACATAGCATATGGAGATGTTTCAATGGCAGTTTTAGGTCTAACTAAAACCATGAAAATACCGAATTTGGGATATGGTTGACCTAATTGTTGACTGATGAGAGTTGTATTAAGTTGAACAGCTGTGGTTGAATTATCTGTTAACGTTAGAGTGAATTTTACATCAGCTGTTAAATTGTTAATACTATTAACAGTAATAACATTTGCTATTATATCATTTACGTGTAAATTAACATAATGTAAAGGTTCTACATTTGCATATGCTTCCGGAGCGTTAGTTACTGAATTTGTACATACCAAGGCATATTCTTTATGTGATTCATCCCACATACTAAGAATCCAATGACAAGGGTATAATGAAAAAGTAAGGGTTGCACCACTTGCTAATGGGAAACTAGGTACAGCATAATCTCCTGAGTTAGGCAAGTCTAAACCTTCAATAGGAACTGGACTACCTAATGTTGTAGTTTGGTCAAGAGTACTATATATAGTAAATACACCAGTACTAGCGGTTGATGTAGAATCTTTAATACGTCTTACCCAACATACATCGTTAGTTGTACTAACACCAGGAGGATGATATGTCATTTTAATCCAATATCCGACATATGCATCATTTGCTGTGCTAAAGTCAGTAGTTGGTATACTTACTGATATTATACCACTTCCGGATGTAATACCAGTGACTGTACCAGAATATTCAGGTGCGTCACTTATAATACTACCTGTGACTGCACTACATAAGCCATGATTAGCTGGTTGATATCTCTTAATAGCTAAACCACCATCTAGTGTTGAAAGACCAGTGGGTTGATTATTTACCTGAATAAAATTATCTGCAATTTGAACTATAGTTGAATCATATGTTGTCGTAGTTCCTTGAACATCTAAGTTACCTCTAATTGTTGTTGTAGATGTAGCTGTACCAATATTAACTGGAACAGTAACTGTAGTACCAATGTTAATACCTACACCAGTATCACTTGTTTGAATATTAATTTGTCCTTGTGAACTAATGTATGTACCACCACTTGTTCTTAAAGAGATAGATTCACCAGAAATAGATTCTGAACACAAAATTAATTTATTGGCTTGAGTTGTACCTGTAGATACACCTGCAGAACTATAAACACCCTTTACACAAATAGTTAAATCTTGACCAGAATCTGCTGTTGTTTGATTAATAAAGGAACTAGATGCACCTCTAGCAACCATATTAATACTTCCAAATAATGTTGCAACATTATATCCACCAGAACCCGTATAAAAACTCATACCTCCAGAACCAGCTGTTGCATTACTAATTAACATAGACCCTTGAGTATTTGTATTTCTTAAAATAATAGAATCAATAGAACTTGTACCCTCACTTTCTAATACTAAAGAACTGTCAGACATCCCGTCAACCGCAATACGTAAATCTCGTGCATTATTACCAGGTACAGTATTATTTACGAAATAACTAGCAGCATCTCTAGCAGTTAATTGTATAGGACCACCTGTGTTTGTAGTTCCTATAATACCCGTAGAACCTGCTAAAAGTTGAATATTGGCATTAGAATTACCTCCACTATTAGAAATAACGATATTTCCCCCTGTTTGTAAGGTTTTAATGGCAATAGCATCTATACTAGTATTTTTACCAGAACTTTGGATTAAAATACCAGAATTAGTATCACCTGTTAAATTTAATGTTAAATTTTGATTAGCTTGACTTGTATTTACAGTAAAAGACCCATCTCCATTATTAGCTGTTAATGTAATATTACCAGCGGATGTTAACATAACAGCGCCACCAGAACCAGTTGTTAAATGGAATCCACTAGCTTCTCCTGTTAAAAATTTGATACCGCCTTGAGCGTTTTTATTTGTTAATTGAATAGCATTAGATGCATTTAAATTAGATTCTAAAACAATAGTATTAGCAGCTGAAACTGTAACACCACTATTTGTTGTAGCAAACGTAATACTATCACCAATCGACATAAGAATTTGGTTACCACCAGTTATAGTTAACGGTCCCCAAGTTGTATCTATATGTGTTTCTCTGAGATTAGTTGCATTACCAGTAGTTCCTAATACATTTAAACTTAAGGCTAAATTAGCATTTTTTAAGACACCCATCCCACCATGGACAACTAAACTTCCCGATGTTGGACCTGAACTTGCTAATGGTGAACCACTAAAACCAACTTGAATTTGACGAGATACGAATAAATCACCAAAACCATAAAGACCACCAGCTGTGTCCGATGTATGGTCACAACCAGGCTCTATAGTCACACTTCCATGAAATAATGTCGCTAAAGGATTCGAAGGTGGAAAAAATTGTGACATATATATATTTATACTATAGATAAATAAAAAAAAAATACGACGATTAATGTAATAATTTTAATTTATTTAGTTCATATATAGGAGTTAAAATGAACGCGAAAAGACCAAGTCCGTCTGAATCGGCTACATTATTTTCAATTGGTACTTCTAAACTAGGAAATGATGGTAACTATTGGAAAGTAATTTTAACCAAAAATAATATTAAGCGATGGAAAAAAGAATCAATACCGAAAACAAAGACGCCTAAAACAAAATCTAAAACTAAAAAATCAAGACCATCTAAGGCACCTAAAGTTAAAAGTAAAAAATCTAAACCAGTAAAATCGAAAACAAAGAAAAGTAAGAAGCCTAAAACTGTTAAAACTGTAAAACGCAAAAGTAAAAAAGCTAAATCAGTAAAATCGAAAACAAAGAAAAGTAAGAAGCCTAAAACTGTAAAACGCAAAAGTAAAAAATCTAAATCAGTAAAATCGAAAACAAAGAAAAGTAAGAAGCCTAAAACTGTTAAAACTGTAAAACGCAAAAGTAAAAAATCTAAATCAAAAACAACAAAAAGTGTAAAAAGTAAAAAGTCTAAAACTGTTAAAACTGTAAAACGCAAAAGTAAAAAGTCTGTTAAACAGACTAGAGAAAAAGTAACTGAAGACAAACCTAAACCAATGGATAAATCTGAACTAGAACAAAAGCAATTTAATAAAAATACTTTTTCAGTGATGTTGGCAAATAAGTATGCTGGTAACGACCCAACTGGTTATTTTATGTCAGAAAAATTAGATGGATATAGAGCATTATTTTATAATGGACCTAATGGCGGTGAACTCTTTTCTCGTAATAATAAATCTTTTATAGCACCACAATGGTATTTGGATGAAATATCACAAAAATTACCCCAAGGTATACTACTAGATGGTGAACTATATACAAAAAGAGGTGATTTTGAAGGGATGGGAGTTGTTAGAAAGAAAAATCCTGTAGATTCAGACTGGAGAAAAATAACATATATGGTATTTGATTTACCTTTAGTACGCAAACCATTTAAAGAGAGATATGACATATTAAAAAATATGTTAAAGGATATTCCTCATGTAAAACTTGTAGAACATATTGAAATTAAAAATCAAAAACAATTTGAAGAACTACATAAAGACCTTGTATCAAATGGAGCAGAAGGAACAATGTTGCGTCACCCTCAAAGTTATTATGAAAACAAGAGAAGTAATATGCTTTTAAAAGTTAAAGATTTCCTAGATGATGAAGCTATTGTAGAAAGTATGGAATTTGGAGATGGTAGAAATAGTAATGTGATGGGTAACCTAATTGTTAGATGGGCTCCACATGCGAATAAGAATTATGAAGGGACGTTTGATGTAGGTAGTGGATTTACTGATGAACAACGTAAAAATTGGAAAACATTATTTAAAAAAGGAACTATGATTACAGTTAAATACTTTGAAATTCAAAAAAGTGGGAAGCCAAGATTCCCAATATTTCAAAGCATATACCATAAAATATAATTATCTTAACAATAAATATATTTATATTTATATTTATTGTGTTGTTGGTCTACTGAATTTCATAAATCCACGTTTTGTAAATGTGTTTGAAAATGTTTGAGGTGTTATTTGAGTTGTTTGTATTTGCGGAGTGATAGTTTGAGTGCTAGTTTGAGTGCTATGAGGGTGTTGTTTAGTATTTATGGATGAAAAGGCTGTACTAGCTGTTTGAAATTGTGACATCATATTGGTCATTCCCTGACCACAACAAGAAGAAGAAGAGGATGAGGACATATAATATAGAACAATAAATTAAAATATAATAAATTAATAGATTAATTAAACCAACTTTTAAACCATTGAACCCATGTTCTCTGACTTCCTACAATATTATTTAAACGTTTATTAGATATATTTACCTTTTGTTGTGTTATTTCAACATCTTCTTTTAAAACTTCTAATAATTGATTTTGATTATCTAGTTCAGTATTTAAGGCTTGAGCTATTTCTTTCTGGCGTTTTACCGAGTTAAATAGTTCTTCAAGTTGTTTATCTTGCTCTTTAAATATCTTAAGATGCTCACTCATTTTGTGTTTTATATAAAAAAATAAAATATTATTCTATATTATAAAAATGTCGAAAGCTATTAAAAAGGAAAAACGCTCCCAACGTCCTAATTTTTTTGAACAAGTACAAGAAATTGTTGAACAAATTCACGAAGTAGTCGAAGAAGCAGTCGAAGAAGTTGTTGAAGAAGTCAAAGATGCACTTCATGATATTATTCAAGAAGTACATGAAAACCAAGATAAACCTCTTCAAGAACAAATCGCTGAAGTAGTTGATGAAGTTAAAGAAGCTGCTCAAGAAATTGTAGAAGAACTCAAGGAAGCTATTGAAGAAGTCCAAGAAGTTGTTGAAGAACACACTCAACCCCAAGAACAGCCCCAAGAACAGCCCCAAGAACAACCCCAAGAACAGCCCCAAGAACAACCTCAAGAAGAATAAGTATAATAAACAATTGAATTTAAAATTAACTAATAATTATTTACTAATAATTAGTTAAATGTCATCTCAATTTAAAACAAATACTATTGAAGATACTGAAATGGTTTATTCTCTTTTAAGAGACCGTTATCCTAACCGCCAAATTGAAATTGAATTCAATGATAATACAAAAGAATACATTTTGAATTTAACAAATAAAGAATTTAAAGAAGACCCTGAAGTTCCAGTTGATATTAAGATTAAAATTGTATATGGTGATTCCGTAACAGGGGATACACCTTTACTTTTGAAAAAGGATGGGTTAGTTCATATTGAAACTATTCAAAGTATTTTTAATAACTCGGAAAGCTTTGAATATCCTGGATTTAAAATGTTTGATCAAACAATTCGATTGGAAAAGGAATATTGTTTGTCAGATTATCAAGTATGGAGTGATAACGAGTGGGTTGATATTAAAAAAGTAATTAGACATAAGTGTGATAAAAAAATGTATAGAGTACTTACTCATACTGGGTGTGTAGATGTAACAGAAGACCATTCTTTAATTCGTTCTAATTTAGAACCAGTAAAACCAGGAGAAGTAAAGATAGGGGATTCTTTATCACATACCTTTCCGAAAGAATTCATTGAAGAAAAAGAAACTATAGTTAAAATGAAAAAAAATATAACAGAAACTAAAATATGTAATACATGTCATATTGTAAAAGACATTAATGAGTTTTATAAGAACAGTCATAAAAAAGATGGTAGAATGAATAAATGCAGAGACTGCGACTATTATAAAAATTCAACACATCCTTTACGAAATATTATAAACAACTTTAAATTTGAAAATTATCCTTTGACTGAAAAGGAAGCTGAAGTATGGGGGTTTTTCCAAGGAGATGGAAGTTGTGGATCATATCATTGTAAATCTGGAATCAAAAACTCGTGGGCACTTAATAATAATAATTTAGAAAGATTGAATTATTTTAAAGATATTTTGGAATCTATTGAACCAATTAAGTTTGAAATATTAGATACATTAAAATCAAGTGGTGTTTATAAACTAGTACCTAAAGGTAGTATAAAATATATGGTTGATAAATATAGACCTTTGTTTTATTATCAAAAAGATTGTAATGAAGAAGGAGATAAATATAAAATAGTACCTAATTGTATTTTAAATGCATCAAAGGAAATCAAAATGGCTTATTGGAAAGGATATTGGGAAGCAGATGGTGCAAAAACACATACAAATGGTATAAATAATCCACGATTTTGTGTAAAAGGTAAAATCGGTGCTCAATGTATGTATTATTTAATGAGAAGTATAGATTTTGATATAAGTATTAATCTTAGTAATCATCCAAAGAAAAAGGAAATATATTTCCTAGGTCAAACTAATTTTAAGGTTAAAAATGAATTTGATGTTAAAAAAATTATAGAAAAAGAACCTCAAAATGATTATGTATATGATATAGAAACAACTATTGGAAGATTTGGAGCCGGTATAGGACAATTACAAATACTTAATACTGACTCAGTATTTTTGTCCTTAAAATATAATCGTCAAGATTTTACAAAAAATCGTTCAGATACATTTAAACTTGCAACTATTTGTGGAGATAACCTTACAGAAGAAGTTTTTAATCGTAAACCAATTGAGATGGAATTTGAAAAAGTGTTTCAACCTTTTATTCTGTTAACTAAGAAGCGGTATATTGGTAAAAAATATGAGAATATGAAAGACCCTTTTAAGTTGAAAGAAATTACAAAATCAGGAATTGCAATTACACGTAGAGATTATTGTAAAATGGTTAAAAATTGTTATTCTGAAGTAATTGATTGTATTGTGAATGACGAAAATTTAGATGCAAGTGTTGAAATCTATAAAAGTTATATTGATAGAATTGATAATTATCAAATTGATATTGAAGACCTTGTTGTATCTGCTATGTTAGCTAAAAGTTATAAAACAAAACCTGTACATGTACATTTAGCTGAAAAGTTAAAAGCACGTCATGAAGAAGTGCAGGTAGGAGACCGGATTCCTTATATTTATATTGAATCAGATGACCCAACTATTCAAAAAAGTGAGTTAGGCGAAGACCCAAAATATGCAATTGAACACAATTTGAAATTTAATAGAAAATGTTATTTAGAACAACTTGCAAAACCTCTTTTAGGATTTTTTAAATGTGTATTAAGTGATAATGAAGAGTCATTAGATGATATTATTAATTATACAAATGATAAATTAGTTGAATATGGAGGTGCTAAACTTAAGGCAAGTGACTTTAAAATGAAAGAAGATGACTAAGTATATAAATGAGTCATGACTAAGTATAATAAATGAGTCATGACTAAGTATAATAAATGAGTCATGACTAAATAATAAATAAATTGAAATTTAATTAAGTCATATTTAATTAAATTAAAATAACAAATAAACTTATCGTTATGGTCAAGTTTCAATATATTTCAGATTTACATTTAGAACATTATAATACTATAAATAATATCGATTTTGAAAAAATTGAAGGGTGTGATAATCTATTTTTATTAGGTGATATTGGATATGCATACAGTGATATTTATCACTTATTTATTAATTATTGTTCTAAGAACTGGAAAAATGTATTCGTGATTTACGGTAACCATGAATATTATTGTAAATCTCATAACAAAAAAACTATGAATGAAATTGACGAGGAATCTTTAAAATTTCCATCAAACGTATATTTTCTAAATAATGACCATGTTTTACTTAACAAAAAAAATTCAACTGTTAAAAAATTATTAGATAGAGAAGACCATATGGATGAGTATATAAAAATTATTGGAAGTGTTTTATGGTCAGATATCAATCAATCTACAGCATTTAGAATAAATGATTATAAATTTGTTTATACATCAAAGAATACCTTATTAACTCCAGATAATGTAAGAGAATTATTTAGGATTAACAAAGACTATATTATCAATGAATTAAATTCAGATATATTTCCTACTATACTTTTAACACATCATGGAGTTCATGATTTATGTAATGGTTATTACCAAGGTAATTTTATGGCAAGTGGTTATACCACAAATATTTATGAACTGTGTAAATACACACATTTAATAGCATGTCTTAATGGTCATACACATAGTTCTGTTAATACTAAAATTCCATCAACAAATATTAAATTACTATCAAATTGTTATGGATATAAGGGTGAAAATAAAAACATTGTTAAATATAATAAAGATGCGGTATTAGACGTTTAAAATAAAACTTTTTTATAAGTATTTATATTAAAAAACATAAGCCATGTTTAAAAAATCTTTTGCGGATATTCTAAAAGAAAATCTAACTGATGATTCTTTCAAACCTCCACCACCACCACCTCCATCTCCACCATCTAAGGAATTAGAACCTAAAAAAAACTTACTCTCAGATATAACAGAACCGTTTTTGTTAGAAATTAAAAAGTTTTATATAACAGTAAAGGACATTGAACGTATTTACGGTTCAAGAAGTTTTTACAAAAGTTTATTTAAGGAACCTATTAAAAGAATATTTTATTGGTGCGAGGAAGATTGGCAGGGTAAGTTATTTGTCATTTATTATTATAAAAATAAATATATATATGTATCTGGTTATTTTGGTTCATGCGAAGTATGTGATGGATTTCCACAAGATGAAGAATCTTTACAAAGAACTTTTAGATGTATAAATGTATGTAATGATGTAAATGATATTAACATTCATGGTTATAATCCAGAATATACACATCCACAGTTAGTCAAAGATTTTGAAAAATTTAAATTTAAGACTATGAAAATGAAAAAGAAAATTACTTTAAAGCCCGTGTCAGAAACACCTATAAAAGTTGAATCAACTACAATACAAGAACCAGTTAAAGTTGAACTAAATACAGTAGAAGAGCCAGTTAAACCATCTAATAAAAAAATTACAGATTGGGCAAGTCTTTTTAAGTAAACTTTTTTTATCTTTAATATATTAAGGAATATTAAATATTCTTTAATATGTCATCCGCTGTTGAATATGAAATAACGCCAAGTAAAGAATCTGTAGATATATCTGCTATAATAGATTCACAAAATAGTAATAATTTAGCGAATATGGCTACAAATCAATCATTCTTTCTCTCTAATAGAGATGCTATTGAAAGAGCTGGTATAGTTGCAAATGATGCATCTAACAGAAATGGTTCTGAAATATTATCAGCAGTTGAGAGACATGGGTCTGAGAATGCGCTGTCTATTGAAAAATCTAAAGGAGATATAATTTCTGTAATTGAAAAAGATTCTGGAGATATTCAAAATACAATAAATAAGTTAAGTACAGATGTATTAATATCTCAAGAAAAAGGAAATAGTGATATAAAGCAAGCTATATCAGAAACTCAAAATGTAGTTGTAACATCAAATAAAGATATACAATTAGAATTATGTAAAGCCACTGAAAAATTAACAGTGCAGGCCTCTGAAAATATTGGAAAGGTAGAATTATGTATAAATGATATTAAACGTCATATAGAATTACAAGTAGCAGAAGTTATTTCTCAATTACATTTAGAAGCTTTAAATAATATAAAAGTTTTATCATCTCAAATGATGGAATGTTGTTGTGAATTAAAAGAAATGATGACTACTACAAACCATGCCACGCAACAACTTATAAGAGAATTGGAGAATAGTAGGATGAAAGATGCTTTGGCAAATGCTAATATGGAACTAATGATGAAAAAATTTAGTAATAATTAACTCTCTTTAATTCAAAAAAAAATTTTGTTTGTAAATATTAAAAAAGAAACCCTCTTTTTTTTTTATATATAATGGCTTATTTAGGATATGGTTTAGGATACGGTCTTGGCTTAGGCGCCGACGCATTAGGATATGGTGGACTTGGCCCGTACGGATACGGTGGTTATGGTCCTTATGGATATGGTGGTTATGGTTTTGATGGATTGGCTAATATAGCAACAACTGAACGTTTTGGATTAGCATTAGGAAACGAAGTACAAAATTTCGGATTAGCTAATCTAGCTGCAACAGAAAGAAATGGCGATAAAAACTGGGCAGCAACTCATCATATGGGATTACATAATCTGATGGCAACTGATAGACATGGAACTGCTAATTTAGTTGCAACTGAACGAAACTATGGGTTACTTGGAATGACACTAGAACGTGGTTTTGGTTCTGTTAATACAAACGCTCAATTAATAGCAAATCAACAAGCTATTCAAGCTGCTCAATATGATACAAACAATTTAACACGGGCTAAAGATATACAGTTACAAGTAGCTGCATCAACTAATTTATTGTCTACTCAAATTTCTGACAGTAAAAATCAAATACAAAAAGATATTGCTGATTCTAAATCAGCTCTTGAGTTACTGACTGTTCAAAAAGCTAACGAATTAGCACTTCAAGCTGAGAGAAACAGTGCTCTAACCAATGCAAATATTGAAGAATGTTGTTGTAAAACAAATGCTAATATTGCAGCTTTACAAAATACTGTTACAAATTCCTTTACAAATTCAGAAAATGCACGTTTAAAAGAAGCATTATCTATGGCTAATACGATTAATCTGTTAGCTAAGGCTGGTGTGAATGTTTCAAATTTATAATATTAAAAATATTACAAAAAACTTAAGTTAAATCTTTTCCAAAAAATCTTTTTCAAAAAATTTTTAACTTAAAAAATCTTTTATTCCAAAAAATTTTTTTGTTTCTAAATATTAAAAAAGAAAACCTCTTTTTTTTTTAATATAATATGGATAATTCAAATGCTGTTTCAAATTTACATGTTTTAGGTGCTATCGGTCAAGCTTCCCGAGATGGGGCTGCCGCTCAATGTGCAGATACTACTGCTATTCTTCAAGGACAGGCAGGGACTAACATTGCCAATATGGCTAATAACGAACGCCTCGGCTTAAATATTAATGACAATGTTTACAGAAGTGGACTTTCCAACCGTGAAGCAATCGAAAGAAATTCTGATTGGGTGAAAGATGCTGTTGAACGGAATGGAACTGCACTTGCTTTAGCAGTTGAAAGAAATGGTTCTTCAGCTGTTCAGGCTACAGAAAAAACAACAAATGAGGTAACTAATCTTGTTGCGCGTACAACCGGAGAAATTAAAACCGCTCAACAGGCTATTGCTGGAGAAACCCGAAAACTAATTAATGATAATAATGCTACAACTATTACGGCTACAAAGGATATTGTTATTAATGATAATCAAAATACTGGTAAGATTTTACTTCAAGCCTCTAGTAACTTTGGTAAAACAGAATTAGATATTGGATCTGTTAAGAGTAAATTAGAAGTACAGGCTGCTCAAAATGTTGCTCAGATTCAACTAGAGGCTCTTAAAAATAAAAATTCTATTTCTGCACAACTTGCAGAGTGTTGCTGTGAACTTAAACAAATTGTTCAGAGCTCTGCCCAAACTACACAACAAGTTCTTCAAGAAATTGAAAGCAATAGAATTAGAGACGCACTTGCAGCTATCAACACTGAAAATCTTATTAATAAGATTGCTGGTGGTTCTCATCATTAAACAATTGTTTAAAAACTATAAAATTACTTTTTCCTCAAAAAAATTTTAAAGCTTAAAAAATCTTTTATTCCAAAAAATTTTTTTGTTTCTAAATATTAAAAAAGAAAACCTCTTTTTTTTTTATATAATATGGATAATTCAAATGCTGTTTCAAATTTACAAGTTTTAGATGCTATTAACCAAGCATCAACCTCATGTGCTGCAACTCAATGTGATGATACTACTGCTATTCTTCAAGAGCAAATAGGAACGAACATTGCTGGTATGGCTAATAGTGAACGTTTAGCCTACTATATTGACGATTCTATTTATAGAGCCGGATTAGCTAACCGTGAAGCTGTTGAAAGAAATGCTGATCATGTTTCAGATGCAGTCGAAAGAAATGGAACTGCTATTGCTTTAGCAGTTGAAAGAAATGGTGGTGATGCAGTAAATGCTATTTTAAGAACTGAGAATGAAGTGTCAAATTTGATTAGCCAAACAACTAATGATATCAAGACTGCTCAAGAATCAAGTGCACTTGAAACTAGAAAGCAACTAAATGAACAATATGATACAGTTATTACAGCTACAAAAGATATTGTAATTAATGATAATAAAAATACAACTGATATTGAACTTCAAGCTTCTTCTAATACTTTTACTACACAAAAAGATTTACAACATGTAGAAAGTCATCTTGAACTTCAAGCTGTAAATAATACTGCTCAGGTTCAGTATGAGGCAGTCAAACTTAACGCCCAGGCCTCTGCAGAAATGGCAGAATGCTGCTGTGAACTTAAAGAAGAAGTTGCAAAAAGCAATTACGAAACTCAAAAGCTTGCCCGTGAGATTGAAAGTAAACGTCTTCGTGATGAACTTGCAGCAGCAACAACTGAAAGTCTAATTAATAAACTTAAATATGGGTGTTACAAACCATGCCCTCCACCATGTCCACCTCCGTGCCCTCCACCATGCCCTAGTTCTCCTAGACCAAATTAAATAAAAAAAAAAAAATGAAGAATTTATTCAAGTATATATTTTTAAGAAATTTATACTTCAAGTTTCTAAGTTATCACATGTTTCAATATATTTCAGACATACATTTAGAATACCTTAAAAGTATACCGCATATTCATAAAACCTCTGATAACTTATGTTTAGTGGGTGATATAGGACATCCTGGTACGTTCTTATTTAACAAATTTTTAAAACAATGTTCAGAACGATATAAAAATGTATTTTTAGTATATGGTAATCATGAGTATTATTCTATTTTAAGAGGACGTAATAAAAAAATAGAAACAATGCAACAAAAATTAGAATACGCAAAAGATTTTCCATCAAATGTTTATTTTTTAAATAATTCATGCGTTTATATGAATACGACTACTGAAACAGTAAAATATAAACTTGATGAGAATGATGATAAAAATAATTATGTTAAAATTATTGGTTCGACATTATGGTCTGACAAAGGTCCTACTGCAAACAATTTTAAAAATATTTTTATTGAGGAAAATCAACTTTTAACATTTGAATATCAATCTAAATTATTTTATGAATCAAAACTCTATCTTGTAGAGGAACTTTATAAAGAAGATATACAATCAATTATATTAACTCATTATACTACACATAAATCTTGTTCCAATGTTTATTTAGATAATAAAGATTCAAACCATATTAAAGCATTATTTCTTAATTCTAATCTAATTGCTTGTATTAACGGTCATACACATACTTCTATAAATACCGTAGCTCCTGGTACGAATATAAGATTATTAGCGAATTGTTTTGGTTATAAAAACGAATGTCAAGATATAGTTCAATATAACCCAAATGCTAGGTTAGAATGGGATATAGATATTCCTGTTTCATTTTCTGGATTATATTCTAATACAGAAATTAACTTAGTTGAAATATTATATAAAATTATGACTAGACCAAATCCTGTATATAATATTGGAATGATAGATGAATCTACACCATATTGTATTTCTACTGCATCAAAGGATAATTCTATTATTTATGCCAATAGGTCTTTTGAAAAATTAACTGGTTATACATTATCAGAAATAAGAGGTAAAAATTGTAGATTTTTACAAGATCCAAAATTAGAACCAAAAAGAGGTAGTATTAGAGATTATTGTGACAATCAAATATTATTTAATGTTAAATCAAAGCTTAATCGGAAAGAAGAATGTCAATTTATAACATATAATTTTACAAAACTTGGAGACCGTTTTGTTAATTTAATTACTCTTATTCCAATAAATATTAATAAAATAGATTACTTTGTTGGATTTCAATGTGATATATCGTCTGAGATTTATAAGTTCAAACTTGGCAAAATTGATACATCAATTATCGATTGTAATATTCTAAAAGTACTCAAAGCTGGAGAACCTGACTCTATACCTCTTGATGTATCAACAGATACAGAAAGCATTAGTTTTAGTGCAAGTGATTGTTATAGTCTATTTAACACAGAAGATTTACCTAATATCAATAAAAGAATTTTATATAAAAATTTCTTTGAATCAAATCCTGCCTTTTTATGTATAATTGACAGTAAATTATGTTTTAAAAAAGTAAATATGACATTTTTAAATGCTCTTGGATATGCAAAATTTCAAGTATATAATAAACTATTATTAGATTTTGTATGTCGCGATGATATACGTCATACAATTGAACAACTAGACCGTATTCCTCTAGAGAAAGAAGTAAACCTTTCACATAGACTTGTTGCATACGATAGTTCATTCATTGTAATAAATTGGGTAATGAAACTTAAAGGAAATGTTATATATGCTACTGGTACAGGTACACAACAGTTAAGTTAATTTTAAGTTACGTTCATTATCAATATACAATACATTTTTACCTTTAAGAATAGCTTTTTCTTTTGTTATGTTAAAGTTAGGTAACATAATAAAACCATCCTTTGTTATAACTATTTTACTATCTATATACTTAATATGCAAACTCTCATTTTGAATATATAAATTTAATGTAGGTGGTAATCCTCGTCCTGGTACACCTTGAGGGCCAGGAGGACCAATAAGACCTTGAATACCTCTAGGACCATGTGGTCCCTGTGGTCCTCTTGGACCTTGTTCACCAGTATCTCCTTTAGGTCCTTTTTGACCAGGTGGACCAGTATCTCCTTTTACTCCTTTTGTTGGCCCTGGTGGCCCTTGAGGACCTTGCGGACCAATAACTCCATCTTTCCCTTTTGGACCAACTGGACCAGGAGGTCCTTGGTGACCAGCTGGACCTGGCGGTCCTATAGGACCAGGTATGCCTTGTACGCCTTGAATACCTTGAATACCTTGGGGTCCTTGAACTACAGATACCATTGATTTTTGTTGACATGTTGGACATGTTTCATTATAAAAATTCTGAGTTTCATTAGGTACTGTTTTAACCTTTATATTATATTTACTCATTAGAAATAAGTTAATATAAGTTGATAAAATAAAACCTTAATTTATACTTAACGTTAAAAATAATTGATTAAAATAAGTATTGATAATATTATAAAATATTTCTTAATATGATTAACATATTCTTAAATATAAGTGAGATAGCATCATTTATAGGACAAAATAAATGGGATTATATAACTCCATTTGAAAGACTTTGGAAAAAATATGACCCTGAATATAAAGTATGTATAGATGAATTCAATAATAAAGTAGTCAATAATAAAGCAGAACTATTAGTTCTTGAAAATGAAAAAAATCAGATTGAACAAGATTTGATAGATAAGAAAATAACAAAAAGACAATACACCAAACGTCTTAAAGATAATCAAACAAAAATAGATTCCATTACACAGAATATAGATAACTTAACAACTAAGATTGACCAAATTTCGTTAACACAATCTCAAAAGATTGAAAAAGATTTAGGAAAAGATATAATAGATACTATTGCGAGTTCTTCTAAAGAAACACAAGATAAACGAAAAATCACTAATAATGCAATTGATACATTAGAAAAACAGGGAAAAATTAAAAAAGAGCAAAAAGAAGAATTATTAAAACATACAGAATCATTAATTAATAAAACACATGGTACATTAAAAGAAGACTCTGCCATAAAAATTTTTGAAAAAGAAAACCAAGTAACATTAGATACAAGTCAAAAATACTATAAATATATTCTCAAAAAAACATCTACACGTACATGGTATGTGGGTGGTAAAATGGATGGAATTTATATTGATGAAAATAACACAGATAATTCTTATGTAGTTGAAGTAAAAAATAGAACAAAAGGATTTTTTAATTCACTCAGAGATTATGAAAAAACTCAAATTCAATTATATTTATTACTTACAGGGTTTAAACAGGCTAAACTTGTGGAGAAATTTAATTCAAAAATAAGAGTTACAAATATAAAAATAGAACAAGATTATATAGATGACATTTTAGAATATTTATCAATATTTATAGATAATATGACTTTATTTTTTAAGAGTTATAATATGAAAATAGAATATTTAGACATGTCTGAAAATGAAAAGAAAAAATTCTTAAATAAACTGTATATAGATAAAATTATAAAATGTAAAGATACTAGAGACGAACTGAGAATTATTCAAAATCAAGCTGACGATGATTGTTTATTAAGTGATTTGGACGATTTTTAATATTATTTTCTTGTTTATAATAAAATGTTAAATACAATAGCATTTTTTTTATTGATTATATTTTTCTTCGCAGTTATGTTTAATTCAAAAGAAGAACATCATATGAATTGTCCATATTATTATAAATATAGATACAATCCCTATCATTGTCCTTATTGTAGAAGACGTATATGATGAATGTTTAATAAAAATTGAAATTACTTGGTATTAATTTATATCTTAAGGAATGAATTACTCACAAGATATAAATTTAAAAAATTTAATACCACAAACGTGGTTACATTATATTGATAAAAGTTTATTAAATGAACTAGAAACATCTTTACAAAATGAAATAAGACTCTATCCTAAATCATATTTTTTTCCATATAATCAAAATGATATTTTTAAAATTTTTAATTTATGTAATCCTGGAGATATAAGGGTAGTTATTTTAGGACAAGACCCTTATTATGCCTCAAAGTATCAAGCTAATGGAATTGCGTTTTCTGTAAATCCCAAAGTTGCTATTCCTCCAAGTTTAAGAAATATATTCAAAGAATTGGGGGTAGAAACAAAAAATGGTGATTTAACATCATGGGTTAAACAAGGTGTCTTTTTATTAAATGCTAGCTTAACTGTTAAAGAGAAAACACCTAATAGTCATGAATGTATATGGAAAAGATTTATTACACATATAATTGATATTATCAATAACAAATGTGATGATATTATTTTCGTTGGGTGGGGAAATTTTGCATTAAATCGATATTCGAATATTGATTTAAATAAACATGTTGTTTTGAGTTCCAGTCATCCTAGTCCATTAAGTTGTTATAAAACTGATAAACCTTTTATAGGTTCAAATGTATTCAATAATATTAATACACTTTTAAATACAAAAAATAAAAAAATAATAGATTGGAATAATCTATAAATATCTATAAGTTTATTTAAAAATAATAACATATGAGTCTTATACGTAACATGACAAACGACCAAGACGCATTTAAAGTATTCGATTTAATTTTTAGCGAAGAACCTAAAGAACCGAATACATATAATCTTAGATTAGATACTACAAATCCCGAAAATGAATCTGTATTATTAGATGATATTTTAATCAATTTATTTTTTACAGGTCTAAAAATTTTATTTGGAGAAGAATGTAATTTACAAAATATTACACAAGACCAATTTATACTTATTAACAAATATATGAGTAGTTTTGGATTTAAAACTATATTAGATTATGAATATGATGATAATAATTTACCAGTTCATGTAAAAATTTGGTTTGATAAATATGATAATTAATTTTACATAAAATTCTCTAATATATCAAATTGACGACGTAAGTATAAAAAATTTAAGGCTGTACTTAGTTCTAATATTCTATTATGTTGCGGTAAAACAAGCTTTACTTTATTTTTATTAAATTTAATTAATGAATTTCTATCAATGTGATTAGGGCCTTGAATTAGAATCATATTAGTTAAATCAGGTGCTAAATTAACACCTAATTTATACGTCGCTTCCTCGAATATAATGTTTTTATATAATCGGTATACAAATAGAATATCTTTAGAAATTATAGGTTTTAATATGGGTTCTATACACATACTTTGTATACACATAAAAATTTGAATATCATCGTCACAGGGTTTTAAATGCGGTAACATAGCTAAAAAAGAAAAGACGTCTTTGAATAATACTGAGAATTTATGTTTATAAGGAGCATTATATCTTCGAATATAATGATGGTAAAATGTTTTATCAAGTGTACTAAAATTTAACAAAGTTATATAATCATCTATTAGATAATAAATATGATATAAAACATCATACGGAAGATTCATCCTATAATGATATTATATTATAAAATAAAATTTATAAAAATTTATAATGTTGAGTAATCTATATATATTTAAAAATATATATATGTTTTGTCAAAAGTGTTGTAAAAACTATTGTTATTGCTATTATTATGTTGGAAACAATGGAACGATGGGACAGACTGGACCACCAGGACCACCAGGTCCTATAGGTTTAACTGGTACCATGGGTCCTATAGGTTTAACTGGTACCATGGGTCCTATAGGTTTAACTGGTACCATGGGTCCTATAGGTTTAACTGGTACCATGGGTCCTATGGGGTTAGCTGTTACTAATAATAATTATGTATGGGGTTTTAAATTAAATACACAAGTTATTGTTGGAGAGAAGACATTTGAAACTATAAAATATACTAATTTACCTGAAATAAATGGTTGGACATATAATTCTACAACAGGTAACTTTACATGTAATCAAACTGGTAAATATTTAGTATCATATTTGGTTATTATGTCAGCAACAGGTGGTTCGAGAGTCGGTACAATTAGAGGAACCATTAATGGTACAGAGATTATTGGAAGTGCTAATACACAAAATTTCCAATCTACATCTATAAATCAAGAATGGTCAAACTCGTTTATAATGAATGTTGTTTCTGGTCAAACTTTTACATTACAAGTTGCAGGAAGCTCAGCTGGTAATGAAACAATTAATTTTACACCTCCTATAGCAGGTGAAACTCCTATTTCAAGTAGCATTACAATTACTAGGATTGTATAATTGCGGTGATATCATAATTAAAAAATGAAATAATATAATAAGTTATATTATTTTAGAAGTAATGGAAACATATTATAAAGATAATTATATTAAGAATAATCTTTCAAAGAAGGATGATATTGAATTTCAAATTATAGAATGGCATACTCAAGATGAAAGTAATGATTTTGACAGTGATAGTGACAATGAAAGTGAAAATAGTATCGCTAATAGTAATGATAAATATATGATGAGATGTTTTGGTGTAACAAAAGACGGTATATCCATTACATGTAATATACATAGTTTTACACCTTTTTATTTTATTAAAGTTCCTGAGCGCTTCACTAAATCACAAATGAATTTATTTATAGATTTTATAAAGAAGAGTTATCAATTATCTAAAGTTAAAGTAAATGGTAAATATATATCTTACGCTGATTCTTTATTAAAAGATAAATGTAGAGTGATTGAAAAAAAGGATTTATTTGGTTTTCGAAATGGTAAAACTTACAAGTTTCTAAGATTAGTGTTTGATAATTATACAGCAATGAATAAAAGTAAATATATTTTTAAGAATCCTGTTATAATTCCAGGTATTAATAGTAAAAGTATGAAGTATAAATTATATGAGAGTAATTTTGAGCCATTTATGAGATTTTGTCATATTAAAGATATATTAATGGCGGGATGGATTAAGTTACCACATGATAAAATAGAATATACAGAAAACTCATCTTCAACACAAGTCGAAGTTTCTATAAATTGGAAAGATATTATTAGTTTACGTGAGAAAAAAGACATTGCAAATTTATTACAAGCAAGTTGGGATATTGAAACCTATTCTTATGATAGAACATTTCCAGACCCATGTAAGAAAGTAGGTAATGATTATCCTAATGTTATTTATCAAGTAGCTACAACTTTTAAATATTATAAAGAATCTAAGACTTTAGTTAAACATTTATTAACTTTAAAAAAATGTGAAAAAATAGAAGTTAAAGAAGGTGAGCCATCAATTATTGTAGAAGAATGTAAAACTGAAAAACAGTTAATTAAGAGATGGTGTGAACTAATATCTAAGATGGACCCGGATATTATGTATACATATAACGGTGATACTTTCGATTGTAGATATATTTACGAACGTGCCAAATTATATAATTTAGATGAATATTTTATGAGTAAATTAAGTAGACTTCATCAGGTTCCAACAGTGTGTAAAAAAGAAACATTTAGTTCAAGTGCTTATGGAGATTCTGATTTTTTTAGATTTTACATTCCCGGACGTCTTAATTATGACTTGCTTATTCATTACAAACGTGGTATGAAGAAATATCCAAGTTACAAGCTTGATTATATTGCAAATGAAATTTTAAAAGAAGGTAAACATGATGTTAGTGCTAAACAAATTTTCGAGTATTATGACGAAGGTACTCCAGATAAAATTAGGACTATAGGAGAATATTGTATACAGGATACAGAACTATTACAAAAATTAGTTGATAAACAACTAATTTTAATTACAATTATTCAATTAGCTAATGTTACATTTGTACCTATTGGATTTTTAACAACAAGGGGACAAACGATTAAGGTGTTTTCACAATTACTTCGTAAAGCAAGACAAATGGATTTTTTAGTACCACATACCAATTTTAATGAAGATTCCTATCCTATTATCGTAAAAACAAAAGACGATCATGAACTTGATTTAGAAAACATTGGAGATTATATAACAGTTAATTGTGGAAGAAATAAGAATTCATATGGTAAATTATTGTCATTAAACGGAAAAATTAACGAAATCGTTGATTCAACTACTTTTATAGTATTATGTAATACAGAGTTAGAAACACCAGAACAATTCACTGCTAAATGTAATTATAAAGGAATTGAACATAAAAATGTTTGTTTAAGTAATGGGGAAGATTTAGTTGATACAAGTTTTACAGGAGCAACAGTTTTGGATGCAACTCCTGGTATGTATAATGAAAATATTGCGGTTTTAGATTTTGCTAGTTTGTATCCTACGATTATGATTAGTAGAAATTTGTGTTATTCTACATTTATTCTGGATCAACAATATATGCCTAAATCGGAACAAGAAGGTATATTTGAAGAAGAAATTGATGGTGATAAAATTAAATATGAACGTATCAAATGGGATGACCGTATTGAGTATACATTAAAACATACATGCGAAGGTATTGGTAAAAGTGGTAAAAATAAAGGAGTTGTATGTGGTAAGCAAGCGTATTTTGAAGTGTCTAAAAGACAAGAGTTAAATCATTTACAAAAAGAACTTGAAGATTTAAGAGAATCATTTTCTCAATTACAAGATAAGGATGAAATTAAAAAGATGAAACCTAAAATTAGGACAAAAGAAAAAGAATTAGTTCAATTTAATCAAACAGTTGATTTATTTAATGCGGATGAATTAGACCGTATTCGTTATTATTGTCGAGTACATGACCCTATTAAATCATCTAGAGATGAAAGTGAAAAATATCAGAAAAAAGATGTTAGTTATAATTATGTAGTTGTTCAACCACATACTGAAATTATAGACGGAGAAAAAATAAAAGTTAATCAAGGTGTATTACCAGCTTTACTTGAAGAACTTTATGCAGAACGTAAAAAAGTGAAAAGAGAAATGGCTAAAGCTTCCGAAGAAGGAAATAAATTATTAGAAGATATCTTAAATTCAACTCAATTAGCCATTAAAGTATCACTGAATTCTACTTATGGATTTTTAGGTAGAGGTCAGGGTAATCTAATTTTGAAGGAATTAGGGAGTATTGTTACAGCAGTCGGACGTAAATTAATTCAACAAAGTAAGGAATATGCTGAGGGTCCATTTTTAGATTATATTAAAGAACATAATCTTCTTAAACAAAAAATAGAATATAAAAATTATGATATCAGTAAAGGAGATATCAATATTATTTTAGAACAATACTCTATTAAAACTTCACCAAAAATTCATATAGACAGTGAAATTGAAGTAAAACCTAAAAAAGTGACTCGAAAAAAAGTATTAGCAATTAATTAAAATTGAAATTTTTAAGTTTAATTCGTAAATTTAAAAATTTGCATTATATTAAATAAAAATGATGCAATTCAAAGAAGTTAATGGTAAAGATATAATAGATGATTTGTTTACTATAAGAGATAAACAATTAGAAGAAGATGCGAAACTTAAAAAGGAAAAACAACAATTATCAGACTCACAAAAATCTAAAAAGGAACGAAAACCAAGAACTCCAAAAAAGAAAAATTAATTAGTCTTAAATGCCTTTTTCCATTCTTCACCTTCATTCTTAGCATAAGCCTTAATACCTACAGTAATATTTGCATTTTTACTAGCAAATAACTTAATTAAATTCTTTGAATAATAACTGATTACTGGAACAGCTACAGTTCCACCTAGTATAACAGCTGTTAATTGACCAAGAGTTGTAAATAATTGAGTAAAATAAATATTACTCCACGATTGAAATTCAGAATTGCAAGTATCCATATAATTTATAAAGTATATGTAATCTTATTTTTAAATAGAATTAATTCGGTGTGGTAAAAATAAAATGAAATTATCTTTATTATAATTAATTACAAGATTAGTTATAATGGATGCATTTGTAGAATATATACAAAAAACTATATTTAATAATAGTTCTCTTAAAAATAGAATGCAAAATGTTCTTTATAAATATAATGGACAAGAATTTTCTCAGTATGAGCCATACATAGTGTCTCTTAAGTCAAAGGAGATTCTTGAATATTTAAATACTAGGAATTTATCTATAAAAGAAAAGATTGATGATTGGCAAGAATATAATACTATGTTATTAAAGGTATCTCAAGAATGTTATGATAGATTTAATCCACGTATGATTTACTCATTTAATGACGAAATTCATATGGTATTTTATAACACTTCTGATTATCCTGATTTGTATAATGGTAATGTAAATAAAACTTTAACAACTATGTCTAGTTTTGCTACTAGACAATTTACAAAAGAGTTTAACAAAAGAAATTTAGACTTTGAGTTTACAATTAATGCTAAATATGCAGAATTTAATCAAGAGTATGAAGCATTAAATTATTTGGTGTGGAGACAATTAGATTGTAAACGAAACAATATTATTACATTATTTAAGTATTTTCAAGAAGATGTTAAATATCTTGTACTAGATGATGTAACTCAGAGTCTTTTTCATAAACTTACTGACTTGAATATGAATTATGAACAACTAAAATACTTAATTAATGGAAATGTAGTAAAAAAAGAATTAGTTTATGTAGATATGAATGATAATATGTTGACTAAAAAAGAATTAAATGTTAGTAATGATTTGTTACATGAAAATTTTAAAGAAAATTTGAGAAAATATATCTACAATGCCTATTTATAAATAAGTATAAACATGATAGCAAATAAATTTCGTTTAATTTTAATATCATTTTTAAATGATATTATTAAAAATGGACAAAATTATTGTTAATGGAGAAGCCTTTAATCCATATTTTATGTTAGATGTGGTACCAAATGATGATGAGGCTTTTATAACAAAAGCTTTCAGAAAAAAAGCTAAAATGTGGCATCCAGATAAAATTAAAACAAAGGACCCTAATAAGATTAAACAAGCACAGTTGCATTTTAAGATTCTCGTTGAATCTTATGAATATATTATTAATAAGAAGCGTTCTGTAAATCATTCAAAAAATAGAGAAAGAATTGATGTATATAATAATACAAATTTACAACCAAAAAGTATTGATAATTCTGATGAATTAGATTTATTTAATCAAGAATTTGATAAAATGCATATTAAGAATCCAAACGATTATGGTTATGAGGTAGAACCAAGATTATCAGATACTAAAGAATATGATAATTTTACTTATAAACCCTATCAATTATTTAACTCTAAACAATTTAATAGAGATGAATTTAACAAGGCTTTTGAGTATCAGCAACAAAGTCATGGAAATAATATGGAGGTTGGGGTTTATCACCAAACAACAGATGGATTTAATGGGTATAATGGCGGTGATTTAAATGGGTTAGCAAATGTTAGTAGTTATAATGGTATTATGATAGTAGGAGATAATTATGGACAAACTGGTTTAGGTTATTATGATTCAAGTTATTCTGATTATAAAAAGTCATTTGCATCTGCTAAAAATCCGGAACAAAAAATAGAAATCCCTGTAAATTTTGAGGCGAGTACATCCAAAAAAATATCACCTTTAAGTAAAAGCGAAAGTCAAAAGCAAATCGAATTACAACTTCAACATAGAAATACGAACTTAAATCCAAGTAACAGTAGCGGTAAACAAGGATTTAGATTACAGGAACAACTCTTATTAGAAAAACAAGAATTAGAAATGAAACAAAAACTGGAACAAGATAAACAAATGGTATTACAATATCAACATATGTATGGTGATAAATCACTTATTCAAGCGGCATTAGATAATAACCTAATTACATCAAAAGATTATGTAAATGAGGATAGTATTAATAAACGATTTAAATTAACCGATTTATAATTTTTTGTTTAATTTATGTGTTAAGTAATAATTGAAATTTTTTTATTATTACTTAATAATAATAGTATGAATTATATACGTGAGTTTATAAATCGCATGGACTGGGAAGATGATATTAATGATTTATTTGAACATTTTGTTGAAGAGGTAAATGAAATTCCTTTTACAAGAGAATATGAACATACTCCTGAGTTTAGACTTAATCAAAGTATTATTAATAATGCTTATTTATTAAGACGTACAATAGAACTATATCCTCAAGAACAGAGAAACTTTATCCGTAGTCAAAGACGTTTACGACGTTCAACTGAATTACCAAGAGTATCATCTCAACATTTACACCAAGACTTACCTCCATTAAATATTCCTTCTCGTATTAGAATTACAAGTTTTAGTGACGATGAAAATGAATCGTTAAGTAATACTAGATATAGACAACCACAAAGAAATCATGATTATGATTATGATTTAATGGAAACATCTGTTTGGCCAATTGGACCAACAAATTCACCTATATGGTCACCTTTTGAAAATATACATAGACATTCTTTAGCAAATAATTTAACAGATACAGTATTGAATTCTTTATTTACAAATTTTAACACTTTTATGGAACAAAATTTACAAAATTTACAAGATTTAGAAGATGTTAAGGTAACACTAACTGAAGATGAGTTTAATAAATTAGATATTGTTACTGATAAAGAGTTAATTAATGGTAAACAATGTAATATTTGCTTAGAAGATTTAACAGAAGATGAATTAAATAAACCGACATTGATACAATTAAAATGTAATCATATATATCATAAGGAATGTATAAAAGAGTGGTTAACAAAACAAAGTACAAAATGTCCAAGTTGTCGGAATTGTTGTAGAACAAGTACAAATTCTGAATAAATTTTATTTATTATTAATAATTATGAGTGGAAGATTTATTCTTAATTCCGAAATTATTAATGATTTAATATCAACTAATACAATTACTCTAGTTGAAAAATACCAAAAAAGAGCTGGAAAAAATTACTTTTTTACACCAACAATCAGTCTTAGGCTTTATAATCCAAAAATAACATGGATTGATTCATCAAAAAAAAATGTATCATTTTTATTTAAGAAATATGATAATTTAACACTATATACAATGCTTAAAAATATCAATAATTCATTGGTTTGTTTCTACAAAAATAAAGTGTATAATCCTATAGATAATATTTCATCATTTTTTTACGAAAAAGGTGATTATTTTTATATTAAATGTTACCTTCCTAATATGAATAATAAATTTTTAATTACTAGTTTTTTCAATGATATAGAAGAAGACTTTAGACCTCCTAATGTTGGAATAACATATAATAGTGTCATTTTAGATATTCGAAATATATGGGAAAAAGATAACCATGCTGGTTTTAACTTGGAATTAAAGGAAACATATATTAATATTTAAATTTACTTTAAAAAAAATGAAAATTTCTTATTTATTATACTTTTGTAGAATATTTAATGGAAGTAATTGATAATATGTATAATCATAGGTTTGAAGAACCGATACGATTGCTTAAGAAGATTGCTATAGAGTCTATTGTATACTATAAACATGCAGCTGCGCTCATGTCTGGAGATACTATTTATTCATCTGGAGCTAACAAATTTGTAAAAGAAATTAAACTCAATGACCAAATATATTATAAAACTATGCATGCAGAAATTACAGTCTTTGAAAGACTTCCCAAAAAAAAGGTTCGTGGTATGGATATTCTAGTTATTAGAATTAACAAGAACCTCGCTTTACGAAATTCTCGTCCTTGTACTCAGTGTATAGAGAAGTTGTCTAAGCTTGGCATTAGGAAGGTTTATTATTCAAATGAAGAAGGAAATATTGTATGGGAATTTGTTGAACAAATGGAAAAAACACATATTAGTTCGGGTACAAAACATTTATTTTGTCATGACAAGTGAAAATATTTAAACTATATTTTAAATAATACATAAAATATAGTTTTATTTCTTAGACTTACGTGGAATTGAAGCTTTCTTTGTAGATTTACGTTTAGAAGTCTTAGACTTACGTGGAATTGAAGCTTTCTTTGTAGATTTACGTTTAGAAGTCTTAGACTTACGAGGCACTGAAGCTTTCTTTGTAGATTTACGTTTAGAAGTCTTAGACTTACGGGGTGGTGAAGCTTTCTTTGTAGATTTCTTAGACTTACGAGGTACTGAAGCTTTCTTTGTAGATTTACGTTTAGAAGTCTTAGACTTGCGAGGAGCAGAAGCTTTCTTTGTAGATTTCTTAGACTTACGAGGTACTGAAGCTTTCTTTGTAGATTTCTTAGACTTACGAGGTACTGAAGCTTTCTTTGTAGATTTACGTTTAGAAGTCTTAGATTTTTTTGATTTTCTTCGTCTACCTTGTCCATCTTGTTTAGTTGGGATTGTCGTTTTAAGAAGGTCATCAGTATTTAAATCTTCGCTTGCATCATAAAATGTTTCTTCTAAAGGAGATGATTCCATGGTTTCAGGTTCTGAAGGCGCTTCGCTTGATGTAGATTCTGGTTCAGATGATGCTTCACTTGATTCAGCTTCAGGTTCAGATGATTCAGATGTTTCTGGTTCAGGTGTTTCAGGTTCAGATGCTTCTGGTTCAGATGTTTCTGGTTCAGATGATTCAGGTTCAGATGCTTCTGGTTCAGATGTTTCTGGTTCAGATGTTTCTGGTTCAGATGATTCAGGTTCAGATGCTTCTGGTTCAGATGTTTCTGGTTCAGATGTTTCTGGTTCAGATGATTCAGGTTCTGGTTCAGATGATTCTGGTTCAGATGATTCAGGTTCAGGTTTAGATGATTCAGGTTCAGATGTTTCTGGTTCAGATGATTCAGCTTCTGGTTCAGATGATTCAGCTTCTGGTTCAGATGATTCAGCTTCTGGTTCACTTGATTCAGCTTCTGGTTCACTTGATTCAGCTTCTGGTTCACTTGCGGGTACTTCAGATTGTGGTTCAGATGGTCCTAGAATGCTTGACATGGCTTCAAATCCGGTTTGGGATTCTTTTGGTTCTAGAGATGTTGCTTCATCTAGTACTCCACTAGATACATCTTCTAATATTTCAGTTGGTGGTTCGCTAACTGTTTCATCTGTGTCTGTTTCAGGTGGAGGTACGGTGAATTCGGCGGAGTCTTGAGAATCAGATGATTTCTCTGAAGATTGAATTAAGGCGTTAATTTCATCAAGTTTGGGTTGAATAGTATTATCGATGTTAATGTTTGGAATGTCAGGAAATTTAAGAAATCCTAAAGTATCTAATAAACTTGGACAAGTATCGTTTGACATTATTTAATATTAACATTTAAAAAAAGTTTTTAAAAAAAGATATAAATAAAAATTGATTATCAAAATATAAATAATTGAATTAAGATTTAACGTAATAAGATGTCAACAACTCTTCAAATGAAAGAAAATATTGAACTAGTACCAGAAAATGTAAATATTTCAGTAAAAAAGAAGAAGGGGCGTCCAAGGAAAAATCCTATAGAAAGTGAAACTACACCAGCTGTTCCACAAGAAAAAAAGAAGCGTGGACGTAAGAAGAAGGAAAAAGTCGAAGAAGAAGTTAAACAAAAGAAAAAACGTGGTAGAAAAGCTGCTCTTAAATTTTTTAGTTCAACGATTCGTAAAAAAATTCCTTTAACAACAGTCATTTATGATAATGATAAATCTATTTTGCATTTGGATATTAAGGAAGACGAAGATGCTATTAAAAAAACAATTACTTATGACGTATTAAAAAGTGAGTATAATAAGGATGATACTATTTTTGGTACAAAAATATCCCAGTTAGAAACAGGAAAAAGAACATTTGATGATGATACAAATGAAGAAAGTGATAGTGCGGAAAGTGGTAGTGGAGAAAGTGACAGTGACAGTGATAATTCTAGTGAAGATAACCGAAATGTTTTTTCAAAGGATGATGATAATGATATTTTATGTGATTATATAGAAAATAGTGAAAATTTAGATATTAAAGAATTATATGAAAAACGTTTAGAATCTAGGTTAAAACAAGATAATCAATTGATTAAAAATCTTGAAAATCTACATAATGATGATAATTTATTATCAAAATTAATGAATAATGTTAATAAACAAGTAAAAGATAATAAACAGGTAACTACCAAAAATGAATCTTATGAAGATATTAAGAAAAAAGGCGTTTTCATGATTTTAGATAAATATATAGAGGCTTCTGAATGGATTGATAAAACTGACGTATGTTGCTGGTGGTGTTGTCATAAATTTGACACGATACCTATAGGGATGCCGTTCGATTATAACGACAAGCTTAAAAAATTCAGAGTCAAGGGGGTTTATTGTAGCTTTGCATGTATGCTAGCATCTGACCATAAAATGGACGTAAAATCTAAGTCTATGGTTACTCATTTATACAAACAATTAACAGGTGGTTATACTATCGACTTAAAAGATGATTATATAAGAATGTTATACAATGATAAAACTATCCAAGAATTATTTAAAGATAATCAACAATATCAAGACGAATATATTCAATCTTTGGCATCTTTTATAGACGAACCATTAGAAAAAGCCCCACCCCGATGTACTTTAAAAATGTTTGGAGGTCATTTAACAATCGAAGAATTTAGAAACTCAACTAAAGAAAGAAAGGTATATCGAATGGTCGAATATCCAATGTATGTATCAAGAGATTATGTAGAAGAAGTTGATTTACAGAATCTCAAGAAAGTTAATAAAAATCTATTTGGTAAACAACAATATACTCCACAAACAAATGCATTAGATGATAAGAAATTAGAAGAAGTTAAAACACGTGTTCAATCATCTGTTGTAGTTACTAATAATAGCATTGACAGATTCATTACTTTTTAAAGTTGTATATCTTTATACGCATCTCTAACATTTGAATGTTTAACCCATGTTTTACCATTATCACTGGTCTTATATTCACTAGAACGATACCATCTATTTTTACATGCATTACATTCTTTGAATTTAACTGATGAGTTATCGAAAGACCAATTATTATCAATAATAAATTCTTTAATTCGTGTATTACAGAGGTCTTTATCACATGTGTTTTCAAAATTTTCTTTATAAACAATAAAGTAGAATACTAAACATCCTATACCTAATAATAATAATGTTTGATTATCCATAGTTGATTATAATTAGTTTATAAAAAAATTATTAACTAATTTCTAAAAAAATTATTAACTAATTTCTAAAAAAATTATTAACTAATTTCTAAAAAAATTAACTAAAAAAAAAATGAATTATAACTGATATAAAATAAAAGTACAACAAACTAATCAACTCAAAATGGCTCAAATTAACTCATCTAAACTTACTACTTTTGTTTCAATTACTAATATTGAACACTTAATTAAGAATTCTGAATCATTTGATAAACTCAAGGAAATTGCAACAGAATCAGGTATTCAAGTACGTGAATCGAATGAAGATGACTTGAAAAACTTGTATTTGTTGGTAGCTAACCGTGAAAATACTGAACTCTCACCATTGCAATTGGAATGTAATGGTCTTATTCTTGAAAAGGAGACAAATAAGATTGTGTGCATGTCTCAAAATAAATTTGTTCATATTGACAATAACAGTTCTCAAGTCAACCAAATTGAAGGTTTAAAGACTATGCACAATCGTTTCCGTATGGAATATTGTGAAGATGGAACAGTTATTCGTTTGTATAATTATAATGATACATGGTATGCTGCTACTACAAGATGTATTGATGCACGTAAAAGTTATTGGAGTTCTGATAAAACATTTAGTGATATGTTTTGGGAAATTTTTAATAGTTCTAATTATACTGTAGATAATTTGGATAAAACTAACACATATTTGTTTATTTTGATTCATAAAGAAAATCGTATTGTAGTTAATCACAAATTCAATAATCTAATTTATATTGGTCGTATTAATAATGAAACTAAACAAGAAGATTTTACTAACTATTTTTATAATGAAGACCCACGGCGTTGTATTAGACGAACTAAAAATATTGATGTCTCATCTGTAATTAATTATCCACTAGATGATTATTATCTTCCTGATAAGAGAGGTGTAATTCTCAAGTTCTTTGATGCATCTAATAATTCTTGGAAACTATATCAATATGATTTCAATCATTATACTCAAATTAAAGAAGTACGAGGTAATGTGCCTCTTATTAGAATGAGGTATCTTGAATTACTTGAACAACCTGAAAAACTTCAAATTCTTGAGACTAATTATCCTGAGCATAAAATGACTTTTGCAATGATTAAGCACTGTATGAATAAACTTTATAAGGAAGTTCATAATCTCTACTATCAAAGTCATATTAAGCATAATATTACAGTCGAAGAATCTCATAAACTTTATAGAACACTAAAACAACTTCATGGTCAATATAAAAAGCAAGGCACTATTATTACGTTGGAGGAAGTAACTAAAAAGGTGAATTCACTCGATAAAAATGTTATTAAAACTCTTATAGGATGGAATTGATATGGTAAACATTAACAACTCATAAAAATCATAAAAATTAAAAATCATAAAAATTAAACATCATAAAAATTAAAAATCATAAAATTAAAAATCATAAAAATTAGTTATTAAAATCACAAAAAAATTAATAATTATTAAAATCAAAAAATAGGACCTTCGGGTCCTTAATTTTATTTAAAAATCTTATTCCATATTTGTTGAATAGCTTCTCTAGTAGGATATATAATTTGTTCTCCTTCTATATATTTATATTTATCGGCTAATACTTTTGATAATAATAACTGTATAGTTTGATATTTATATTTATTTAAATCATCATTTTTAACTTTTTGTAATTCGGCATCTGTAAATATCAAATTACCGTGTACTTGAATATCCTTTAAATATTGAATAAAACTATCCAATGTATTAATGTGAGAGTTTAAGAATATTTCTTTATTAGAAAGTTGTTTCATTATATTATAAAAAAAAGAAATTTGACCAGAAAGGATATCTTTTGAAGATGGTGTTGTTGGTGTAATTATCTCTTCTATTTGTTTACCTGTAGATATAGTATTATATATTTTATATTTCTCCTCAATATCTTTAATAATCGTATCAGATAATGGTTTACCAGTATATGGATTTTCAGCGGGTTTTGGAGGTTGTCGTTTTTTAAAAGATTTTAATAATTTAAAAAGAGTGCGAATATCTTCACAATAAGTAATTCCGTTTTCTTGATACATATAAAAGTTTTCTGGGTAAATATCATTTACATCATTTCCATCTAGATTGTCAGAATTAACACATTTTGTAATGTTCTGTTCTTTAATATTGAATAATTCCTTTTCATACGAATCTAATTTTTCACATACTTCCTCTACACCCGAATCGTCTATATGAAGTATATCTTTATATTTTTGAACCTCATATCTATCACGTGTTTTACATGCATCTTTCCAATTAAATCTATTATCAGATGTATACTTAGTTATATATTTATAATATCTAGGATTAATGTCTATATTATTTTCTAATATATGTTCACTTAATAATCTTAAAATTGTAGAATTATTTAATTCTAATGCTATTTGATAAGCATTTTTATGTTCTATAGTTTCAAGTTTTATATTGGCATTATTATCTAATAAAAGTTTCACATTTGTTTCATTTTCATCTTTGATAGCCCACATTAAAGATGTTTCTCCATTTAAAGATTGATTATTAATATTAGCCCCATGTTTTATTAAATAAGTAATATCTATTGAAGATTTACAAGCATACATAAAAAAGGTTTCCCCATATTTATTTTTATAATTAATATCGCCACCATTATCCAATAAATATTTAATAATATTATCTGAAAAATTAACAAATAAAATTAAAGCTGTTTCTCCTTGGTTATTTTCGTGATTTATATACGTTGATTTGGATGTAGTTAAGTGATTTAATAAACATTTTACTATTTCTATATTTGTATAAGGATTTTTTGCACTTACAATTAAAGATGTATCACCTGTTTCTGGATGAATATTTTCAACTTTTGCACCTAAATTTATTAGAAACTCTATTTTATCAACATCTGAGGAATATATGTACATTAATTCAGTTAATACATTAGGCTCATTCTCCATAAGAGTATCAAACGTATATTTTCCCATATAACTAATTAACCATTTAATAATATGTAAATCATAATCACTAAATGTTTGTAAAAATTGTTCAAAAATAAGTTTCATCGTATGTAAGAGTAATTCCTGATTATCATATATTAAATCAAATGTGTCGTCTTCAACAAGTAATTTGGTCATATTTAAATCTCTTTTAGTAAATACATATTCTAAAGCCATTGCAATAGTTTCTGCATTACAATGAGGTAATAGCATCTTTATAATTTCAGTGTTATTTTTTGATATAGCATATATTACTGGTGTAAGGCCATGACTGTCTCCTATATTAACATCGGCATTGTATCTAATAAGTAACTTAGTAATATCTATGAGATTATTTACAGATGCTATATGGAGTGCTGTAAGATGAGACAATGTTAATTCGTTTGGCTCGGCATCTTTTTGTAATAGATAATTAATAATCTCTATATCTTTCTTCTTAACAGCTTTAATAAGAGGGGTTTCTTTGTTATTATTTCCTAAATTTATTAATCCATCATGTTTAACAATTAATTTAACTAAATTAAAATTTTTTAAACCTATAACAAAATGTAAAAGTGTATCGCCATTATCATAACCTTGTATGTCTTGAAGATTGGCATCTAACCCATATTCCAATAATAATTTTAGAATTTCAGGACCATCTTTTGTTTTAATTACATTTGTAATAGTAGTATAAGAGTTTAAAAATGGATGTTTAATATTTGGATCTGCGCCTTGTTCTAATAATTTTTGAATTTCTTGAATAGATGGTGTATCTGATTGTAATTTTTCGATTAAGTTTATATTAAGTTTAGTTTGGTCCGGTGTAATATCTTGACTCTTTGTCCGTTTTAAACCACCTCCACCTGATTTAATTGATGAACATTTCTTCATCATTCTAATATATATCTGATAAAAAAAGTATATTTATTATAATTAAAATAAGACAAATTAAAATATTTTTTATATTGTATTATTATAATTATGGAAACAGTAGCATTAGTTGGATTAATAACTGCGGCTGGTTATTATCTACAAGATAAAACACCACGTGCTCAAGAAAATATTCGAAATATAAGTGAAAAGGACCCAGAAATTACTAAAATGTCCGAATTAGAGAAACCAAACTCCTTAAACATTTATAATTCAGACAAGGTAAATGCATCTAATGATGAAGTATTAGGTCGTTCATTACAAAACTATAAAGATGCTGAAAAACCAGCATTTACAGGTATACTACCTCCAATATATAATAGTTATAGTTCTGTAGGTAATGATACTATTCTAAATGTTAATTTAAAGGAATCTTCATCTTCTGAGTTAGCTAAAATTGATGATAATAATAGACGAGATAATATCTTCAAAGTACAATCTAGAAAAATTCATGATAGACCTATGTTTAATCCATCTAATTTGGATGTAAATGATAATGAACAAAGATTTTCAAATTTCGGAGCAGGAGCATTAAGTGGTCAAAATGTAAGTTTATTAACTGGACAAGCTATTGAGAGAGAACATTCAAATATGGTACCATTCTTTGGTAGCAATGTAAAACAAAATATTGAAACATTTACAAATGTATCTACATTAGATAATTTTACAGGGAATACATCAACTTTTATTCATAAACAGGAAGTTGGTCCTCGTTTTGAACCAATGCAACAAGATATTAGTGGTACACCTTTACTAACTGATAATATTGATACTTCTAGGTTTATTCCCTCGGCTTTTAGACAAGGTGAAAAACCATTTTATGAAGAGCGTATTGCTGCACCTATATCAGGAACACTTGATAATCCTTTAAGTAAAAATTTTCAACCTACTATAGACCAGTTACGTATTGTCAGTAAAGCTCAAGTTAGTTACGAAGGAAGAACAAAGGCTGGTCAAATTGGGTCTGTTCGTGCACCAACAACACCAGTTGCTAAAAATAGACCAGATACTCATTATAGTCTTGGACCAGAAAGAATGTTTACAAGTACAGGTGCTGTTATTGCAAATAAACAACGAGATAATTTAGATAACTTAACACCAACATCTAGACAAGACCAAAATCTAGAATATTATGGAGCACGAGTGGCTAAAGAATCTTTAGCTTCTGGACCACGTCTCAAAGGTCTTGATAATACAGATGAATTAGATTTTTCTTCTGTTTTCCAACCTCCTAAACGTACACAATTACGTTCAGATACTGAAAGAAATAGAGGCAGTCAAATTCCTAGTGTAAATGATTATGGCAAAGATAGTTATAATTTACCAGAATTAGAAAGAGAAACTACAAATGAATATCAAACTCTTAATGTACATAAGAGTGGTGCTGGTCAAAGGGTTTCTCTAGCAGATAAAGCTAAGGTTACAATCAAGGAGACTCTTGTTGGTAAGAGAGATAATTCTGGTAATGTAAGGGGTGCGGTTCAAAGAAATAAAAATACAGGAATGACAGATTATTCATTAAAAACTACAAACAAAGAAACCCTTATTTACAAAGATTATAGGGGTCAGGCTAATAAAAAAGACCAAGTTGGATACAATATTGCAAAATATACTGCCAAGACTACAAACAAAGAAATTACTTCAGATAATGCATATAGTGGTAATGCTGATGCATCACATAAAACAAACATGGTTCGTTCAACATTCGAAGACCCAATTAAAGTCCGTGATGCAGTACATGTTAAAAATTATCGTGGAGCTGGTAAGGCTCATACTCAAACTGCTGAAAATAGAACTAAATATCATAATGCTGAAATTACTGAAAAGAAAGAAATAATACTAAAAGGTACTAGACCAAGTGGGCGTAAATCAACCCTAGGTTCTATCTCAGGAGGTGTTGGAGCAGTTGGTGACATAAAATTAACTCCAAATATGTTGCTAAAAGAGAGAGCTAAGGACCGTATTGAAAATGTAAATAATCAACAAGTTATTCCTTCAAAGGAAATAATAGGTTATCAGCAACCTATTTTCCATAAATATGGTGAAGTTGAAAATAGTCGTATAGATGGTAGATTGGCTCAGCAACAATTAAAAAATAATCCCTTTTACAATTTAGATTAAAATTATAGATTTAATTATAGATTTAATTTGAATAAAATTAATTGAATTAAATTTTATTCAGAAAGAGAATTAATATTTTTTTTATTTGTATTTAATATTAGGTTAAATGGGTAAAAATGTTCAATTTGACTTGTCAAAGAATATAGTTTATATAACTTATTCACGTCAAGATTATGACAGAACATGTATTGATCATGTTTTGTATAGAAGAGCTTATAGACGTATATCGGATGAGGAAATGAACGCTATTTATGTAAATTTAGATTTATATAAATTATATGAAATGCCAGTTCATAAAACTAGTTTTAAAAATAATCTTTATCATATTAAAAAGATACTTGTCAATTATTAAACAAGTGTTACTAATTTCTGACCAATAGTAAATCCTGCACCTAACTTAGCACCAAATCCAACTGGTGCTATAAATTGATCCAAAATAAACATAGTAAATGCAGCCGTAATTGAAATTAAAAATATTTCATTAAAAGTTGGTTTTCTTAAACTGGTCTTATACATTAAAGGAACGTAATATGCAGCTATTGCTATAGCTAAACCTTGTAGAATATATCGTGATGCTATTTGTAAAGCATTTTCCATATTTATTTTATTGTTTTCACTCATATAATGATTATTATTATTGAACAATAAAATAAAAATTTAGTAAAAATTTAGTAAAAAATCTATTAATTTATATTTATTCAAATAAACTGTCATGCTTACCCTCAGTATAATTACTATTAATATACGAATTAACTGCATTTCCTGAATTTAATTTTGATTTTAAAGAAGAGTAACTTTCATTTAAATTTCGTAATTGTTTATCAAGTGTATTGTAAACTGATGGGGAATTTTCCTTGTCAATTAAAGATAAGGTTGATTCTAACTCTTTAATTTCATCTTCTAATGACTTTAATTTACTTAATGTATCTCCGATTTCATCCTGAGCAGACTCATCTTCGATTTCTTGCATAATTTCATTTCTAATTTCTTCAATAGTTAACTGTTTTTCTTCTGGAATTTTAGGTTCCACATTATTTTCAATTGCACTTCGTAATTCAGCATCAGCTAATGCACGTTCTTCATCTGTGTAAGTCTCGAGCTTTTCACGAGATAGCTTTAAGTCTTCCTTTAAACTTTCTAATCTTTCAGTCTCCTCCTTTAGTTGGTTTTCAAAGTTCTGAATTCGTTGTAGGACTGCAATAGGATGTTCCTTTTTATTAGCTAATTCCTTTTGACCTTCAGCCTTACCTTCACGAATAGCTTCTTTCATCATTTCTTGTTTACGATGATGCCAGTGTTCGTTAGCCTTTTCCTTATTTTCAAGGTAACTCTTAATAAGGTCGTTTAGCTGTTGATTTTCATATTCGACATTAGATACATCATATGGTTCAACTGCAAGTGGGAAAAATTTGCCTACATCTACAGTATAAATATCATAATCTTTATCGAGTTTCATAATACGTTTAGTTAATGCTTTCGCATTCTCAAGTGAATCTGCTACACCACGAATCTTTAAACCCCAAACATCACATTTTTGTCTCATATGAGGGCCAACAATACTAATCAAAGCGTATTTTTGACTTGGTACTGGAGGGTCTTCAACTAAATAATCAATAGCTTTACCTTTACCTTTAGACATACTATATATAATTCTGATTTAAAATAATTTATAAAGTTTAACGCAAAATAGATAATTACGTTAATTTTTTAATTTATTTTTAACTAGTTACAATATATATTTAAAATGAGTTTATTTAAGAAAAATAACCAACTTGTTGAGCTCTTAAATAAGTTTAATAATCTTGAAAACAAAATTGATATTTTACATAATAAATTTGAATCATTTAAATACATGGATGGTTGTTGTGACTGTCAGTTACGTGAAAATAAGATTTATAATGATTTAAAAGAATATCTAGATGATAAATTATTAGAATTAAAGAATTCCATACTTGAAAGTGTGAATAAAAATATAGTGTCTGAAGAAAATCATTCAGATACATCCAGTGATTCTTCTATAGACAATTTACATTATTTAGAATGTTTAGAGAGTAAGTTAAGATTAGCTATTGAAGAGGTTTATAATAAAAATAGAAATGAATTATTAGAAACGTTAAAAAAATGTTGTGAAACACATAATACTCATAATAAAACAGATATTTTTAATTTATTCAATAACATGCATCAAAATTTAGGAAATATGTTAATGCAATTGCAAACTGATGTTAAAACAACTTTAAATGATAAAGATGTGTCTCTTAGAACAGACCTACAAACCTTTTTTATTGGTGTACAAAAAGACCTTTCATCTAATATGAATAGTCAAACTAGTACTTATATTAATCATTTACTCGATGTTAATAATCAATTAACTAAACAAGTTAAAGATTTAGAAGAGTTAACACTTAATATTGATAAAAATGTGAATTCATTTTATTTTGAAAATGAAATAATTAAACACCAACTTCAATTATCTGAGGAAATTAGACATTACAGTAATGAAATTGTAAGTTTACGAGAATTAGCTATGAATGCAAAAACTACAATTGATAATTTACTTGAAAATTATGATTTTGAATAGATTTTATACTTATACTAATTATAAAATCTGCATTAAATACTTGGATAAAATCTGCATTAAATACTTGGATAAAATTTCCATGGAGTTTTAGGGTCAGATTTAGCCAATTCTTCAACAATCTTTTTAAATGTTTGGTCTTGTTGACGTAGTTTGTCAGGACTTTTGAGGAGGAAGAAATATTTACTGAATTCTGGGAGACCAAGAATAAGGAAGAAGTGATGTAATAAATAACTATAGGATAACATATTTTTACGATTAGGGTCTTTATATTTTTCAAATGGTGCTTGAATCTGTTGAAACATTTCTTTAATTTTTGTTTCAACTTCTTGAGTAAGAACAAAGGGAGGTCTTTTATTTATTCTATTAATAATTGAAATCACATTATCATAATAATCATTTAATTCAAGTTTCTTCAAGTATTTTTTCACTTGAGCTTCTGTTAATGTACTTAAATCTTTAACACGTTGCTTATGAGCTTCTAAAACTACCTTGTCTAGTATATCTTGAGGAATTTCTTTATGTTCTTTGGCTTGGAAACGTCTCAACCAATCTTCTAAATGAGTCTCTTTTTGATATGTAAACTGTGGTCTATAATCAATTTCTTGAAGTTCTTTATATCCTAGTTCATCTGAAATTTGTATCATAGGTTTACTCATACCACAATCATAACATACTGCAAAACCATCACTTGGTATCAAAACACTATCACAATTTTCACAATAAATATCAGAACGTTTACATGCAGATTTTCTAAAGGATGTATAATTCGGGTCAACAATTTTCATATAGTCATCTATAATATCATTCTTCTTCTGATTTAATTCATATAATTCACGTTCTATATTTTCGTCTTCTTTTACCATTAAATCTTTTTCTTGTTCGTCTAATGAAATATAATCATTGATTAGATTACATGTACTTAATATATATTCTGTTTCCATTTTACCAGATTGAATATAATCTATTTCTTTTCTTAAATTTTTATTATGCTCTTCTAATCTAGTAATTTTTAAAGGTATATCTGAGTTTAAATCAGCATATCCCTTATGATTAACACGTTTTAAAGCAACTTCTTTGTTAAGTATATCTATTTCTTCTAGATTTTTAGTAATTAACATATTTAATTCTTTTATTTTTTTGTCTTTTGATGATTTTGTAAACTCATTCATTTTTTCATCATGAATTTTTAATATAGAGTTTTGGGTTTTTGATGATTTCTGATGAGAAGTCTTGCGCTTCGAATTATTTTCCTTATCATATTCCTTTTTCCTCCTCATAATGAAAATAATAATGAGTTATGTTTAAACTGTACTACTATAAATAACTATTTTAGTTTTATAATATTAACGTATTTTAAACGCGTTATTAAATTACAAACGAATAAATAATTATCCTTACTTATATTAGATGACTCATAAGAAAATCATTTTGAATTTCATATATAAATTTTTCTGTATTCTTAAAGCCGCAGCAGATGGATGGATTGTTAGATATATAGGAGGTAATCAATTTGAATTTATGTATTATAAACAAAAAAATAAACAAAAAAATATTAGAGATGTTTTCACTAAATATACAAATGAACTACCATCTATTATTACTACAATTTAAGTGAAATATACAGTAACGTAAGTAATTTAAAATTAAATTATTTTATTTAAGTAATGAAAATTAATCTATTTTTAAATAAAATAATTACTTCAAGCTTTTTATTACGGCGACCGTATACATCTATAGAAAGTCACACAGAACCTATGTTTGAATTAGATGTTCCTGACCACTTTTCACAGTCTGGTACGTATGATTTACCTATTAATTATAATACAATTAAAAACATGATGTTAATGAGTTACAATGCATATTTAGAAACAAATGATTCAAAGTGGGAAAAAGTTGATTATAATTTAACAAGTGATGTATCTGTAGACAAAAATGATATTAGGGGATATTTATTTTCTGATGAAAGTAAATCTCACAATGTCGTAGCTATCAAAGGTACAAGTATTAGTTTTTTACCAATGTTTCTAAGTATTTTTAATTCTACTGTACCTAATGATAAATTTAATGATAATCTTTTTTTTAGTTGTTGTTTTTATAAAGAAAGCAAAGTATTTCAAGATTTTTGTAGAGAGGAAAATGAATCCAAATATGATTGTAAAAAAAGTTGTTACAAAGATTCTTTAAATATAGAGAAAAATTATATTACAATGTTACCTACAATTATTGAAAATATTAAAAAAGAAATAGATTTTGATAATTCAAATGTATATTTCACTGGACATTCATTAGGTGGATTTTTATCAGTGATGTTAGGGTTAGAATATAATAAACAAGTTATAACGTTTGACAGTCCAGGTGGTAAACATTATTTAGATTTATTAGGTGTAAATTACGATAATAAAGATAATAGAATATATCATTTTGGTCATAATGCTGACAGTATTATGCATGGTCACTGTGGAACATTATGTTGGACTTGGGGGTATAATGTAGAAACAAAATGTAGAATAGGTAATTCTTGTATATACGACTCAAAAGCAAAACTAGGATTATCAGATTCTATTAGAACTCATCAATTAAGTTATTTAATAAATAATATTTTACCACATTGGGAAGATGACTTTCCATCATGTATATATCACGAAGAGTGTGAAGAAAATTGTAAAAAATGGAATTTTATATAAAATTTTTTTTTATTTGTCAATAATATAAATGGGTCAAGGAGCTCCAGGTCCAAGAGGCGAATCTGGTCCACAAGGACAGCAAGGTTTACAAGGTCCACAAGGGCCAAAAGGTGAAAGTGGTACAGTAGGTTGGAATGATTTCAATGAACAACAAAAACTTGATGTTATTAACAAATTAAAAGTATATCCTGAATTTAAAGGAAACCAGGGTGATAAAGGTGATAAGGGAGATAAAGGTGATAAGGGTGATACTGGTGCTGGTTATGAAAGTGACGCTAGTAAAACCTTTTTAAAAGGTAGTGTTATGTGGTGTGCTGACGGTGAATTATGTAAACTACCAGCAAACAAAAAAGGATTAGATTGGGGATATGGTGGTAGTAAAATCCATGATGATGCTCAACTTAAAATTGAATCAGATGATAATATCTTTTTGAGAACTGGTAATAAAGATAAAATTCATATTGGTCCATCTCATATACAATTTTATGATGGAGCAACCCATGTTAGAGTAGATGATGAATGGGGTGGATTATCTGTTAAGAATCCTCAAGGCAATTGGACACATTTTGGACATAAACACGGAGGTAGAAATAATTGGATTCGAGGTGATACACAAGTAGATGGTCTATTACATGTTCCAAATGGTGTTGCAGGAGATATGCGTGTTCAAGGTACTAATATGATTGTCGGAGGTACACAAGACAAAAATCGATGGATATTCCATGCTCCAAATGACGACCGTAGGGGGTTATGGATTGCTCCTGGTAATGCAAAGGATGAGTGGGATTGGGGTAAAGCAACATATATGTTAAGTAATGGTGTATTAGGTATTGGTAATGGATGGACATTAGATGCTACTGATGGTCATTTAAGAATTAAAAAGGGTGGTGACCAAAAATTCGTAATACACGATGATGGTAATATTTGGAGTAAATCTCAAGGTTGGTTATCGGGTGATGCTCCTACTTATGAATTTAGAACTCAAAACGGACGATGTCTTGATGGTGGTAGTAATGGACAAGGATGTGACTGGAATAATGAATGGCGAAGATTCAGTATCGTTAGAACACCTCATGGTCGTAAAAATTAAATTACAATTATTTAGATTTATAAATTATTCAAATATAAATCTAAAGTTCAAGATTAAAAAAGGTTTCTAATGACTTTTTAAAATTTACTCTGAACCCATAACTAAATGCACGAGGTCTTTTTTCTAAAATATAACTGATAATTTTTTTCATAAGTTTAGATTTATCTGTTCTATTTTGTAAATTATCAAATTTCATGATATCATTATCTATAAGAACAAATAAAATAGCAGCAACAACAGAAGCTGACCGTTGAGCCCCGGCATGACAATGAATTAATATATTTTTGTGTTCAGATAACATTTTTTTAAGAATAAATGGTATAACTGTATGATAATATTGCTCCATAATATAAATATCATGATCTAATAATGAATCGTATACAGGAATGCGGAATGTTTCAAGTTTATTTAACCCATGATGAGCTGGGTCGAGTATATCATACACATACGGTAAATCCACTGAACAATTAATAATAACTGATATATTGTTATCTTTTAAAAAGACTGGGTCTAATGCTGATTTATAATTACCAAGCCATAAACTTCCTGATTTATTACTTTCAGGGATGATATTATTTACATTGTCGAAAAGACTATTGATATATGGCATAATCATTATCTACTATATATCATTTAAAAAAAGTTTATCTTTTCTTCTATTTAATTAAAAAATAAATTTAAATTTAATTTACTTTTATATAATAGAATTAAAACATATGTCTAGTAAAAAAATCGCAACAAGTTCAATTGGTTATCGTATTGTTAAAAAAGAATCATCTGATGAAGAATCTTCAATAGATGACTACAATAGTGAATCTGAAACTTATTCATCAGAAGGCGGTGGTAAATATCGTTTTACTTCTATTGTAGAATCTGGTTATAAAAAACCTAAAGAAGGTAGTAAACAAGATAATATGTCTAAGGAACAAATAAGAGAAAAATTACAGGGATATAGGGCACTTAAAACGTCACAAGAAAAAAAATATTTACTTAACTTAAAACCTTTTAAAGTATGGATAAGATATTTCAATACACAAACGAAAGAATTCCGAGTTGGCGGTTTATTAAAATTAGTTGACCCAGAAATGAGATATATAATGTTAGTTAACACAAATAAAAATTTGACATGGTCAGTACAATTAAAAGATAATATTATTTTTGTACCTAAAAATATTGAAGAAAAAGAACAAGAAAAAGAAAAGGAAAAAGTAACTAAAGAAAAATTATACAAGTTATACAAAGAAGGAAAATTAACCAAACGATAATCAAAAAATTTTTTTCTATATTAATTATAGACACTATTATAATTAATATGTCTTTGACAGGTTCAACTCATGGAAATATGACAACTTCCGAAATAAAGCCACAAATTTTACATAATAGACCTATGACAGGACCTATGCCAGAAATCAAATTATCGAGTACAGGCTGTAGTACTGCATCACATCTTATGAATCCAGGAGAACAAAGGGTAGAATTACTAAGTCATTATAGATACGGTGGATACGGATATCATCATTTATATCCTCATTACGGTGGATACGGATATCCTTATTATAGAAGGGGTTATCCGTATAGATGTGGATATGGGCCATATCCATGGTTTTATTAATTTTTAGTCCTTTTATTCCAATATTCATCACCATATGTTACACATATTTCTTCGTTTGGATTTATATCTTTTACAGCTTTTATTATCATAGTATTTTTATCAATAAAATTCCAACCAGCATTATTATCATCTGAATGATTGTACAAAGACCCAAACCCTAACATTACGCTGCATTTTGTATCATCTACATCAATATTATCATGTAGAAATCTAGATGGTGTAGTTATAACATAATCCTTTAGTTTACTTTTTCTTATATTGTTTAATGATACATCAGATATTAATGGAACTATCTCTATAGTTTCTCCTTTTCTAATATATTTTGTAGCAAATACACCTCTATTATGTATATTTGATTGCCTAATTTCTATGCTAGCTTTTGTTAATTCATGTGTACTTATTAATACACCCATCATCAAAAAGACACTTACAATAAAAAAAATGATAATTAATATTATATACATTACTAATACTAAATATATTTAAAATTAATATATAATAATTAATTATGAACAAAAGGTTATTAAAGGAGATTCGGAATCTAATTATAGAACAAAATAAAAAACCATTATTAGAAAATGATTATTTAGTTGCTTTTGATGAAACTAATATAAATAAAGTTCAAGCTATTATTAAATGCCCATATGATTCAGTATATAGACACAAATTTGTTCGTTTAAATTTTGATTTACCTGAAGATTATCCACACTCACCACCAAAAGTTACATTTGTTAATTATGACGGGGTTAGAATACATCCAAACATGTATGAAGATGGTAAATGTTGTAGTACTATTTTAAATACATGGCCAAGTGATAATGAAAAGTGGACTAGTTCTATGGGTATTGAAACTATTTTATTAACATTTCATAGTTTTTTTGATAATAATCCATATACATATGAACCAGGTGGTAGGGATGACCCTAGTTATACAGAATATGTGTTATATCAATCATGGAAAACATGTTTACTAAGATATATTCATGATTATTCCCAACCACAGATATTTACTACATTTATTCATAACTATTTAATGACATATTTAGAAGATATTTTCAATGATTTAACACAACTTTTAGAAGAATATCCATATGGACCTAGATATACGAGATGTTTTGAAATTGATAATTATGTTATTAATTATGATAATATTATTTGTAGATTAGAGCAACATTATCAGTATATTGATTATAGAGATAACTTTGTCGAAGATGGTACAGAATTAGACTATAATTCGTTTATTAATAAAGAATATAAATGTAATATTTGTTTTGATACAGAAAATATTACAGAAAAGGAATTGATTATTACCCTTAATTGTAAGCATGCATTTCATGTGAAATGTATTGACACACATATTTCAAATAATGGAAACATTTGTTCATTATGTAGAAGTAGTATTGATGAGGAAAATTTAAAAACAATAAAGAACAATTGTAAATCTTTAAAAAGAAGTTTAGAAGATTGGATAATCAATCCAGAAACTAAAAGACGTGTTAAAGTAGGTAGTAGAACATATTTACGTCTTATAGATGAAGGTATTATAAAAGTTAGTGAAATTTAATTTATTTTTTGTTAGCACTGATATTCAATTTCATTTGAATATTATTGAGTATATCATTTTGTAATACCGAACTTAAAGCTTTTTTAACAGCTCCTTTATTTAGTTCTTTTCTTAATTGTTTAATAGCATCTTCATATAAAGAATAGTCGAATTCTTCATCTTCTTTATATCTTTGTAAAAATTGCTTTAATTTAACCTTTAAAGTATTTAACATAGGGTCTGAAAGTAATTCACATGTATCTTTTAAACCTTTGATAACAGTAACTGTATTCCCTTCAGTGTCTTCGATAAAACAATTGTATGTAGGTGGTTTTTTCTTTATATATTTAACAGCATGGTTTTCTGGATGTTCTTGATCACAAATAACATCTTTTATATAATCTGTTAATAGTAAATTTAATTTTTCTGGATTTTTTTGAGTATTGTCATCATCATATTTTTCTATTAAATTTTTCATCTTATCTGGTTCTATATGAGATATATCTAACTTAGTTATAGGGTTAATTTCTATTTTAACATTAATATATGTATTATTTTCACCTCCTATAATAGATTGATTAATGTTCTGGCTTGAAGATACAATCTTTAGACTTTCTATATATTCATGCAATTTATACAAGTTATCTAACATATCTGATTTACATCGTCTTTCATTTAAATGAACTTGTAAAGACTGCTTTTTTTTGAATTCATTATTACATAAATTACACTTGAATATCATTATTATAACTTACTAATAATTTAATTTTATTCAAATTACGCAAAATTTTAGTAGTAAAATTTCAAGTTCTATTTTAGACAATTATAGTTTATCCTTTGATTTTGTTAAATATCAAAAAATAGCAATAAATATTTTGGGTAATTATGCAGAATTTTAGTAGTAAAATTTTAACAAATTTAATAAATATATATATTTATCGATTCAAATTGAATAATTCATGAAAATAGTCAAAAATAATTTTGAGTAAGGGAGGGAGGTTTTTTTTCGTTATTTTTTATTTTTGGACCCCTCGAATCAAAAATTTTTTGACAAAAGTATGATTAAAACTGTTTTTTTTGAAACAGGGGTGTCAAAAATAAAAAATAACGAAAAAAAACCTCCCTCCCTTACTCAAAATTTTATAAGGTAAAATTTAGAATTATACAAATTATACCTAAATTATCGATTCATTTTTATTTTTATATATATTTTATAAAAATAAACTTGCGTAAGTCTGGATAATTATGCGAATGTATTGTATAAATCTCTGAGTTCTTCTTCATCTGACTCGTACATATTAAATTCACTTTCTGTGTCGCTTTTATCGCTTGTATCGCTTGTATCGCTTTTAGAACTTTCTACATTACTTTCTTTATCAAAATTATTATCACGTACAGTTGTTGTATCTATATATGGTTTTTCTTCTTTATTTTTTTCATCTAACGTATTTTGGTCCATTTCCTTAAATAATAAAGATAATGGACTTAACTCTTCAGAAGTTTTTGCTTTTTTATCATCAAAAATATCATATGAATCAGACAATTTTCGTTTTGTTGGAATAATTTCTTCTTCTGTGCTATGATAAGATGCCTCTGTATCAGAATCTACATCTATGTCAGATTTAAACTCCTCCATAAATTCATTTACTGTTTTGAAAAAAATATCATTAAAATATTGAAATTTATGATAAGATATTAACTCTTCAAATATTTTATCAATCATACTTTTATCTTTTTCATGAGTAAGTTCTAACAAGTATTGCTGTGTTAATGATTGAATTCTATTTGATATATGTATCTTTTCATCTGGAGATAAGTTTAAGTGATATTTAAAATTAGGTAATGTTTTAGTATTAATATTATGCGTAGTTTGTTCTAATAAAGAAATATATCTTTTCATATAAATATCTAAATCCACTGGACTAAAATGATGGTTAAAATAATTAATGATATATTCTGGACTAAAATAGAGATTGTTTATTCTAGTATTTATAAATAACAAACTCCATGCTAAACAATGACCACTACCAGGATTAATTAAACTTTGCTGTCCCTGTAAACCTATAGGACAACTATTTTGAACATTTTTATAAATATATAATTTAGAACGTATAGGGAATAATCTAGATAGTAAAATTTTTATATGATTTTCAATATTATATGGCTTGGGTACATGAAATCCTCTAAACACGCTACCATGAGGTTCAAAAAATTCTATAGTTTTGTATAAATTATCTACTATAACAACATTTGAATGAGCATCTTTATATGTTAAATTTAATCTAATAGGTATCACATAGAATCGTATAGAAGGATTGTTTTTACATTTATTAATAGACGTTAATAGAATGTTTGGTATTTTATATAAGAAATCTACAAAATCAATAGTTATAAAATAATCAGTATAAAATACTGATTTTAAAAGGCAAATTTTATTACCATAATGTTGAAATGAATCAACTATAATTTTATCGAGATATTTAGAGAATATATCTTCTCGTAAATAAATAGATTCAGATGGTTCTACTAATTTTAAGTTTGGAAGAATCATATTATCATTAACATCAATTATATAGTCTGTAGATGTATTTTCTAGTGTCCTAAGGTATTCTATTTTAGTTTGTTTAAATAATAAATCAAATATATCATTTGATGGAAGTGTTTTATCCATATTCTTATATTAAAACAATAAATTAAATTTTAATATAATCACTTGTTAAAAAATTCTTCAACTGTTTTAAAATATAGGTTATGAAAAAAATCAAATTTACTATATTTAATAAATTCCTTAAAAATTTTGTTAACTTCATTAAATGGTAATCCGCTATATAAATATATATTCGTATCTAAATTATCAAAGTATTCTTTAGTTTTAGTTTTTATAAGTTCCTTTACATATTGTTCTTCTTTAGGATTCAGATTAAAATTTATATATGCATCTTTATAAAATTTTTTAGTATTTTTTGTTTGTTTATCTATTAAAGTAATATATTGACGTATGTATGTATCGAGTTTTTCAGGTTTAAAACTATCAAAATATTCTATTATCTTGGATGTACTTAAATCTAGGTTATACAATCTAACATGAATAAAGAATAGGGTCCATGCTACACAATGACCAGTGCTTCTATCAAGTTTAGATTGTTTTGTTTGAAACCCTATGGGACATTTATAATGTACATTTTTAAATCTAAAATGAGTTCTTCTTGATAAAATATGACTAATTAAATTACGAATATGGTATTCTAAATCATAAAATATATCTTTTGATAAAAATCTTGAACCATGTGGCTCATACATTTCAATAGTTTTAGTTTTATTGTCAACGATAATTACATTTGCATGGGAGTCAACTTCATTAAATTTAAATACTATAGGTAAAACATAAAATCGTATATGTCTATTTGTTTTACATTCATGTAATTTATCAGATATATGGTTAGGTACAATGTATGAAAATGTATTAAAATCAATAGTTATATAATAATCTGATATAAAATGTGAATAAAGAGTACAAGTTCCTAATTCTGGGTGTAAGGATGTTAAATCTTCAAGAAAAATTTTATCCATATATTTAGCAAATTTATCAAGACTTAATTTAGAGGCAGATGATAATTCTAATCCTTGAAAATTAGGTAATAATATTCCTGATTCAGTAAACGTTCTTTCCATTGATATAATTAACAAACAAAAAAATGAATTTAAATTCTTTTGTATTAATATACAGAGAATATCGAAAATGAATCAAGAGAAATATACAGAGTACTGTGAACTTATTTCTTTGTATAAGAAATATGATATTAAAGAATCGAATGACAATAAATTGCACGTATACATTTCAAAGGCTGAAAGACTTCTTACAGATGAATATAAATATGGTAGTAGTTGGTTAGATTTATATTTCCTAGACAAATATCTTAATAAATGCGAAGAATTAGTACAAGATATTGAGTTTTAAATAAATGAAAAATAACAAATATTAAAATTATATTATAATATGAAATATGATAATATAGATATTGAAGATTATAACAAATCAATTATAGATGACAATAAAAAATTAAAACTATGTCATTGTGGTAAGAAATATATTTCATGGAATTTTAATCAACATACAAAAACAAAACATCATATACAATATAAACAATCAAATAAAGAGTGTTACTTTTACGATAATATACAATATAAAATGTTTGATTATATATCACTATGTAAAAATCCTAGTTGCGAATTTTTTGGATTAAAAGATAAATGTTCTAAAGAGCATTATAAAAGTAATATAGATGTAATTATATTAGATGATAAAATCGATAATGACACAAAAGTTTTTCATAAATAATTATTCCGATTCTTCTATTGCTTCTAGTGCATCTCCTTGACGATTGACAATAATTTTTAATTTTCTTGTTTTGGCAAACTTCTTACGAAGTTTATCAACTTCTTCCTTTTCTTCGTCACGTTGTGTATCGTACTTTTCATTATAATGTAAATCATGATATTTCCAAATTTTAGGATGTCCAACTCTAAATGGGTCATGTTTATTTGCTTTGTACCAAAAAATTTGGTCTCTTAAATCAGTACTATTTCCAGATGTTTTAATAACTAAACATTCATGATTTTGTGTACATGAATCTAATATATTACAAAAATGGTCAAAGCTTGGAATCATACCAGCATAATCATCATATATTTTTTTACGATTTTTAATACTAGGTTCATTAAAGACAAATACGTAATCAATATTACTACGTAAAGCAGGAGGAATACCTAATGGATATTGCATAGTTAAAATAAAGAAGATATTATAATGACGGCCATTGAAAAAAATACTCTGAATTGTTTTTTCTTTTTTCCATGCTGCTGCATCGTGTAACATGTCATCTAAAACAACAAATGCTCTATTAGATGGTGTGAGACCATCTGTATCAGCATGTCCATTATTTCTAGCTTTTTTAACTTTATGAGATTGTTTTGTTAACATAGTTTCTATTAATTCTGGGTCATATTCTGAATGAATAAATGAATCAGGTATGAAATCTCCAAAGAATGGATTAGCTTCTTCAGTACCAGAAAAAATTAATCCTAGGGGGATTTCTTTATGATGGTAAAAGATATCTCTTACAAGCCAACTATTATGAGTGACTATAAAATTACCTAGAACAAAACGATGATTACCATCTAATTCTATTCCATAATAATATCCTTCACCTACTTCTTCAACTGATATTTGACTAACTAATGTATCAACTCGCGTCTTTCTAGGATTAGCTTGTTTTCTTGGTATTAATGTTGGAATTTCTTCTATTCCCTTACCGTTAATGTTAATTCTGAAGGCTTCTCCATGTTTTGTTTCGCCATTATGTATCCATGATGTTTTTTTAATATATTTAGTTGCTGAGAATCCTAAACTACGTGCTAAATATATTATATCATCAATAAGTCTCTCATGTTTAATACATTGTGTAATTTCAAAATCAGATCTTTTACCTAAATGTCCATCTGCGTCAATAAAACCGGCTAATAATTTAAGACGATTTGTGCGAGAATTACACTTGTAAATCATTGGAATATGTTTTTCTTTGGTTAGATTTAATTGCCTTAAAGTATTAAGGAATATGTTGTTATTATTTTTATAACCTTTTATTTTTTCACCATTTATACCGTAACAATAATTACTAGATTTTCTATATTGTAAATAACAATTTATACTTGGAAGATTTTTAGCAAAATAGTGTAATACAGTTGAATCTTGAGATGTTATAACTGCTTCTTCTGAATTTCCGTCACCCAACCAATAACCAATCATATATGGGTCTATTGGTAATTCTTTTTCTGGAAATTCAACTGGAGTCTGGTATCCTAATAAATTTTTACGGTATTTTTTTGATAACTTTAAAAAATTTTTAATAGGAATATCTACAACACGGTCATCGATTAATTCATCTAAAAACTTTGTAGCTTCTAAATAAACTGTTTGTTTATCTTTATTTTTATAAGAGAATGTTTTATATTTTAGTTTATATTGTGTTTTATCAAACCACGTTACTTGGTAACTACTTCGGTCTTTTCTATCTCTCATATTTTTCTTACCAGTATAAATTAACGATAAAATATGATGACTATTAACTGTATAACTTTCTCCTTTACGATTTGTTACTTTATACATTGTGTCAGTTCCATTATGTGTTTCTAAAACGATTCTGGGTGTTGAATCATCTCCCATAACAAGCTCTCCTACCTTTATATCTTCTACATTTTTAATCTCGCCATCATACATTAATACCCTTTCTCCTTTAAGTAGGCATTTTCCACTTCTTCGCCTTCCTAATAACAATACTGTAGCATTTGGTACCATACTTTTTATTTTAAACTTTCTTAGCGATAATCTTTCAAATTCATTCATGTTTTCTTATATAATATCATTAACAAATAAATAAAATTTACCGCGTGTGCGTACATATATAAAAATGATTAACTTGATAAATAGTAATGAATGAGTTACATAAGACTGTACACTTTAATGATGAAGTAATAATAATAGAGTATGATGTTAATGATAGAATATGTAAAAAGGATAATTTTTTAAAACAGATAATAAAAACAGTGACAAATTTTTTTAAAAGAAAACATTTTTAGGGTACGATTATTATAAAAATAATTTTTATTGACATATATTAAGGTTAAATAATGTCGGATATTTATGATGGTGATATATCCAGTAATATTAAAAGTGACAGTAGCTATAGTAGTGACAGTAGTGACAGTGATATAGAGACATATACTGATAGTGATGCATCAAGTCATATGATTGGTTCAATACGTAAAAAAATTAAACGTCAAATATATGACGAATTAAATAATTATGGTGATGATGAAATGGATGTAGATGATACCCAAGACACAGTTGTAAGTGAAATAGAAGGTGAAATAGAAAGTGAAGAGTTGTTTATTGACAATTTAGAATGCGTTGAGTCATGTGATTGTCCAGATATCGATTTTGTTGAAGACGAGTCTGATTATGAAATTATTAATGAATCTAAATGTGTACCTATTAAAAACAGATATAGAAAACAAACATGGTATGAGTATTTTCGCAAGGTATATATGGTAACAGTGATATTAATAATTAGTATAGTTGTTTATTTTTACTATTCTTATAGTAGAAGAAAGGAGAATATAGTATCGAAATTATAATAAATTAAATTATTATGTTATAGTATATGACAGATATTACAGATATTATAGAAAATAAGAGTTTAATAGCAACATTACTTGTTGTTATGTTTTTATTATCTGGTGTTAACAAATTTTCGGGCTTTAATAGTGTAGTTGAAAGTTTAAAACAAAAGCTTCAATTTGATATGTCAAATGAGTTATATAATCTAGCTATTGTAATAGTTATATTAATAGAGATTATTGCTCCTCTTGTTATTGTTTATTACACATTCACTGGAAATTATAAAGAACAAGCATATTATAGTGTTGTTGCATTAATTGTTTTTACAATATTAGCTACATTTATATATCATTTTCCAGATTTTAGTAATTATAAAAAGTCGATACCGTTTTGGGCTAATATATCATTATTGGGTGGATTACTATTATTGGCTAAAATGGTTAAAACTTAATACGTTACTCCATAAAAATTAAAATAATATCTATTGTTAATGATACTAACAATAGATGTTGGTTTGAGGAACTTAGCAATGTGTATTATGAGTGCTGGTAATAAACAAGACATATCTACTTATAAAATTCATTTATGGGATACGTATAATACATTAGATATAGATGATTACACGTGTAATGGTATACAAAAAAATGGGAAGGTATGTGGTAAAAAATGCGGGTTTAAATATTTAAAAGATAATAATCAATTACATTGTTGTAAAACTCATTTCCCCAAGGATTTAATGAATGGTAAACAAATAGATAAAAAGTATATATTTAAGAAAAAAGCTGTCAATGACTATTTACTTCAAGATATTGCTAAAATAGTTTTAACAAGAGTACAATATATATACGATACACATATAGATATATTTAATCAAGTAACACAAGTATTAATTGAACTACAACCTAAAGTTAATCAAAAGATGAAATTTACATCTCATATTTTATATGGTAAATTAGTAGAACTATATTATAATACGTCAACAACTATAAGATTTGTACGTGCAGCTCAAAAATTAAAGGCGTATACTGGACCAGTAATAGAATGTAATTTAAAAGGTAGTTATGCTAAGAGAAAATGGTTAAGTATTCAATATTCGAAATGGTTTTTACAAAATAAATTTTTAAAGGATGAATGTGATAAATGGTTACATCAATTAGAAGCTTCTGGTAAGAAGGATGATATGTGTGATGTCATGTTAATGGCAATTAATGGTCATTATGGTATTCCTAAGAAACAAATGACTAATAAAAAAGGTAAATGTATTAAATAATTAACAAATTGTAGTAAAGTCATATGCAAATTTTGTAAAAACATCATATTCTAAACTAAATCTTTTGTATTTTTGTAGATAGTTATTGATTATATAAAATGATGCATTTATTTCAGAGTTGTATTCATACATAAAATATTCGATATCACGTGTATCGTAAATTTTATTATTTTTATATAGGCCAAATTTATTATCGATAATAAAAGACATAATATCAGGAAATCTAGCCTTATCTAAGAAATAAGGAATTCTATCTTGAAGGTCGTAATATAAATCCATTATATAATCAGTCTCTTCTGTAATAAATGAGTCTATTTGGTCATTTTCAAACTCTTCATGAAAGTCTGTATGACTTTCTGTTTCGCTATCCATTTTCGTATTTTTAATATTTCTTTAAATTTTTTAAACCGAGTAATTTTGATTTACTATTTTAAGTATTTTATTTTTAAATTAACATTTTTATTTTAAAAAAATAAATTTATTTTATTACTATATATTAAAACACGATGGACATACTAGAAATGATTCAAAAAAATGACATGCTTAAGGTTATCTTAATTCTTCTTGCAGTCTATTTCTTCATGAAATACTATAACCGTGAAAGTTTAGATAATGTTGAAGCTGAAGCTAAACCCGCCGTTGAAGCTCAGGCTCCTATGGCTCAGCCTGATGTTAAGGCTGTTGCTGCTCCAGTTTTAGCTGAATCAGAACAACAAGCTCAATTAGAACGTGTTGTTGCAGGTCAAACTCAATTAAGTGCCAACGACCTTTTACCTACTTATGATGATGCTAATGAATTCGCTAAACAAAACCCAGTTTCTAAGCTTCTCCAAGAACAAAACTTTTTACAAGCTGGATACCATATGGGTATTAACACTGTTGTACAATCAAACAAGATTCCTTATCTTGACATTCGTTCTTGTCCACCAATTCCAAAAAGTGAAGTTGGACCATTTAACAACAGTTCTTATGAACAACCAGTTGGAGCTAACCGTCGATTCCTTGAAATCGGTAACTAAATATCAACTTATTAAACTTATTAATTTTATATTCATTATAAAATTAAATGTATCTAGATTTTACTGTTTTTTAGGTAAAGCACATGTTTTCGCTTTATCAGAACAAACTGCTCTTAATCCTTCATATTTATCAAGGACTTCTTTAAATGGTGGTGTAGGAATAGTATGAAATGTTTCTTCTTTAAATGCTTGTACATTTTTATAATAATTTTCTTCTGATATACCTCCACTATAAAACATAGCTTTTAGTTTACGTTTTTCGTCTTTGTAACATTTATTTTCTTGACCTATGAGTTTTTTATTGACTTTATCTTTCATTAAATATAACCAATACATTAATTCTATTCTACCTTGTAAATAAGGTTCAATAGGTAATTCTAATAAGAATGTTTTAAATGATTCTCTACAAAAAATACATGGCATAACAATTTGTAAACCTGTTAACATTTGCTTGAATGCATTTTTAACAATAATATGTTCACTATTCGTTGTGTCAATTTTATCAGGATAACGTCCCATAATACTTGTAAATAAAAAGTTCCAAGCAGCTGGACCCCAATGTTTAGTGCTCATACCACTAGTTCCTTTGTATACGGTATAATCAATACCTTCTGGTAATTCTATCATTATAATATACTAATAAAAAATTTTTTAAGAATATCGATGTTTAAAATGACCTAAAGGAAATTTTATTCGTCGAGGATAGGCCATAGCTTCTAATACAATATATGCAGAATCGCTTCTATAAATATACTCTTTAATTTCTCCATAGTATCCTTTATATACATTAAGAGGGCTTCCTTCTAAACGAATAATTTTGACAAAATCACCTCTTTTAAAATTGATTTCAGGAGTATCGTCGTTTATAACTTTGTTAGGTTTTTCAAGTTGTTCAGGATTTTTAAATACTGATTTTAAATCTACTATTTTTTCTTTTTTTATTTTAGGTTCTTTTTCTTTTTTAACTGGTTTAACTTTTTCTTTTTCCTTGTTTGCATCCTTTTCAGGTTCCTTAATCTTCCCCTTTATTTCCTTAATGGTAGGAATTTCTGGATTATTAACTAAAAATTGAGAGAAATCCATAATTTATTTAAAATTAATAGTTTTTTAGTTTTAAATAATGTATTTTACAATTGGATTTATACTATGTGGGTTACTTGTGTTAAATTATAGACAAAATTTTTATAGATTATTGATTAATATAATATTATCATTTGTAAGTGTGTATTTGTCTATAGTAGATAAAATAACTTATATATTGCCAAAATACATATATGTCAAAACTCATGTTCATAGAACAAGAGATTTAGATTATACTATACATGAATATTTAGGTAAACATAATAATAATAAGTATTATAAATTTAAAATTGTTGAGGATACCTTTTATAATAGTACAGATGCCTTTAGAATATATAATCCTAATAATATAAATATGATTAATTATTGTGGTGTAATTAATAAAGATGGTGACCATATCAGAGATATTACAGCAGATATACGTCATTTTTTATATTATAAAGGTTTAATTGAATGGAAATATATTTTAGTACATTTAGGTCTAGAAAGTAATCATGGTATATATGTTTGTATGAATGATATTGATATGTCTGAGAAAATTGTATATATAAATGACATTTATAATGAAAAATTTAATTTTTAGGTCGTTTGATTTATAATAAAAATATAGCTTTTTATTATAAGTTTAACACTAAATGGAAATCAATAAACTTGCTTTTAGTGGAGGTGCTATTAAAGGAATCGCATATGTTGGTGTGTTTAAAAAAATAGAAGAGTTAATATATGAAAGACGTTTAGAAGAAGATAAACCTGGTTTTGATGAGAATAATTGTATAATACCATTATTTAATATTAAAACCATCTGTGCAGTGTCTGTTGGTAGTATTTTTAGTTTGATTTATTTATTGAAATATACATATGCTGAAATGTTAGAGGAAGTGTTAAACAAGAAATTTGACCAATTAAAGGACATTCGAATTATGAATTTTGTAAGTAAATATGGGTTAGATAGCGGTACAAATTTAATATCTTGGATTCAGTCTTTAATGGTTAAAAAGGGGGTTGACCCTGGGATTACTTTGAAAGAATTTTATGAATTGAATCATGTAGATTTTCAAGTGATGGCTACAAATTTAAATAAGTATTGTTATAAAAAATTTAATTATAGTGAAACACCTGATGTTAAAGTATTAGATGCAGTAAGAATGTCTATAAGTGTTCCATTTTTGTTTACAATTAATGAATTTGAGGGTGATATTCATATTGATGGTGGATTAATAGATAATTATCCCATTAGAGTGTTTGAAGGTGATTTGAGTAATTTTTTAGGTTTTAAATTAATTAATCATGGTGAGATGGATAATCATGATGTAGATGAAAAAATAGACGATATTGAAAGTTATATATATCATATATTAAGTTGCTATATGGTACAAAAAGAGAAACATACTACGAGAAGTGAAGAATATAAGAATTGCACGGTGTATATTCATACAGAAGATATTACTCAAAGTGTGAATTTTGCGTTAACGGCTTCAGAAAAACATAAATTAATCGAAATAGGATATAAAAGTATTACGGATTTTTTAAAAACTAAATCGATAAGTTGAAAAAACTTTTTTATTTACATATAGTAGAGTAATGAACGATTATAATGTTCTTAAACAGATTGGAAAAGGCTCATTTTCAAGTGTTCATCTGTGTAAAAAAAAGAAATCTGGAAGTTTATTGATGTTAAGCGGTATTTATGATGATACAGATGATGATGACGAAGATTTCTTTATAGTGAAAGAAATTAATTTAGATAATTTAGTTAAAAAGTATGTTAAAAAGTCTAAATTAGAAATGAAACAAGTTTTAAAATATAATAAACAAGTATCAGGAACAACAAGTGTTAGTATAACACCATATAATACAAATAGAAAACTTTTACAACAATTAGATTCCGAAGAAGAATATTATTATAAAAGATTAAGAGATTTGATAGATAGTGAGATAGAGGTTTTAAATAAATTAAATCATGACAATATTATAAAGTATTTTTCATCAGATGTTAAGGAGCAAATATATTATATCAAAATGGAATATTGTCAGTATGGAGATTTGTATAGTATTTTAAAAGATTATACAATAGGAGATTTCAAGTTAAGAAATATATTTAATGGTTTTGAAAGTACTTTTATTAAGAGTTTTTTAAAAGATACTGTTCATGCTCTTAGTTATTTGCATGATTTAAATATAATTCATAGAGATATAAAGTTACATAATGTATTAGTAAAAAAGGATAAGAATAACCAGTTTTTATTTAAATTAAGTGATTTTGGTTTTGCGTGTTTTGATTTAGATTGTAAATTAAATGATAGTTTAACTAGAAGTGATTTTGATTTTAGTGCAAGTGCATTAAAAAAGAAATATTATAAATTATGTGGTACACCATATTATATGGCACCTGAGATTATACTAAATATAGAAGAGTTTGAACAATTAACATCAGATGGCGATTATATAAAACATGTAAAATTTTATGATAAAAAGGTTGATTTATGGAGTTATGGAATATGTTTATATGAACTTATTTTTAATATGTTACCGTTTTCTGACATATATGATATACATGATTTAAAGTTGTTTTTTTCTAAGGCGACAACACAGATGGATTTACATAAAAACATTGATAAAAAAAATATAATTGATAGTAAAATGAAAACATTATTAAAAAAATTATTAACGATTAATCCATCTTTTAGAATTTCTACTGAAGAATTAAAAACGTTTGTTGATAATTTAGATACACCTGAAAATGATATAGTTATAAGTGACAGTATTATAGATATTATCAATTGTGATGAGAATGTATATCAAACGAATGAATTGATGAAAGAGAATGTAATTAAAGAACCATTAGATATTTCTAAAAAAAAAGGAAAAGAAAAGGTTGATATAAATGCAGATTCATGGGTTATAGAAGATTCAGACAATCATCAAAAAGAGTTTCCGAAATTTGTAAATTCATGGGATAAAATCAACAAAGCCAGTTCATTAATTATGAAAATCAGTGTTGATAATAATTTTATGAAATGGTTATTGAATAAGAAATAAATTTAAAGATTGATTTCTTATTTTAGTGTTAACGTTAGTACTAAAATTGTTATTAATAATATAATAAATAAGATTATTAAAATTGACCATAAACATTTATTATATTTTTTTTGTTTTTTATCAGCGGAAACAAGTTCTTCATCAGCTCTTTCCACATTAATTACAACACTATCAATATTATTTTCAATATTATCCAGTAAATATCCTTGCTCATGTGATAATGTAGCTAAAGTTTTAAAAATTTCATGAACATCGAGCATTTCTTGATGAATATGATTTATAGCTTCTTCTCTCTCGGCTATTTCATCTTCATCAATTAAAAGAGGAGTATACTCACTCATTGTCAATTAATTTTAAAATAATCTTAAATTTAAATAGTTTAAAGAAAAAATATGGAATTATTGATAAATTTTTTTAAGCATATATATTAATATGGATATTACACACAGTACATTTGCAATTTTAGTTACAGCAATAGTTATTGTACATTTGAAAGCTATGGAATTTGTATATAGAACTGGAACTGGTTTTTATACACTTCCAGATAATAAGTGTAAAAATACAGATGAAGTATGGGATATTCTTCATATGAATTTTAATAATTATTCGCAGTACAATTATACTAAAAATTGGTATATGGTATTATTTGCTATACCATTAATTCATAAGTTAGTTACGGATAATATTAAGAATGACTTTTTTAAAGAGTTTATTCTGAAATTTCTGATTATCATATTTTTGAGAAGTTTGACAATTATGGCTACTATATTACCTAAAAATACAGATGTTGAGGTTATCCCAGATGAATATGGTAATTTAAGTTTATTTGATAAAACAATTGGTGGTGGATGTTATGATAAAATGTTTTCGGGTCATTTTGCTTTTGGATTATTATTAACGTTATTAATGTTTAAACATGGAATTATAGAAACAAATGTTTTAAATATTGGATTATTTAGTTTATTAAATATCATACATTTGTTTATTTTAGGTGTTACTCGTTCGCATTATACTATGGATATGATTGTCAGTTTATATGTAACATTATTCGTTTATAATTTAGATATTAATTTAATTTGATATAATAAGAAATATGGAAGAAGATAATACGAGATATATAGCGGAACAAATTTTTACTAACCCTCCTGGAGAACCTAATTCTATAGATTTAAGTTTAGATGAGTCTACAGTTGATTTTATGGAAAATGAGGGTTATAATAATCATACATTTATTAGAGATATAATAAGTGTTATAACACTACATGGTGTTGAAATTTTATTTGGACATAGAAATATTATGATACTAAGCGAAGATGAATTGTTCTTATTGAAACGATATATTAGGAGTTACGGTTTCGAACTAAAAATTAAAATAGAAGACAGAACAATTTTTATAGCGTTTGAAAAGTATTATTAATTTTATTTATTTTTAAATTAATTAAGTTATTTTAAAAAATTTTTTTTCTTTTTATATAGTATAAAAAACAAAAATGGCTGGTGGTTTAATGCAACTCGTCGCTTATGGCGCCCAAGATATCTATCTTACCGGAAATCCTCAAATTACTTTCTTCAAAGTCGTCTACAGACGTCACACTAACTTCGCTCTCGAAGCTATCGAACAGACCTTCAACGGAACTGTTGACTTCGGACGCAAAGTTTCTTGCACTGTTTCCCGAAACGGTGATTTAATCCACAAGGTCTACCTTCAAGTTGACCTCCCAGCTCTTGCTAACTCTGGTGCTGGTGCTTCTGTTGCCTGGACCCGAAACATTGGTCATGTCATTGTTGACTACGTCAACATTGAAATCGGTGGCCAAGAAATCGACCGTCACTATGGTGACTGGCTCAACATCTGGAACGAGCTTACCCAGACTGCTGAAAAGGAAGATGGTTACAACGTTATGATTGGTTCAACCGTTGCTCTTACCACCCCTGCAGCTTCCATCCCTGCTGCTACCCTTTACATTCCTTTCCAATTCTGGTTCTGCCGAAACCCTGGTCTTGCTCTTCCTCTTATTGCTCTCCAATATCACGAAGTCAAGTTCAACATCTCCTTCCGTGCTGCATCTGAATGCTATATCACCCATAACGGATCTGCTCCTTCATCTGGTGTTCCAAGCATTGCCAATGCTTCCCTCTACATTGACTACGTCTACCTTGATACCGATGAACGTAGACAATTTGCTCAAGTTCAACACGAATACTTAATTGAGCAACTCCAATTCACCGGTGCTGAATCTTACAGCAACTCCGCTGTCAAGTCCAAGCTTGCTCTTAACCACCCTTGCAAGGAACTTGTCTGGGTCCTTCAATTAGACTCCAACGTTGCTCCTAACAAGAACCGATGGGCTGATTACACTGACTCTGCCAACACTGCTGGTAAGGAATACGTTGGTGATGACACTCTTGCATCTGCTAAGCTCCAACTTAACGGACAAGACCGATTCTCCGTTCGTGATGCTACTTACTTCAACGTTGTTCAACCTTATCAACATCACACCCGATGCCCAGCAACTGGTATCTATGTATACTCATTTGCTCTCAACCCTGAACAACACCAACCTTCTGGAACTGTCAACATGTCCCGAATTGACAATGCCACTCTTCTCCTAGACCTCACCACTGGAACTTCCCCTATCCAACTCCGTGTCTACGCTGTTAACTACAACGTTCTCAGAATTATGGCTGGTATGGGTGGTCTTGCGTACAGCAATTGATCAAATTATATTTTACTATATATTTTGCTAGTCCTCCTAATTAAAACTTGAAAAAATAAACCATTTTAATAAAAATTATTAAAATGGAAAATGAAGATAAGTTTAAATGTACAAACTGTAAATGTTATAGAATTGAAGCGGATTTTATTGGGAAATCTGGTAATGTTGTTAAGAGATGTTTAAAATGTCGCCAAAAAGATGCTAAACAAAAGAAAAGACCTGACATTATTGAAAAAAGGAATAAAAGACAAAATGAAAAGAAATATTATATAAAACATCGTGAAAAGAAAAGAGCAGAAAATGAAGAAGAATATTTAAAAAACAATGCTGAAAATATGAGAAAATGGTGCGAAAATAATAAAGAACATAAAAATAATATTGTAATTCCTAAAATTGATAAATGTGAAGAAAAAATTACAAAAAGAGAAAAACATGAAATTATAAAAGAGAAAATTGTTGTTACAAAACAACAACCAAATAAAGAAAAAGAACATAAAGAACCAGTTGATACATATATACCTAAGAAAAGAGTTTATACAAGGGGTTCAAATTTACCAGACAATTGTAAAATTAAATCAGAAAATATCCCTAAATATTGTTATTATGTTAAAGCGACTAAATTAAAAGGCGATGCATTTTGTTGTACAAAGTTGCACCCTAAACAAAAAGAAAGTGGCAAAGATTGGATGACAACTAGGTCCAAAAAAATATCAATTGAAGATAAATATAAACAATTAATGGAATATTTAAATATCTAATTAATATTAAATTTCATTAAATAATATTCATATCTTTTTTACTTTATTTTTTTCTGAATTTCAAAAAAATAAAATATTTATTAATAGTATAAAAAAAACATGGCTGGTCGTAAAAGTTATAAGAAATCTCCTCGCTCACCAAAGGCTCACTCCGTAAAGCGCTCTCACAAACGTTCTCACAAGAAGAGCGCACCAAAATCTCATAAGCGCTCAGTAAAGCGTTCTCACAGACGCTCCCACAAGAAGGCTAAGAAGGCAGCTGCTTCTCCTTCCACTGAATCTTCATCCCCTGCTCCTAAGAGAAAGTCACGCAAATCTCGCAAAAGCAAGGCGCCAAAGAAGAGTAAGAAATCCAAGCGATCTGCTCCTCGTAAGTCTCGCAAATCAAAGAAGAGCAAGAAATCAAAGAAGTCTAAGCGCTCTGCACCAAAGAAGAGCAAGAAATCCAAGCGATCTGCTCGCAAATCCCGCAAATCTCGCAAATCTCGCAAGTCCCGCAAGTCCCGCAAGTCTCGCAAATCCCGCAAGTCTCGCAAGTCCCGAAAGTCTCGCAAGTCCCGAAAGTCTCGCAAGTCAAAGAAATCTAAGAAGTCAAAGGCTCGCAAGTCCCGCAAGTCTAAGAAATCTAAGAAGTCAAAGGCTCGCAAGTCCCGCAAGTCTAAGAAATCTAAGAAGTCAAAGGCTCGCAAGTCCCGCAAGTCTAAGAAATCTAAGAAATCTGCTCCTCGTAAGTCTCGCAAGTCAAAGAAGAGCAAGAAATCAAAGAAATCTAAGCGATCTGCTCCTCGTAAGTCCAAGAAATCCAAGGCTAAGAGTGCTTAAATTAAAAAATTAATTAGTTAATTAAATCATTTACTAAAATGATTTAAATATAATAGTTTATGCATATATAATTATGGAAAAAAGTTGCACTAAATGTAATATACTAAAACCGACAATCATGTTTAGTAAAAATAAAAATTGTATAGATGGACACATGTCAATATGTAAATTGTGCAGGTCACTTTCTAGAAAGCAATTAAATTATGATATCAAAACTGATGATAAAACATGTATGAGATGTAATATGATAAAACCATATACTGATTTTTATAAAGATAAATCGGCGTCTGACGGTTTACAGTCATATTGTAAAGATTGTGGTAAAATTATAAATAAAGAATATTATGAAAAACATGGCACAGATGTATACTTTAAAAAATTATATAAGGATTTATTAAAAAATGCTGAAAGAAGGAATATTGATGTATGTATAACATTAGAAGATATCATAAATTTATATAATAATAAAAATACATGTAATATATCTGGAATTAAAATGACAACTCAATTTGTACCATATGAAGGTAGAACAAATAGGATTTATAATGTTTCAGTTGATAGAATTGATTCTAAAAAATCATATAATAAAGATAATATACAATTAGTATGTAGTATAGTAAACACAATGAAATGGGATTTAGTTCAAGAAGATTTTATAAATATATGTAAACATATTTATATGCATAATTGTTAAAGTTATTTAAAAATATTAATATATAATAATTATAAAATGCAAATCTTTGTAAAGTGTTTGACAGGAAAGACTATTACTTTAGAAGTAGAATCTTCTGATACAATTGAAAACGTTAAAGCAAAAATTCAAGACAAGGAAGGGATTAATCAATAATGGAGGGGTCCCGAAAAGCAGTATGCTATAAACATATAGGCTCTGTTTATAGAAAAACATTTGAAGTCCTATACTAAAAATTGATTTAAAAAGTGTTGTGTGTTAATATAAAATGTCGTCCTTTGAAAATAAAGTGTGGTTTTGCGGGTTTTATGAAGGAGAAGGTTCTATATCAAATGATAAATCTAATAATAATAGATTACGTTTATGTATATCTCAAAATGATATAACTCCACTAGAATTAGGAAATCAATATGGGGAGGTAATATTAGACAAAGAATTCGTGAAAGTAAGAATAAAACATGCTATGGAAATTAATGGGTATTAAATCATAATCAAGCATTAAATTTTATTGAAGATATAAAACCATATATGAAAATTCCGTATAAAATAAATCAAATTAACAAAGCTATAGATGAATTTAATAAAGGGTGGAAAGGAGAATATAAATGTTCATTTTGTGATTTAATATATTCCTCTCCACAAGGAAGAAGACGTCATGAAAAACAAATTCATATAAATAATAATATATTACATAAATGCAATAGATGTAATAAAGAATATGAATATAGAGATTCATTAACACGACATATAAAAAATCATATTTAATATACTCAACTGCTAGTGAAACATTTGTTTTGCAAGACTTTCAAATTGCGGGAATCTCCTTAGAGTCTTAACTACCATTCTTATATAGAAATATATAAGAAGACCACGGTTAATAGCCGTACCCAATGGTAAAAATGTTAAGAATTGGACAATCCGCAGCCAAGCTACTAAGTGATATAAATATATATATCATATGTAGAAGGTTCAACGACTAAACGGAAGTCGGTGAATAGAAAATTCTATTTGCTTAAGATATAGTCTACTCCTTATTAGAAATAATAAGGTATTGGTGTCCTCCAGACCAGCAGCGTCTTATTTTTGCTGGAAAGCAACTTGAAGATGGTAGAACATTATCAGATTATAATATTCAAAAAGAATCAACTCTTCATTTAGTTCTTAGACTTCGTGGAGGACTTTGAGTTTAAAAAATATATTTTTAATAAATTTAATATGTATATATTAAATTTAGATGTCTGCAAGAAATCAAGCTATTCATACTTTATTTAAAGATGCAAGTAAAGAAGTGCATAATCTTAAAACTAAACCAAGTGATAATGAATTACTTGAACTTTATGGTAATTATAAGCAAGGGACTGTAGGAGATATTAATACAGACAAGCCGTCTTTTTATATGTTTAAAGATGTAGCTAAATGGAATGCTTGGAATAACGTAAAAGGTCTATCTAAACTTCAGGCTCAAGTAAACTATATTAAACTAGTTGAAGAGCTTAAGGTTAAATATAATTAATTTGTTCAAATTTTATTTTATATTTATATAATATATATAAACCATGGGATGCGAAACTATCATACAGGTTTTTTTTAATATGTTATTAAATATTAGATTATATCATTGGTCGACAACAAGTTATGCTAGACATACTGGTTCTGGTGCTTTATATGATACATTAGGTCTTTTAATTGACCAGTTTACTGAAACATATATGGGAAGATATAAGAGACCAGAATTTAAAAGTTCATTTAATGTTCAAGTAAAACAATTTCATGACGCAAATATTTCAGAAGCTTTAAGAGAGTATATTCAGTTCTTAAAATATGAAGTACCAAATTATTTGAAAGAATCTGATACAGATTTATTAAATATTAGAGATGAAATGGTTGGTGAGATTAATAAAACATTATATCTATTTACATTAAATTAATTAAAAAGTGAAAATCGTATTTATATTTGAAATATATCAAAAATGTTTAATACCACTTTTGATATTCGCAATGTATGGATTATAACTTTAATAAGTATAATACTTGTACTAATTTTTTATATATGTTTGGCACGTATTTTACGAAGGAAATATAGAATAAGGCTTTATTCTCATTATTCACAAACTGAACCTATAACTATTGTAGAGTATGACCAATATGGTCAACCATATATAAATGGTTATCAAGCTGTTTTATATGGACAAGTTTAAATAAATTGAATAATAAACTAATTCTAAAATTTTAGAATTAGTTGAGTAAATGTGTGAACAAGAAATCAGTATTCATGATTATAAAGTATTTGTATTTGACTTAGATAATACATTGTATCTTCATCTAGTAGATTATTCCTATCGTGAAGAATATACACAAAAAATTAAAGATTTTTTACAACAATTAAAAGATAATGGTAAGATTTTGTGTTTAGCAACTCATAATAAATCACCTTATAATTATTTGAGTAGAATGGATATATATGATTTATTTCAAGAAATTATTTATGAAAAGAAAGATGTCACACCACATTATAATTCTATATATGAATATACGAACAAGAAATATATGCTACAAGAAATAATCGATAAGACAAATGTTTCAACACAAGAAGTTATTTTTTTTGATGATGTATATTATAATATTAACGAAGTTAAAAGTCTTGGTATCGAATCAGTGCGTGTGTCACCAACAAAAGGAATAGTATTAGAAAATTTTCGTGTTAATTAAAAAATGAAATTAAAGAACTGTAATTGTCATAATATGAAATACGTATTGTCTAGTTTATTTGTATTTAATACAATTATATCTTTGATTTGTATTATAAGTAATAGTATATGGATTCATTATAATGATAATTATATTACTACAAGTCAATTTGGATTTTATTTATGTGTATCTTTTATATCTACACTCTTAAGTATTTTATATTTAACTCTACGTTATAATTGTAATAAAAATGAAATTATATTAAATAATGTTGCATGTTTACTTTCATTCTTTATGACTATACTATGGATAACAGCTTCTGTATGTATAACGTTATTAACTAAAGATTGTTTACAAAAAGGATACGAGTGTAGGGGTACAGTTATAAATATTAGTTTTGGATTTATAGATTTGTTTATTTGGATAGGAATTTTATGGATTACTCTTCATAGATTTTTGAACATAACTAAAAGATATCCAGCATTAGAAGCACAAGCATCTGATGAAATTTCTAGGGAAAGAAGACATAATTAATAAAATAATTATATAATAATTAAAATATTTATATAATATAGTATTATGCAAGATATAGTAGCATTGTTTTTTATTTTAGTTATTGTATATCTTATCTATTCATCTGTTACTAAAGAGCATTATGTAACAACTATCGTTGGGTATAATAATATCGCTATTCCTGCATATTATATTCCAAATATTTTTGAAACAGAAACTAAAGAACTTATAGAAGTTTTTAAAAAGGCTTTTAAAGATGATGATGTTGAACCAAAAGATTATAAGGAACATAATCCATATATACCATTTCCATTTGAATCCTCTATAAAAAAACTAATTATTGATTATTTAAAAACGAATGTACCTAAATTTAAAGGACATAAATTAGAAATTACAACAGATTTAAATAAATTATATTATAAAAATAATGAAGATGATAGACTATTTATATTCAATATTAATTTGGTAGATAACACAAAATTTATGACACGAAATGTCAGAGTTAAAATTCGTATCAAAAATATTTTAAAATTTATTAAGGATAATACAGATTATGGAGAACAAACTAGTATTGAAAGAAAAAATGCAGAAATAAATTATAGAACTAATATACCTTCGCAAACAGTTATTAACGCAACTGAAATTTTATCAATACGTTTAGATAAAAATAATTATGCTAGGTTTACCTTATCTGGACAAGATGAATTAAAACCAAATTATTATCAAATTAAAAATGTATTAGGTTTAATGGACCCATTTGTTACTTCTGGAAGAGACATGATTCTTACAGATGAAATTAAAAAAGACTTTGAAAAAGAAATACTATCTAAGAAAGAATTATTAAAGAGTTTAACAGAAAATAAGTAGGTAATATAATTAATTATAATTATATTAATTACCAAGATTTTGCTTTTTTAGACTTTTTAGGTTTAGAACGTTTGGACTTTTTAGGTTTAGAACGTTTGGACTTTTTAGGTTTAGAACGTTTGGACTTTTTAGGTTTAGAACGTTTAGACTTTTTGGATTTAGAACGTTTTGACTTTTTAGGTTTAGACTTTTTAGGTTTAGAACGTTTAGACTTTTTAGGTTTAGAACGTTTAGACTTTTTAGGTTTAGAACGTTTAGACTTTTTGGGTTTAGAACGTTTAGACTTTTTGTAAGATTTTTGAGAAGTTTTCTGTTTTGGTGAAAATTTTTTTTGAATATAATACATATCTCTACGAAACTTACCAGCATTAATAGGGTATCTATTCATATTGTAAATATAAAGTACATTAAGCTTTTTAACAATGTTACTCCATCCATATTTTTTAACAAGTTTATCAAGTAATTCTCTTCTATCACTTCTTTTTAATGATAAAGTATAACCTGGTAAGGCACCTTTTTCAATATGTATTCTAACGCGACTTTTTGATGTAGAACGTTTAGAAGGCATATAATATAAGTTTATAAAAAAAATTTTTAAAAATGGATTTTTTACTCGCGGTTAGTATTTAAAATTAAAACAAAAAATTATTTTAATTATTAACATTAATGGTTGAGAAAAAGAAGAGTTTAACATCTTTAATCGGTACTGAAATTAATTCTTACACAATTACTAAATATATTTCAAGCGGTTCGTTTGGCGATGTATTTTGTGCAAAACATAAAAAAACAAATGAAGAAGTCGCTATAAAAATACCTATTAATACTGAAGAGAAAAACGGTGAAAAATGGTTATTGGAGGAAGCTAAGGTATATAATGCTTTGAATAAAGATAAATCAGAAGATTGTGGTGTAGCGAATATGAAAGTTTTAAAGAACAAGGAGTTAGATAAAAAAATAATTGTTATGGATTTATTAGGTCCTTCATTAGAAAGTATTTTAATAAAGAGAAAAAAGTTAAGATTAAAAACTGTTATATTGTTAGCTATACAAATGATTGAACTATTAAGATATATACATGAGAAAGGATATATTCATAGAGATATAAAACCTGATAACTTTGTTATTGACAAAGATAATGGTAAAAAATTATATTGTATAGATTTTGGATTGGCAAAAAAATATATTAAAAGAAATGATGAACATATATCATTTAAAAAAGGTAATAAGTTTTGTGGAACTGCTAGATATGCTAGTATAGCTGCTCATAAGGGGTATGAACAATCAAGAAAAGATGATTTGGAAGCAGTTGGATATTTATTAATTTATTTGTTTAGAGGTAAATTACCGTGGCAGAATTTAAAACATAAAGATAAGAAAGAACGATATAAAATGATTTTAGAAAAAAAGGAATCTATTTCTGATGAAGAATTATGTGAACAATTACCAAGAGAATTTTTAGTTTATTTTAAGCATGTAAAAACGTTAGATTTTGATGAAAAGCCTAGATATCAAGCTTTAATTAATATGTTTAAAAAATTATATGATTTTAAAAATTATAGAAATAATAATTTAGAATGGGAGGGTAAAAATGAGTAAGTTTGCGGCCATAAAATATATATAATATCCGAATGTATATTATATTTATAAATGTCACAAGTTCAGACATACGCCGAATTACTATTAGAGTATGATAGAGTAAATGATGAATTAAGTAAATTAAGGAAAGAATGTGAAGAAAATACTATTATTCAAAGTATGAATGATATGAAAAAAACATATGAATCTCAATCTAAAAAAATAGATAAAATGTCTGATATTATCGATACAATGAATGAAACGACTCGAGCTGTGCAATTAATGTTAAAAAATGTAATTAAAAATTCAAGTAATTATAGTAATAGAAGAGAGAATATAAGTCGTTTTGAACTAAAGACTAGATTAGAATTTATTAGTGAGATTTTGTCAGACAGTTTAAAAACAAAAAATGAATTATATTATTTAAATTATAATGAATAACAGTATGAAAATTATTATAGGAGTTACAGGTAAGTTAGGTTCAGGTAAAGATTATATTACAAATAATGTAATTATTCCTGTTTTAGAAAAAGTAGGTTATAGATATTTACAGTGTGCATTTGCGGACCAAATTAAAGTAAATGTTATGACTAAAAGTAATGTTAGTTATGAAGATGTTTATGAAAATAAGACACCTGAGTCAAGACGTTTATTGCAAACAGAAGGAACAGAAGTAGGTAGAAATAGTAATAAAGACATATGGGTGAATTATTTAGATAATTGGATAAATATTCATAATAAGAGAAATATATCAGTATTTGTAATATCTGATGTTCGATTTAAAAATGAATATGAATTTGTAAAAAAAAATAATGGATTAATGTTAAAGGTAGTAGCATCACATAGAAATGAAACTAGATTATTGAGGGAGAGTCAAGGGGACATTACTTTATATGAAAAAATTAGTAAACATGCATCAGAGTGCGATTTAGATGATTATCAAAATAATAAATACGATATGGTAATATTAAATGATACGACAGATGTAGTTAATATTGATGAATTGAGGTATAATTTTGAAAAAATGTTGTGTGAAACTTTATAAATTAATTAGTTATTCTAAAATTAATTAATTTGATAGTAAACTTTTCATAAAATTTTTCATAGATTTTTCAAGATGAATAATATTGATAGGTTTTGAAACATAATCATTGAATCCCATATTTAAATATTTTTCTTTGTCTTCTTTTTGCGAATAGGCTGTGACAGCAATAATATATGGTTTCGTAATATTTTTAAATTTATATGCATTATCTATTGGTTGATTATTAAAATAATCAAGTATATATTTACATACAACTTCACCATTCATATTTGGCATGCGAATATCTAGTAATATTATATCATATCGTTTTTGTGATAGCATATCTAAACACATTTTACCGTCTGATGCTATATCAATATTATTAAATCCTAGTTTATTTAAAAATCTAGTTACAACTCTTTGATTAATTACTACGTCTTCTACTAAAAGAATATCAATAGTTTCCTTTAAATCAACATCTAGGTCAAAACAAATACTTTGTTGCATTTGATTATTGGTTGTACATTTATTTGAATTATTTTTAATTAATATATTTGTACAAAGTTCTTTAAGACGTGATTCTTTAACTGGTTTTAACAATTGTCCTTTAAAGTATGGTGTATAATCATGTTGAATATCACCTAATGAACTCAATGCAATTAATGGTATATGTTCTCTTTGATTATCATCATGTTGTTTTTTAAGTTTAACAGCAAATTCTTTTCCAGTCATTTCTGGCATACAAACATCAACTAAGCCTAAATCGAATTCTGTTTGTTTTAATTTTAACATATACAATGTTTCCATAGCTGAAGAGAATGTATATGGTATCATACCCCATTTATGTACTAAATTAGCGAGACCGAGTCTGTTCTCTCGATTATCATCTAAAATAAAAATCTTTTTGTTCTGTAAAAAATTATTATATGGAAGTGGTATATCCTTATCTTCTGTTAATTCTTTACATATTTTTGTTTTAATTGTAAAACAGAAACGACTTCCTGTATTAATTTCACTCCAATCTAACCATATATCACCATTCATTAAACCTATAATTTTTTGTGAAATAATCAATCCTAACCCAGTTCCTTCATTAATTTTTTGAGTTGTTTTTGAATTTATTTGACTAAAAGATTCAAATAATTTAATTTTATCTTCGGGTGCTATACCGCATCCTGTGTCAGTAATACTAAATTTTAAAATAACTTCATCTGGATTAATAGATGATTCTCTAGTAACATCTAAAAATATAGTTCCATTATCGGTAAATTTAATAGAATTATTTAACAAATTAAGAAGAACTTGTTTAAATCTATTAGAATCTATATCTATCATTTCTGGTACACCTGGATTAATAACAAAATTATATTCTAATCCTTTTTCATATACCTTAGCGGCTAATATGTCATTAACCGATTCTATACATTTTCGTAAACTATGACAATCAATATCTAAGATAACTTTTCCAGCATCTAATTTGGAGAAATCTAGAATATCATTAATAATTGTCATTAAATTAATAGAACATTCTCGTAACATATCTATATAATCGCGCTGTTCATTAGATAATACGGTATCGTTAAGTAAGGTCAACATTCCTATAATACCATTCAGAGGTGTTCTAATTTCGTGGCTCATATTAGCTAAAAATAATGATTTATGAGAATATTCTTCATCATTTCTAAGTTTTTCTTTTTGAATCATCAATTCTAACTTTTTAAGTTCATCAATGTCTTCAATTGTATAAATATAATAATTTGTAGTGTTGTCTGTATAATAAAGTCTGTTAACCTTTATCCATTTGTATGTATCAATATTGCCTATTTTAATTCTACATATACTAGAAGATTGGGATTTTGTTTCTAAAAATGTCATACATTTTTCTAATTCTAATTCTCTATCTTCTGGATGTATATATGTTATATACGTATCTTTTTGAAATATATTAGAAGAATCATCTACTTTAAAGTAATCTTTCATAAATTTATTAATATATACATAACGTAATTCCTCGTCTAATACTAATATACCAATATTAATAGTATCTAAGATAACGCCTTTCATTGACGTAACACAACTTAATATAACTAGTGAAAAAAGTTATATCAAATTAAATTTAAATTTAAATTAAACGCGTAATTGCGTTTTATATTAATTTTAATGAATAAATAAAATAGGTGATACCAACTGTTATTAAATTATCTATGGTATATCCGTATTTAGCAGCACTAGACAAGAGCGCGTAACTAAACACGATGGCTAATGTAGTATATAAGCTTTTCTGTTCTAAAGATAAAAATAATACGAGAATTGTAAATATAGCTATTTTACCATTGAATTGGAAATAACTTGTTTCTTCTTTTTGTTCATTGATAATAGTATATTTAGTTATATAATTAAAAAGGTATCTTAATGTAAATACTGTTAAAATATATTTTAAAATTGTAAAGTTTTGTTGAGAATCTTGTATTGGGCCAAAATAGTAATAATAGATAAAAATACCATAAAAGATAAACTCATTTAACATTGTTAATGTATTTGTATCAAATTTATCTTGTATATAATCCTGAAAACGGTCCTCGATTAATATCATTTAATTATTATAATTATACAATAAAAGAATAAATTAATAATTAAACAATTAATTAACTAAAATTAATCGGAAGATGGTGCTTCACTTGAAGACTCTGTTGATGGAGCGTTGTTTAATACATTCCATTGCTCTAAATCTTGTTTTTGTTCTTCTGCTTTTTGTTTATCATTTTTATATTTGTCATATTTACTTTTAACACTTGATGCAATAGATTTGATTCCACTACTTAATCTAGAACCAAATGACTTTAAACCACTACTTAATCTAGAACCAAATGATTTGATACCAGCACTAAGTTTTTGTCCTGCAGTTTTAGCTGATGCACTAAGTTGACTAGCAGCCTTATGTGCTGCTTCGCCAACACCCTTAAGAAGAGCGTTCATTTTATCCTTTGCTTGAGACATTCTAACCTTAGCAGATTCCATAACTTTACGAAATTCTTCACGAGTAGATTTGTCTGGTGCTTGTTCGTAATTAGTCTTAGCATCTAAAAAGGCTGTACGCTCTTTATTATAATTAGATTCTAATTCTTCAGCTGCTCCACCAAACATAGTTAACATTCCACCCATTCCTCTCATGCGATAATGAGACTTAACTCGGCGCTTTTTTTGAGATTTTTTAGCAGATTTTCTCTTAGACTTGGTCTTCTTAACTGACTTGGATTTACGACTTGAACGACGACTAGACTTGGACTTACGACTTGAACGACGACTAGACTTGGACTTACGAGTTGAACGACGACTAGACTTGGACTTACGACTTGAACGACGTGTAGACTTGGACTTACGACTTGAACGACGTGTAGACTTGGACTTACGAGTTGAACGACGTGTAGACTTGGATTTAGATTTATATGTTTTTCTGGATGGTTTAGCTGCTCGCTTAGCTGATTTTCTGTGACTTCTTGCCATTTGTTTATATATTAAACAAATAAAAAAAAAATCAAAATAGTTTTAATTATTAATTTAAACACAAATATGATTTCTATCAATCAATTGTGGATTTGGTATTGGTGCAATACTTGAATTATCAAATGGTAGATTAAGTAACGGAGGATAGAATTCTTCTCCTCTTAAATCATAACTCATATTACGTGTTGGTCTAGTAATTCTTGTAGCCCATGGTCTTAAATATATACCTTCAAAATTTTCTTTGTTGTTTGTAAAAATAACAAATAAGGATAATAGTATTAGTAATATTAATAACCACATTAATATTATATAATAAAAAAATTTTAATAAAATCTTGGTCTTTGATTTAGTTCAGAATCAATATTTTCTCTATCTGCCATCAATTGTTGTAACTTCATATCAACTTCTTTACTTTTAGCAGAAGCTTTCATATTACTAGAACTTCCTAACTGACCAGCTAATCCGAAATTACTATCCATAAAATTTATATTACCGCTAGCTCGTTGTTGTGGTATATTTTGTCTTTGTTGAACATTAAAATGTGATGAATTATTACTTTGCTGAATATATTGGTCTCTCATATTAATTTGAACTGAACCTTTATCTTTTTGACGCATATCATCAAAAAATTGTCTTTCATTTTGTTTACTAGCATAGTCCATATTAGGAGTGGACTTTTCTAAATCATTTAAAAATCCATTTGTTTTACCAGAATTATTTGGGTCCCATGTTTTATCAGTGTTTAAAAAGTTATCATCACTCAATCTTCCATTTTGATAAAATTTAAAACTTTGTTCCTTAGCATCACATAAATCAGTAGAACCATAATCAGCGTAATTATCTGAAAAAGACATCATTTCATTTGGATTAAATGGTTGTAATTCTCCAGATGTATCTGTTAATAATTTTACTTGATATTCTAACCATTTAAACGCATCAACATCAGATAAAATATATTGTGCATTAGGTGTAATTAACGTAGGGACTTTAGTTATTTTAATATCTAATACTTCTTGAATTTGGTAAAATGCTTGAGGTCTTTTTTTGCTTCTCGGATCAACGTCTATATTCATCCTAATAAAAGAATTAAATAAATCAGGGTATTTCATAAGTGTTTGTAGAAAGTTTTTAGAGTAAACGCAGTAATCGGAATAAATAACTATGGGTTTTTCAAACATCTGTATTAACATTTATTAATATAAAAATTTTAAATTTTTACCCCAAGGATAAATAGAAAATAAATAATCTAGGACTATATTAATAGAAATGTCAGACATTAGGTTAAAAAAAATTACGGTTGAACCTTCCCAAATATTAACAATTCAACGTGGTGATATTAATGTTACTAACACCACTGTATCTACTAATCGTTTAAATGGAGCAATAATTATTGATGGTGGTGTAGGTATAAATGCAACATATGATAGCGTTTCTTCGACGAGTGGAGGAGCCTTAACTATAGGAGGTGGTTTAGCAGTTCATAATAGAACATTTTTTGGAAATGATATTATTTTAGATAATAATTCAAGTACATTGTCCTTAAATGGTATTAATATAAATCGTGTATTTGTTGATTCTGTATCTAATAAATATTTATATTTAAGTCCTGATGGTATGTCTAAACGATTAGAATTATTTGATACTAAATTAAATATTCATATTACAACCCATTCAACCAATGCAACTACTGGTGCATTTATTATTGATGGAGGTGTCAGTATTAATGCAACTGAAGATGTTACTAACTCTAGTAATGGAGGTGCTTTAACAGTAGCAGGTGGTATAGCTGTTGGTGGGAATGTTATGCTTTCTAAAACATTAACAATTGGTCAATTATACACCGATGAAATTGGTTTACTAGTACGATATACAGGTGACTCTCAAATTGCTTTACAAAATAGTTCAGGTTCCTCTACGACAACATTTAATATGGAAGATGATGATTTAGTTATTGCAACAGAAAATGATATGTTATTTAAAACTACTAATGGTAATTTTATTTTTTCAAATGCTAGTACAAACAACACCCTATTAACTATAGGTGATTATTCAAGTAATTTCCATAAATTTGTAAATATAACAGATACTGTAGAATCTAAAAATACGACAACTGCTAGTTTAATCGTAAAGGGAGGTGTTACTATCCAATGTACAACTGACGCTTTAGCAAGTACAACTGGTAATGGATTAACTATTTATGGAGGTCTTGGTGTAACTAAGAAAACATATATGGGAGATTCTTTAGGTTTAGAATTATGGAATACTACAAAAAATAATAAAATTTTACTTTATCAGGCTCAAGAAACAGTTACTGAGGCGAATATTTTTACGGGTTTAGGTGTAACATCTGGTTCTTTAAGATTTCAGGTATACGATACTAATAAGGATTTTACATTTTTTAGTTCATCTATAGGTGGTAATTCTACAGAAGTATTTAGAATTAAGGGTACAAATGAAGTACAATTTGTAGGTGATAATCAAAGATATTCTATATTAGCTGGAGGTAATACAAATAATGATTTATCTATTCAAGGTCAAAATATTGCTGAGCCATCTAGTATATGTTTCTTTACAAAAGATGGTGATACAAATGATACCAATGATATTAAGATATTTGGTTTAGGACAACCTAATAGTGTAACTGATAGTGAGTACTTAAAACTTGGATGGGATATGAATAATTACATCTTATCTACTAATAAAACAGGTAATGGTAGTTCTACTCAACTTATATTCCAAACGAATGCTCATCTTGAACAAATAAAATTATTAACAGATGGAAGTATATATATGAGTTCAACTAAGCATAGTACTAACAGTAGTTCTGGTGGTCTAGTTATGCAAGGTGGATTATCTATCAATAATACAAATGATGCCTTATATTTAACAAGTGGTGGTGCACTAACTGTTGCTGGTGGTGCTAGCATTAAAAAGAGTATGCATGTTGGTAATACTATTAATATTTATTCCACTTCTGGTAATATTTCTCTTTATTCTCAAAATGCCGATGGAGATTTAGTCATTACTAATCCATCTGATAGATACGTATTTTCTAATAATGATTTAAATAATCCTTCAACTAGTTCTATAGAATTGTATGGGTTAAATAATATAAAGTCTGACGATTTTGAATTATTAGAAATAATTTGTAATTCTACTTCTGCCAACGGTGTATATAATATTCATACAGATGCTGATGGAACAGGAATATTAAAACCACTTCAATTGAATGTTGGTACAAACACTCATCTATTTTTACATACAAATGGTAATCTTGGTGTGAATATGACATCCCCAGATTATCAAGTAGATATAAATGGAACTGTGAGGGCAAATGATTACAATTATATGAACCAATTAACTATATATAATACGGATGAAGCAACCAGTGAATTTACAAGTGGAAGTTTAACAGTTGAAGGTGGTACTAGTATAGCTAAGAATTTAATAGTCGGTGGACCTGCACAATTTACACATACAATGGACGCTTCTAGTACATCAGGAGCAGTATATATTGCTGGTGGATTAACAGTTGCCACTGGACAAGCTAGTAATTTTGGTTCAGGTGCATTAACTGTAAATGGCGGTGGTTATTTTGGTGGTGAATTATACATTCAACAAAATTTAAATGTAGAAGGTCAAATTAATGGTGGGGGTGCAAGTTCAAGTACATTTGCATATTTAACATTAACAGCCACAGATGAATCTTTGAATTTAAGTACAGGTTCTTTATTAACATTTGGTGGTATTACGATTCAAACATATACTAATGCTGAAAATGTAAGTAATGGAGGAAGTTTCTTGACACCAGGTGGAGCTAGTATTGGTAAAGATGTTTATATTGGGGGTGATTTATACAATTATGGTGTACAGAATTTTTACCATAATACTAATTCTCTTGTTAATTTCTACGATTTAACAAATCTCAAACGATTTTCTATTGATAGAAATACAGTTACTAATAATTTATCTGTATCACGGTATGATAGTTCAGGAACATTTATTGAAAAAACAATAGATATTTCAAATAATAATGGACAGACAAAACTTAATAATAGTACAAACAGTACTGGTTTATCTTCAGGTTCACTCATTACTGTAGGTGGAATTACCATTCAAACAACAGCTATTTCTACAAATGTTCAAAATGGAGGTGGTTTAACAGTTTTTGGTGGTGCTAGTATAGTAAAAAATATGCATGTTGGTGGGGATGTTGTATTTTTAAGTACAACTAATAGTAGTAATGCTAATGAAGGTGCTTTAAGAGTTTCAGGTGGTGTTGGTATTACAGGTAATGTAAACGTACTTGGTAATATGGTAGTAACTGGTAATGTTGCAATTATTGGGACAACCAATACTGTATATTCAACAAATACATTACTTTCAGATAATATTCTTGTTATTAACTCTGGACCAGCTGGTTCATCTGATGGTGGTATTTTAATTCAACGTTATCAAACAAATAATGATACGGCTGATGGCGATGTAGTTAATGATACAAGTGACCAACACGAAACATATACATTACCAAATCAATCAGGTATGACTACCACACAATTGAAATTACCAATTGGTTCAAGTAATGTCGATAATAATTATACCGGATGGTGGATAAAAATCACATCAGGATTTAGTGTTAATCAAGTTCGTAAAATTACTGGATATGTTGGTTCTACTCGTGTATTAACAGTAGAAAATGTTTGGACTAATCAAAATCCAAGTTTAGGAGATACAATTCAATTATATAACAAACCATATGTTGGCTTACTTTGGAATGAAAATATAGATACATTTGAATTAGGTACATCAACAAATGACCCTGGTACAGGAACTGTTAGTTTAACAGAATTTGCTTCTTTAGGATTAAGTAGAATTTTAGTCCATGATACAATTAATTCTATAAGTTCAAGTATTGGTTCTATAGTGTCAGAGGGGGGTATCAGTATAAAATGCTCAACAGAGGCAACGTCTTTAACTAGAGGCGGTGGATTGACAGTTGCTGGTGGTTCAAGTATTGCAAAAAGCTTATATGTTGGTAACAGAATGTACATTGGAGGAGTAGATATAACACCTAACACTCACGATCAGTTCTCGACTATAACTTTTTCAGCTTCAAATAATGTAACATCTCAAAATATACCTACCATTTATTATAATGATGATTCTGTATGGGGATTCGATTTATATTTATCTGCCAGATTAATAGCTACAACTAACTTATATGCTAACTATCATGTTAGAGCAGTTAATAAAGGAACTTCATGGGAAATTGTTTCGAATTATGTAGGTGACTCTATACTATCCTTTAATATTACTAATGATGGACAGTTACAATACTCTACTCCTAATTTTGCAGGATTTTCTGATTTGACATTTAAATATAAAGTCTTAACAAATTAATTCTCTTAACATTTTAAAGAAATTTAAAAATAAAAGTTAATTTTATTTAAAAAATGTTAGAATCCGATCCACTTGCTGTCATAAAAGTTACTTTTGATGATTTACCAGAAGAATTTAAGTCGAAATTATATGTATTTATGGGTGCTGGTTTAAGTTGTTTAATTTTAGTGAATATAATGTTGAGTGTTAAACTATTAGAAAAATTCTATAATAAAATCAAATATTTATCAAATAAAGATGATAATTATTACCAACCAGTTTAAAGTTAAAAAAAAATGAAAAGTATAAAATACACTTTTCATTTCAAAATGAAGCTCTTTACTTTAACTAGTTTATTTTTGGTCGGTGCTGCTCAAGCTAAAAATTATATTTTAACTCCACGTGGACATCATGTTCATACATTTAATTATGAATCTTTTGCTAAGGAACATAATTTACAAGTGTTAGTTCAAATTAATGATTTAACTGTTTACAAGACTCATGTTGATAATTATAATTCATTTACAAATACCCTTGAAGAATTGTTTGAGATTGAAGAAGATCAAGTTTTTACTCTACCTAAACCTATTGTTGGCGAAACAGCAAAGGAACCGGTATTTTATGTTCAAAAACCAGGAGAGGAACAATTTGAAATGATGTCTTCAAATGTTCCTTGGCATTTAGATAGAGTTGTTAAAAGAGATTTACCACTTGATAATTCATTTGAATATAATCAACCTGGAAGTTGTCATCAAAACAAGGATGCAACTATTCATACTTATGTAGTTGATACAGGTATTGATGTTAATCATCCAGAATTTGAAGGGCGTGCTACATGGTTAGCTAATTTTGCAGGAGATGACCAAGATACTGACTGTAATAGTCATGGAACTCATTGTGCTGGTCTTGTTGGAAGTAAGAGTTATGGTGTATGTAAAGATGCTAATTTATTTGCTGTTAAGGTTTTAAATTGTGAAGGTTCTGGAAGTTATTCTGGAATTTTAGATGGATTAGAATTTGTTCATAAACGTCATCAAGAACAACTGAAGGAGAATCCTAATGTTAAAAGTATTGTGAGTATGTCACTTGGAGGTGGATTTTCACGTGCAATTAACCGTGCAGTTGAAGCTCTTGTTCAAAGTGATTCTATGTATGTTGTTGTAGCTGCTGGAAATGAGGATTCTGATGCTTGCCGTACAAGTCCTGCCAGTGCTCGTGGTATTCTAACTATTATGGCATCTGATAAATATGACAATCGAGCTTATTTTTCAAATTATGGACCTTGTGCAGATTTATATTCACCTGGAGTTGACATTTTAAGTACTATTCCAAATGGTAAAACTGCTGTTTATAGTGGAACTTCAATGGCTACACCTAACCTTGTAGGGGTTCTTAACCATTATTTAGACCAGTTTCCTTCATTAAATATGAAGGCAGTAAAGGATAAGATGATGAAAGATGCATCAAAAAATAAATTAACAGATAATCCTAAGAAGACTAATAATCTTCTAGTGTATCTTCATCGGGATTGATACCAAAAATATTAGTCTGGTTACTTAAATAATTATCAGACCATTTTAAAAAATCATTTATATAATATTTAAAAGAGTCATTTATGTACGAAAATATTACTTCTATATAATTATTCATATGATAATTATATATAATAAATTAATTGATAACTTAATTGATAACTCAATAAATTAATTGAAATTAATTTTCATCAGTTTTTTGAACAGTATCATAATTACTGATAATAAAATTGTCAATTTTGTTAAATAACATATCACTTGATTCTTTTAATAAATTTTCTTTTGCTTGGATTTTTTCTTCTAATGAATCAATTGTTTCGTGTAATTCATTTACTTCGGTTTCTAATTTATTAATTTTAGATAATAACCAAAGCATTTGTTCGTCTTTTTCTTTAGTTACTTTTTCATAGACATAGTTAACAACGTATTTAAAAAATATGGCACTGGTTATACCATTTAGAAAAATAAAAGATAATGCTTGAACAGACATGGTTTCAATTATATATTATATATTGAATAAAAAAAGTTTATTGTAATAGCGTGCTTTAATACAATAAAATTATTTTATAAAAAAATGATTTAAAAATGTTATGAATATAAATATATATTTAAAATGAAGTTTCTTATTCGTTGTAAAACAGAAAATGTTAAGGAGATGTATAGAAATCATGGAACATATCATGCAGGTGATAGTGGATTAGATTTATTTATTATTAATGATATTACCATCGGACCAGGAGAAATGAAATTAGTGGATTTAGGTATTCAGTGTCAATTACAATCTCAAGGAGCATGGTTCTGTCCATGGAAAAAAAAGTATCATAGTTATCTTATGTTTCCTAGAAGTAGTATTTCTAAAACACCACTTCGACTTGCTAATTCAATTGGATTATGTGATGCAGGATATACGGGTGAATTACGAGCACCATTATATAACACAAGTAATTTACCATTTCATCTTAAAAAAGGCGACCGTTATGTACAGTTAGTAGCACCTAACTTAGCTGAAGTATCATTCGAAATTGTCAATGGTTTAAGAGATACATCACGTGGAGCTGGTGGATTTGGTAGTACTAATTAAAAAATGAAAATTGTATACATATAATTTATTTTATATGTATATCAATGTTTAAAAAAGAATGCATACCTTTTTCTATAATCGAATCAACACTTCGAGAAGGTGAACAATTTGCAAATGCATTTTTTGATACAGAAACAAAGATTAAAATTGCTAAAGCATTAGATAAATTTGGTGTAGAATATATTGAATTAACTTCTCCTGCAGCATCAGAACAATCTAGATTGGATTGTGAAGCTATATGTAAACTCGGGTTAAATTCTAAAATTTTAACACATATAAGATGTCATATGGATGATGCTAAAATAGCAGTTGAAACAGGTGTTGATGGTTTAGATGTAGTTATTGGTACTTCTTCATTTTTAAGAGAATTCTCACATGGAAAAGATATGAATTATATTATAGAACATGCCACAAAAGTTATTAAATTTATTCAATCAAAAGGTCTAGAAGTTAGATTTTCATCAGAAGATTCTTTTCGTTCTAATTTAGATGACCTTATTCAACTTTATACAGCTGTAGATAAATTAGGTGTAAATAGAGTAGGAATTGCAGATACAGTTGGTTGTGCTGACCCATTACAAGTATTTGATTTGGTTTCAAAAATTAGACAAGTTGTATCGTGTGATATTGAGTGTCATTTTCATAATGATACAGGATGTTCAATAGCAAATGCTTATGCTGCTCTTAAAGCTGGTGCAACTCATATTGATACATCAGTACTAGGTATAGGAGAAAGAAATGGTATTACACCTTTAGGTGGTTTAATAGCGCGAATGTATACAGTTGATAAAGAAGAGATTAAGTCTAAATATCAATTAGATTATCTGAGAGAATTAGAAAATATTGTTGCTGAAAGTGTACAAATCCAAGTACCATTTAATAATTATATTACTGGGTATTGTGCATTTACTCATAAAGCTGGAATTCATGCAAAAGCTATATTAAATAATCCATCTACATATGAAATATTAAAACCCGAAGATTTTGGTATGTCACGTTATGTGTCTATTGGACATAGACTAACTGGTTGGAATGCTGTTAAAAACAGAGTTAATCAATTAAATTTAGAACTATCTGATGATGAAATTAAAGAAGTAACAAAACAAATTAAAACATTAGCAGATATAAAAATGTTAAGTATAGACGAAGTGGATACACTTTTACGAAATAAACATGAATCTAAAATACGTTAATATTCATATAATTTATTAAGTTATATGAAAATTTAAACCATTAAATATGAAGCTGTTACTTGGAAATAATGTGTAGCTGTTGATACACTTTGGAATTTAACTTTAAGTCTTATTGTACCAGTTTTACCATATGATAGTACATTCATTAATGGTACAACATTTGTATCATCAACATATCCGGTACATGTCGATATAACTTCAAATCTTTTACTAAAAGACGTAACTCTTTGTGGTAAATCAAATTCAATTTCACAATTTTCACTTGCATTTGAAGGGTTAACAGTAAAACCAAATATAAGATTACCAAAATCACCATTTGTACTCAGTATATTTGTAAATGATTCGATAAATGTACAATTTATAGGGTTATGTGAATTAATTGTTGGTTCAGTAACAGCATCATATGCTGTAAATTTACCATCTATATATATATCACCGCCGATATACACATCTTTCTTTATTGCAGCACCTCCATTTACAGTTAGGGCACCCCCAGTTGTAATACTAGAAGCATTAGCTGTAGCTTTAATACCTACACCACCTGATGTTATCAAACAACCAGTAGTATCGTTTGTAGATACATGTGTTGAAAATATTTCTACATTACCTACATGATTGATACGTACTCTTTCAATGTCATTATTTGTAAATAGACTAATATTACCAGCTGTTGTATGACCAGCATACATATTTAAACACCCTTGGCTATTTTCAGGTTGACTATTAGCATACATAAGTACTCTAGCGCCTAATGTGTTAACGCTTGAGTTTGTAGCTGCAGCTACTAAACCTAAATAGCCAGTTGTTGAATTTGTAGATATGAAATTATTCGTATTTATTGATAGTGGACTCACAACATTTGTTGTAGTATTAATACCAACATATCCTAAATTATTAATAGTTAAGGCTTTATTGGCATTAAGGGGTGTTTCAGATGTATTTGTGTTTGTTAAACAGAATTCATTGATATTGGAATCGAATAAAATACCATATCTAGAAGTTGTACTATTTTCCATAAAATCAATATAACTGTAAGAACCAGTATCATGTTCAAATCGTGATGTAGCTGTAGTTTTTCTAATATGTATATTTTCTTCATTTGTAAAACCAATTTCTCCTAAACTTAAATTATTACCAATACGTACATCTTTTCTAATACTTGCTCCACCAGCTGTTGTAATAGTGCCTCCATATGTACAACTAACTGCATCATTTGTATTGTCAATGGATATACCACCTAATAAATATAAAGAACCTGAACTAGAATTTGTAGATACTGTTGTATCTGTAGAATATAATCCACGAATTCTCAAGTCTGCATTGTCATTTACATCTATAATACCATTACTTGGTTTACTATGAGTATAACTTAACGAAAATGTATCATTTACCTCGTCATAATAATTAACTACATAACTATTACTATAAAAGTTCACAGTTGCTCCAGTATTTGGATTTTGTGTAGTTAAAGGTGTTGATAATGTTGCTACTCTTTGAGGACCGTTATAAGAAATAATTTGTCTTACTTGATTTGTATTTGTACCAGATACGATTTTAATCCACCATCCTATATAATAGTCTGTATTAGCATTAGCTAAATTACTAAATTTAATTTGATATAAATCAGGTATTAAAGATTGATTTGGGAGAGAATCAACAAATTGTGCAACCATTGAATTATTTACTATATCTCCTGTACCTGCATCATTGGGTTCTTGGTATCTCTGATATAATACACCAATATCACGAGAACTATTTGTATTTTTGTTATTATAACCAATAATAGGCAAATTATCAGCTGTTTGTAGTGTAGTACCTTCTACTATTAAATCTCCTGTTGTATATTTTAAAGTACTTTCTTGTTGTGTTGTATATTCTAAAGTCCAAATTCCACTGTATCCACTAAAAGTTCCAGATGGTGAATTACTTGTACCTTCTGAAAGTAATAAGAATTTAGTATTACGTTGAGCAGTTACATTAATATTTGTTTGAGAAGTAGGAGCTAGTTTTACAAACAAATGGTAGTCATTTACTGAATCATTATAAATGTAACAAATAGGTTTATTAGTAGAATCAAATTCTAAATTACCATAATGTGAATGAGATGCAATACACGATGTACTATTAATAGCAACAACAAGTTTTAATCCAGAAAGGTTATTATTGGAAACGTTTACACCATTATTAAAATCTATTTCGCAATATCCAGATTCTGTTCCTAAGGTATTTATTTGACCCATATACATCCACAATGAACTACCATTTGTATTATTAACAGTTTGGTGTAAAGCATTACCAGAATACTCTACTCTATCAGATAAAGTAACAGGACCATTTAATGTACTATAAATGTTATTGGTTAAAACAAGTGTGCTGCATGTTATATTGCTTGGTGTAAATGTAATAGTTGAATCACCAACGTTATTTGATAATTTTGTAATTAATTGTCCACCTGTACTTCCAGCTCCTAGATTCAATGTCATATTTGCTCCACTTGCTTGTACAAAACTTTCAGAGCCAACATTTGGTGTTGTTAATACTATACTACCACTAGAGTTAAGTTTATTTAATTGAATAGAAAGATTGGTCATTAATAATCTTGAGTTTGGACTATGCCATCTAATTTGACCTGAATTATTACCATACACATTAATATTAGAGTAACTACCAATTGTACCTATATTTATGTTATAATTTGATGTTGTACTATTTGGAATAATATTAAAGTTTTGGGGTATATATTGCATCGTGTATCCATCTGGAACTTGTAAAGTACCACCTAATTGAATAGAATGAGAATCATTTAGAACAATACCTGTATCTGCAATGGTTAATGCATTTGCTTCGGTATTATTATATCTGGTAAAATGAATTGGAAGAAAACTGTTTGTATTACGGTCAAAATCAGGGGGTTGAATAAATGTGGCATCAGGGTCTGAATATAAGTATAAATTACCAATATATGCATCAACTAATCCATAAATTGTACTACCAACATACATACTTGCTCCAATACTTGCACCACCTGGTGTTAATAAACTACCTCCATCTGTTACAGATGATGCGTCAGTTGTACATTGAATAGTGAGACCACCGAATGTTACAAAAGAACCAGTTGTGAGATTAATAGCTTCATCAGTTGCAGTAATTGTAAGATAACTGAATGTATTTGCAGATGCTGTTACTGAATTAATAGACCCACCTACGTATAAATCTCCGCCAATACTAGTACCACCTTCAACTGTTAAACCACCACCATTTCCAATATCAATACTATTTGTAGGACACCCAATTGATAAACCACCACTTAAAACCATCGCACCTTCTGTGATAGATGTACTTGGTTTCGTAGCAAAGAATTTGGTATTATCAGTTACATTCATTGCACCATGCACCTGTAAACGTACACTTGGGTTAGAAGTATTAATACCAATAAACCCATTAGATAAAATTGTTAAACGGGATACTTGGTTAGTAGCTAACTGAATTCTTGAATTAGTAGTTGTTTGGTCATTACTAATAACAAGTGCATCACTATATACTTGACTTGCAAATTGATTAAATCCACGAGTTAAACCAATATAAGCATTGTTAAGTGTACCGTTATAACTAAGACGAATTTGTGGTCTAGCATTAGTATTATTTGCATCAGAATCTGAATTAATAAAGAGAGTTGTTCTGTCATTACTTCTGATTTCTAAGTTATCTAAAGGAGTATTTGTGCCTACACCTAATCTACCATTAGCTACATCATAATGTAATCTACCATCAGAAATTAAAGGACCAGTGTTATTACCAATAACAATATTACCAGCATCAAAATATGTTGTACCAGTGCCACCATAAGCTACACCAATCATACCAGCTTGCCATGTACCAGTGTTAATTGTACCTAATTTTGTAACATGAGATTGGTCAGTTGTAGTTTCTATTGGGCTACCACTACCACCTGTTAATCCTGTACCTAAAGCTGTATCTTTAATACGTAATTCACCAGTTCCAGGAACAGCACCAATAGACACATCATCAATATTGATACTGAGTTCGTTAAAATTTTTAGTTAAACCGAATCCTGGTGTAACTTGTCCAAGACCAGTAAATTGTGTAAAGTTCAAATCATGAGTACCTACAATATCTACCCCTATGGGTGAATTACAAATCCAGCCAAGTGAAGCATTTATATCACCTGTTTTAACAAATACAAAAATTCCAGCCGCTCCTTCTCCAATACTTAAATCGACACCTCTAACTGGACTTGTAGATGTAACAGTATAAATACCATTTTGTTTGGGGTCATTTTGATTTTTAACTAAAACTCTATCTCCTAAAACTAATGTATAATTATCAATTGAACCGCCTATAACAACTGTTGAATTCAAGTTAATATGGGTGGTTGTTGCAACAGTTACAGAATCTTTTACAAATAATCCTTGTTTTACTAAATCCACATAAGCCTTTGTAGCCGCATCTTGAGGTGCTGTTGGGTCCATAAGATTTGTAATTTGTGTATTTGTCATATTCACACCATTAAAGAATGATGTATTATCGCCTACGTTAAGTTTTTTCTTAATACTAACACCACCGTCAATTATAACACTACCATTACTTGTATCTGTGGAATCAATAGTGTTAGTTATAGTATGTTGTAATAAAGATGTATATTTTTTATCTATTGTATCAATATTAACTATTTCATCAACTGTATCTGTAATTCTAAATGAATTATAATTTGAACTGTTTATTTCTACATATTCATTGATAGTAAGTTTTTTAGTAATGCTATCATTATTTAATAATACAGTGTTCGAACTATCTCTTAATTCATATGCATTATTAGAATCAACCTTATGATTAATTTTACCAGTTGTAAATACATGTTTTCCTATACCTACACCACCACTAATTACAACTGCACCATCTGTTGATGATGTACTATCTGTTGTATTTGAAAAGTAAATTTCACCAACAGCCCTAACTGTTGCTGTTTCCGATTCAACTGTGAATAATTCATCCGAACAATTACTAGATGTAATAGCAAATTTACTTCTTGCTCCACTAGATGTATAACTTGTATAATTTGGTAAATTAATTGTAAGAGTTCTCCCACCATTTAATGAAGATAAACCTCTACCAATCATATATCCACTAGTTAAATCAAAAGCAGACTTTAATTGAATTAAACTTTGTGCATTTAAAAGATTTAAATTTGTAATATCAAGTGCGGCATTAGAGCTTAAACCATTACCAGCTATAATACTAACATTACCACCAGTTGTTGCTGCATTAATTTTAAACAAATCTGTATTTGAATTATTTTTAAATTGGACTAAACCACTACTATTTGATTTAATAATTAAACTACTTGTACCATAAATATCTTTAGTAACCCCCAAACCACCATTTGTATAAATAGAACCAGTAGTTCCATTGATAGCATTATCTGTATTAATGAAATGAATAGGTGATGTTATAATAAGTTTATTACTTGGAGAAATAGTTATATTACCTTGATTATCACCTACTATATATTGTGTATCTGATGCAAAGGTTAAAGGGACATTTACAGGAATATGAACTTTAGAACCTTGTTGTGGAGTTAAAAACATATCACCTTCTGAATATAAAATTAATTCATTGTCACTATTAGCAGTAATTCGTTGATATCCTGAACCAAAACGAATACCGGAATCTACAGGTATTTTAACATCAAGTGTAGGTCCAGGATTAAGTAAAATATTATTATTTGCGGCAACAGTTAAATCATTATTAATATTAGAAATAACATATTGATTTTGGTTACCGAATGCAATAGGTGTATCAACTGGTACAAATACCTTTTTACCATTAGCTAATCCATTATTAGGATACAGATAAACATCCTGACTACTAGCAATAACTATATTATTAGAACTATCTGTATAAATTTGTTCTGTATCTGTCGAAAAAGTTATAGGGATTTGATTAGGTACTTTAATTTTTTTATTAACACTAGGAGTAAGGTATATATCTCCGCTACTTGTGATACTTAATGCATTTGTTAAACTATTAGCTACAATACTTTGATTACTATTACCAAATGATAAATATTTATTAAAAGGTATATTGATACGAATATTAGGTCTAATGTTAATGTCTTGCATACTGGTGATATTAAAGTCATCAGTTGATGTATCTGACCATAATGTACTAAAATTACCATGTGTAGTTCCTCGTACATATATTTTTCCATCTACGTATAAATCTTTTTTAATACCTGCACCTCCGTATAAAACAAATGCTCCATTTGTACTACTTGTACTATTAACCGTACTATTAAATCTTATTGGTATATTAATCTGATTTGATGACTCTATTCTTTTAGTTGACTCATTCCATGTCATAATACCATTTAATAACGGGGATGACTCTCTTATAGTGATAGGTTCTAAATTACTAATATGACCTACTTCTACTCGTGAATTAGATTCATTATAAACAATTCTAAAATTTTCTGATAATCCTCTCTCTATTTCTAAACCAGCTTGAAATAAAGTAACACCTGTACTTGTTTCATTTCTATTCACTAAAAGAATATTATCTTCGAATTCAACTACATTGCTATTTAAAATAGATGTATTTCCCTCAACGTATAAATTTCCTTGAATAGATGCGTCCCCAGTTAAGGTTAAATTAGCAAAAGTAGGAGAATCACCACTACGTACACCTTGACCAATGAACATATCGTGATTGATAATTCTAGAGTATGCGTTGTGATAATTAATTCTGTTATTAACTAATGGTTTAGGCATATTACCTCGTATTAATATAAATGAATATAATATTTTTATCCAAATAACGAAATATTTATTTATATTACTATTATATATAACAACATGGAGACAAAAATGATGATAATTATCGCTGTAGTAGTGTGTGTACTACTAATTTCTAGTTCTTTAAGTTCATATTTTTTTATGAGTTCTGGAGAAGAAAAATCTACATCAACTGATTCTCAAAAAACAGAATCTCCAGGTGTAGGTGAATCTGTATCTCAAAATTTAGTTAAAACAGAAACACCTACTATTAACCCATCCCCTCCCACAACTAATTGGTCTGGAAATGCATTTACATCTGATGGGAGATGCGGACCACAATTTGGAAATAAAGCATGCAATGGTAAACAATGTTGTTCTCAATTTGGGTGGTGTGGAGGTCAAAAAGGTCAAAATGATGATTGGTGTGGTAAATTCAAAGCATTTGATGGAAAATTTGATGGGGAAAAGCCATAAATTACTTTAACAAATATTAATAATTTATCAAAAATAAAATATTAATGTATATTAAGATGAATAATATTACTGATTTTTTACCAGAAGATATACCTGAATTATTAAAAACAAGTAATGAAGAAGTTATTTTTAAAGAAGGTATAGATATTAGAGATAAATTTCATAAATTCTATAAAAAAAATATAGAAAAAGTTATTTTAGATTATATTCCATCAACCTTATATGATATTGAAAAATACAATTCTTCTGTTACATTTGTAGCTGGGTCTAGAGCATGGGAACAATATTTTTCTAAACAATGCCAAGATAATTTAAAATTAGAAGAATTGAGTCTTTTAGAAAAGAATTCTATTCTTCCAGGTAATTATGATATATTTTGTATATGTACTGATAAAACTCAAATTGATGAAATCTATAAAAAATTTTGTATAAGCATTGATAAAATTATGGAGAAATTAAATGATAATAAAAGTGTATCATCAACATATTCTTTAACATATATATCAAATGTAGGAAAAGAGGTAAATGAAACTAATAAGCAAAAAATATCATCGCATAAATTTTATGCAAAACATTTAGAAAAATATTGTCCAATCAATACAAATTTTTCTGAAGATGGATGTGTTTTTCCAGCTTGTAAAGCTATGCATTTAGAGTTAACATTTGACCCACTCAATAAAAAGAAAACACATAAAGATACATTATTTAATGAAAAGGTAATTTTATATTTTGAAGTTATTTATCTTGAAGAACCAAATGCACTTTCCATTATTAATAAAGATTTAATATCAACATGTGTTGGAGATATGAAATATTTAAATTTAACAGGTCTTTATTTGTTTTCAGAACTTATACTAAAAAGAAGTAAAGAGTATGATGTTGATTTATATAGAAGACGTATATTAGAGAAATTGTTAGTTCGTTATCATATTGATCCAGAAAAAATGTATATAAAGATTCTTAAATTATATAAAATATTATTTTCCTCTAGAACAGATTATAAATTAAAATTAGGAGTTTTATTAAAAAATTTTTTAGAATTAAAGAAACCAGATATTATTAATGAATTTTCAGCAAATGTTACAGAAGCCTTCAGGGTATTTATCAATTCATTTGTTATTCAAGTAGATAATACATTTACGGATAAAACACAAAACTATATATTTGTAACAGGTGGTGATGCATATAGACGATACCTTGAAGAAATTAAAAGAACAAATGATATAGATACTAAGGTCATTTATAGTAAATCTAAAGATAAATCAATTCTTATTGAAAGTTTGACATATTATTTATCAGAATTAATAGCTGGATTATATAAAAATAAGGTATCAATATTGAAACATTTAGAGTCAAAACATGACTTAAGTGAAGATAACATTAAATTAGAAGTACAATTTAAACCTATATACACAAAAGAAGATGGTAAATCATCTACAGGACAATTTAGATTAAGATTTATAGAAAAAGGTAATTTAACCTTGTTTTCTATAGATTACAGAAGTAAAATTCGTATCTATTTATCAGTTGGAGAATTAGATATTGATATTACATTAAATCATGATTTACCAATTTTAGATTTAGTTTTGGCAAAATCAGATATGAAATATTCGTTTGCTGTAGAAATTTCAAACGGATTACCTGTAGCATCTAGTCAATATTTACAAAAAGATTTAAGAGATATATATGCAGAAATTAATCAAAATTTAAAACTTAGATTTCATAAATCTAGCAAAGATAGGCAGCGATTTATTAGTTTAGTAAATTATTTAAAAAAAGCAAAAGAATTATTAGAAACTCATAGAAATTTAGAGTTAAAGAGGAAAATTGAAGATTTTCTATCTGATATATCAGATGAAGATATAAAATATAAAAAGAGAAAAGAAGAAGAGGATGTTGATATGGAAGATACTAATATGAGTGTTGATGAATATACAGAAGATGATTTTATGGATATAGAATATACAGGAGAAGGATATCATTTTACAATAGATATAGCTAATTTCAAAAATTATCCGATATTAAGTAAACATACACTAGATAAGAGATTTTTTTCAGAACATTATAGAAATAGTTTTAAAAAAGATAAGGATATTATTTTTAATTATACTACTAAATTAATAAATTTAATGAAAATAAATGATAAATTACCTGAAGATGAGAAAGAAGAGAAACTTCAACTATCATTTGATGATATTCAAGAATTATATGATAAAAAGGAAAAGAATATGGATGAATCACTTGATTTGTTTTCAAAATTATCTTTATAACTGAATGGTGAAATAATTCGGCCCATATATTATTTAAAACTAATTAGTTATATACACATATGAATGAAGTTAAACAAAATTTATTAATAGCGTATGTCTTAATAGAAGACGAATATTCATCACAAGTTGTATATGATTTAAAAGAAGTTATTAAAGATTTTTTAAGAGATAATGAGAGTGTAGTAGAAGATTCTAAAGAGCATTTTATAATAGATATTCTAAAAAAATACAATATTAATATAGAAGCGGTTAGTTATAATGGTTATACTGTTAAACTCGCGGTTAAAAACTTATAAATAATTGAAATTTAAAGATAATTTAAATTATTTAACAGAATAGGCAAAATGTCCAAAAGTAAAAAAACAGTAGAAGATACTTATAAAAAATTATCTCAAAGAGAACATGTTCTTGAACGTCCTGGTATGTATATTGGGTCTGTGAAAAAACAGATGGAAGAGCTCTGGGTTGCTAAAGAAGATTATAAAATGGAGAAAGTAATGGTAGAATATTCCCCTGGATTCATGAAAATATTTGATGAAGTATTGACGAACGCTACAGACCATTCTTTTAGAGATTCAACTGTAAGTATGATTAAAGTAGAATATTCAAAGGAAACAGGAGAAATAAGTGTTTGGAATAATGGAAGTGGTATTCCTATTCAATTACATAAAGAACATAATATTTATGTTCCTGAATTGATTTTTGGTCATCTTCTTTCTGGAAGTAATTATGATGATTCAACAACACGTACAGGTGCAGGTACAAATGGTCTGGGGAGTAAGTTAACGAATATCTATTCACAAAAATTTGTTGTCGAAACTATTGATAGTGATGAAAGGAAAAAGTTTGTTCAAGAGTTTTCTAATAATATGACCGAACGTACTAAAGCAAAAATCACTAGTAATTCTAGTAAAAGCTATACAAAAATTACATTTATTCCTGACTACAGTCGTTTTGATATGGATGGTCTAGAAGATGATACTATCCTTCTTATTCGTAAACGTGTATTAGATTGTATTGCGTGTACAAATGGCAATGTTCAGGTTTATTTAAATGGTGAAAAATTAAAAGGAAAGGGTTTAGTTGATTATACTAAGTATTTTTTTGAAGGTGAGAAAGTTATTACTGAATCTCATACAGAACGTATTAAGAATAAAAATGGAGAAGTAACTGAATACACTTGGGAATATGCGATTGTTCCTTATACTCATTATGAACAAGTTTCATTTGTCAATGGTAATGCTACTATTCAGGGTGGAAAACATGTCGATTATATTCTTTATCAAATAATTAATAAACTCAAAAAAATGTTGGAAGAAAAGAAAAAATTAAAGGAATTGAAACCTAATTTTATTAAAGATAAACTCTTTTTATTTTTAAGAGCAACTGTAGCAAATCCTGTATTTAACAGTCAAACTAAAGAACAATTAACTACACAATCAAAGGATTTTGGATGTACTGTTACAGTAAGTGAACAATTTATTACTAAACTATATAAAAGCCCTATTACTGAAGAAATTGTTGAATTCTGTAAATTAAAAGAATCAGCATCGTTGAGTAAACAAACTGATGGTAAAAAGACAAGTAAAATTTTTATTCCAAAACTTGAAGATGCACTATGGGCTGGTACAATTAAATCAAATCAATGTACACTTATTTTAACAGAAGGAGACTCAGCAAAGACATTTGCAATGTGGGGTCGTTCAGTTATTGGACCTGAAAAATATGGCGTTTTTCCATTAAAGGGTAAGGTGCTTAATGTTCGTGATGCAACAATTTCACAACTAATTGGAAATGAAGAAATCAACAATCTCAAACAAATTATCGGATTAAAACAAGATAAAGTGTATAAAGATACATCTGACCTCAGATATGGAAGAGTGATGGTTTTAACAGATGCGGATGTTGATGGTTCTCATATTAAAGCTTTACTTGTTAATTTTTTCCATTATTGGTGGCCAAGTCTTATTAAACTGGATTATATTCAAACATTAAAAACACCTATTGTAAAAGCTATTAAAGGTAAAAAAGTGATGGAGTTCTTTACTGAGCAAGATTATCTTAAATGGAAGGAGACTGGTATTAATTTGAATACATATCAAATTAGATATTTCAAAGGTTTAGGTACATCTAAGAAAGATGATGCTAAAGATACATTTAAACGTTTGGATGAACTAAAGGTTGATTACTACTACAAAGATAAGACATGTGATGAATCTATTCTATTAGCATTTGAAAAAGATAAGAATATCAAAGCAGCTAAAAAGTCTGGGAGTGATGATGCATCTGAAGTATCTAATAATGAAGTAATTAAGTGTTCTGATAAACGTAAGAATTGGTTAAGCAATTATGATAAGGGAATTTATTTGGATATGAATCAAAAAAGAGTGAGTTATCAAGACTTAATTAACAAAGAATTAATTCACTTTTCTATCTACGACAACTTACGTTCCATTCCAAGTTTATGTGACGGACTAAAACCATCTCAAAGAAAGATTTTATATTACATGTTGAAAAAGAATAAAAAAGACTTGATTAAGGTTGCTCAGTTGTCTGGATATGTATCAGCTGAAACTGCTTATCATCATGGAGAAGCGTCTTTACAAGGTGCTATTGTTAATATGGCACAAAACTTTGTAGGTTCAAATAATTTAAATTTGTTGTACCCAGATGGTAATTTTGGTAGTAGATTACAATGTGGTAAAGATGCAGCTAGTCCTAGGTATATTTTTACAAGGTTATGTGAAACTACAGATATGATTTTCAATCCAAATGATACACCATTGTTAGATTTTTTAAATGATGATGGTGCACCTATCGAACCAGAATGGTACTTACCTATTATACCTATGGTTCTTATAAATGGATGTGAAGGTATAGGAACAGGATATTCTACATATATTCCAAGTTTCAACCCTAAAGACATTATTGTACATTTAATAAAAATGATTGATGATGAAAATTATACTCCTCCTCCACTTAAACCATATTTCAAAGGATTTAATGGAGTAGTTGAAGAAATAGATAAGGGGTCTTATGTTACTAAGGGTCGTTGGGAAAGATTGTCTGATAAACAAATTAAAATTACAGAAATTCCAGTTGGTATGGGTGTAACAACATATAAGGAATTTTTGGAATCTCTTATTGAAAATAATTTAAGTAAAAAGGTTGCAGACAAAACATCAAAAACAAAGAAGAAAAAGTTTGAATTAAAAGATGTACAAAATAAGACAAAAGATGAAAATGATGATATTTGTTTTATTATTGAATTTAAGAATGAAAAGGACCTTGATGACCTTATTAAATCAGGAACTCTAGAAAAGGAACTAAAGTTAGTAAAATCATTTAGTACAAACAATATGTATTTGTTTAATGAAAGTCTTATTTTAACAAAATACGATACACCTGTAGATATCTTACTAGACTTTTTTGATATAAGAATTCAATATTATATTAAGCGTCGTGAATATATTATTAAAAAATTAAAACGTGAACTCTTGATTTTAGAAGCTAAGTCTCGATTCATTAAAGAATATATTGAAGGAACTCTTGATATTAACAAGAAATCAAAAGACTATATTATTTCTTTGTTAGAAGAAAGAGACTATCCTACAGATGAAGATTCATATGATTATCTTCTTAGAATGCAGATTTATTCCTTAACTTTAGAAAAAGTTAACGAGCTTAATAAACAATGTGAGGCAAAACGTCAAGAGTTACAATTTATTAAAAATAAAACACCTGAAGAATTATGGAAGCTTGATTTACAAGAACTTATCAAGAAACTTTAGAGTTTTTTAGAAGATTTACTTAATAAAAATATACCAATGCCATTCCACCATGTCTTTTTACCATGATGTTCTGGCATACCCTCTAATTCATCTTCACTTACAAATTCTTCATGTCTAAATAAAACATGAAGATTTAACTGGTCTATTGCACGCATAGTTCCATCACGTACATTTGGCCAATTCCAATCATCTACCATGAAAATAAAAACATCTTCTAATACGGGATAATAATATCTTAAAGATTCAAAGTGGTCTAACTCAGCATGGTCTCCATCAAATAAATAAACATTAAATGGTCCTACTTCATCTAATGCATTTATGTCAACCTTCCAGCAATCTTGTTCTAATAAATAGTATGATGATTCATCGTTTCCATATTTAGCTAGATTATTTCTAAAAATATCTGGGTCACCACCAAACTGACACCAATTATCTATAAATAATCCAGTTAAATTATTACCATGAATAGCACTTATACTCGAGCTTCCATTCCATGTACCAATTTCCAAGTATTTAATATTTTCTAACTTATCTGAACGACAAATATTATTATAAAAATGTCGTGTACGCGTACCTGTATACCCTTCATATTCTAATAATTCCTTGCCTATTTCTGTATTTGGATTAATTTTAGAAATACCTTTACGCGCATTTAATAAACTGTCACATATATGATGAATCAATGCCATAATATTGATATCAAATGGACGTGGTGAGTTTTCTTGGCTCATTTTAAGATATTTACTTAAAGTAAGGTAAGCATCTGGTTCCGGTAACATTTTAATTAATACAATTAAAATATAATTAGATTCTAAACTAGGATATCGTTAAAATTATACATTTTATTTAGTTGATAATATTAATATGAAGATAATTATTGGTATTGTGGCGTCTGATAATGAAAATTATGTCGAATTTAAGAAGGCTTGGGTAAAAAATATTTCACAAGTAAAAAAGAATCCTCAACTAGCTAATTTATTTGATTTTTACTTTTTGTATTCTGATTCCAAAGAATCAAGTAAACAAATAATGTATAAACAAACTAAACAGATATTATACACCGATTTTTATGATAAAAGAGATGCAAAAGAATTTGAATCAGTGACACATAGTCTGTTTTTTAGAACTATGTCTTTTTTTGAGTATATGATAAAGATATTCAGATTAAATGAAGATGAATATTATACCAAGTATAAAGATGATGGATTATTTTTTGTAAGAACAAATTTATCTACTGTATTTGATTTTAAAGTAATGAGTAAATGGTTTGAAGACAAACCAAAAACAAATTTTTTCGGTGGTTCATTTAATGGATTTTACAATGGTTTATATACAACTATTTCTGGTACAAATTTAATATTTTCTTTAGATACAATGTTATTTTTAACTTTTAATAAAGATATGGTTGATATGAAGGTTATGTTAGAGGATGAGGCTATATCTCAGCTTATTATTCACAAGTTAAATATTTTTATTATAAATGTTAAACGTTTAGATTTTATAGAAATGGAAGAAGTAAGAATTCCACCAGACCATGTTTGGCCTGCTACCCCAAATTCAATAGTTTATCATAAAACTAAAATAGGAGATGAGGATATTTTCACATTTAGATTTAAAACATTTAATAGAGATAATGATGTCATTGTCATGAATTTTGTAATAGACGAATTATGGAAGAATGAATTTAGATTAAATCATTTGGTGAATAAAGTCTCTAACTTATATGAACCTAAATTACCATTAAGTGAAGAGGGTCCTACTTATGGAGAATTGTATTCTAAAAGACCATTCAAAATTTTCCATTTAGATTTTAGTGACAAACTTGACGAACAAAACATTACATTAAAAATTGAATAATAATTTAAATATTAATTATATTGAAATTTATCAATATGATTGTACCATCTAATTTTCGCTTAGGATATGCATGTATTTGTACAGAATTACGTAAAAATGATATTTTTGCATCACGTACTGTTAGATTAGCTACTCTTAAAACAAAAGGTTTAGAATATGTAAAACAACTTGCTTTACAAAATTTACGTGACCTTTTAACTATTCTTAAATGGAATAAAGATCATAATATTTTATTTATGCGTCTTAGTTCTGAAATGTTTCCATTCGCTAGTCATTTAGAGCATGGTTATACTCTTGATTTCGCAGACAGTTTACTTAAAGAAATCGGACAATATGCGCGTGATAATAATATGCGATTAACTATGCATCCTGGTCAATATGATGTATTGTCAAGTCCGAGTGAAACTGTTATAGCTAATACTGTAAGTGACCTAAAACATCATTGTGACATTCTTGACCGTATGGGTATGGGGTCTGATAGTGTAATGATTATTCATGGTGGAGGAGTATATGGTGATAAAAAGGCTTCCTTAAAACGTTTAGAGGAAAATTTTTTAAACTTACCAGAAAATGTGCGTAATAGATTAGTTTTAGAAAATTGTGAAATGGCGTATTGTGTAGAAGACTTACTTGATATTAGTGAACGTTTAGGGATACCTATTGTTTTAGATTTTCATCATGATGACATTTATGGTTCATCTAAACCAATTGAAGAATATTTTGATAAAGTTTTTAATGTTTGGCATAAACGTGGTATAAAACCAAAAGTTCATGTTAGTAATAGTGTACCAGGGATTACAGTAAATGATTCTAAAACTGCTAGACGCAAACACTCTGATTATATACAATTTTTACATAAATCTTTATTACAAATTACTTTTCCAATAGACGTCATGTTAGAATGTAAAATGAAAGAGCAGGCTATTTTACGTCTAAAACCAGTTACAATAAAGGATTTTTTTAGCTTAAAAACAACGGAAAATAAATAATAATAATAAAATGCTATATACTATTTTTATACTGTTTACTGGTGTTTATTTAGGACAAGAGTTTGTTATGATACCATCTGTTAGAGTAATTGTAGCTAATATAATGGTATATCTAAGGGGATTACCTGACCCGGGTAATGAGCGTGTTGTTGAAAATGCACAAGGTTGGTTTCAAACTATAAGACGTTATTTATTTTGGTAATTCTATTTAAAATTAAATAAATTTATAAGTAAAATGAATACTTATAAATTTAAAGTTCATATGTCTTGTTATGGATGTGTAGGTGCCGTTATTAAGGCTATGAGTGATGTTGGTATTACAAAGGTGGATGTTGATTTTGATAATCAACTTGTAAACGTTAACTCTGATAAGTCTAGTGATTATATTTTAGACTTGATTAATAAAACTGGAAAAAAATCTGTTTTAATAAAATAAAAATGAATTTAAAGATAATAAACTTTTATTAATAAAATGAGTAGAATTACTTATATAAAAAGTAATATTAAGAAGCATTCGCCTATTTATATAGTTGACTTTCTAAACATCTTTTCAGATTTTAGAGAAATCAAGTATAAAATGTCTAATATAGATTTTCATTCTGTAAAGCATATTAATAAAGAGAAAGATACTCTAGATTTTTTTAGAATATTTTTTACAAAATATATTGCTTATAGTGGAATAAAACGTGATGGTAATTTTTTATTTGTTATGAAAAAGATTACAAATTACGATACTATTTTGTATAACATATTAGAGTTATATAAAGACATTAATATTAGATTTATTGTTATCGAGAGTAAATATGATTCGGATATTTTAGACAAAAACAAAGATGATTTTCTTTGTCAATATATATTTAGTTATTTGATATCTAATAATGATAATTGTATATTGATATCGAATGATAAATATAGAGATAGGTCAGTTTATGTGAAAGAATTTAGTAATAACAATTCTACGCTTATTCGTGTTATCAAAAAAACAGATAATAATTTGATTGAAAGTGCATCTTTGAATATTGATATTGAGAGGATGATTTGTAATAGAATTTTAAATCAAATTTGTAAGAGATGTACTATACCTAAAAATAAGCTGAAAAATATTTTATAAATATCCATTTAGTCTTGGTGTTAAAATTTTTTTATTATTATAATATAATAATAAATGAGTAATACGAATAGAAAGATTCCTAATATTGATAAACTACATGCTGAAAGGCATGTAAAAGAACAGGCGAGAAATGAAATATTTACAATAGTTTTAAATAAGTGTATAGACCAGATAGTAGAGACAAATGCTAGAACAGACCATACATTTATTTATTTTGAAGTTCCTAATATAATTATAGGTTTTCCTGGATATGATAGACTCGCATGTATTCATTTTTTAATCAATGAATTAACTAAAGAAAGTTATAAGGTTGAATTTATTGAGCCATTTTATTTATACATAGACTGGAGTAAAAGTTTAAAACCAAAAACTATTGATAATTTAGTAATTCAAAATATTATCCCCACTTCAAACCCTGAAAGGTTACGACAACAAACTAAAGAAATTTTAAAAAAATATCCTAATGCATCTAAGATAGTTTTCGAATATGAAGACGCAAGAAAGGGGGATGCGTCGTCAAAAAATAAAAAAAATAAAAGATAATTTAAATGAAGAAAAGTTTTTGGATAGATAAACCATTACAATTATCTGATAAATATAAAGTTATTTTAGAAAATACAGTATTACTAGATAAAGTAAATACTGATTTACAGTCTTATAATTTTCAATTAGATTATAAGATATTATATCCATCTGATATTTGTAATGATAAAATCGAGTCTATTATAGAATTCTTAAATAATAATTATATTACTTCTGAAGACACAAGTCTTAGGTTAATATATACTAAAGAACTTTTATCATTTTATATTGGGAATAATTCTATTCTTATTGAATTTTATCCAAAAGGAAAATCAGATATAATAGGCTATATATCAGGAAGACCATCAGAAGTATGTGTAAATAATGATACGTCCATTAAAACATCTGAAATAAATTTTTTATGTATCATTCATAAATTAAGAAATTTAGGAGTTAGTGGATATATTATAAATATATTAACAAAAGAACTTTTACAATTATATACTATTAATACAGGGTATTATACGATAGGTACACCAATTAAAACATCTTATTTTTCTACAAAACAATTTTACCACAGGATTATAAATATTCCAAATCTATATAATACACAATTTTTAAGTTATAAGAATAGTGATGTATTAATTAAAGAATATAATACATTCAATATAAACATACAGTATAAAAATACACATAGTATTAATTATTTAAACAACACAAATATTGATGCAGATTTATTAGATTTATTGTATACTAAATATATAGATTATTGTAAAAAAACTTATAAAATATATGAACATATAGATATTAAAACATTTAATAATATTTTTACAAACAAAAGTTTCCATCATTTTATTATAAAAGATGTAAATGAAAATATAGTATCTTACATATCTTTTTTCCAATTAGATACATATAATTGTAGTACTAAATATGTACAAAAAGCAGGTTATTATTATTATATGTTTTTGAATGATACCATTAATGATTTAGAATTTGTGACAGAATTTATTTATAAGAATGATATATTTGATATAATAACATTTGGTGATATATTTAATATTGATTATAAATCTATAAAATGTATTCGAGGTTCAAGTGTGTTAAAATATTATTGGTTTAATATGTTATGTCCAACGGTTAATAGTTATGAGAATGGTTTAATTACGATTTAATTGGTTTAATTAGTGTGTTTTTTTTATTAGTTAATATAAATATGGATTCTGACATCTCATATAATTATCTAGTTATTGATAAGTATAAGAATAAACGAGGTGAAGATACTACTGAATTAAAAGAACATGAAGGTAAATTGATAATTAAACAATATTCTGGAATTAATAGTGATAATTTTGTCATTAAAAAGTTTGATGGCAAAAAAATATCATTTTCTTTTTTTAAATTAAATGGAATTTATTATGTCAGTATTAATGGTGATCATATTATTGATTATAAGAAGTTTGTAAATATTCAGCAAATATCTAAAGTAGAACAAGATGGTATAACAGCTGTTAAAATAAAAAATGCATATATAGGCGATATTACAATTAATAATTGTGACCCTGAAATTTTTCATAAAGCATTAAATGTGATGTCTAACTATATGAAAAATAAATCAAGTTATGTTTCTGATTTGATGCATTTTGTCTTTAGTTAATATAAATATAAAGTAACACAGCTAATAAAATAATTATATTATGCATTGTGTATAATGTTTTTTTGTATCCATCACTATCATATCCAAATCCATAACTTCTAAGTTGTCCATTTGGTTTAAATGATATAGATGGTTTGACCATGTAGAAAATTAAAATTGTTCCTAAAAGATAAGGTAGAATTTTCTTAACTTTATCAGATAACATCTCTCTTATAATTACGTATTAAAAAAATTTATTAAAATTAATTGAAATTTTCAATAATTAAAATATATTTATTATTTTTATTAGGAATGATTTGTCATTTACATCCGTGTAACATGAGTCATTTGCATGACGCGGAATGTATTAAAAATTTAGGTAGTGGTTCCTTTGGGGATGTTAAATTATATAAATGTAAAGAGAAAAATAATGGTTGTACATGTAATCAGTATTTCGTTGTTAAACATATTAAGTGTAACAGATTTAAAAAGACTGAACTTGCACGAAAGTTACGTAAAAGTGTAATAAACGAATATACTATTGGTACATTATTACATCATCCCTGTATAAGAGAAACTCTAGATGTAGATTTAGAAGATAATTCTATTATCTTTGAATATTGTCCTGGAACTGATTTATTTAATTTAATTAGTAAGAACATCATAAATCATGATGATGGAATTATGTATTTTAAACAATTATTAGATGGTGTCTCTTATATGCATAAAATTGGTATTGCTCATATGGATTTAAAGTTGGAAAATATTTTAGTAGATTACATTAATAAACGAATCAAAATAATTGACTTTGGAGAAGCCAAAGTTTTTCATGATTCTCTTCATATATCTACTGTTATTCCAGACAAAGGTTTACATGGTTCATTACCTTATATCGCTCCTGAAGAATTTAATGACAAAGAATATAATCCTGAAAAGGTTGATGTATGGGCATGTGGTATTATTTTATATGAAATAATTTATCATTCATTCCCATGGCATAAAGCTTTGTCAACTGATGAAAAATATAAGAAGTATCTGTATTATAGAGCTAATAATAAGTTACAATTATATTTCCCCGAATATGAGTCAAGGAATTTATTATATTTAATGTTAAATCCTGACCCAGAAAAAAGGTGTCATATAACAGAGTTAACTGAAGAAATTAATAAATTAAATGATACAAAGTAATGAAATGAATTAATTTAATTTATTTCATTAAAATTTTTTTATATACTATTATTAATATGAATTTAGAAAGACCTGAATTACACCCAAGTCAATTTCAAGAAAATAATGGTAGTAATCTTAAACAACAACGTACTCTTTTAAGTGTTAAAGAAGAACGTGAAAAAACTCTAGCCGTAGATGACCTTAAAAAGCTTACTTCACCTGGTACATACAAGTTTACTATTGATGATAAATCTTTAAAAGGGTCTAATACTAATAGTGTTTTTAAGAACTTGTATGGAGAAACATTATTAACATTTCTTTTCTTTTCAAAGGAAAATGTTGATAATATTCAGAAATTAATCCGTATGGTAGTGTATAAACACACTAAAGAAACTATTGATTATCAATCTAATAGTGAATTATTAGTAATTATGAGAAGTATATTTTTAGCATATTCTAGACATCCTAAATTAATCGATGAATCTATGTCAGAAGAAGAGAAAAAGGAACTACTACTTATTTATACCAATGAAGTAGACCGTCTTAATCAATTAGTTATAGATACATGTGTACCTTTAATTGTTAGTCAATTACAACAATATTTAGTTTATTTACATGATGCTAGCTCTCCACTTAGAGTTATGGATAAACCCTTGAGTACGTCTGTTAAAGGAACTAAAAATTATAGAAGTCAAACTCAAGTTTTATTAGGCGGTGAGCTTTAAGAATAATGAATTAATTGTTTTATAACATGTTTTAAATAATGTATAATCATTACTTTATTTGAATGTGGTTTTTTCAGCTCTTCTACAATTTTATGTAAAGTTGTAACCATCATCATAACTTTATTAGATGGCATTTCCATAGATTCTTCGGATGGAGGTTGTATAGGAGGTGATATGGGTTGCGTAGGTGTAGGTACACTTGGAGGAAGTGGTAATTGAATATTATCTAGTTTAGGTAATACATTTTGGTCAAACTCTCCTATAATATTACATGGTGGAGATGTATTAAATGATACAACAACAGTATCATCTAAAATAGATATACCCATACCAAATGTTTTACTATTCTTCCATATTAAACACGTAAAATGACCAGTTTCATCACTAAATCCAGGTTTATTAAAATTATAGTAAGATATTTCTTTATACCATAAATCAATACTCAATTTAATAAGTGTAATGATGTCTGTTCCATAACCTTTAAAGTAGGCTAAATTTTCTCCATACAATTGAGAGCCACTATGTTGAAATAAATTATTATTTATTAGATAGTTTGACCATGTTTGTGCATAATTAGCAATTGTCTCATCCCAAATTAAATTAGGTGCTTGGTGTGCTTTACGATATTGATTAATATATTCGGTTATTTCCATTTTTTGAATATCGCTAAGTGGTACTTGATATAAAACAGGTGCTTGCAAAATAACAGACATTATGTTTGTTATACATTAAAACAATAAATAAAATTTTAGTTATTGTTTTTAATTATTTATTCAGAGGATACATCAGTCATTCCTTCTAATGAAGGGTTTTCAATTTGTTGAGGGGCATTTCTTGGTGGGACTCTAAACCCACCTTGACCATTACAATCATCCCATAAATCTTCAATTATATATTTTTGAACAATATAACATTTCTTGAAAATATCACTTAACATCATTCTACGGTCATTTTCTGTCATATCTGTTTTCTCATATAATGATGGTATAGAATTGATATATTGATAAAACTTATAATAACTCATACCTAAGTCAGGTAAAACAAATTTACGAGTAGGATTAAAATATTCTTCTGTATGATCAGAGTAATTCTTATACTGGTCTAATTTAAGAGGTAAACGCTCCTGTAATAATAATTCTGCATAAAATTGTGTCACTTCATGCGCATCACGAATAACATTTAATTTTTCATCAAAGCTATATTTATTATACGAACAAATATATACTTCTGGAGGAATTTGAGGTGCTTCAGGTTCAGATTGTCCCATTTATATTATAACTAGTTAAAATAAATTTTTATAAAAACCTAAATTAAAAGTATTTTAATATTTTACTCTCATTCTTGCCAACAATAATAGTAAATTTTTTAGTAATTACCGGAATATGACTGGGCTGAACATATGAAATAGGATAATTATCTAAAATATTATTTGTCATACACTCTCTCATACCCATTCTATTTTTAACATCTTGTAAATATGGTGAAATATCGAACGCATAATTACGATGCTTTGACTTAACTTGACTATAAAATGCTTTTGAACTCTTTAACTTTAAAGAGTATGTAAATTCAGTAAGTCTATAAATATGAGATTCATCTGATTTTTTATATTTTAACTCTATATCATCTATAGTAGGTGTTACACTGAGGTTAATTGTATAAATATCATTCTCTTCAAATTCATAATTTATATTTTCCGGTGATATTAGATAATCATCTTGGTCATAATATTTACGATAGTTTAATATCATATATTTTAAAGTATCACCTTTTAAATATTCTTCCCATTGTTGGTAACTCATACAGTTTTCAACAGGAAAAATATCATTATCTGTGCATTTACTTTCAATTAAAATACGCATTTCATCGGCTGTTTCTTCATGTTTTATCTTTTTTACCAATTCTTTTTGTAATTTATTTAAGAAATCATTAATTCGTTTAATATCCTTATTTTCAGTGATTGTAAATGTTTCTGCTAAAATACTTATACAACCACCTATAGAAACACCTAATTCTACTTTGATAATGTCATTATCTTTTATGTTATTATATTCAGATTCTTGATTTGTATGGTTATAAATATAACTTCCTAAACAATTGTTAAGTGAAATACTAACAGGGAAGGCTATATGTTTATTTTCCTTTTTATAAATAGATTTAAATTCTTCATTAATACATTCAGTACCAAAAGTTGTCAAGGTTAAAATACTTCTCTCATTTTGAGAGATTATCTTATCTTTAATTTTTGTATAAACCTTGCCACATATAGCCGCTGCAGTATTATATTTAGTTATCATTGAATCTGTTAAAACTCTATCTTCCTCCATATAAATATAGTATATATATTTATATTAATAATTATTTTTAAACTAATACTTGGTGTTTTTTAATCCATTTTCTGATATCATCTATATTTAGTAATATAGATTCAGAATCTCTGATAATAACATCATTTTTATTAAATGTATCAGATGTAATTATATTATTTAGTATAAGTCGTTCTTTATTATCATTTAAAATTTCATTTGCAATAGATTTTAACAATGTAGAATTATTTGTTTGTATATTTAAACTTTCAAATATTTCAAGAAGCTCCATTATTTTATCAGCTTTAGGTATATCTGGACGTTTAATTAGTTTTTCAATTGTATCTTTAACATCTTGATTTTCACTGATTTTCTCACCAAGTATTTTTTTAATACTAAATATATTATTGTGAATACCATCTATCATGACATTATATTTACCAAAATCGCCTGTGATGTCTTCTGCATTATGTAGTTTTGTATCTATATCAAGGTAATATTTATAATCAAATTTCTCATATGTATGCTGTTTAGAATCCTTTTTATAAGGAATAATATAGTTAAAATTTGTTACTATACCACCTATACTCTCAATATTACTATCAACTATACCTAATATTTTTATACGTTTAAAATCCTTAACAGTTTCCATCAATTTATTTAATGCTTTAAAAGCATTTGTATAATCTTTCAGTTTGAGAAGTTTATCATTTTGTCTAATTAGACTAGAAAATGAAACTACTTTTATCTCTGGATTATCAATAATACCTGTTTCTAGAATAGGAATTAAAATACCACGCTTGGTCATTAACATATTTACTTTATTAAAATCATTCTTAACTTGATACTTAATATTTCCTATAATATTTGTTTTAGTTGTTTGACTCTTAAGTTTAGTAATAAATAATTGATGTGGTTGGATGGGTATAAAAGGATAATTTTCTGGATATACATTTTTACGTATACATGTTTGTGTATAATATTCTGTAAAAAATTTAATTAATTTGTCAGTGTATTCATATTCTTTGATAACATCATTTTTCTTATCTTTTGTAATTAATCTTATAACCACTTCAAATGTATTTTTCTTTTTTAATAATATCAAAAATGGTCTTCCGAATTTTTTAGGATTGAGATATATAGGTCTACATAAAATTCGTGTACCTTCTGTAACATCAATTATTAAAATATTTCTTTTTAAGATTCTCTCTAATAAATCTATAAGTTCTAACCAATTTAAAAAGACATCGTCTGTATTTATATAATTTATATAACTTGTTATATTGCCATATTTAATACTAATATCTCCATTATTTAGTTTATTAAATTCACCTTCGTTTTTACTTAGATATTCTGATATAAATTTCTTAAATTCATTATGATTATTTATTGTTTGTCCTCTGATTATATTGTTCATGGCTAAAAGTAAAGAGTTTAAAAATGAGCTATTGTTTTGTATAATGCCCATTCTATAATGCGTATCTTTAACCTGTAAGACATTTTGAAATAATGTCGAAAGGTCTTGTGGTAAAATACCTAATTGTTTATAATTTAATATTTTATCAGCAGATTGAATTATATATTGCTTTGTAATATCTGATTCTTTCTTCTTACGACTCACATATGCGTCTCTTTCTTTGTCAAAACAACATGGTATAGATTTAGATGTATAGCCAAAATATTTATTTTTCTTATGTTCATTGCATGGAGAATGAAGTGATGCACGATTATTTAAATCAGGTTTAAAACTACATTTATTTGATGCAGATGGGTATATAATTTGTGATAAAGTTACTCTATCTAACCAAATATTATCTTCTTGTTCTATTGCATCTATTAAATCTTTATTATAGATTGGAATAATATCATTTTGACTTGTTAATTTATTAGTTGTATTAGATAAATAATAATAACGTGGCATACTATTTTGTTCATTAAAACCTGCTTTATAATCAGATACAATTTTAATAACATATGCTTCAAAAGAGGTTTTACCTTGTTTTATTTTTATTTTGAAATTAGATGGTTCAACTAATATGTTTAAACTTTCTGGGTCAACGTTTTTGATATAACTTTCATTACCTGTTTGATTATATTTAAAACAACAGACAATATTACTTTTTGTAAATCCTGGATATGGATAATTAGGGTTGTCACATCTATAATTTTGATTATTAAAAGTAATAGTGTAACCGTCTGATTTTAATGGTAATTTATTTTCTGGGTTAAGTTTTGGTTGACGTATAGCTTGACACTCTCTAGAGTCAAAATGGATACCTTGTTCTTTAAGTTTTTTCTTATTAGTTTTTTCTCTAATTTTTCTTTTTTTACTAAAATCTTCGAATAATCCATTCTTCTTAATTAGTTCACTCATTTCACTTAATATAAGTATATTCCAAGCTATAATAGTAGCTTGCATTTGGTTATCAGCACCGAATATTTTGATAATACTTGAATCTTCTTTATATGGATTATCTCTAATATTAATTGTTATACCTCTTATATCTTCTATAGCTTCTCGTGTTTTAAATTTTTTATAATATGCTGACAATACATCTAATGATTCTGTTCGTTTAACTTCTAAAATATTCTTTGATACAAGTTCCTGTTTTATTAACGATTCGAATTTTGTTCTATTAATAAAAATACCAGTTTCAATAGTTGTATCTACAGAATCTACATTTATAGATGATTTTTCCACAGGTAGAATTCTCTTAGATTTTAAAAATACAGTTTTCAACAAATTGATATAATCGATAACTTTGTTTACATTATCTTTAATATCGTTTAGTAGTTGATCCAAATTGCCAGAATCATTTTCTGCAACCTTGAGATTTACATAAATAATACCATTAGGCATAATATTAATTGTTAAATAATTATTTGTATTTTTGAATTTAGATTTTATCATAAGACCTTTGATAATTTTGTAAGTAGCTTCATTAAGTTTCTTTTTTTCATTTAATACCCAACTCTTAATTTCCTTATCTGGAACTATGTCTAATAGTCTATTATAAATTTTAATCTGTGGCTGTTTGACATCTGATGAACTACTTTTTTTACCCAACGCTATAAAAGGAAAGTTGTCATTTAATTCTAATATATTAAAAATTTCGTTTAATTTAATAAATACACCCTTAGTTCCAGAGGTAACATTTTCACCTGTTATAACTAAGCTAATATCATTATATGTAATAGAATTAATTTCTGGTGTAAATTCCTGAGATAGTGTATAAAATTGTTGCAATGTTGGGTCATTTTCTTGTTGTTCAATAGATTGTAATAATTTCTTTCTTTTTGTTTGAGTAGTATTAACATAATCTTGAATATCAGATAAGCTAATATTACCAAGACCGATATTCATAAGATTTAATTTTATAATAAATGATAAATCTTCTTCAGTTAAATCAGAATATTCTTTTTTATATCTATCAAACGATGTTTTAAATTTAGAATCATTAATGTATAAATCTTGTACATCCTTAACAGATACATAATCTTGAAGATTAGATATAAAAATAACTGGTTCGTCAGGAAGAGTATCAAATGCTTCATATAAAAGAGAATTAGAATCAATAATTGTGAGAAATTCTCCATCATTATTTTGAACATCAATTTTAACTAAATTAGGAATAAGTTCTGGAAAAAATACAAATAATTTTTCCTTTATTTTTTTAATAGAATCATCTAATAAAATATTTGGATATTCATTATTTATTACTTTGTCTGTTTTTTTATTAACTACAGTAACACTTAATGTTGGCATAACGACTATTAATATAAACAGATATAATTTATTTTTATAAAAAGCTAGTGTTTTGATTTAAAAATAAAAATTTATTCGAACATATAAATGAACGAGACTGAAAATAAAGGACGTCTCTTTACAATAAAGACTTTAAAAGCTGTTATTATAAAGGGTTTATTTGAGGTTATTAAACCTTATATTAAGGAAACTAATATTATGATTACTCCTGAATATATTAAAATTTCAACACTCGATATTGCCAAAGCCTCTGTTACATACGTCAAGCTTGATGCTAAAAAGTTTGAAAGTTATTATTGTAAAGAACCCATTATAATTGGTATTGATACAGCAACATTTTTTAAAGCTATTAAATCTGCTAATCGTAGAGAGACAATTACGTTTTATATGGATGGTGATGATACAGATAAATTAGGTATTGAGCTAGCGGATATGTTTCAGGGTAAAGTGAAAGGTTATAAAATTCCATTATTAGCGTTAGAAGAAAAGATGGTTCATGTTCAAAATATGGAGTTTGACTATATTATAAATATGCCTTCTGTACAATTTCAGCAAATTATTAAAGATATTCATCTCTTAGATGGTAAAATTGTAGAAATAAAAAGTGTTGGAAAGCAGTTAATTTTTAGTTGTACAGATGGTATAGCAGATTTTAGAACTGCTATTTCTGAAATAGATGATACAATGAATAAGGACCAAAAGGCATTATTACAGCAAAACGGAGAGGATGTTAGGTCAGTGAAATTTTCTAAAAGTTCAGATAATATTGTTCAAGGTAAATTTAAATTATCATATTTAATGAATTTTATTAAAGCATCACATTTATGTGAGAGTATGAATTTACTGTTAACAAATGACCAACCTTTAGTTTTAGAATATTTTGTTGCTGATTTAGGTGTTTTGAGACTGTTGTTAATGTCTACTGAGTGAGTGTAAGTTTAATTAATTTAAATTTAATTAATTAAACAAGCTAGTTTGTTTAAAAATAAGATTTTTATTATTGTACATTATTATATTATGGAAATAGATAAATCTCAATCTAAATCATTATCGCGTGCTTCTACTCGCTCTTCTAAGAAAAAGGTGAGTGATGTAGAATCGGATGAAATTAGTATGTCTCAGTTAGAATTATTAGCCAATAAGAAAAAGTTAAATAAAAAGAGCGAAGAAATATCATTGGACAATATGCCTATACAAAAAGATAAAACGAAAGAGTCTAGTGTCATATCAATAAAATCAAAGAAAACTAAAGAAGTTAGTGAAAAATCTAGTACACGAAGAAAAAGTACTGTGGATGATTCTTCAAGTGATTCTACTAATTTAAGACGTCAGGAAAGAAGAAAAGTTAATAAAGAAAATAAGAGTGAAGAAGTTAGAAAAGAAAAAAGCGAACTATTATTTAAGTTGTATACCATCATTGAAAAATCAAATGGTAGATGGTCTTGTAAAATGACTATGGATAATTCTTTAGATGAAATTAAAAATGAGTTTACTAGAATTAAAGCTATATTAGATAATGAAGCTATGGTAAAATTTTGTAAACATGGTTTAGTTATGGGTATTAAGGGTGTTGAAATGTTGAACGGAGCTTATGACCCTATTGGTGTAGATTTAGATGGGTGGAGTGAAGCTATGTCATATAGTATGGCAACGACTGAATATGATGAAGTTTTATCCGAGTTATGTGAAAAATATAAGGGAACAGGTTCTATGTCTCCAGAAGTAAAGTTGTTACTTATGATTGTAATGTCAGGTGCCATGTTTTCATTTAGTAAAAAAGCAGCAAAAGACCCTAATACATTATCTAATTTAATGGGAGCATTTATGAAAAAGTCACAACCAACATCTCCTCCACCTCAAATGTCATCACCTCCTCAACAACAATATAGACCACCACCACCACAACAAACATCACAACAGTTCTTTAGTCCACCTCGCGGCTTTAATCCTCAACCCCAGGCATCTATGGATAACTTTGCTCAAGCTCCCCGAGTACCTAGTTTAGAAGAATTGCATCGTCAAAGACAACAACAACATCAAGAGGATGTAGAGACTGAAGATTCTGATAATGTTCCGTCTAAAATCAGAGGACCATCATTTGATTCACCTGATTCGGTAAATATAGAACAAATTATTAAGACTATGAGAGAAAAGAATAAGCAAAAGGAGACAGAAGAAGTTAAAATCCGTCCTGATATTGAACAGATTTTAAATGAAACAGATACAAGCGAAGATATTATAAAAAATATTCCTGCACCTAAAGCTCGTGGTAAGGGTAGACCACGTAAAAATGCAGCTAAAGCCTCAGCTAGAAATGCTTAAATGTTTTTTTTAAATGTACCATCAATATATTCTCGACTACAGTTATCAGAGATATAATTATCAATAAATAATATATAAACAAAGAACATAACGATGCTTAGTTTTATATTCTTGATATTCATGTATAATATAGAAAATAAAATAACTATTTTTACAAATGGATTACATAAGATATCTGGACGATGATCATAAAAATCACTAATGACATGACGACCACCTAAAAAAGCAAATAGAGAGGCAAAACCTAAATCATAACTAGTATTTGGTTTATAAAGTGGATTATTCATATATTCTAATCCGATTACATTATTCGATTCATTTTGTGTTTGTTCGGACATATTACGTTATTCTAATATAATTTGAGATTAAAATTATTTTAAAATTAATTTTAATTAAATTTGATAATTATATATTTCGATATTTTTAATTTCTAGACTAATTATAATTAATATGAGTTATTCATATGTTAAAACAGTTTTTCCGGATTTTAAATATTCAAATGTATATGATACTAAATTATATGATAATTTAAATGTGTCTCAATATGACAATAGACTTTTTGAACCCATTGAAACTGATATATCTAGAAATTATGCTGATATAACATTAGCTGCTCAGGAGGTTCCTAAAAAAGAGTCAAGAATTGAAACTTTTCAAGATAATCAACGTTTTTATACACCGCCATTACCGACATCAAATATCCCGGTAAATAATAATAGAATAAATAGGGAACGTTTTGATGATGAGCCTAGTCAAAAACATTTAGAATATACAAAGCATGTTTTAGAATGTCCTTCATGTAAAGAATTATTAATGAAACAATTTAATTTAGAAAATGAACGTATTCGTAACGAAGAGATTATGGAATTAATTAGTTATTTAATATTTGGATTATTTATTTTATTATTGATTGATACTTATGCCAAGAAATAAATTCAAGCTGCCAAGAAATAAATTCAAGCTGCAAAAAAATAAATTCAAGCTGCCAAGAAATAAAATTCAAGCTGCCAAGAAATAAAATTCAGGCCGCTCGCTATTTTCATTAATTAATTTTACTTGTGTATAATAAGTAAAATGGATATTGATCCAAACGATTTATTGACGACAAATGTTTATATTTCTAAACCTGAACTAAATCCAAATTTATCAAGAGATAGTAATGATGAATTTAAGAGATATTATGAAAAAGAAATGCAAAAAAAGGTAGAATCAAAATTAATTGCATCAATTAATAAAATAGAATTACGTGAAGACGAAGATGATGCAAATATTATGAATACTAATGCTTTTAGTAAAGATAATACTGGTAATACAGGAAGTGAGGATAGTAAAGCGTCATCTTCAAGATTTACAAGAGAAGTTAAAACATTGGTTAGTATAGATTCAAGAGATAGAATAAAAACAAAGTTTCCCAAGCCTAATCATTTTAAGATTTTTTTAGGTAAAACATTTACTAATGTAAAAACTATAGAAATGGTAAGTTTAGAATTTCCTAATACTGATGCTGTTATTAATACAGGAAATAATAGAATTTTTTGGAGAAATTTAGAAGATATTGAACTAGATTATACAGTTACAACTAATGGTGTAATTGGTTATCCTATATACAATATAGATTTAAGAACTGGAAGTTATACATCTGCTACTTTGCAAAATGAAATTCAAGAAAAGTTAAATTTAATCAGACGTCGTCAAGGAGCTACAACAACTCCTGCAATTACACCTGATTATCATTATTTTAAACCTGATTTAGATTTAGATACAGATGTTGTCACCTTTACATCTCTTAGTTTAAAGCAATTACCGAATAATCCGTTTACTAGTTCATTATCTAGTGGTGTTATAACAGTATTTTCTCCAGGTCACGGCTTTGTTACTAATGATTTTATTCACTTTGTTGGTGCTAAGGCAATTGCTGGAATCACAGCAACTGTTATTAATACATTTCATAGAATTACTGTAATTGGTCCAAATCAATTTACATTTGAAGTTAATTTAAAAGCTGCTGATACAGTAGTAGGTGGAGGAAACACTGTCAAAGCTGGACGTAAGGCACCGTTTCAATTATTATGGGGTGAAAATGAATTAACAGTTGCGCAAAATATTGGGTTTTCTTTAGAAAACAGTAGTCAGTTGGTAAAAACTCAAGTTCATACACTTGAAAATATTGTACAAATGGATATTGTATTAGCTAATGAACATAATTTTGAATATTCTTACACGTATGTAGGACAACCTGTTACTGTTGGTACATTTGTAACTAATACATTTATTACTTATGGAACATATGTTATAACGAATATTAATAGTACTACATCAATACGCGTACAAGTTGCCAATGAGGCTGTTGTAACAAATTTGATTAATAATGCTCAAGCAAATCTTTTACGTTTCGGTTCAAATGAACCAATACCAGTATCATCTTATATTAAAACACCTGTACAATCTTTCATGATTACAACATTTACTAATCATAATTATGATTTAAGAGATGTAAATACCACTATTAATTTACTTGAAACAACAGATCCAAACGTAGATGATGATGTAAGTTATGATGGTTCTTATTTAATACAAGCAGTTCCATCATCCACAACTGTTATTTTACCTGGTGTGTTAGGGCCTCAAAATACACATACACGAGATTATTATGGTACTTTAGCTAGAAAAACACCATTAACTAGTTGGACAGTACCTATAATAAATGTGAATAATCAATATATTCAAATAAATAGTGTATGGTATACTAGAATTGAAACATCTGTTCCACATAAAATGTTAAAAGGTGATAAAGTTACGATAAATAATGTTACAGCTACTCCACGATTTAGTGGAAGTTATACAATTCATTCAGTATTAACATCAACAACATTTTTAATAGATGTTACTCTTAGTAATATTGATACAAATAACTTAACTACAGCCTATATAGGAACTGGATTAATGACTTTGTCTTTTCCAAGACATGGATTTAATTCAATTGTGAATATCCAAAATGGTACAGTTTTTAACTTAATGGATAGTCAAAATAATTTAGTCCCTATACAACCTATAACAATAACAACATTAAATAACCATAATTTTGTAGAAGGTGATATTGTACGTTTATCTGGTACTAGTCCAACGTATGTAAATAGCACTTTAACTACTGGTGTTGAACCTAGTTTAGATGGTGGTGGTTATGTTGTTCATTCAGTTAATTCAGTAGACAGTTTTTCTATAGTAAAAGTGTCAGGTACGAGCGACTCTTTCGTTCCCATAACTCAATCTCCTACTATTACAGGTATCTTAGGTCTTAATAATGATTTCTATTTATATGATATAGAAGATATTGGTGGTATATCAAAAACAATGTTAAATGGTAATTTATATAGTGTGAGGGATATCTTAGATGAAAATACATTCACATTTATGGCTCCAAATGTTTACGCAACAATAACGGAAACAGGTGGTGGTTCTAATATATATATTAGTAGTTTAAAACATGGATTTGACGGTATTCAAACAAATACTAAAAATAATATATTAACTCGTAGTATTAATTTACAAGGCGAAGATTATGTATTTTTAACCTGTCCAGAATTAGATACCATGTTAAATACAGGAAATGTTCAAAATATTTTTTCAAGAATATCTCTTGATCAACCCCCTGGATATGTATGTTTTAAATACTTGAGTAATCCTAAACAATTTAATACTATACCTTTAGATAAATTAGAAGAATTAGAATTTTCTGTAGTATATTATAATGGGGCATTATATGATTTTAACGATTTAGATTTTTCATTTACTTTAGAAATTACAGAAGTAGTAGATGCAACTAAGGCATTTAATGTAAGTTCAAAACGTGGAATAACAGATACAAGTTAAATTTTGTCTAACAGATACAAATTAATTTATATTATATACAAGTTAAACCGAACAAGTTAAAATTGAAATTTTTCTTAATTAATAATATATTATTAGTATAAATTAAGAAAATGTATCTTAGTAAAAGAGGTTATGTTCTTCGCAAATCAACTTTTACTGATGAAGAACTTTTAAAAATTAAATTAGAATTACGTGGAAGACCATTAGTTGATAATAAATTTGCATTTCCAGGTAGTAAGAATAATGATACAACCTATCCAGTTTATTTAGATACTAAGACAAAATTATATATTCCTAAAATGTACGGGATTCAGAAATTTGGATTTCCAGAAGTAGTTACAGAATACTTTGAAGGAAAAGAATGGGACCATCCTATTGAATTTAACGGAGATTTATTAGATAGACAAACTGAACCAGTAAATTCATTAATAAATTCATGTTATGAAAAAGGTGGTGGTATTTTAAGCGCTGGTACAGGTACTGGTAAAAGTGTAATGGCTTTATACGTTTTATCAAAATTAAAAGGAAAAACTATAATTATTGTTAATAAAATTCCATTAATGAATCAATGGATTAGTGAAATTAATAAATTTTTACCAGAAGCAAAAGTAGGTACTATTCAAGGTCAAAAAAATGTTAACATTCATGATTGTGATATTGTTGTAGCTATGTTACAAAGTATGGCTAGAATAGATTACCCAGATGAATTATTTAGAGATTTTCGAATCACAGTTTGTGATGAGGTCCATAATACAGCATCTCGAGTATTTTCACAAATTTTATTTAAATTATGTAGTAAATACACAATAGGTTTGTCTGCTACTCCTAAAAGGAGTGATGGTTGCGAATATGTTTTTAAATGGCATTTAGGAGATATTGTTTGTGAAACATTTGAAAAAAGAAAAGGTAAACCACCCATTATTAGATATCTTAAAATAGATACAAAAGATTATAAAGAAATTTCAACAGAAAATAAATTTACAGGTCAAAAACAAATTCAATTTACTAGTATGTTAAGTGAATTAGTAGAAATGACAAAACGAAATGAAATGATAGTAGATATTGTTAAAGACCTAATAAATAAAGAATCTGGTAGAAAAATTTTAGTATTAAGTGACCGTAGAAATCACCTGTTGACAATTCAGTCTTTATTAGATGAAGACCTTGCAATTACATTTACATACGGATTATTTTTAGGAGGTATGAAACAAAAAGACCTTGAAAAGGGTAGGAAATGTCAAGTTATTTTAGCAACATATCAAGCGTTTGGAGAAGGTGTATCTGAAAAAGAATTGGATACACTTTTATTAATTACACCAAAGAAATTTATTGGACATTTAAAAAATACAACGAAAAATGAAAGTGGTAAATTGGAACAAATTGTAGGACGTATTTTTAGAAAGGACCATACAGAAAGAAATCCATTAATTATAGACTTTCAAGATAATTTCTCTGTATATAAAAGTCAAGCTGCACAAAGAAAGACTTTTTATAAACAACATTTCCAAAATGCATTATTTGAAGAAAACAGTATAAATTTAGATGATGTTTCTAAAGGAAATTATATTTCATTTATAAAAATAAAAAAGAAAAAAGGACAGGAAAAAGAATCACTTGAAAATTCAGAAAATTTATCAAAATCTATCATGGAATATTGTATATTAGATGACTAATATATGTTTAACGACGATTTTCATAGGGTTCAAGACGACCTGTTTGACGATAACCAGTAAACATAAGATAAGCAAGATAAGCACCAGCTACACCTACAGCGGTGAAGACATGAGGAGCATTAGGTCCTGCGACTTGTGAGACATAGTTAGTATTTTGGAGACCAACACCTAACCAGTTAAGAGCACCAACGATAACAAGAATAGTTGCAACGAGTTTTAAGTTTGCTTGAGTGAACATTTTTTTAATATTACTAAATAAAAAAATTTTTTATTTAAAAATAATGTTTTTAATTTAAATAAAAAATGGTTAAACTTGTAGTTTATGGCAATAAAATTGCAACTTGTACACAACGTGTTTTAATTTTACTAGAAGAATTAAATTTAAAATATGAATTACGTGAATTAGATTTAATGAAAGGACATCATAAAGACCCTAGATATTTAACTCTACAACCTTTTGGAAAAGTACCAGCAATTGTTTATGGAGACTACAAACTTTTTGAATCTAGGTCTATTTTAAGATATATTGCTAAAAATAATACAGATGATACTGATTTGACTTTAAATGAAAGTCCTTATGTAGATATGTGGTTAGAAGTAGAGTCTCAAAATTTCAACCCACCTATTAGTAAATATATTTATGAGAAAGTATTTAAAACGTGGAAAGACCCTGAAGCTGTTCCAGATGAAGCTATTCTTAATTCAGCTGTAGAAGAATTAGGAAAGGTTTTTGAAGTATACGAGAAACGTTTAGAAGAATCTAAATATATTGGTGGAAATTCATTTTCAATTGCAGATATTTCTCATGTTCCTTATTTATATATGTTTGTAAATATTGGTGACGAAAATAAAAAGTTTATTAAGAAATATCCTCATGTTTATAAATGGTATAAGAGAATGTTAATGAAAGAATCTGTTAAAGAAGTTTTAAATATTAATTCTTAACTGGATTTCCTGATGTTAATGCTATTTTACAAATATGTTCAAGACGTTCTACATGCTCAAATGCACTCCAAGCATCTCTAGCTACTGCAATAATACCGTGCCTATCTAATCCAATTATATCAAAATCAATTTCGCCAGTAGTTTCGTTTAAATTAAGTGCCTTAACTGAAGCTATTCCTAATTCTTTACTAATAGGTGGTATTATAGGTACAGTGGGACCTACGCGAGTATATCTATTAATTTCTGGAAATTCTTCTGCTAATGTTTGAAGATTCCATCCAGCATACATTGCTGCAACAATATAAGTTGGATGAAGATGTAAAATAACTCTATTTTCAGGTACAATTCTTTGTAACAATGCATGAAGTGGTAATTCACCACTTGGTTCAAGACCAATTAATTTACGTTGATAATCATCATCAATTCGTTCTAAATTTAACCAAGGTTCTTTTGATATTGTGTAATCGTCTTTAAACTTTAGCTTAAAGATAAGTTCAGCGTTTAAGTGTTGTTTACGTACACCACTAGGTGTAATATATAAATACTCTTCATCTCTTCTCTTATACGAAGCGTTACCATCTCGTGTTGAAATCCAATTACGTTCATACGCTGCTTTTAGAACATCACAAATTGTATCTAACATCTTTTTATATTTTTAAATAATATAAAAAAATTATCTAGTTAACGAGTTTATTGAGGGGTTGAGGTGAATGCTTGATAATCTTCATATGTGAATCTTCCAGAAACTTGTGGTTTAACAAGAGACATATCGTATTTACGAAGAGGATAGCATCCCGAGGCTTGAGCTGCTTGAGCAGCTGGAGTTGGAGCACCAGCAGCTTGTTCAGCTGGAGCAGGAGCTGGGACAGCTTGTGGAGCTTCAACTACGGCTGCAACAGCGGCTTCAGCAGCAGCTGCAACTTGTTCTGGTTTACCAGCTGCAGGTTCCATAGCTTGTTCAGCAAGAGCCTTGACAGCTGCAACTCCTTGAGCGTCACCAGCAGCAGCAGCTGCAGCTGCGGCGATTTCAGCAACTGGCATAACATCTTCAGGTGCAACAGCATCAGGAGAAGCAGCTGCTTGAGCTAGAGCTTGAACTGCAGCAACAGCTTGTTGAGTTGTTACAGGTTCAGCTACTGGAGCAGGAGCTGCTGCCTCAGGTGCCATTGAAGCAACTGCGGCTTGAGCTGCAGCAGCAACTTGAGATGGTTCACCAGCTTGGGCAACAACAGCTTGTTCAGCGAGAGCCTTAACAGCGGCAACACCTTCTGCAGTTTGAACAGCAGACACAGCAATTTCTGCAACTGGAGCAACTACATCTGGGGAAACAGCTGCAGGGGCGGCAGCAGCTTCAGCTAAAACTTTAACTGCTTCAACAGCCTGTTCAGGTGTAGCAACATCAGCAGGAAAAACAGCAGGAACTGCAGGTGCCTCTTGTACATTTTCTAAATATTCCCATACCTTTCCAGTGTTAACGTAGTTCATAGTAACAAGGAAGGCTAATGCGATTAATAGAGATGTTGATGGACTAAATTGTGCAGTCCATAAAACGAGAGAGAAGATGAAAAGTTTGAAATAAATATTTTCAAACAAATCTAAGACTGGCTTAGGTGGTTGTGGTGCTAACCGAACAACATAAAGCATAAGCAAAAGATGAACTACACCTCGGATGATGGTGGGCTTTTTAACATAATCTTGTAAGATAGTGTTAATATTAGAGTCAAACGTCTGAACGATATTTTCCATTTTGTTTTATTATATTATTATATAATAAAATAATTTTTTTAAAAAAGAGCAATCTTTAATTAATTAAATTAATTTAATATTTCTTTGATTTTTTTGATTTTTTTGCAGACTTTCGTTTTGGAGATTTAGCTTTCTTGGCGGACTTTCTCTTTGATTTGGTCTTTTTAGCTTTCTTAGCAGACTTTCTCTTTGACTTGGTCTTTTTAGCTTTCTTAGCAGACTTTCTCTTTGACTTGGTCTTTTTAGCTTTCTTAGCAGACTTTCTCTTTGACTTGGTCTTTTTAGCTTTCTTAGCAGACTTTCTCTTTGGAGACTTAGCGGACTTTCTCTTTGATTTGGTCTTTTTAGCTTTCTTAGCAGACTTTCTCTTTGACTTGGTCTTTTTAGCTTTCTTAGCAGACTTTCTCTTTGATTTGGTCTTTTTAGCTTTCTTAGCAGACTTTCTCTTTGATTTGGTCTTTTTAGCTTTCTTAGCGGACTTTCTCTTTGGAGACTTAGCGGACTTTCTCTTTGATTTGGTCTTTTTAGCTTTCTTAGCGGACTTTCTCTTTGACTTGGACTTTTTTGATTTACGTTTTGGAGACTTAGATTTCTTCGCTTTCTTTTCTGGTTTTGGAGACTTAGATTTCTTAGATTTTTTTTGCTTTTTAGGCTTATCGGATTCTGGTTCAGAGCTATATGTAATCATTTTAGGAGAAACACCTAATAGATTTTCAAAAAATGTAGTTGTTCCTTCGGATGTTTCTGATTTACCAGATTCTGTTGGGTGTAAAATCATAGCAGTTTCTGTTTCTGGTTCCGTTATTTCTGGTTCACTAGTTGATACTGGTGTAGGTGAAGAAACTTCTTCAACTCCTGGGAAATCATCATCTTCTTTTGCTTCTAGTTTTTCAACAACATCTTTAAGTTCCTCTTGAAGTTCTTTACGTTCTTCTTTGTTTGTTTCCTCTTTAATTTCCTTTTTTAATTCTTCTTTACGTTCAAGTAATTCTTCTGTATCCATAGACATATCAGATGATTGAGGAATGTCATAATTAGTAGGAGAATATAAATCCTCACTTGATTCTATATCAGGTAGTTCTGGAGTAGATGGTTCTGACCCAAAAAAATAGTCTGCAAATGATTTAGCCATTCTATATATTATTATATAATTACAAAATAAAAAAAAAATGTAAATTAAAAATTGAATATAGTCTTTATTAATAATCTAATAAATGCCTCGTAAAAAGAAAGTTCAAGAAGAATCGTCGCAACTAGATATTAAATCATCTGTAAATGAAAATACATCTAATCAAGCACACAAAGAACGTAAACCAGAATTATCAAGAGATAGTTATATTCCAAAACATCCTTATAGAGAAAATGTGTATAATAAACTATTTGAACTTTTAACAAAATATAATGGAGAACCTTATACATATAATTCAGACGATATTCAAAAATTTGCATTAAATATTGAAAGAGGTATTTTTAATTATGCCGTCGGAAATTCATCTAGTAGTGAGTGGGATTTTATGTTTAAACATACATATACAGCAAAAGCTGTAAGAATTTATACAAATTTAAATCCTGATAGTTATATTAAAAATACCGAGTTAATTCATAGATTATTTAGAAAAGAATTTACTGAATTTGAATTAGCAAAATTTGATTCAGAAAAATTATTTCCATCAAGGTATTATGAAATATTAGAAAAATATGGTGATAAGAAAATTGAAGTCAATAAACCAGACCCAGATGTCCAGGGTATGTTTAGATGTGGTAAATGTAAAACTTATAAGACATCATATTATCAAATGCAAACACGTTCAGCTGATGAACCTATGACAACGTTTGTAACCTGTCATAATTGCAATAATAGATGGAAATTCTGTTAAAAAAAATTGAAAATAGTTTATATTACTTTATATTTAAAAATGTCAAGTAATTCCGATAACATGAACAACACAACTACAAACGAAGAACAATTCCAACAAGTTTCTAAGAAGTTTAAGAAACCATATAAGAAGAGAAATACTTCTGATGTTACTAACGATAGTAATGCTAAACCAAAGCTAAGTTTTAAAGAACTCTTGTTTGAACTGAATAATCTTAAGAAGTATAAACATTCACCAAAGGCTGATTTATTTGAACGTGATAATACGTATGTTATTAAGATGGAACTACCAGGTCTTAGTCAACGTGAGGTAAGTGTTCAACTTCGTGATTCACAGTTTGTGCTTGTATCTGGTAATAAACAAAATTTAGTAAATCAAACAGATGATACTATTATTTATTCTGAATGTTACTATGGAAACTTCATGCGAAGAGTTAAAGTTCCTCAACCTGTTAGTAAAGAATCAATGACGTTGAGTATGAATAACGGTGTTCTACTTTTGACATTTACAAAGCTTCCTCAAGTAGAAGAAACTCTAGATTATCGTCTAGATGAAATTTCTAATAGTAAGCCTCTAGAACCTATTCCTGAAGGTAAAGTTTTGGATTTTAGTAATCTAGGTGATTTTAAGTCTACGAGTTGGGCAGATGAAATGTAAAAAAATGAATAATTAATTAAAATATAATATAATAAGGATGAATGACACAAATACTTTTATCAAACCGTTAAATGATTCAAATGTTATTTTTATAATTGGTGGTAGTCCAACTGTAACATTTAATGAGAATGTTACAGTTTATTCTTACCCAAAACAAACTATATTTATAGACAATACATATGATAATAAAAATACAGAAATGAATGTACAAACTACTGCAACAAAAAAAAATATATTTAAAAAATTAGTCAATAAAATTTCTAGTTTTAGAATTTAAAAATAAATATTTTAAAACACAAACACACACAATATGAAAATTTATATATTTTTAGGTGCTTTTAGCACCTTTTTTTCATGTGTAATGGGATATGGGTATAAAATGCATGGGCATTTAGGAATGTTAACTGATAATTATCTATTAAAACATGAACCAGAAATAAAATCAAAGATTGATAATTTATTTAATGGTCAAAGTTTGGAATCCATAAGTTCATGGGCTGATAAAATAAAAAGAAAACCTAAATATGCCTGGACGAAAGATTTACATTTTATAGATATATTAGAGTGTCATAGGGAACGTTATAATAAAACTGTTGTCGATAAATATTGTGAAAATCATTGTATTATTTCTGCTTTATTGGACTTTACAAACTCTATTAAACATAATTTTGAGTATGGGTACCCACTAGAAGATGGTAGCAAATTGTCTAATGTTGAATTACTAAAATTTTTAGTACATTTTATACAGGATTTCTCCCAACCCATGCATTTATTGGGTTATGATAGAGGTGGAAATAGTTATAAAGTAAATATTTTGTTTGATGGTAAAAATAGGACAAGTAATTTACATTATATATGGGATTCAATGTTACCAGAATATTATGTTAATAATTATGCATACACATTACCTAAACAAAAATATGATATACCACAAAATTATTATGAATTATTAGAAGACGTTCTCAATGAGAATATTCAAATATCATGTAGAATATATCCTGATTCTCATTACATCATTTTTAATGATTATTTTAATGAAGAACATTTTACAAAATTATTTGATAACTATACGAAATTAGTTATAAGTACTTTAAAATATATCTTTGAATAAAGTTTTAACATAGATAAAATATAAATTTATTATCTATGTTTATTATAATATGAATTATGATTTAGTAATTGTAGGAGCTGGTCCATCTGGTTTAGCCCTAGCACAATGTGTGAGTCATTTAGGTAAAAAAATATTAATAATTGAAAAGGAAAAGGTTATAGGAGGATGTCACAGAGTAAGACGTGTTAATGGGTTATTTACAGAACATGGACCAAGAGTATATAGTAAAACTTATACAGTTTTCCAATCTTTACTAAAAGAAATGGGTGTTGAATTTACTGATTTATTTACTAATTATAATTTTTCTATAACACAAATTGGAGGTGAGACTGTATTTTCGACGTTAACTTGGGGTGAATTGTTTCTGTTATTCTTAGAATTTTCCAAATTAATGTTAAATGATTATCATGGGAGAAATATAATTTTGAAAAACTTTTTAACAAATAATAATTTTAATCCAGATTCAATAGAAATGATAGATAGAGTTTGTAAATTAACTGACGGAGGAGGTGTAGATAAATATACATTATACGAATTTTTACAATTATTTAATCAACAATTCTTTTATTCGTTATATCAACCTAAATTACCAAATGACGAGGGTTTAATGAAAATTTGGAAAAAACATTTAGAGTCAAGAAATATTACATTTTATTTAGATACAGATATTAGACAGATTAGTATAAAGGAAAATAATATAGATTCATTAGAAGTATCTCATGATAATCATTTAGAAATAATTAAAGGTAGTAAGTATATATTCGCTATACCTCCAAAAAATTTATATGCTTTAATGTCTACATTTCAAATTCCTCATAGTTGGGGAGATTTAAAGCAGTTTTCGGAAGACACTGCTTATATTGATTATGTTTCAGTTACATTTCATTGGAATAAATCTCTACAATTAAATAAGGTTTATGGATTTCCAAAATCATCTTGGGGTGTAGCATTTATAGTATTAAGTGATTATATGAAATTTACAGAACAAGATTCAAAAACAGTTATATCAACTGCTGTAACAATTAATGATAGAAAGTCAAATAATAATAATAAAACAGCAGATGAATGTACTGATCAAGAATTAGTAGATGAAATTTTTTTACAATTAAAAGAAGCTTATCCTGATTTACCTCCACCAACTATTAGTATTATATCTCCAGGTGTTAAGTTTAATGATAATATTAAAAGACGGATTTCTGAAGATACAGCTTATATTATCACTTCTGGTAAAGGTTATTTACCATTTAAAAATGAAATAATACCCAACATGTATAATTTAGGAACTCATAATGGACAGAGTTATTATAAATTCACTTCATTAGAATCAGCTGTTAGTAATTCAGTTGTATTATCAAAGAAATTATATCCAGAATTAAATTCATCTAAATATATTAAATTATCTCGATCTACAAGTGTATCTGATGTTTTTGATTTACTCATGATTGTTCTAATAATTTATTTAATTTATTATGGTATTATAAATGGAAGAAAGGGATATCGTATTAAATAAATTGGATGATATTCTTAAAAAGATAATTAACATAGAAGCTAGAATAGAAAATTTAGAACAAGATATAAAATATTTAAAAGATGGAACAAATAATATGAATGAACATATTTCCTTTATAGAAAATGTATATGACACTATTAAGAATCCATTTTACTTTGTTATGAATAAAATTAAACCTATAGATAATATACCTGATAAACCGAAATCATTAACAGAAAATTAGATTTATACAAAATAAAAAATGAATTATTATTTTGTGGAAAGAAATATTAGACGTGTTAAATATTACAAAATGATTAAAGGCGAATGGTCAATCAATGTTAATTATCAACGTGGTGACGTTGTAACTATTTACGACTCTTTTAGTAATCAAATTAATTATTATGTGTGTGTTATGAATCATGTGGCCGATGAATTGGTTAATCCGCGTAATCCTGAAGAAATTTATTGGATTGAATTAAAAGATATGTATCCTCTTCCATGGTTTCCAGACCCTTCTAGTTCAAGTTATTTTCAATCACCTCCTCCTCCTGTTCAATTACCTACTCTTCTTGCACCTGTTCCAATATTAGATATGCCACCTCCACCTGGATTAACAAAAAGGCGTCATACTTCAGATAATGAACAAGAATATGATGATTCAACTCAAAATAAATTAAAAAGACGTATTAAAAATGTTGAAAAAGATATAAGTTTATTCAAGAAAAAGCGTAAGTTGGAAGATTCGACTTTAGATTTAAAACAACAAATTATGTTATTGAATGTAGATGTTGAAACAAAAGTTTTTTTATTAGATAAATATGATAGTATTCAAAAACTTGGAAATAGTGATTATGCTAAGGGTAAAACATGGTTAAAAACTGTTTTAAATATTCCATTTGGAAAATATAAACCGTTTAAAGTTAGGTCATCGGATTCTTATGATAAAATCAATAATTATTTCAAAATGGTACGAGAGCATCTAGATAAAAAAGTACATAATATGGATAAAGTAAAGGATGAAATAATGGAATTTCTTGCTAGAAAAGTCTCAAACCCACATAGTAAAGGTCATGTTTTAGCATTGTGTGGTCCACCTGGGTGTGCTAAAACAGTTATTTTGAAAACTTTAGCAGAAGCATTAGAATTACCATTTTATCAAATTAATTTTGGTGGATTAAATGATGTCAGTGTATTAACTGGACATTCAGAAACATATGTAGGGTCTAAACCTGGTAAATTTGTAGAAATTTTATCTAATGCTGGTTGTATGAATCCTATTATTTATTTAGATGAAATTGATAAAATTAGCGAGCACAAGGGTAGAGAAATTAATGGTATTTTGACACATTTATTAGATGAAGAACAAAATAATAAATTTCAAGACAATTATCTTTCAAATATTAATATTAATATGAGTAAATGTTTATTTGTTATAGCATTTAATGAGGCGGACAAAGTAGATAGAATTGTATCAGATAGAATGAAAATCATTTATATTGATTCACCGAGTTCTGATGCAAAGGTAACAATTGCATCTGAAAAAATGATTCCAGATATTATTAACACATTAAATATTAAAAAGGACAAATTTATCAATCTAGATAATGAACTACTTAAATATATTATTGAAGCAAAAGTACCCAAAGAAGAGGGTGTCAGACAATTAAGAAAATGTTTAGAAAAATTATTTAACAGAATTAATTATTTACTATTAACAGGTCAATATAGAGAATCAAACTTAAGTATTACAAATTCGGAAAATATTTGTCAAGATGTAAATGATAATTTAGCTTTACTTAATATTAAAACAACTGAAACTGTACATATTACAAAGGCTTTTATAGACAACTGTTTAGAATCAAAATATGATGATACAAGTTATTTACATATGTATGTTTAAATTTAATTTAAAATTATTTTTATTTATTGAATATCCAATGGATAAAAATAACGAGAAAGGTTTTATAAATATTTGTCCAATTAATCCAGTTAAAAGTGAAGAAGATGAAATGAAATTAAAAATTCACTTATTAGAGAGAAAAGTTGAAGAATTAACTAATATGATGGTTCTTTTGCAGGAACGTATTACATCTTTAGAAAGAACGAATTACAGAAGTATGCGCGGTCCTTCATTTTTAACAGGTGACCCATTTATGTTTCCACCTGAACAAGGATGATTATTTAATTAGTAAGATATACAATGCTATAAAAAAAATTAATACTGCTATATAATTATATCTTTGGTCTTTTGATAATATTTTCGGAAGATATGTATTCCACGATTCATCATCTGGTTTATTAAATAAGTCATCCAATATTCCTATAAATGCGACAGATACATTTTCATTAATTTGATTAAATGTTGGGTTAAAAATTGGTTCATCTGAACCAGTTTCTTGTATGAATGGATTGGTAGTAATTTGACTCTTTGTTTGTTGTAGAATAGGTTTTGGATTAGCTAATGGTAAGGTTGCATTTGGTAATTCTAATTGACTCCCTGGTAATGATTCTAAAGTATAATCTAATGATTTCATATTATATTATACTCAGAAAAAAAATTAAATCAATTTCATATTCAATTAAATATTTAGATAACAGAATCCATATTATTCATATCAATAATTGTATTATTTAATTCGTCACCCATTTCTGGTGTATTTAGAAAGTTTGTATTTTGTTCTTGTGAAAACTGACTTTCCATAAATTGTTCTGTATATGAATTAGGTTGTTGGGGTTGGGGTGTTGAGGGTGTTTGTGGTATATTATTCTTACCATCATTAATAAAATAACTTGGTGTAGATTGAGGAACTTCAAATTCTTGTTTATAAGCATCTGGTAAAAATGACTGGAAATAAAGAAGTTTATGTTGCATATCCTTAATTGAACTATTAATTTTGATAATTAAAATATCCAATTGTGAATTAACATTAGGGTCTGATGAGTATGTAAATTTAAGATTTTCGATTCCAATTTTAGCTAATGTTAATTCTTTTAATAGTAATCCTAGAGTTTCACAATTTTTGTAATATTCATCTGTATTACTGTACATTTTATTCATAAATTTTGAATTAACAATATTATTCATACATTCAATTGTTTCATTGATAATACTGTTAATTTCGAATACAGATTGACGTCTGCTATCACTAGTAACAAATCTTTTAATAGATTGATAAAAAGTTTCATGTTCTAATGCAATGATACCATCACTACTTCTAGAAATTCTTCCATTCTTCTGAATCTTACTAAGAATTTTTAGGTTAATAAACAGTTTGTCTGGAATCATATATTACTATATCTAGAAATTACTTTTTCAAAATTAACCACGCATTAAAATTAATTGAATTTAATTTAATACTCAATTATATTAACTTTACTTCATCATGACTAATAGAATTTCTTGGGACCAATATTTTATGAATATTGCTGACGTAGTTAAAACAAGGTCTTTAGATACAAAGACACAAGTAGGTGCAGTATTAGTATCTCTTAAAGACAACCGTATTATAAGTACAGGGTATAACTCAATATGTGCTGGTATGGATGATTCCTCTATTGATTGGACAGATAGAGAATATATCCATCAGATAGTTATACACGCAGAAACAAATGCTGTTTTATACGCTCAAAGCAAGTTTGAAGATGCTATTCTTTATTCAACATTAAGTCCTTGTAAAGATTGTATTAAATTATTATCAGCGACTAAAATACGTAAAATTATTTATAAAGACGAATATAGAGATATCGAATATGTTAGAAAACTTTGTAATTTTTTTGGAATAGAGTTAGTTAAATTTGCGTAATAAATGAATAATTATCTTGATTCCTTTAACGTTTAAAAAAATGAATAATAATATTGGTTTATAATAGATAACAAACATGGAGAATCCTGATTTACTGAATCAACGTATAAATTTTCTTAAAAGTAATATTCAAGAAATTATCGACAAATGTTCCTCGAGTAATGATGTAGAATTTATTGACGCATTAAATGATAAGAAAAATGAATATATGACAGAGTTGGAAAAAGCTGTAAAAGAACTCAAATTATCTAAGGATAAGAATAGAAGAGATAATGAATATAAAAAAGTTATGCGAGCAAATGATTCATTAGAATATCATAGAGTTAAAAATAAATCTAATTCTACTGAATTGTTAAGTGAATTAAAAAAGAAAAGAGAAAAGGCTCAAAATGATTTCGAAAAAATGGTAGAAATCGAAAAGGATTATATGGAAAAAGAAGAATCTATGTGTTCGGAATTACCTGGATTTTTGTTTTTTCATAAAGATATTATTGACATGTATGGGTCCTGTCCTTATATTATGATGGATGATAATGTCAAAGATAATCGTCTCAATTGGTTAGATAATCAAGAAGATAATGGTCAGTTGTATAGGTATTTATATGATAAATACATTCTAAAAGTTGAACATAATATTTTGCTAAAACAAAAAGAAGATATGGAAACATATTTTATAGAACTTCATAAGGATTACTTATCTGATTCACAGCATAATTTACTTATAGATTCAGAAGAGTATTTAAAAGATTATATAAATTCATCTGTTAAAACTAAAAAAATTAAAGATAAGTTTAAAATTATTGTCAATAATATTAGTAATATTGTTATAGAAACTGGATTAAATATTAATGAATATATATCATCTTTTTATGGAGTATATATACCTGTTAATATTAAAAGAAACAATGATATGTTAATTACAGAACAAGGTGAATTTATTGCTACTATTTATAATGATAAAGTGACAGAATATAAACAACTCATAGAATCTATAGAAACATCTACTAGATTTTTAAATAATTCAACAAATAATTTAAAACAAGAATTATATCAATATATTTACAATCAATCATATGTCAAAAAAACAATTAAAAGTCAACAAGGTAAATATTTTAAAAAATGGAGTCAATTAACAGATGAAGAAAAGCTTGATAGATACAATTGTTTTATTGAATTCTTCATTATTAAATACTTGGTTGAACCAGACCTTATTACTGGTGATGAAATAAATAATACTATAGATAGTGTTAAGACACTTATAAAAGATAATATGCAACAAATTAAATTTAAAGATATAAAATGGAATATTAAACGAGGTGTTGTAGAACAGATTTTTCCTTTAAAATTCAAAGAAGAAGATAAATCATTTTATTTGGTACAAGAAAAGGAAAAGGAAAAGGAAAAAGATAAAATAAAACCTAAAAAACCAAGTTCCGTTCGGACTTTAATAAATAAAGAAACTGAGAAAGTTATTAATGAAGAATTAGTGATGTATATTTTACATCTTAAGAAAAATAAAAAACTTAAAGCTGATAATATTAAAACTATTAAGGATGAATTTGTAGAACGTTTAAAGATAAAATTACGTGTAAAACGTGTTACTGTCAATGATAAAATTGAAGTCTTTAAGAAATTTGATGATATTTATAATGTTATTGCAAATAATGATTCTAGTTCTTCAGGATAATTAAGTGCGAATTATTTAATTAATTAATATATAGTATTATATTAATTATGGGTGGTTTTGAATTTATTATACACACCAATGACACAAGTATTAATATTGATTTTATTAATTCCTTTATGAATATGAAACATCGTGGACCAGATGATTCAAGTTACACAAATATGTCAACAGATAATCTGAATAATTTATCAAGTGTTCAACAACAAACTGTTAATTTATCATTAAGTAGAGATGAATTAAGAAATTATAAACAATATAGCTTTATATTTGGACATCATAGACTTTGTATTAATGACGAATCATATAATGCATCTCAGCCGTTTGAAGACCCTATTGTATATAAATTGATGGAATATCCAGAATTACGAAATAGACCTGACAGAAGATTAGTATGTAATGGTGAAATATATAATTATACAGAATTAGTAAATGAAAACGAATTTAGCGATAAGAATTTAGCATCTAAATGTGATGTAGAAGTTATATTACCATTGTATATAAAAAATGGATTAAATGATACATTACAGAAGTTGGATGGAGAGTATTCTTTTATATTAACAGAAAACATTAAAACATTTAAATTAAGAAATCTAAATGTATATGCATGCAGAGATTATTTAGGACTAAGACCTTTATATTATGTTAAAAATGAAAGCATGTCATTATGGATATTTTTGTCTGAAATGAAATCCTTACCAAATTATATATTACAAAATCCTTCTTATTCAATACAACATGTGTTACCTGGTACTTACTGGTCTTTTCAAAAGTCAATTATGAACAAACAAGATGAATTTATTCCTTATTATTCACTTGATAAATTTAAAGATATTTCAGTATGTACAATTGAATCAACTCAACCAGATTCTATTGATTCTATTTATAAAAATTTACAAGATAAAATTAAAAAAAGTGTTATATCTAGATATAGTATGTCTGATAAAAACGTTGGTATTTTGTTATCTGGTGGTTTTGATAGTGTTTTATTAACTAGTTTAGTAATTGAAAATTTAATAGCTGATAATTATGATTTTACAAATAATCCATTTCATGTATTTACATTAGGTGATGTATTAGGTGGTGAGAATTTAGACTGTAATCATGCTAGTTTATTTATAGAATTTATTGAAAAAAAATATGGTATTGATATACATCATCACATTATAAATGTAAATGAAATAACAGTTTTAAATGCAGATATAGACAAAATTATTTATCATTTAGAGACTTATGACCCTGAAACAGTTAGAGAATCATTACCATTTTATTATTTAATGAATTATATTAAAACAAAAACAAATGTCAAAGTTTTACTTACAGGTGATGGTTTAGATGAACTTGGTGGTTATGAAAATTTTAATAACCTAGATGATACTCAGTTTCAAGACAAAAGTGTTAAATTATTACAAAATCTTTACAAGTTTGATTTATTAAGAACAGATAGAATTAGTAATATGTTCGGTTTAGAAGTACGACATCCTTATTTAAATAGAGAACTTATAGAATACGTATTAACCCTACATCCAAAATTTAGAAGACCTGGTTATTATTCATCAAATCAATCACCTATTAGTAAATATATGTTTAGAAAGGCATTTGAAACAAATGTATATGGTAAAGAATTAATACCAGGTGAATTTTTATGGAGAGAACATCAATGTTTATGTCATTCATTAACAAATTTTGAATTACGTTTGACTAATTATATCAATAATTTGATATCAGAAGAAGAATATGATACTTTTATTAAAAGTTTATTAAATGAATTGAGTATTAATATGAAAACAATCCCTAAAAATAAAGAAGAAATGTATTATAGAAAAATTTTTAGAAAATATTATAAAGGCAGGGATTATTTAATAGATATGTTTTGGGATAATATATGGGATAATTAAATAAGGTCGTCTCGTTTTTAATATTATTTTATTTATAAATAATATTACATGGAGAATCTTACGGATTTATTAACAAATATATTTGTATCAAATAAACAATATAAACGTGATGAAAAAAAGTTAGAAAAACTTGAAGAAGAAGTTTCACAAAAAAATGTATTAAATAAATCGGATAATTTAGATAAGTCATCAAACAATTCTGACCAGTCATCAGATAATTCAGATAAGTCATCAGATAATTCAGATAAGTCATCAGATAATTCAAGTGAGTCAGATAATTCAGGTGAGTCAGATAATTCAGATAAGTCAGATACATCTAAAAGTTCATCATCTTCAAGTAATTCAAACACTTCTGATAGTTTAGACGATAGTGAAGCTTCTTCGGAACCAGAAAAATCAAAAGAATCTTCTGAAGACGAACAAGAGAGTTCAAGTGAATCTAGACAAGATGAAAAAGTGGTACCAAATGTTGAATCAAAGATTAGTGATAAAGTTGATCGACCTAACTTCAAAAAGTTAGTTTTAAAGGCTTCAGAATTTTATAAGAGAAATTTATTGATAGTTAATAATGACCAATCAAAAAATATAGAATTATTGAGTGAAGTATTATTTAAATTAAGCAAATTAACAACTGTTAATGAGTTATATGATAATAGTTTACATATATTTACATTTAATGAAAATAAAAAAGACTTTAGAGATATTTTACTTGAAAATCCTTATTTATATTTTAATAATTTAGTAATTAAAACTTCATTATCAGTACCAAAATTAGAGTCTACAAAAAGACATGTTTTTATTATTGATTATAATATGATTAATGATTTTGAAAAGTTAAACAAACTATTAACATCTAATTTAAATTTACACATTATTGTATATCATAATAGTTATACCTCTAGTCTAGTAGATATTTATAAATTACTTGGTAAAAATACTTTGCTAATTAACAATAAAGATAGACTTAAAATTTTACAAAAGAGATTTTATTCTAAAATTGTTAAACATTTAGTAGGTGAAACTGAAGAATACTTTGAAAGTATTAATGATGATAATTTAGATGTTAAGTATCTGATTATTAAAGATAACGAACTTAGATATTCTTAAAAAATACTCTATCTTAATATAATTAATAATTATATTAAGGTTATACTATATCTTATATTAAGGTTATACTCTATCTTGTATTAAGGTTATTTATTGTTGAGGTGCTTGGCAATCTTCAGAGACTTTGTATCCATAATTAAGTAAAAGTGTTGCAATAAATGGAGCATTTTCATCATTCAATTCAACATTGTATGGAAGACCGGCTGCTCTTGCCATTCTTACCATGTTTTCTTTTGCTTTACCTTCTGGAAGAGCTGAATGTAATTCAGAAAAGGCATATTGAGCTGTTTTTTGGAGTTTAAGAGCATCTCCATCGAAAAGTGCTACTAAATCTTTAATAGTAACTTTGTTACATCCAGGATAATTATCAGAGAGAGATTCCATAATTTTGAATTTACCAACTTGTGCAGGTTTTCCTAAAAGGTCTGTATATTTAGACATATCACTGTGATAAGTTGCTACATTATTTGATTCAACATTACCATAAGATTCAAATACACCTCGTCCACTCAATAAGTTAGCTCCTAATACAAGAGCAATAGCTAATAAGATGGCTAATTGGAAGTCAACTTCTGAGATATAGGCAAGTAAAGCAATTAAAATAATTTTGACAAAGGTATTTTGGAAAGAATCTTGAACCATAGATGGTAGTTGTGGAGCGATTCTAGCGGCATATAAAACTAAACTGACCTTTAAAACTGCCATGATGTATGGGTTTCGGAGGACTTGTTGCACAGAGTTTTGAACATTCTGTAGAGATTCCATATTTATTTATATTATAATCAAATAAAAAAAATTTATTTAAAATAATTTGTCTTATTTAAAAATAAACCATTTTAATATTTAACCGTATTAAAATGGAATCTGAAATATTTACAAAAGAAAATATAAATACTAAGTCTACTAAAGTTGAATATACTAAGTCTACTAAAGTTGAATATACTAAGTCTACTAAAGTTGAATATACTAAGTCTACTATGATTCAAGAATATTTTGATATTTATAATGAAAAGATTAAAGAGTATGGTGAAAATACATGTGTTTTATATGAGAATGGAGCTTTTTATGAAGTATATCAAATAGATAATGAATTTGAAAAGATAGGTAATGCATCTATAGTCTCAAAAATTTTAAATGATATGAAGTATACATCAAAAATTATTGGTAAAATTAATGTAAATTTTATTGGGTTTAATACAAGCTGTTTAGATAAATTTTTGCCAATGTTGTTATCGTCTAATTATACAGTTATTTTAGTTAATCAGTTGGAAGATGCAAATAATAGAAGTTCGAAGGGAAATTTAAAAAGAGGAGTAACAAAAATTTATTCTCCTAGTTTACAACCTTTAGAATATAATTCTGGTAATTTATTATCAATTATACTAGATATCCAAACTACAAAATTATCTTCTAAAAAAAATGCATCGTTAGTACATACATTAAATACATCTATTTGTTGTGTTAAAAATGAATATAATGATATAGAAATTACAGAAAATATTTTTACGTGCAAATATAATGATGTTAATTCATTAGCATTATGTTTAGATGAGTTAGATAGAATTATTTATAGGTATTTTCCAAAAGAAATTCAAGTAAAAATTATGCATAATGACTTTTGGGGGATTAAATTAATAAACGATTTTTTAAATAATAATTACGAAAATGTAATGATAAAGTGTTTAAGTAAGCAAGATGTCAAACAGTTTTATGATAAGGATTATCAAAATAAGTTTTTATTAGAAGTTTACTCTCATGTAACATTTGGGTTAATTTCACCAATTGAATATATGAATTTATTAGAATATGAATTATCAATTGTGAATTTAATATATACAATAGAATTTATTGGACGACATGATATTACATATACTAAAAATTTAAATTTACCTAAAGTTATAAATGAAACTTCTAATTTAATTCTAGAATTAAATACTGTTGAACAATTAAATATAATTAGTAAAAGCTCCCAACATAAAACTAAACCTGAATCTGTATTTGATGTAATCAATCATACTAAAACATCAATTGGTAAAAGACATTTATTGTCATTATTATGTAAACCATTTAAAGACTCTAATGTAATTCAAGAAAGATATATAATAACAGAGGGTTTAGGTAAAATTATAACAGATGTTGATAAAATATTAAATAATATTCAAGATTTTGAAAAATTACATAGAAAAATGAGTTTAGACCTATTACACCCATATGAATTTGTTAAATTACATAAAAATTATGAAAATATTATACAGCTCACAAATATTTTAAACAGTGATTATAATTTTTCTAATATTAATTTAACTCAAGATGATGTTCAGCTGTTCCAAAAGTATATTGGAGATTATTTACAAAAATTTGATTTGAATACCATGGTTAAAATTGATTTGAATACATCTAAAGATGAAATTGTGAATTATTTTAATAAAGGAGTCATTCCAGAATTAGATGCCATTCAAGATAAAATTACAGATATTGAAAATAAAAGAGAAGAATTACGTTTTTTTTATGATTCTAAGATTAATTCTAAAGAAGACAATCAAATGATTAAACTAGTTTATACAGATAATGAAGGATATTCTTTTGTTTGTACTAAAATTAGATACCAATTACTTTTAGAAAAATTAAAAGATAATAAACTAAAGTATGATTTTAGGTTAAAACAAACAAATAATACAACTAAATTTTACCCAGATGAACTTGTAAATTTATCTACTGAATTATTAAATTATAGAGAACTATTACATAAAAAAATAAAACTACATTATTTAAATATAATGAATACATATTATGCCTCATATAATGCATTATTTTCAAAGGCTAAAACATTAGTAGAAACAATTGATGTGTGTTTTTCAAATTTTAAATGTAAAGAAAAATATAAGTATACATGCCCAGAATTAATACAAAATAATATTTCATTTATGGAGGCTAAAGAGTTAAGACATCCTATCATAGAACGATTAGGTAAAAATTATATACCTAATAATGTTACTTTAAATGAAACAACAAATGGATTATTATTATTTGGATTAAATAGTTCGGGTAAATCCAGTTTATTACGAGCCATCGGTATATGCGTTATATTAGCTCAATGTGGATTATATGTTCCATGTAAAGAATTCAAATACACTCCTTTTAATACTATTATTAGTCAAGTTGATTTAACTGATAATTTATTTAGTGGTAAATCAAGTTTTATCACAGAAATATTAGGCTTAAAACAGATTATACGATGTGCTGGACCTAATACATTAGTCCTTTGTGATGAAATGTGTAAAGGAACAGAACATAGTAGTAGCGTTGGACTAGTCGGGTCAGTGCTTAAACGATTAATATCTACAAATAGTAAATTCTTTTTTACGACACATCTTCATAAATTAAATGAAGAAGAATCTATAGTAAACAACAATAAGATTAACATCTGTCATTTAAGTGTTAATATTAGAAATAATGATATAATATTTGAAAGAAAATTAACATCTGGTAGTGGTAGTGAGTTATACGGTTTAGAAGTTGCAAAAACTATATTAGAAGATGACCTATTAATAGACGATGCATTTGAAATTAGAAATAAACTATTAAATAATAAAAAGGGTGTACTCGGCTCCAAAAAAAGTGTATATAATGTTAAAAAAATAGTTAAGAAATGCGAAATTTGCGGTTCTTCTAAAAATTTAGAAACAGACCATATTATACCTCAGTGTGAAGCTGATGAATCTGGATTTTTAAATGATACTCATTATCATAAAAATCAAGAATATAATCTAGCTATTTTATGTAAGGAGTGTCATTTAAAAAAAACATTAGGTAAAATTGAAATTAGAGGTTATAAAGATAGTTTAAAAGGAAGATTTTTAGATTATACTATACTGTAGATTTTTAGATTGTACTGTAGATTTTATATTATATTATGAGTAACTTTTCATAATTCTATAGAATTTATCATTATATTTAATATCACTAGTAAAGTCTGTTAGTAAATCTTCATCAAAATGAATAATATCTTGTAAAAATGACATATTTAATAAATTTGTATAATTTGGGTAAAAAACATCTGTATTAGAAAAACTATCATTTTCATGTTTATAAATTCTTAAGACTGGATGTAACAAGAGAGATGAACTTTCTGTACCAATATTAGTTGTTCTTGTTCCAAGACGTTTTAAATCTGACTCAATTTTAGTACCGTATTCTAATGTTAAAATAAAAATATATCCATGTGGTATATAAATTTTAGTATTTTTATTAGTGCATATATAAGATAATGGTACTTCTTCATAATATATATAATTGTCATCTATTTTGTAAAAAATGTCACATAATTGTCCGTGCATTTGGTACAATGCAGAAGATTGATTAATTCTATTTGAAAATTGCTTAGAAATAGTATCTAAATTAAATAATTTAGGAGTAAATTTAGTATAATTTATTTTTACAAAATTATCAATTAAATATCTAAATCCATGTATAAATCCACCAGAACTTTGTTTATAATCAAAAGAATGCATTAAGGCTCCTATAAAAAACAGATTTTGTGTTGATATACTTTCATATAATCCATTTATAACAGGATATTTATTATTAAAATTCATAGTTAAGTTAATAGATTCATCAAAAATAGAACTATCAAATGACCATCCTGTACAATTAATAATTTCATCGTAATTGATATATTGGCATTCACATGACTCTTTACAAGTCTTAATAAAAAATTTATTATCGTTAGTTTTTACTATAGTGGAATCATATAATTCATGCTCTGTTAAGTGATTAAAAGCATTAAGACTTTTTAATATAAATGTATCATAAAATCCGAAATACTTACTTCTAACATCTCCGACGTAATGAGTACATATTGAAGGTTTGGGTGTTGAGTTTCTACCAAGAATAACTATATTTGAACAATGAGGTGTTAAAATTTGCGCCAATTCAAAGCTTGAATTACCCTGTCCTATAATTAAAACTTTTTTATTATTATATTTTTCCAAATTCTTTTTATCTAAGAAAAACCCCTTAGGAAAGTCTGAATAATGTTTTGCATACAAATTAATATTATTTATGTTAGGTGTATTTTTAATCGATAATCCTGTTGCGATAATTAATTTATTACATGTCCATACTTCTTCTTTATCGTCATGTGTACACGTTATTTTAAAATTTATGTTATTCTCTTGAATTTTAGTAATATGATAAACACGTGTATTATATTGTATTTTAAGTTTATATAATTTAGAAAAATCGTTTAAATATTTAAATAAATTATCATTAGAAGGATAATAACTTTTTGTATATTTTTTCATTTCTAATTTATGATTATTTAGTAAAGAATTCCAGTCATGACGTAAATTAAAATCTTTATCTTTAGTATCGTTATATACTTTATTAATAGATATGAGTTCTTTAGAATGAGGATATTTTGAAAAAAATGACGCTGATGTATTTGAACTTTCTAAAATAATATAGTCATGATTAATTAATTTCAAGAAATAACCTGCTTGTAAACCTGCTGGTCCACATCCTATTATAATAGTATCTTTAAACATTAAACTTTATCAACAAAAAAGTTTAATATTTCAAACTTATTTTATAAATTTAAAATATTATCATATTGTATATAAGAATGTCTTCGTCAGACGCAATTAAAGCAGCTATGGAATCTTGCCAAAAAGGTATAGAAACTTTGCAGGCTAGAGTTAGACAAAACGGTGAACTAACTGCAGCTAAAGAAAGAGAACGTGGAGAATGGAACACCCAAAAAGGTGCTCATGAACATAAATGTAATGTAGATAGAGGTAATACTCAAGCAGCTCAGAGAGATTGGGACAACAGGAGAAATGATATTTTTAATTCCAAAAATGATGAAGAACAAAAAGTCAGAAATGGTTCATGTAGTAACTTTCAAGGCCATTGGTGTCAAAATGATTTTGGTAATGGTTGGGAACATAAACGAAATGATACCAATTGGGCTAATTGCGGTCATGTTGTTTGTAAAAAGACACATGACCAAAAAATGCATGAAGCCAATGACCAAACATCGCGTGAAAGAGGTGGAAGACCTGGAGACTTCCATTGTCCGGGTTTTCCCAGGCCATGGCCTGAAGATGCTCAATTAGATACGACTCCTATTACAGTAGGATGTTGTGCTAATCAAACAAATGTAATTGGTAGTCAGCTTAATGACAGTTCGATTTCTCAAAACAATAATTGTTTATCTAGTTTACAAGATGATTTTAGAATCAAAAAAGCAGAAGAAGAAGCTTTAGCTAAAGTAGCTGCAGATAAAGCTGCAGCTGATAAGGCGGCCGCAGAAGCAGCAGCTCAGGCAGCTGCTAATAAACCAAAATCATCATCCCCATCATCTAATAAACCAGAAGCGGTAGCCGCGGCTTCATCTTCAGGTGGTGTTGCTAGTGCAACTGAAACTGGCGAAACAGAAGAAGAACCACAAGATAATAAAAATATGATTATGTTGATAGTTGCATTATTAATATGTTTTTGTTTATGTATTAGTGTAGTTGCATTAATGATGATGCTTTAAACTTATTATTAATTAATTATAATAAGTTTAATATCTTTATAATTTCATTTCTTCCACAATTAGTTGTTTAGTAAAGTTTCCCTTTTTCTTAGCAAGTTTAAATCCAACAAATACTTCATTATCAATAATATTTATATTAGTATTTTTGGTTGCATTAAGATATTGAAGATATTGTTCAAATGTAACATCATTATCATTTATATAACTATATAATCCATCAACAAATAATTGTTGTTCAGGAGTTAAATCTGTCATATTTTCTTGTGAATAAAAGAAAAAGTAATATACAGCAATTAGAGCGACGATTAATAAGATTGTATTATTATCCATTTTGTTTATATAATATATAAACAAAAAAAAATTTTATAAAAAAATTAATTATACGCAGGTGGCCCCATAGATGGCATTCCACCCATAGCTCCCATTGGAGGGTACATTTGACGTATACTTGCAGCGGTTGTTGTGGCAGTTTGAGCTAGTTGAGATGTAGCACCAGGTTTCATAAACATAAATGCCATAGATGCTAAAGAAATTACTAAAATACAACCACAAATAATCATAATTGGTGTCATATAAGCTGATACAATACCTCCAATACCTGCTCCAACTCCTTCACCAATACCTTTAGCAGCTGTACCGACACCTTCACCTATTCCCTTGGCTGCACTTCCAATAGATTTACCTACATCTCCACCAGATGCTGAAGATGTAATATCTGTATCATTTTTGGTATCTGATAAAACAGATGCATCAATACCAGTATCATCAGAATGTTGAGATAAACATTTAAGGAAAGCTTCATTAGCTTGATCAGTTGTTGTGTCTTCAATAGTAGAACCAATAATGTTTAATAAATTTTTTTGTGTAGTATTTAAAATACATTGTTTAGAAATATCATTAAACTTTGAATTATCTACTTTTGTAGAATTTTCTTGTAATTTTTTAATAACTGTTTTATTTGAAGATGGAGAACCTAAAACACTTCCTTCTGATTTTAAGTTTTCTTTGATTTTACTCATTAAATTATTAACAACGTCTGCATTAGTTGTACTCTTTAAAATACTTTGCATAATACACATAGATTGAAGAGAATTCTTTTGAGTTGCAGAAAGCTTTTTCACATTTGAACCAATAATATTAATAGTATTACTTTGTAAAGTTGTTTGATTACAATCCTGGTTAATTTTATTTTTAATACTATTATTTATTTCAACATTATTACGTGTGATATCACTAATATCCGTAGATGTTTCGGTGTTACAATCACCCATACCTAGAATACATATTCCCATTTTAATTTATTATACTATATTATAATAAATTAAAAATTTATAAATTATATAAAAATTAACATGTTATTGTTTCATCTGTAGATATACATGTTCCATAATAACGATACTTTGTGCTCTTTACTTTATTCATACTAGCTACATACATAACATATTCAAAAATTGTGATTTCAGGATTTTTACCTTGAATTTTAGTATCAATCATATTATAATAATCTGTTAAAACATTTATTGGAATTTTGTCAACTAATGCTTTTTGTATAGTCGTAATTAATGCACCTATACTAGTAAAACCAGGGAAGAATATACATGTTGTATTATATGGAGCTTTTGATTCACCACGAGTTTTCATAGGTAATTTTAAACATTTGTCTGGAATAGCATTTGTTTGGTCATATTTAGCATCAACTTTATTTATTTCTTTTATAAAATCTTGTACAGATTTAAAATCATAATCTCCTAAGTTAACTGATACAATAAAATCAACAATAAATACAAAAGGTACTATAATATAATAATCATTTGTTTTAACATTAAAAGCATCTGTTTCTTCAGACGAAGAGATTTTAAAAATAGGACCGCTTGTTAATTTAATAATTTTAAAATTATCTGGATGTGTACATGTATATATTGGAGATCCGTCTTTAATATTAACACTACATTCCAAAGCCATAGCTTTTAAAGATTTATCTTCTTCAAATTTAGGCACACCTGGAATTACAGGTAAGGGTTTTGATGATGTATTTTTACTTGAAGTTTTTACTGAAGCAGACACTTTTGAAGACGGGGTTCCTGTTATTTTAGATAACATATTATCTAAAGGATTTGATTTAGAACTTGTTGATGAAGAAGTCATATAATATCCACCTAATGAAACACTAACACATACACATAATATACATACGCATATAATTATTACTATTAACATGGTTTTATCATCGGATTTTGGAATGTCTAAATCTGGAGAATAATCTATATCATCCATTTATATTACTATTACTATTATCTTATAAAAAAAATTATATTATTTAAAAAGATTTTATTGTATATTAATAATAATTATGGAGAAGTATCATCATTATGTTAAGTTATATCCAAAAGGTGTACCTAAAAATATTGAAGACATGCCTTATAATGAAAAATGGGCATTTAGTACAAAACCACAAGAATATGAAATTATTAAATTTTTAGGTAAAGGAGCATATGGGTCAACATATATAGTAAAAAAGGATGATATAAAATATGTTATGAAAAAAATTAGTTTAACAAAGTCTAAAATTCCAGATATTTTATTAGAAGTTCAGGCTTTAAAGAAAATCTCAAAATATAACAATTGTTCCAATGAAAAAAACTTATCGTCTCTTTGTTTAATTGATGATTTTGTTGACTATCAAAATAATGAATATGTTATAGTTACTAATTATTTAGATAATGCCATAACATTGTCTAGTTTATTAAATAGATACAAAGAATCTAATAGTCAAATGTCTTTAGATGATATTATATTTATAATGTCTCGATTAATTTCACAATTAGATAAATTACATAATTATGGTGTAGTACATAATGATATAAAACCTGATAATATTATTATTCAATATGTGGATAATAAAATAAAAAATGTGTTATTTATAGATTTCGGTGTAAGTTGTATCAAAATATGCAGACCATCTGGAACGATTCTATATTTAGCACCAGAAGTATTTCGTATTATCAATCACACTCCAGAAAGTGTTTTACAATTAAAAGAAAAATTATTAACAAATCCAGAAACAGCAGAGGAAGGTAAATCTATGCCTATTAATAAAAGTGATTATATGAAAACGGATGTTTTTTCTTTAGGGATTGTCTTTTACGAAATGCTGAATAATAAATATCCATATCCATATAAATTAGATTATATTAGGAATAAGAGTAAATATTATAAAGAATACCCATTAGACTTTGAATTAACACTAATGGATTTAAAACATAAAAACGAAAGTTTATATGATTATATTAATAATCTAGATGAAAATAGGAGCTCAATTAGTAGTATCGAAGAAGAAACATCAGACGAAAAAGAAGATAGATTACTTGATGAAAAAATTAGATTGTACCTTAATGAAAATTTACCCCCGTTATTATCTCCCGAATCATTAATGTCATATTATGATTATTATAAATCAAAACCTAAATTTATAAGTTTATACAAAGAAAGCGAATCTGGCGACCCAAAAATTGCTGAAATGATAAATCAAATAGTGGAGAAGATGTTAATTATTAATCCGTTAAACAGACCAAGTATACACAGATTAAAAGGTCAATTTGAAAAAATCATATTACATTTGTTATCTAGAAACTTTTTTACATCAGTTACAAGGAAACGACAGTTAATGTCACCTACAGTTCAATGAAATAAATTTTTTTATTTAGTAATATAAATTATTTTATTTATTAATATTATGTTACAACAACTTTTTACAGTTGCAGGTACTTTAACAGGTTTTCTAATTGGTTACGGTTTCAAAAAATTATCAAATAAATTAAAAAAAAGAGAACCTGAATATGCCTACCCAGAAATTGAAATTACAGATTATCATTATACTAATATATGGGAAGATATTTAAAAATTGTAATAATATATCCTTCATGTTATTACAAACTTGATTGTGATTGTTCATTAATTTTATCTAATTTATCTTGTATTATATTTTTTAAATCCAAGATAGTGTCGGAACCTGATTTTTCAAATATATCTGGATATATTCCATGAGCAAAAAAATAAAAAGAACCTTTTAATGATTTCCAGGAATAGTTCATAGAATCACTAAAATGTTCTGTATAACTCTGACCTACAGATTCTAAATGATTAAAGTGCTGTGTATTAAGGGTATTTTTTATGGGAATGGATATATAATTATGAAGTATTTCTTTCATTCTTATATTTTATAAAATTATTACATATAAAAAAAATTTTATTATTTATAAAAAATTATATTATTTATTATTACCATTTATGATTTTTATAAATTGTTAAAAGTTTATCTTCTAATTCATTAACAAATGTAGGATAATCGCAAATATTTTTAACAAATTTCTCTCTAACAGTTTGCTTAAGATTGGATATACTGTCCAAGTTCTTTGAATAATATTCCACTTTGTTAATATATTCTTCTTCTGAAAGACATACATATTCTGGTAATTCTGAATTAACCATTAAAGATGCTGTTACATTCTGGCAATGATATTGACGGTCTCCATCAAATAATGTTAATACTGGAACACCCATCATTAATGCTTCACAACTTGTAGTTGTTCCAGAATATGGAAATGTATCTAATGCAATATCCATTTTATTATAATCAGGTAAATGTTCAGTATAAGTGTCTGAATAAGGTAAAATAGTTACACGTTTAAAAGCTTCTGGGTCTTTCCATGTATTAATAAACTGTTGCTTTAATGATTCTGTTAAAAATTCCTTTGTTTTAATAACAAATCGTACATTTGGACAACGTTGTAAAACTTTCTCCCACATAGCAACTACTCTATCATTTATTTTATTGTATCTATTAAATGTACCAATAGTTAAGTAATTATTCTTTGTAGCAGGTTGTTCTTCTAATTCTGGTAAATTATCTATTCCTATAGATGGAGTATAACTTAAGAAACAACGGTCCATAAATAAAAGTTTTTCAGTATAGTACTTTTGTGTACTTGCTCTCACTATACCACCAGGACCTGGTGTAACACCATCCGAATCACAAATTTTATCAACAATATGATAATCCATATTTGATAATCCTGAAGTATTTGGATATCCGCAATAACTAATTTGAATAGGTGCTGGTTTTAATACAAATGTATCTAGTCGATTATCTCCTGTTTGACTGGCTAAATCAAATAATACATCAATTTTATCTTCTTGAATCATTTTCTTTAATTCTTCAGGACTCGTTCCTTTCACAACTCTCCAATTAATTTGAGGAAATGAACCTTTTAAATCTACAACCTTTAATGAATAACAGTGAACATCGAACAAGTCGTAATTAATAAACTTAAGAATACAATTAAGGAAATAACTAACTGGATGACAAATAAAATCCCCACTAATAAATCCAACTTTTAATTTCGTTTTACCAATAAGACTTTGTTTGTCTTTACCATTCCATTTTAAAATTAATTCATTTGGTTTATAATCTGGTAATGCAATCTTGTAATCATTAACAACCTTTGGGTAAATCTTATTAATATTCTTATGCAATTTTGCAATATACATAGGGTCATCAATCATATGTGAAATATAATTAAGGTCAAGTAATTTGTTCTGATACGCCAATGAAAGACGTGGTTTATATTTAAGTGCCTTGTTATAACAATCAATCGCCATTGGATAGTTAATTTCATAACAATACGCTAAACCCATATTCATATACATAGATGCAAGTAACATATCTAGGTCATTTGAAATATGAGCTTTTTTATAATTTTCAATCCCATGTTTATAATGCTTAATAGCTTTATCTGTAAATCTAAGTTCTGTATAAACAACACCAATCTGATTATTAATATCAGGGTCATCCGGATAAATTTTAAGAGCTTCAAAAAAGTAATAATTTGCTAATTCTCTATCTTGAATAGCAAAGTAAATACCACCTAAACCATTAAGACATTTTACTTTAAATTCATTAAGAACTTTAATTAAATCAACTTGGTTAGATTTAGTACCCTTAATTTCTAAATCAATAATACCCAATGCTAATTTAAAATGCTGTAATGACTTTTCTAAATCATTAATTCTTTGATACATAAATCCTAGATTATATTGTAATTGATAGTCACAGGGATTTACCATTAAAACATTTGATAATAATTGGATATTTTCTTTTGCATTAGAATTAAAAATACTAAGGTATATAAATACAATCTTAAATAATTCTTTAGTTTGTTGATTAAATGGGTCTACACTTAAAACTTTTTGCATATGAGCAATTGATGTATATAAAATACCCTTTTCTCTATCATTAAATTCTGTACGATTCATATGAAGACCAACCGTTCTAACTAATACTTCAGCACTAATATAGTAAACAGTTTTTATATCATCTTTTATACGATTAATTTGAAATGGATTTAATGTATCTAAGAATGTTATAATTTTATTACAATACTCAATGCATTTAACATACTTTTCGTTATCTACACGATTTTCTTTAACCAATAATTCTTGAGCTTCATCATATATAACCTTAACTCTTTTGATATTATCATGACTATTTTCCAATGTAACTGGTTCTTCAAATGTATTAGACGTTTTTGCTATAATCTTAGATAGTTGAGATTTGTTCAGTAAGATTGGCTTTTTAGATGTCATTTCTCTTTAATAAACCATTAGCTTTAAATTTTAATTATTTAACGAAGTTTAAAAATTGCGATTAAAATAAAATGAAATAATATAATATTATCTTAATGTTTAATGGATGTTAATTTAAAAAGGCTACAGCGACGTGTAAAATTATTACAAAAAAAGCCTCAGCCTCCACAACGTAGTGAAGAATGGTATAAAGCTAGAAATACAAGGATTACAGCAAGTGAAGCGGCATGTTGTTTAACATTATCTGAAGACTTATGTAAAATATATGTAGATGATTTTAATGTACAAAATTTTAAATATAAACCAGACCATTGTATGAGTCATTACGATAATAAGATAGATTATATCATAAACAAATGTCGAACATTTTATGGTGAAAACTTATTTAGAGATTCAATTTATACCCTTCATGGAAAAAAATATGAAGAAATTGCTACAAGACTTTATAGACGTAAATATAATACAGATGTGTTTGAATTTGGATTATTACCACACTCGAGACTAAATTGGTTAGCCGCTAGTCCTGATGGTATTACACCTAATGGTATAATGTTAGAAATAAAATGTCCTTACTCCCGTAAAATAGAAGAAGGTGTACCTCCTATTTGGTATTGGGCTCAAATGCAAATACAATTAGAAGTTGCAGATTTAGATGAATGTGATTTTTTAGAATGTGAAATTAAAGAATTAGATAATGAACATTCTTTTATTTCACAAACAATTGAAGGTAATCAAGATAAAGGAATTTTATTAAATAAAATAGAGGAACCAGATAATAGTGAAACTAAGTATATATATCCACCAGATTCATTAAATACACCTGAAGAATATATTGATTGGGCTAATAATACTATTAACAATTATAAACAAGATAATATTCAAGTATCTCCTATTTATTATTTTATTAATAAATGGTTTATTATAAATGTTAAAAGAAGAAAAGAATGGTTCTTAAAAGCAAAACCGCATTTAAAAGCATGTATAGACCAGGTTAAAAAATATCAAGCTGACGAACAATTATTTTTAGATTATAAAGAATCTATTTTTAAAATTCGTAACAAGGAATATTTAGAAAGATATAATAGTACAGTTTGTTTAATTGAACCGGATTATGACCACGAGGATGAATTTATTATTCACAATCAAAATAATGATAACGATAACTATATGGATATAGATATGCCAAATAGTTTAGATAAAATTGATAATTTGTGTTTAATAAGTGATACTTAATATTTAATTATTGTATTTTTTTTTATTGTATAATTAATAATGAGCTACTCAGACGAAGAATTAGATAAATTTTTATTAGAAGACTATGACGAATCCGCTCACATGGAAAGTCTAAAATCTCGTATTAAAGAAAATACTCTTCCTGAATTTAATGTATGTACCATTAATTATACAAATGCTGAACAATATCAATCTGATGAAGCTAAAAAAGCTGTAGATACATATGTAAAACATGGCCCTGAACTTAATTCCAGATTACGAGGAACTGAAGGTCCTTCTGAACATTTAGGTATCATTCGTAAAAATATTATTAAATATAGTAGACCTATATTATCAAATTGTTCACCTGATTCTTATTATATAGTTTATCGGGCTATGACAAATATTTATGATAAAGATATTAATCAAGGATTTATGTCTACAAGTAATATTTTATTACCACAATTTGGTAATTATCACATGAAAATTTATATTCCTGTTACAACACCTATTTTAATAGCAAATATTTCGAAGGCTACTCAGATAAATGACGTGTATGAAATCGTTCTTCCAGAGAATACTATATTACAACCACTTGGTCAAGAATCATTATCTAATTATAATATATATGTATTGCAACCACAGGTAGGAAGTGGACATAGAAAACCTCATTTTTATGTAAATCCACTAACTGGGAGAGTAATTAGTTCAAAGGGGTCTATTTATAAAGAATTAAAAAGGCGAAGATTTAAACTTGATAAAGATGTATGTTTATACAATACTACATCTGCTAAAAATTGTTTAACACAAATTTTAAATAAATATGGAGGTAAGGTATATCCATCGAGTAAATTTCTAGACATCCCATCTACATATCATCGTTATAATAACAAGAAATTTAAAGCTAGAGCATTTGTTAAAAAAGGTAAATATATTAAAGGTTTTGTAGATAAAAATGGTAATTTACATAGAATCCCTAAACCAATTAAAACTTCAAAAACCGTTCCAGAAGTTAAAACTATCCCAGAACATGATGATATTTTAGATAAAAAATTAGATAATAGCCCAATTATATCTAAATCAGACATTTCTGAATTACAAGAACAATTAGAACAGACACCACTATCTAATAATATTACAATTTTACATAATCCTATTCAAGACGATTTTATTCCTATTAAAGGAACATTAGAAGAGTCTCAACAAAAAGAATTACTTCAAGATATGAACAAATCTCTTATTCCTACACAGTTGCCAAGTATTAATAATACGAACATATCTGCTGTAATTCTTGATTCTAATAGATTACCAACTGAAATTATCGGATTTACAGATAATAAAAATAATACAATAAAATTTGACGTACCAATTAGAATTAATGTATTAAACCAATATGATATAGTTGATAATAAAAAGTCAGATTTTGAGTTAATACCAGGTCCACCAGGACCTAAAGGTGATAAAGGTGATAAAGGTGATAAAGGTGAACAAGGTATTCAAGGTCCTCAAGGATTACCAGGACCACAAGGTATTCAAGGTCCTCCAGGTGAAGTAGGTCCTCAAGGACCTCAAGGACAACAAGGTGAAAAGGGAGAACAAGGAGACATAGGCGAACCAGGTTCAGAAGGACCGCAAGGTCCAGAAGGCCCCCAAGGTCCTAAAGGAGAACAAGGCGAACAAGGATTCACAGGATTACAAGGTCCTCCTGGTCCTCAAGGACTTCCAAGCTTTACAACCGAACCTGAACCGGAAGTAACGGAAACCGAAAGTGAAAGTGAACCGGAAGTAACTGAAAGTGAAAGTGAACCGGAAGTAACTGAAAGTGAACCGGAAGTAACTGAAAGTGAAAGTGAACCGGAAGTAACTGAAAGTGAACCTGAAGTAACTGAAAGTGAACCTGAAGTAACTGAAAGTGAAAGTGAACCGGAAATAACTGAAAGTGAAAGTGAACCGGAAATAACTGAAAGTGAACCAGAAATTACTGAAAGTGAACCAGAAATTACTGAAAGTGAACATGAAGTAACTGAAAGTGAAAGTGAACAAGAAGTAACTGAAAGTGAAAGTGAACCGGAAGTAACTGAAAGTGAACCAGAAATTACTGAAAGTGAACATGAAGTAACTGAAAGTGAACCAGAAATTACTGAAAGTGAACCAGAAATTACTGAAAGTGAACCTGAAGTAACTGAAAGTGAACCAGAAATTACTGAAAATGAACCTGAAATTACTGAAAGTGAAAGTGAACCAGAAGTAAGTAAAACTAAACAAGATAATGATAGTGAAATAGAATTGTCAGCTGATAAATTAGATGTCATTCCTCAAGTAGAAATTGAGAGAAAGGAAATAACTCAATTACCAGAGGCAAGTCAGGAGGAAAAGAAAGATTTTATTAATAGCATTATTAAGGTGTGTGGGGTTAATGAACAATTAGAACCAGAAACTAATATTTGTTATCCATGTGAACATTATAATTTAGTATGGGATTCAGAGTTTAAAAAATGTACTTTAAGAGATAAGTCAATAACTATGATTGAAGATTCTGATGGAAATATTTTAGGATACACTGAAAATTAATAAAATTTATTTTATTATGTTATAATAACTAATAAAATGAATGTTGATGATGCGACGTTGATTAATTATATTAAAAATAGATATCCTAAAATAGTATTTACACCATTACGTTTAACAAAGAAATCTCAAAAACGGTCTTTAGGATTTGTTATTTCAGATAATAAATTTGTTATGGGATATATAAATACAGATGGTTCATTATGTAAATTAATTGAACCAGTTGATTTAAATCAATTATCTCATTCACAATTTATAGATTTGTTAAGTAAAGTTCCTCTAGCAGTTGGTTTTGATGAAAATGATAAACAGAATTTACTTAATTTACTGCAAGAAAAAGATGTTATTTCACAAAAAGAACATAATGAAGCTGTGGCACAACTTCAAAGTGCTATGAAATCAGAATATGAAGCTAAGTATAATATGTTACTTGAAAAAACAACATCTGAAAACAATGATATTTTACTGGTTAAAAAAGAGTATGAATCAAAAATGACAGAAATAAAGGAACAGTATACTAAAGATATAGATGAATATAAACAAAAGATAAATGAAATGAAAGAAGCCCAGGAAGTTTGTAAAGTGAAATTACTTGGAGAAAAAGAACAAATTATTCAATCAATACAGGCTTTCAAAGAACAAATTAGCAATTATATTAATGAAGTTGTAAAAGTAAAGGGTGAAGATTCTGATTCTAAGCTTAAGGATATGTATACACAATTATTATCAGAAAAAGCAGCTATTGAAAATTCAATGTCATTATTAACAGAAAGAGAAAAACAACATTTACAAACAATTCAAGATAATGAATCACAATTAAGTGCATTTACAACTAAATTAAATAATAAAGAAGAAGAAATAATTAGATTAAATGACACTATTACACAAATTCAAGAAGAACTAAATAAAATTCAGAAACAGTTTTCAGAAAAAGAATTGGAAAATATTATTTTAGCGGATTTTAAAAAGAATTGTATAGAACTTATTTTAAATCAGAAAGAACAAATTATAGAGCAAATTAAAGACTATAATAGAAAATGGTTAGAATGGGCTGAACAAAATAACTTTGATGTTAATAAACAAAAAGAAAAGTTACAATCTGAGCTTGCTGTTATTTTTAGCAACTTAAAGAAAGTTTTAAATTCTAAACATGATTACATTGATAGTTTAAATTTGTCTTTAAAGGAAAAAGATGCATTATTGAATCAACTTAAATCAAATGTATCTGACATTAAGACTGAAGTTAATACATCTTTAAATGACCAATTAATGCAATTGAGTCTTAAAAATCAAGAATTAGAAAGTTCAATTTCTGAACATTCAGAAGAACTTAAGAAAAGAGATGTTATTATAAGTAATTTAAGACAACAATTAGACGAAGCTAAAAAATTATTAGAAAAGAATGCAGCCACATCTATACCAAAGGAAATAGATTATTCTAGTTGTCATGAAACGTTACAAAAGTTTATAAGTGTGAATAATATGTTTTTTAGGAAAAAGCAAGTTATTTCTATATTAGATGGAATAATTAATTCACCTGATAAAATATCAAATTTTACAAACTTAAATGACCAAATGAAAGAAAATTTAAGAAACAGATTCGAAACTGTTAGACAAGAAATTAATAAACATATTGATTTTCTTGATTTAGGTAAATATGTTAATAGTCCAAATATTCAACTATTTAAATCTAAGGCAACTATGAAGAATATTCCAGCTCAATTTTGTGAAGAATTAAATAATATTTCTAGTTATTGGGATAATAATATTGGTATTTTTAGAGAACAAGACCGTATTCTTACAAATATTTATGAAGATTTAAGTGGAGCTGTCCGAGTCTATATTAAAGTTAAACCATTAATTGGTAAGGAACAAAAACATAATACTGTTTATCTTGAAAAACATAGTAAAAAGGTAACTATTGATTGTTCAGAAGTAGCAAACGTTAACAAGAAACAAACATTTGGAGAATTCTATGGAATCTTTACAGATAATTTTACAAATAAAGATGTATATACTGGTATATCTGGTTCGGGTGATGTATCTCAATTACAAATCGACACAGATTCTATAGAAGAAAGTAATGAAACTGTGAGCCCTGGACTATATAGTACATTTAAACAAGTAGAAGATGGTTATTCAATTGTATTATTTGGATACGGCTTAAGTGGTAGCGGTAAAACGTATAGTTTAATTGGTGATAAGGGAGTTCCTGGTTTATTACATTATGGATTAGCAAATTTAAAAGGTGTATCTAAAATTCGTGTTAAATACTTATTTGAACAATATATTGACAAATTCGTTCCAACAGTTAGTAACATTCGTGGTAAAATTATTAATTTAGTCAATGAAGTTCCTCAAATGAGAAAATATGCAAGAGACGAACAAAAAGAATTTAATGAGTTTATTAGTGGTCAAGTAAATTTAAATGATATCAAAGTTGATAATATAAATACATTAACAGGTTTACTAGAAAGTTATAGAAAGAGTCATTTTAGAATTAAGAAAACACCAAATAACCCTGTATCAAGTCGTTCACATTTATATATGGTATTTGAAGTACAATTTGAAACAGGCAAAGTAGGTTATGTAACTATAGTTGACACAGCAGGAAGAGAAAGTCCTATTGACATTTATAATATGTTTATAGATACTTCTCAAAGAATTACGTTAACAACTGTATTAGGTCCAACTGGTGGACCTGGAGTCGTTAAAAGATTTTTAAATCCAAAATATTCAGAATATGATACAAGTGATATTTATGAAATTTTAAATGAAGGTTTCTACATTAATGAAACCATTAATCACTTAATTTACTTTTTCAATAAGAAAAATTATAAATCTACAAAGATTCAAAAAATATTATCTATTGATAAATATGCAAATGAAAAATATTATGTAGATCCAAGAAGTGAAGAGGATGGTGTTGATCCAATCAATAATTGTTTAATGATTCCTATTTTAAAATTCTTAGATGCAATTAGTAACAGAAAACAAGATGACACTGATTATAAACCTACAAAGTTTATAACTATAGTATGTGTTAGAAAAGATGAAGAATATTGTTCACAAATTTTTGGAACATTAGAATTTGCTGAAAAAATCAAAAGTTCTTAAATCAACATTCTATATAATTATCTTATATAGAATTTTATAAAATTTTATATTATAATTGTATTAATTTTTACCACGTTTTGCAGGTGCTGAAAAGTAAAGATATGCTAAAATAGATGCAATAATTAAGAATATAATAAGAGAGACAATCATACTTATTGAGCTTCCAGATAAACCTTCATCTTTTTCTTCCTTAACTACTTGAACCTCTTTAACTTCTTGTTTTTTTACTTCTACTTTTTCTTCAAAAGGATTACCTCCACTTTTTTTAAAAAAATCATCACTTGTTGATTTCATTTCAAAATCCATTGAAGATACTGTCATTGGTAAATCATTGACCGTATCCGCCATATTTTGTTGTCCTACTGTGATTTTCATTTATTATATAATAATAATAATAAAATAAATAATTGAATTAAGATCTTGTTCTAAAAATAAAGAATGAACTTTAAAAAAGATACAATTGAAATAGAAGATAAACTATATGATATTTATATTGGTAAAAATGCGAAAGGTAATGAAGAAATTATTAAAATTTCTCACCCAGAAAGTTTATGGTTTCATATAAATAATATTAGTTCAGCTCATGTTATTTTAGAATCAAAAGGTGATGATATCCACAAAAGATTTCTTATACAAATTGCTAAAATTTTACTTGAAACTAAAAATAATTGTCCTAACAATGTAAATGTAGTTTATACACAAGTTAAGAACGTTAAATTAACAAAACAACTAGGAACAGTTATACCTTCTAAAACAAAAATTATCAAATTTTAAAATCATATAAAAAAAATGAATTTAAAAATAAAGTCCTTGAAAAAATAAGAACCATCTATACAAAAATGCGATTCACTAATCTTTCTCTTTTTGCTCTTCTTGCAATCTTTAGCGTAGCAGTTAATGCTCAAGAACCTGGTGATGACAATGTTGTTCCACGACCAGGTGATGACCGTGTAGTTCAACCACCGGTTGTTCCACCAGTTCAACCACCAGTTGTTCCAGGTCAAGAACCTGGTGATGACAATGTTATTCCACGTCCAGGTGATGACCGTGGAACTAATACAACAACAACAACTACAACTCCTTCTCCAACAGCAGTTCCTACTAATGCTGCTATGAAGAATAGTATTGGAAGTCTTGGGCTAGCATCTCTATTTGCATATTTTATGTTGTAAATTAATATATTAATTTAAGAGTCGCTTTTGCGACTTTTTTTTATGTAATTTTAGTGTGCGTTTATTTAGTAGATGAAACTGTATATACTTTATTTAAAGATATGTTACATTTTTAAATAAAATATGAGTTCTAATGCAGAAGTTGCAGTGACAATTATTGGTTACGTATTATTTGCTATTTCCGAAATTTTACCTTTAATTAATATTCCTACTAATGGTTTATTACAAAGTTTAATAATGGGTTTTGGTAAAGCATTTAAGAATCCAGAGAAAGATATTGAAATGGCTGATATGTTAATAAAAAAGAAACCAGAATATGTAAATATTGTAAATTCTATTTCTACGAATCCTCAAATTCTTCAAATAGTTAATAGTTTAATTTCTAATCCATTTGATGCTAATAATGTTACCATTATTCAAAATAACCCAGATATAGCAAATGTAGTATCTATTTTAGGTAATAATTCACAATTACGTAATACAATATCTGGAATGGTTTCTGACCCTAATTTATATAATAATATCAGTATGTTACTGAATAATCCCAAAACTGCTTCAAACTTACTAGCTCTTCAGATGCATCCAAAAATTGATCAAGTTTTACCAACACTAATTTCTAACAATCAACTTTTAGATGCATTTAAAATTCCAGACATTACTAATAATATTACTCATATGTTAAATAATCCACAATTAGCTTCTATTGTTAATTCATTAGCGACAAATCCTAATTTATTAAACGAAGTAAGTAATATGTTACCTTCAAATTAATTGAATTTAAAAATAATCAATCTTTAAATTCAAGGATGTATTCATGGGAAGAGTTTACAATCGGTCAAAAATTAGCTTGGATATTTAGTACAGTATCTAATGGATTATGGTTATTTGTATTTATACCTCAATTATATAAAAACTATAAAACTCAAAAGTCTGTTGCTTTAAGTTTATCTTTACTATTTTGTCTTATTCTAGGTGATATTTTTTCAATTATAAGTGCATATATAAAAGAGTTAAATATTGTTATCATTTATGCAGCATTATATCACATTATTCTTGATATTGTAATTATTAGTCAAATTTTGTATTATAGAAGAAAAGCTATTTTAAAGTCAGATGATGATTTAGATAATACTGAAGATTCACCTTTATTAGAAAATGAAGACAATATAGAATTTTTAGATTATCCTTATTTTTATTTATCATTTTGGGAATTTATACTAGTTATAGGTAGTTTACTTTTAATATTCTTAAGTACATTATTTGTATTAATAATACAGGCATATGACACAAAATTAATAATAGCAGATATAATTGCTTGGTCAGCTACAAGTATATTCATGCTAGCTAGACTACCTCAAATATGGTTAAATTTTAGGAGAAAATCTACAAAAGGACTGTCGTTATTGTCTTTTATAATAATCAATATAGCCAATTTATTTTTCCTATTGTCTGTGCTTATTATAATGTATGATTTAGATGAAAATAATTATATAGATTATATTAAAAGTAATATTCAATGGATTGTAGGTAGTAGTTCTACCACTCTATTTGACTGTATTATATTTTATCAGTTTTACAAGTATAAAAGTAGAAATATTTTTGAATCAGAAATTGAATAATTTATATAATATTATTTTATTGGTATTATATAATAAGATAATGAGTAGTTTTTGTGACGAATGCAGAAAAAAATGCGGATACTCTAGTGATTCAGATTCAGATATAGATTCAGATACGTCATCTGAATATTATCAAGAAACATCTGATGACCTTCCTATTGATTTAACAAGTTTAAGTATAACAGAACCAACCGACTCAACCGATTCAACTGATTCAACTGATTCAACTGATTCAACTGAACAAATTGAGTCTACAGAACTTGACAGTTCAGATGTACCACTTGATTTAACAAGTCTAAGCATAAATGAACCAACAGAATCAACCGAAAGTTCTGAACCAATAGAACAAACTGAAAGTTCTGAACAAGAAGATAGCTCAGAGCCTAGAAAAAGAAAAAGAACTGAATCACCTGAAGTTGATTTAGATTTTTCAAAATTAAGTTTACAAGAACATGGAGAAGATGATAAATTAAGCAATTTATTAAGTAGTTTATTTGTATCCGATAAACTAAAGTCAGAAAACACAGAAGAGGATGAGTTAGATATGTTAACATCTATTATGTCAAGAAAGCTTAAAATTTCACCTAAAAAAAGAAAAACAAGTACATATACACCAATGGATATAGAAGAAGTTCCTATTAAGCAACGCTTAAGAAAAAGTATAAAAAAACCAATAAAGGGTAAGATGTCTTCTAGAGAAATCCCTAGAGAAAAGTGGTCCATTCATGATGATACTGAAGATTTATTAAATAATTTTTTTGATAAAAAAGGTAAACTTAAGAAGAAATGATTGTGGGTTTTTTAGAATACCATAAAGCAAAAATAATAATTAATATAGTTAATAAACTAGTAATAGCATTAGTTAATATCACTTGAAAGTCATATTTTAATATGCCATAAATCATCCACAAAATTTGAGCTATTAATAAAACAATATACATTGTAATAGATATATCTTTAGCACTTTTGTGTTTAATGATAAGAATCAATTGGGGTATAAAACTACACACAATTAAAAAACCAGCTACTATACCTATAGCATCAATATAGGTGAATTCCATCACTTACTTACATTTTTAATATTTTATATTTTTAAATTGAAACAGTATATTAAAGGTTTATATTAATTTACTTTTTCATAAAGTTAGGTCCGAAAATATATCTTAACAATGACATAATATATCCGTACATAGAAGTTTCTTGTGTTAATAATAAATAAAGTATACCGTCCTTTTGATGTTTATATTTTTTATATAAATCTCCTAATATATCTTTATTATCTAACATTTTACCATTTTCTAACCCTAATTTTAAGACTTTTGTGTCATCAACTTTGATTCTATGTCTTACCTCTAAAATAATATCTTCTACTAATAAATCCATATGAAAATGAAATTCTTTACCATTTCTGTTAAATCGTTTAGCATCTTGACCGGCCAATCCCTCACTTAATACTGGATCAACTGAATCAATAACTACAGGTAACTCACCTATACCTTTGGTTCTCACATTATGACTGAATCTTTCTCTTTCACTCTGACTATTATTTTGTCTGTATTTTACAAAATCATGACCGTACAGACTAGATTGAAGTAGAGAATTCATATTTATAATATAATATATAAAATAATTATTTAAGTTTAAATTACTTAAAATTAATTCAAATTATTTAAATAATGTATGTTTATATCGTCTATTCGAAATCGAAAATTCACGGTGTTTATTCTGATGAAGAGACTGCAAGAGAAGTACAAGATTTTTTAACAAATAAGGGAGGATATATAGGTGGTGTGCCTAAAAGATTTTATTATATCGATACAATTGAATTCAACCAGATTCCTAATAGTATGAAAAATATGTAAAATATGTAAAATTAAAAGTGAGGAATTCACCTCAGTTTTAAAATTAAAAGTGAGGAATTCACCTCAGTTTTAAAATTAAAAGTGAGGATAATTAAATAATTTTTTATATTTTATTATTGTAATGGTAGCAGGAACACTTCAATTACAAGCTAGAGGTATACAAGATGTGTATCTTACTAAAGATCCAGAAATCAATATTTTTCAATATCACTATTTTAGATATGTTAATTTTGCAAATGATGTATATAAACTTCCATTACATGACCCTGCAAAATTCGGGTCAAAGACACATATAGTAATACCTAAAAAAGGTCATTTATTATCAAAGTTATATTTGCAATTAAGACTACCACCTATAGTTAAAAATGGGGGTGAGTATGCTTGTTGGTCAGATACGATTGGGTATTCTATTTTTAATGGACCCATAGAGTTACAAATAGGTGGTGTAGTAGTAGATAAATTATATCCTGTAGGGTTAGATATTATGAATGAATTAACAGTTCAGTCTAGTGAACTAGGTCATAATAGAATGATTTTAAAATCAGATATCTGGAGAAGTAATATATATAATGCTACACAACCAGTCGATCTAATGATTCCCTTAGATTTTTGGTTTACAAAACATTATTCAATGGCATTACCATTATTAAGCATGACTAGCCAAGAAATCCAGATTAATTTTAATTTTGCAGATTTTAATAAAGTTATTAATTACGATGGCCTTGACCCTGTACGTGTAGAAATATTAGATTCAAATATATTTGCTGAATATATTATGTTAGATGATATTGTTTTAGATAATTTTCAGAGTCAAAAACATCAATATGTCATAACACAAATGGTTTATAATGGAGATGACACAATTCCACCTGGGAAAAATTTATTTACAACAAAAATTAACTTTAACAATCCATGTAAAGAGTTATTATTTTGTTGCGTAGACCAAAATAATTATGATAACAATAACTATTTTAATTATGCTCGACGTTCAGATGAAGCATCATTAATAACTGAAGCAAGTTTACTTCTTGATGGTAGACATAGATACGATAACTTTTTACCAGAATATATATTTAGAGATTACTTTCCAAATATTGTACATTCGGTGGTCCCAACTAAACATTTTTATGTGATGCCATTTGCACTTAAGCCAGAAGATGAACAACCTACAGGTAGTATCAATATGGGGAGATTTGACGAAGCGTTACTCAATCTCAAACTAAGAGATAATAATCCTGAATGTAAGTTGTATGTATTTGGTATCATGTATAATATTGTGACAATCGAAAATGGAGTATTAACATTTGAATTTGTTAATGTTTAACATTTATTATGCGTGTTTTATTAAATGCTTTTTTCTTTTATTATATTATAAAATGCATTATAATATTATCGCTGTGGCGCTAGTAGCTCTTGGATTTGGTCTTTTGTTCTTTTTAGATACACTAATCGCCAAAGATACTGAATACTCTATGTTAAAGACTGTTCGTGACAATAATTTAATGGTTGGAGTGGTGTGTCTTGGTGCAGGATACTATGTATATACTCTCGGAGAAAAGCAAAAACAAGGAGTTAGTAGTACTGTTGAACAACCAGCTGAACTAGCTACTTCAGAACCAATTGTAAGAAATGAATTACCATCATATGAAGAAGCAACTTCAACTGACGAAATTATGAACATGGAATAAATTATTCAAGTTATTTATTTAATTTATGCTTAAATTAAATAGAAATTATAAATTATTCAAAGTAGTTAAAGACATAGTTTGTCTTAATCCTGGTAAAATTGATGGTTTTTCAGGTGAAGGTAATAAATCTGTATCACCAAATTCATCCGATGATTTAATAACATATTTTTGATAAAAGGTCAATCGTGACATAAATGGATGTTGAATATGATACATTTTTAATAGTCCAAAAACCAAGTTCATAATAATATTAAACAATTCGTATTTATGACATTTTAAAATATCAACTTCGTCTTCTTCTGGATTAGCCCAGTCATGGCAATATTTACCATCATAGTCTATTTCTACTTTAGAATTTTTGATTGTCTTAGTTTCTAACTTGTCTAATAAACTTTGTAGTTTATCAAGTTTGGATTGTATAAGAGTATATTTAGGATAATATTTCATAAGTACTTTAACTGTATTTAAAACACGTACTACATATTTAGTTTTGTTATGATGAAGAAAGAAAAACCCAGCATTTTCTAAAATTGATGTTAAATAATCAACCTCTGTTAATGGTATTTCTATCTTATTGCTACACATTTGTGCATTTACAACTGTATCCATAAAGGCACCTCTAGTAAAATAGGTTTCTGTGCCGTAAAAATTTATAACACTTATAAAATCATGAATACCAAGGAGTGTATCGCTACCATATGAATCAATAAAGCTCTGTTCTTTTTTAAACAAAGAAGTATAATTAACTTGGTTTGGGTCTTTATTTCTTAAATAAATAAGAGTTTTACTAGCATAATTTAATACTTTGAAACTTGGTAGTTTAGTTTGCATAAAAGTCACGAGGTCATTGTAAATATGTTCACCAAAACTATCTCTCAGGTCTCTTAAATATTTGATTAAACCCCACATTAATTGACTATCCTGTGATGGGTTTTCATTTAAGTAATAAAATTTTTGACCACATGTAGCATCTGTAATATATCCACTATATTCTCTATTATCAAATGTTATATAAGCTTTACCATATATATTAGTATCAAACACAATAGAACTATCTTCTCCAAAATATTTTTTAAAAATTTTCTGAAACGATTTTATAATTTTCACTTTATATACAGTATTACCATACAAGGTGATATCATAATCAGATGTTAATTTAGCTGAACCAACACTATAAACTTGAATATCATTTCTTGATAAATTATTTTGTTTCAAAAGTTTTTTAAGAATACTGTCAACAATCATTTTTCGAAGTAACCAAAACATTTTTCTATCATTTTCTGTGTCCAAAATTTTTATATTTTCCCAAGTTAATTTTAATCGGGTATTATCAGGTAATACTATATAGTATTTGATTCCAGATTTATAGAGTAATTTTTCATCTACAAAATAATTTAATGCGTTATTGATTAATCTATCGTAATAGCTAGAATCATCTACATCCGAATCAATAATAATCTCTGTACAAATTTCTTGTTTGCTTTGAAAATTGTTATCTAAACCAATGCATTGATTATAACATTGACAAAAATAATTATATACACAATTTTCAAAACCGTTCGGTTCTGTAAAGTCACACGTGCGTTTACTCATCTTATTATATATATATAAAAAATTTATTTAAAAATAATATAGATAAAATAAGAACGATGTCATCATCATTTAATAAAAGAATTAATAAAGAAATTCAGCTATATCAACAAGATAATTTTAAATTTCCAAATTTAATATTAAAACCAAGTGATAATTTAGAATTATGGTATTTTATTGTATATGATTTAAAAGATACAGAGTATGATGGGGGTGTTTATTTAGGCAAGGTTACATTACCTCCAAAATATCCTTTTAAAGCTCCAGACTTTCAATTTCTAACCCCATCAGGAAGATTTGAAATTAATAAAAAACTATGTACATCATTTACAGGATATCATCAAGAATTATATAGTCCTTCATGGAATATTGCAAGCATGTGTGCTGGTTTAATTTCATTTATGACAGATTCAACTGACCGTGTAGAATCTCAGGGTATTGGTGGATTGTCTACTACAACTGAATTTAAAAAAGAAACTGCAAACAAATCAAGAGAATATATAAGAACGAATCCGTTCGTATATAATATATTTGAAACATATTTTAAAGAATACTACGATTTACTTGAATTAAATTAATTCAATAAATAATAACGATTTACTTGAATTAAATTAATTTAGCTAAAAACTTATCAGCTTTAGCTGTGTCGTGGCGGTCTTTAATTGCATGTGTTCTATAATAATAATTTTCCAATATTTTAGCTAGTTCAGAGTGATTGGCTGTATGAGCATTTATAATAGAGTTTCTCAAATCGTCATGTGTTAATGGTTCGTTTGTATATGGGATACGAGGTTTATCATCAAAAAAAGGTAAAATAGATATAATTTCTTCTCTAGGAGCCTTACCATAATATCTTTCATTATTTATATCATGCTCTAATAATTCTTCAACTATTTCTACGTGACCGTAATAAGAAGCAGCTTTTAAAGAGTCAGCAATATTTAATTCAAGTGGGTAAAATGTAGATAGTTCTAGTACATGTTTTACAAACCTTAACAGTCCTAATTGTGATGCCTTATCAAGTACATATTGATAATGACCTTCATGATAATATTCCATTAATTGTTGTTCATATTCACTCATTTGTGTATCTTCAATTTCTGTTAAATAATCTAAAGATTTAACCCTTTTAATAGGTGTCATTTCATCTTTTTGTGGTAATTTTGGTAGTTCTCTTGTAGGAAGAATTTGTGTTTCAACTTTTCTTTTAATTTCTTTTGCTCTTTTCTTAAATAAAGCGGCAGCTCCACTTAAATCTTCAACCTTTTGAGATAACATATGAAGGTCTTCGCCTCTTTTAAGAATTTTACGTAAATTATCTTGCATTATATCCTGGACTTCTTTTACAGATTTATCTACAGAAGACATTTTACTCTAATAAATATCAAGAAATTAATTAATTCAAATTTATGATTTATTTGAATTAACTAAACTTTTATTTTGATTTATAAATAATAATTGATACTTGAATTAGTTGGTACTAAACCTGCATTAGGTTGAGCAAGTCTAAATTTTAATTCATGAACTAGTTCAGGTGCCCAATTTGTGACTACTTGCGTTGGAGTCTTAGGTACTTGACTCCCAAACGTAAAATGTACATCTTCATTATCTCCACGAAGATTCATGATATTTTGAAATGGGTTATTTTGAAATGAGTTATTTTGAAATGGATTAGTAGAATAAGGTTGATATGGAGGAATTATAACATTAGACCTGTCATAACAAGGAAATGTTGGACTATTTAAGTCTACATTAGTAAATTCAGGAGTATAACTTTGAAATTCTCCAAATTCTTCATCATCTTCTCTAAAAAACTCTGTATCTTCATATTGTTTATTAAGTTTGTTAACTTCTGCATATACTTGTGAAGGGGTATCTTTAGTTGATGTTTCACATTGAGTTTCTTTTGTTTGAAGGTCATTTGACTCTTCAGTTTGAGTGTGACTATCTGTAGTTTCGGTAAGAAAGACATTTGATAGCTTCTCATCTACTTTAATCAAGGTAAGAGTATAAGTTAAAGTACTGATATTTTTTGTAGAATTATAAAAATATCCAGGAATTACAACTTGTTCATTTTTGGTTAATTCAGCTACACCATTGGATAGTGTAGATTGATATTCATTATCGATACTTAAATAATTAATAATAGTTTGAAAATCACTATTATATGTATCTAATGTAGTAAGGCGATGGATGATTCTTTCACTTTTATTAATATGGTCTGTTACCTTAATTAAATAACTCATGATATACTTTATATAAATAAATTAAATTTTGTATTTAATCGTTTAAAAAAAAATGAATTGGATTTTAATTTACAAACAAACAACAGAAGATGACATCATTTACTAAATATTTGGAGCGTTTTACAAAAGATATTGAAGATCCTAAACAATTAACTCATTTGGCTTTTAGAGGTAAAGGAAAATATAATGTACCTGATGAAAAATATGATGAGTTTTATAAGATGTATTTTAATGCTTTAATAAAAGATGAATCGATGTATTTAATTGAAAAAATCAATGATTCAACACGCTTTGCATTCTTCTTAGATATTGAAACACCTAAGAAAAGTACATATAAAATTAAAATTGGAGATATTAAACTAATTATTGATAAAAGTTTGGAAAGTATTGATGAAATGTTTGAAACTGAATCAGGGATTAAAACAAATATTATTACTAGAAGAAATGACAAGTATCATGTTAATTTTCCTAAATTAATTGTGAATACTCTTAATGCACAGAAACTAGCAAAAGTTATTATTGGGAAATTATCAAATATTGAACATAAAAAATTAATTGATACATCTGTTTATAGAACAGGACTCAGAATTTTTGGTTCTAAGAAAAGTGAAACGGAAATTAAAAAAGAAAAGGATAATTATGAAGGTGACTTGGAACATTATTCAAGTGTTTACGAAATATATGATATTGAAAACAATGAATTATATGATATTAAAGACACAACATTTGATGAATTTTTACAATTAATTATTAGAAGAAAAAATAATACAACGTTATCTGTTGTTAAAGAAACATTTAAAAATGAAATAGTAAAACACACATCAGCTAATAATATTACAATTAAAGGAATTGAAAACAAGTCTGTATCAACTGAAATATCTAAATTGTTAAATTTTTTAAAAGAAGTTTATTCTGAACATTTAGAACATTATGATTTTAATATTTCACGGATTGTTGCTACTCAAAATAAACAAGGAATTTTTTGTTACTATATTAGTTTGCAAGATAAAATGTGCCCATTTATGGGTAGAGAACATCGTAGAACTCAAAGTCCAATTTATATAGAAATTAATATGACTGGAATTTATATTAAATGTTATGACCAAGATTGTTTAAGACGAAAATATCCAGATGAAGGGTTTCAGTTACCAGAAAATTTTGAAAATGACTATCCTGAATTGTATCTCAGTATGAGTACAAAATATTGGAAAGCAGATATCGATATTACACCTGATATCAAAAAATTATTAGAAGATTCTCTCTCAGGTTCTCATTATAAAATTGCAAAAGTTATATACAGCATTTACAAACATCGTTTTAGAATTGATGACATTAAAAATCCAGATTGGTATGAATTTGATGGAATTCGTTGGGCAAAAACTCATATTATGAATATCTTAATTTCAGAAGAGTTGCAAAAATATTATAAGGGTATTAAAATTAGTGATACTGGAGCTCTTCAAAATTCTGACTTGCAGGAATTTATTCAGAATAAAGATAAATTAGAAGCAAATCTACGAAATAGTCTTGTAGATAATATTGTTAATAAACTTGAAAATGTATCATTCAAAAAGAATGTCATGACAGAAATGCATTATTTATTTAAGTCTTTAGAACCAAACTTTGTATCTAAACTTGACTCTAATCCTTACTTAATTGGTTTTAAAAATGGTATTTACGATTTGGAAAATATGGAATTTAGACAAGGTGAACAACGTGATTATTTAACATTAACAACTGGATATGATTTTATTGATTATGACTCAGAATGCGTAGAAGTTCAAGAAATTTATGACTTTTTACGTAAAATCATACCAAATCCAAAAGTGTTTGAGTATCTTCTTAAGGTTCTAGGACGTTCTTTACTAGGAATTAATGATGAACATTTCTATATTTTTACTGGTTTATCTGGTGCAAATGGTAAAAGTACATTAATTAATTTCTTAGAATATACACTTGGAGATTATATGACTTCTGCAGATGTATCACTTCTTACTAATAATCGTGCAATGAGTTCATCAGCATCTCCTGATATTATTCGTCTTAAAGGTAGACGTTTTGTATCTTTTGCAGAACCAGAATATGGTGACACACTTAAAACCGGTATTATTAAAGCATTTAGTGGAGGTGATACAATTATTGCACGTGAACTTTATAAAGCACCTATTTCTTTCAAACTTCAAGCTAGTATGTTTATGTGTTGTAATGACCTTCCAAATGTAAACTCTATTGATGGTGGTACATTCCGTCGTTTACGTGTTATTGAGTTTAAGAGTAGATTTTGTGATAATCCCATTAAATCAAATGAATTTAAGATTGACCCAACAATTAAAGATAAAATTAAAAAATGGCGACCTTATTTCATGTCTATTCTGATTCATTATTTTGAATTATATCAAGATGAAGTTAAAATTAATGGTAAAATTGAAGAACCAGAAGAAGTTAAGATTGCTACTAGTAAATATAAAGCTGATAATGACCGTTTCAATGAATATATTACAGAATGTCTTACAGAAGTATCTGATGGATTTGAAAATATCAAGTCTATTTATAATAACTTTATGAAGTGGTGGGCTGAAAATTACTCTAATACAAGAACACCTGATATTAAAGAACTAAGAAAATCTTTAAAGATTAAATTTGGAGAAGAGATTGAAAAATATAACTCAAATGGTATTAAACAAATTGGTTTTAATGTTAAGTTTAATGTAACTGAAAATGATTTACAAGATTTTGATGAAGATTACTAATAGTATATATATTAACATGTTTTAAATTTTAATTAATTAAAATTATTAATTAAGATTTTTTTATTGTCCTATATTAAGCTTAATATGGAAGACGATAATTTTGACTTAGAATCATTACCATCCAGTATTACATTATCATCTACATACACTCCAAAATCAGCAGAAGAATCTCCTATAGATTCACCCTTATCTATAACATCCCCTAAATTTCAACAAGAACAATCAAAGGAAGAACCAAAAGAAGAACCAAAAGAAGAACCAAAAGAAGAACAAGAAGAAGAACAAGACCCAGAAAGTGATAAAAAATATGTATGGGTTCCAGTTGATGAACAATGGAAAAAAATCTTACTTTCAGATTTTTATGTTGTTAAAGATTGTACACCTGACGGTAACTGTCAATTTAGGTCATTAGAAGAAGCTTTGAAAGGAAGTGATACTAAATTTTCACATAAAAAGTTAAGAAGACTTGTTGCTGAACATATTTTAACATTAAGTGATATGCAATTTCAAGATATTTTAAATAATTATAAAGCAGAAAAAGACAGTGGTGAATTTTATGGAGATTGGAATCCTCATAGTATTAAAACAAAACGTCAGCTTGCATTAGAAGTAAAAAAACAAGGTTTTAATTTTGAAGGAGATAACACAACATTGTCAATTTTATCGAATGTATTAAACATAGATATTTTTATTTTTAACCAAAATACACATACAATAACAAAGATTGAGAATAATAATGATAAATTTATTATTTTAAATTTTATTCAAAGTGGAAATACCGGTCACTATAAAACAATAGGTTTTAGACATAAAAATAATATTCAAACATTATTTTATCGTAGCGAATTACATGAGGATATTATTCCTTTAGTTGATAAGCAACTATTTTATAAAAAACATATTGTCCAAATATATAATCTATATGAACCATTTACATGTAATGATTTAATATCCAACTTAGAATTAACTTTGGGTAAGTTATCCAATTCAGACAAAACCCTAATTTGTAAATTATCTGCAAGAATTGTTACTCAAAAAGAAGCTAAACCTAGAAAAGAACGGAGGAAATCCAAAAAAAGGTCCTTTCCGAAAGCTCCCAAGAGTAAATCTAAAAAAAGTAAATCAAAAAATAAAACACCTTCTAGAAAAACTTCTCCAAAAACTAAGAAATCTAAAAAAAGCAAATCGGTAAAACGTAAATCTGTTAAAAGCAAAAAGAGTAAGTCAGTTAAACGTAAATCTGTTAAAAAGTCAAAGAAATCTAAAAGTGTTAAACGTAAATCTGTTAAAAAGTCAAAGAAATCTAAAAGTGTTAAACGTAAATCTGTTAAAAAGTCAAAGAAATCTAAAAGTGTTAAACGTAAATCTGTTAAAAAAAGCAAAAAGAGTAAGTCAGTTAAACGTAAATCTGTTAAAAAGTCAAAGAAATCTAAAAGTGTAAAACGTAAATCTGTTAAAAAGTCAAAGAAATCTAAAAGTGTTAAACGTAAATCTGTTAAAAAGTCAAAGAAATCTAAAAAGTCAAAGAAATCTAAAAAGTCTAAAAGAAAAAGAAGGGAAAGACCAGGGAAAGATAAAGAATAGTTATTTATAAAAAATTTATCTGTATTTTAAAAATATTTATATCTATTTATATAGTATTATATAAATGGACAACAACGCGTTAATTATAGGCTTATTCCTAGCATTTATTGTATATTATTTTTTCATTAGAGAACAAGAATCTTTTGAAAATGAAGGTAAAGATATGACAAAGAACAAAGAATGTTCTAGACTATCCTTAAACCAAGGAATTTATGGTTATAGAGTTAACATGATTAATAGAGGTGCTCGTTAACCTTTGATTTCATCAAAGCTCATTACAGCATTATCTGTTTTTAAAGTTGGTCTAGAACGCCATGCAGCACCTTGTGTACCCTGGTCACTTAAATATCCACCTTTTGCTGATTTAACACCGTAAATACGGTCCTTTCTCACAATATTATCTTTAAGGTCATCCAGTTCTTTAAGAATGTCTCTTTTACCAATAAATAATTTATCTTTTGTTACTCGTAATGTTCTATTATTACCTATAATAATATATACATCATTATCAGATTCAATGTTGAAATTAGAGAAGTCTCCTTTTGCATTTGATTCATTATATAATTTAGCACCACCATAGTCTACTCCTGTTTTAAGATTTGGTAATGTACAAAAATCAGAGTCAGCACACCAAAATGTATTATTTCTCATAAACTCAAAAGTAACTTCTCCATCTTTTCCAGGTGGGCCTTGTACTTGACTATCTTTTCCTTTAGGACCCTCTGGACCTAATGGTCCTTGAGGACCTTCTGGTCCTTGTGGACCTTTAAATCTATCAGTTTTTGATACATAAACCATAAAACCTATGATAGTTGATAATAATATCAAATTAATAATTATACTTATTGTATCCATACTTATAATAACTTATAATATATATTTAAAATTTTTTTTCTTAAAAAGTGAAATATTAAATAATAATAACATAAATAGAAAGATGTCTTCAAAATATCATCAACAATTGCAAATATTCTTATATAAGAATAAATTAAATGAAAAGAGTATAATGGATTTACTTAATAAATTTTCGACAACTACAGTTAAACATATAATTCAAGATTTAGGTATTATAGAAGAACCAAAGGAATCAAATGAATTATATATTTTTAGTGATGGTAATTGTAAAGGAAATGGTAAAAAATATGCTAAAGCCGGTTATTCCGTATTATTTATAGATACTCAAAACAAATCAGATGATTCACCTTATTTTAAATTTAACAAAACACGTTTAGTTGTATCTGACCCTACAAACAATAAGGCAGAACTATCTGGTATAAAGTATATATTTAAAACAATAAACGAAAATCAAGATGCTTTTAAAGATAAGAAAAATATTATTTGTACAGATTCGATGTATTCAATTAATTGCATTGATAAATGGTCAAAAGGTTGGCAAAAAAATGGATGGAAAAATAGTAAAGGTCAAGAAGTTAAAAATAAAGAATTAATTCAAGAGATTTTAAATTTAAAAGACCAACTTGATAAAGATATTAAGATATCCTTCAAACATGTTATGAGTCATACAAGTGAACCTATTGATAAAAAGTCTTTAGAATGGCTTTTATGGTATGGTAATAATAAAGTAGATTCAAATATTAATGAATTATTTTCTAAAAATGAATGAATATTTAATTTAAAAACAAGTCATTTATAATGTTAAATATGTTTAACTCAATTAACATTATAGGTTATGGTTATGTTGGTAGTGCAGTAGGGTATTTATGTGAGAAAAATAACATAAGATTTAATGTATGTGATACACAGCAAAAAAATGGTAGTTTTGAATATTTTACATCAAATGTTGAAAAACTTATTAGATATTCTGAAAGTGAAAATCATATTAACTATTATTTTATTGCTGTTCCTACACCTAGTAATGATGATGGGTCGTGTAATACTTCTATTATAAGAAATATTTTAACAAAATTAAATAATTCTGTAACAGAAACAACGCGGGTTATTATTAAAAGTACCTTAGTTCCAGGAACATGTAAACAATTTCATGAAGAATTTAAAAATATAGATATTATCTTATCACCCGAATTCTTAAGAGAAGCAACTTATAAAGATGATATGTATAATGCTGAATTTGTATTAGTGGGTTTACATCCAAATACTGAGATGAATGATTATTCTGATGTCTTGGGTTTATTTAGAGAATTATATAAACATAATAAGAATATAGATATATATATGAAATCGTATGAAGAATGTGAACTATTTAAATATACATTAAACGTGCATTTAGCAGTCAAGGTATGGTATTTTAATGAAATTTATGAAATCTCAGAAAAATTAGGCGTAGATTACGAAAAGTTAAAAATATTATTTAGTTTAGATAAAAGGCTCGGGGAGTATGGAACACGTGTTCCTGGTCATGATGGTAAGTTTGGATATGGTTTAAGTTGCTTGCCTAAAGAAACACGTGGTATGATGAAACTTCAAGAAGAATTAGGTATAGACAATTTTGCATTACAAGAAATTATTAAAAGAAACAATTATTTTAGAAGCAAATAATAATACATTTTTATTTATTTATTTTATTTTATAATATTAATAAATAAACATGAGCGATTATAGAAATGTTAGTCAATCTCATTTTAAGAATGATGAATGTTATATTAACCAACAAAACCAAGGAAATAAAAGTATTTTCAATTATATAACAGATACAAGTATGTTTATTAATCAAAACCAATGTTTTGACGTAACTCCGCCATTTTTAAGTTACATTCCTGTTGGTATTCCAACTCAGAATGTAGATATTGAAAATAATTTAAGAGGTGTTATTAGAAACAATACTAAATGTGCTTCATGTAAATTTACACCTGATAATTTAGAATTTACTAGTGATGGTATGTCTCAAAAGAAGCCCCTAGACTTATCTCCTCATAATCGTCAATTTTGTAAACCAGAATTTCAAATTTTACCTAAAGGATACTATAATATTCCAAGTCGCAAATAATCTATAATTTTTATTATATTTTTAATTTTAACTATATAATAAAAAGAAAATTTATGCAATATGAAGTGCATTGTGCATACTAACGGCACCACTTAAGAAATATTTTGAATTAGCTGCAACTAAATTAATACTGTCTCCAATTAAACTTCCAGCTGTTGTTTTTATAACAGTTTTAGCAGCTCCTGTAGCTAAGTTAGCACTAGTACTATACTGGGAAATAGCTACAGCTCCATTAATACAAGCACTTGGAGCTGTTAAAGTGTGTGCACCTGTATTAGAAACAATAAATCTGTACATAAGACCAGAGATTGGTGGCGGTAAGGTCACAACAGACCCACCGGTAGCATTTAAAAGAATAATATCACCAGATTCAGCTGGTGTTAGAGTAATAGCTGAACCAGCTTCTGTAATTTGTAATTGCGATTGTCCTAGATTAACAGAACGAAAATCGTGAATAACTTTAGATCTTTGAGACATTTTATAATATATCTAAATATTTTTTTTTTTTATAAATTTTTAACATTAAGTTAACTTGGATACTTTTTTTTATTTATATAAAATAAACATTATGTCCAGAGACTATTTTACATTTCATAGTTACGTATGCAATAATAATACGCAATCTACAACACAGTTTATTAATTGTTTAGGTGACTCTGTACTTGGTAAATTACCTGATAGAGTATGTTCTTCAAAAGTCATTTATGACATTCTTCGCCAAGATTTAGATACATATTTTAAACAACGTGTTTTTCGAAACGCTTTTATGGAATATTTTAAATGGAAGGTTCTCTATAGCGAAGCTTAAAAGAAACTGAATTTTAATTGTATATATTATTATTATATATACAATGAACAAGTTAACTATAGGTTGGCATACAAGCATTTCTCCATCTATTATTCATGGTATTAAGTTTAATCAAAAATCACATGATGAATGTGTAGATAAATTCGATGTCGCTGCGCAAATATTTCTAAAAGCGCCAATGAAAATTGGTAAATCTAAACTAAATGAACAAGATTGTATTAAAGTTAAACAATACATAGAAGAAAATAACATTTATTTAGTTGTTCATGGCCAATATCTTATTAATTTTATAAAGACAGATAATGAATGGGCAATAAATAGTGTTGTTGATGATATTAAAATTTTAGATAAAATGATACCAGATAATAAAAAAGAAATGACAGGAGTTATAATTCATATGGGTAAAAATACAAATAAACAAAGTATTGAAGATTGTATAGATAATTTTTATAAAAATGTTAAAGAAGTTATAAACAAAACGCGAGAATGTAAAGTAAAATTAATTTTAGAAACATCAACTAAAACAAAAAATGGAAATGATATTTTCTATGATATTGAAACATTTGGGAAACTCAAGACATATTTATCTAATAAATTGTCAAAAGAAGAATATTCTAGAATTGGTTATTGTATAGATACAGCTCATATTTTTGCGTCGGGATATAACATTAAAACAAAAGAAAACTTTGAAGATTTTGTATCACTTTGGGACCATCACATAGGTATTAATGAAATAACTGTATTTCATCTAAATGATTCCAAAGTTGATTTAGGTTGTTGTAGAGATTTACATGAAGAAATTGGTTCTGGGTTAATTTATTCTAATAGTAAAGATGGCCTGAAATCATTATTAGAATTTGCACAAGACAATAAAATACCTGTTATTATTGAAAGTGGAGGAGACCAAATAACTGAAATAGACTTAATTAATGAAGTTCTAAAAAATTGAATTTTAACTAAAATGTAGTATTTTTACTTTTACCTAAATGACGTATCAAAAAGTATATTTATCCGCTGTGAATCCAAATATTCAATACATTGATTCAATGTATATTGAATCTGAAGATGAATATTCTTTATATTCAAATGAAGAATATAAACGTGATAGTAGTGATTACACATATGAATGGTCCAATAAAACTTGGAATCGTGACGACAGATATGATGTAAATCGTGTAAGTGAATTATTTGCTCGAAATAGTTTATATACTGAAATCGATTACAATAACAATAATGATGATGATAACAACGAAGATTTGAATCCGATTATTGATTTATATGCGCAATCATATGAAGATCAACATGAATATGATACTTCTGAAATCGAACCAGTAATGTCTTTACCATTGAGTCCAAGGCAATATATGTTAATGAAACAAAAATGGAATAAGCAATTAGATATGGAATTATGTAAAGCATCTTTAAAGCAAAATCAAAAAATGGTAAGCTGGTCTGGATTTTCTGATAATTCTTATTCTGATAATTGTTATAATTCTGATGAAGAATATCCAAACGTTCCTAGAAATTCACAGGTTTCTAATTTATCTGATAAATCAAAGAAATCAACTAGGTCATGGAAGTCATTTTTCTCTAAGTTTTCCAAAAAAAAGAAGCAAATCAAGTTTTATGATGATTTACTTCAAAAATAAAATTAAAATGTAAAAACTCAAAAAAATTTCAAAAATTAGGACCTTCGGGTCCTTTTTTTATTTATCCGAAAATAAGACTATGATATCTTTTTTCTTCTGTTTTTTCTAAATAATCTCTATTTGAAAATTTTGAATCATCTGGTACAATATCTGGAAGAATATCTGGGTTCTCGCCAACATTAGTAAAGTCTAATGTAAATTGTTCAGGAGATTCACTACATCCACAAATATGTTCATTATCATTTTTTGTGTATTGTCCGTTAAAGATGTATTTCGGGTTTAATTTATTACACATAGATGTACATTTGGTTTGAATATCTCTTTGATTGTACATTTTACAAGCGTCTTGCTCATCTGAATTACACTTTACAGTAATTGATGATGTATTAAATACAAAAAAGTACAAAAAAGCTAATGCGATTAATATGACTATCATTCTTAATATATACTGTTAAAAAAAGTTTTTATTAATATCTAAAATAATATCACAAAAGTAAAAAAAAATTGAAATTTTTATCTTTAAATTAATTTTTAAGTATTTAAAGAATAAAATGTCTCTTGAAACCTCTGCTATTGTTGCTCTTGCCTTTGGACTAGGCATTGTCGGTCTAATCTCTCTAATTGTTCTATTAGTAGAAATGAATCATTTCGAACACACAACTAAGGAGGGATTGTTTTATGTTAAGAAGTGGTGTTTAATTACGTTTTTGATTTTAGTAAATGCTGCTGGATGTGTTCTAGTATATTATACTCAAAATTTGCAAGTTATTCTATTCATTTTAATTGCTTTGAAATCTAAGGATATTATCATGTCAGTTATGTTTGCATTCAATATGATTTATAGAGCTATTATTAAGAAATATCATGGTTTGCCTTCATTGGAAATGAGTGATGAAATTGAGCGAGTGATTGCATTTATTCCTACATTTGAGGAATCGACTGCACAGGTAAGTAAAACTCTAGATTCTGTTCTAAATTCAAAACGAGGTCCTCATTATATTTTACCTGTCGTAATTTCTGATGGTAAAAACAATTACGATGAACTATTAGATAATGTAAATCTAGTTAAAGAATACACGTATCAATCATGGAAAGCTACAGATATTAATTTGACAATTTCGTATGGTACTCGTAACGATAAACATGTTGTTTGTATTACAAAGCAACAAAATCTTGGTAAAAAGGATAGTGTTATTTTGATTCATGACCTATTTAATGTACACCGTGGTAATTTTGCAACAATCAATCAGGAATTACGTCAATCACTTCGTCAAGACATTCTTGATATCTTTGGAGTAAATGAATTTGATTATATCTTCTGTACTGATGGAGATACTATCATTGATGAAAATGCAATTGTATGTTTAGTTGACACCCTTAAAACTAAAGGTGCAACAGCTGCTGCTGGTATGGTTAATGTTGATAAGACAGACGGAAGTACATTTTGGAATCATCTTCAAAATTACCAATATATGTATGGTCAATATGTCCGTCGAACAAATGAAGATTTAGTTGCTCAAGTTTTATGTTTACCTGGATGTATTTCTATGGTAAAGGTTGATGAATCATTTAGCAATGTTCTAAAGATGTACTCACTCTTACCAAATGAAAAGAATCTATTTGAAACTAGTGTACAAACTATGGGTACTGATAGACGTTTTACAAGTTGTGTAGTTTATACTAATGATAATGCTAAAATTTTTCAAGATACTAGAGCACATGCTTATACTATTCCACCTCAAAGTCTAAGTTCTTATTTCAGTCAACGTAAACGATGGACTCATAATACATTCTTCAATTCTGTACTTAATATTGTTGGTTCTAATGTCAATATTCTATCACGATTCTTTACTCTGATTGATGTTTTACGAATGTCTCTTGTATATTTCAGATTATTTAACACTTTCTACTTTATCTATCTTTTGGCTGCTTATTATGAACCTAAAAATGTAACGAGCTTAGTACCTTATATTGTTTTGCTGTCTTATCCAGTTGTATGTTTTTTGGTATATTCTCTATTTAATTCACATCTACGTGTTCAATTCTTGTGGTTACTTCTATTCACGTTTATTAATAAGATTTTTACAATGTTGTCAACTATTATTATATTCACTCTTATGTTATTTAATATCGGAAATTCAAACTGGAAAATTCTCAATTAAAGTAAAACAAACTAATAAAAACTTAAAACTAAAAAACAAATAATAAAAACAAAAAACAAATAAAATTGTATAATGACTTTTATTAAAATAGACCCACACTAGTGGGTTTATTTTAATTTAAATACATATTAACATTGTTTCGAAGCTAAATTTCCATCAGTAGATACTCTGAAATTTCTAAAATAACTCCACGTATCGTTAGGTGTAGCATACTTAATACTACCACCTCCAAAAAATGTGGAAAATAATATAGCTGTAATACGAGTAGTATTATTTGTTCGCCAAATTAATTTATTAAACTTTTGTTTTTGTTCATTTATACATAATTCTAATAACCCATCACTTTTAGGATTTTTAAACTTGTCAAATGTATTTAGTTTGACCCTAATCATCACCTGATTCCACATATTTTGTTTAAATTGAAATAAACCTCTCCATAAAGAATCTCCAAAATCATCATTTCTAACAATATTGGGAATATCATAATATTCATTACTTTGATTTCTTGGTAAATAAACATATGCTTCTGCATCAAAATCTTTTCTCCAAACTATTCTTAAACTAGCTGTGTTATTATTATGATTACCCCCACTAGCTTCTCTCATATATTTTTTATCAGTACCTTCGCTAAAAAATAAACCAGGTAATTTACCTCCTAAAACTGGATGAAAAGTCTCATCAAATTTAACATCATAACTTAAAACGATTTCATCAGTTGGAAAAATATAGTCTGGTGATGCATAAAAACCTATTCCTCCTTGTGGAAATTTACTTGGTGAATAACTTCCTTGAGGATAAAATACTTTAAGTGAACCATCATCTAAGACTTCGTGATTTTTATTATCACGTCCCCAACCAATTTTGGAAATATTCCAAATTCCGGAATTTTGTAGCGTAGTTATTGCAGTAAAAGGTAATGTTAACCAATTTAAACGCATTTATTGTTTAAAGAATATTGTTTTTAAATAAAAATTAAATAGAATAAATTAAAGTAGTTTAAAAAAAAATGAAATTACAAGTTAAACAGTTTAATTAAAATGATATATAACTTAGTAGCTTTGTCAAGTCTTTTAATGAGCGGTGTATTGAGTCAAACTATACCACCGATTCCAGTTACACCATTTGGGGATCCAAATTTAATTTGTCCACAAACAGATGGTGTAGTATATTCTGTAGGCGGGTTTCCAAGTACTCCTTTTAAGATTACACCTTTTGTAGACCAATTCAAGGAACCACCCGTTGCGGTACCAAAACAAAAGGTATGTAGAAATGATGGTCACTGTATATTCTCATATGATTTCTCTATCAATCAACTACAATCAAGACCATTTGATAATTCTATTCCTGCTTGTAAAGCACTGCCTCCAACTTGGTTTTTAGCATACGGAGGAAGTGTACCTGGTCCTACAATTAGAGTTCCAGTAGGACATGAATCACTTGTAAGATTTAAAAATCAAATTAACACTGTTACTGGTTATTTCAAGCAATCTTACAAACCATGTTTACCTGATACTGGAAGAAGTGGACGACCAATCAGTGTTCATTTCCACGGGTCTGCAAGTTTAGCACCCTATGACGGTTGGGCTGAAGATGTTACATGTTTTGGTGAAGTAAAGGATTATGTTTATCCAAATAATCGTGCAGGTACTGGTTGGTATCATGACCATGCTCTTCATATTACATCAGATAATGCATACTTAGGTTTAGCTGGATTTAAAATTACAAGTGCAAAATTAAAAGATGGTGGTTGTGGAGAACCATGGAACTTAGAAGATATTCAAGAATATTCAATGATTATAGGGGATAAAGTATTAGATAACAAATGTCAACTTTTCATTGACCATTTTAATGTTCATCAGGATGATTTATATGGAGATATTAATACAATAAATGGAGTTCCATTTCCACAAATGAATTTAGAGCCTAAATGGCTGAGATTTAGAGTCTTAAATGCTGCTGTAGCCAGACCTTATCTCTTTAAAATTAAGGACCACAATTTAAATGATATTTCACAAAGAATTTGTCGTGTGATTGCAACAGATGGCGGATTTCGAAATACTCATATTGCATTTCCTACTGAAGGATTATATTTAGGTGTTGCTGAGCGTTATGAAATTGTATGTAATTTCCAAAACTATGCAGGTAGAACTATCTATTTCTGGAATGACTTTGATTCAAAAGTAATGAAAGATGTACCATATTTCTGCAATTCACATTTAATTGCACGTGCAACATTTGGTCCAGCGTTAACTACACCAGCTCCTGTATTTATAACCACTCAAACTACACCGGACCCTTTGAAACCCATTTTTAATGTCTTAACAAAAGCTGATCGAGATGCTGCTATGGCAATGGCTACTGCTGAACAGTATCATCGTGAAATGGTATTTGGTAGAAGTAATGGAATGTGGACAATTAACGGCGAAACATGGGATACTGCTAAAATTGCTGCAAGTGATGTTGGACAGAACACATGGGAAGTCTGGCGGTTTAAAACTGGAGGTGGATGGTTCCATCCTGTTCATATGCATTTGGTTGATTTCTTCTTACTTAGACGAGACCGTGAAATTATTGGTGGTATTGAACCTGTTGGTCTTAGAACAAATGAAATTTGGTCACCGAAAGACGTGTTTTATTTAGGACCAAGTGAAGTTGTATATGTGTTAGCAAGATTTGGACCACATAAAGGAGATTATATGTTCCACTGTCATAATTTAATGCACGAAGATAGAGATATGATGAGAGCAATGCACATGATGGATTCTACATTAACAACTAAAAATCCAACTTCTGCTCAACCATTTATTATTAATAGACTTTACAATTTAGTTTATAATAACTGGAAATATGAAGACCCGATGCTCGGAGAAACAGCTGCGAAACCAAGTGCATTAGTAAGAACGATGACTGTATCTTATGTTAATCAGACACTTTATAAAAATTTATACAGAATTTTCTATCCTACACCATCTGATATTGTTTATATGAGAGGTGCTAGAAATCCATGGCAATCACAATGGTGTCCTATACCATAATTTAATAACAAAAAGTTCTATAAAGTTTTTCTATAAAGTTTTTCTATAATTTTCTATAAAATTCTATTAATTTTCTATGTAATTAAATAAAACTAATAATACAATTACTGCAATTAATAATTTTGGGTTAAATTTTTCATTCAAAATTATAGTTCCAAATAATATAGCAAATATTGGCCAAATACTTGTAATAGTTACTACTTTGGCTGAACTTTCTTTAGACAATGCATAGTAGTATAGTAAAGAAGCTATAAAGCCAACTGAAGAAATAGTTAACAGAATCTTTTTTTGTTCATCAGTCAAATTTGAAATTTCCTTTGCTACATTATCCTTATTTGTCAACGCATAAATCATTATAAAAATAAAATATAATATACCACCAATAACCATAACAGTCTGAGGACTTATATCATTTAATATTTTTTTCTGTAATACAGGACGAACTCCCCATAATAAAGCTATAAGAATACCAACAAAGTAAATATACATCTTAAAGTATACCACTAAAAAAAAAATGATTTAAAAATTTAGAATTATAATATTAAAAACTAAACAATGAAGTTCTCATTTGCTATTATTTCTCTTTTCTTTACATCTGTTGTTCTTGCTCAGGACCCTACTTGTCCTCTACGTTGTCCAGCGTGTACGAAATGCGACCCCAAAAAGGGTACTTGTAGTTTAGCTCGTGATTTTGTAACATGTACTCGAAATACTGTTCCTGGTGTTTGCTTTGCAGGTACATGTAACACTCAACTTAGTCTTCCTGTGACAAAGGCTAGTAACAGATGTCAAACATACAGTTGTCCAGCAAGCGGTGTTTGTAATTTAATTACTGCACCAGATGGTAGTGATTGCACTCCTACAAGTGCAACAGGTTATGAATCAATTTGTCTTCAAGGTACATGTCAACGTATTTGGTTAGGTCTAGGTGAAGAAATGCCATTTCAAAATACTGGTTGTATTGGAAAGCCTAATGGAGTTACATGTGATACTAACCATGTCTATACTGATGGAGAAAAATGTCAAAATGGAGTCTGTAGATTCCCTGATGGCAGTTACTATGGTTATGTTCCAGCTACTCAACAAGCACCACCTGTTTAAAATACAAATACAAATACAAAAATATAAATATATATAAAAATACAAAACTAACAAAATAAATTTAAATTAAGACCTTCGGGTCCTTTTTTTTTATGTAAACCAGTTTAAAGTTAAATTTATTATACCATTAATAAATTTAATGAAAGTATTAAGTCTAGGTCTTTTATTTGCTTCCTATGTAACAGCACAAATTACAACAGATTCAAATCTTTTAATTAAAGATGCTGAAAATCCAACTCTTCAAGTTAAGTTACCATCATGGAAACCAAAAACAGTAACTAATACATACGACCCAACAAGAGTAGACTGGCGTAGTGTTATATCAGGATGTAAAGCTACATGTAGATATGATAGACGTTTATGTAATTTTTATGTTCGTGCAGCAGCTCATGATTCATTTTCTATTTCAGAAGGTTATGGTGGAGCAGATGGGTCTGTTATGTTAACAAATGATGAAATTAGACGTACTGAAAATAACTATGATAGTTGGGCATTCTTACTTTCTCAAAATGTGTTGGCTTTAGCTAAACGTTATAATACCTCTGTAGCAGATATTGTAGCTGTTTGTGGTGCTGTGGCTACAGAATTTCAAGGAGGACCTACCATTGTTAAAGAAGACCCAGTTCAACCATTTGTTGTTGGTAGATATGATTCTATTGAACCTAATCCAGCAAATAAATTACCTGGTGCTAATCTAAATTTAGAAGGTTTTGCTAATTTTGCACAAACAAGAAATTTAACTATGGAAGAGATGACAGCTTTAATGGGGTCTCATAGTTTAATTGATAACAGAGGTTGTCAAAGAACAAGTGGAGGACAATGTGACCCAACTGTAGAACCATGTACTGATTTAAGAATGTATAGATGGTCAAACCAATATTACCGTGACGTGTGTGCACCAAATATTCGTATTAATAATCCACCAGTAAGAAGTAGTATACCATTACAAACTCTTGATTATATTAGAAAACAAAAAATGTGCACCTTTACTAGTCCAGAATTACGTAGACGAGAAACAGATATTTTCGATGCTGAGATTACAACTTTAATGGGTGTTCAAGAACCAAATGCACTAGTTATTGATTTAGATACAGAAATGGAACATGTATCGTGGTTTAGTAGAGATTTAACATCTAGACAATGGTTTTATACAGTACATGATGCTCATATGGGATTAGCTTGTCAAAGACGTGTTCCTCAAACACAAAGTAATGTAGAAATAGGAAATGCTATGAATAATTTTAGAAACAGTGTACCTAACTGGGATACTACATATATTAGAGCCTACAAGAAGATGATTAATACAGGTGCAAACTGGGCTGTTCCAGGTGGATTTGCTATTACTGGAGATGAATGTCCTTCTGGATATGTACCTGCTATTAGAGGTTTAGTCTTAGATTGCAGTAAGTGTAGTGAAGTTAATAGACGTGATGGTACATATAATTGTTCACCAAATTGTAAATGTGCTACTGGTATGTCTAATAGTGCTAAATTCTATACAACATTTATGCCATAAATTTTTATTAATTTTTATATTATTATTAAATTAATATAAAACTTATTTATCCAAGGAAAGGGAAATCAAGAACGGGTTCTTCAATTTCTAAACCACCATAAATATATACATGTCCAATAAATAAGGTAGGTTGCATGTTATTGTGAGCATCACCACCACCAGTAGCATTAACTGTAATACCGGTTGTTGAACTACCAGTTGTTTGGTTATAATCAACTTGGTCTGCTGCGGTTTCAGTAGAAAAAGCATTATCTGTATTTTGGTCACCTGCGTTATTAACGTAACTGTGTGTATGTCCAGGGTCAGTAATTCCATGAGAATGGCTTGGTATTTCACCAACTGTTAAAGTATGAGTCTCAGCGCCAACAGAAGCACCTAGAGCTCTGTTTGTTAAACCAGCACCTTGGCCTAAAGTACCTAAAACACGCCCTCGACAATCAGGTAAACTAAAAGAATTACCATCTACACTTCCAAAAGAAGTTCCAATAACAGCAAATAAAGCTGCATAAGTAGTTCTAGATAAACTACGTCCATCGCATTTTAACCATCCAAAAAAATCACCATTAAATACTGACATTTTAACATCACCAACATGATTAAATCTATCTACATAGAATTTATTAGTAGCGTCTCCTTCGTGTGTTGGATATTTAACATTTTTTACTTTATTTTCGTTAGCGTCGATATAACCATTAGGTGAAATTTCAATAGCACCGAATCTTTCTCTTGTATTTGCGTAACTCGCCATTTATAATATAACTATATAAATTAAAAAAGTGAATTTAAAAGAAAAATAACAAAAAATGCCAAAATGTATAAAGAGATTATTATCGCCGAGCTAGAAACCCTAGTCAAAAAGGAAACAATTGAAAAGCAAACATTTAAAGTAAGAGCTTATCAAAAAGTTATTAAACAACTAAAATCTATTGAAAAAGTTGAATCGTGGTCGGATTTAGAAAATATTAGTGGAATTGGTGAAAAAATTAGGGAAAAAATAGAAGAAATCTTTAAAACAGGAAAGCTTCGTTCTGCCGAAAAGGCGCGTACGAAACATAATCTTCAAATTTATGACGACCTTATGAAAATTCATGGTGTTGGGGCAACTAAAGCAAAACAATTAGTTGAAGAGTATAAAATTTCTTCAATTGAAGACCTTAAAAATAAACTAGAGGAAAATCCAGACTTATTGAATAATAAGCAAAAAATTGGTTTGAAATACTACAACGACATAAATCTAAAAATCCCAAGAAAAGAAATGGAACAACATGAGAGCTATCTATTAACTACGTTAGATAATTTGGATAAGGATATTCAAATAACAATTGTTGGTAGTTATCGTCGAAAAGTTAAAGAATCAGGTGATATTGATGTATTAGTAACACTTCGCAGAAAAACAACTTCAGAAGAGCGTTGTAAACTTATGTGTAAAATTATTGAAAAGCTTAAGGATGAAAATTATATTAAAAGTTCATTAGCTTTGGGTGATAAAAAGTATATGGGTATTGTTAACCTAAAAAGAAAAAGGCGTGCAAGACGAATGGATATCTTAATCACAAGTCAAGAAGAATATCCATTTGCAGTATTATATTTTACTGGAAGCCAAGAATTAAATATAATAATGAGAAAAGATGCAATTGAAATGGGTTATCGTTTAAATGAATATAGTTTACTTGATAAGAAAGAAAGACCTATTACTTTAAAATCTGAAGAAGAAATATTTAATAAGTTGGGTTATAAATTTATTCCTCCAGAAAATAGAACTAAACAAAATGAAATTATTAAATATAAGTTATAAAATAATATAAGCTATTAGCAGAGTAGGCCCTTTCAAGGGTCTTTTTTAATTTAACGTTTTTTTACAACAATTTAACATATTATCCCAACATTTTAAATTTGTATGTTTAGGTAAATTTACGTTTTTGTATGGTTTAAATATCCATCTAGGTGGAAAGTTTGTATTTTGACTCATATATAACATAGGTTCAGTCAATTCGCACAGTGTAGATGCTTTGTTCGCACATTGTCTAGCAGTTTTTTTAACTAATTCAAATGGTATTTTACTTTCACTTGGTATACTTTTATCAAATAACACAGATTCATTTATATTCATATCTGGTACTTTATCAAATGCATCATCTAAAGCCTTTGATTGTACTTGTTTTCTTATACGATCATCACATAATGCTTTTTGAAGGATAGGTGAATCTGAATCTTTGTTTACTTCTTTTAAATATTTATTATAAGAATCATTTAAATTTCCCAAAAATGTCATGTAGACATCTTCCTTAGGTTTATATTGTAGCTTTTGAACATTATATTGACTATTAATATATGTTTCTTTTGATGTGTTAAGTAAATAAATTATAAATAATATACCAATGATTACTATATACATATTACTATATACATGGAAAATAATTTCAATCAAAAACTGAAATTATTTTATGGTTTGAAATTATTACAAAGATGTTAAGTCAATTTCATGAGAGCTATCTAAAGTTAATCATAGGACCAATGTTTAGTTCTAAAAGCTCTACATTGTTATCAGAAATAAATAGATTAAAATATATAACAGATAAAATTCTAGTTATTAATAGTATTTTAGATAAAGAACGTCATGAAGATATGGAAGTTAATGAGAGAGGATTAGGTATTATGAAAACACATGACGGCAAATCATTTCCAGCTATTATGGTTACTGATTTACAAGAACTCAAAACAAATTCTTTTTTTAATTCAAAGTATGAATATGCTGATATCATAATTATAGATGAAGGACAGTTTTATAAAGATTTATATAAATTCGTATACAATGAGCTTAATTATTTACATAATCGTAAGATGTTCATAGTGGCTGGTTTATCATCGGACTTTAATATGAAACCTATTGGTGATATAATTTCATTAGTTCCATTAGCAGATGAAATTATTAAATTATCAGCATTATGCGTTTATTGCAAAGATGGTACACATGCTAGTTTTACAAAGCTAATTAAAACAGAAGTGTCATCAAATGGCAATGTTTTGGTAGGAGCCAAAAATTTATATTCACCATGTTGTAGAAAACATTTTTTAATGTTTTAATTTTTTTAAACTTAAACTGAACGTTTTGACTTCTTAGAAGTTGCACGCTCAGTTTTAGATTTTTTTGATTTCTTAGTTTTTTTAGATTTTCTCTTAACTGTTTTAGATTTTTTTGATTTCTTAGTTTTTGAAGATTTTCTTTTAACTGTTTTAGATTTCTTAGATTTAGATTTCTTAGACTTCTTAGATTTTTTTGATTTTCTTTTAACTGACTTTTGTTTAACTGCTTTCTTGGACTTTTGTGATTTACGTTTAACAGATTTACGTTTTACACTTTTAGATTTCTTGGACTTTTGTGATTTGCGTTTTACAGATTTACGTTTTACACTTTTAGATTTCTTGGACTTTTGTGATTTACGTTTAACTGTTTTAGACTTCTTTGATTTCTTAGACTTCTTAGATTTTTTAGACTTCTTAGATTTTTTTGATTTATTGTTTTTAGATTTTTTGTTAGTTTTTGTAGACTGTTTTTTAGTTGGTTCGATATCAATATTAGTTGCTTTACCTTTAATACCATCCTTTATATCAACTTCTTGATTCTCACCAGTATAAAATTTAGGATTATCGAGCGTGCCATTGTAATCAATTATTATGTCAGCACTTAATGGATTTTTTGATGTTAATAATACAAATAAAAGTACTTTTAAATCTTCATCAATTTCAAATAATTTAACATGTAGTATTTCTTTGTTTATTTTAATAGTATATTTATTACCTACTTTAAGTTTCATTAATATAAGTAAATAAATAAATTTTAATTAATGCAGAAATTTTTTTTAATAATGTATAGTATATTACTATGCAGAGTGGTGGTGCTCGTTTGAGAAAATTCAAAAGTCCTAATAAGAAATATCGTTCTCCAAATTTCAAGACATCTAAAAGACCATTCAGTCCGTCTCCTAAAAGACGGGATTATGAAAAAGTAGCACAAACTAAACCTGGGCATGAAAGATGTATTTATATTGACCCAGAAACTAATAGAAGATGTAAATTACATATTGGTATTTATCCTAAATATTGTCATATTCACACAACACTCATTGAAAATCTATTTGTAGCACCTTCTAATATAGAAAATGGTGGTAATGGTTTGTTTGCAGGACCATTAGGATTTAAGAAGAATGACATTATTGGAGAATATTCTCAAGAATGGATGGAGGTTAAAAGTGGACGTTTAGACAATAGAAATGGTAAAGATAAAGATGTTAATTACTCATATGTATTTTGCGATGAACAAAAGAAGGGTCAAAAAGAAAAAGATGTTCAATGTTGGGATGGTTTAGATAAAAATAGTACTATTGTTAGAAATGCAAATGACTCCCATGGGTCTAAATTCAGAAATAATGCTTATTTCGATACTCGTAAAGGTAAAGATGGGAAAACCCATGTTTATATGATTGCATCAAGAAATATTAGACCACTAAAGGAAATTTTATGCGATTATGGTCCTCATTATTTTTAAAAATTTAAGAATCTAAAACATATATTTAAACATATATTTAAACATAAATTTAAATATAAATTATATGGAATTTATTATAATATTTGGAGCTGTAAACGTAATGATTTGGACAAGTATCTTATTATATCGTATGGCAATAAACTGTTTAAAAGATAAAAATGAGGTTGAATTAGAAATATTACCACCGTATGATGAACCACCACCTCCTTATACTCCTAGAAATGATGAAAATGAAGAATAATAAGATTTATTTATTTTATAATAATTTATTTTATATGTATATTATAATATACATGTTTAGGGTAAATATAAAAACATTAGCTCAAGCTTGTGAAAAAAATCCCAAGTTATTAAACATATGCAAGGGTCATAGTCAAATTTTATGTAAAATTTCTTTAGAACAGTCTGGTTATACCCAAGATATGAACAAATGGAACGGTAGATATTGTTATTTAGTAAAATATATGTTAGATATTATTTCTAAATCAAAAGTTAAAATATCCCTTAAACAAAAAGATAAACTTTTAAAAACTATTAAAGATAGACGTTTAGACATACCTAAAAATGTTATTAGATTTATTGAAAAAAATCATATGGGAGTGGGAGTACAAAGTGGTAAAGGCCCAGAAAACAATATTTTCGACAAATACTTACAAGAAATAGATGAATTATCTGAAGAATTAAAACAGAAAGAAATTTATAAAAAAATTGATAGCTTATTAGATGATTTAAATCAAGAACATTCATTAAAAGTAATATTAGAAGAGTTAAATAATCAGTTACCAAAAGCTGACAGTAGAACAAGGGAGCAAATACTTAAAAAACGTCAAGTAATCCAAACAAAATTAAATGCGATTACATCAAATTATTCTTCGCCAGCTTCAAGTGATAATTCCTTTAACCCATTTATGGGTGGTGTAAGTCCGATTACACCTGATAGTACAACAAGTAGTAATATTAGTAATATCTTTAAAACTAGAAAATACGTTCCAAGAAAGGCAACCTCACCCTTAACACCTACTCAAAAAAAATCAAAAAGTATTTATTCAATGGATTCAAATGATACTGAATCATATTTTTCAGACGACCAAGGAAATTCATATACATTATTATCTATTTCAGAAAATTTACCAGATATTTTAAAATCATATTTCACTCGTGCTCGCCTTGAAGGGAAATTTAATATACCCGAAAATATTATTCTTCCAGCAATTTCTAATTATAGAGCTAAAAACGATAATGAACTAACTGTATTTGACGGAAATTTAATAGAAGTTGATGTGTTATATGGGAATGGAAAGGTTCGTGGGAAAATTATAGATACAGATAACATTGTTAATATTACTGATATGTATAGATATGGGAGTTTTCCTATCACTGTATTTTTAAAAAATTAAAGTAGAAAATTGATTTTATAGAAAATTGAATTTATAGAAAATTGATGATATTTTAAAAAATGTCATCAATTCCAAATTTAGATAATTTGGATAATTTAAGTAATATTACACTAAATAAAATTTCACAGGATATGATTGAGCAACTGTTACCATATATTTATGTAATAATTGGTGTAGTATCAGTTATGTGTTTACTTCTCATTTATATTAGTATCATGGTTACTGTAATTCCAAAAAGAATTAATAATTTACGTCGAAATTAGTTTATTTGAAAAATGTAACAATCCAAAAGTCGGAAGCAAGTTTTGGGTTCATAATATAATCATAAGATAAAGTAAAATATCCTTTATTACCCCAGTTACCCCATGTATTTGCCATAATAAAAATACGTCTGGTGTCATCATAACCAACAATAGCTACACAATGTCCACCCAAGAGAGCTTCCTTTTGTTGATTAGGAATCGGGACTATTCCACTTGATTTAACTCTAGGAGACTCAAAAGATGTATATAATTGAATACCACAAATTATAGGAAAGCCACCAAACAATGCTTGTTTAATATTCATTAGATTTTGAGGAACTCTAATGTATTTAAATCCGGGAATATGATTTTCAGCAGCTTTTACAGCTGCTTCATTAGGTTTTTGAGTAAATTTAGTTACATCATATCCCCAATTATTTTCACTACATGCTCCGTATTTTTGAACAGCTTTTAATCCACCTCTAATAGTGATACCAGTGTCTTCATTTAATGGGGAACCATCAGTTAATCTAGCAAAATAATAGATAAACAATCTTGATGGTTGGAAATCAACAGGTGCTTTTAATTTTCTTAAACAAAAACGTAAAGAATTACTAATTTGATTTGGTCCACATGAACCTATACTACCCTGGTCTAAAATAGGTGGAACAGCGCCGGTAACTCGTAAATCATATCGAGGTGGTAGAGTTACAGGTTCAGCACCTAATAACCTTTCAGCTTTGAACATAATATCACGAGCATCTGGTTTATCTGGTAATAAATTATATATCCTTCTTTCGGGATTAGTTTTGGGAGTTGCAACTGACATTTTTGTTATTATACAATAGAGAAATAAATTAATTATAATTAAATTGAATTTAAAAATAAAGTGTTTATTTATAAACATAAATGGGATTTTATTTTTCAGAAGACGGAAGATATTCTACATCAACTTTGGATTATCCACCAACTACAATATTAACACATAATGGTGTACATGACACTAGGGCTGCTATTACTATTCAAAGATGGTGGCGTCGTATTTTAAATATTAGATTAAGAGAATTTCAAGAAGAACTTACAACAACCAGTTCTGAAGATTCTCAGGGCTCTTTAGAAGTTCATGGTAGTCTTCGAAAGAGATATAAAAGAAAACTGGATGATATCCAAGACGATGAAGAAACATCTGATACAGAATTAGTTGATTATGAATCTTCAGAATTTTCTCAAGTAGACGATTATTCATCAAACGAAGACAATGAAGATGAAACACAATTACAAACAGTTAATAATAATAACTTTTTATTGGATTTTATTATTTCATTCTTTTCATTTTTCAAATATTTATTCGGGTTTTAATTAACTATATAGATTAAATCTAAATTATTTTCTATAAATATAATATTATTTGTATTTATGGATGAATTATTATCACTTTTAGGATGCAAGAAAGATAATAGAATAAATAATTATTCTAGAAGAGGTTATAACTATAATACATATAATTTTAGTCCATTTCCTATTCAAATAGAAAAACTTCCATATACTATGGATGATTTAGAACCATACATTAGTAAAGAAACTCTTTTTTATCATTATACCAAACATCACCAAGGATATGTTAATAAATTAAACAAACTAGTTAACATGACTAAATTTAATAAGAATAGTTTACGTTTAATTGATTTGTTAGATAAAAATATTTTAAAAGATTTTCCAGATATTTATAATAATGCTGCACAAGTGTGGAATCATACTTTTTATTGGAATTGTATGACACCTAATTATAGAGAAATGTCATTAAATTTAATGCTTCACATCGCTTCTAATTTTGGTTCTTATGATAAGTTTAAACAGGAATTTATATATAAGGCTAAAAGTCATTTTGGTTCTGGATGGATATGGTTAGTAAAAAATATAAAAACATCTAAATTAGAAATAATTAATACTCATGATGCTTATAATCCTTTAACTGATTGTAAATATTTACCATTATTAGTTTTAGATGTATGGGAACATGCATATTATATAGATGAAAGAAATGATAGAGAGACATATATTAATAATTGGTTCAAGATAATAAATTGGGATTTCGTTGAGAGAAATTTAAAATTATCTCAATAATTATAAAATGTCGTTTATTGGTAAAACGTATTTTACATTTTGTGCTAGCATGGGATTGTACGGGTTTACAAGAGGTTATCGTTCAACTATTCATAAAGATAGAGATTCTTTAACAGCTGAAAAGTGTATAAGTGGATTAATAAATGGAATTTGTTATGCAGCACCTATATTAAATATGGGACCCACTTTTAGATTATTAAATCGTTTAGAAATAGAAAATAAAAATTTAAATAGGGAACAGCATAAATCAAATTACGAAGAGTTTATGGGAATATGTAATGACACTATTTAAAAATTGAATTAAATTTATCATAATTTAAATATTAAGATAAAATGTATAACAGATTTATTGAAGAAATTATTGATATGATGTTTGGAAATAGTGATTTCTCTTATAATAGAATTGTTTTTGCAAAACGTGGTCGTGAACTAGGTGAAGAAATATATAAGATTGGAGGATATAGAGGTCTATTTGCTGTTATGGACCTGTTAGTTGAAAGACTTAAAGAAGCAGATTATTCTAATAAATATTTAGGAGACCTTAGAGAATTAGAATGTAGTTGGTCTGGTATTTGTGAAGAATTTCAAGCATAAAAACATTAATTAAAAAATGAAAAAGTATTGATTTATTGTAAAATAGAGAAATAACAATGAGATACTTTAACTTTAAAAATTCAAATCATCTTCAAACCGCTGTTTGTAAAAAAACATTAGGTCATGGTGGTTTCGCCGTTGTTAAGTTATTCCAATGTAAACATTGTCATAACGATATAACACCTGAAGAATGTAATAAATGTTTTGTAATTAAAGAATTAAATACTAATTTTGGTTGTTGGAATAAGGAAGATATGATTAAAAAGTATAATTTAGTACATAAAATGTTATTAAATGAATATAAAATTGGTTCAAAACTAAATCACCCGAACATTATGAAGATTATTGACATTGAAGAAGACGCTAACTTACTAATGTTAGAACATATTGTTGGTATTGATATGTTAGATTATTTGAATCTTAAAGGATGTGATGACGATGGATATTTATTAACAAATTTTTATTATGTATTGGATGCATTAGAATATATGCATGACATTGGAATAGCACACAGAGATATTAAGTTAGAAAATATTCTATTAGATACAGCAAATAATAGTGTTAAACTTATTGATTTTGGTCAATCTTTTGAATTTAAAAAAGATAACAACTATACATATTCATATGATATTTGTGGTACAGAAGGCTACTTCCCACCGGAATATTATAATCAACTTGAATATATGCCTGATAAAGTTGATGTATGGTGTTGTGGTGTAGTATTATATAATTTAATATATGATTATATGCCATGGGAATATGCTCATAGATTCAAAGACGAATTATATGCGAAATGTTATATGTATTTTAAAGACAATGAATTAGAACCTACTATTTTCAACTCTAATAATTATAAGTTAAAAGTTAGTGAGGAAGACGTAGTGATTATTAATGAAATATTTAAAGGTGTTTTTAAATTGAATCCATCACAAAGAATAACTATGAGAGAATTTAAACTACTATTATCAAAAATATCTATATGTAATGTTAAAATTAAAAATTAAATCTCTATGTAATAGATATATGTCATATACATGTAAAATTTGTGAAGATGATCCTAGTAGTCATTCATTGAAAAATATGGGAAGTTATGACAATATTACATATTATTATACTTGTCCTGCAAAAGCAACAAAATATTATGATACAAATGGTATTATAGAACATTATGATGGTATTCTATCTGAAAATACTGATAAATGGATATGGGTATTTGATGGTGAAGATTTTACTATGAAACATCTCTTAGAAATTAATGTAGGTATACAATTAGCTAAATTAATTACAAATAAGTTTAGTCATAACCTTGTTAACATTATTATTATTAATCCAACATGGCATATAAAAATTGTAATGGATTTAGTATATCCATTTTTAAATAATCATATGAAATCTATTATACAATTTTTATAACATTTAAATTTTAGATAAATTTATAATATCTAAAATTTAATTTTTATCGACTCATTTTACTACTAACACACCTCACACATCCAAAACTTAGTTTTTACGACTAAAAACTGATTTTCACACACATCTGTTTTAATCGATAATTGTAAATATTTTAGTAAAAGTTATAAAAATATCGATTAAAAATAAAAAAATAAAAAAAGTGGAATGTGGGGTGGACTCTCTTTTTTTTGCCTTTTTTTGATTTTTTGGGGTGCCGATTTTGAAAATTTTAAAAAACAGTTTTGATCAAACTTTTGTCAAAAAATTTTTGATTCGGGGGTCCCAAAATTAAAAAATAATCAAAAAAAAGAGAGTCCACCCCACATTCCACTTTTTTTATTTTTAAAAAATCAAACCATAAATAATAAAAAATATTAATGATCCAATATTTTATCGATTAAAACAGATGTGTGTGAAAATCAGTTTTTAGTCGTAAAAACTAAGTTTTGGATGTGTGAGGTGTGTTAGTAGTAAAATGAGTCGATAAAATTTAAATTTGTTTAAATATAAAAAATTAGATTTATAAAATGCAAAATATAGAAAACTTGTTAGTTAAACAATTTAATGGTTTAAATATAGAGGTTCACGGAACATATGATGAACCCTTGTTTAAAGCAAAAGATATAGGAGAGTTATTAGAAATTAAAGATGTCTTATCAACAGTAAAAGATTTTGACGAAGATGAGAAAGGGGTAGGATATTATCCTACCCCTGGTGGTATACAACAAATGGTAATGTTAAAAGAACAAGGGTTATACAAAATTTTGATGATATCACGCAAACCAATTGCTAAATTATTTCAAAAATGGGTTTTCAATGTTATAAAGGAAATCCGTCTCAAAGGTAAGTACGAGCTAGAAGAACAAATAAAATTAAAAGAATTAGAACTAACAAAGTATAAAGAAAAGGTGTATGAAGAAATAGAAAAAACTGGTCATGTATATGTTATTAAAATGGATGGTGGTTATAAAATTGGTAAGACAAAGGATGCTGTTATTAAAAGAGTGAAAGGTATGCAAACAGCAAATGTGAATAATATAATAATTATGTTAGATTTTGAATGTAGTAATGCTGATTTGTTAGAAAAATGTGTCCATTATATATTAGAAAGATATAGATGTAATAATAATAGAGAGTTTTTTGATTGTAATGTAGAATATATAATTGAAATAGTTAATATAGTCGGAAGTATTATAGATTCACTAAAATCAATGTATGAACATATATCTATTGAGGATATGAAAAAGAAAATAGAAGAAAAGTTATTAATTAATTTAAATTATACATTACCATGTGAATCTAAAGATGTAGCAGAAATACATAAAAATATATATCTAAGAACATGCATGTTTTGTAATACATCATACACAAGGAAGGAAAGTTTAATGAGACATTTAAAGGATAATTCATGTACAATTGCTAGAAATATGACATTAGTAGATTTCCATAATAAATTGTTAGATAGTAGATTATAAAACACATGTAAATTGAAAAGAATTATTAATAAATCTAAAAGTACTTTCTTTACATGATTGAGTATTAGGTGTATTTGTAGGTCTAGTTAGTATAGGTCTAGATGTTGTTACAGTTGGTAATTGTTTTAGAGGAGATGTAATATTTCTATATTGTCTATTTATATTATTCAAGTTAATAAATTGATTACCAGGATTTCTATTAGTTTGTGTTGTAGGACCTACATATAAAGGTAATTTTTGACCAGGTAAAAATACACCTTTTAAAGCATTGTTTATACCACCTGGTAAAATATTTGTTGGACATTGCATTATTGTTTTAGGAGGTGCTTTAGCATACCAGCTAAAACAATCTTTTTCTAATATACATGTATCTATACTATTATCTTTAAAGAATTCACAAGCATTTAAATTAGGATTGGCTGCATCACCACCTATAAATAATGGACATTGTGGTTTAGGAATTAATGGACCACCTCTTATTTGAAAGTCATGACATGATATAAAATCACGTAATCCTAAATTACGTTGATTATAACTATCTCCACCACTATGCCATCTCCATTGTATTGTATAAGAGCCATCAGGTAACCAATCTGGTATTTTGATATTCATAGAACATTTATTATCATTATATCCTGCTCCATAAGGGTCTTGTGTATAAAAATTATTGTTTATTCCTATACATTGAGGTGCATAACAATTATATTGAAAAACATTAGAATCATTATTAAATATATTCAAATTATCTGATAATCTTAAAGGTACAATAGAATATCTAATAAACCCACCTATATGGTTATTTCTACCCCATTGAGTATTCACTATTTGACCACGTCTATAAGTAGTAGACACAGTGTTTGGTTTTTGAGCACAACAGTTAGTATTTAAATCTACTGCTGGTATACATAAACCTTGGTATCTAGAGGTAGGTGATAATAGGTATGTATGAGCATATATTGTAGGTATAAATAATAGTAATAAGTACATTAGTTTCTGTTTTGGCTTCTAAAAATGATAGCTTTAAATAATTTTAAATGTTTAATTTTAAAAAATAAAATATATAATTATATTAAAATGACAAATATTTGTAGATTTTGTAATACAAGTTATTCTAGAAAAGAGAGTTTAACTCGACATTTAAGGGATAATTCATGTTCTGTAGGAAAACAAATGACGTTAATAGATTTTCATAACAAGATTGAAGAATTATATAAAAATGGTATTGTTATAAATGGAAATAATAATAGAACTGATATAAATTCTCATAATACATTTAATATAAATATTCAAATTCAACCGATTACTAAACTGTCTTTAGAACATATTTCTCCTGATCGCATGAAACAAGTGATAGAATCGTATGATACTGATAAAACAAAATTAAATTATTTATTAACTGAATATATAAACGGTGTTTTATGTGACCAGGAGCATCCAGAAAACCATGCTGTAAAATATGTTAAGAAATACCCCCCTACTTTTAATTCAATTACAGAAGATTCGGAAGGGAATACAATAACAGTTATTAAGGGTTTAAAGGATACTTGTGAACTGTTAAGTGACCCTGTATTAGATGTATTAAAAACAAAGTTAGCAGAATGTATTAAAAAATATAAAAAGGATGATACTAATTACGATTATTCTCTATATGAGGATGCAATAAAAGAAATAAGAAAAGAATTAAAAAAGGATAATATTAAAAAAGTATTATCAAATTTTTTAAAGAATGATTTGATAAATAATATAGAAATGAAGTTAAACTGTGTTGTATCTTCAAAAACTTAATGGATATGTGTGTTTAAAGTTAATTAATATAATCTTATTAATAATTAACTAATTTATGGAAGACAAAGAAGATTATTATGAAATTTTAGGTCTTGGTAGGGATGCTAGTGAAGATGAAATTAAAAAAGCATATAGAAAGCTAGCATTAAAGACACACCCAGATAAAAATGGGGGTGATGATACAATGTTTAAAAAAATTAATTTAGCTTATGAAACATTATCAGACCCAGATAAAAAAAGAGAATATGATAATCCTAGTCAAATACCTAATTTAGGTGGAGGGTTTCCTGGAGGTGATATATTCGAACAATTATTTAGAGGGATGGGTGGCATGAATATCAATGTTAATATAAATGGTCAAAGGCAAGGACATCAAAAACGTGGTAATCATTTACATAGAGTTAATGTAAGTTTAAGAGATATACATACAGGTTTAATAAAAACATTAAAATTAAAGTTAAATAAGTTATGTTTTGATTGTCGAAAAAGATGTGGTAACTGTAATGGTAGTGGTGTAACTACAAGAATTCAACAGACTGGTCCTTTTGTTCAACAAATTCAGTCAGGGTGTGGCATGTGTAATGGAAGTGGAACTATTAATATCAATAATAGTAGTTGTGCACGATGCAGTGGAAGTAGTAATATATTAGTTGAAGAGACTGTTAAAGTTGAAATACCTAAAAGTTGTAGAAATGGGCATAATATAGTTTATAGAGGATTTGGCGAACAAGCACAAAGAGAAACAGAAGAACCAGGTGATTTAATAGTTGAAGTATGTATAGAAGAGGACCCATATTTTATTAGAGAAGGTGAGAATTTAATATTCAAGTCAAAGTTAACATTAGCTGAAACATTTATAGGTAAAGAAGTTATTATACCTCATTTTGACGAACATATCAGAATAAATACAAATATATTTGGAATAATTAATCCAAATAAGAGATATCATATTAAAGAGAAAGGTTTAGGAGGTAATGGAGATTTAATTTTTATTTTTGAAATAGTGTATCCGGAAAAGACATTAGATAGTTATGATAGGGAGTCTTTAAAGAATGTTTTTAAGAATATTGGAATTATATAAGTATTTTTACTTAAATTTATTATCCAAATAAATTTATATATTATCTATGAGAAATAAATTAGTTATACCTAGAATTATAAGAGTTAGGTTAGAAAGTGATAGTTCAAAATTACCTAAAAATAAATTTCATACTTATGCTATGTTTACTTCTGGTACATTATTAGCTATTTCAGAAAGTTTACCCTTTATGACTGATATAAAGGCTAATGGTATTATTGATGCTTTAAAAAAAATTAGAGAAGAATATAGTCATTTATAATAAAATGCCAGAAAATGGTACTGTATTTTGCAAGTGTAGAGACATTAATCTTGTTTCTTTACCATTGATTGTAGTTAATTGGTTTTCTGACGAAACATTGTTATAACCTCCTTTAGTTGTTACAAATTTAAGATTGTCATTTTCCTTACTAGAATATTTTAATTCAATAATATCATTTAATACTATGGGTATTTTAGTAATATCATGTTGAGTTTTATTTGAGTCTATATAATAATTTTCAAAAGATTCTTTTGAATTAATATAAAACATACACAAAAGAATGACTAGAAGTATTATAATTGTATTCATAATTATAATATAAAAAGAAATAAATAAATTTTTAAGAATGTCTAAAATTTTAAAATAAAATATTGAGAATAAGTAATGGATTTAAATCTTACTAAATTTCGTGATAGACATCCAGAAATCTATCCTATGATAGATGAATTAGTTGATAGTTTGCATACACCAGAGATTAATAATTTAATTGATACAAAATGCGAAACGACAGATGATAAACGAGTCTTCTTAATGTTTTTGATTATGTATTTTTATACATATTTGAGTATTCCAAAAGATGTTAAGGACCAGTATGACATGAAAAGTGAATTAAAAGTGTTTTTAACTGATATGATTAGAAACCCTGAAAAAAGAAGTAAATGTATAGAGTTATACACAAACTTTGAAAACTCAGTAAAATTGTTAAAAAATTAAATATTAAAATTAAAAAAATTTGATTTAAAAACAAAATTTTTTAATTCATAAACAAGAAATGCGAACAAGTGTTCTTATTGCGTCCTTATTATTTGCCAGTACAACAACTGCTTCACCAATTTTTCCGGAGATTCTTAAAAAACTCTATAAAAGAACTTTAGGTGAAGGATATACTTCATGTACTACTTCAGAAGAATGTGTTGCTCCAATGATTTGCGAAGGAGGATATTGTACACCACCTCCTTCAAACCCTCTTTGTGAGTGGGAAGGGCATTGTGAAGGTGATGTATGTTCTGCTGATTCAGATTGTGATACGTCTTTATCATGTCTTGATGGATTCTGTTTCTTTGGAAGTAGTCCAAATGTAACAGATACAACCACTGAATCTTCAACCACTGAATCTTCAACAACTGAATCTTCAACGACTTTAAGTGAACCCACTGAAACATCTATTTATGAAACAACTAATACTACCACTACAGAAGTAGTTGAACCAACTGAGACTCCTTGTGAAACTGATGTGTTACTTCAAGTTCCTGAACCTACTACCACTACAGAAGTAGTTGAACCAACTGAGACTCCTTGTGAAACTGATGTGTTACTTCAAGTTCCTGAACCTACTACCACTACAGAAGTAGTTGAACCAACTGAGACTCCTTGTGAAACTGATGTGTTACTTCAAGTTCCTGAACCTACTACCACTACAGAAGTAGTTGAACCAACTGAGACTCCTTGTGAAACTGATGTATTACTTCAAGTTCCTGAACCTACTACCACTACAGAAGTAGTTGAACCAACTGAGACTCCTTGTGAAACTGATGTGTTACTTCAAGTTCCTGAACCTACTACCACTACAGAAGTAGTTGAACCAACTG